TTATAATATATCAAAGATACTTGAAATTTAGAACTTCGGTTAAAGTTCTAAATTTTGCTGGCTAATTAATAGGGAAAATATCCTTCATCCTCGAATTCGATCTCTTCAATCCTTCGAGGATATGGAGACCGTCGAGGATAGCTTTCGATTTTAACATAGCGTTGAGATGGTTCCTGTGCCACCAATCGAAGATAAATTGTCGTGACTCCATCCCAATTAATTTCATTCTCTCTCAAAGAATCGGTTTTTCCGAACCTTTGTTCACTTTGATCTCCAAGTATAGTTGAGCCAGAAGAAAAAGACATTAACGAACTTGATCTTGAAGCAGTCGGCGCTGAAGACAACTTTCTTGGTGAAGAGGTTCTGACCAAAGATTCGTAACGATATTCGATCTTTGGATAAAATGTTGCCTTAACTAGACCGTTACTTTCTCCACCAATTGTGATTCCAGCCCGATACGCTTGATTACTCGTCTCACGGAAAAAGGTGAACTTTCGATCAATGTAAGCGGGTCTTTTGACCACAATGAAATCGTTAGCGGGAATTCTCCATTTTCCCACATGTTCTCCTTCGATTTCAAGACTAACATCCGCCGGAGAATGATGATTATTCTCAAGGCGAATTTGATATTCTGAGCCGTTTTTCAACGCCACATAATGCTGTCCATTTTCCACAAAAGTTTCTTTGGGAGATTGAGACAGAATTCGAATTCCGAAACCATTCAAACTCGCCATTTTACTGAAACGACGATTTCTTTTTTGGAAAGAACTTTTCTTTTTTTACTTATTTGAAACATATAATTATCTTAATTTAGTCCATTAATAGGGAGAAAAAAACACATCGGAATTAGAACTCAGCGATAATGTGAGTCACAGTAAACAGTTATAATATAACCTCGAATCAAAAGATCTAATGTTGAATTTTATATGATGTTACAAAAAAGTAACTTGGGTTTTTCAGATTTGTAATTTCTTGTTTTGAAAAATTTTTTAGATTTTAGAAAAGTTACAAATCTGAAAAACCCAAGTTACTTTTTTGTAACATCATATAAAATTCGATATGAGTTGAAAGTAACCTAAAGATAACTTATTTTCAAGTTATCTTTAACTAATTTTGGATTTAGATAGATTTATTCTATTTTGGATTAAAGATAACTTTATTTCCAAGTTATCTTTAAGGTTGTTTAATATATTACCAAATTTTATATGATGTTACAAAAAAGTAACTTGGGTTTTTCAGATTTGTAATTTCTTGTTTTGAAAAATTTTTTAGATTTTAGAAAAGTTACAAATCTGAAAAACCCAAGTTACTTTTTTTGTAACATCATATAAAATTTGGTAATATATTAAACAACCTTAAAGATAACTTGAAAATTAATTATCTTTAACTATTTTTGGATTTGGATAGATTTATTCTATTTTGGATTAAAGATAACTTTATTTTCAAGTTATCTTTAAGTTACTTTCAACTCATATCGAATTTTATATGATGTTACAAAAAAGTAACTTGGGTTTTTCATATTTGTAATTTCTTGTTTTGAAAAATTTTTTAGATTTTAGAAAAGTTACAAATCTGAAAAACCCAAGTTACTTTTTTGTAACATCATATAAAATTCGATATGAGTTGAAAGTAACTTAAAGATAACTTGAAAATAAAGTTATCTTTAATCCAAAATAGAATAAATCTATCCAAATCCAAAAATAGTTAAAGATAACTTGAACTTGAAGTTATCTTTAAGTTACTTTCAACTCATATCGAATTTTATATGATGTTACAAAAAAGTAACTTGGGTTTTTCAGATTTGTAACTTTTCTAAAATCTAAAAAATTTTTCAAAACAAGAAATTACAAATCTGAAAAACCCAAGTTACTTTTTTGTAACATCATATAAAATTTTGTAACAAGCTTTGAACTTTCAGAATATTTTTCGAATATTCTGAAATGGTTTACATTTGTGAAGAATAAGAAGCCAATTCTTCTGCTATTCGAGTTCGAATTTCGTCGTAAGTTGGATCATTAGCTAATCCATCTAACGAATCAAGAATCTCAACTAAAGTTTCATAATCGAACCTTGAGAGATCAACATCTCGAAGAGGTAAATTCAATCGATCTCCCGATTTAAGAACCACCCCAATTTGCTCCGGGGATAAAAAATATTGCCCTTTGACTTTCTTAACGGGAAAGAAAAGTTCTTCGAGGCCGACGTTTGAAGACAGGGAATTTGAAATTTGGAGTAACCTCCTCACGTCGAAAGGTTCCTGCTTTTCAATGAGTTCAGAAACTAAATCTCGAAGTTCTTCGATTGAATCTTGACAATCTTTCTTACGGGATTTTTTCTGTCCAATTTCGTCCAAATTTTCTGAAGTTTCGAAAACATCTCCAATTAGAGCCGAAGCTTTACTTCTTTCGAAGTTAAGGTCGGAAAGGTAAGTTTGAAGCTTATTTTCCGGAAGCAAATCAGCAACCTCAGTCAAAAGGGAAGTTTTCGTTTGGATGCATTCGATCAAACTCGTTTGAAGAAGTTCCAAACTTTGGTTTCTTGTTCCTTTGGCAACAAGATAAAAGAATCCTGGGTCTGAGAGAAGGGACAAAAAACAAGAAATCGTCTTCTCTATTCTGGGCATTTGTTCTTTGAAAATTTTAAGTAAAGCATCCCTTCTTTTCAAGTTTTCGACAATGGAAATCTCTTCAAAAGGACCGAATATAGTTTCATCGATGATGTAAGATTGAATTTGAGCAGGAAGTTTGGTACCATCGGTCGTCACTTCAGCCGAAGTTTGTTGGTTTAGATTGCTTGCAAGATAAGATAGGAGTTGAATTACCGCATCTACACTTTTTTGTTTCGTTGGAGGGGAAATACACCATTCGTATCCAGAACCGTAAATGGTGTTGATTTTTGACTGAGGTAAGCAACTTCCAATTTTCTTCATAATTAACTCCATTAACCCGAGAGAAGAAAGACCTCTTTGGGAAAAATTGCCGCTTGGAAATCCGAACAACTGGTACAAGCACTCTTTTGTATTAGTCAAAGGACCTTTCCTTCGGGCTTGGGTTAAAGTCAAACGAAAAATTTCTTCTCTTTTTTGGGTCTGGTTTTTGTCCTCTACTCCCTTTCTAACAATTGGAAGGAGAGGACGAAGCACAACACGTCTGACAATTGGATTTTCTACCAAAGACCTCAAATCAAGATCGGAACCGTAAATCGGGAAGCCGAAAGGATCTGTCACAAAAACTTGGATTGTGTTGGTTGGTTTGTAGTAATAGTAACATCCTATCGTGGAAAATTCTTGCTTTGTGATGGCAGTTACAATTCGACTTATCGGATCGTCGGACAAAACTAACACAATTCCACAACCCGACATTGTGTTTTTGTTTGTCCAGAAACAATTTCTATGAAGTTCTTTTTGAGATGTTTGTTTGAAAAATTTAATTTTTGTGACTAATGACCGAGATTACTTTTATAATTCTTTAATTTTAGGAGGATAATGCTCCTAAAATTAATGGGAAAGTAAAGTAATTGCAATCTAATGAATTGGGATACAGAAAGAACAATTTCCAATTTGGAATTAAAGAAACAAGATTGCCAAATTTTATATGATGTTACAAAAAAGTAACTTGGGTTTTTCAGATTTGTAATTTCTTGTTTTGAAAATTTTTTTAGATTTTAGAAAAGTTACAAATCTGAAAAACCCAAGTTACTTTTTTGTAACATCATATAAAATTTCATATGAGTTGAAACAATCTTAAAGATAATTTGAAAAATAAATTATCTTTAACTACTTTTGGATTTGGATGGAATATTCCCATTTTGAATTAAAGATAACTTGAAAAGTAGTTATCTTTAAGCTTATTTCAACTCATATGAAATTTTATATGATGTTACAAAAAAGTAACTTGGGTTTTTCAGATTTGTAACTTTTCTAAAATCTAAAAAATTTTTCAAAACAAGAAATTACAAATATGAAAAACCCAAGTTACTTTTTTGTAACATCATATAAAATTCGAGTATTCGAACAAAAATTATTTCTGCTAGTTTTAGGAGAAAAATACAAATTTAATTAAAAATCCTTGCTACCAAATTGCAATTTTCCCATTTGAGTTCACCTGAAATCTCGTTACCAAATTGCAATTTTCCCATTTGAGTTCACCTGAAATCTCGTTACCAAATTGCAATTTTCCCATTTGAGTTCACCTGAAATTTCGTCACCAAATTGCAATTTTCCCATTTGAGTTCACCTGAAAACTTGAGATTAATTGCAATTTTCCCATTTGAGTTCACCTGGAACTCGTTGTTAATTGTAATTAATTCTCCTAAAACCAGCAGAAATAATTTTTGTTCGAATATCCGAATTTTATATGATGTTACAAAAAAGTAACTTGGGTTTTTCGATTTTGTAATTTCTTGTTTTGAAAAATTTTTTAGATTTTAGAAAAGTTACAAATCTGAAAAACCCAAGTTACTTTTTTGTAACATCATATAAAATTCGATATGAGTTGAAATAAGCTTAAAAATAACTTGAAAATTAGTTATTTTAAGCTAAAGTAGAACAAATCTAGTTAAATTTAGAAGTAGATAAAGATAACTTATTTTCAAGTTATCTTTAAGTTAGAACAGACTGATTCTACCCAAATCCAAAAATCGTTAAAGATAACTACTTTTCAAGTTATCTTTAAGGTTATTTGAAGATTACCAAATTTTATATGATGTTACAAAAAAGTAACTTGGGTTTTTCAGATTTGTAACTTTTCTAAAATCTAAAAAATTTTTCAAAACAAGAAATTACAAAATCGAAAAACCCAAGTTACTTTTTTGTAACATCATATAAAATTTGGTAATCTTACTTTTCCTGTTTTAGAAATAAAACGAAATTTAGAACAGTCGCAAATTCTAATTAATTGCTTTACGGAGCAAATAAAAGAAATCACTGAACGTGTTCTTTATCGTTTTGAAAGATGGAACCCCTTCGTGAAAACGAGGTAGCGAGTTTGAATTGGTCGTCTCCTTTCTCCTTTTCTGGAATGGTAAGAATAGGAACTATTGGTGGAGGATCTTGTTTCTTTCACGCCGTTTTTTCTGCTTTCTATACTCCTTACATTGAAGGAAAAATTGGGAGAATGCCCTTTTCCGCTTCTGAATTTATTTCGAAAATTCGAAACGAATTATCGGCTGAAATTTCTCCTTTGGATCTGCAAACTCTTGAAGGATGGCAGCCTGACGAGCTCGAACTCGAACAAATGAAAATTTACCTTTCGTCTTCAATGCCTATCGACAGACGTTTCTTCGAATATCTTTCGAAGAAATTATCGAAAGATATTTTGATCTTGGATGGGGATGTTGAAGATGTTTTGCTTCTTGGAGATCCAAATCTTCTCTACTTAGGCAGTCCGAGAAAATCAATCGTTCTTCTTCGAATTTCTGACCATTTTGAAGTTGTAGGGATAAGGGAAAATTTTTCGAAAGGAAATCCAATGCTTGGGTTTCCAAATATTCGCACTGAATTCGAATCCAATGATCCCTTTTGCAAGGCAATACTCTCGAGAATGAAAGAGAAATTTTCTCTAGCTTCTTATTCGTAAGCACTTCGTTCCAAATTTGAAAGGTCAAATGAGTTTCATTCAATGAAAAATTACTTCTCCAGGGTTTAAATAGCTTGGACAAGTAAGAAAAAATGGAAAATTTCGAGACATCCGAAACCGATAGCTACAAGAATGAAACTCTAAAGAGTTCATTTATGGCAGAGTTCCACGACGGGTATTCTTTCAAAAACTTGGTCGATTTTATGAGGAGAATTAACCCAATTGCCATTTTCGAGTTCAGCCACGATCGGATAGACATTTTTCATCACGATATTGACGCCAAGCACATTTTGGCTCACGTGACCATTAAAGGTCATGAACTTTCCCAATATCATTTGAAATGTTGCAATACCTGCGACGGAAACTGTAAAGATGGACTCCTGAGCATCGGAATGAATTTGAAAGATCTCCAAAAGTTCATCAAGCCCGTAGGCAAGAAGGATAGTCTCTCGATGTACAAAAGAAGTGAAGATCACGTTATTTACGTTCAACCCACCGGTCCCGGTTCTAAAAGTGCTCAAAGTAATTTTTCAGTCTTTTCTCCATGTGTTGTCGAAAAGATTCGAATTACTATGCCTCCTTACGCAACTCCCGAACACAAACCGAATTGTATTATTCCTGCCACTACTCTTTCCCAAACTTGCAACGGGATGAATATTTTGAAATCAGGAAATATTCGAATTCGGGTCATTGGTTCCGACCTAACGATTGACAATTTGACTGACGATCGTTCCTTGGGCCGCGTTGACACTTTCTCAATGAAACCTCAACAAAACAGTGCTGAGTATGAAATCTTCGTTAAGGTCAGCACTATTAAGGCTTTGGTTAAGCTTTCGAATCTAAATCCGAATGGCCTAATCAAAGTTTACACCGAGCCTGAAGTTCCCCTCAAAATGATTTGCCGAATTAACGGTTACGGTAAACTTCGAATCTACATCTGTTCGGCTCAAAATTCTTAAATTTGTATTTTGTTAGCGCATTTAGCATCTAACAAAATATTTTTTTTTCTTCACTTTACTTTTTGGGAGTAATGTCCTTGATAATATCAGCAACGGCCGGACCAGACAAAGTGTTTCCGATTTGCGTAAGCATATCGCCTCCTCCCGAATTAGATAGACTATTGGTGAGAGTACCAATCAAATCGTGGAGTTTAGGATTGTCCATGAAATTACGAATTGTTTCTTTATATCCTTCTTTATCGGCCGTTTCAGATCCGGGAAGGATTCCACTATCAATCACGCCTGAAACAATGTCGGTGAGCTTCGAGAGATCGAAAGGCATAGTGGGTGTGGAAGAGGAAGACGAAGAACCGGAAGCCCGGACCATTGCGGAAGAAGGCTTCAGTTTAGCAGCAAAATCTTCGTCGATCTTTGCCAGAACGGCAAACAATCTCTTCTCCAATGTCTTCTGAAGAGGTTCCTCCTTGCCATCATCGATGATTGACTTTGGCTTCATTTTTTCGGCCTTACCAGCCATGATATAAATTTCAGACAAATGGATTATCGGCCCTTTAATTACCTTACCCTTATCGTTGTAAATCTTGAGTGCGGTAGATTTTTTGTACCAAAACGAATTCGAAGGATCTTCGAACAACTCTCCATAACTTAGCCAAAACTTCTTCAAACTTTCGAGGATGAATTCGTGATTTTCATCCCCCAAAGTCTTAATAGACTTGGAGAACTTCCTCAATCCTTCGAATGTTTCTTTCTCCGATTCCGAATAGGAATATTCGAAGCGACGATACTCCTCGACGATCTTCTTACAGATGTTGATAAGTTCTTGCATTTCTTTTCTGAGTTAATGATCTGCTTTAAGTTTAGATTCGTCGATATTTATTTTTAGGTGTTCATATCTGGTTTTTCGCAGATATGAGCTTTTTTGAATAAGGGTTTAATACTCTTCGACGTCGGGAGAACCGCCAGCGGAACTGGGAGAACCGACAGTGGTCGGGGCAAGAGGAAGAGGAACGCCGGTGAATCCAGAGACTGAGGCCAGAGGGGTGGTTCCAGTTCGAGGAGGAGTGGAAGGAACGGGAGGCAGGGCACCACCCGAAGGGATGTTGAATCCGGAAGGAATTTGCAGACGGGGAGCTCCACCAACCGGAGCGTTGAAAGAGAATCCAGGCTGAGGACGAGAAGGAGGAGTGGTGGGAGCAGTCAGGTTAGGAATGTTGAAGGTGGGGCGAGTGGCCGGAGGAGAGTTTCGCTGAGTCTGAGTTGAAAGACCAAGGTTCGGCAGACCGGAAGCATTCACGCCAATCTGTTGAGGAGCTCCAAGGGAAGGAGGAGCAAGAGAGGGAACGTTCACCTGGAAGGGAAGAGTTGGCTGTTGGGTAGGGGCCGCGAGAGGAGGAAGTGAAGTCTGCTGAGCGGGACGGCCGAACGCACCGAGGCTAGGAAGAGCAGTTGTGGCAGGCCTGGCCAAACCAGTGGGAAGGTTGAACTGAGTCTGTTGAGCGGGAGGGGCCTGAACCGACTGAGCCTGAGCCAAACCAAGCTGACCAGCACTTACAATTGGCTGAGCAGGAATGCGGGTTGAAACTCCCCTACGGGTTGAGGTGCGTCCGCGAGAGGTACCGGCAGCAGCAGCCTGATCCCAAAGAGCGACAAGTCCGGAGTAATCTTCACCGGTCTCACCACCGAGACGTTGAAGTGCGTTGATGAAATTGTTGCGGTCAGAAGAGACAATGTTCAGACCTTCAACGCCAAACTTGCTGGAGGCAGGGCCAGGTTGGTTGATGGCACGAATGCCAGTGCCGCTGGGAGTTGCACTGGAGACATCAAGAACCTGACCAGGGCGAAGAGAACGAAGTCGATCAGCCAAACCTGCGGGACGACGAGTCCTCTCAGAGACTGCACCACGAACGCGGCTTCGGCTGGAAGGTGCGGTAGAAGGAACAGTTGACACCACGGCGGGCTGGCTGCTAATTTGACTCACAATGTAAGGAAGAGCTTCAAGAGGAATGATCCTCTGACCACTGGCAGTTACTCCGGTGGTAGCCTCAACATCCCTCTTGCGGGCACGTTCCTGATCGTAGAACTGCTTGAAGGCTTCGAAGTCTTCCTTCTTACCTCCCTGAGCCTTGGGAATGTTATAGTTCTGGGAAGTGAAGGCAGTGTCAAGGAATTGCTGAACAAGTTCATCGTTACCACCAGTCAGGACACGGAGAGCCTCGATAACATTGGGAAGGTGACCGCTAATGTTGTAACCGGGAACATAAATGTAATCCTCATTACCGGGAAGCTTCCAATAGTTGACGGCACCAGTCAAAGAAAGAGGAGTACCCTGGGAAGTGCGAGCAGCATCAACCTTGTAGAAGTTCCAATCGTTCACACGACGAGAAATGGTAGCAGCATTGGGAACACTGATTCCAGTCCGAGTGGTGTAAGCTTGCTGTTGAGGGGCAGGCTGCTGCTGTCCAGAAGCCTGAGCAGTGATCTGGTTTCCAACGGCGGTGATGGGGTTAGTCTGGGCAAACATTTTGAGAGGTTAGGTTGACCTGTTGTTTGTTTTACTATGCAAAAAGATATTTTAAGGTGTTTCAACTTTCGTACCGAAGTTTGAATTTTCGAACTTTTCAACTTAAAAATCAATAAGAAATTTTGCCCAAAAAAATTCGAAGTTCAAAATTCCCCTTTGAACTTTCAATAAATCCCTTTCTTTTAACCAAAAACTGTAACGAAAGCGGAATTTTAACGAGATTTTCTTTCGATTTCTAAAAGCTTTGGAAGAAAAAAGATCTATTTAAATGGACTGGATAAACGTGTTTCTAATTATCTTCACGCTTCTCGTGCTAATCGTGAGCGTGGTTAGTGCTGTTTATTTCTGGCAGCTTTATCGAAGAGGCGATGTGAACATTCGTTCAGGCACATCGCTAACCCTGGTAATTATCAACGCGGTTATTGCCGTGATGGCCGTAGTTTTCCTGATCTGGGCTCTTTACAACGTCTTCTCGTCTTCCCCGACGACTCGAGTTGTTGTCCCCACAACTGGAGGTTCGTACGTTGCTCCTGGAACGGTTGAAGGTTGTCCTTTGGTGAGGAAGGGAGGTTGCCCTACTGGAGCATCGCAAGTTGTTGTAGGTTCCCCTGTTCCAAGCTCCCGATATAACATCCTCGCTTCGCCCGGTTCGCTAATGTTGTAAGTATTTAAGTTAATTGAAGAGACTTTCGCCTCTTCAATGAAGTTTAACATGAAATTAAAGACAGGTAACGAACAATGATTTTCTGAGTTCTTTCGGGAAGTTTGTCCAGAGTGAAGAGAACTCCCTTTCCTCCAGTTAGAGTTTTTGAGGAGTAAGGGAGAACTTTTGACGTGTCACCACCATTGTTAATAAAATCGTGAAGGATGAGGAAATAGATCATTTCCGAATGTTCATTTCCAAGCCTACCTATCACAGACCAGATTTGCTTATTTAGGTCGATGTGAGTGTTTGAATTGGCCAGTTGTTCGTAAAGATCTGAAAAAGAAGTAATTGACATTTAAATCATTGAAAGGTCTTGCGTTCAAATTTTTTTCTTTCGAAATTGGTATAGTAAGGTTTAGGTTGGGCAATCGGTTTTCCTCCCTGAGTAATGATATAACGAACACCACTACTCGAAGAGAGATCCGTTCCGGGCGGCAAAAGGGCCTTACGGCTTCGGAAACGAGGATCATTTTCCAAAGTTTTCCTCACCCAATTATTGATTTCGGTAGAGGAAATTGGCACAATGTTCGGGGAAGTTCGAGGAGTCATTTGAGCCTTTCCCCCGGACACAAATCCATTGAGGATTACCGGCTCGTCTTTGAGTGAGGTTGAGGGAAAAAGAAGCAAAGTGGGAAACCAAGCAATGTAATTGGAAACTTCAGCGGGAATGTCTGGGTCAACAGCGTTAATGTTTGAACTGCGGAAAGTGGGAAGTTCATCTTGCACAACGTTAACAAGATTGTCCGATTTTAGCCGATTCAGAAGATCAGAAAGAACATGATCTTTAAACCCCCTGCAACCTCCACAGTCACTGGCAGTTACGATCAAGAGAACAGGTCGACTCATCTTTAGTTGAGAGTTGAAATTGCTCTAGGAATTCTTCCGCTTTTTGATATCCAAAAATCAATAAATTAGATTTTCCAATTGGGTCTAAAGTTAAACCTAAAGTATCAAGTGTTGGACAAGGAATGATAATGTGTTTGCACATTGGTGAAGATCTTTGCTCAGAGATTTTCCTCAATTGGGTCATTGGAGCTTGGATTACATCGTGAAGGTATTTGGCAATTCCGTGTCCAACTTGGGAAGTGTGAACACTAATTCCCAGAATGGGTGTTTTTCCATCATCTTTCAATAGAATGGGATAAGGGTCTGTTAGAGCACCGTCAATGTAACAGTCTAACTTTTGAAACAGGAAAGGAATGTTCATCGAACGAAGAGCCGCTTCAACACAAGAGACATCAGGTTCGGTCTCCCATGAAAAGTAATGTGGAGATTCGGAATCTAGATTGGTACTTACTGAAATGTAAGTCAGACCTGTCGCAAGATAAAGTTGTTTCAAAGTCAAAACTTTACCGAATTTTGAGATTATCTTTTTCGACAATCTTTCCCGAATCTTGCCATGATCGATAAGCCCCATCGTTTGTTTCGTTTGTGAAAGGTTGACCGCACAAACATCGTGTAGAAGGTCATCACTCACAGCATCGACAACAATTTCTTGAATGCTGTAACCCGCAACCAACATCAAACTAATTAAAGACCCGGCTGAAACACCGATGAATGTGTGAACATTTTTCAAAATTCCTTCTTGATTCAGTCGGAAAAGAGCCCCCATTATCAATAAAGATTTGATTCCTCCTGGTCCAAGAACCACAACTTCCGGTGTTGTCATTTTGTTCTCTTTTCTGTTCATTCTAAGAATCCAAAAGAGAAAGAAAAAAAAGATTCGATAATTTATCGAATCTTTTTTTGTGAAGTTTAGAGAAAGACTATTCAGGAAGAAGAGTTCCGAATGTGAGAAATTACTTGATCGAGGACCGCTTCGATCTCGGGAGCATAAGTTGCCGCATATCGGACCTTCTTAGCAAAGGCCTCACCGAGTGTCAAACTTGTCAAGGAATTCATTTCCGGAAAAACTTCCCTTGCTTTTGAAGCAAAGCGAGTTCGGATGAGGAAAAAATCCTCTTCTTCATTTTTGGATTTTTTTTCAAGGTAGGAGACAATTTCATCTCCTTGAGAAAGTTGAGGAAAGGATGTGAGTTGAGTCAAAGCTGCCATAGCGTTTATGGGTTCTCTTTCAAGTTCAATTTTAATCGGGAGCACTTTATTTTCAAACTGAACTCCGCCTTTCTTGTCGTTCATGAGACGAATCGAACTCAAAAGGTTCGAGACTTGTTTTGGGTTGTAGGCTATCGGTAGAAGAGGAGTTGAAGAGAATGGGGGTTGGGGGTTTGAACTCTCCATTCCGAAATTTCATCCGAAAGACAACTTTGCAGATCTCTTTTAAGCTTTGAGAGTTTCTTACAGGGGTTTTCAATCTTTCTTACAAAAATGAGCTCTGTTAACCTTAACGAATTGATTCGGTGCAATAAAAACTTTTAGAATCTCCTGTGTTTTGAAAAATCATAAGAACCAAGTTTTTCACATCTAAAGCGATGGACAGCTTGAAATCACCAGGAGGATTGATTGCAGTTACAACCGCGGTCGGGTTGGTAGGAACTTCAGCTTACTTCTATAAGAAAATTCAGAACGTCGATGATGAGCTACAAAGGTATTCAGACACTTTGTTGAAAGTTGTTAAGCAACTTCAAGAGAATCAAAATGACAATGCCCAGATCAATTCAATGAGCTCAACAATTCGAAAACAAGCTGAACTCATTCAAGGTTTTCAAGATATCACTAAAGGTTTGCGCCAAGAAATTGAAGAGAATAAGAGAATTCTTCGAGCAATTCTTGAAGCTTTGGAAGGTGAAGACATTCAGGTTGATTTGAGGAAAAAGAAATCAAAGGCTAAAAGTCGTAAAGTTGTGTCTGAATCAGAAAGCGAATCGGAAGAGGAAGAAGATGAAGACGAAGATTATTTGGAGAAACTTAAGCCCAAGAAGAAGAAAAAGCAACAAAAGGGTAAAAAGAAGAAGGATGATGACGATTCTGACTAAACAACCGACAAGTATCTTCGAATTCCAAAAGAAATGGAATTCGAAGCTGAAATTTAAGAATTTACTGAGGTGTACCACGGGGAGTCTGGGAAGCTAGACCGAAAGATGCCAAGTGGTTCGGAGCGGGAGAAGGGAGAATCGGTTGTCCCATTCCGGGAAGAGGCGCCAACTTTCCAGGCATTCCGAAAGAGGCAAGTGCATCACTTCCGTTGGACATAAAGTCTTGAATGCTGGTCGGAGCGGTTGCCGTGGTCTCCGTTGAAGTTTGTTGACCAAGGGACTGAGAGAAACTTCCATCATCCCCAGTATCATCGGGACCTTCGGCCAGAGTTTGGAAGAACTCGTCGGCGAATCCGGTTCCAGCCTGATCGAAATACTTCATCATGTACTCAGGATCGTTGCTCTTCGAGTTGACACGGGTCACCTTCAGAATATCAATCTGAACCAGAGAAAGACGGAACGAACAAGCTTGACCACAGTAGATACTGTCAAAGCGAACAATGGGAGAACCTTCAAGACTGCAATTGAGGAAAGTCTTGCGAGGGTAAACCTTGGGGATCAACTTGCCGTGAGAGTCCTTTCCAGGACCAATGAACAAGCTTGAGTCACGGGAAACGCCTCCGTTGATGAACTTGAAGTAACTGGCGCCAGCATTCTTGGGCTTGCCAGTGTTTTCGTCAGTCTTCTGATAGATCGGAGGCTTGAGAATTCCGGCAGCCATTTGTGGAGAGGTGATGTTTCCCTTTCCCAGACGACGGGCATTCTTGTGAATGAACTCACATCCCTTCTCGTTCATCTTAGCGAAAAAATCCAAGATTTGGGCATTCTCAGGGTAAGTGACGTCGTGAATCATAGCAAGAGCGTTACTCTTTTCAGTGATTGCGTAAAAACGCACCTTGGGAAGACGGAAGACAAGAGGGACGGTTCGTTCTCCCAGATCATACTGAGCACCGATCGAATGGTAAAATCCCTTCTCTTGAGTCTCTTTGTTGGTGTAATCGATCTTCTCAGCGTCAGAGCAGACCAGACGAGAGAAATCAACTTCGCTGTAGGGCAAAATGTTCATGTTTGAGTTGAATCGGTTTAAGTTGGGTTGGTTTTTGGGTTTAGTTTAAAGAAAAACGAAAAATCCGAATTGGGAATTCAAATTTGCTTTGAATTATATATCAAAAAAATAATTAATTCTTTTTCGAGGGAAATTCTCTCGAAAAAGATTGAATAATTTAGAAAAAAGACCCTTTTTCTTCTTTGACTTGAACTTTAGGTTGGATGCCGAGATAATGTGAATCGACCGGTTCGCCCCATCTACGTGAAAATTCATCGATAATCGTCTTGCGTTGAGGAACCTTCAAACCGGTGTGGAACTCAGAGAACCAATAATTAAATTCCTTACAAACTTCAGCTACCGGCATTGTGTGAGTTTTGCTTGGCATTCCTTCGGCATCTTGCACTCTTTCATAACGGTCAGTGATGAAATTTCCATAAATGTCGTTATCTCTCCAGTATTGCTCAGTATGTTCCCGAACCAGCTTAGGAGGATGAACTTTCTCCTTGAGGTAAATTGGATAATAATGGACCAAGAGCCAAAGGAAAGCACTCGCCATTCCTTCCAGTTGTTGATCGAAATGTTCGTCCTTCTGGAACAGGTGAAGTCTTTTCCTTTCCTCAATGCTATCGGGAGGGTTGTCAACCCAAGTTGACATGTGGGGAATGACGCGAAGGCGGTTGCGAGTCGCCTTGTCAGAATAAGGAATCATCGGAATGTTGTTACAGATCAGCACCACCTTGAAAGTTGTCTGCACCTTACCTCCATTATCATGAAGGAAGCGAGCAAAGAAGCTGTCACCTCCCGTGAATTTCTTGATGGTTCCGTTACTCATCGTTTCATCATCGCTGGGCTCTTGCATGACCAAAACTCGAGAATTCTTGGCTTGTGCTACTTCAGGAGAGGCATTCGAGGAGGCGGTCTGTTTGCCGGTGAAAAGAGAGGTTGGAATGTCAACAAGGTAAGGTCCAAAGACAAAATCGAGCAATTTCTTAACCATCGACTTTGAGTTGTCACCGCTTCCTGAGTAAATGATGAAAAGTTTGTCAGGGTTGCCTCCATAAAGAAAAGAAGAAAACAACTTCAGCACATAGTGCAGCAGTTCCTTGTCTGGATAAACTTGCTTTAAGTAGCGCCAAACTCTCTTGACGTCAGGATGGAGCAGACTGTATTTATCGTTGTACTTAATGGCTGAGTATTTGGTCATGAAGTCTTCAGGCTTGCCAGGTCGCCAAACAGCCTTATCGTTGGTCAGTTGGATCACACCTTCCAAAATTCCCATCAATCGAACATTATGGTCCTTAATTTGCTCGAACTTCTCATCGTAGAACATTTCAGCAGCTTCACTGAAGATCGCATCCTTAAAACCTTTAGTTCCAAGCTTCACGATCAACTTACCGGTCTTCTCGATTAGTCTCTCAAATCGCTCTTTTTCGTCTTTCGGTACTTGAGTAATTGCCTCGCTCAACTTGGCTCGAAACGATTCAAAGCGGGTGACGAACTCATTTGAAATTTTGCTCCTCAAGTCAACTCCAGAATCGGAAGCAATCCAGATGGCTCCACGGAAAGCGTACCAAGTTCGATGCTTTAAAGAAGCGCAAACGTAATCAAGGAAGTAAGTTTTATGAAGAGCGACGGCCACATCATGCTCAGTTCGAGACAGCGCTTTCTCAAGGTAAGCATAGCAATAATCTTTGTGCCACTCAGCATAATTCTGAGGAGAGTCTATCCGAGCGAACCAAGCCACCGTCTTATAGGTTAGATGGTTTGACTTGTCGAACTTTGGATAGATTTGAAAGCAGCGGAAAGAGCGTTCTTCAACATCCTCGAAAGAATGGAGGAAGCTTATCCAAGTTTGAAGGCCAAGTTCCGAACCGGAGTAGGTGTTATAGATTGCTTTACCGATCTCTTCCCAGTCTGAAGTGTCTGCACGATTCTTATTAATCATTGGGAGCAAAGTCTGAAGAATTTGTTGCGGTTCATTATCAAATAGACTAGCTTTGGGTGACTTCTTCTTCAGAGGGGAGATCGTCTTCCAGTAAGACAACGAAAGAAGCAAAGGAAGAAGTTTCTCCTTTGGGGTTTGAGCCAAAAACTCATCGTCAATCAGTCCCGATTGGTAGTGAGAATGGTTAGTGGGAATTAAAACCGAAGATAACGGAATCTCCGGTATGACCTGTTCCTCCTGGAAATCCAGACTTCTTACTCGTTCCTCATCAATCTCTCCCCAAATGTGAGTTAGGATCAAACTCACATCAACCTCTGAGCGACTACGGTACATTGGTAGTGGACGGAAAACAATGTCTTTTGAGAAGATGTCTTCCCATCTGTCGGTAGGAAGGTAAGACAAATAAGGGACTGAAATGACAGCTTCATCCCTCAAACATTCGATCACTTTAGTCAGAAGATCGGCTTGACTGAGAGCTTCAACGTAACAAAAAGGAAATTGGAGCAAAATTCGATACAACACATAATGAGTTCGATCTACCGCCTCCGATTCTAGAACGCAGCAAGCGACATGAGTGCTGACATTGTAATAAGAACGAATGTTTTCCTGCACAATTGAAACCAACTTGGCCAAGAACTTCTCACCGTAAGGTTTGTGTTCAAAAGCTTCCTCTTGGTCAAACTTCAGATCAAGTTGGAGAAGGATCGGCATATACTCAGTGTTCTTTTCGGCAATGTAGAGATCGTCATCGGAATTACAATAAAGCTGCCAGAACGCTTGGCAACTCTCAGGAGGAATGCAAAGCTTTCCACGGGTGGGAAAAAAGCGATAATGAGTAAATTTCGAATTGTCACTTGACGAAAAAGAACTCAGAAAGTCATTCATACTTTTGGGTCTTTTGTTCAAAGACCAAAAAATTCAAATCAAGATTTAAACTTCGGACAAATCCAATCTCCAATTTTTTCAAGAATTCGCGAATCAGTTGCCGGATTAAATCCTTCTGAAGGTGTGAGAATTTCTTTTTGTTTTCGATTCCGCCTACGGGAGGGAATAAATCCCGAATCACATCCTTTACATCGAATACTCATTCCTGAAAGGAAGTTCGGTGAACCTCTCATACTAACACCGTTAAAACGAGCAAGCCTTTTGATTACAACTCCATGAGTCACCACCCAAAAATTAAAATCTTCCTTATCAAGAGCTCTCATTCGATCATTGTGATTACGAATACGAAAATCCAAATCTTGCAGAGAACGATCGATCTTCGGACAATAACTTTCAGTTTCCACCGTGAAGGAAAATTGTTTGGAGTGGTTTCCCAAATACTCGCCTACTTCAACGTCAACTACGATTGGTACTTTCTCTCCGGTCAAAGTCAACAATTTGTTTTGAATTTCGATGGCAGTTTGGCGAGTTCGAAGGAAAGGAGAACAAACAATCAAGGTTGGAAAACCGTAAATTTTATACAGATTTTCCGTTAATGAAGAGGTTTTCGCCTTTCCAGACTCGGTGATCTCTGGATCAAAAGGTTGTGCCGAGTTTGTATCACCATTTTTATGTTTTTTCTCAGCGTGACGAATGTAAAGTCTCATCACAGAATCTTTGAATGAAAAAGAATTCAAACCGAATTTGAAATTCAAAAAACAGTAAAAGAGATTTTTGAATCAGAGATGAACGTCGAAAGAGGTCCGCTGGTTCGACAAACAGAAAGAAAAAGAAATGTTTCTTCCGGTTCTCAACTCTCACCAATTGATATCTTATCAATTCGGCTTCGCAACGAACTTGCTCGTTACCAAGAAGTTAGCGAAGATCTGAGAAGGAACTGGCAAGAAGAAATGAAAGGTTTGCCTCAAATTAGTTCGATGAATACAGGAACTTTGGCCATAGCTTTAATTATTCTTTACCGCCTTGGCGACACCTTTACCGCAGAAGAAATTCGTTCAGAGTTGGATCGTTTTGTGTTCCCAGAATCTGAAGAAACCAATGAAGAAAAAGCAAGATTTGATCTGAAAAAGAAAGAAGAGATCTTTCGGTATATTCGTGCGGTAAACAATTATCGTGAACGAAATCGTCTTTCAGCTTAAAGATAGATTTTTAAACTCGAATTTTCGAGTTTAAAAATATAGTGAAGATTAACGGGGAAACTTCCTTGCGAAGAAATAAAAGAAAATTATACTTCCGAGAATGATTGATCCCCAAACGGTCAAGTACAGATCAACGAAGGAGGGGAAAAACAAGCTAATTGGAGCTACCAGAACGAAATTCCAAACCGACCAACAGAACAGGCTGGGTAGTGAAATTCCTAGAGTGCAAACTGTAAAGAATATCACACAAACAACAAGAAAAGTAGAAAACTGTCTTGATTGCCTCTCCGTTAAGGATAGAGAGAAAAGAAAAACGAGAAACAGGGAAATGATAATTAAGGAAGAAATTTCATAGGCAAGACTTGCGATAAAACAAAGAAATGAAAGAACTGGAGCAAAAGGAAAACCAATTAGTCCCGACACAAATCGATTACGTTGTTCAGCGCTAAACATTTTAAAAATTCAAACCGAAATATTTTCGTTCAATCGTAAAATGGATCAACCGAACGAAATTCTTTTTTCGATTTTGCTGGAAAGTAATATCGATGAACTTCCAAAAATTTGCAATTCTACCCCTCAATTTGGAGCAGTATGTTCAGATATCTACTTTTGGAAGAGCAAATTCCAAAGGGACGGAGTTCAAATTATTACTCCTCAAGACTCCGTCAGAGGATGGGTTTCTGAGTACATCAACTCAAAAAGATCTCTTGAGAAAGCCCAAGGATTGTTTCTTCAACTTGTGAATGGAACTTTGGTCGAGGAAGGGAACATTAACGCAATTTACGCCGATCTTGAAAGTGTGAATTCCGACATTATCTTTCCTGATTTCGTCAACAAGGAAAAACTTCGAGAGTTTTTGGCCTTCTCAAGGATTAGCACGAGAGGTGGTCAAATACTCGTCGAACTTCTGGAAGGAAAATTTCGCTTAATTTTTGAAACTTTCTTCTTAGAGGACAAGGGTGACCAATATTTCCAAGAATTGGATCAAGATCAGGCTTTCGGTTTGGTTTTTCTGTTTATTTACTTTCGGTTTAAGATCCACACTAGCACTGGGCCTATTCATTAATCGAAGAAAAACAACTTGAAATTTTTCAAGTTGTTTTCGTCTTATATACAATATCCAAATTTTATATGATGTTACAAAAAAGTAACTTGGGTTTTTCATATTTGTAATTTCTTGTTTTGAAAATTTTTTTAGATTTTAGAAAAGTTACAAAATCGAAAAACCCAAGTTACTTTTTTGTAACATCATATAAAATTTTGTAATATTTCAAAGGTACTTAAAGATAACTACTTTTCAAGTTATCTTTAATTCAAAATGGGAAAATTCTACCCAAATCCAAAAGTAGTTAAAAATAACTTTATTTTCAAGTTATCTTTAAGGTTGTTTCAACTAATATCGAATTTTATATGATGTTACAAAAAAGTAACTTGGGTTTTTCAGATTTGTAATTTCTTGTTTTGAAAAAATTTTTAGATTTTAGAAAAGTTACAAAATCGAAAAACCCAAGTTACTTTTTTGTAACATCATATAAAATTTTGTAATATTTCAAAGGTACTTAAAGATAACTACTTTTCAAGTTATCTTTAATTCAAAATGGGAAAATTCTACCCAAATCCAAAAGTAGTTAAAAATAACTTTATTTTCAAGTTATCTTTAGGTTATTTTCAACTAATATGAAATTTTATATGATGTTACAAAAAAGTAACTTGGGTTTTTCGATTTTGTAATTTCTTGTTTTGAAAAAATTTTTAGATTTTAGAAAAGTTACAAAATCGAAAAACCCAAGTTACTTTTTTGTAACATCATATAAAATTTGGTAATATATCAAACAACCTTAAAGATAACTACTTTTCAAGTTATCTTTAATCCAAAATAGGAAAATTCTACCCAAATCCAAAAGTAGTTAAAGATAACTTGAAAATAAAGTTATCTTTAGGTTATTTTCAACTAATATGAAATTTTATATGATGTTACAAAAAAGTAACTTGGGTTTTTCATATTTGTAACTTTTCTAAAATCTAAAAAATTTTTCAAAACAAGAAATTACAAATATGAAAAACCCAAGTTACTTTTTTGTAACATCATATAAAATTTGGTAATAGTTCAAAGTAACCTAAAGATAACTTGAAGATAAGTTATCTTTAATCCAAAATGGGAAAATTCTACCCAAATCCAAAAGTAGTTAAAGATAACTTGAAAATAAAGTTATCTTTAAGGTTATATCAAGATTACAAAATTTTATATGATGTTACAAAAAAGTAACTTGGGTTTTTCATATTTGTAATTTCTTGTTTTGAAATTTTTTTTTAGATTTTAGAAAAGTTACAAAATCGAAAAACCCAAGTTACTTTTTTGTAACATCATATAAAATTTTATTTATAGATTATCCTTAACCCAAAATTAAAATTTAATCTTTGTGAATCACAAGTCACAAAGATTAAATTTCCTAATAAATTAAACTTTATTCCTCGTATATTCGGAGAATAAAGTTAAAACATAAGTCTCAAATTAAGAACTCGAAGCGTTTCGAGAAATCTTTTCGATCCAGTTGCAAGCTTGTTTTTTGTCGGGAAAAGGAGCTTCAAGGAATTCGACAAGTTGCCCAAATTGCTCAATATTAAACTTCGGAGTAGAATGATCTCCATCGATTTCCATCAATTTGACAGAGGAGCAATTTCTCAAATGATATAGGTTTGTCACAGCGTGAGAAAAAGGAATGAAACTGTCGTTTTTGCTATGAATAAGAAGTGCCTCTCCAGTGTATTTCTCTAACCATTCACAACTACGCATTGGAGACAACCAAAAGAAAATTCCTTGCATTGCCGGAAAAGAAGCCTCACGAATAAGTCTATCAAGTTCACAAAAGGTGCTCAAAAGAACCAACTTTGAACAAGGCAGAATTGAAGCACAATAAGAAGCGGCAGAACCTCCGAGACTTTCTCCCCAAAGGACGATTTTATCTGCTGGAGTTGTGCGGAGAGCGAAACACAAACACTCTAAACTATCTGCTAGAAAATCAGTCACGTTCGGATAACCTTCAGAATTTCCGTAACCCCGATAATCGGGAATTAGAATGTTCATCTTGAGCATTTTGGCCAACTCAATCGCATAAGTTCGGGTGCTTGCGTTGAAATTATTTCCGTGGAAGTAGAGAATCAAAGGAGCTTTCGGGTCATATTGATACCTCCAAGCAGACAATTTTACTCCGTCAACCTGAATACGAATTTCGACTACCTCATCGGGTTTAGGGAGTAATTTCTTCGAAGGATTAAACAAACTTCTGTGATAAAGTTTCGAAAAGAAATACAGAATGTAGAGAAGAGAAATGAGGATTATCAACATTCTGTTTCTTTTAGAAAAGGAATCCGAGACTTTATCGCAAGCTTTAAATTATCAAGACAAGTTTCTTTTCGAAAAGAATTTCATAATTCCAAACCAAGATAAGCAGAATTAATGGTTAGGAAATTCTACCAGGAAAGCAAAGGAAATTATATTTAGCGTTTTCCTCATTTCAAATTCCAATTTTTTTTTCGAATTCGAATTCTGTTACCGAATTTTATATGATGTTACAAAAAAGTAACTTGGGTTTTTCATATTTGTAACTTTTCTAAAATCTAAAAAATTTTTCAAAACAAGAAATTACAAATATGAAAAACCCAAGTTACTTTTTTGTAACATCATATAAAATTTTGTAATCTTGATATAACCTTAAAGATAACTTGAAAATAAGTTATCTTTAACTACTTTTAGATTTGGGTAGAATATTGCCATTTTGGATTAAAGATAACTTGAAAATAAAGTTATCTTTAGGTTATTTTCAACTAATATCGAATTTTATATGATGTTACAAAAAAGTAACTTGGGTTTTTCATATTTGTAATTTCTTGTTTTGAAAAAAATTTTAGATTTTAGAAAAGTTACAAATATGAAAAACCCAAGTTACTTTTTTGTAACATCATATAAAATTTTGTAATCTTGATATAACCTTAAAGATAACTTGAAAATAAGTTATCTTTAACTACTTTTAGATTTGGGTAGAATATTGCCATTTTGGATTAAAGATAACTTGAAAATAAAGTTATCTTTAGGTTATTTTCAACTAATATCGAATTTTATATGATGTTACAAAAAAGTAACTTGGGTTTTTCATATTTGTAATTTCTTGTTTTGAAAAAATTTTTAGATTTTAGAAAAGTTACAAATATGAAAAACCCAAGTTACTTTTTTGTAACATCATATAAAATTTTGTAATCTTGATATAACCTTAAAGATAACTTGAAAATAAGTTATCTTTAACTACTTTTAGATTTGGGTAGAATATTGCCATTTTGGATTAAAGATAACTTGAAAATAAAGTTATCTTTAGGTTATTTTCAACTAATATCGAATTTTATATGATGTTACAAAAAAGTAACTTGGGTTTTTCATATTTGTAACTTTTCTAAAATCTAAAAAATTTTTCAAAACAAGAAATTACAAATATGAAAAACCCAAGTTACTTTTTTGTAACATCATATAAAATTTTGTAATCTTGATATAACCTTAAAGATAACTTGAAAATAAGTTATCTTTAATCCAAAATGGCAATTTTCTACCCAAATCTAAAAGTAGTTAAAGATAACTTGAAAATAAGTTATCTTTAAGTTACTTTGAACTAATATGAAATTTTATATGATGTTACAAAAAAGTAACTTGGGTTTTTCATATTTGTAATTTCTTGTTTTGAAAAAATTTTTAGATTTTAGAAAAGTTACAAATATGAAAAACCCAAGTTACTTTTTTGTAACATCATATAAAATTTTGTAATCTTGATATAACCTTAAAGATAACTTGAAAATAAGTTATCTTTAATCCAAAATGGCAATATTCTACCCAAATCTAAAAGTAGTTAAAGATAACTTGAAAATAAGTTATCTTTAAGTTACTTTGAACTAATATGAAATTTTATATGATGTTACAAAAAAGTAACTTGGGTTTTTCGATTTTGTAACTTTTCTAAAATCTAAAAATTTTTTCAAAACAAGAAATTACAAAATCGAAAAACCCAAGTTACTTTTTTGTAACATCATATAAAATTCAGCATTAGGATCTTTGAGCATCTTTCAACAAAACTTCCATCTGATCCCGAAAACACAAATCGATAAACTTGTGTTTTCGCTCTCATAAATTCAGTCTAAAAATTCAACAAACCTTTTAAAATGTCATCTGCAACCAAAACTTTTTCTCGAATTTACGAAAACGATTTGTGGAATGGTGGTTCGGGTCAAGGATCAACTGAAGAATACACAGTCGCATATCGAGCTGAACTTGAAAAACTTTTGGGAGAATGGAAAGTCGAAACTGTTTTGGACATTGGCTGTGGTGATTGGCAATCGACCAAACTGATTGATTGGAAGGGAGCAAACTACCTTGGAGTCGATTGTGTTCCTTCATTGATTGAGCAAAACACCCATCTTTACGCTAAGGAAGGTAAAGTTCAGTTCCAACAAATTGATGTTCTTGAACAATATTCAGAAATTACCGAGATTTATGATTTGATTATCTTGAAGGATGTTATTCAGCATTGGAGTAATCAACAGATTTATTCGATTTTGCCTCATCTGATTCTCAAAGGCCGAAGAATTCTTCTGATTAATTGTAATTACCAAAGGTCCGACCATCAAGACATTTCAATCGGTGATTTTCGTCCTTTGTCAGCCCATTTGTTCCCTTTGCGCGTCTTTTGCCCAAAGAAAATCTTCAGTTGGAGAACGAAGGATATGTTGCTGATAGAGAACCGTAATCAAAAGTCCTAAAAATTCGATTTTGATCAAAAGTTTCAAACTTTTGATCAAACTTAAATCTCTTCCTTTGACAATGTATCAGCTTCGTTTGGCTATGGAATCCGGTGATAAGGCCGAGTTTGCCGAAGTTTGCGAGGTTGTTTCTGAAACTACTGCTGTGAAGTTTCTGACGAGTCTTTTCCTCCAGAAGACTGAAATTTCCTCTGAACAGTTCGATCTTCTGATGGAGAAGGTTCAGTCAAGGAATACGAACATCTCTGGTCTTCAAGTTGCCACTTTGACTTGGGCTTTGAAGGCTGACTCTCCCCTTCTCGAATCTTTGATTTCTCATCCCAATTTCAACCCTTTGCCCGAAATTTCTCGGTATGCATCTGATTGTCCTTTGAGTTTCTTTTCGACTCTGCTGGCTTCAGACAAGATTTCGGTTGATCGCGACACTCTGGGCCATCTTCTTTCCGTCAATCATCCAGGCAAGTTGGAAATCTACCTCAACTCCGATTGTTTTGTCCAACCTTCGGCTGATACAATTGCTGGATTGGCCGTCAAGTATCAAAACCATCATTACTCGATGGAGGTTGTTTTGAAGCATTCTTTGATTGACGCCTCAAAGATCGACAAGAAGCAAGTCTGTTACTGGAGAGAAAACTGTCCCGATATTTATGAAGTTCTGAGAAACAAGCCTCAGCTCGCTAACTAAAAAAAGCTACCTTCTTTATTATCTAATTTTAGCAGATTAACTCTGCTAAAATTCTATTGTTGTTTCGAACTTTTTGGTTTGATTGAAATCGTTCAAATCTAATTCTCAAATTGTATATGATGTTACAAAAAAGTAACTTGGGTTTTTCGATTTTGTAATTTTAAGAATCTACAATTTTTTTCTAGATTCTTAAAATTACAAAATCGAAAAACCCAAGTTACTTTTTTGTAACATCATATACAATTTGAGAATTGGAATTTCGATTCTTGTTTAAGTCAGCTTCAATCTGAGAATAATCGAAAGAGGCTGAATTTAATCAGAAAACTGGCCCGAAATGGGAACTTGAAATGGATGGGAACTTGGATGATTCCAAAATCCAATTTGGATGGAAGCTACTTTGAATTTTTAGCTGACTAACTCGGCTAAAAATATTAATTAATTCTGTACTTGAAGTAAATTCCATTTGGGATACATAAATATAGAAATTTCATTTTGACCTAAAGAATGTTACAAAAAAGTAACTCGGGTTTTTCGATTTTGTAATTTATGGATCTACAAAAATTTTAAGAATCTACAGATGTTACAAATCTGAAAAACCCGAGTTACTTTTTTGTAACATTCTTTAAGTCAAAATGAAATTTCTATATTTATGAGTTGGGATTCGAATTCGATCTATGTACGAAATTAATTGGTATTTTTAGCTGAGTTAGTCAGCTAAAAATTCAAAGCATCTTCCATCCAAATTGGATTTTGGAATAATCTTCCTTTTATTTTGGTAAATCAAAGATGATATTTACCAAAATTTTCGTTCAAGTTGAACCTTTCAGAATAAGTTTTCGAATAGTCGAATTTTATATGATGTTACAAAAAAGTAACTTGGGTTTTTCGATTTTGTAACTTTTCTAAAATCTAAAAAATTTTTCAAAACAAGAAATTACAAAATCGAAAAACCCAAGTTACTTTTTTGTAACATCATATAAAATTCGATTATTCGAACAAAAAATATTTCTGCTAGTTTTAGGACAAATAATTACAATTAGTTAAGAGATTTCGACCAATTTCAAGTGAGAAAATTGTAGTTTAGTTAAGAGATTTCGACTAATTTCAAGTGAGAAAATTGTAGTTTAGTTAAGAGATTTCGACTAATTTCAAGTGAGAAAATTGTAGTTTAGTTAAGAGATTTCGACTAATTTCAAGTGAGAAAATTGTAGTTTAGTTAAGAGATTTCGACTAATTTCAAGTGAGAAAATTGTAGTTTAGTTAAGAGATTTCGACTAATTTCAAGTGAGAAAAATAATCGAAAACCCATTATTAACTGTAATTATTTCTCCTAAAACTAGCAGAAATAATTTTTGTTCGAATAGTCGAATTTTATATGATGTTACAAAAAGTAACTTGGGTTTTTCAGATTTGTAATTTCTTGTTTTGAAAAAATTTTTAGATTTTAGAAAAGTTACAAAATCGAAAAACCCAAGTTACTTTTTTGTAACATCATATAAAATTTGGTAATATTTCAAACAACCTTAAAGATAAGTTATTTTCGAGTTATCTTTAATTCTAAATAGGAAATTTCTACCCAAATTTAAAAGTCGTTAAAGATAACTTGAAAATAAAGTTATCTTTAAGTTACTTTGAACTCATATGGAATTTTATATGATGTTACAAAAAAGTAACTTGGGTTTTTCAGATTTGTAATTTCTTGTTTTGAAAAAATTTTTAGATTTTAGAAAAGTTACAAAATCGAAAAACCCAAGTTACTTTTTTGTAACATCATATAAAATTTGGTAATATTTCAAACAAAAATTATTTCTGCTATTTTTAGGAGAAATAATTACAGTTAATAATGAATTTTCGACCAATTTCAAGTGAGAAAATTGCAATTTGGTCGAGAGATTCTGATGAAACTCAAGTGAGAAAATTGCAATTTGGTCGAGAGATTCTGATGAAACTCAAGTGAGAAAATTGCAATTTGGTCGAGAGATTCTGATGAAACTCAAGTGAGAAAATTGCAATTTGGTCGAGAGATTCTGATGAAACTCAAGTGAGAAAATTGCAATTTGGTTAAAAGATTTGACCCAAACCTAATTGGAAACTCATTACTAATTGTAATTATTTCTCCTAAAACTAGCAGAAATAATTTTTGTTCGAATAGTCGAATTTTATATGATGTTACAAAAAAGTAACTTGGGTTTTTCGATTTTGTAACTTTTCTAAAATCTAAAAATTTTTTCAAAACAAGAAATTACAAAATCGAAAAACCCAAGTTACTTTTTTGTAACATCATATAAAATTCGACTATTCGAACAAAAATTATTTCTGCTAGTTTTAGGAGAAATAATTACAAGTCCATCTAAAAACTCGTTGCTAAATTGCAATTTTGTCTCTTGAATTCCACCGAAAAATTCATTCTTAAACTACAAATTTCAACAAAGTGTAGTTTCGATTATTCGAAACCTAAAATTAAATTTTAGCAAGTAAATACCTGCTAAAATGTGCAATGAATTTTTAAACTGGAGGGTTGTTCGCCAGCATTTTTCGAATTTCTCTGCTTCGGGCAAACTTGTCGCGAAGTTCTTTGCTTTTCTGCAACTTGGCAACTACGTCTGAAATGTTAACTTTCTCCTTTGGTTCTTTGAGAGATTTTGACCTTTTCTCAGAAGTTCGAGAAGATTTCTTCGAAGAAGACTTTTCATGCTTTGATCTTTCCGAGCGGTCCTTATGGGAACTCCGGGACTTTTCTGAAGTTCGAGAACGGGATTGAGCCTTCTCAAAATCTCGAAGGTTTAAGGTCCGGTCGACGTCCCCACGTGTCTTCTCAACCCATCCCTTGGATGAGAAACGCAAAATCAGGTAGCAAGGTCGGGGAGAGTCTCGACCAAGGATGAATTCATGGGGAGGAACTTGACCTGAAATTCGAATGCGGACTGGAAATCCGCTCTTGAATTGCTTTTGAATTAGAAGAAGTTCACCATAACGGGCTTCTAGAGGCAACTGAAGAAGAGCCGGAGCTTTCTGAGTATCAACAAGAACATTTCTTGCGTTGATCGAATAAACCTTACCATTGGTATATGAGAAATAATCTCCCACAACTTCCTGTTTTTCTTCCAGTTCCTCCATCAACCTTCCATTCATGCTGCACGAATCGAACTTGAGTTGCGACTCAACGTTTTCAGAAGTTTTCCAAGCTTGCTCGGGTGACTCGACAGCGAATCGAGTAAGGCGAATGAGCGAACGATTCGATGAGATCAGAAGTGGTTTATTTTGCAGCCGAGAGCCGAGACGAAGTTCAGAGTCAGAAAATTCAACTTGACCCTTTTCCGTTTGAAGGAAGATGATCTGAGTAGGGGAGATTTCATGGCCGAACAACAAATTGCAAGAAACACCTCGGCAAATGATCAACTCACCAGAGTTCTGAAAAAGGGTCAGTTTTTCTGACTCTAGAGAACCGGTCAAGATTACCCGAAAGTTTTCTGCAACCAGTTGAAGTCCAAGATGTTCAATCAAGGGAGATTCAATCGTCTGGGCCTCTGCGAGAAAAGTTGAATTGCGAATAACCATCTTAGAAATTTTGTCCGAGAAAGGCGACACGATCCAACAATTATCGATGAAAACTTCAAGGTCTCCCTCGTAGGAAGTTATTGAAATAACTGCGTTGGAAATGACAAGTTTGCCTTTCCCTTCAACCTTGCCTTTCAGCACAACTCGATCTTTCTTGTCGACTGAAACGACAACTTCGCCATTAATCTCGGGAAGTGTGTAATTTCCCGGTTCAAGTTTGACCGCTCCTTCTGAAAAAACAACTTCATCTCCCATTTCAATTTGTCTTTTAAATTGTTTAAGTTTGAAACAGAAGAGGTTTAAGCCTTCAAGATTCTTTTTGTTCAAGGACAAAAAGGAGTTCGCAAAGCAAGATTCTTTTTGTTCAAGGACAAAAAGGAGTTCGCAAAGCAAGATTCTTTTTGTTCAAGGACAAAAAGGAGTTCGCAAAGCAAGATTCTTTTTGTTCAAGGACAAAAAGAATTCATCGAATTTGGTTTATTGGGGGTTAGATTCAGCACGATAAGTCAAACAATGCAAAGTTAGAAGTTGGCGACCAAGTTGACTTGAAAGCTCATCAAACTCATCCCGCGATCCTTTTCGAGATAGAATACGTCTAAATTTAGGATAAGAATCAACCTCTCGATTGAAGTCCCAAATTGCTTTCAAACAAGACGGCCTCTTACCCCAACGAACTCGAGTTGCTGATGAATACGAAACATGACCCTTTTCGTCAAGCTCCCTCAGTACGTATGGATGACGGAGGCGACATTCCTCCTCGATTTGATCCAGTCTTATGGTCAAACGGTAAATATGAATGTTCATTTTAAATTCTCGTTTGAATTCTTTGTTCATTTTGAAGCTTTATTCAGCTTCAAAAGAAATTATTTATGAAGATTGTCCCAAACGATAATAGATAACTTGAGTGCCAATTCGGTTGACGATTTTCCTTTTCTCGTTGGAAGAACCAACATCGATGTCGAGTTCACTCGTAATGTCGTCAAGTGACGGCTTTTCCCTCAAAAGAACTTCTCGGATTCGAGGGCAACGATCCATTTCAAGATTGAAATTCTGAATTGATTTGTCGCAAGTCCTCTTCATGAGCCAATTATTATCTCCTCCAATCGCGGAACTTTGAATATGGCCATCTTTGTCTAGGTGATGAATAAGCTCAGGAAAAAGAACATCACAATTCTTCTCAATTTGGTAAAGACGGAAGGCGATATTTGCGGTTTGCATTTTTAAAATCGAATAATGGATAAACAGATTCAAATTTTCACTATACACTTTTTGAAGAATCAAGCTTTCTTGTTAAGATTCGAAGCCTATTGGTAACTTGAAAATCTTATTTCAAGGAAGATTTTCTGGGGCTTGTCTTCAAAATTGAAGCTGATACCATCCGAACATTACTTTTACGAAGAGATTCAAATGAGATTATTTAATCTGACTCTTTGGTCCAAATCGTAGAGAATTTTTGTAACATCAAACTACTACATTCTTATTTGGCCCTGTGAAAGGAGAAGAGACACCTCAGAAGTTCCCATTTTAATTTTATTTTTAACCAATATTTTTCGCAATTAAAATGAGTTTTGTCTTAGTTGATTTTATTTACCGGAATTTAGAATTTCTAACAGATTTGGGAATCTTAAACCCGTTGGAGAATTGCGGACCAAGCGCTCAAAATTACTTAGATCTTCGAGCGGGAATCGGATATGAAGTTCTAGAAACTTTAGATAAACTTTTCGACTCTCCTGTGGGCGACGAAAAGTTTCGAGCTGAAGTTATTTTGCAGAACTTAGTCCACGATGTACGTTTTCGACAAGAAGATGGTCTGTACTGGGTTTTAATTTCAGATTCGAGTTCTGGACCACCTTCAGAAGAGGTAATTGGTCATGTTTTTGTCATTGAGAAAGTGAAGAACAAATTTTGTTTGATCCAAACTTATGTCGGAATTGGTAATCGTTCTATTTGCGGTATTCCGGTTTGCCGTGTGGAACGAGAAAATATTGTTGAAAGACTTCAAAACATTACCGATCTTCTCACCTCCGATGAAGATGTGATCTATTGGAATGAAAGGGAATGGAATTCATGGCTTCAAAATTTGGGAGTTCCTCCTTCACCTCCACGCAACCAATTGGTGATTCGACATCGAAGAGCGTTGTGGGGATTTGTTCCTTTAACCGACCGAGGAGTTCTGTTTCGTCTTTTCCATGCAATCCGTCAAAAGATTCCCCGGTGGGTTTCTCAATATCAACCCATCGTGCCAAGAACTCGTGATGAACAACTTATTCAAACCGATTATGAGAGATATTCTGCTCTTTTATCTCTCCTCTCTGAAATTGAACAAATCTCTGCTGGGACCGATTATTTAGACAACAACGAACAAGAAATCAAACATTTTCTGCGAGAATTTCGCACCAAACTTAATCGTTCATTCTTTAGGCAGTTATGAATCTCTAATCTTTTGTTTGGATTTCGATCGAAGTTTGATAAAGAGAGAGTTGTCCTTCTATTTTAGTAAGTCATAATGATTAACTTACTAAAATTTTTCCTTCAGCTCTGATTTTATTTACTTTTCAAGATAACCAAATTTTATATGATGTTACAAAAAAGTAACTTGGGTTTTTCAGATTTGTAATTTCTTGTTTTGAAAAATTTTTTAGATTTTAGAAAAGTTACAAATCTGAAAAACCCAAGTTACTTTTTTGTAACATCATATAAAATTCGATATTAGATCAAACAACCTTAAAGATAACTTTATTTTCAAGTTATCTTTAAATAGAAATACCAATATTCTACCCAAATCCAAAAAGTCGTTAAAGATAACTTGAAAATAAATTATCTTTAGGTTATTTTTAGAATTACCAAATTTTATATGATGTTACAAAAAAGTAACTTGGGTTTTTCAGATTTGTAACTTTTCTAAAATCTAAAAAATTTTTCAAAACAAGAAATTACAAATCTGAAAAACCCAAGTTACTTTTTTGTAACATCATATAAAATTTGGTAATTCTAAAAATAACCTAAAGATAATTTATTTTCAAGTTATCTTTAACGACTTTTTGGATTTGGGTAGAATATTGGTATTTCTATTTAAAGATAACTTGAAAATAAAGTTATCTTTAAGGTTGTTTGATCTAATATCGAATTTTATATGATGTTACAAAAAAAGTAACTTGGGTTTTTCAGATTTGTAACTTTTCTAAAATCTAAAAAATTTTTCAAAACAAGAAATTACAAATATGAAAAACCCAAGTTACTTTTTTGTAACATCATATAAAATTTGGTTATCTTGAAAAGTAAACTAAAAGTTAGAAAGAATCCTTTGTTACTCCCAATCAGAAAATGGGTTCTCGTTACCAAAACCGATAAATCTTTCGGTCTATTAAGGAATAAAATAAGAAAGATGACATTGGAACTTTTTGTATTTTTGCCGAATGAACAATTTCTTCGAGAGATTTATTTTGATATAATCTTAAGTCGAATTCGACTTAAGATTGGGCTTTTTTAATTACTTCTTTATCACGTTGAAGTTGTTGGCGATATGGTCTCTCACCATCTGAATTTTCAACTCCTTCTGGATGCTTGGACAATCGATCAGAGCTGACCAGTTCTTGAAGCATTTCTTGATTGAATCAGGAAAAGAAATTCCGGCAACCACCAACGAAAGAGGAATTTCCTTCTCAGAGTGATCTGAAAGAGACTGCCGAATTTGGCTAATTACTTGAGAAAGACAATCGGGACTCGATTGCAAATGTCTGGAGAAAAAGCTGTGTTGAAGGCAATAGGGACAAAAGTCTTTCTCTTCTGGGCCAAACTTCTTGTGGAAGAAAGTGACTCCAGTCTGGTCAGTTTCAAGCTCAATTGCCAGTCTTGATTTTACTTCGGAAGAAGCGATGAATCTTTGAAAACCACCATACTGTTTCTTCAGACTGGGAGGCAGAGAGAACTTCTGACCCAGCAAAGCTAGAGGTATCCCCTTCGGTTGAAGAACCGCACTGTAACCATCAAACATTGAGTCGATTGTTGCGTCAAGCCCGGAGAAGACTTCATTATCAGACTTATTCACGAGAGGAACTTTATACTTGACGGTGTCAATTGGCTGGGGAGGTTCGTCCGAAAGTCTGGGAAGAGGTGGGAGATCGAAGAGAGGTTCTTCATCCTTTTCTTTCTCGCCGTCTAGCAAGTGGCGAAAAAAGTGAGCTTTGAGGTCCTCACAAGAAGGAAAAAGCTCACATTTACTGCCAAGTTGCTCCATCAAAACACAAATTTCCTTCATTGAAGCGATAGGGGAACAAAGGAAGAACGAAGCATCGGGAAACTCTTCTCTTATCTCTCCGACTCGAAAAGCCATTCGAAAATCACGAGCTTTCTTCGAATTGAGAGAGCAAGTTTCAGAGCGAAACCGAACTGGTCCTCGTTTCTTCTCCAGAGAAGGAAGTTGTTTCCATTCTTCACCAGGAAGGAAGAACAAGACGAACAGAACATTCACGCCGTCAGGATATTGATCCGCCATCCCAACGACGCTAAGAGAGTCTTTGGGAGAACAACTGAGCAAATAGACAATGTCAGGTTCAAACTCTCCCCAATCCGGTCCTCCAAATTTAAAGTAATGAGCCAAAACGTCCCTCTGTTCGGGCTGACTTCCATCCTTCAGAAAGGAAAGAATTTTGTGTCCAGATGTGCCAAAATCACTGGCCAAAGTCTCAAGACAAGAATATTTCAAAGGAAGAATCGAAGGCAATAGGTCATGATAATGCTGGAAAGAGAACCGATCGATTGTCGCTTCAAAGTTCTTCTCTGTCAGAGGAGCTGAGAATCGAACCACTCCATTCAAAACGTTTATAACTTTCTCGACCCAGGAAGATTGCATTCTCTTGTTAAAGGATGGAAATTTAAAGAAACAAAAATGTTTGTATCATTTTTGTTTTGAGAAGGGATTTAGATGACGAACAGTCTGCCTTGCTTTTCAAGTTCGTTTTGGATGATTTGACAAAGTTGACGACGATTAGCTCGGGTTTTACAAAGCCAACGATAAAAGAAAACAATTTTCTCATCGCTAAAGCCACTCTTCGGATTCCTGGCACTGAAGGCCGATCTTCTCTCAAGACAGGTAATCATTTCTTCTCGTGATTCTACTAAGGCAAATGGGGAAGGTTGAACGTTAATCTGCCACATCAACTGAACCAAAGCCGGTTTATTCCAAGAAGTGCAGATTCGACCACTGTTGATGTTTCGTGAATCGCGACTGGAAGCTTCTTGATTCTCGGAAGTCTTGTCTCGAATGCGGAAGTTATTGTCGATTTTATAAATTGTGCCGTAAATGTCATATACTTCATATCGAGAGCGAAGATCAGCTAAAAACCTTTGTACGATCTCGTTGTAAACTGGCGTTTCATAATCATTAGTGTCTCTCCAAACTCCTTCCGATGGTTTAAGAAGGCGAATTCGGCCTTCCACTCTCGAAGCGCGAGTTGTCACAGCATGAGAAGTCGCTGCCTGAGCAGTATTGTAAATGATGTGAATGAAGACAGTTTCGGTGTCGGTAGGTAACTCTAAAGCTCCCGCCAGTTCCGATGAAGTAACCTTTCGTACTTTGTTTACGTTTTCCGGCTTTGGTGGGCGTCCTCTTCTCTTTGGCCCTGATGAGGTGGTTTGAAGGCGGCGGTTCAATTGAGGCACTGGTTCATGAAATGAGAACCAAAGTCCAGCGAACTGTGCATTGATTGCATCGGAAGTCGTTTCAGAAATTGGTCCCGAAGGCAACGTTATCAACCCCAGTCCCGATGAAATGGCCGTTTCTAATAAAATGGCTCTTCCTTCGGATGAAAGAGAACCTAAAACCTCACTCCATCGGGGAGTGCTCGGGTCGATTGACAATAATTCTTCTATCTTCGATGCATTTTTCACCGCGTTGATTTCATTCGAAATCGAAATCAAAGGCTGACTGGAAACGGAGATTAAATTTTCGGTATAGAAGGACAATGGATATGAACTGGTCCGAAGAGGAAAGTCATTTTGTAAATAAAGAAATCCAGCATCTTCTCTTAAATAGGCTTTTCTTCCGAATCGATCAATGAATGTTTGTTTGGAGGAGAAAATGCGAGACAAAGCGAAAATTAGATATTTTTCCGCGTAGATTGACAAAATTGAGGAGAGTTCGGTGAAACTTAAGCTGAACCGAGTTGTGAAAATGTTAAAAATTTCCCTTGTAATCTCTTCAACGATTGAACTTGAGTAAAGAACGTCAAAGCTTGAAGTGTCAATCGAATCGGGCTCGGGATTGACACACACGTAATTACAAGGAAGATAATCACAAGTCGGGGAGTAGTCAACATCTTCCGATCGAACATTTCTTTCTCGGTGAATTTGGCAATCGATAGCAACTTGCTTCAAAATGCGAAGCATTCGATGAATGAGAATGTCTTTTTGTTCGGCAGCTAGGTAGATCGTTAGGTCGATTGGCGACTCGTCTCCGGGAACCATTTCTGGAATTGGAATCGCTACGTGACGGTAGACGCTAACTGTTACACGAGCCTGTGATGGGTCTCTCCCTTCAGCCACAGCCAATTCTCTTGCTTCTTCAAGCAATGCGGTGTGACTCGTCGCACGAATGCCTCGCGATAATGCTTGATAGTTTCCCGCTTCATTCCAATCCGAGTCAATCAGATGAATGGCAATTACATTGGCTAAGTTAATGCCAGCTTTGGCCACTGGAGAGGCGATAATCACCTTTAAGTATTCACCGTGACGATTTTCATAACTGTTAAACAGTTCAAGAATGTTTCTTCTTCGTGCATCGGGTGTGCGTGAAGTGATCAAAGCGAACCTTTTCGAATTCGGTGCAATTCGAATCTGCCTTGGCCCTCCACCAGGTTGAACTGAAAGACAGTAAGATTGAGAGATCGCTTCTTGACCAGGAGCCGAAGCAAAGGCCGAAACAGACTCCAAAAACTGTTCATATCCGTTAGCTACCAAAGTCATCGCAAAAAGGGCCGAACCTGAGCCAACCAATGAATTGGAGTAGCAAAAGTTGTTTCCCCGAGATTGTCCTATCAACTGTAAAATTTTGTAAAATTTGCAACTCATCGAGTACAATGTTGATGGGTCTGCTAAAGCTTGAGCTAATTGTTCATTTGGTAAGTAAACATCAGGTACTCCCGCTTCGCCAGATCTTTTAATCGTGAACCGTTCGAAGCCTTCAGTTCCGAAAGAAAGATCGGGAAAAACGAAATTTGAGGCTTGTCTCTCTGCGTTATGAAACCCATTAGCCTCTTTCAGACCTCGAACATACCCTTCAGTTTGAAATTCGGACATTTGAGAAGGTTCGACTACCATTTGGGACTGTGATTCTTCGCCGGTAATTGGTTGACCCTCAAAGACAACGTTGAGGCCAGTGTCAAGAGCACGAACATAGGAAACGTAACCTTGCAATTGAGGACCAATTTCTTCAAGAGTGGCGTTACCATAATCGGCCGTTACACTCAACTGTTTGTCAAGAGGAAGAATGAGATTGGCCAGATAAGGAAATTCATTCACGCTGTTGACCATTGGAGTGGCGGTGGTTGCCATCACCTTCGATCTTTTGGCCAAGTGAAATAGGCGATGCAATTGCTCATAAGACCCTCTCTCTTCTCCAAGACTGGGATCTTTCAAATACTGAGGTTCATCGACGATGAAGAAACAATCAGCATACCTTTCGGCAAGTTGTTCATCAGTGTAACCTTTCCGAACGATTCTCTTTGCCAAGCGACCATAAGTTCCAATCGAGTAATACTTACCAATTTCGGCCGTAATGCGACTTTCACGAGAAGCGCCGGTGGTGGCCCGAGCTAAAGACTCACTCTCATAAATACCTCCAGTGCACTTACAAACCAATTGAAAACGAAACTCGGAAATTAAAGCCGGGCCGCGAGTCAAAACGTAAACTTTGCGAATGGAAGTTTTGCGAGGAATGACATAATTCGCCACAAAGTCCACCGTGGCAGAAGTAAGGTTTCTTCGGAGCAAATTCTCCGCCGGAAAGGCTGAGGAACAAGTTTTCCCCGTTCCGGCATCATGAATCAAAAGCAAATGATTGTATTGGAGCATGTAACGCAGAATTAACTCTTGATGACGAAAGGGTTGACCTCGAGCTGGGATCGATTCATAACGGGATGTGGCGAGTTGGCGAAACTCAAACTTCGAACTAATTAAAGTTTGGAAATTTGGTTCATCCAAACTCGGATAAGAGTAAACAAGATCTTCAAGATCCATTCTTTTACTAGGAAGGCCGAATCTTACAAGTCAAGAGAAAAGAAGTTTTGCTTTTATGACGAAATCAAAAAGTTGGAATCAACCTCTGCCTTTAAAAGTCATCTTCACTTACAAAAAGATGCAAACTTCCGAAATCTCGAAGGTTGATTTGAAGAGATTGAAGGATCTATTCACGAAGGCAAAGGAGAGGATAGCCTCGAACCTTGAAGACTTCTATGAAACTGCTAAAGAACTTGAACAGGAACTCGATCTTTTCTCACTAAAGTCAGAGACATTGAATAATGGAAAAACTATCGTTCCTAGAATTGGATTTCTGGCTCAGTACGATTTTGAGCACGACGAACACCTCCAGGTTGTTTCTCAAGGAATTTTGAAGATGAAGAAATTTTCAAACCATGACGAACTGAAAAATTCTCTTGCCGGTGCTCGGATCGCGGTTATTCCAGATGACGATGAAGAAGATGAATCTAACAAGATGGAATACGTTAAGCTTCCTCATCAAGTTTTCATTCCTGATTTCGAAAATGAAGAACTTGAAGACTATATTGAAGCAGGAGAACTTTCTCTCCCTGTTGTAATTGTAACGGTGATGATGAAGCCTTTCGTGAGTTCCGACTCTGACGAATCTGATGACTCGTCAGAAACTGATTCTGAAGAACTTGAAGAGACAACAACTTCTCTTGAAGGTTCAAAGACACCTTCAGCTCATTAAGTTAAAAGTGTCTTTAGTACCGTTTCCTTCTTCCACAACTGGTACAACTTACGATTTGGGTTGCTGGCTCGTCGCAACCACGCATTTGCCTTTCGACAGAAGTGGTTCTCAAAGAACCACAATAAGGACATTTGAACACACCCTCGACGGCTTCAACCTTCTGCTGTGATTCCTCCATGTCACGACGAACTTCCTTTCGAGCCTCATTCAAAGTGGGTAGGGCCAGAATCACCTCTTTACTTCTCGTCCATTGGCGAGAAGTTAGGAAAGCGTAGGTCTGCTCAAAACCGATTCTTCGTACCAAACCAAGAATCTCATAAGTTGTCTCTCGATCAAGGAGAGGAGAACCTGTCGTTAATTGGAGAGCTTTCAAGGCAGCAGTTTCCACTTCGTTCAGGTTTCCGAGAGTTCTCTTCTCGTATTTGGGTGTTGAAGGCACGTTTATCAATTGCGGTGGGGGTAAAGTTGGAGCAGCCAATTGAACCGTTCCACGGAAATTCCTCAAAGGACGAGCCATTTTTCAAAGCAAGCTTTTAATTCCTGCTTTGAGAATTTAAGATAATAAGATTTGATGAATTCAGTTCTCTGAATCACATTCAGCTGCTGAGGCAATTCCTTGGCGGAGACGAAGAAGCATATTGTCAAACACCTTCGGAGCCTCCTTTTGACAGGAGGCCGCCAGATCAACCTCACTTCCAACGCAATACAACACTTCTTTGGCACGCGTGATTCCAGTATACATTAGGCGTTGGTTTAGGAAAGCTTTATGAGGTCGAGTTTCGAGGAAGAAAATCACTACTGGCCACTCCGAACCCTGAGATTTGTGGACGGTCATAACATAAGAATGAGTAATTCTACCCATATCCTCCTCATCTTGCAATTTAAAGATGACAGTAGTTGAGGGAAAAGTCACTTTAATCATTTCATCACAGATTTCAGTGACGATTCCCTCCTCCCCGTTAAAGACATTGTTCAAATAATCATTCTCGGTACAAATGATCCGATCTCCCTCATAAAAAGAGCGGTGAAAGCGGTCTTTGACGAAAGGTTGGTCAGGATGGAAGATTTCTTGGCAGCCTTTGTTCAGCTCAGCAACCATAGAATTGTAGGGTGAAATGACGGTGATGTCGTTTTGTTTTCGCCCAGTAGCAATCAACCTTCGAATCAGGTCAAAAACAACCTCTTTTCCTCCCTCAAAGATTCGAAAGTTCGCACCTTGACTGAAAGAGAAGAAGCCTTCATTCAAACGAATACGCGAAGCATTCTCAAGAATGAAATTGTCTTCAGTACGGAAAACTTGAGTCAGTTGAGAAGTTGGGAACATCTTGGAGTTAATTATTCTTTCAAAAGGTCTTCCCCATTCAATTGGAGGGAGCTGACATGGATCACCGACCATCACCAATCGAATCAAAGGAAATTCTAACAATTTATGGAAGAGAGGCAAGCTGACCATCGAAGCCTCGTCAATAATCACTTCGGTAATTGTGCTACCCACCCCCTTCTTACTATAGTAAAGTTTGTGGATGGTGTAAGCCTTCTTTCCAGTAACCATACTAAGGCGAGAGACAGCCTTACCAGTAAAGGAAACCAGGTAAGCATTGGGTAGAAGTTGGGACAATTTGCGAATGATGGTAGTTTTTCCGGTACCTGCACTTCCCACAATAAGAGAAAAAGGGCACTTTACAGCAAGACTCAGAGCTTGCTGCTGTTGTTCGGTTAACAACACATCAGACTCCAAATTTTGAGGTGGTTCGTCACAAGGTGTTTCAATCTCGGGAAGTTTAGTCGACAGATGAAGTTTAGCAATTTTAAAACAAACTTCCCTTTCGATTTCATAGGCTCGAGAGTAATACATTCCCTCACTCTTGGTAATACTGAGAAGCTTCAGGTTCTGAATTTCTGATTCATAGTAGGGAAAGTTTTTGTCCATCCACCAAGTTGGAGTCGTGACCCAACCCGAAGCTACCAAACGAGTGTAAATTTGACGGGCTATCTTGAGCGGACGAAGCAATTCGGGACGAATCTTATTTCCTGACATTTGATATATGCTATCGCAAACTTCCAAATCAAGGAAGAGAAAAGGTAGTGGATTTTGTAGAACCGATTCATAGACGCCGTAAAGGGAGGTCTCTTCGTTAATTAATTCGGAAACTTTACGCGCATCATTAAAGTTGAGCCCTAGAAGCTTCAATCTTCGCAACACAATCTCTTTTCTCCACCACTTCAAGATCTTTTCGCCTACCACTTCCGAAAGGAATGTGAGAACCGGATTCAGAGATCCGGTTGACTCTTTGCTCATTGAAGACAAGAAAACCAACGATGAAAACAAGTCGCTTATCTCACCCGATGAAATCTTCTCCTCCAAAAGTTGAAGTTTCTCTGCTGAAAGACCCGATTTTCTCAAGTAATAAAGAGGAATGCTTTCGTCGGGGCGAATCAAGGGGGGAGTTTTACAAATTAACATCTTGCACTCGAAAGAAACGGAAAAACAAAAGAAAACATCTTGTTCTCTTACATTGTAGATCATTTGAGGCAATGAAGTTAAATAACCATATTTTTCTCCATTGGCTTCAATCTCGAAGACAGTTTGTGAGTTAAAGTTTTGTGAGTGAATTGAGACAATTTTTCCCAAAATTTTATCCGTTCCCGAAATTGGAGTTGCTGTCGTTTCGGCAGTGTGGTCGGAAAACATTTCGACAGATTTGGTTGAACACCAAACGTATTTCCTGAGTTTGGTTGAACACCAAACGTATTTCCTGAGTTTGGTTGAACACCAAACGTATTTATAATTTCAAAAAGAAATTATAAACATCAAATTTAAGCTTTTTTTTTAAGCTCCGAGGACGCTTCTCTCACTTTTAACAAGACGATAAGAAATAGAACGAGATACTTGCGCACTGTAAAAAGTAGTGTCTCGAATAATTCGGACAATCTGGCCATCACGAGCGCCTAGATATTTTGCTTGAGGATCGGTCTCCAAAATGTTTGGCATTTGGTTTCGACCAATTTGAGGATTTTCTCTCAAAAACTGGTCGGCCTCCTCATCTGTGAAAAGGTAATGAGGGTCTGCCAAAGAGTGAGCAGTTTTGTTCCAGGTGAGTTCACTGTAGAGAAAGTGTTGAATGAAGTAAATCGGATAGTTGGTAATTTCACTTTTTGCGTCAGTGCTCAAAGCTTTCTGGGAAATGATAATCGCGTTTTGGATCTCAGGTTGAGATTGGAGGAAGGCAATTAATTCAGCGATAACGCTTTTTCCAGTTTGGCCACTTGAAGGTTGAGGGTAGAAGATGTAAATTTGTTCCCCCGTACTTTCCTTTCGATAAACCGAGGTTAAAGCACGAAAGAGAGTTCCAACCTTCTTGGCCTCTTCAGAGTACAATTGAGTGAACATTTCGAGGTCGTAGTTCATCAACCCTTCAATGTGAGAAACATCGTAACCGCGAGTTTTCATCATCAAAATCTCATTCAATTTGATGTCGTACAAAGTTTCAATTAGATCGTCAGCCATTTTTACATTCTGATTGAATTTAAAAATCGTTTTTTCTTTTATAAGTTCTTCTTTTGTCAGGGTTTCTGTGCTTGATAAAAAAAACCTTTGAATGTCTTTTCACTCTGTAAACAATTTGTACTCTTCAATGTCCTTTAGAGCTTTGAGGTAACCCGACAACCATTTATGATCGGTTAGGTTTTGCATACAAGCTTGACCGTCTTTGGAAGAAAAGAAAATATCATAATAACCCGGAGAATAACTACGAGACAAAGTGATAGTTGTCTCGAGACGAACCATTTTCATCTTCTTACCAACAGGAAGCTCCCATAGAGCCTTCAAAAACTTTTCAGAAGGATGAGAACCTTCCATCTGTCCTTTTATCTTCGAAAATAAGCCTTTAGGGTTTTGAGAAATGAAAGTTTAAGTTTTTGGTTTGGTCAGTTCAAACTTTGTCTTGTTCGTAACTATGTCGATCGTCCCTCCACCTTCCACTTACGATAAGCTTTTCGAAACCTCCGACCTATCTCTGTCTGGGTTTCACTTTGACAAAGCGTCTTCTTGGCTGAAGGCTTTGGAGGAAGACACGATTCATCGGACTGAGGAAGGTCTGAGCACTCAAAAGAGTGCAGTTTATGTTTCTATGCTCAGGATACAGTCAGCTGCTATCTTTCCGAAGGACTTTTTTGATCACGAGAAGGTTGACCAGTTTCTTGCGCTTTCTAGGCAACACAACGTTCTTGAGAAGCAAGGAGAACACACCGCTCCCGGTCAGATCATCTTGACTTACATCAAGAGCAAAAACCAGTTCAAGGTTCGGTTTCAAAACTACAACGTTGGATACACTCACGACGAGTATATCGTCTACCTGAACAAGGAACAAGTTCGTCATCTGTTGTTCCTTTACTCTTATTTCGACCTCCATCCTTACAACGCTTTTTGCCGTCCTCTTGAAGAAGACAAGGAAGAAGTTTCGAAGAAGATCTAAAGTTAATTAAAAAAAGTTAGCCCGAAACGAGGCTAACTTTTTTTTGAGTTGATAGAACGAACTCAGGTTTGTTCAAAAACTCAATTCCCAAATTGTATATGATGTTACAAAAAAGTAACTTGGGTTTTTCAGATTTGTAACTTTTGGTTTTGAAAAATTTTTTAAAAATCTAAGATGTTACAAATCTGAAAAACCCAAGTTACTTTTTTGTAACATCATATACAATTTGGGAATTCTGAAATAAGCTTAAAGATGATTTCAAAACTAAGTCATCTTTAAGTTATTCGACAAATTTACCATGGAATATTTTTCCCAATTTGATAGACATTCGAACTAAAAACATCTCTTAACGGAACTCAAATTCAGTACAATCTTTCTGCTTTATTTTAAAGATAACTTGAGTTGAAGTTATCTTTAAGTATCTTTGAACTATTCTCAAATTGTATATGATGTTACAAAAAAGTAACTTGGGTTTTTCAGATTTGTAACTTTTGGTTTTGAAAAATTTTTTAAAAATCTAAGATGTTACAAATCTGAAAAACCCAAGTTACTTTTTTGTAACATCATATACAATTTGGGAATTCTGAAATGAGCTTAAAGATGATTTCAAAACTAAGTCATCTTTACAACCTTATCCTAAATTTGGCCAAATTTCCTTAACCCTGTTTAGGAAATAGTTTGAGCTTGGATCATTTCAAACAAATTGCAATTTAGTCCTAAACTACATATCCTACTTCGAAGATACCTTCAACTCAAGTTATCTTTAAGTATCTCTGAACTATTCCCAAATTGTATATGATGTTACAAAAAGTAACTTGGGTTTTTCAGATTTGTAATTTTTGGTTTTGAAAAATTTTTTAAAAATCTAAGATGTTACAAATCTGAAAAACCCAAGTTACTTTTTTGTAACATCATATACAATTTGGGAATTCTGAAATGAGCTTAAAGAATATTTGAGTTGAAGGTAACTTTGAAGATAACTTAGAATTCAGGTAGAGTTTTCCCACTTCGAATTAAAGATAACTTCAAATCCAAGTTACCTTTAAGCTACTTTGAAATTTAGATAGAGTTTTCCCACTTCGAATTAAAGATAACTTCAATTCAAGTTATCTTTAAGCTACTTTTAACTATTCCCAAATTGTACATGATGTTACAAAAAAGTAACTTGGGTTTTTCGATTTTGTAATTTTAAGAATCTAGAAAAAAATTGTAGATTCTTAAAATTACAAAATCGAAAAACCCAAGTTACTTTTTTGTAACATCATGTACAATTTGGGAATTCTGAAATGAGATTTTAATTTCTCTATCCCAATTGCCAAAGACAATTTATTTAGAATTTCTTGATTAATTTTCTGCTAAGTTAAGCAGAAAATTACTTCGATGATTGAAAAGATTTCGATTTAATCACAGTCTTTCTTGTGGCGAGGCCAATCATCCTTTTGGCATTGACGAGAACAATAGTAGATTCTCTGACATCTTCCACATTTCATTCTTCTGGTGATTTCAGCAGAACAAACGCAGATAAGTTTACATTTGGTTTTCTCTTCAAACTTTTTGGTGAAATATTTGGAGCACTTCAATGAACAGCTATAGATCTGGTTGTAGAAGAAGTGGCTGTTGACGTAGAAAGATTTGCAATAGCGAACATCATGAGGTCGCCTGCAAACAACACAGCAAATCTTGTCGCTCTTCAAACAATTTTCATCTTTTGCGCAAAGTTGGCAAACGTTAACAAAAGCAAGTTTCGACTTTTCGTAGAAAAAGATGTGGCGTTTGCTGAAAGGGAATTTAGGATTTGGTCCATTGTTTGACACGATCTCGCAAGTAGGAATGGAGTCCAAATTTTCAGTGATTTGAAAATTTCGATTGCATTTGCAACATTTCAATCCCGGTCCAAAGTCCTCCATAAGATCAAAAGTTTGTTCAATTCGCTGGCCCATATTGGCAATTTCTTTCAACCTTCTATCATCCGCTTCCATTTTTTGAGAAATTAAATTCTTCAATCCACAATTTCCACTTTGATATAAGACTGCAAAATTTGGAAAGAGATAGGGTAATTTTGTTTAAATTTCCTTTCTTCCTCACGTTCAAGCTTAATGGTAAAAACTAGGTTCTGAGTAAGTTGGTGAGTTCTAATTGCTACGGAATTAACGGAAAATATCGAGTCGAAAGAGACAACACGTATTCTTCGCAATCTGAGCAAATCAGAACAATTGAGAATTTTATTACAGAAGATTTCATCGTCGAATTTATCAGAAGATAAGAAGAATTCTTGGTTTAACCGCTGAGAAACTTCAAACGCTCCAACAAACCTTTCTCGATTGCTTGCATACCCATTAGCCAAGCTCCGGAACAACGAATGAGAAAATGTCCTATCATGAAACGAAATTGGACCAAGAGATAGGAAAAAGTCAAACAATAAAGGATTACAAGAATAAGCCGCTTTGCGAAGATATTTTCGAATATGGTTATTTGTGATTGATTGAATCGGAACAAAGTGAAATTTTCCTTTGGGAATTTGGAATCTTTGATGATCGTATTCGGTGGTGGTTTGTTCCGAAGTTCTTGAAGGATCAAAAGGAACCGAAGAAACTACTGACTTAACTTTCGTTAAACCGGGAGGAATATGCAAAGTTGCGTGCAGATGGAAAAACTTTTCAACCTTCTCAATGTTCCCCGAACGAATGACTGATTCAAAAGCCAAAATTACCTTATTTTGTTCAATTTGACCTTTTTCAATCATCGCAAAAATCTCCTCGAATAACCAACTTCCTTCTTCGATGCGTTTACAAATAGACAGGTAGATCGAATTCGAATGTCCAGGCAAATGTTCAATTCTTCGGAACTCTTCGAGCAATTCTTCGTCCCGTTTTTCTTCAGCTAACTTGTTTTCGCCATGTTGTTGAAGAAAGAACTCAACTCCATTTGTCGATTTGTGATATCGCCTTGCGTTGGCAAACAATTCCCCAGGACAACCTTGAAATAATTTGTCGAGTAAATAATTCAGAGCTTTGAAACGGAAAGGATCTGGAAGAAACCGATAAAGAAGTTCCTTCAAAGTCGAAATTTGTTCCGGGCTCATTTTTGATAAACAGAACTCGACTGCTTCGGAGTTATTTTGTCTCAGAGACTCAAAAATTACCTTGAATGGGTCATAAAAGCCCAGAATTTGTTTTCCCTCATATCGAAGAAGGAATTCTGGACGGAAACTAAACTTCGACAAAATGTGTAAATAACGTTGATAGCCATCGATATGAGGAAAATAAAGTTTAAATTCATTCCGTGGAAGGTTGAAGTAATCAACCGGAACCCCAAAATCCAATTTAGCCTTCTCAGCCCAAAATTCCCATCCACAGATCTGGAAATATTTTTCATCTGAAGACATTTTCGCTAATTGTTCTTCAGGGAATCTAAGCAAAATCAGATGGGATAAACGTAAAGGTTGCATTTGAATTTAGTTTAGAAGTGAATTCAAATTCGGAATGTTGAATTTTATATGATGTTACAAAAAAGTAACTTGGGTTTTTCGATTTTGTAATTTCTTGTTTTGAAAAAAATTTTAGATTTTAGAAAAGTTACAAAATCAAAAAACCCAAGTTACTTTTTTGTAACATCATATAAAATTTGGTAATATTTCAAAATAGCTTAAAGATAACTAATTTTCAAGTTATCTTTAAGCTATTTTTAGATTTAGGTAGAATATTTCCGTTTTGGATTAAAGATAACTTATTTTCAAGTTATCTTTAAGGTTATTTCAACTCATATGAAATTTTATATGATGTTACAAAAAAGTAACTTGGGTTTTTCAGATTTGTAACTTTTCTAAAATCTAAAAAATTTTTCAAAACAAGAAATTACAAATCTGAAAAACCCAAGTTACTTTTTTGTAACATCATATAAAATTTGGTAATATTTCAAAATAGCTTAAAGATAACTAATTTTCAAGTTATCTTTAAGCTATTTTTAGATTTAGGTAGAATATTTCCGTTTTGGATTAAAGATAACTTGAAAATAAAGTTATCTTTAAGGTTATTTCAACTCATATGAAATTTTATATGATGTTACAAAAAAGTAACTTGGGTTTTTCAGATTTGTAACTTTTCTAAAATCTAAAAAATTTTTCAAAACAAGAAATTACAAATCTGAAAAACCCAAGTTACTTTTTTGTAACATCATATAAAATTCAAGTATTCGAACAAAAATTCTTTCTGCTAAAGTTAGGAGAAAGAATTACAATTAGCGAAGGTTATTTGGTTAGATTTGAGCGAGATCTCTCAGCCAAATTGCAAATTTTTCACTTGAGTTTTACCGAAATCTCTCAACCAAATTGCAAATTTTTCACTTGAGTTTTACCGAAATCTCTCAACCAAATTGCAAATTTTTCACTTGAGTTTTACCGAAATCTCTCAACCAAATTGCAAATTTTTCACTTGAGTTTTACCGAAATCTCTCAACCAAATTGCAAATTTTTCACTTGAAATTGGTTAAAATCCTTCACTAATTGTAATTCTTTCTTCTAACTTTAGCAGAAAGAATTTTTGTTCGAATACTTGAATTTTATATGATGTTACAAAAAAGTAACTTGGGTTTTTCATATTTGTAATTTCTTGTTTTGAAAAATTTTTTAGATTTTAGAAAAGTTACAAATCTGAAAAACCCAAGTTACTTTTTTGTAACATCATATAAAATTTGGTAATATTTCAAAGTAGCTTAAAGATAACTTGAAAATAAGTTATCTTTAATCCAAAACGGAAATATTCTACCCAAGTTCAAAAGTAGCTTAAAGATAACTTATTTTCAAATTATCTTTAGGGTTGTTTGATATATTACCAAATTTTATATGATGTTACAAAAAAGTAACTTGGGTTTTTCAGATTTGTAACTTTTCTAAAATCTAAAAAATTTTTCAAAACAAGAAATTACAAATATGAAAAACCCAAGTTACTTTTTTGTAACATCATATAAAATTTGGTAATATTTCAAAGTAGCTTAAAGATAATTTGAAAAGTAGTTATCTTTAATCCAAAACGGAAATATTCTACCCAAGTTCAAAAGTAGCTTAAAGATAACTACTTTTCAAATTATCTTTAGGGTTGTTTGATATATTACCGAATTTTATATGATGTTACAAAAAAGTAACTTGGGTTTTTCATATTTGTAATTTCTTGTTTTGAAAAATTTTTTAGATTTTAGAAAAGTTACAAATCTGAAAAACCCAAGTTACTTTTTTGTAACATCATATAAAAATTTGGATCGAATATCGTTTGATCCAAAACTAAAATTAATTTCTTCCTGAATCCCAACTCACAAAAAGTATTTTTTCTTATTTATTAAAATATTTTTGTGCCTAATATAGGACAAAAATATTTGAAGTTCATCGCATTTTTTTTCTTTTCATTCATTCTCTATAATCAACTGAAATTCTTCCAGATTGTCGAATCGTCTCAAATGTTTGATGACTTTTTTCTTCTTAACTACAGCTGCTTCTCCGTGACCATCGAAGAAAGATACGTAACTGAAATAATCGGGAATTTCACTCCGACACAACGAAATTCTTTGTTTTTCCTTTTGCAACACGATAATTCTTTCACCGGGAGATGTTTCTTCAAGAAGACTAAAAACTTTTTCTTCTATGTTGTTTGTCTCCATTTAGTTAGATTAAGATAAAATGTTTAAAGATTAATAAGTTTCGAAATTTAGCTTGGTTTGAATAAACCACTAATACCAAATTTTATATGATGTTACAAAAAAGTAACTTGGGTTTTTCAGATTTGTAATTTCTTGTTTTGAAAAATTTTTTAGATTTTAGAAAAGTTACAAATCTGAAAAACCCAAGTTACTTTTTTGTAACATCATATAAAATTCGATATGAGTTGAAAGATACTTAAAGATAACTCCTTTTCAAGTTATCTTTAATCCAAAACGGAAATATTCTATCCAAATCCAAACAACCTTAAAGATAACTTGAACTTGAAGTTATCTTTAAGGTTGTTTGATATATTACCGAATTTTATATGATGTTACAAAAAAGTAACTTGGGTTTTTCAGATTTGTAACTTTTCTAAAATCTAAAAAATTTTTCAAAACAAGAAATTACAAATATGAAAAACCCAAGTTACTTTTTTGTAACATCATATAAAATTCGATATGAGTTGAAATAACCTTAAAGATAACTTTATTTTCAAGTTATCTTTAATATGAAGTAGAATCATTCTACCCAAATCCAAAAATCGTTAAAGATAACTTGAAAATAAAGTTATCTTTAAGGTTGTTTGATATATTACCGAATTTTATATGATGTTACAAAAAAGTAACTTGGGTTTTTCAGATTTGTAACTTTTCTAAAATCTAAAAAATTTTTCAAAACAAGAAATTACAAATATGAAAAACCCAAGTTACTTTTTTGTAACATCATATAAAATTCGATATGAGTTGAAATAACCTTAAAGATAACTTTATTTTCAAGTTATCTTTAATATGAAGTAGAATCATTCTACCCAAATCCAAAAATCGTTAAAGATAACTTGAAAATAAAGTTATCTTTAAGGTTATTTCAACTCATATCGAATTTTATATGATGTTACAAAAAAGTAACTTGGGTTTTTCAGATTTGTAATTTCTTGTTTTGAAAAATTTTTTAGATTTTAGAAAAGTTACAAATCTGAAAAACCCAAGTTACTTTTTTGTAACATCATATAAAATTCGATATGAGTTGAAATAACCTTAAAGATAACTTTATTTTCAAGTTATTTTTAACGATTTTTGGATTTGGATAGAGTATTGCAATTTTGGATTAAAGATAACTTGAAAATAAAGTTATCTTTAAGGTTATTTCAACTCATATCGAATTTTATATGATGTTACAAAAAAGTAACTTGGGTTTTTCAGATTTGTAATTTCTTGTTTTGAAAAATTTTTTAGATTTTAGAAAAGTTACAAATCTGAAAAACCCAAGTTACTTTTTTGTAACATCATATAAAATTCGATATGAGTTGAAATAACCTTAAAGATAACTTTATTTTCAAGTTATTTTTAACGATTTTTGGATTTGGATAGAGTATTGCAATTTTGGATTAAAGATAACTTGAAAATAAAGTTATCTTTAAGGTTATTTCAACTCATATCGAATTTTATATGATGTTACAAAAAAGTAACTTGGGTTTTTCAGATTTGTAACTTTTCTAAAATCTAAAAAATTTTTCAAAACAAGAAATTACAAATATGAAAAACCCAAGTTACTTTTTTGTAACATCATATAAAATTTGACTAACAGTTAACTTGGTTCAGTTAGTCAAATTAAATGGAAAGTTTCGAATTTCTTTTCGAGGATGTCTTTGGTTCAATGGTGAATGATTACACACAGAAACTTTTCTCAGAGATGTTAATCCGAAAAGATTTCGATCTTAACTCTTCGTTACCGAAGAAAATTCTGTCTCTTCAGAAAATATCTTTGGTTTGTCTAATAGAATGTCTCAACCAACGACGTTTTGATGTTGGTTCAGAGTTGCTTCCTTTCACCAAGATATGCCTAAACAAGCATAATGAAGAATTGGATATCGTCTTATTTTTAATGGCTGCTTCGAAAAACTTTCAAGCTTTGGATTGGATTTTAGCCCAACTTGAACCTTCGATTGTCAAACAATCGATTGAGTTTGTGGGCTCTTTTTTTAAAGATTGTCAACTAAATCCACGTTTCAGCACTTTTAGCTACATTTTTGATGCTTGCCGAGATCCTTGGGTTTCGAAAACTGGATGGAAGGGGATATCTCTTTCGCTCGTTGAGAATGGCAAATGGAATCTAATTTTTCCCTATCAAGGTATTAAGATTACCGTCAAGTTCGAAAGGTTCCTTCTGAGTGTTCAGGAAGCTTTTTATCGTCTACCAGAGGCAAAATGGTGTACAAAGTGGGGAATTTTCCCCAAAAATCCAACTTCAGGAGATTTGATAGGCTATTGTCGAAGAGGCAATTACAATATCTTGAAATGGATTTTTGAAAACAGCGGTTTTGTTCGTGACGGAGGAATTCATCTTGTTCATTCACCCAAGTGCATTGATGCCGCTTCGAAATATGGTCAAGTAAAAATCTTACAACTTTGGAGAGAAGTTTTTGAAAAATGGGGAATTCCTTTTCGTTATTCTCGTCGAGCATTCTCTGGGGCTTCAAGAAATGGTCATATCGAAGTTCTGAATTGGTGGGTCAAGTCAAAATTTCCTCTCAAACTCGAACTTGTTTGTCAATTAATTCAACAGGACAATCTTCGCGACGAGGTTAAATCTTGGTGGAAGGATTATTATTTTGACCAAATCTCATCTGAAGAATCCATATTCTCTGTTGAAATTTTGGTGAAGATTCTCGAAAATATCTGAAAAAAAAGTAGTTTAATTTCTGGAACTCCAGAAATTAAATCAGGGTTAACAAAATTTTATATGATGTTACAAAAAAGTAACTTGGGTTTTTCAGATTTGTAATTTCTTGTTTTGAAAATTTTTTTAGATTTTAGAAAAGTTACAAATCTGAAAAACCCAAGTTACTTTTTTGTAACATCATATAAAATTTGGTAATATATCAAACAACCTTAAAGATAACTTTATTTTCAAGTTATCTTTAATCCAAAACGGAAATATTCTATCCAAATCCAAAATTCGTTAAAGATAACTTATTTTCAAGTTATCTTTAAACTATTTTGAAATATTACCGAATTTTATATGATGTTACAAAAAAGTAACTTGGGTTTTTCAGATTTGTAACTTTTCTAAAATCTAAAAAATTTTTCAAAACAAGAAATTACAAATCTGAAAAACCCAAGTTACTTTTTTGTAACATCATATAAAATTTGGGTATTCTGAAAATAATTCTTTCTATATCCTATCCCAAGTCACAAATTAAGTAGAATCTAAAAAAATATCTATTTTCTGCTCTAAAATACGTGTAAATAACTAAAGAATTTATCTTAAAATGTAGTTTGAAAATTCGAAAAATCGACTTTGTTTGACTTTTCGAATTTGTTGCAACAAATTGTTACGGATAAGAACAATTTACTCCTTTCCTATTGAAAGCAGAGCCGAGAAATGAAATACAACTATTATTTGGTTTCCGAATTTGTTTGGCCAACAGACCAAACAAATTTAAACTTTTTAAATTAGAGAAGAGGAAGTAAACTTTGAAGCATTTGCAAATTTTTCTCAAACGGAATAGAGATTTCGGGATTTAATTCTATACAGATTTGTTTAACAGAGGTGAGAAATCTGGGCAGAGTTTCCTGAAGGTGGAGACGAATGTCATCCTTTCGGGACGGATATTTCTCCAAGCCAATCTGAACAATTTGGCGAAGAATTGAGTTCGATTTAGAGAAGACTGAGGCGAATTCGGTTATCTCTTGTCTTCCTGAAGAGTCTTCATAGTCAATCAGAACCGATTTGATCTGTCCGTCTTGAGAAAAGATGAGATTGTTGTGAGGACCTTGGTCTCCGGCTCCTAGAAAGACTGCGTCAAGGTAAGAACGATAAACAAATTGTTCTCCGAACAAAATTTCAGCTTGTTGCTCTACCGGCAGCTTACTCAGTTGAAGAATTCCGGTTGACTTTCGATCGGGAATTGAGACGTCCCCTCCTTCAAGTTTGCCAGTTTTAGTTTCGTAGGTCCAATTTTCCGGAGGAACTGTGGCAAGGAGAGGAGTGCGAATCCAAAAGTCGGAGTTTGAATCAGTGCCAATCTCTACCGGAATTGCTGAACTTCCCAAAAGTTTAAAACAAAGACTTCGTGCCTGAACCGTCTCCAACTTAAGCCGGTTACTTTCTTTCCACGGACCTTTATAAGCAAACTTATCAGCGAACGAAAGAAAGACGGAAGGTTTATGTCCCGATGTACGAAGTTGTCCTCGGGGGCAGGAAAGAATTGAGGTGAGTTGTTCGGATGTTAGATTAAAGTCAGACTTCAAACTCGCCCGAGGGATTGTCTCCAAAGTAACTCCACTTCCACGAATCATTTGGTAAATTTCTTCCAAAACTACCGGGGAGTAGTTCCAAGCGAATTCAATCCTTGAACCTTCGAGGGCGAAATCGACGCTGCTTTTGCCTTGACTTCGCCCTTTCTGAGTGTGTTTGTCAACTGCCCATTCCGGTGCAACTCGAACTTCTCCCAATGACTCTGAAAAGATTTGTTCAGCTGTCCGACTTTCCTCGAATGTCATCGAGGAAAAATTCGCTTCTGAAGGCAAAACTAACGCCAGGGTTGCCAAAACTAGATAAATCATATTTTCATTCTCTCTTTGGTACCATTTGTACAAAGTTGTCAAAATTGGATTATTCGGAGAACAGTCGAGGTAAAGATTCCAAACTTCGTAGACTATTGGAGAGAGCAAATTCCTCTTCTTGGGCCAACCTCGTGAAATCTTCTTCTTTTCGGGACTGAAATGAAGGCAAAGAGCATACCGAACGGCCAAAAAGCGAAATAGTTCAGGTCGTGACGTAAAGTTGCTCAACACAAATTTCAGTTTGTCTAAGTCTGATTGATAGGCTTCAATCTCAGTCAACCATTCTCTCAAATGGGGAATTTTCTCCTCAATCTTGGGATGGAAGATCGGGGAGTTCAATCCGTCGTAGAAAGTTGCCTTACTGTGGCTAACAAGTCGACTCTTCGGTTGTGCACAAAGGAAAAGGATCAAAGAGATCAGCTGACGAATTCTCTCTTCAAAGCCCTCGATTGAACTATCATTGCGAAGGAATTCGATGAATGCGTCTATCATTGGTAATGAACCAAGAGAACCAATTCCAATGTCCTCACCAGAACAAACAATCAGACGATTGAGAAAGTTACTGAAAATCGCCCTTCCTGGCCATTTCTCCTCTATTTTTTCTCGATCAGAAAGAACCGAATAGCCACCTTCGTACGCAAACTCAAACAACCTTAACGCGCAATACAAAGCCTCATCCTTCAATCCTCGACGAATTGCCTTTTGTAGCCAAGATTTCAACACATCAATAGGATGACCATTTCTACCCAAAGACCCACCCATCAAACCTTTGTAAACAAACGAAGCCATAAATTTCTTCCGAAATGTTAAATTTTCAATTCAGTTTTTGAAACCCGGAGTGCACATAAGAAAAAATGAATTTTCTATTCAAACGGTTCGAATTGAAAGAATTTTTGAAAATTATTAGAAATGGAGTTGAATTTAACTTGGTCTGATTTTGAGAAATTTTTACCAATTTGCGAGGATGTTTTTGATAAGTTTGACTGGCAAAACTGTCAAGAGCGATCAGAAATCCAACTGTCACTTCTTTCCCAAATTCCAATTCAGCCTTTTTCTCTGAAGTTACCTTTGTTAAATTTCCCTCTCCTTTCAGAAGCTTTGTCAAACCCATCTTATGAAGTGTGTCAGTTTGCTTCGGATCTTTTCTCTTCACTCTGGAGAGTGAAATCGGAGGAATCTTTACCGTCTAACTACCGAATGAAAAAGTTCTTTCCCAAGCTTGAACTTTTGGATGATGGTTTCAGTGGTTCAGCTTACCTGGCTCAACTCTTTCGTTCAAATGGAGACCCAAAACTGGTTTTGAAAACTTACCATCCAGGAATTAGCAGGCGCATTTTTATTCACGAGGCTTTCGTTGCAATGTACGGAACAAACCGACTGAGGAAGACAATACCAAATTTTGCATTTACTTATGGAGCTTTTTATGCCGGAGCAGTTGATGTACCAACTTGGTGCCAACAATCTGCAATTGATATCTCAGACATTTCAGTTGAGATTGGAACTCGTTCTCCTTTTCTCCTCCAAGAAGCAATTTCTCCTTCTCAATCTTTTGCATCTTTTATTGAAAGATGTTCAGTCTCCCAACTAAGAAGATGTCTTTTGCAAATTTTTCTGGCTTTGAATGTCGCACACAAAGAGATCTCTTTTACCCATTTTGATCTCCACGCAGAAAATGTCCTTGTTTCATCTCTACCCCAGTCGGATTCGAAAAGATTTCTTCGTTATCCTTTCCTTGATGAATATCTTTACATTCCGGTAGAAGAGATTGCGGTAATGATTGATTTTGGAAGGTCCCATATCCATTTTGGAGAATTGGCATTTCCGTGTGCTGAAAACATTCCTGAAATTTGCACAGCCGGTGAAGGAGGCTCTTTTCCACTTTATGACGTGTTTGTACTAATTGTCAACTCGATGGAGAGACTCCATTCAAGCAGTCCAAATTTTCAATATTTGGCTTCACTTCTCGGCTACTTTACTCAAGAAGATCCGGTCGCGTTACAGAAATTTGTCATCGAAGGACCTTACGGTCCAATCTTTCCATACAACCAAAAGACACACATTTCAATCGAACCTTTCATCTCTTTCTTGATTTCCGGCTTGGATTTTTCTTCCTTACCGGAAGGAGGAATTGTTCTAAATTCCGGAATTGTTCTAAATCCCGGAAATCAACCGGTTCTTTCCTTAGATTCCTTCGAAAGAACCTTCTTTTCTGCGAAAGAGCCCGATTTCTTCTTGACGTACGATGCTCATCTTTTTGGAGGTCCTTCCCCAGACTTTCCACAAGAAAGAGTTAATAAAGTTTCAGAGTTACTTTTCAGCCTTATCCAACAAGCTCAAAGTGGTCTCGCAGCTCTGAACAAGAGAAGCTTAATCCAAACTCCAGGTCCGACCCTAATGAAAGATCTTCACATATTTGACATTTTGGAACAAAACCGCGAATTTGTTCGTCTTTCTGATTTAAGCTTCCGAGCCCGAGTTCTATCAGGAATTTTGAAAGAAAAACAGGAATCTGTACAACAAATTCGTTCAACGATTCGAGAATTGCGAAATAGAATTTTTTGGCTGAAGCGAGGTTTAGACCAAATTAGTCAACCTGATGAAGGTCAAGAAATTCTTCTCTCTCAGTTGTCAAATTCTCTTCTTGCAGTTAACCCTTAAAAAAAGTTTGTCAAATATACAAACTTTTTTGTTGATATTTATTCATCGCCAAGTTCTGACAAAATCCGTAGAATTTTGTCTCGAAGTTGGAAAAGATTACAGGCGACCTCTTCTTTACTTTCTATATCAAAGCAAAAGATTCTTTCGGAAATTTGGTTGGAACGAGAGAAAGCGGCACAATAACAAAAAGAGCGTCGAGACAAAATGTCAGGGACTGACGTTGAACCGATGGGAGTTGAATAGTCATCGGGAAGTAAAATCTTCCATTTCTCGTCCGAATAAACGAACAGAATTCCTTCAATTACTTTCCACTCCGTTGATGAGAAATCCGCCCAAATACGTTGAGAAAACAAACAAGTTTCCCAGTAAAGAGGTGAGCCAAACTCTTCGACTGAAAATTCGACAGGAAGGTAAGCCTCAGTCGGGTTGTTTGGATACCAGCACAAACTTCGAAATTTTACTCCATCAAAGATTAATTTGTTTGAGTCTCCCCATCCTTCATCGAATGAAAGTATTTTGGCGATATCCCCCCTTTTGGCAATCGAGCCAAGAAGGCGTAACAGTTCAACATTTAATTCTTCCAACAAATCGGGACAAATTTGAAGAAAATCAACAAGTGAGTATGCACTCACTTCATTCTCAAGTTGGATTCTTCCCCCAATCCAATTTCCTTTCTGGTCAATCAATGAAGTTCCAATCAAATCAACCAAAAAGAGACGAGCACGAGGAAACAATTCAGCCTTTGGATGAGGTTGAAGGAAAGTGATTTTTGAACGAATGACCTGACTTGGGCTTATCACATGAAATTGGTAAGCTTTGTTCTTCTGGATCGATTTCAATTCCTCCATATTTAAGGTAAATTCTGTTCGAAAACAGAATTCACTTCATTTTTTTAAGAGTCGGTAAAGAAAGGATCGACCGTGGTATACTGGAAAGGACTTTGAGCAATTCCTGTGCTTGAAACTTGCTTTTGAAGTTTGTAACAATCAAGGCAAACTTTCTTCCATTTTGGTTCTCCAGCATTCATCTTAACACCACAATTCTCACAATCTCGTGCCACCGCAACCTCCTTCTTCTTTGATTCAAACCAACAGTTTCGACACTGTTTATGCCAGGACGGAGTGCCTGCTTCGAATGGTGTCGAGCAGTCGAGACAAACATGAGCTTTCTTTTCTTGTCCTCCTCTCTTCTTGGCAATAAAACAATTTCTGCAAGATGTGTGCCAAGAAGGCAAACTTGGATCAATAAGAGATGGACATGAAGAACACCTTCTTTCCTTGGATTCAGAAGAAAGGAGGGAAGAAGGCAAAGAAGGGGGAGCCGAGTTTATCTCAGCATTACATTTGTCACAAAAGATCTTTGATTGTTGTGAAGTAATGTCAACAGAACAACGGAAGCATGTTCGAACGTCCATCCCTAAATTCAACTTTAATTAACGGTTTAAAACAACCAACAATTCAGTTTTTGGATTGAATTTTTGGATTTTTTGTTGATATATTGCCCTATTCGAACAAAAAGAATTACTCGTAGGTAGATTACCAAATTTTATATGATGTTACAAAAAAGTAACTTGGGTTTTTCATATTTGTAATTTCTTGTTTTGAAAAATTTTTTAAAATCTAAAAAAGTTACAAATATGAAAAACCCAAGTTACTTTTTTGTAACATCATATAAAATTTAGTAATATTTCAAACAACCTTAAAGATAAATTATTTTTAAGTTATCTTTAATTTAAAGTGGGAAAAATCTACCCAAATTGTAAAGTAGTCTAAAGATAACTTGAAAATAATTTATCTTTAAGGTTGTTTGAAATATTACAAAATTTTATATGATGTTACAAAAAAGTAACTTGGGTTTTTCGATTTTGTAATTTCTTGTTTTGAAAAATTTTTTAAAATCTAAAAAAGTTACAAATATGAAAAACCCAAGTTACTTTTTTGTAACATCATATAAAATTTAGTATTCGAACAAAAATTATTTCTACTAGATTTAGGAGAAATAATTACAAATGATACTGATTTGTCGGATGAAAATTCGCAACCAAATTGCAATTTTCCTATTTAGATTCAACCAAAAATTCGCAACCAAATTGCAATTTTTCTGTTTAGATTCAACTGAAAATTCGTAACTAATTTGCAATTTTCCCATTTGAATTCAGCTGAAAATTCGTAACTAATTTGCAATTTCCTATTTAGATTCAACTGAAAATTCGTAACTAATTTGCGATTCTTTCTCCTAAAACTAGCAGAAATATTTTTTGTTCGAATATCCAAATTTTATATGATGTTACAAAAAAGTAACTTGGGTTTTTCATATTTGTAATTTCTTGTTTTGAAAAATTTTTTAAAATCTAAAAAAGTTACAAATATGAAAAACCCAAGTTACTTTTTTGTAACATCATATAAAATTTGGTAATATTTCAAACAACCTTAAAGATAAATTATTTTTAAGTTATCTTTAGACTACTTTACAATTTGGGTAGATTTTCTTACTTTAATTTAAAGATAACTTGAAAATAAATTATCTTTAAGGTTGTTTGAAATATTACCAAATTTTATATGATGTTACAAAAAAAGTAACTTGGGTTTTTCATATTTGTAACTTTTTTAGATTTTAAAAATTTTTTCAAAACAAGAAATTACAAATATGAAAAACCCAAGTTACTTTTTTGTAACATCATATAAAATTTGGTAATAGTTAAAAACAACTTGAATTTCAAGTTGTTTTCATTTGTGATGTAGAATTAAGAATACCATTCTCTTTCATCATCATATACACTCCCTTCAGAATCATCCGGAGCAGGAATGGCCGCCAACGTTTTTCTTTGTTGAGGAACTCTTCCTGAAATTACAGCTGATTGTTTAAGATCATCGAAATTAATTGGTTGTCTTCTCTTTTCAAGTTTCTCTTTAATTTCAGCAATGTCCGCTTTCACTGAATTGATTTCACGGAGTATCAGCTTATTTTGGCGAATGTTTTCTTCGAGCATTCCAAGGATTCTTTCAGTTGTCGTTGGTTGACTTCCTTTTTGCATTTTAATGAGAACGATCTTTTTACCTTTGCTCTTTCTACTATGTTTTTGTATTTTTAGAATTTTAACGGTGAAATTTTAAATTAATAATTGTGCGATAAAACGAAATTTGGTAATAAAGATTTCAACTAAATCGAGAAATCTTTATTACCAAATTTTATATGATGTTACAAAAAAGTAACTTGGGTTTTTCATATTTGTAATTTCTTGTTTTGAAATTTTTTTTAAAATCTAAAAAAGTTACAAATATGAAAAACCCAAGTTACTTTTTTGTAACATCATATAAAATTCGATATTAGTTGAAACAACCTTAAAGATAAATTATTTTCAAGTTATCTTTAGACTACTTTACAATTTGGGTAGATTTTTCCCACTTTAAATTAAAGATAACTTGAAAATAAGTTATCTTTAAGTTACTTTAAAATATTACCAAATTTTATATGATGTTACAAAAAAGTAACTTGGGTTTTTCATATTTGTAACTTTTTTAGATTTTAAAAAATTTTTCAAAACAAGAAATTACAAATATGAAAAACCCAAGTTACTTTTTTGTAACATCATATAAAATTTGGTAATATTTCAAGTTCGTTCTATTAAAAACTTCTTATCGCAATAAACAAAAGTTAAAATTTAGTTTAATATCTAAAATGTAAGGAGAAATAAAAGAGGTAAATTATTAAATTGAAGTGAGAAAAATAAATTAAAATGTCTTTTGAGTTGTCGAGTTTAAGTTCTTCGTTGATCATTGAAGATCTGAAAAGAAATTGTAAAGGAGGTAAAATGGATGAAAATATGGCCAATATCATTCGTCTTCTTGCGAATCAGCAAAAGAGAATCGACAAACAAGAAAAGAAAATTAACGAACTAGAAAACTTAATTAAACGTCAGACCAAAAAGATTCGCGAGATGAAGAGAGAAGGAGGTGATGTTCAATGTTACACCTCTTAATTTCGACATGCTTTCATTTCGTTAAAGTTAACTCATCCTCAAGTTAACTTTAGCTATTTTAGATTTAGGTAGAATTTTCCCACTTTAAATTAAAGATAACTTGAAAAGAACTTATCTTTAAGTTCTTTTCAACTCATATGAAATTTTATATGATGTTACAAAAAAGTAACTTGGGTTTTTCATATTTGTAATTTCTTGTTTTGAAAAATTTTTTAAAATCCAAAAAAGTTACAAATATGAAAAACCCAAGTTACTTTTTTGTAACATCATATAAAATTTCATATGAGTTGAAAAGAACTTAAAGATAACTTTCCCAACAAATCAACGGAATTAATTTCGTCGACAAAGATTCCACGAATACATCAAGATTAAATTCTCAAACATGATGGAAGGAAATTTAATTTGCAAATTAAATTTCCAGCCAAATTTTCAAACGATTAGAATTATCCTAAAAAACTTTTTTTCTAATTACAAATCGAATATGTCGATTCGTTGTCAAGGAATGGGAAAGTTTGGGCCTTGTACTCGTTCGACAAAATCTGGTTTTTGCCACGATCACATTTACATTCACAATATTCATAGTCATGAGGAGAGAATTGAGCAAATGCAACAGAAGGCTCTTTCTTTGGGTAAACTTTCTCAAAATTTATCGGAGAAACTACTCCAGGAGGCCGAAATGGCCAAAGCTGACCCTGAAAGGTATCAGTTTTCAGAGGAACTGTTCCAAGATTTTGACGAAATTTCGAATATTTGTTCGATTTTGCAGATGCTTTTTGTCGTGAAGACTAAACAAAGCGTTTTGAAAGGAATTCACTTCTTACCCGTATCTGAACCCCAACAAGAATTGTCAATTCAAACTCCCGTTAACATCGCTGGAAAATGTTGCCATATTCATACAAGAAATGGAATGGCTGGTCAACCTTGTGGAAGAAAAGTTAAACATGGAAATTATTGTACTCAGCACGCCTATCATAATAATCAAAAACCTAGAATAAATTCTGTAGTTCAAAGTAATCGATATTTTGAAAACACACAAAATGATTACTTGCCCCAAGCCGTAATGAGTCAAATTCCGGTTTCAAGACAGCAAAATTTTGGCTGGAATAATAGTTTTCTTGCTCCAACCCCCGAACTAAAAACCCCAGTCCCTCTTCCGATTAGAGATCCTGAAAGAACGAATTCGCAACCCCACGAGAAGAAAGTCGAAATAGTTCAAAAGAATCAACCTAATTCTCTAACATCTTCCGTCGCCGAAACAACCGAGGAAGCTCCGAAAACAAAGTCAGTTTCGTTCAAAATTTAATCATTGAAAAAAACAACCTTTCATCTTTTCTAACAGATTTTTTGTCCAAAGTGAAAAGATGAGAGCCAACAACCTTTGGATGATGAATCCTTTTTCTGCCTTGAGGAATATCGCCTCAAGACCTGAGAATCATTGCTGCGTAGTTGAATGTCCTGCGGCGGCCGGATCGAGGGGGCAGACTCTACCTGCTTCAGCTCTTTCATCTCGGAATGGATTTAACGGTTGCGAACTGAAGTGCGAGGCGAGTGACCAACCCGCTTGTGATTTCGCTTCGGTCCGCAGGAATGGAGACGCGGTTCCGGTTAAGTCTCGTTCCACGGCCCAGAGTAACGGAACAATCAACCGAAATGGTCAAACTGTGATCCAAAATGATTCGACTGGTCGCACTATCGTTCAGCAAGGTGTGGTAAGCCAACCTGTGCTTCGAGAAGGTGAAGTTCTTCCTCAAAACATCCAAACTCCGGGTCCTTCGATTGGCCAGAGGGTTATCGGAGCTTTGATTCCTGGGGCTGCTCTGGCGGCGACTCAAAATCGTTCAGTCAACGATGTGGTTGCAAATGTTCGTGGAGCAATCAACGGAGGAGTAGCCGACACTCGTGGAGTTCGAATTGAGAACGGTCGGATTTGCGACGAACGGACCGGAGTTTGTCAGCAAGCTGGCCGTGTTGAACCCGCTTCTCTCAACACTGGAAGAGTCCTTCAAAATGGCGACAGAGTTCGAAATGGCGAACGAATCGGAAATGGTGCCGCTGATCGGAATTCAGTTCGCTTGTTCTCGGGTCCTCGCATTCTTGAGGTTGGAACTGGAACTCAAACTCTTACTGAAGGTCAATACGTTCTCCCCCAAATTCGCAACCAGACAGCAAACATTGTTGGTGAAGAGAAAAATGTCTACCTTATCCAAGATTTGAATGGAAGTGGTACCTTCAACCTTGACAATGTCATTTTGATGGCCAATAGCATTGAATCTGACACTCGAGTTGTTGTGAATTTGAACCGCTGCCAATTGATTTCCGAAAATCTTGTCCTTCGTAATGTCGAGCTGAACTTGGTCGAATCATCGGTCTTGAGTTACATTAACCGTGATCCTGTCGCTATCTCGGCTCAAAACTCTTCCATCACCGCATTGCGTTCAAATCTGACCTTAATCACTTGGCTTGAAACTCCCGAGCAAATTCGCCACCTTCAACTTGAACAGACAGATCTTGAAATTGCTGATTCAAAGATTGTGGTGAATTCAGCTCTTCCTTTCGACTCGATTAATTACCTTCTCGTCGAAGCCGAGGGAGGGCGTCATGCGATTTCGAACGTCGACGCCTACCTGATTGGAGATGGTGGTTCAGTCCAACTCTACGATGTCGAGAACGTGACTCTTGACGTTCAGAATCTCGCTGTTGAAAGCACCATCCCTGAACTTCGAGAATCTACCGAAGTCAATTCTGATGTTACTCTTGACAATATTGTGATTAACGGTCAACGAATTGACACACCTCCTGGAATTCCTACCAATCCGGAGGAGGGTAACGGACCGATTCAAGTTGATCCGATTGTCATTGGAATTCCCGGTAACGGTCGAGGTAATGGCAACGGTCGAGGTAATGGCAACGGTCGAGGTAATGGCAACGGTCGAGGTAATGGCAACGGTCGAGGTAGTGGTAATGGCCGTATCGAAATTCCTGAGAATGGTCGAGGTAATGGCAACGGTCGAGGTAGTGGTAATGGTCGTATTGAAATTCCTGAGAATGGCCGAGGTAACGGTAATGGCCGTATTGAAATTCCTGAGAACGGTCGAGGTAATGGCAACGGTCGAGGTAACGGTAATGGCCGTATTGAAATTCCTGAGAATGGCCGAAACAGAATTCCTCGTCGCGATGACAATTGCGAAAGACAACGCGACCGATCTTCATATCGTAGACATTCGAGCAAGAATGAGCGCAGGGAGGAACAAAAGAGAGAACTTCGAGAAATCGAGAAGCAATATGAGAAAATCAACTCTCTTCTCGAAGAGGTCCCGGTTGTAATTCATAAGAAACATCGTCGCTAAATATTAACAATTTGTGAAAATGACTATTTTTCACAAATTTCTTTCCGGTTCCTTACAGTTCGTCTTCGAAGATGACTTGATATCCCTGTTTTTTGCAAGCTTCAATATCAATGTCCTCTCCGGTGTCAATGTCTGTGTAAATTACTTGATCGCTTTTAAAGCTGCTATTGATCAAAATCCAGACAATCACAATGATAAATAGAGCGATGATAGCAATTACAATATACTTCGATGAGATACTCTTCTTTCTCTTTTTTTCTTCCCTGTCTTCAGCCCACTTTAAAATCGCATCAAGATCTGATGAACTCATTTTAAATTCTTCAACCGATTCTTAAAGTTAAAAGAGTCTTCAAAAAGAAGTTTGTTGATGGAACGCTATTTAGTTCGTCGAGTGGCGGACCAACAGGAATTTGAAGTTGAACTTTCGCAACCGCAACTTCGAGCAGTTTCAGCTTTATTTTTCTTGATTCGAATGGTTGCCTCGGCCGAACCGATCCAATTGTTCAAAATTTCCAATTCGCAACCTTTTAACTTCGATCCGATAACTTACTCAACTCAAGAGTCAAACCCAACCCTAATTCAAATTTTTCCTTCCTCTGATCCTTTACAGGCTTTCTTTCGTCAGTATCCTGGGGTCACCGAGGAAGAATTTCTTTTTTCTGTAAGGGAGGGTAAATCTCCAGGAATTCAATCGATGGATTTGGGTGAAAGATACCGTAATCAACTCACGGTGCCTTGTGCGTTACTTCGATGGGGATTTCCTTCGGCTGTTCCCATTCCTGAGTGGAATGGAATGGCTTTGTTGATCCAAATTTCTCCTCCCGGATTTGAGGCTTTAAAGGTTTTCTGCTCTCTTCTTGGCGAAGAAGCAGAAAATCATGTTCAGATTTTAGGTGCTTAACAATTTGGAATCTCTTCCGAGTCGAAAATTTCGTCAGAGTCTAAAGTTTCAACTCGAATTCTTTCTCCGCCAAGTTGTTTAGCATTAACAAAATAAGGCACACCGGGTTGTTGTGAAATGTCAATTTCACCGTCTTCCTTTTCTAGAAAGACCGAAGATCTTGGCGAAACTTTATAGGGAAGAAAAACTCGATGAAGTTTTTGGTTTTGGTAGTAGCGAACTTCGAGAACTTGTGAGTTTTCAACAAAGCGTGCTCCACACAAAGGTTCGATTACCTTAGAGATGAAAGTTTTCTTAACAACTACGATAAAAACCGACCAAAAGAATTTACTTCGGTTCCATGAACGGACGAGGAAAGCCCAAATCAAAACTAGACAATTTATCAAAGTTTGTCGTTCCATCTCTTTTATTAGAAATTATGTTTATTCTTAAGATAAGCATAATTTTAGAAAATTTACTCAGACTGAGGAGCTCCGTGTCGAATGTAATGAAGAATTTCCGAAGAAGAAAGTTGTCCATTTTGTGAAATGTGTTTAAGTTCGTTTGTGTGTTCCCGTTTAGCCTTAACCAACACCATTTGTTGTTTAACTGGATTGAGACAGATTCGTGAAGTTTTCCTCTTCACACGGGAAACAAACAATTTGTGCAAGATTTGTCGATTCTTTCCAATGTGTCGAGCTTTCAACGCTTCGAAGAGATGCTCATGAGTTGCTTTCCAAGTTGGTTGATATTGAAGCAATCCGACATACTGAGGAAAAGCGGTCAAAAACTGTTGAAGAGCATACTTGGCCGAGAACTCAACATGAAAATGTTCATGTTGTTCGATTTGCTCTTTATGGGCGATTTGGTACAATTGCTCAATGTTCTTGATGCCGAAGTGTTCAATGTAGTAGTCGTAATCAATCTCGACCTTCTTTTCCTCATTGTCTTGGAGGAAGTGTTCCGGCAACATCATTTTGTTACCAAGGTACTGACCTTCATTCTGAACGATGATGTAATCAAGTCGATCACCAGGATTGGCAGGAGCTCCGCGAGCGGCCAAAGCCTCGGAGAAAATCTTCATGCAATTGTTCTTATCTTTATAGTTTTCTCCGAGTGATTTGACGACAACAAAATCTTGCCAGGAGAACTTTCTCTGATAAGTTTCGATCACTTGGGCAGAAATGTTTTCAAACATTTCCTTCAAGCCTTGACGGTTCAGACAGTCCATCAAAGTCGTGTAGAACAGATTTTGTTGCCATTGACAGTTGTCGCGGCGAGCTTTAATGGTGCCCTTGTGAATGATCTCAGCCTCATTCTTGAAAGTTCCGTCTCGGTTGACTGGCCAGAACGCATACTTCTTCTTCTTAATGCAGAACATGCGACCAACCTTCTCAAGACCGAGGTTGAGAGCTGGAGGGAAAATGTCTGAAACTTCTTTGGCCAACTCTTCTCCTCGCTTCATTGCATCAGCATAATTGGAGCACTGAGTGGGAAAGAAAATGCTGTCAGTGTCGTTGTAGACCGCATCCATGCCATATTTCTCCTTCAGATAGTCATTACCTTGATGGATGAGCTTACGGCCCATTGCGGTGACTGAGGCAGCGATTTGAGGAATGGGAAGGCGGCCTTGACGAGCGCCAGTAAATCCGTAGGTTGAGTTGGCAACCACCTTCAGACCAAGTTGTCTCTTCTCCTTTGTGTCGAGAGTGATCTGGCACTTCTCGCCTCTCATTGAGTTTCGAACGTCGGTTCGCTCTTGAATCAGACCAGCAACCAACTCAGGCAAAAGACCCTTCTTAATGTGCTCCTTGACAAACAAATGACGGAAATGCTTTTCAACCTTAGTTTCTTCATCTGTCTCGTCCCATTCAACAACCCAGTAATCGTCAGGAGTTAAAACCTTCAGAACTTCCTTCTCGTCACTTGGGTGGATCAGCGTCGTGTAGCACATATTGTAAGCGATCATGATGCTTGGGTACAGAGAGTTAAAGTCAATACAAGCTATGTAATCGTATAGGCCAGGTATTGGATCTGAAACGTAAGCACCGGAGTATTTGTCGCGAGATTGGGTTATGGTGTCAATGACGATGCCTTTCTGTGAAGTTAGGTGTTGAATGAGGGAGAAACAACGCATTTGCTGTCCTCGTGTGAAAAGATCAGAGACCGATACACCAGTCACTGAAGAAAACTCAACCAACCAAATCCAAACATTCAGCTTCTCGATTAAGTCAACGACCAGCAACGAGTCTTCAATACAATACTCGGCCACACTTCGAAACTCAGCTTGAAACTTGTCGGGGTGAGCGCAATACTTCTCGTAAATGTTAAACATTTCAATTGCTGAGATGTCATGCTTGCCTCGCCCAAGATATTGTTTAGAGACGGTGTCAAGATTGTAACGCAGTAGCTTCATCTCACGACGGACCAAAGTGTAAAGATCAAAGTTGACGCGGCCCTCCATTTGCATCATGTAGTAACGCTGGCGACTGTAAGCACTTGACTTCCAGTTAATCTCAGACAAAATCGTCTTAGCCTTTGAGCGAAGACGACCCATCGCTGGCCAATCTTGAAGGTACATTCCCAATCGAAAGTAGAGATACGGATAATCGAAACCGAAGATGTTAAAGCCGGTGACAATGTCAGGGTCAGTCTCTCGAATCAGATTGGCAAAAGCGAAGCAAAGTTGCTCTTCGGTTTCAACTTCAATGATTGTTGTACCGGGGATCTCTCCGACCTTACCCATGACAATCAAATACTTCTCCCTCTCATTGGTCTTGTTTCGAAACACCACACAAGAAATCATATAAACAACATTGGTAATTGCATACTCTTTCGGCATTGCCTTGTGATTATCGGAGTAACACTCAATATCGAAAGAGAAGATCTTTGGTGCCGTCACCCATCCCTTGCTCTCAATTGCTGAATAAGATTTTAATGTTCTCCAATCCCCTTGAAATTCGGAAATGGTACTCACTTTATGATTCTCAGGAACCTCAACGACTGAAATGCGAAACCATTGAGCGAAACGACAATCCCTTTCGGTCAGAAGCCTTCTCACTGGAGATTGACGATCTTCCCATAGTTGACCTGAGACTGAAATCTTCTTTCCATTGGCTCCAGTAAAGTGGAAAGGACGAGAAGCAATCTTGCGGAAAGCAGCCAAGGAAAATTCGGACGAAAAAACCATCTGAATCATCGGGAAAGTTCTCTTACCTTGAAAGTAATACAGTTTGGGTTTGCGAACAAAACGAGCGTTAATCGGCTTGTTATCTCCGAGCAAGGTCGTAATCTTCATCAACAAATGAGAGGCGCGATTTTCATCCCAAGGGACACTTCGACCAGAAACTAAAATTGGCTTAAGTTCAAAATAACAAACATGCAAAAAAGGTATTCTCAACAAATGGGGTTTCGATTCTCGGTCCAAACACCAGGCATAGATGGTTGTTTCAAAGCCTCCTGAAGGAATAGCGAGATCGCGAACTGACCAATCATAAGCATGGACCGTAAGCTCCATATTTTCAAATCTCTTTTTGCATTTCAATATTTAAAAGAGATTTGATAAATTTTCTTTAAAGTAAGTTTTGTCCTTTCTGGACAAAATTTTAAAAAGATATAATTTTAACAATGAGTGAAAAATATCCTCCTTGAGTCGAATTTTCAAATCATGTCAAAGATGAAAGAAATTCGTCAAAAAATCGTTAATTTCTTTTCTGATCTTTTTCAGGAAGAAGACGAAAAGATTTGCGAAACGAATATCTTTTTAAATTTACTTTCTCGAACTCAACCTTTGAGCTTCCGAGATGAAAAGGGAGAACTTTTTAGAATGAATTTTAACGACCTTACTTACACAACCCGAGACCCTTCGAACTCAAAATACTCAAAAATACAAAAATTAACTTTAATTCGTCAAACCAATAATTCTCTCATTTTGATAGGGAATTACTATGGAAATGGAATGACGTTTCGAATGTCACTTGTGATTGAAGGAAATTTTTCCCTTTCGAACTCTGAGGTCAAAGCAACCCTCACAATCGACTTCAGAACTCACATTCGAGAATTTTGTTCTTTTCTTGAATTATCTTCATTATCTTGTGGCATTAATTGATTTTGATATAAGTACAATAAAAAATCTTTAAAGACAATTTCGTAGGTCTTTAAAGAAAACATTACGAAAATGGCTTCTGAAGGAAAAGAACCAGAAATTGTCTCGGAATCCGATGAGAAACGTCCGATTTCCTTTAAGGATTTGAGGGTGACAACAATGGTTGTTATTGTAAGTTTTTCTTCAGTAATTAACATTGATCTTTTGTTTCCTCTCCTACTGATGAAGGAGTTCGATCTGGAACAGAAATACTTCACAAAGAAAATCACTCTTCCTGTTCTTGAAGCTGGATCTCTTCTTTCAGCTCGCTATAAGGGCGTCGTTCGTGGAAAGGTTAAGTTTCAATCCCCAAAGTTTTTTAAGAATGCGATTACTATCGACATTTCGAATAAAGACAAAAATGTCAGCGCGAAAGTTTCAAAGAGCAAAATTCAAATGTGTGGCATTAAGAGTGCTCGAATGGCCGAAGAAACAGCCTGTTTGCTTTTCGAGCACATTGAGGAGGTGGCACAGTTTCTCCCGACAATTACCGATGAACATCTTGACGCTGCTGAAAAATACGTTCAAACAAACGATGAACAATGCCTCGAAGGTTTGGACAAGAACATTATGACAAGATTAGTCCGTTATGCTCTTGAGTGCACCGAAATTGAACAATACAATAAGTTTATCTCCGATGTTCGGGCTTGTCCTCAACGTCAAGTTAAGGTCGGACCTTTGGAAATCACCGAAGTTCATCGAGCAATGGCAAATTACAATTTCCCATTGGGATTTAAAATTCTTCGGTATGAATTGGCAAGAAATATTGATGGTGTTGAAGAATTTAGTTGTTACTATGATAACACAACCCATCATAACGTTGTGATTGAACATCCTCATAACGTGACCCGAAATCGGAAGAAGAAATCACCTCACGTTACTCTAACCGTTTATCAGTCAGGATTGGTGACTCTTTCCGGCCCCAACGAAGAAGTCATCATGCCGATTTATGAAAAATTTGTGCGAATTATTCGGCATATTCGCCATTTAATCGAAAAACCCCAATAATTTTCGAATTTGAACAATACAAATTCGAACATTTAAAATGAATTCGAGAAAACCCCTTCCTTGTTCTTTAGTTGTGTTTGGAGCCTCATGTGTTCTTTTTATGTTCGCGATCTTTGGGTTCTTTATCTCATGTGTGATGTTTGCAGGACCTTGGACTTCAAATAATTCTTGCCTTACTCATCAAAATCGAGAACAGTGTCTAAGTAATTGTGGTTGTGGGTGGTGTTGGTCAAATTCAACAGGAGTTTGCCTAAACGGAGATTGTAATCGAGATCATTTTGATGATGATTCTGACTGTTCTGATTGGAACGTCGGAGTTATTTATTCCGTTTCAGTCTTTTCAGCCATGATTCTTGTTACGGCAGTTGTCTGTTTGGTTTCGTTAAGTATTTTCTTCCGTCTTGATCTTAAGATTATTGGTAGGTTTTCCCGACCGTTATTCATTTAAATAAATTCGAAATTTGACTACTCCAAATTTCGAATTTCGCTCAGAAATGAAGGCTTCTTCTGTTGCTAGCTTTTTCTCGTTTCTGGTGATATGTTCTCTGATTCTCCTTTTGATTTCTTGTGCGAATTCAATCGTTAGAACGGGAAGGTTGATTCATATCTGTCCCCAGTTGAAGTTTTCGAACGATTGTCTCAACCATTGTGGTTGTGGATGGTGTGAACATACTACCGGAGATCAAACATCGGGAACTTGTTACCCGTCGCAAAATTTCTGTTCCGGTGAACGTTATCTCGTCTCGGAATGTAGCTATCTGACTTCCGCTTTTGACATGGTAACTGAAATTAGCCTACCGTTCTCTCTGATCTCTTTCATTGGTCTAGCAGTCTCTGGCCATTACGCAAGGAAAGAGCATTTGGCTTAACTGAATTTGTTTGATGTGTAAAAATTCTAAGCAATAATCAAAAAATCAAACTCTTCGGAATAAAATTATGGCTTAACTTGAGCCATAATTTTAAAGTGAAAGTAGAAACTTTTAGTTTCTGAATTGGGGACACCACAAGATTATTTTTAATTTTCAAGTTAAAGATAATCCATCGATCGAATTTTATATGATGTTACAAAAAAGTAACTTGGGTTTTTCGATTTTGTAATTTTAAGAATCTAGAAAAAAATTGTAGATTCTTAAAATTACAAAATCGAAAAACCCAAGTTACTTTTTTGTAACATCATATAAAATTCGATATTAGTTCAAACAAGTTTAAAGACAACTCGAAAATAAATTGTCTTTAAGTTACTTTGGTTTCAACCAGATTGTTTCCACTTGGATTAAAGATGATTTTGAATTTCGAGATCTTTGGTCAGATGTTGGAAGAAATAGACGAGTTCAGATCGATAGAATTTGAGGTGGCAGTTGTATATCTATTCTTCGATTTAGCTGAAATGTTTGTGCTGTGAATTAAAGATAACTCGAAAAGTAGTTATCTTTAAGTTACTTTGAACTATTACCAAATTTTATATGATGTTACAAAAAAGTAACTTGGGTTTTTCGATTTTGTAACTTTTCTAAAATCTAAAAAATTTTTCAAAACAAGAAATTACAAATATGAAAAACCCAAGTTACTTTTTTGTAACATCATATAAAATTCGAGTATTCGAACAAGAATTATTTCTGCTAGATCTAGCAGAAATAATTATAATTTGTTTATCTACTTCAACAGAAATTACCTAACCAAATTGCAATTTTCTCACTCGAATTCAACAGAAATTACCTAACCAAATTGCAATTTTCTCACTCGAATTCAACAGAAATTACCTAACCAAATTGCAATTTTCCCACTCGAATTCGACAGAAATTTCCTAACCAAATTGCAATTTCCCACTTGAGTTTTACTGAAAACTTAGTATTACTTGTAATTATTTCTCCTAAATCTAGCAGAAATAATTTTTGTTCGAATGCTGAATTTTATATGATGTTACAAAAAAGTAACTTGGGTTTTTCATATTTGTAATTTCTTGTTTTGAAAAATTTTTTAGATTTTAGAAAAGTTACAAAATCGAAAAACCCAAGTTACTTTTTTGTAACATCATATAAAATTTCATATTAGTTCAAACAACCTTAAAGATAATTTATTTTCAAGTTATCTTTAAGTTACTTTTAGATTTGGATAAATACTTACACGGACTAAAGGTAACTTTAAGCTATCTTTAAAGACTTTTGGATTTGGGTAGATTTTCCCGTTTAAAATTAAAGATAACTCGAAAATAAGTTATCTTTAAGCTTGTTTGAACTAATATCGAATTTTATATGATGTTACAAAAAAGTAACTTGGGTTTTTCATATTTGTAACTTTTTTAGATTTTAAAAAATTTTTCAAAACAAGAAATTACAAATATGAAAAACCCAAGTTACTTTTTTGTAACATCATATAAAATTCAGCATTCGAACAAAAATTATTTCTGCTAGATTTAGGAGAAATAATTACAAATTGTTTGTCTATTCCGCTTGAAAACTTACCGACAAATTGCAATTTTCTCACTTGAGTTTCATTGAAAACTTACCGACAAATTGCAATTTTCTCACTTGAGTTTCATTGAAAACTTACCGACAAATTGCAATTTTCTCACTTGAGTTTCATTGAAAACTTACCGACAAATTGCAATTTTCTCACTTGAGTTTCATTGAAAACTTACCAACAAATTGCAATTTTCTCACTTGAGTTTCACCTGAAAACTTACCAACAAATTGCAATTTTCTCACTTGAGTTTCACCTGAAAACTTACCAACAAATTGCAATTTTTTCACTTGAGTTTCATTGAAAACTTACCAACAAATTGCAATTTTTTCACTTGAGTTTCATTGAAAACTTACCAACAAATTGCAATTTTTTCACTTGAGTTTCATTGAAAACTTACCAACAAATTGCAATTTTTTCACTTGAGTTTCATTGAAAACTTACCAACAAATTGCAATTTTTTCACTTAAGTTTCATTGAAAACTTACCAACAAATTGCAATTTTTTCACTTAAGTTTCATTGAAAACTTAGTATTACTTGTTATTATTTCTCCTAAATCTAGCAGAAATAATTTTTGTTCGAATACTCGAATTTTATATGATGTTACAAAAAAGTAACTTGGGTTTTTCGATTTTGTAATTTCTTGTTTTGAAAAATTTTTTAGATTTTAGAAAAGTTACAAAATCGAAAAACCCAAGTTACTTTTTTGTAACATCATATAAAATTTCATATTAGTTCAAACAACCTTAAAGATAATTTATTTTCAAGTTATCTTTAACTATTTCTAAATTTGGATGGAATTTTCCCACTTTAGATTAAAGATAACTTGAAAATAAATTATCTTTAAGGTTGTTTGAACTAATATGAAATTTTATATGATGTTACAAAAAAGTAACTTGGGTTTTTCATATTTGTAACTTTTTTGGATTTTAAAAAATTTTTCAAAACAAGAAATTACAAATATGAAAAACCCAAGTTACTTTTTTGTAACATCATATAAAATTCGAGTATTCGAACAAAAATTATTCCTGCTAGATTTAGGAGAAATAATAACAAGTAATACTAAGTTTTCGGTGAAACTCAAGTGAAAAAATTGCAATTTGTTGGTAAGTTTTCGGTGAAACTCAAGTGAAAAAATTGCAATTTGTTGGTAAGTTTTCAATGAAACTCAAGTGAAAAAATTGCAATTTGTTGGTAAGTTTTCAGGTGAAACTCAAGTGAGAAAATTGCAATTTGTTGGTAAGTTTTCAGGTGAAACTCAAGTGAGAAAATTGCAATTTGTTGGTAAGTTTTCAGGTGAAACTCAAGTGAGAAAATGCAATTTAACGACAAGTTTTCATTGAAATTCAAGTGAGAAAATGCAATTTAACGACAAGTTTTCATTGAAATTCAAGTGAGAAAATGCAATTTAACGACAAGTTTTCAGGCGAAACTCGATATCAGTTGTGATTATCTCTCCTAAATCTAGCAGAAATAATTCTTGTTCGAATACTCGAATTTTATATGATGTTACAAAAAAGTAACTTGGGTTTTTCATATTTGTAATTTCTTGTTTTGAAAAATTTTTTAGATTTTAGAAAAGTTACAAAATCGAAAAACCCAAGTTACTTTTTTGTAACATCATATAAAATTTGGTAATATTTCAAACAACCTTAAAGATAACTTATTTTCGAGTTATCTTTAGCTATTTTTGGATTTAATGGATATTCTGGTTATCTTTGGGAACAGAATCGACTTCAAGTTGCTCTGAAATTTGGGAAAAGTAAAAGAAGAAATTTTAGAATTCTGACCTTGAGTAGACTATTAAAACTCTAATTATATTTATTTCAGGGATAATCCTGCAAATAAATCAAGTTATCCAATGAACATTTTAGTTTCTGAGTTGGGATACTCGAAGGATATTTTTAATTTTCAAGTTAAAGACAATCCATTAATCGAATTTTATATGATGTTACAAAAAAGTAACTTGGGTTTTTCGATTTTGTAACTTTTCTAAAATTTAAAAAATTTTTCAAAACAAGAAATTACAAATATGAAAAACCCAAGTTACTTTTTTGTAACATCATATAAAATTTGGGTATAGTTCAAACAACCTTAAAGATAACTTCAAGTTCAACTTTTCAGTCCAAATTTGGACTGAAAAGGTTAAGTGGAGAATTAGAAATCGGGAAAATTTCCCATGAGAGAACAAATTCTATCGACGAGTTCATCGGATAGAACGTCCATTGAAGGACAAGATCTCAACAAATCGAATTGTTCATTCTTGAACATCTTCCATCGTTCTATAACTTCTGGGTCAACTGTTCGATTTTCAACAGGTAGGTAAAGTTGCAGAGCTTGAATTTTGGTTGTAGGAAGAATCTCAATTCGAAAGCCAGAACTCATCCACCAATCTAAGAGTTCAACTTCTTCATTCTCTGAATGAGAAATTAAAATCGAATCTGGATAGACAATATCGAATTTAGAATTTGTACAGAATTTTTTCCAAATTTCCAACGTTGAGGTACAAGAAACACTCTTCAAGATTGAAACAATCTTCTTTCCTGGCGGAAGTTGAAGTCTTCTTGGAGCGTAGTTCAGAAGCCGCGAGAGACAATTTGAGTGATGAGGAACAAAGAACAATTTTAAATCTCGTTTGCTAATTTTCTTCATAATTCCCTTTTGAATACATTTGAGAATAATCGGGAGATCTTTACCATCTTTTTCTTTTAGCCAAGTTGGCCGAACTCCAAACTTTTCGAACCAAATTGCAATTTGCATTTTCTCAAGAGTTCTTTTCCCAAAGTAAAATTCCATTTTGGTATTTTCCAAAAGACCTGACGATTCCCACCATTCCAAAATCTCCATTTTGCATTTTTCATAATTTTTGCAAAGATTAGGGATAAATTTGGTAGAACTCTCTATTGAAAAGTTTATTTTCCACCAGTTCAAAATACCAGTTCGGTTCGGAGTTCGAGAAAGAGAAGCTTGAATTAGATTTTTACGTAAAAATGTCTGGCTGAATTTGGGAAATCGCGAAACTAACCACTCGAGATTTTCAATCCGACCAATCCTTGAAACTTTAAGGATTATTTGTTTGTAAGAGCGCAATATAATGGGAAGATAGCCCAATTTTTGAAACAAATTTAAAAATTTAATTTGTAACGAAGGAACGAGCGAGATGAGATCTTCCTCCCGAATATCAAAATCTCCACCTTCTTTCACCCATCTTTGAAAGAAATTGAATTTGGACCACAAATGATGACGATGGGGACATTCTCCCTTTATTTTGAACAATAACTTGGGTTTGGATTTCTCGAAAGAATCGTTCCAATATTTTGGAGTTTTAATCAGACCTTCTCGAGTTAGAACTCGAAAAGTTGGAAAATTCGCAATCCAGAATTCCAAATTTTCGATACTTGGATCACTTTGTAACAGAGAGCGAAAAATTCGCTTGTATTCTTTGAACGGAATCACACCCTTCAACAACTCCTTGTTTTTTGATAGAACATTCAGTCTGTCTTGTTCGATTTTTTCGAAAACTGGTCGAATATCCATTTTTCAAACAAATAGAAATTTTGCTTCAAGTTTCTATTTGCCTTTTCTTTTTTCATTGTTTGATGTCCCGGTAAAAAGTATAAAGGGTGATTTTCAAGTTACCTTTAAGTTCTTTTCAACTCATATGAAATTTTATATGATGTTACAAAAAAGTAACTTGGGTTTTTCATATTTGTAATTTCTTGTTTTGAAAAAATTTTTAAAATCTAAAAAAGTTACAAATATGAAAAACCCAAGTTACTTTTTTTGTAACATCATATAAAATTTGGTAATATTTCAAATAACCTTAAAGATAACTTGAAAATAAGTTATCTTTAATTCAAAGTGGGGAAAATCCTACCCAAATCTAAAAATAATTAAAAAGAACTTGAAAATAAGTTATCTTTAAGTTCTTTTCAACTCATATGAAATTTTATATGATGTTACAAAAAAGTAACTTGGGTTTTTCGATTTTGTAATTTCTTGTTTTGAAAAATTTTTTAAAATCCAAAAAAGTTACAAATCTGAAAAACCCAAGTTACTTTTTTGTAACATCATATAAAATTTCATATGAGTTGAAATATTTGTTGATTGGAAGATATTCCAAATTGTTTTAATTACCTTCTGAATTTAGGGACAATATGGGACGATAAATGATATCTTATTCATCTTAAAATTATCGTTTCGGAAATCGATTTAATGATTTAGATAGAGTTTCCTCTTTTCGAATTACTTTTTCTCTGAGTATGTCTGTAATATTTTCTGTTCTAGAATAGAAAATATCCGTTTGTGAGTTGGGATTAACAAAGATTATTTTTAATTTTAGAGTTAAAGATAATCCATTAACCAAATTTTATATGATGTTACAAAAAAGTAACTTGGGTTTTTCATATTTGTAACTTTTTTAGATTTTAAAAAATTTTTCAAAACAAGAAATTACAAATATGAAAAACCCAAGTTACTTTTTTGTAACATCATATAAAATTTCGTAATATTTCAAACAACCTTAAAGATAACTTGAAAATAAGTTATCTTTAACTATTTTCAGATTCGGGTATATTTTTACCATTTTGGATTAAAGATAACTTATTTTCAAGTTATCTTTAAGGTTGTTTGAAATATTACCAAATTTTATATGATGTTACAAAAAAGTAACTTGGGTTTTTCATATTTGTAACTTTTTTAGATTTTAAAAAATTTTTCAAAACAAGAAATTACAAATATGAAAAACCCAAGTTACTTTTTTGTAACATCATATAAAATTCAAGTATTTGAACAAAAATTATTTCTGCTAGATTTAGGAGAAATAATAACAAATAATATAAGGGTTTTCGATAAAATTCAAGTAAGAAAATTGCAACTTTATTATCACTTTTTCGTCGACTTTTGGTGAGAAAAATGCAATATCATCTTGAATTTTTCGCTACTACCAGAATTATTTCTGTCGGATTCAAGAGAAATAATTGTAAGTAATAGCGAAATTTTTCCACCGATTCCAAATAGATTTTTTCTATTAAATTGCAATTTTCTCGTTTGAGTTTCACCGAAAACTTAGTATTACTTGTTATTATTTCTCCTAAATCTAGCAGAAATAATTTTTGTTCGAATGCTGAATTTTATATGATGTTACAAAAAAGTAACTTGGGTTTTTCGATTTTGTAATTTCTTGTTTTGAAAAATTTTTTAGATTTTAGAAAAGTTACAAAATCGAAAAACCCGAGTTACTTTTTTGTAACATCATATAAAATTTGGTAATATTTCAAACAACCTTAAAGATAACTTGAAAATAAATTATATTTAATCCAAAATGCAAATATTCTACCAAATTCCAAAAGTCATTAAAGATAACTTGAAAATAAATAATCTTTAAGGTTGTTTGAAATATTACCAAATTTTATATGATGTTACAAAAAAGTAACTTGGGTTTTTCAGATTTGTAACTTTTTTGGATTTTAAAAAATTTTTCAAAACAAGAAATTACAAAATCGAAAAACCCAAGTTACTTTTTTGTAACATCATATAAAATTTGGCAATAGTTCAAACAACCTTAAAGATTATTTATTTTCAAGTTATCTTTAATCCAAAATGCAAATATTCTACCAAATTCCAAAAGTCATTAAAGATAACTTGAAAATAAATAATCTTTAAGGTTGTTTGAAATATTACCAAATTTTATATGATGTTACAAAAAAGTAACTTGGGTTTTTCAGATTTGTAACTTTTTTGGATTTTAAAAAATTTTTCAAAACAAGAAATTACAAAATCGAAAAACCCAAGTTACTTTTTTGTAACATCATATAAAATTTGGTAATCTTGTTATCTTCTGTTTCTGAAAAAAGAAACCAATAAATCTTAAAATTCGTTTGAAACATAGCCAAACGAATCTAAAATGGTGTTAAAGTTGTTGCTAGCTTTATTCTTTCTAATCTCAGTCGAGGCAAACAATTGTGGAGATTGGGGAGATAAGGAAGGTTGCTCTTCAGCTTGCAATTGTGCTTGGTCTTGGTCCAACGCAACGTGCATTTATAGACATCGAGTTTCAGATTCCGAATGTTCTTCCGATCTTTCTTTGGTTGTCGGCTTACCAATCGCAGGATTTATTCTTTGCATTATTGCTGTTGCTTTGTTTCTTCCTTGTTACTTCGAACTTCGAAATGTTTGTCGAAAGCCAACCCCTTTGGAAGTTTGGAGTGATGATGAATTTGAAGTCCGAATTTAGTTGATCGAAATTAAAATGCGGTTGATTTTCTTTTTCTGTTTGTTGACTATCTGTTCTGCTGAACAATGTCGTGAAATTGAAACACAATCACATTGTCGTTCGTTTTGCGATTGTGTTTGGTGCGAGCAAACTTGTCTCCCCTCTAACCTTTCATCTTCTTGTGCGAAGCCAATTTTCTGTTCTAAGAGTTTAAGTTTTCATGATGTAGTTACTCTGATTTGCGGATTGATTTTCTTGGTGTGTTTGGGAGTTTGTTTCTCGGTTGCTGCTCTTTTGTTTTATTTTCGGACGGATTTGAAAGAAGATATTGAAAATGTCGAAAATGAAAAAACTTACCTTCCAGGTTCGATAAATTAAAATGTGGATTCTTGTCTGTCTGGTTGTTTCTCTGTCTTGGGGTGGAATTGTGTATAAACTTCTGTCCAAAAACTAAATGATTTTAAATTCGTCAGAATCGAATTTAAAATTTCTGATGAGATACCTTTGTCTGTTAATTCTATTTTTGGTGGGTGTGGTCTCTTGCTCATCGAAGTATTCTTGTACAACTATCGATTCTGAGCAATATTGTTTGGAGAATTCTGATTGTTTGTGGTGTCCACAAACCTCAAGTTGTCACTTCATTGGTACTTCTGTTGAGTGTCAATTTATTCTTCACCAACCCACCCTTTTCTCCAATTTGTTCTTTTATTCCGCCGTTGTAATTAGTGGAGTCTTATTGGCTCTTCTGATCTCTGTTTTTAAGAAATTTGTTGGAATATTTATTTAATTAATTGAATTTTTAGGTTTCGACCTAAAAACTCTTCTTCAAATACTAAAATGAAAATTGTAATTTTGTTGACAATTCTTTTCCTTGGGTTTGCGTCATGTTCAAACCAATACCCTTGTACTTCAATTGATTCGAAGCAATATTGTTTGGAGAATTCTGATTGCTCATGGTGTCCAGTTTATTCAACCTGTCATTTTATTGGTTCTGAGGCAAGATGTGGAATTACTTCCAATGATACCAAATACATTAAAGATGGAATGAATTTTGCGCTTATTATTGTTCTTCTTCATTCTCTTTGGATAGTCTTGTATGAACGTTCAATTGAAAGAGCCTTTTGGAATTTTATCCCAACTATTATTATCTACCAGATTATAGTTGAATTGATGAAATCTTATTTGCATTCTCCTAATGAATAAATGGAATTACAAATTCGTTTCGCGGTTCTACTCTTTTTCCTTCTTTTGGTGTTGGTAATTTATCTAATTTACCGAAAATATTTCTATTCTGACTACCAATCTATTGATGATTAAATTTACTTGTTTGTGAAACAAGTAAATCTAGAATTTAAACTTTAAAACAAAGTTTCTACTTTCGAAGCACAATTTTCCCAACTCCAATTCGAGGCGAAATTAATATAAGTTTGCCTCTCCTTTTCAATTTGGTTTGTTGAATTCGAAATTCTGTCCATGGTTTGGAGCAGCAACTGTAGATAATTCTTTTTCGAATCTGAGTTCAAAGGTACCGATGGAGCTGAAGGTTCAACTGTTTCGATCAAAGCGCTATCAAGAATGACAACGGGGATGCAACCGGCTGCTTGAGCCTTGGTTGCGGTGATGCAAAAAGTTTCATAGGCGGTGCAGGGATAAGTCCAAAGTGAAGATTTTCCAAAAGCTTGAGCTAATTCTTCATGACCAACTTTTCCATGTTCAGTTACGCCAAGCTTGCGGCAATCTTCAACTTTTTTCTTCAATTCAGTAATTTCACTTTGATTCAAACAACCCCAAGTTTGCCAACCATAATAAATGTCGAGTGTTGCACGAGGAAACTTCTTTCGAACTTGAGGCCAAATATCGATGAGCAGAGTCAAACCACGAGCATAATTCGAGGCGTAAATGCAGGAGAAGGGATTTTTTCTTACGATTTTGTGCAAACCTCCTTTCTTTTCTCTCGAGAATTGGGAGAGAGAGATTCCATTTCCACAAAGAACCGATGGTAATGTTTCCAAGGGTGGATTTTTCTCCACATATTGCTTCTTTTGTTCAGAACTAAGCCAAAGAACTCCATCACAACCTTCGACAGAAAAAGTTGAAGTGCAAACATCGTGAGGCCAAAAGAGAACATTCGACGTTTTCTTCCTTGCTGCCAGAAAATCAGTCTGTCTCCAAAGAATGCAAGTTGAGCAATCTTCATCGGTGAAATAAGACTCGACCGGTTTGTACTGAGGATTGGACGAGGAAAGACGATGAAGTGACTTTTCGGGCGGGTTGGCATAAACCGTCACCCGATACTTCTTAGCTAACTCTTGCGCTAAGTAAATCACCGCTTCTTCCGAACCTGAAATTCCTGATGTGGTTGAGTTCGGGTCCCAAGTTCCGACCACCGCGTTAGCGAAGCAAAGGATCGAGATTTGTCTTTGAGTGTGAACTTTGGAAAGATTTCTCTCAACTCGGGAGAAATGTTGACGAAGTTGACGGGCGAACTCGGGAGATTTTCTTGCCTGCTCCAAAATTTTGTCCGCATACTCTTCCGATCTACCATTAGTTAAATAAAAAGATGAGATGAAAGAAGCATCCAGATCAACCAATGAGGTTCCATTGGAACATTTGTCCCAAACTTCAGAATATTTTTCATCCGCCAAAAGAAGCCCAATCTCCATTTTAAAATTGGAATTTAAGGTTTAGAATAATTTCAAACCTTAAATTTAAACTAGAAAAGCGTAAATGCAAGCAAATAAAATTAAACCAATTACAATTATGGCAACTGCGACATAAAATCGAACCGGAACGGGAAAGTTCAAAGGTTGAGTGTTGCATTCAACCACCGTGTTATTTCCATTGGCATCCGTTTGCAAACACAAAGATTCGGGGCCACAAACTTGTCGAAAGCTTGCTCCAAGACCAAGGCGAGAAATTAAAGAGTTCGTATCCTCAGCATTAAAGATACAGCGACAAGTTCCTGGTTGGCAACGACAAACCTGAGTGAAGTTTACGAAAGGCACCGAACTGTCTTCGATTTGCAAATTAGCTCCACTAATAACACAAACATCACCTTGACAAATATCGACCTCTCCATCCGGACGAATTCTTTGAACTGTTCCTGCACGAGAGCAAAGGGGGTCGCAAGGGCGATTGTAAGTTCCGCTCGGTGTCAGCAAGTAGGAACGGAGAGGCCCTTCAATCTCGGGAGCAAAACAACCACAAAAAGCGGTTCTGGAAGGAGAACTTTCAATCTCCGAACGATTTGAGTAAAGTCCACAAATTTCGGTCAAGGCCAAATCACAACTTCCTGGTAATTGTGAACAAGATGAAAGTAGTGTTTCTTGGAAAGGTGAATATCCTTCTCTTCCAGGTTCGGTGATTTGATAGTTTTGAACATATTTCAGAAAAGTCGCATACATACTTCTCCTCACATTATCCAAACCTGCAGGATTAATGCGAGCTGAAGGAGAGGAGTAAATTTGAGAATAGTACAGGTTTGTACATAAACCTTGTCTCCAAGCATCCATCCATTGTTTCTCTGTCACTCCTTGAGAGAATGAACAAAGGGCTTCCAAACTTGCCATGTTTTAAACTTAAATAAAAAGTTTGGAAACTTTTTATTTCTTAAGCAGATGGAGCAAATGATTTTGGTACAAAAGTATTTTTGGTCAAGTGTTCTCCACTTCGATAATAAAGATACACAGCGATCAAAATTAAAGCAAGGGACAAAGTCTGCAAAATGTTTACGAAAGCACTTCGAGCTTGTTCGTCACAAGTCTTGAAGTTAAACATTGACAAAACCAGTAGTGCGAGAGCCAAGAGCAAAACGTGAGTGATTTTCCTCTTGGCTTTAATATCGGTCAGCGCCCAAGTTAGAAACAAGGTCAAAATGATTTTGACGTAGGCTCCTCCGCCTTTGAGACCAAGGGCAGGAATAATATCTGAACAATCTTGATTTAACATGTAGGAAAGGAAAACTCCGACCGGAATCAAAACTAAAACGAAGGCAACCAAATCTCCATCGATTAAATCAAGGAAATAAGCCGCAACCAGCCAAATTATGATCGCTAAACCATAATACCAATCGGTCCTGCGCATTTCCATTTTAAAATAAGAATCGAAATTGTGGTATTGAGGAAAAAAATTCGTAAAATTTTAATTAAATTTTAAGATGTTTCGAGCCCGTTCGTCTGAAGTTAAATTTCGAGTTTCGAAGATGGTTCTGCCCAAAATTCCTGTTGAAATTTTGGAAGCCGTGATGCTAGAACTTAGTCCAAAAGATATCTACTCAGCCAGTAAAGTGAACCAAGAATGGAGGGAAGTGATCGAGAGTGAGGTCTTTTGGAAGAGAATCACAATTCGCGACTTTGGTGTTTTCTCAGTTCCTTTCACGGGAAGTTGGAAAGAAACCTATCATACCAATCTAAAACGTTTCTGTACTCCCCTTGCCAAAAACTTTATTTATTTGACCTTAACCTTTCCATTTGAAGGCTCGTCTGACTTGAAATACGACCAAGCACGAATTTGCAAGATTTGGTTCGAGAATTTGTACGAACTTTCACGAATAAAACTGGAGGCGGAATTTGCCTTCAAGATCGTCGATTCGGTTCTTGGTAATGGACCTTGCCTTCCTTCGATCTCTCGGGTAGTTGACGAGAAGGGTAAAACTTTTCAAACTTTATACTTCCGCCTCGAAGCTCGGAATCCTAATCTATCAATTTCTCGCCTTGTCCCTGTCGTCAACGCTTGGAAGAAACTTCGAAGAAATTTGTTGTCCGAAAAGCAGTTTCTTGAAGAAGAGATTAGCTTTGTCGTTCGGCAAGAAAAAGTTTCAAATTCGATGAGGGATTTTGTTATCAAATTTCAACCAGATGGAGGATTCAACAAAAGAAGATGCTTGAATAAATCAGGCTACGACATTTTGCTTGACAATTGTGATGTTCGGAGAAGTTCAAGAATCGTCTATTAAAAAAGCTATTTTATTTGTGTTTTAAGCCACAAATAAACTTCTAAATAAAATGGAGTCTCTAAGACAACAAATTCCCAAGAGGATTATGCAAACTTGGAAAACGACGACCATTCCAGACAAATGGAAATCGTCCCAAGAAGCGGTGTTAAGATTGATGCCTGATTACCAATACACGTTGCTAACTGACTTCGATAATGAAAGATTGGTTCGAGAACATTTTCCCAATTTCTTGGACAAATGGAATAATTTTCGCTATCCGATTCAGAAGGCGGATGCCATTCGTTACATGTGGCTTTATTTGCACGGAGGATTTTATCTTGATTTAGATCTCGAACCACAAGACCGATTTGATTTCCTGCTCAATCAAGGAGAACTTTTGCTTCTCCCCTCAGCAAATAATATTAGTTGCTTAACGAATTCTTTTATGGCTTCAGTACCAAGACACCCGTTTTGGCTTGAAGTTCTTGAAGCTATTGGTCAAGATCGACCAATCTGGGCACAAGGTAAATTCTTTGAAGTGATGTACACTACTGGTCCAAACATGCTCAACAAAGTGGCCAAAGAAAGTCGACATAATTTTACTTCGCTTTCACCTCGGCTAATAGGTTCACCTTCTGTCTGTACTTATCAAGTGACAATTACGGGTTCATTGTTCAAGGCATTGGAAGGAGGCAGTTGGCTTCCAGATTGGTTCATTCCTCTGATGCAGTTCTTCCGTTGTTCAAAACCTTACGTTCTTAAATTAGGATTGGTAATTCTTCTCCTATTTGTTCTGATTTTGCTTCTGATTTAACTTAGAAGAGAGGTTAATCTCTCTGCAAAGTTTTTTTTTAATTAAGAATCTCGTTGAGGTCGGCCATCATCGAGCAAGAATTCAATTACAGCATTAAGTTGTCTTTGTCGAGCCTCAATGGTCAAAGGAAGAGTTTTCTTTTCTTTGGCACAGGCATTAACTTCCGTTGCACGTTTACACCTTTTTCTAAATCTTTTCGCGTATTTTTTGTTGAGTTTTCCCTTGATCAAAAAATCCTGTTTTTCTTCGGAGTATTGAGATTCGACAATTGCATTTCCCAAACGATTCCTTTCAACTTGAATCTCATCCATTTGTTTGCTTTTTTTAATTCTCAAAAGTTTATTCTTGAGTCGAATTCTTGCTCCTGATCACGGGGGATGTAGTATTCACCCCGGAAGAGAATCACCGGTGAACCTGTCCTGCTCTGATAAGGCAGAGCTCGGAAACTTCGGGTGAACTTTTCCGGAGTTTCGGAATAAGCCAAGATCCTCTCAGGACAAGGGAAGAACTGGTCGCCCGACTCCTTCCGAATCACCTTACTGGGAATGCTGTGAACCCGAACCATCTTCTTGGTGTGACTGACCACCATCAGATATTTAGCTCGAGAAGAATGGGTGGGAGGGCAAACAAACAACTGACCCTTCAGTGAGGACAAATCTTCGACATAAGGGCTGTACTTTCGGGAGCGAGAATCGCGTATCTTCTCCTTCTGAAGCTTTTGGGCAGACAAAATCTGAAGAACTTTGGAAATTTCGTCGAAGCAATCAAGCTGAGGGTTGGCTTCCAGGTTAGAGACCAATTCCTTCAGAGATTGGCAAGTGGACTTATGGATCTGCTTAGACGACATTGTTCAAAATACGAGATAATTTGAAAGTTGGAAATGGATGACTTGTTCATCATTTTTATAATTTAATTATCTTAATTTGCAGTGATATTACTGCTAAACTTTTCAACTGAGAATGGAAGTTAATCTTTTACTACCCAGAATAAAGGAGAAAATAATTTTAATTTTAGGTTAAAAGAAAAACAACAACGAAATTTTATATGATGTTACAAAAAAGTAACTTGGGTTTTTCGATTTTGTAATTTCTTGTTTTGAAAAATTTTTTAGATTTTAGAAAAGTTACAAAATCGAAAAACCCAAGTTACTTTTTTGTAACATCATATAAAATTTGGTAATATTTCAAAGATACTTAAAGATAACTTGAAAATAAAGTTATCTTTAAAGAATTTTGGATTTGGGTAGAATATTTCCATTTTGGATTAAAGATAACTTGAAAATAAAGTTATCTTTAAAGAATTTTGGATTTGGGTAGAATATTTCCATTTTGGATTAAAGATAACTTGAAAATAAAGTTATCTTTAAAGAATTTTGGATTTGGGTAGAATATTTCCATTTTGGATTAAAGATAACTTTATTTTCAAGTTATCTTTAAGTATCTTTGAAATATTACCAAATTTTATATGATGTTACAAAAAAGTAACTTGGGTTTTTCATATTTGTAATTTCTTGTTTTGAAAAATTTTTTAGATTTTAGAAAAGTTACAAATATGAAAAACCCAAGTTACTTTTTTGTAACATCATATAAAATTTCGTTGTTGTTTTTCTTTTAACCTAAAATTAAAAATGTTATTTGTGTATTAGGAGTCATAACAATCTTAATACCATATCTAATTACAAAATTTTAGTCCTAATTAATGACTAAAATTTTATAATAAAAATATAAATCTGAACAATTAAAATACTGGATTCAACTTCAAAGTTCTTGTTGTTTGTTGTTGAAAGATGTCGTCTGAGGTTTTTACTTTTGAGCATATGTTCCTCGGTGATGAACGCAAGAAGTATCGGGAGTTGCGCTCCAAGACTCCTAAACACAACCGTGGAGATTTCTGCTCTAACTTGGCTTTTCTGACCAACTTTATGAATTCAGTCGAAGATAAGGCAACAGTGATTTTCTTGGGAAATTACACTTCCCATATTGCCCCTCTTGCCCGTTTCTTCCCCAACGTGACCTTCCACTGCTACTTTGGTTCTCCTTATGGTTTGGAAGATCATCCTCGGGTGATCATTCACTCCGAAGAGTTTAATGACGAGATTGCCAAGAGCTATTTCGCATTGGAAAGGGACGAACCTTTGTACTACATCGCCAATTGTGCTCACAGCAAGAACCAAAACCAAAAACCGAAGAAAGCTCAAAGGTTGATCGAAGGTTTGAACAAAAGGTCAAGGTGGTACTATCTCATTCATCCCACCGAAGCTCTAGTTCTATTCGCTCTTCCTTACCCTGATCACTCGAAGGAACAGGTTTTCTCTTTCCTTGATGGAACATTGGTTTGTTGCCCCTACGGAGAAAGCGACTCAGCAGTTTCAAGGATCATCCCCAACGGCAAAAACAGGGATTGGAACCTGAAGGAATATGATGAAAGAATGTTCCATTTCAACTCGATGACTCGCACATCATTCTTCGAAAATCCGATGCCTGACAATGGGGGTCAGAAATTCATGCAATACGACGAGGCTTACGAAAGGTTCGTCGTTCAGAAGTACCTGAGTATGCTACCTATCCGCCTTTCACCGATGGGAGTCGAGAAGTTCTTGGATAAGGCATATGGAGGTTGGGGATCAAAGTTTTACTACGAAACTCGCAGATCACCTGAAAGGGTTCTGAAGAAGTGGGTTTACCTCCCGAAGAGAGAAGAGACAATTGAAAAGTCTTGTTAGAATGGTTTTGGGAGACGAAAATAAATTAAAAAAGCTCAGGGGAAAACCCTGAGCTTTTTCGAAGACAACTTAAGGTAGAAACTAATTTTTAAGTACCTTTGGCCGAATATCGAATTTTATATGATGTTACAAAAAAGTAACTTGGGTTTTTCATATTTGTAATTTCTTGTTTTGAAAAATTTTTTAGATTTTAGAAAAGTTACAAAATCGAAAAACCCAAGTTACTTTTTTGTAACATCATATAAAATTCGATATTACTTCAAAGGTACTTAAAGATAACTTGAAAATAAAGTTATCTTTAAGTTATTTTGGATTTAGATGGAATTTTTCTATTTTGGATTAAAGATAACTTCAAGTTCAAGTTATCTTTAAACTAATTTTGGATTCAGGTTGAAATATTCAACCAACTCTAAAAAATAAGTTATTTTTCAAGATATCTTTAAGTACCTTTGAACTAATATCGAATTTTATATGATGTTACAAAAAAGTAACTTGGGTTTTTCAGATTTGTAACTTTTCTAAAATCTAAAAAATTTTTCAAAACAAGAAATTACAAATCTGAAAAACCCAAGTTACTTTTTTGTAACATCATATAAAATTCAAGTATTCGAACAAAAATTATTTCTGTTAGATTCAGGAGAAAATTACAGATTTAATTAAGAAATTTCGTCACCAAATTGCAATTTTCCCATCTGAATTCACTTGAAATTTCGTCACCAAATTGCAATTTTCCCACTTGAGTTCACTTGAAATTTCGTCACCAAATTGCAATTTTCCCACTTGAGTTCACTTGAAATTTCGTCACCAAATTGCAATTTTCCCACTTGAGTTCACTTGAAAACTTAAGATTAATTGTAATTATTTCTCCTAAATCTAGCAGAAATAATTTTTTTTTCGAACACCAAACTCTTTACCAAATTTTATATGATGTTACAAAAAAGTAACTTGGGTTTTTCATATTTGTAATTTCTTGTTTTGAAAATTTTTTTAGATTTTAGAAAAGTTACAAATCTGAAAAACCCAAGTTACTTTTTTGTAACATCATATAAAATTCGATATTACTTCAAAGGTACTTAAAGATAACTTTATTTTCAAGTTATCTTTAAGTTATTTTGGATTTGGATGGAATTTTTCTATTTTGGATTAAAGATAACTTGAAAATAAAGTTATCTTTAAGTACCTTTGAAATATTACCAAATTTTATATGATGTTACAAAAAAGTAACTTGGGTTTTTCAGATTTGTAACTTTTCTAAAATCTAAAAAATTTTTCAAAACAAGAAATTACAAATATGAAAAACCCAAGTTACTTTTTTGTAACATCATATAAAATTCAAGTATTCAAACAAAAACTATTTCTGCTAGTTTTAGCAGAAATAATTACAAATAATACTGAATTTTCAAGTGAATCCAAACGGGAAAATTGCAATTTGGTGACGATATTTTCAAGTGAATCCAAACGGGAAAATTGCAATTTGGTGACGATATTTTCAAGTGAATCCAAACGGGAAAATTGCAATTTGGTGACGATATTTTCAAGTGAATCCAAACGGGAAAATTGCAATTTGGTGACGATATTTTCTTAATTAGATCTTTAATTTTCTCCTGAATCTAACAGAAATAATTTTTGTTCGAATACTTGAATTTTATATGATGTTACAAAAAAGTAACTTGGGTTTTTCAGATTTGTAATTTCTTGTTTTGAAAAATTTTTTAGATTTTAGAAAAGTTACAAATCTGAAAAACCCAAGTTACTTTTTTGTAACATCATATAAAATTCGATATTAGTTCAAAGGTACTTAAAGATAACTTTATTTTCAAGTTATCTTTAATCCAAAATAGAAAAATTCCATCCAAATCCAAAATAACTTAAAGATAACTTGAAAATAAATTATCTTTAAGTACCTTTAAAGTAATATCGAATTTTATATGATGTTACAAAAAAGTAACTTGGGTTTTTCAGATTTGTAACTTTTCTAAAATCTAAAAAAATTTTCAAAACAAGAAATTACAAATATGAAAAACCCAAGTTACTTTTTTGTAACATCATATAAAATTTCATATTAGTTTAAACAACCTTAAAGATAACTTTATTTTCAAGTTATCTTTAAGTTATTTTGGATTTGGATGGAATTTTTCTATTTTGGATTAAAGATAACTTGAAAATAAATTATCTTTAAGTATCTTTGAAATATTACCAAATTTTATATGATGTTACAAAAAAGTAACTTGGGTTTTTCATATTTGTAACTTTTCTAAAATCTAAAAAATTTTTCAAAACAAGAAATTACAAATATGAAAAACCCAAGTTACTTTTTTGTAACATCATATAAAATTCGATATTACTTCAAAGGTACTTAAAGATAATTTATTTTCAAGTTTTCTTTAATCCAAAATAGAAATATTCCATCCAAATCCGAAAGTTGTTAAAGATAACTTGAAAATAAATTATCTTTAAGTACCTTTGAAGTAATATCGAATTTTATATGATGTTACAAAAAAGTAACTTGGGTTTTTCAGATTTGTAATTTCTTGTTTTGAAAAATTTTTTAGATTTTAGAAAAGTTACAAAATCGAAAAACCCAAGTTACTTTTTTGTAACATCATATAAAATTTTGTTATTTCTATCTAGCAATAAAACAGAATTTTTATTTCTTTGTCCCAAGTAACGAAGAAATAAAATTTAAATTCTCTAATTAATTTGAGCCCTAAGTAAAGAGGAAATACTTTGAATTTCAATCTAAATTCGAGCTTAAAACTTTCGTCAGATATTCAAAATGGATAATCTAATGGAAAAAATTCAACCTTTGCTTACGGATAACCTTCGTGAGCAAAAAATCCAACTGATTAAGACCCTAATTTCAACAAGAGGCAAATCTGGAGTTGAGACCTTTGATCAAGTTTTGAAATTGCATTTACCTTTAATCGAAGATGACGATGAAGTATATGAATCAGTGGAAGAATTCCTTGGTTCTCCGATTCTAAACGATCAAGTCTACCTTGCCTCCTGTTACATTCTGTCAGGTTTGTTTCTTTGTGATTTGCGTCCTTATTATTTGTTTGAAGCTCCTCAAGAAACTCTCAACTTTAAATGTCGTAATACAACCTTGATAGTTGACTGGGAAAATGATGAAATTTCTACCGATATTTTCTTCCATCCTCGTGACCAAAAGTCAGAATATTTCAGTTTGAATTTCTCTCAACTTATTGAACATATGCCTAAATTTGTGGGAAAGGAATTATCTTCTAATCAGAAAGAAATTCTGTCCTTTCTTTTCTCTCTAAAGGAGTAATCCGTCAATAATTTAAACCAAATTATTGACTTTTATTTTAAGATCTTGTGGTCGTAAAATGTCGACTTCGGGGTTTCGAGTAGTGCCTTCTTTCCATCTGAAGGGAATTCAACCTTCTGTTATGCTTGAAAGATATCTAAGAAATGACATTCAGGTTACGGGTTTGCTGAAAGAGAAGGTTTCTTTCACCGCTTCAAGTTCAATCACTGTCGCTCCAAAGCTGACGACTGAACAGACTGACGAACGGTTTATTTTTCAAGACAAAAGTGGAGGAAGGACAATCAACGTGACAACAAACCAAAATTCTTTTCGATATTGGCATGAGCATGGTAGATTTTATGCGGATGAACTTTGTAGTTGGTGTCGATTTCGAGTTGGTGAAAATTGCGTACCAGTTCCTCTTTCTTTGGTAGGAAAATCCTTGTTCGTTTGTGATGAACCCTATTGTTCCTTCCAATGTTGTCTTTCGGGAATTCGCCGAGATTATGGAACTTCGTATATGATGAGAGATCCGCTCTATCGAAAATCGGAAGTTTTGCTAAATTATCTTTTTTCAATCGATCACCCTGGACAAAAGCTTGTACCTGCAATGGATTGGAAACTTCTAAAGGGTAATGGTGGTCCCTTGAGTCGAGAAGAATTTAGCAAGGGATTTTATTACCTTCGAAGTATTAATCTTGTTGTTCCTGCCAAAGTTTGTTATCTTCAAGTTCCTGGACAATCTATTGGCTAAATTCTTATTTCTATTTTATCAAATTGTTTGAAATTTGATAAAAGTCCGAGCTGTGAAAATGGAATTCCGAACTTTCCTTCGCTCTTCTTTTCCGACTGAAATTTTGTCTGAGATTTTCTCCAATCTTGATTATTCTGATCTTTCACAAGTTTGTTCTCAAGTTGAATATCGAGATATTTTCGACGATGTTTTCTGGAAGAACAAAGCCCAAAAAGATTTCGGAGTTTCAACCCAAACGTTTGATTTTTATAAAGGTTATAGAGATGGAGGATTTTGTCGTCCAATCTCAGCGTCTTATCGCTATCTGGAATTGTTGTCAATCTTTCGTCTCACCCCTCAACTATTGGTTAGATTCAACCCTCCAGTTTTGTCAGGATTTTACATTCCAACTAAGTTTTTAATGCAAGCGATCAAGAGAAACGACCAAAAATCGATCTCGTTAATGTCAAATTTCATCGAATCTCTTCGGACTGATCTTACTGTTGAATATTCATCATTGAGTAATGAGGAGAAAGCTAAAATTCTCCATTCGACTCTTGAATTTGTCCAATCTCATTGTAAATCTAAAATACATTTTCCGGAAAGGCCTATCTTGACTAAACAAGACAACTTAGTTTTACGAGAGAAATTTGCTGAGTTGAAAGAGATCCGAGAAAAGGAAAAGTTGAACAATTCGATTCAATGGCTTTTCGGTTCCCCGAATAAACAGATTGAATCTTTCGCCTTTGATCTGTGGAAGGAGAATTTAATGGGTGATATAAGTCCGACAGGAATTATGCCTATTGGTTCGGAATATTGGATTGAATCAACTCTCGTTTTCGCTGCAAGAAATCCTCATTCGAACAATTTCTTTAGAATGATCGATTACATCAGTAAGAATGTTCCTAAATTTAATCTTAAATCGGAAAGTTTTTCTCGACGATTAATTTACGCCGCTTTCTTTTCCTGTAATTTTGAGATTGTTCAACTCTTTTCCTCAAAAGTTTCTTCTCAATGGGTGGCACGAGAGATTATGCAAGGATCTCGTTCTTTTCCTGGCCGTTCGCAACAAATCATATCCTTTCTTTCTAAGACTTTCTTCTCTCCTTTTCCGCAAAGATTCTTCCTAGAAGAGTCTGACGTCGAAGAGACAATAAAATTTTTGAAGCAAATCGATGATATCGATGTGTTTCAGTACGTTTTAGAAAGACAGTTCATCTGTCGACCGACAAGTCTAATCGAAGTCGATCCAAGTATTTCACAAGATGCAAGTCGCCTTTGGCTGACTCTCTCATTTAGTCAAGCAGTTTTGAAGGGTGAAGACTACACCAAATTTCAACAATCGGTAAGAAAAATTTTCGGTGATGAATCGGACCCCACTTTGAGATCAATCGTTAATTTCTTTTTCTCCGAATCCTTTCCACGATTGTAATAACGGCCATTAAAACCAAAAAATCTTCAAAAATATCAAAAGCAAAAAGTAGGTTAATTAGTCTACGAAATCTAAAAAGAAATGGAATTAACTCGAACAGATCCATTTCTTTTTATTTCTTCTTGTGTTCATGGATTTTTCGATCCTGAACTCACAGCTTTGAAAATTGTGAAACCAAGAATCGCCAGAACGATAATTGCCGCAATTGCAATCAAAATTGCCGCTAAGGCACTACTCACTTTGTTAATTTGCTCATTTTGAGCCACCGCTTCATTGTAAAGCACGACTTTGGCTGTGTTATTCATCGTACAATTGGAAACCAGATTTCCTTCCTGTGAGAAGTCAACATCACCCTTAACTCTTGAGTTTTGCAAGTAGAACAATGTGTTATTACGAATGTTACTTACTGAGGCTTGACATGAGGCACTCATAACTTGAGAAATTTGGTTTCGAATTTTGTTGTTGATTTCGACACGATTGCTTGTGTCACTTGCCGGAGTTAGGAAAGATGTCTTAAGATCAATTTGCTGTTCGCTAATCGATTTAACGATAGTTTGAGCGTAAGTGTCGGAGCTGTTTGTAATAATACAATCTGCCTTAACTGCACAAATTTGGCTAAAGTTAATGCTACCATCAACTACTGAGTCACGAATAACTACGTTGGTGTTGTTGGCCAGATTGTCGCAACGATTTACACATCTGCTGCTAAGATCGACATAAACCTGATTATTAATGTCTTGATTAATATTTGAATAATTTGTGGCTTTATTTCCTCCAAAGAAGGCTCCAGCGATGGCTCCTCCGGCAAAAAGGCCAACTCCTACCAAAACCGGGATTGCGCTAATCCCGATTCCATTTGGGTCGGGACTCTCGAAGGGTTGATTCGAAACTTCTTTCGACAACCTTTGAATTTGCTCAGAAGACATTTTGTTTTCTGAGCTTTGACTATTTTGTTTGAAGATTCGATGCAATTTTTGATGTTTATCTTAATCAAGAATTTAGAGGCCGATCTCAACCAACGCGGTTTGAAAGTTAATGTCGATATAGTCGAGAGCGACAACAACTATTAGAAAGAAAATGGTGAAAGTTGCAGCTAGATATAAACTTCCCGATAAAGTTCCTCTTGACCAACCAACACTTTCTCCACTATTGCGAAGAACGTCAACCCAAAGATCTGAAATGCTCCAAGCCCCAAAAAGAATTAACAGAATAAATATTGTTTGGACAGTTGTTCCTGCACGGTGAACTTCAACTTGGACAGATTTCGGTTGGGGAGAGGAGGGACTTAATCCATTAGCTCCAGCTTGTCTTTGAAATTCGTCAGCTAACCCTCTGTCGAAAGATGCATCCGGCTCCATTCCGATTTTAACTTGGTAAATTGGAATTTTTATTTTTGGAATTCGAATAAATCCAAATAAAAATTAACAGAATGATTGAGAGAATAAATACGAAAGCCAGCGCGATCGCCAATCCATAGAACCAAGCTTGACGGTAATAAGGTAAAGAGGGAGGTTCTTCGGTTAAGCAACTAAATCCAATTTCGGGACTCACCAAACAAGTTTCATTTGAAAGGGCACAAGCCCCTTTACAAGTCGGAGCGCAAAGCGAATCACGACAGTAATAATACGGAACTTTTTGCAAAGAGTCTTCTAAAGTAGTGTAAAGTGGAGAAATGGTCGAATTTCCCCACGATTCTTCCAAATTAATCATTTCGGCCAAACTTGGAACTTGCACATTCGTTCCTCCAAAATAAGGTGACAAAGGGACAGCGAAAACTTGAGTTATGTTTTCTAACTGAGATCTTTCAGTCCGACGAAGAAGCCATGTTAAAACGTGGTTGTTTTGTTTTGGGGAAAGAAAAACATAAGGAACTCCAGTCAGTAAAATCCCAAAATTACGAATTGAAGAGTTAACCGGTATAAAAACCTCCCTTTCTTGCGAAGGAACTGCCACGAATGGAGAGTTTGGTTCCGGATAATTACCTCCTCCAAGGTAGAAGTATTTGTCACGTACATTTCCCGAAAAGTATGCTCCTGATACATCGGCCTCTGCTGAAAAAATTACAATATCGAGAAGGTTGATGTTTCTTGAAAAAATGAAAACTCGACGATCTGCGAGGGAATCATAAGTACAATAATAAGGAACGTTTCCCACTCTTGCCACCAAAAAGAAGGGTAAATTTTCAATCGGACCCCGAATGTAATAATTGTTCATCCTTTTTTCTTTTCGATAATTTTTACCTTGAATAAATAAAATGGCGAATGCAGAAGATCTTTCAATAATTTGGCAAGAAGGGGGTTTTAATCCACCTTCCAAGATCTTTGCGGTAGTTTTGATTCCCATTGAAGATTTTTCAGGAAATTTCTCTTGGGTGCAAGAAACGATGATTGTCGTTTCTGATGACAGTTCAATCTTTGTCTTCATGGATTTTGCGGGGAAAGTTTATTACGTTTCACATTCACGTTGCACAATTCAGAACGGTTTCTATCAATGTGAAGGACCCTTGTATTCAGCCGATTGTAATTCTGAAGATAATCGAACTCGGTTTGCACGACAACAGATTGCTCCGCTTTTTTACACTCTAAATCAATCCTAATTTATCGGCTTGTTCCAACCATAAAAGATAAAAAGATGAATTGTTTTTGATTCTTTTGTAAAAATACAATGAGTAAGATCCGAAGAGTTTTTTCGAAATTCAAGACCAAATCAGGCTCCGAAATAATTCAAAGTTCAAACTCTGAATTATTCGATTTGGATGAGGAGAAAGATAACAAATTATCTCTGTATCAAAAACTTTATGATAAACCGAACTCTTTACAATTTCATAGAGTTGACGGAAGCTCAGGATCTCCATTCTTATTTCTCAACTTAAGAAGGAGTTGCCTTCGGACTTCTTCTTTAAGATGTGGTCAAATGTGGGTCGATCACACGGCACTGCTTGACGATTGTTTCGTACTTCATGGATACTTTGACGACAATTTAAGTTGGAAATTTTACATTTCCAAAAACTCCGGTAAGTACATTGAATTTACCGGAGTTTTTGTAGTCGAAGATTCAAGTAATGAAGAGAAAGTCGAAGTTGTGCTTTACTCAAAATAAATGTCTTTTCTAACTCAGAATTGGGTTAGAAAAGAAAAAGCTTTTTTAAAGGAATTTTATTTACCTTCACTATAGGCTGAGAGAACCTCCTTGCGAATTGCTTCAATATCTCTTCCTGGCCTTGTAACTTGAATTAGAACCTTCTTCTCTCCGGTGGGTGAGACTCCAATCAATTGAACTGTGGAAGTTTCACTGTTTACTTTTACATTTTCGAAGTAAACGTTGGAATAACCTTCATTGGTCATTCTTGTGATAACTCCAGGAAGATACCTCGCAAACTCAGGCGATTGAATTTCTTGCACTCGACGGTAATCGTCCGCCCAGTTACGATCAATTCCCAATGAGGCTAGGTTGGTAACGGCCTGTTGGTAGGCTTGGTCCGAAGCAACCTTTTTGGTCGAAGCTAATTGAGAACTTGCCAAAACGTCATCGTTCAAGTTGACTCCCAAATTGCGAAGAAACCTCAGAGCTTCGGGAGTGAAACGCAAAATGAAAACTCCTTCCGAACTTCCTGACTCTTGTCTCCAGTCTTCAATGGCCTTCTTCCAGCCAAGCTTCTCGAAGATTTCTTTGACTTGAGATTTGACGTGGCCAGCCACCACTCCCAAGTCAATTTCAACTCGTGAGAAGATGTTGTTGACGAAATTGAAGGCGAAGACAAACCCCATTCCGGGAAGAATTGCCGCGTTGCCAATCCAAAACAAGGCCCCAATCAGAGACTCGAACAAATCTTCTGACACACTTATTGATTTCTTGACTGAGATTTGGACGTAGTTTGTCAATCCGAGTGAGTTTGAAATCTCGGCCAATTTGGGTTTACTGAGGTAGTAGGCGGAAAGTTCACTCAAGCCGTTACTGTCCATGTTCGGGTATTTGGTCAGAATGAACTGAAGAAAGCAAGTTTTCATCACTGAATCGCCCAGCTTTTCGAACTGGTCATAATTTGAGGAAGGATTGACATCCACGCTTTCATGCGTGAAGGCTGCAATCCACCTTGGCATCTGATCAGGTGCCAGAAGTTTAACGGCAAACTGATCAGAGACTTTTGAGAGAGGGAAGATAGATGATTGGAGAAAAACTTTCAAATTATCGGCGAACTGAGACTCCATTTCAAATTATCCTTTTTAATCTTTTTTCCTTTCAAGTTAGTTTTTCGATGAATCAAAAATTCGGTTAGTTGAGGGAGGAATAACTGAAGGAAACAAAATTTCTTCTTTGGATAGATTTTTCTTTTGAAACTTCTTTAGTTTAGGGAGAAAAGAAACATCTTCTTCCTTCAATGAAATTCCACTAATTTGTAAGCAGATTAACTTTGTTAAAGGGTAAAGATTTTCAATTTGAAAGTTGTGTCTTGGAGGAAGACGAAACTGCAAATATTTCAAATTTGTTAATCCGCTAAGATCAGACGGAAAAGATAAGTAGGAATAATAATTCAGGGCCGTCAGCTGAGTTAGATTTTTCAAACCAAAAATCTCTATTGGAGTTTGAGAGCCAACTTCCAAATGGGATAGTTTGGGATGATTCTTTAAAGCTCGAAGATTTTCACTGCTACATTCCGACAGACTCAACCTTTCCAAATTTGTCAAAGTTTTGAAAACATCTGAAGAAACCGGGTGGTGCAAACTTAAATGCCTCAGATTTGTTAAGTTAAGCAAAGAATTATCTTCAATCGGGGATGAAAAATCCAAAGTTGTCAAAGAAGTTAGATTCGATAAGGCCCAACTCTCAACCCGATCACCTCCAACGAAAATTTTCAAATTGTGGCAAGAAGCTAAACCTTCTGAGGTTATCTCTGCAAGGTTTCGGAGTTCTGTCAGGTTTTGATGATGGAAAAGAGTCAGGTTTGTGATCGGAGAGAAAGAGTTTCCAATTAAACAAGTCAAGGAAGTTAAAGGCATTAAAGAATCATCACCAATCTCTTCATTGGCTGAAAGATCAAGCGAGGTTAAAGAAGTCAATCTTGAGAAACAATTTCCTTTAAAGTTGAAATTAACTCCTACCACCAAAGACTTTAAACTTGGTAAGTTCCATTCTTGAGGAAATAGGCGAAGAGCTCCAGTGCAGTCAAGATATTCAAGAGAATCTTGTCCTGTCAAATGGGAATTGGTCAAAAGAGCTCCGGCTCTCAAACTTTTTAACTTTAAATGAGATAAAGACCCAGACCAAACTCCAAAATAAAGATCAAGTTCCTGGCAGGATTGGGGAATTTCAACGGGCGACTTGACGATAAGTCTCCTTAATCGAGGGAAAAAATCTCCCAATTTACTTGAATATTCACAAGGAATTTCTTCAACATATTGTAAAAGTTGTCGGAAATATCGACTACAAGAAGAGAATTGTACTAACTCTTTTAGACTCATAAAAGAACCGACACGCAACCAAATCTCAAAGGGAAAATATTGACTCATTTCAAATTAAAAGATCTAAAAAGTAATCAAATGGATGAAGAATGGTTATGGATGGATTTTGTGACAGTTGACAGAAACTCTTCCAACGAAGAAGAAACAAAAACAAAACAATTTTTTGGCATTGAAGAAAATTCCGACTCAATTCTTTCAAGTGCCCGGTCAGTCTGGCAACTTGTAATTCAAAACGGTCCTCGAATAATTCACTTCCAAAAAGGAATTGCTTTTCAGGTTAATTTAAATGATCGCTATTATGTGGTTTATGTCCCCTTTCAATGCCTTGAAGAGGAAAAAGTTCCTTTGTTAATTTTCCTTCATGGATTAATGTCAAGTGCATGGTATTGCGCCCTAAAAAGAACCCATTTGATTGAATTGGCTAACCAAAACTCTCTTATCGCGATTTTCGGCCAAGCTAACGGAAAACTTCTTGAATCCGGCCCAATTCGAGAAAAGTGGGGAGGTATCTCTTTCGGGGACACTTACTGGAATATTTTGGATACGAAAATCGATTTTAATTATTTGACTTCCGTTATGAATTTGGAGGGAGAAATTTGTAAAGGTTCAGGAGAAACCGATTCATTAAACAACAAACTCGAAGACATTCGGAATAAGATAGACAAAAATCGAATTTATTTGTGGGGATACTCGAATGGAGCTATGTTTTCCTGCTTGTCTGGATTAACATTCGGGAGAGATAAATTTGCTGGAATTTGTAGCATGATGGGAGGCTGGCCTGGAAAGGGAGGTTATGATGAACAACAACTTCTTCAAATTTTGGACCAAAACCCACGACCAACAAAAGTAATGATTGTTACGGGAGAACTTGATGAATACAAAGAAGCTTCAATCGAAGCGGAGAAATTGTTCAAAAAGAAAGGTTTTAATCAGGCTCAACTCATCATTTTAGAAGGGCAAGACCATCATTATGTAGAAAGATTAGAAGGACAGATTTGGACCTTTCTTTCCTCCGATTTTTAGGCTGGAATTACAAAATTGAAATGAAGAAAATAAACTCATTTCAATTCGAAATGGAAGAAACGAACTGGAAGAAATTGGCGATTGAGGAGTTCGGAATCTCCGAACAACTTTTTGACAGGGAGAAGTTTCTGACCGAGAAGGAAAGATATTATCATCTGAAATCTCACTTTTCTCTGATCGATTATGCCGAACTTGGTCTACCCCAGTACGCTTCTCCGATCAAACAAATGAAGTTCGCAATTGAAAACTTGGACTTTGAAACTTTTGTTTCTCTTTGGAAGAAGTTCCCTTCCGCGGCGCCTCTTCTGACCGGAAAATCAATCTCACATTTCAGTTTTCTAAACTCGGATGATGAACTTCCTCCAGCTTTGATGTTAGCACGTTATGCACTTGAACATGAGAATCTACCAGTTTACCGTTTTCTTGAATGTTCTGAGTATGCCCTCCGTCATTACTTCACTTCGACACCTGAAGAACTTTCATCACCTGAACCGGGAGAGACATCAAGACGTTCTTTCCATTACTGGAAACAGGTTCACTTGGGAGGAATCGAAGAAATTGAGGAACTGTTTTCTCCAAGCGGGCAAGCAACGCAATTTTTCGAGAGTAAGAAATCAGAAGAAAAGAGTCGCCTTGAGTTTGCTCGCATTTGCATTGATCTAGTTCGTTCCCGTTTCATCCGCAAGGTTCAGCTCGGACTCAATCTGTTTGAAAACAGTTTTCTGTTCGATGATTATTCAGCCTCGGGGGTTATTCTTGCCTACATTCTGAGTTCACCTTTTCCTAATAAATTCACCTCGGACTTGATCGAAGAAATTCCGAACAATATTTATCAGAGAAGAATTGCAGATTACCTTCACAGAGAAAGTGTAAGGAATTCATCGGAGGATCTTGATGATGACGATGACTATTCCGACATTCACGTTGAAAAGTACCTATCTCAAGCTTTGTTGAGCGGTCGTCGAGAGCTCATCTCGGCTCTCGTCAAGGAAGGGCTGAAGTTTAACAGTTCGGACATTTGGTACGAATTTCTTCTATCCAATCAGAACTTGTTGAAGAAGATCGAATTGGTTGAGGAGTTTCTGCCTCAAGCTTCAAGAGATTCTTATCGAGTTACTGGCTTCGGGCGATGCTGCGAAACGACACTCACTCAAGAAATTTCCGATTTTGGAGTTAGTGCGGCAACAACCGGAAATTTGGATCTGATGCGTATTGCCGTTGACAGAATCGGATTTGACCTTTACGATCCAATCTCGTTCTTCATTGATGAAGTTTTGCTCAATGGTCATTATCTTGAGGCTCGGGCAATTTATCTGTGGACAGATAACAAAGAGTGTCAAGACTATTCCCGAACTCTTCTTTTGTCACGTGAGTATGAAGAAATTCCGAAGAGTCTATTCGAGTAATTTCTTCAAGATTAATTTGTGCCTTGATGACACAAATTAATTTGTAAGAGGTTTAATGCCTCTTGTAGTAAACTCGACCCTTCTTGCAAGGAGAGCAAGAAGACGAGGAAGAACTGGACGAATCGCAGCTCGACGAAGAAGACGAAGAGCTGGAAACATCGAACCTCTGCTTCAGCGAGTACGGCTTATACTTGCGATCCCATCCGTAATCACCGCAGGGAACACGGTGCTTCTTCTCATAGGGGTTCGGGCACGAGCTCGACGAGGAGGACGAGCACGAAGAGCTAGAGGAAGAATCACAGCTCGACGAGGAGGAAGAAGAGCTACACTTGCAGCTCGAAGAGCTCGACTTGCACTTCTTGCAATCCGACGAGGACGAAGAGCTGGAAGAATCACAAGTCTTATGCCAATCAATCGAGGAGCTCGACGAGCAGCTGGAAGAAGAGGACGACGAGTCACACTTCTTCTTCTTCTTGCAGTGGCAAGTCGAAGAGCTCGACTTGCACTTACCGCACCAATCGGAAGAGGAGCTGGAAGAAGACGAGTCACACTTCTTCTTCTTGTCCTTCTTGCAGTGGCAAGTCGAAGAGCTCGACTTGCACTTACCGCACCAATCGGAAGAAGACGATGAGGAAGAGCAGCTGGAGGACGAGCTCGACGAGCAGCTGGAAGACGAAGACGAGTCATCACAGAAGCTCAGGCTGACTCCACAACAATCCGAAGAAGAGGAGGAAGAGCAGCTCGAAGACGAAGAACTCGACGAGCAGCTGGAAGAAGAGGACGACGAGTCACACTTCTTCTTGCACTTGCAGTCACCGCACAGGTAGAACTTCATCTTGTGGCAAGCCACAACGTGACCGTGGTGATCGACAAGCTTCAGCTCGACCGAGTGCCATCCCTTCTTAGCCTTGTCAAGGTGAATCTTGGCTTCGTTGCACTCGTGCACCTTACCACCCTCCTTACCGGCCCAGCACCACTTCAGGCAGTGGTCCTTCTGCCACTTCCAGTTCTTAACCTTGAACTTCAGAGTGAAGTCGCAACCAACCTTGGTGTTGTTGCAAGGGGACAACACCTTAATTTCAGGCTTCTTGCACTTCTTCTCCTTCTTGCACTTCTTTTCGGGCTTGCACTTCTTCTCACAAGGCTTCTCCTCCTTGCAGGACTTGGCGATGATGCAATCGATCTGCCTCTTCTTAGCCTCGTAGAGACGACGACCCTCACCACGGAGTGACTTACGGAGAGCAACCGACTTGTCGAGCTTGCTGCAACCACCGCTGAAATACTGACGGTAGCATGAACCGGAGTTCAGAACAACCCAATCCTCAAGATCCCAATAAAGGACAAGATCGACGGCGAAACGCTTAACGGTGGCCAGAACAATCAGATACTGGTAACCGAACTTATCCTTCTTGAACTGGAAGAACTCAGGACGGTAGGGGTTGACGAAGCAATGGTACTTCTCCCAAAGGCAGCACAAAAGCTTCTTCTTTTCATCGAAATCCTTCTTGCAGTCGGTGACAACACCGTAGGCCTGCAACAGAACACGATGAATGTCCTCGGCGTTAATCGGACAACACTCGCACTCTTCACACTTTTTCTGTTTACAGATGCTTTGACCCATTTTAACCTTAGAGGAAAAATTTTTCTTTTAGCTTTTCTTCAGGTTGGTTAATTTGAAATTACCAAATTCGATCTTTCGTAATTTGGTAATTTTGGTACAAATTTAGTGCTAAAAATACTTAATTTGGTGATTTTCCAGTTTGTCGATTTTTTTGAGACTTTTTCAAGAATTTCGTTGTGATTTCCAATGGGAAAAGCAACGAAGCAGAAGTTTTTGTTTTTCGACCAATTTCATCTGGTCCAGGTTAATCTTCAAAATAAAAGGAAATCTTTGCACTAAAATCCAAATTAAATCGATTTCTCCTTGTTCAGCGAAAGATATTGCCAAATCGGCTATCTGTTGGTTAGTCCAACCTTTACATTGTCGGGAAGATTCTTCGTTATCGGGGTAGGAAAACAAAGCTTCATTGCCTGGAAAGAGATAACGTTCGAGAATGGCACATTTTTCGACAATCTTATCCTTTCGACAAGTGCTAAGGATATCAAAATCACAAACTTGAAATTTCAATCCAAAACCGAGAAATTTGTCTATTCTTTCAGGGAGGAGAGACTTAATCAAAGGAGATGAAGAAAGTTCCCCCTTGCTGAGAAATTCGGAAAATACAGTCTGGTTAGATATTTTCTCAATGTAAGGAGTGTATTCCGGAGAAGGTGACTGAAGCATACAGTAAATTACTTCATTTCTTTTGGTGTCTTTCTCATCTGGGAAATGTCTATCGAAAAACCTTAAATTTGCTCGACTTTTTTCGGTCGACCGTGAATTAATGGACAATAACATGAAATGTTGAATCATGGGGTCATGTTCTATTACCGAACCACGAAAATCAACATCAAAAATTTGCAAGTTTTCCGGTTGTGAAAGGTATATTTCAATCGCAATCGATTTAGTGAGAATGCAAGAATTTTTCCATCCGTAAGCATAACACAAACTGTCAAAAATATTTTCATTCGTAGGATCGAGATAAGAACTTAAAGAGAAATTTTCCTGTTCGGCAGCATACCAAGCAAATCTTTGAATTGAAAGAGCGTGCTCGCTCGGATCAATCTTCTCCCTGAATTTTTCGAATCTTTCGGGGTTTGAATAAGTACAACAGTTCATAAGTTCGGCCCAAGAAGAAAAGAAAGAAAAATTGTGATCGATGTCTCGAAAATTTATTCCCAATTGCACATATCGTTCCTCTGAACTCATACCAAAAGAACGAAAGCGATCAAAGAAACTTTCCGGAATATTCCATTCCCTCAAAGCTTTTCTTTTCCAAAAGGAATCGGAAAATTGTTCATACGAGAATTTCTCTCGAATTTCCTCGTATGATAAGAACGATAAAATATGGTTAATAATTTCTTGAGGTAGAAGATGAAACATTCGAAGTTTTAATTTAGAAATTCGAATTCAAGTCTTATTTTTCAATTAAATGCTTATTTTTTCTCCATTTAATTGCGCTAATTTTATTTCTAATTATTAGAATTTTATTTAATATCTATTGGGATAGATAAATAAATATTTTGGATTTAAAGTTAAAGATATCTCAAAGATAAAATTTTATATGATGTTACAAAAAAGTAACTTGGGTTTTTCAGATTTGTAACTTTTCTAAAATCTAAAAAATTTTTCAAAACAAGAAATTACAAAATCGAAAAACCCAAGTTACTTTTTTGTAACATCATATAAAATTCGATATTAGTTGAAACAACCTTAAAGATAACTACTTTTCAAGTTATCTTTAATTCAAGGTAGAACAAATCTGCCAAAATCCAAAAGTTATTAAAGATAATTTGAAAAATAGTTGTCTTTAAGGTTGTTTGAAATATTACCAAATTTTATATGATGTTACAAAAAAGTAACTTGGGTTTTTCGATTTTGTAATTTCTTGTTTTGAAAAATTTTTTAGATTTTAGAAAAGTTACAAATCTGAAAAACCCAAGTTACTTTTTTGTAACATCATATAAAATTTGGTAATATTTCAAACAACCTTAAAGATAAATTATTTTCAAGTTATCTTTAACTATTTTTAGATTTAGATGGATTATTTCCATTTTGGATTAAAGATAACTTGAAAAGTAGTTATCTTTAAGGTTGTTTGAAATATTACCAAATTTTATATGATGTTACAAAAAAGTAACTTGGGTTTTTCGATTTTGTAACTTTTCTAAAATCTAAAAAATTTTTCAAAACAAGAAATTACAAATATGAAAAACCCAAGTTACTTTTTTGTAACATCATATAAAATTCGGTAATATTTCAAACAACCTTAAAGATAAATTATTTTCAAGTTATCTTTAACTATTTTTAGATTTAGATGGATTATTTCCATTTTGGATTAAAGATAACTTGAAAATAAGTTATCTTTAGGTTATTTTCAAGTTATATCGAATTTTATATGATGTTACAAAAAAGTAACTTGGGTTTTTCGATTTTGTAACTTTTCTAAAATCTAAAAAATTTTTCAAAACAAGAAATTACAAATATGAAAAACCCAAGTTACTTTTTTGTAACATCATATAAAATTCGGTAATATTTCAAACAACCTTAAAGATAAATTATTTTCAAGTTATCTTTAACTATTTTTAGATTTAGATGGATTATTTCCATTTTGGATTAAAGATAACTTGAAAAGTAGTTATCTTTAGGTTATTTTCAACTTATATCGAATTTTATATGATGTTACAAAAAAGTAACTTGGGTTTTTCATATTTGTAATTTCTTGTTTTGAAAAATTTTTTAGATTTTAGAAAAGTTACAAATCTGAAAAACCCAAGTTACTTTTTTGTAACATCATATAAAATTTTATCTTTGAGATATCTTTAACTCCAAATCCAAAATTAATCTCTTTGTATCCCAACTCACAACAGAATGGTTTTTGTTTTCACTAACAAATTAATAGAGAAAGATTGTAGAAAGATAAAATAAAAATTTAATAAGATCGAATAGATTATTAAATTTGTTGAATAAAAGAAATAAAAGGTGCAAAAATATAAAATCGAAATGGAAAATTTACCCACAGAAATTCAATTACATATTTTATCGTTTCTTCCTTATCCGCAACTTCTTTCTTTTGATAAAGTTCCTGATTCTATTTGGAGGGAAAAAAGCATCCGAGAGTTTGGAATTTCGAAAGAAATTTTTAATCGTTATCAAGTTTTCCAGATGACTGCTGAAGAGAGATATTTATATTTAGCTTGCAGATTAACTTCTTTACCGTATTACGAGTTTTGTCCCTTGCTCTCGATTCAAGATAAATGGCAAAAGAATCTCGATTTACTATCGGCGGAAAAATTCAAACAAATTTGGTCGAATGAAAATCATCAAATATTTCGCGGGAAGATTTATGAAGAAATAACCATTGATTGTCTTCATTACCTTCAACCGGGTTCTCTTAAGAATTTACTTGAAGAACTCTCTGAAAATTGTCAAGAACAAACTTTCGCTAAAGAAATTGCAAAAATCGCTCTCGAAAGAGAAAAATTCGAAATTTATTCTTTCCTCGATCCGAATCACTATGTGATAGATGACATTATCACAGAAAATAGTATAGAGGATTCAAATAAGGACATTTTTCGCAAAGTAATTCTTTCCCAACCAGATGATTTAGGATTTCTTTACGGGGAACTCGACGTACCACTTGAAGAAATTATGATGATTTGCTTTTTTTGTTTAAGTTCCCGTTTCGAAGAAAAGATAGCAGTTGCCTTAGATTTGTTCGAAAGATATTTTCCCAAAGAAAGAGAAGAAAGGAAATATCACCTTGCTGAATTTTTAATGTTTGACCATCCGAAAGTTATACCTTATGTTGAAGAGTTCTTCTCTGTTCAAGAAGAAATGAACCAAAGTGAATTTTACGTTTCTTGGACAATTCGATCTCTCTTAGAGGAAAGAATCATCCAAGTAATGAATTTACCAATTTCTGTCCGAATTGGAGATTTATATTCCTTAATTGATGAACCTTGTAACAAATTGGTCAAGAAGCTCAAAATTTTGAATTTATTTTCCACTCAACCAATTCGTTCTCAACTTATCGAAGATGAAAACTTTAAAGAAAAATTATTTCTGCTTGCTTTAAGCATGGTCCAAAATGGAGAAATCGATTTATTTTGGTCTCTTTACCGGCTATTTCCTGAATTTATTTCGATTGATGATTCTCGGTTCGTTATTCAAGCTTTGGAAAATCAACAATTTTTGGTTTCTCGGTGTCTATTTCACATGCTATCGGAGAAGGAAAAAACTAAGGTTCGTGTCAGAATTAAGAGTCCCACTTTACCCAAATTGCATATTCCCCGAGATCTTATCCTAAAATAATTTCATCTGTCACGTTACCACAGATGAAATTTCAACTCATATCGAATTTTATATGATGTTACAAAAAAGTAACTTGGGTTTTTCAGATTTGTAACTTTTCTAAAATCTAAAAATTTTTTCAAAACAAGAAATTACAAATCTGAAAAACCCAAGTTACTTTTTTGTAACATCATATAAAATTCGATATTAGTTGAAACAACCTTAAAGATAACTTATTTTCAAATTATCTTTAACTATTTTTAAATTTCATCAGATTATTTGCATTTTGGATTAAAGATAACTTGAAAAGTAGTTATCTTTAAGGTTGTTTGAAATATTACCGAATTTTATATGATGTTACAAAAAAGTAACTTGGGTTTTTCATATTTGTAATTTCTTGTTTTGAAAAAATTTTTAGATTTTAGAAAAGTTACAAATCTGAAAAACCCAAGTTACTTTTTTGTAACATCATATAAAATTTGGTAATCTTGAAACAACCTTAAAGATAACTTATTTTCAAGTTATCTTTAAGGTTGTTTCAAGATTACCAAATTATTTGCATTTTGGATTAAAGATAACTTATTTTCAAGTTATCTTTAAGGTTGTTTGAAATATTACCAAATTTTATATGATGTTACAAAAAAGTAACTTGGGTTTTTCATATTTGTAATTTCTTGTTTTGAAAAAATTTTTAGATTTTAGAAAAGTTACAAAATCGAAAAACCCAAGTTACTTTTTTGTAACATCATATAAAATTTGGTAATATTTCAAACAACCTTAAAGATAAATTATTTTCAAGTTATCTTTAATCCAAAATGCAAATAATCTGATGAAATTTAAAAATAGTTAAAGATAATTTGAAAATAAGTTATCTTTAAGTACCTTTGAACTAATATCGAATTTTATATGATGTTACAAAAAAGTAACTTGGGTTTTTCAGATTTGTAACTTTTCTAAAATCTAAAATTTTTTTCAAAACAAGAAATTACAAATATGAAAAACCCAAGTTACTTTTTTGTAACATCACATAAAATTCGATATGAGTTCAAGGTAGCTTAAAACTTATTTTTGGTCGAATCGAAAAATAAGTTTAAATAATTATAGCTAAAGAAAGTCGAAGAACTTTCAACAGAGATTAAAATTTCGACGAATTCTAATCCTCGTTCGATTCTACGAATCCAATAGGATTAACCACAGAAAACTTAGCAGATTAGGAAGATATTTAGATTACGGGCTAAATTATTATGAATATTTTCCAGAATATTAGTCCGTATTATTCAAACTTATTTTTTCGAGTTAACTAAAAATAAGTTTTTTTAACCTCTCAAAATAATATAGAATTTTATATGATGTTACAAAAAAGTAACTTGGGTTTTTCAGATTTGTAATTTCTTGTTTTGAAAAATTTTTTAGATTTTAGAAAAGTTACAAAATCGAAAAACCCAAGTTACTTTTTTGTAACATCATATAAAATTCGTTAATCTTGAAACAACCTTAAAGATAACTTATTTTCAAGTTATCTTTAACAACTTTTGGATTTAGATGGAGTATTTCCATTTTGAATTAAAGATAACTTATTTTCAAGTTATCTTTAAGGTTGTTTCAAGATTACCGAATTTTATATGATGTTACAAAAAAGTAACATGGGTTTTTCGATTTTGTAACTTTTCTAAAATCTAAAAAATTTTTCAAAACAAGAAATTACAAATCTGAAAAACCCAAGTTACTTTTTTGTAACATCATATAAAATTTTACATTGATTCTCATTTCCAAAATTTTGTTTTTTTGAAATCTTTTCCAAAAATCTAAATGGAAACTGAGTTTTTTCCTCGCGAAATAACCGAACATATTTTGTCTTTCAATGATTACGAAACCATCCGTTCAGCATACCCAGAAAGAATTTTTTCTGATTCTTTTTGGAAAAATAAAGCATTTCTCGATTGGAATTTTCCGAAGGAAAGGTTCGATAGATTTAAAAGTTATAATATTCTATCCGAGGAACGTTACCTTCAAATTGGTTTGAATTTTCGACCAATTCAAAACAACTTGAAAGTGATCTCACCTCAACTTTACTTGAAGAAATTGTCAAGAAATTGTTCGATTGGAGAGTTCGAAGATATCGAAAAGAAAATTGGATCAGACATTTCACAGAGAGGATTTTATGCAAAAGAAGCCCTTGACGCTGAAAATTTTAAACTTTACCTTCATCTAGACTCCGAAAGATTCTTTTTGAAAGGTTCTCTGCGTGTATTATTTCAAGAGAGCTTGATGACAAACAAAGATGCTGAAGAAGCTATAAATTCACCATTTCTTTTCCAAATTCTTCTTTCATCGCCTGATGATTTGTCGATTTTCGATAATAAAATAGAAAGTCAAGTTACTCTTCCAAATGGGGGTTACGATCAGTTAGTTTTGAAGGTCTGTTCGATGTGTCTGAAATCTAAATTTCCTGAGAAGGTGAAAAGAATTTTGCAATTTTTTGATGAGAATATGCCTTCCGGATCTGGAGAATTTGGTGGAGATCGTTTTCTGTTTCATTATGCAATGCTCAAATATCGCTCTGAACATTATTTTCCTTATGTTGAAAGAATTCTAAACCAACTTCCCGATTTTATCAGTAGTGAATTTGGTTCCAATCTATCTCCCACAGACAAGTTCTATTTATCTTCCCATTATGGAGGTTATTGTTCTTCAGCCTTAATGTCTCTGGATGAAACGAGAATTAATAAAGTATTAAATCAAGGATTTTTACTTTCGTTGTATGATTTTTCCCAAATTCTTACGAAGGAAAATTCGACTTTGCTAGAGAAGAAGATTCTTCTTTTTGAGAAATACTTGACTCCGGACAATGAAGAAAATTTTGTTTCTTTCGATGAAAATTGGACCAAAGGTTTCGATAAGAAAGAAATGGAAAATCTCGCAGCTTCTCTTGTGATAAATGGTGAACTTGACTTGTTCGATTACTTGGTTTGTTCTTTTAAGGAGTTTTTCGACCAAATCGATACAGATCTCGTTAGTAAAGCGTTGAAAGAAGGCCAACTTCTAATGGCTAATTATCTAATTTGTCTTATTCGACAGAAAAAATTCTAATTTAACTTGGGATAATAAGGACTAAAATTTCTAATCGAGATTAGAAATTTTATGTTTGGTGGTTCTGACTAATATTCTATTTTCATCATTCAAGATACCTAAATTTTATATGATGTTACAAAAAAGTAACTTGGGTTTTTCATATTTGTAATTTCTTGTTTTGAAAAATTTTTTAGATTTTAGAAAAGTTACAAATCTGAAAAACCCAAGTTACTTTTTTGTAACATCATATACAATTCGATAATAGTTCAAAGTAGCTTAAAGAAAACTTATTTTCAAGTTATCTTTAAATAGAAATGGAAATAATCCATCCAAATCCAAAATTAGTTAAAGATAACTTGAAAATAAGTTATCTTTAAGGTTGTTTGAAATATTATCGAATTTTATATGATGTTACAAAAAAGTAACTTGGGTTTTTCATATTTGTAATTTCTTGTTTTGAAAAATTTTTTAGATTTTAGAAAAGTTACAAATCTGAAAAACCCAAGTTACTTTTTTGTAACATCATATACAATTCGATAATGTTTCAAACAACCTTAAAGAAAACTTATCTCGGATGAGCCGAAAAACAAGTTTTGGATAGGTAGGAGAGAAAGGAAGGTAAATCATCATAGTTAGTTTAAAAATTTCCATTTCCCATTTTGTTGTTAACTTAATGAAAATTGGCCATTTGGTCGTCAAACTCAACTTCCTATTCGAACGAAAATCGAATTTGGTTGAAAAATTCGTTCGATTTTTGGCTAAACAAATTTGTCTTCCTTTCCTTCCTATTTATCCAAAACTTATTTTTCGATTCAACCAAAATAAGTTTCTTTAAGCTGATTTGAAACATTATCGAATTGTATATGATGTTACAAAAAAGTAACTTGGGTTTTTCGATTTTGTAATTTCTTGTTTTGAAAAATTTTTTAGATTTTAGAAAAGTTACAAAATCGAAAAACCCAAGTTACTTTTTTGTAACATCATATACAATTCGATAATGTTTCAAATCAGCTTAAAGAAACTTATTTTGGTTGAATCGAAAAATAAGTTTGAATGATTATGGTGAATTCTTCTGCCAAAAACTTTAAGTTTTCTTGTTTGAATTTCGTCCTTCCCATTCGAAATTTCCTTTCTTTCTGGGCAAATTTGTTCTATCTTAACTAAACAAATTTGTCTTCCCTTTCCTCTCAACCACTCAAACTTATTTTTCGATTCAACCAAAATAAGTTTCTTTAAGCTGATTTGAAACATTATCGAATTGTATATGATGTTACAAAAAAGTAACTTGGGTTTTTCGATTTTGTAATTTTAAGAATCTACAATTTTTTTCTAGATTCTTAAAATTACAAAATCGAAAAACCCAAGTTACTTTTTTGTAACATCATATACAATTCGATAATTAACCCAAAAATAAAATCTGAATCCCAGTTCACAAAGATGCAAATTTCATTTCTAACTAAATTATTTTGCAGAAACTAATCTGCAAAATACTCATAATAATCTTGTTGAATTTGAAATTTCGAACTGTTTCAACTCGTCATCTTTCTTTCGTTGGCCATCTTCATCAAGATGTACTTTTTTCGAATTGAGCTCATCTCATCTTCTGGGAGGTTGATTTGAGAATGCCAGCAGCGATCAAGGCAAATTTTCTGACCTTTCAAGAAGAAACTTTCGATTGAATATTCGATCGAAATTCCTTTTGTTCGCGTGTTTAGAAGGATTGCATAGGAAGGTTTGGAGAGAAAATTAGTAGGCAAATCAGAATCGAAAATTTCGTCCAATCGGACTGAAAGTTCAACCTTCTTGAACTCCGAAAAGAAGTTCGAAGAGGAGGGAATTTTTGAGGCTTGTTCAAAAGTCTCCGATATGGCTCCCAGAGCATCTGAAGTGAGAAACGGAGAACGAGGTTGAGTGTAAAATGAAAACTCAACCTCACCTTGTGACAACAAAACTCGAGGAGACATTTCTTCAATTAACCGAACCCAACGAGAAACTCCTCTTGATAAAGCCTGCTCTGAAATGTTTAACCATTCAGCAACCAAATCGGCCCATTGACAATCAAGCAACTTGCCTGATGAAAACTCATCTTCTTTCAAGTAAGTTCTTACCACTGAAACGTGAAGCAGTTCGAACTTCCTGAAATTCATTTTAACCTTTTCACTTCATTCTTGAAGTGAAAATGTTTAATTACAAGCTTTTTTAATTACAATTTTTAGTTTACAAGTTTTTTGAGGAGTTAGACTCGGTTTCCGAAGTTCTCATCTTCGTCAGTGTATTGTTGAGAGAGAATTTCAACCACCTCTTCCATGGAAGGTCTCTTAGAAGCTTGTGCGTGCCAACACTTGCGAATGAGCTTGCTCAATCCTTGAGGACAATCTTCGGGAATTTGAGGCCTCTTTCCTTCCAGAACGTCAAGTGAGACGCCCATGAAGTTGCGACCGGCAAAAGGTTCCTTACGAGTGACAACTTGCCACATGATAATGCCAAAGGAAAAGACGTCAACCTTCTCATCGTACTTCTCTCCCCGAATGATCTCAGGAGCAGTCCAGCAAGGAGTTCCACAGCGTGTCATTGTGGCATTCTCTTCCTTGATGCGAGCAAAGCCAAAGTCAGCCACCTTGGTGATGTTTGCGTCGTTGTCAATCAACAGATTAGACGGTTTCAGATCACGGTGGACGATGGTGGGTGTGAGAGAGTGAAGGTAGTTAACACCAAGGGCTGCGCCGTGCAAAATCTTCATCTTTTGTTTCCAGCTGAGTTTGGCCGAACTTCCAAGCAAATCTTTGAGGTTGCCTTGCTTGAGGAATTCGGTTACGATGCAAAGGTTTGGCTTCTTGACGCAGGCTCCAATGAACAGGACGATGTTTGGGTGGTGAAGTTCGGACAACATGGCCATCTCAGCTCGGAACTCAAGCAGACGCTTCTCGTCCAACTTTTGCTTAATGAAACGCTTAACGGCAATCTCGACTCCCTTCCATTTTCCATGGAAGACCACTCCGTAAGAACCGAGGCCGATTTGCTTTCCGAGCGAGATTTCGTTGAAGTCAATGATCCACCTGCAAAGGTTAGCCGAGGTGAGGAAAGTGTCTTCTTTGAACATCATTCCTTCTCCGACCACCGACTGAAGGTCCCTCTCGCTGCGAGCTGACTTTCCACTTCCATCATCGGAGTAGGTGTGGCTAAACTCGTGATCACTGTGTTCTTTGTGAGTGACGCCACCGAAGAAGCGCCCATCAAGACCATCAGCCTTCATCTCGTAGAGCTTGACCTGGCCCTCCGAGAAGTCAAACTTTCCCAAAGGCAAAACCTTCTTCGAAGAAAGTTCGCTCACCGACAACTTCTCAAACACTTCATGCGAGAGGATGATTTGACCTCCATGAGTGATTGAAGTGATGCGAGCAGCGATGTTGATCGCAAGCCCGGTGTACTCAATCTTGCGTGTGGTTGGGTCCTTTGAGATGCGAGGGAAACCAAGATGAACTCCCATTCGAACGCGAAGTCCTCGGAATAGGATGCGGTCATCAGTGTCTCCCCATTCCTCAGCTGCTCCTGGGTGTTCAAGCAAAGCGGCAGGCCATTCGACTTCAAGCAAAGCCTTTTGGACCTCAACGCACCACTTCAACGCATCTTGAGGGTGTTGGAAGGCCATGCAGAACGAGCCTTCTCCGTTGTTCCTCTCCCGTAGAAAGACTACTTCATAACCTCGATGCTTGAGAAGGATCGAACGCAAAACCTCGTTGTGAAGGAGGGTCGCATCCCTCATTGCCGTCGGGTTGAACTCCCAAAGTGAAGCGGCGCGAGTGATGTCGCTGAAGACCAATGTTACTTCACCGTCCGGTGAGGGAACCTTGGCGATCGCCTTTCCATAAGAATTGTTGGAGGATGCGTCGCTACCCAAAGAGTTTCCGGTCAAAGAGATCAAACCTGAAGTACCTTGTGAATTACCGCTTGCGTGGCTTGCCGTGGATGAAGTTTGAGAAGTTGAGGTCGCGCCATGAGAAGTGCTTGAATCACCGTTCATTTGAGACAGACGAGTCATAATCTCAAGGAAGGTGGGGCGAATGGTTGGGTCCGAGTGCCAGCAATTGGTGATCAGCTCGGCGTACTCCGGCTTGCACAACTTCTTCTCTTCTTCCTCGAAGCGGGGGCGAATGCCATCCCTCAGCACGGCGACGGCCACAGCGACCGGAGACATTCCAAAGTAAGGCTGCTCACGAGTCAACAACTCCCACAGAATGATGCCAAAGGAGTAAACGTCAGCCAGAATCAAATCGACGCCAGGCGTCTCATTCAACACTTCAGGCGCAACCCAATGCACGCTGCCGTGAGTTCCCACATCAGCTCTTTGCAACTCGTCGCGGAACTTGGTCAGGCCAAAGTCACTGACCTTGACGTTCCACTTGTTGTCAAGCAGAAGGTTCAATGACTTCATGTCTCTGTGGACGATGCCGGAAGAGTGAAGGAAGTGCATTCCCTTTGAAGCTTGGTAGGCCATCTTCACCTTCAAAGCGAAAGGAATTTCAGGAATCAACTCATTGTGCAGAAGGTCAAACAGAGAACCAAGGGTCATGTACTCCATCACAATGCACATCTTCGGCGGTTTGGTCGAGGCGGCCATGAAAAGCACCACGTTGGGGTGGCGCAGTGAAGTCATCACTCGCACCTCCTCCTTGAAATTTCGCTCCATGTCTTTGGTAATTCGATCAGTGTTCATCATTTTGACTGCCACTTCAGTTCCCTTCCAAATTGCCTTATGGACCGTACCGTATCCTCCGCTGCCCAACTCCTCTCCAATCTGCAACTCTTCCGGGCGAATCTCCCAAGCATCATCACTGTGTCCCTTCCTCTTCAGAACGAAAAGAAGGACCAGAATGAAGCAAAGCAACAACAGCAAGACTCCAACGCAAACTGGAATGACCACCCCCAACGCGATGGGCAAAGTGGAATCGGAAGAGCCTGAAGAGATCTCATCTTGGCAGAACTGACCAGTGTAACCTTGCAAGCACAGACACGAGTTATCATTGCAACTTCCACGAGCGGAGCAGATCTCTCCTTCGTTAATGCAGTTTGAGACTGAGCTGATAGTCACTCCGTGGCAGGAAAATTCTTTCAAAAGGTTGAGGGAAGTTGACCGAAGATGGGCGTTTTGAGAGGTACGAAGGTAGCTTTGCCTTTCAGTTGCGTCGAGCGAGGCAGGGTCGGACAGAGACCAATACATAAAGTCAGCCAATGCCTCAGCCTTTGAACAATCCTCCATCGACTCTGAGCGGTACACCATTCCAGCCAGCGAGATCAAGGGCCAACTTCCGGGGCGAGTTCCCATTATCACAGAGGCGCTTCGCAACGGCTGAGACGAATCTACAAACTCGTCCAACGCTCGGGCCAGCGACACATTATCCGCGTTCAAAGTTGAGCCGTCATTTTGGAGCAAAACTACTGACTTAACTTGAGTGTGACGAGAAATCAGACTCACATCGGGCTTTGACCAAAAGGCGAAGGTGAAAGGAGTGGCCAACATCAGATTTCCAACTTCGAACAGGTCACTGCTAAACAGCGTAGAGGAAAAGGATGATGAAGGGAAGACCGGGCGACGACTTCTTCCGACTTGAGCCTCGAATGCGGGAACCTTTGAGCTTAGGAAATTGGTCAACATCCAGTTCATATCAGAGTCAACATCATGAACTACCACACGAATGGTCTCATTTGGCAACAAATCTTGAATTTCCGGAGGGTTTAGGGCTCGAATTCGACTATCGTTCCAGTTGGTAATCTGTCCAAGGTAGATGTCAGCCGCGATCTCCACGGTCATAATGAGGGGAAAGTCGATCATCGTAGGAATGTTAAAGGCAGGTACCACCGCGAAAGAAGCGATGGGCAGAAACTTCATATCGGGAATCAGATTCAGGTAATTGTCCTCGATGCCGTTGATCGAAACTCCAAAGTCTCCACTTTGCTTCAACTGAAGATTCTTTGCCTCGTCCGAAGTCGAGTCATAATACTTAATCTTAGTCGCAGATGAGGTCCAAAGACTTGCCCAAGTGGTGATGATCGACATCGGAGAGCCAATGCCGACAAGAAACTCCGTGTTGAAAGATCTCTGTCCGTTGCACTTCACCGTTCCGAGCTCATCAATCACCCTCTTAATCAAGCTGTTTTCGAGGGGAACAAACCCGTGACTGGTGGCGATACGGGCAGCCTGGTTGTTGGTCACAGTCCAGGCGACGAAGTTCATCAGCTCGGTGGCACGAGTACAGTCAACTTGGAAGAAATTGTTGCTCATCGCATAGAACAGAACGTAGATCATCGGCCAGGAGTTGTTACCGGGAGCATCGATCATGTTCACGGTCAAGTTGTACACGGCATAGGCCTCGGTATAGTCTCTCATTCCTGCTTGCACGGTCTCGAACGAGGGAGAGACAATGTTTCCTGCCACATTAATCATTCTCATGTAACGGACGGTCTCGTCAATATCAGTCAAATCGCAGTAGGTCAAAGAGTAAGGCTCGGACTTCATCCAGTCTCGTCTCTTCGGCGAGGAGTTACCGACGCTAAATCCCCTTCCTTCCAAAGTTGGGCGCAAGCCAGAAAACATCCTCCCGGCCGCCTGAAATTCAAGATCGAATGCGGGGCTTATCTGGGAGAGGAAAAGTTTCACAACTTCGGAACTGCTCAGGTAAAATCCATCATCGTATCCAATACGAATGTTCTGAGCAGGGAGAGAAATGTTCGGGTTCAATTGTTGAAGGCGGGTGTCGTTCCACATCGTGATGTTACCAACCCAGATTGCGGCCAGAGTCGGACGGTCAATCACCAGCTGATGGTTAGCATCGAGGGGTATGCCTGGTAAGTTACAAACTATCACCAAAGCTTGTCCAGCGATAGGAAACTGACCGATTTCATAAATTTCAGTCACTTCCCTTGGAATTGCCCCGGAAAACACATTATAATCAATGTTGAAACTGGCGGCAGACGCATCAGGTTCAGGCATTGCTTGCAGTTCGACGGTCACATCCTCTCGGTAAGCCTGATAGGACTCCTTCCAAGAACTGAAGATTGGACCTGCTGCCTCAGAGCCTGTGCCTGTTATCCGAGCACCAACCGAATGAACTTCTCGAACATAGAAACAAATCAAGACCAGACTCAACAACAATTGACCCTTTGAAACCATTCTCTCTTTTATGAGTTCGGAATAAGAATTCTCGGTTTAAAGGTCGTTTAAGTGTTCGAGAATTCGAAAATCTTCCGAGATCATTATTTAAGATTTATTAAAATTTCGAAAGGAGATCGTTCGAAAAGTTAAATTAAATTTATATTATTAATATTTATTAGGGGGATAAATTATACAGAAATATTAAAGTTTGAAGTTTAATATTTTTAAAGAATAGATTCATGAACCTAAAACCTAGATTGATAAAATGGAGAAAAATGTAGAGAGAATATTTAAAAACATCACCTTAAAATTCAAGGTGATGTTTTTTTTGAACTTAATAAGAATCGTTCGAGTTCCTTTGGATGAAGATTTTGAAAGCTTCAACGCATTTTGAAGCTGGAATGTTTACGCAAATTTCTTCACCACTTGCTCCACTCTTCTCAACGGAAAAACTAACAATTCCGTTCGAATGTTTAATGTAAGATTGTCCCTCAGATCGAGAAAAGACAATCTTACAGTCGGTGTTTTCCTCGATCGAAGAAAACAATTTCTTCCATTCTGAGATTTTAGGAGGAAAATCTATATTGATATGAACCCCATTACCCAATTCAATAGAAAAGGCGAAGTAGCTACCTTCTGCTTCAACTTTCAACGACATTTAAAAATGGACACCATTCGAATTTGGACTTCAAATTCGAATATTTAATCATTGGGCATTTTTCAACTTCTAAGTTAAACTCTTTCAGTGAAGAACTTAAGGGCTTCAATGCATTTCGAAGCTTTAATGCTCACACAAATTTCTTCGTGATTTAAATCATTCTTCTTAATTGAGAAATCGACTCCTCCATTTGAATGTTCAATATAAGACTGCCAATAACCCTGCTGAAAACGAATCCGATAGTCAAAATTTTCTTCAATTGATTGGAGTAATTTCTTCCATTTCAAGTTTATAGACGGAAAATGCATCCTAATTTTAGCTTCATCATTCAACTTCAGAATAAAATAAAGTTCTCCTTCAATATCCTTAACCTTTAACGACATTTGGAAACGGATTTAACTCTTTTAGAAAATTTAATCGTGAAGTTTCACGATTAAATGTTGATTATTTAGCATTCTTCCTTGACGAAGGAATCGAGACGGTATTGAGCAACTTTCTTGAGAGTTTCAAGGCAAATTGAAGCCTTAATATCAATGTAAGAAGCTCCATCGTATCCACATCCACACTTCATGACGACGAAAGTGACGAAGCCTTCATCATGATCAATTGAAACTTCTCCATTGTTTTCGGTGAATACCAGACGGTATTGCTTCCCTTGCTCAATGGCTGAAACAAGTTTAAACCATTCATCAGCCGGACCTTCATTGGGGAAATCCATTCGAAGACTCAAATTTCCATCTTCCTGAATATAACGGAAGAGAATATCGTCACTGAAGTCAACTTGAAAAGTCATTTTAGAAATCCATTTCCCTCAAAATTCTAAATCAAAAACCGAATTGGTCTAAAGGTCTTGCTCAGTTTTTAACTCGACTTATTAAATTTGGATGGAGATTGCAAATGTTAAATTTTATATGATGTTACAAAAAAGTAACTTGGGTTTTTCAGATTTGTAACTTTTCTAAAATCTAAAAATTTTTTCAAAACAAGAAATTACAAATATGAAAAACCCAAGTTACTTTTTTGTAACATCATATAAAATTCGATATGAGTTCAAACAACCTTAAAGATAATTTATTTTCAAGTTATTTTTAATCCAAACTAGAACAAATCTACCCAAATCCAAAATTAGTTAAAGATAACTTGAAAATAAATTATCTTTAAGGTTGTTTGAACTCATATCGAATTTTATATGATGTTACAAAAAAGTAACTTGGGTTTTTCGATTTTGTAATTTCTTGTTTTGAAAAATTTTTTAGATTTTAGAAAAGTTACAAATCTGAAAAACCCAAGTTACTTTTTTGTAACATCATATAAAATTCGATATGAGTTCAAACAACCTTAAAGATAATTTATTTTCAAGTTATCTTTAATCCAAACTAGAACAAATCTACCCAAATCCAAAATTAGTTAAAGATAACTTCAAGTTATCTCTTCCATTAACCTAACTCAAGAGTAGTTTAGGAAGCCGTTTTAAGTTTAGAGTTGGAAGGAAGATTGGCGATCTCTTTAAAAAAAACTATTTCGATCCTATATGGTTACGAATTTTATTGCTAAATTTGCGTTAAAATTAGTGGCTATGAGATAAATATTCTTCGATGTGAGATACGATTCACAAAGAATATTTTCCACTTTGGATTAAAGATAACTTGAAAATAAATTATCTTTAAGCTACTTTAAACTCATATCGAATTTTATATGATGTTACAAAAAAGTAACTTGGGTTTTTCGATTTTGTAATTTCTTGTTTTGAAAAATTTTTTAGATTTTAGAAAAGTTACAAATCTGAAAAACCCAAGTTACTTTTTTGTAACATCATATAAAATTCGATATGAGTTCAAACAACCTTAAAGATAATTTATTTTCAAGTTATCTTTAACTAATTTTGGATTTGGATCGATTAAATTGCATTATTTATGTCGAAGCATAAATAATTTTAAGGAGTGGATTTATCTCACAATGATACTATAACGATCACGGCCAGTACCAATATATTTCACAGGAACTTTGACAAGTTCCTCGATCGTTGTTACGAAATTCTTCGCCTCTTCAGGTAGCTTATTCCATTCAGTGAGATTGGAAATATTTTCCTCCCAACCGGGTAGCTCGAGATAATGTACTTGTTTCGGTTCTTCACTAAATTCGCCCTCATCGTAAGAAACACAAATTTTAATCTTTTTCATTCCTGAAAGACAATCGAGTTTATTTAGACAAAGAGAAGTAAAGCCATTAATCTTGCAAGCTCGATTTAGAAGAACCGTATCAAACCAACCGCAAGTTCTGGGTCGACCTGAAGCATCTACTTCAAAAAACTTTCTGGCCAAAAGTAAACCTTCTTGGTCAATCTCTTCTGTACTTTCATTCATAATAAGACCTGCGGCTTTCGGTAAATTATGCTTATAATCATCGGAAGGAAAAGAAGAAAACCAAGAAACAATTTCTTTCTTTTCCTTATCAGTAAATTGGGTTGGAAATTTCGAAGGACTGGTAACCCGAGTTACAATGGCTTTGGCGACGCCGATAGTGGAAAATTTTTGAGGTGGCAATCCCAACCCGGAGATTGCTCCTCCTACACAAGTTGAAGAAGAGGTCACAAAAGGATAAAAGCCATGATCGATGTCCAACATACAAGCTTGAGAACATTCTACCAAAATCTTATTACCTAAGTCAAGTTCTTGGTGAAGAAAATTGCATGAGTCGATGGTCAAAGGAAGGAAAATATCCGCATACTGTTTTAGGTGCAAATCAAGTATAGCTTGAAAATCAAAGTCAAGATCAGAGAAGATGTTTCGATGATATGCAACCAGTTTCCAATAAGCTAGGGAAAACTTTTCCTTATTTTTCAAAGTTCCAATCCTGATTCCCCTTCGGGAGATCTTATCGGAGTATGCGGGTCCGATACCTTGACAGGTAGTTTTAACCCCTGTCTTTTTATCTTGTAAATAATCTACTTTCTTATGGAAAGGGAAGACAATATGTGCTCGATCAGAAATACGTAGACGATTTAGACAAGAAATTCCAAACCTTAAATCGATGTTTTTACATTCCTCAAGAAGGAATGCCAAATCAATCACCATACCGTTACCCAGAAGGCAAATCTTCTCACCGTCTGAGAGAATACCTGAAGGAATCAGATGAGAAGTATAAGTTCGTCCTTCATTCGAGATAGTGTGGGCGGAATTACTTCCTCCAGCGGATCGTGCTATTACGGAGAAATCCTCAGTAGAAGCTAGATAATCCACTAGCTTCCCTTTTCCCTCATCTCCAAAAAATGTTCCTATTACGGCGGTTACTGGAAAGGACATTTTAAAGACAAGAATTTAATTCTTTAATTTGTTACCACATTCGAATTTTATCTTCACCTCGTTTAAAATAACTTTTAAAATATTCTCCGAAGAACCCAGACTTTTATGAAAGTAGTTAAAAATAATTTGAAAATAAGATATCTTTAAGGTTGTTTGATATATTACCGAATTTTATATGATGTTACAAAAAAGTAACTTGGGTTTTTCATATTTGTAATTTCTTGTTTTGAAAAATTTTTTAGATTTTAGAAAAGTTACAAATCTGAAAAACCCAAGTTACTTTTTTGTAACATCATATAAAATTCGGTAATATATCAAACAACCTTAAAGATAACTTATTTTCAAGTTATCTTTATTCCAAAATGGAAATATTCTACCCAAATCCAAAAGTGGTTAAAGATAACTTGAAAATAAGTTATCTTTAAGTTATTTTCAGAATTACAAAATTTTATATGATGTTACAAAAAAGTAACTTGGGTTTTTCAGATTTGTAATTTCTTGTTTTGAAAAATTTTTTAGATTTTAGAAAAGTTACAAAATCGAAAAACCCAAGTTACTTTTTTGTAACATCATATAAAATTCGGTAATATATCAAACAACCTTAAAGATAACTTATTTTCAAGTTATCTTTATTCCAAAATGGAAATATTCTACCCAAATCCAAAAGTGGTTAAAGATAACTTGAAGTTGAAGTTATCTTTAAGGTTGTTTGATATATTACAAAATTTTATATGATGTTACAAAAAAGTAACTTGGGTTTTTCGATTTTGTAACTTTTCTAAAATCTAAAAAATTTTTCAAAACAAGAAATTACAAATCTGAAAAACCCAAGTTACTTTTTTGTAACATCATATAAAATTTTGTAATATATCAAACAACCTTAAAGATAACTTGAAGTTGAAGTTATCTTTAATCGAAATTGCAATTATTCTACCTAAATCTAAAAGTAGTTAAAGATAACTTGAAAATAAGTTATCTTTGATAGATATTGGTTTTCTCCCTATATCTTCACACAACGAAATCTTTCAGTTAAAAAACGAAAAGTGTCCGTCAATTGACGCCTCGACCAAAGGACTTAAAATTTTAAGTTTGATTGAAATTTTAAGTCTTTTGGTCAAACTTAAATCTTTCGTTGTGTGAATTTCTTGAATGTATCAACTTGGTCTTGCTTTCGATTCTGAAGATGTTGATAGGTTTGCTGAGGTTTGTAATGTTGTCTCTGAAGCTTCGGCTGTCAAGTTTTTGACGAGTTTGTTCCTTCAAGAACTCGAACCCTCTCCCGAACAATTCCACATTCTGATGGAGAAAGTACAATCGCAAAGCGAGGAAATCTCCTCTTTGCAAATGAGAACATTGTGCTGGGCATTGAAGAACAAATCCCCTTTCTTGCAATCGCTGATCTCACATCCCAATTTTAACCCAACGGCTGACATTTCGAATTACATCCGTGATTGTCCACTGGAATTGTTCCCGATTCTTTTGGCCTCTGACAAGGTGTTTACCAACCCTGAAACTTTGGAGAGACTTCTTGAGATCAACCACTCGAAAAAGATAGAGATTTATATGAACTCGGAACGTTTCATTGTTCCTTCGGCTTACGTAGTTGCTAAACTTGCCCGTCTATACTTCGGTAATCACTACTCTTTCGAGACCGTTCTTCTTCATCCAAAGATCAATGGTTCGAAAATCGACAAGAAGCAGCTGGATTATTGGAAGGAAAACTGGCCCGAAATGATCGAGATTCTGAACAACAAACCCAAATCCAACTACTAAAAAAAAGTCTTTTGATACAGAATTTTAGCAGATTAACTCTGCTAAAATACAATACTAATTTGAACCTCTTTCCGTCACATCTTCAAATCAGGTTACAAAATTTTATATGATGTTACAAAAAAGTAACTTGGGTTTTTCAGATTTGTAACTTTTCTAAAATCTAAAAAATTTTTCAAAACAAGAAATTACAAATCTGAAAAACCCAAGTTACTTTTTTGTAACATCATATAAAATTCGATATGAGTTGAAACAACCTTAAAGATAACTTATTTTAGAGTTATCTTTAACTATTTTTAGATTTGGGTAGAATATTTGCATTTTGGATTAAAGATAACTTGAAAATAAGTTATCTTTAAGGTTGTTTGAAATATTACCAAATTTTATATGATGTTACAAAAAAGTAACTTGGGTTTTTCGATTTTGTAACTTTTCTAAAATCTAAAAAATTTTTCAAAACAAGAAATTACAAATCTGAAAAACCCAAGTTACTTTTTTGTAACATCATATAAATTTAAGTATCTGCTAAAAACGATAGTTGGATTTAAGTACCAAGTTAAAATTAAGTATACAAATTAAGCAGATATTGTCTACTTAATTTTAGTTAATTAAATTTCGTTTGTTTGGTTGAAATTTCAAGTTAGTATACAAATTAAGCAGATATTGTCTACTTAATTTTAGTTAATTAAATTTCGTTTGTTTGGTTGAAATTTCAAGTTAGTATACAAATTAAGCATATATTGTCTACTTAATTTGTATACTAACTTTAACTTGGTACTTAAATCCAACTATCGTTTTTAGCAGATACTTAAATTTATATGATGTTACAAAAAAGTAACTTGGGTTTTTCGATTTTGTAATTTCTTGTTTTGAAAAATTTTTTAGATTTTAGAAAAGTTACAAAATCGAAAAACCCAAGTTACTTTTTTGTAACATCATATAAATTTAAGTATCTGCTAAAAACGATAGTTGGATTTAAGTACCAAGTTAAAGTTAGTATACAAATTAAGTAGACAATATATGCTTAATTTGTATACTAACTTGAAATTTCAACCAAACAAACGAAATTTAATTAACTAAAATTAAGTAGACAATATCTGCTTAATTTGTATACTAACTTTAACTTGGTACTTAACTCCAATTCTAGTTTTCAGCAAATACTTAAATTTATATGATGTTACAAAAAAGTAACTTGGGTTTTTCGATTTTGTAATTTCTTGTTTTGAAAAATTTTTTAGATTTTAGAAAAGTTACAAATCTGAAAAACCCAAGTTACTTTTTTGTAACATCATATAAAATTCGATATGAGTTGAAACAACCTTAAAGATAACTTTATTTTCAAGTTATCTTTAACGAATTTTGGATTTGGGTAGAATATTTCCATTTTGGATTAAAGATAACTTGAAAATAAAGTTATCTTTAAGTTACTTTAAACTATTACAAAATTTTATATGATGTTACAAAAAAGTAACTTGGGTTTTTCGATTTTGTAATTTCTTGTTTTGAAAAATTTTTTAGATTTTAGAAAAGTTACAAATCTGAAAAACCCAAGTTACTTTTTTGTAACATCATATAAAATTTTGTAATTTGGTTGTTTTAAATCTAAAACAAAATATTTTAATTTGTCTATCCTAAGTCGAAAACAGGTTTGTAACATAACAAACCTGTTCTTTTTGGTCTAATTTCTGTCTATTTGAAAGAAAAGATTTCCATATTTCAGGATCGAAATTTCGAATATGGACTATATTTCAAATTTAAGTGTCAACATCAACAGTTTCTCCGACCATTATACCAGAGGCAGTCGGAACCACTACTTTATTCTTTCTTCCCTTCATCAAGAAATAGACAAGGAAGCCTATAACAAGAAGAACGAAAATCGCACCAATTCCAATAGCAATCCAAAGCCAAAGCGTATTTCTTTTGCTAGTCTCTTCAGTCAAGGCAGAAACTTCGTTGCTGAAAGCTTGGATCGAAGTTCCAAAAGAACCATTCATTGCCGTGAGCTGTTCGTTCATCTGACGAATTCCTTGATCAAACGTGCTGATGTTCTGGTCCAAAGTGCTTGCCGGTTGAGCGAAGGGTTGATCAAAAGGAACTCCTTCAGGTTGACCTTGAGGGGTCGGAGGCAAAACTGGTTGAAATGGAAGTTCGCCATTACCTCCATTATTCGGAGTTCCATTACTCCCATTAATTGGAGAAATACCGTTAATCGGAGTTCCATTACCTCCATTAATTGGAGAAATACCGTTAATCGGAGTTCCATTACCTCCATTAATTGGAGAAATACCGTTAATCGGAGTTCCATTACCTCCATTAATTGGAGTTCCATTACCTATCGGCTGGGAAGGAATTTGAGGAACGAGAGGTTCGGGCAATCCCTGACCGGGTTCGATTTCTTCAGGAAAGTTATTAGCGGGAGGGCGAACCGGCGAGATCTGATCGGGTAAGGAGAAGTGAGGAGAAGTTCCAGAAGAAGGAGAAATGATTTTTAGTAGCAAAATTCCTCCAGGCACCGTCGAAAGAATTACCGGTCGAGAATTCGGAGTAAAATCTGCGATCTTTCTTCCGTTTTGAAACAGTTGTAGATGGTATCCAGGATGACCGTGGTTCGAGTTGTAGCTTCCATTTGCCGAAACTTGGCAAGTGTGACAATCAAACATCGAAAGTGAATATGGATACCTCTCGAAGCCATTTTGTCCTTCAGAATCGTCGAAATTATTTTCATTCAGACGAGAAAGATAATAAATAACTTTTGGATGATTTTGTGCTGATGAAGTCTTGAAAGAGTTTTGAGGTACTGTGGTCAAGAAGTCAACCGAACCCGAACTAAACGAAGAAGGAACTGCGGCCCCTGATGAGCTCAATCGAGAAAAAGTGACCGTTCCGGGTCCCGAATTCACAACTTTGAAAGTTTGAGGAGTCTGAATACAATCGGGGGAAGAGGAGTTCGAAAACGGATTTTCAATTGTTCCGTTTTTACACACAGTGCTGCTTTTTCGACTCCTTTGAGAGGTATTATTCATTGATCCAATCCTGCCCGTAGATAGCTGGTCATTTTGAGGATAAGAAGAACGAAAGGTTGGTTGAACTCGACTCTCCATTTTAACTTTTTTATGAATTATTTCTCAGATAAAGATGTCGTTTTACCAAGTTTCTATGAACGATCAACAGTATAATGCGGTTCGAAATGCGGCGAATCAAGGTCTGTATCCCGGAGGTGTGAACGTGGTTCGATCAGGAGTTCAAAATGGCTCGTGTGGTTGTGGAGGAATTTCGGGAGTTTATTCAGCTCGCGGTGTGAATTCGAGTAACGCTTTTGGAAGTTATGGTTCTGCTTTACAGCAACAAATTGCTTTGGCGAATGAAGCTGCTCGTCGAGATACCCTTGTAACCAATGCAGGAATTCGCCTTCGCGGAGAAACTCCTTTTCCGATTTCAACAAATCCTCTAGTTTCGCAAGCTGCTCAACGTGCAATTTTCGGTGGAGTTGATCCTTCAACCGTGACCTTTGACAACGGCTTCAACGGTCTGAATGGGGTGGCGACTAACGGCGTACGTAATCTCAATAATGGTTTGAGTGCCCGTGCTTTGCAAGCAATTTATGGAACCGGATTTGTTCCTGGAGATCCCAGCCTTCAAAACACTTTGTATGCTGAAAATGTTCTGTCTGCCAATGTCGATCGAAATACTTTTGCTTTGAATGGAACCCGAAGAAGGGGTGCCACCGGAGGACTTGAATATTATAACGGAAGCACTGCTCAATACTACTCTCCCAGTCGCCTTCAAAATATCTCCGCGTTGGGTTAAATTTCTCCAATTTTCGAATAAGTTTGGAATTTGTTTCCAAACTTATTTTCGTACCTAAAAACCTGTCTCAAATATGTTTTCGGTACAACTTGCTCAACCTTCAGCCCCTTTTGGTCAAAGTTTGTGTTGGAAGTTAAACTCGAAAACTTCTCAATGTTCATCTCAGCCAAATCTTTGTTCTGCTGAGAAATGGCAAAGGCAAGCTGAGGCCGACTTGGGAGTTTCAGCTGAGTATTTCTTTTTGAGAAAAGGGGCTCGTCAACGTTACATTGAAATCGCGACCCGTTGGTACTGTGTTCCTGGATCTGACCTTTATGCTGATCGAGGTTTTTGTCAATTGGTGGCTGCCCGAGATCGAGACAATTGTTCTCTTGAATTTCTTGCAACTTTCGATGACATTGACTGGTCGAACAGTCTGATCGGGGGAGCTTTGAGTGGAAATTTTGATTTCTTTTCGGGACTTTTGGCTCGCCGTTACCTTTTGACTTCTGAAGTGGGCGTTTCTTCCCTTTACACAACGCTTGGCCCAGTGTTCGAAACTCGCCTTCGCAGGGCTTCGGCTTTGGGAGGAAATTGGCAGATTTTCTCATTTGTGAATCCGGAATTGAATTCTTTCACCGAATACTCAGCCGCGATTTTTGGGGGTTCGATGGAGATTCTTTTGAGTCTTCCTTTGACAAATTCTCCTGACACAACTTTACTTTTTAATTCGGCCTTTTTGTCGGGGAATGAACAGGTTGTTTCTCATCTGATGAATTTGTTTCCTTCGGTTGAACTTTCTCAGTTTGCTGAGGCTGCCGCAAGTTCTCCGAATCCAAATTTGCTTCAATTAACCGGAAGTTCGAATCAAACTTTGTTAATCGGGGCAGCATTTAAAGGGGATGAAATTTCATTCGGGAGGTTGGTTTCTTCTTTTTCGGGTCAGACCCCGATCCTAACCTCCGCTTTGAAAGCTTGTTGTCAAAGTGTGTCCCCGCTTCGATTCGGAATCGCTTTGAAATGTCTAAACGAAGGAGCCAAAGTAGACCAAGCAATCTTAAAGTTGGCCGTCTGGACAGGCGACATCGACCTACTTCATTTAATTCAGTCTTTCAGTTCTTTGCCTTTGCCTTACCATTTAGTTAAGGATGCAATCGAAACAGGAAATTTACAAATGGTTAAGCAGTTTCACCCAATTGAAGATTCAACCTTACAACAACATGCCCTTTCTCTCGGATTTTCTCAAATTTCTTATCTTTTTGCCCGTAAATAATAAGCTATTATTCATACAACAATTAAAATTCTTTTTATTCTTCCTAGAAAAAGAATTTTTGGATAGAATGGCGGCTTTCTCCGTACCGGTAATTTTAGCGATTATACTTTGTGTTGTGTTTGTTGTTTTAATTGTTCTTGGTTTGATTTTTTCTTCTCGCGGGATTAGACCTTCAGTGACTGAGACAGAGATTGAAGAATTTTTATCTCAAGTTGATAATTTGGGTGGATTTACACCTCCAGCCCCCGTCTCTGGAGAACGGGGAAATTGTTATGTTTACACCTTTCCATCTCAACCAATTTTATCGACTGAGTTAATTGATGGGTTAACTCCACAACCAATTCGCAATGTCGATTGTTTGGATGATGACCAACTCGCCTTGCAAAAGACTGAAACAACCTGTACTCGTACTGACTTCTGTCAAGCTCCCGATGGAACTCGCGTCGGTCCTTCGGAAAAGTTTGTTTCTTATTCGGTTTGTGGTCAAGCTTTGATTGATAGTTGTTGGAGGGAAAATTCAAGTTCTTTGTCTCTCATTGGGTTAAATTTTCAACCACCAACTTTAGACCGTCCTGCCTCGGCAACTTGCTTAACTTACCCGAGTCCGATTTCTGTTTCTCCTTGTAATCCTGATAACAAATCTCAATTGATTCGGGTAACTCGTGCTCAGGCAGTCTCTTTAGTTCCGAATTCTTCAGGCCCCTACGCACGGTTAGTTAATCGTGCAAATGGGCGCTGTTTGATTCCTTCCCGTTTTCCTCCCTTGCCTGAAACGTCACTCATTGAAGGTGAATGTTCACCAAACTCGGGTTATTTGTGGTGGTTAATTCCACCCCTTTCTTTAACGATTATTCGAGACGGTCAAAATGTGTCTGTTACATCCCCCCAACAAATTGTGTTTACTTCGACCGTTTCTTCGCCTCCTCGAAACTTAACAGATTACTTTAGCAATCCTTCAAATTCTTCTCTGTCGATTCAGTTTGACTCCCAATCGAGAGCCGTCTTAAGACCTTTTGTTCGAGACTCCGCAAGTCCTGAAGGAGTTCGAGCCCAAACCCAAATTTTTGAATTGTCCCTGTATTCTTATTTGACTTCCTTACCTCGAAACTCATCAGGAACAAATATCCCTTTTTAAAGAACTTAACAATTCGAAAATGAAACCTCCCTTTTAATAGCCGGGGGTTGAGAACATCCTTTCAAAATCGACTTTGGATTCTTCGGAAGAGTCATCGGCGGTTTTTCATCAGAAACATCATTCAACTTCTTTTTCCTTGGTCTTTTGGGAGTGTAAGCTGGTGGAGGAATAGGAGTTTTTTGCGTCAAATCAAGGATTGAATCTTCAGGTAAAGGTTGATCAAGAAGGTGAAAGATTGTCGTACAAGAACTTCTTCCTCCCATTGCTTCAGGATCACGTCCAGTCTGTCTTGCGTAATATTTTTTGGCCGAATAAAGAACTTCAGCATATCTCTTAACGGCTGTGATCATTCTTCCGTAATCATAAGCCGATAATATTATCGTTACGTTTCCGTTTGTTTCAACAGACATCCTATTGTTTGTTTTTGTATTTGTCTTCCAAAAAATAAAGATGAGAAGTGCAAACTTAAGCTCGATTTTCGAAAAGTTTCACGTTTTAGATGAAGTTTTGACAATTCTGTCAAGAAGAAGGAGGGAAGTTCTTCAAGAATTTTCTGAAAAAGAACTTTGTGACCAAGGACCTTTTTCTTTCGAGTCAATCTGCATTATTCGGGAGATAGAAAAGTTTATTTCATCCGGTCATGCCGTGAACACTTCCGGACTTGTTTTTGCCACTTATCTGCAAGATTGTGGTATAGATCGTCAAATGGTTTTTTTGGCCCATAAAATTTCCGAACTTGATGTTACAAATTCACACTTTAGCCTTTTGGCTGAGGAAGTTTTGACATCAAGTAACCTATTTCCTCCAAATTGTTATGAGAGCAATCTAGCGTTGGAAGCAGGCCTAAAATCTTTCATTTCTCCTCGTTACCGTCGTCTTCGTCTTTGTTTGGCAATTTTGCTTGAATTGAATCGTATCTCAATTCGAAGATTTCTGAGAAACTCTCTCCAATTCTCCTCGATTGAGAAAGCCGAAAAGAAACTGTCAAACCCTTTGATACTTCTCCTTATTAAGGCATGCGTTTGTAACTAACAAACACGTTCGAAGATGCGTTTGTAACTAACGTTACGATGAAATTTGTGTGAGAAATCACACAAATTTTAATTAAATTAATTTTGTGGGCGGAAAACCATCTTGACAAGACTTTGGACCATCTGAAGCATGTTTTGCTGTTCTCTACGAATTTTCTCAATTTCAATAGAAATATCAGAATCGGAAGTCAAAGTTCTTTCATTACTTGCATTATCGATCTCATCTTTGCGATGAGCAATATATTCAAGGAATTCTTGCTTGAACAGTTCGAGTTCTTGCACTGACTCGTTCTTAGCCGCAAAAATTTCTTCCACGGCCACCAAAGAGGAAACTCTTTGAGTTCTGCGAATTTTCTTACACCCTTTGTAAATTTCATCGCGAATTTGCTCACTCATCGCTTCCAATTGCTGCTGAATCTTCGAACCAACACTTTCCAATTCGAAAGCTTGAAGGTGAGTTTTGTCTCCCCAACCGGCTTCAGAAGTTGTCGAATCAGAAGTCTTCTCGGAACCGAAACCCAATTCGGGACGACGGTTGAAAAATTCCATGCTAGCTTGATGATTCTCCTCATATTGCTGATTGTGATGCTTTTGATCCTCGATTTCTTTCTGCAATCTTTCAATGCGAAGATTTCTTTCGAAATCGCGTTCCCTCTCAAGACCGTGAAGGAAGTTATCGAACTGCTCCTGACTCTCACTCTCTTCTGTGGTTGAAAATCCTTGACCAGGAGGACGCTCGATGCTTCTTTCCTTCCGAAGGCCGAGAAGGAGCTCGCGAGTTCCGATTTCACTCTCCTCGGTGGTTGAGGCACCAAACGAACTTCTCGCCTTTCGATCAAAGTTTTGCTCTTTCTGAAGGTTAAGTACGAGCTCGCGAGTCCCAATTTCACTCTCCTCGGTGGTTGAGGCACCAAACGAACTTCTCGCCTTTCGATCAAAGTTTTGCTCTTTCTGAAGGTTAAGTACGAGCTCGCGAGTAGGAATTTCGTCATGAGTTGAACTGTCCTGAATGTAAGAGGCGTGGGGTCTCCTTTCATAATTTCTCTCCTTTTCGAGTTGCTGAAGGATTTCCCGCGTCATTCCTTCAGAATGACTTGAGTCAATTTCTTGGCTCGGAGCGCGGCGATCGAAGTTCCTTTCCCTTTCAGCGTGGAAGAGAATGTCCTTCTTGTGCAGGGATGGATCAAATGAAGTGTCATACTTTTGGTGACCGTGGTGTCCCTTTCTTTGACGGAAATTCCTTTCCTTCTCCAACTGAAGAAGGATTTCTTTAGTCATTCCCTCGCTGTGGTAATTTCTTCCCTTAGTGAAGGAAGAATCGGCTTTCTGCTTTCGGTGATTTTGGACTTCTTTCTCTCTCAGAAAAGCCTTCTGAAATTCTTCACTGTCAATCTCTTCTGAGTCAGAGTCGGAACATTCATTCCTCCAATCAAACTCACTCAAACTTCCAACCGAATTTCTCCTTCCGTGACGCTTCTTCTTCTCAACTTTACGAGTGACTTTCTCAGAAGACGTGTGTTTGTTTGCACTCCGAGAAGAATTTTCATCACTGTCAGTCATTCCAGTCTTTCCATAAATTCCGCCAATAAAAAACCCCTGATCAGAAAACCCTTCTGATGTATGCTCGCCCTCCCATCTTTGAGAATGAGAATTATGGGTTGAACTCTCTGGAAAGACTCTTCCACCTTGATGGAACTTCTTTCCTCGATACTCTTCAGTAGATTGATTTGAAGAAACGCTCATCCTCTTTTCTTTGGAAATCGAGAAAAAAGAATTCTTTTTTCTCGATTTTGTTGTTTTTCACAAACAGTGCATTTGATTACTTTTTGTTTCGAAAACATTGGTTCCTGAAGGGCATGCAGGGTATGAAACACATGTCAAAGGATCTCTCTCGGCCGAAAAATCGGCCACGTTCTCAGTTAAATAAGCCAAAGTTCCTCTCTGGCATTCTTGGGGCCAGAGATGAGGTAGCCAAGATGAAGGAACGCTGCAAAAATTTGTTACATTATCTGTTAATTGCAACGGAGGGATTGTGGAGGAAACGTTCAAAACGTTCACGAAGCCACTGTTTTGAACGACCGAAATTCTCTTTCCTTCGAAGGGAGTGTAAGGATCTCCACCAACGACCGTGAAAGTTGACGAGACATAATTTGGACAAAATGGAGTTCGAACACAGCGACATTCAATCCCTTCCGGACACCTTCCATCGTTACGAGTTGACTCATCTTCTTGAACCGAATAGGGAGTTTGTCCCTCACAAGAAAAACGAGGGTTGCAAACCTCAATTCCTGAAGTAAATTCGATCTGCGAGTCAGACTCTGGACATCGTTTAATGCCGTTAAAAATGTTGGTTGCGCAATAACCAGTTTGACAAAGAGCTGGACTCGATGAAGATGAATTCCGAATCCACAAAATGAAGATAAAGAGAAAAAAAAGTCCAAGAATGCAAAAAGTTAACGCAACTAAAAGAGTATCTGAAGAAGTTGAACTCATCTGCGTATTTTTAAAACTCTTTTTTAAATATGCAGTGTCCACCAGATGTTCATAAACGATATTCATCAAATGAAATCGATGTTGTGGCGGTCGAAATGCCAGATCAAGTTCGAGTAACCTTCATTCGAAATCATCCAATGTATGACGACGAAATCAATGAAGGAAAAATTTACGATATGAACTCGACTCATATCGTTCATGACAGCACTCTGTTTAAAAATATGGGTAATTGTCGTTCCTCAGAATTCGCAGCCTTACTCGAAGGAAAAAGACATAAAATTCCCAAAGACAATCTTGAGGTTTGGAAAGAAAATGTCCGAATTTGCGACATTTCGAAAACGCGTTCTTCGGTTCGTGTCGTTCATGCGGTGATCGTCAGTATGATTGATGAAATCGATTGGCATCGCTCGCAAGGAATTTCTAGACTTCTGTCAACTTCCCCTAATGTGGCAGAATATTTCAACGCCTTTCTGGAATCTTTGAAAGAAAATCGCTGTTCAGGTCTTGGCTCCGTCGCTTCCCAAATCCAGGAAGATTTTCGTCATTACCAGTTTTATTTCGTCGATGGAACTGTCCGGGTCTATCCTGGAGTTGAAACATCAAAATCAATTATTGTCCAGAATGAGGAAAAGGAAGATTCGGGTTGGACTTGGTTTGTCCTCTTTGTCATTGGTATTTTGCTATTGGGAATTTTGTTCTTCCTTTGGAAAACTCACAAAAGTTCTTAATTTTTTTTCGAATTTCTTTTATCAACAAAGTTTTTGTGATAAAAGAAAAGCCTTCAAAATCCAGATGCTCGCCGATTATGTATTTGATTGGTTCGCTCACGAAAGAGAAAACTTTCGTCGTAGAATTTTGACCGATCCGGAAACCGAATTTTCTCTCTCTTGCGATTCAGGTTGTCGAAGAAGTTCAGAATGGCTCGACAAAGGGTATAAATGTCGCCATTGTCATCAAATCGCCAAAATTGCTCGAAAGCTTCCATTGTTTGAAATCGAAGCGGGAAAAAACAAAGGTAAAAAATTTATCGTTAAGGAAGTGAATTGTTCGCCAGACTTTATGGTTCGAGTAAAAGGAGACAAAAAATTAATCCTTTATGATTCGCTTCGTGGAAGCTTTTTTGTGAGTTGTGTGTTGGAAGACACAAAGCTCCCAACTCTCAATTATATTTCGAGTTCGTACCAATGCCAAGGAGGACAAGTTTTTCGTGAACTTCATTCGAAATTAGAAGAAAATCCTCAAGAATTCACCTTCGAAATGATGGTCCAACTTCTCGCCACCCTTCATTTTCTTTCAACCTTTGAATTTGTTTGTGAGAATCCCTCTATTCAAATCGCGAATGAACCAACGGCCTTCGATTATGACGGAGTTACAATCCGTTCAAACAGTTGCATTAAACTCGACACAATCGAAGATTCGAGTATGACTGTTAAGATTGGGACTGAGAATTATCGTTTCATTCCGGTCTCCAAATCTCGAAAGATTATTTTGCTACATTCATCCCAACCAAAAAAGGAAACGAATAAGAATGAAGAATGGTTTGTACCCAATCATCATTTCTCTCATCTTAAACATTTGGGGGATTGTAGTTTGAATGTTTATCTCTGTTTTCTGAAGATTCGACCTTATCTTCGCGATCAGCGTTGTCTTAGTCTTTGGAGAGAACTTTGGAAGGACGAACAGTTCGACCAGATCGAAAATTTTCCAGGTTGGTTACCCGAAATTCGTCAAGAAATTAAATGCGACGATAAGATGAATTGTTCGATTACCAACGTTCGAAAACTACCAACGAGCTCAACTGCAAATTCTCCAATTGGTTACCCTTCTCTTGACGGGATGTCAATTCGCAAAAACGCAATTTGCCATCTTTGGCAAAAACTTAAAATTATGTCAGCTGGAAAAACATCGAATTAAGTTTGTTTCGGAATAATTTATCTATACTAAACGGGTAGATAAATTACATTTATTTCAATTCTAATGGAGATGTGAATTGGGATTCACAAAGATTAATTTCTATTTTGAAGTTAAAGATAATTTAATAATCGAATTTTATATGATGTTACAAAAAAGTAACTTGGGTTTTTCATATTTGTAACTTTTCTAAAATCTAAAAATTTTTTCAAAACAAGAAATTACAAATATGAAAAACCCAAGTTACTTTTTTGTAACATCATATAAAATTTGGTAATATTTCAAACAACCTTAAAGATAACTTGAACTTGAGATTATCTTTAATCCAAAATAGAAATTAATCTATCCGAACCCAAAATTCGTCAAAGATAACTTATTTTCAAGTTATCTTTAATCCAAAATGCAAATATTTCGTCCAAATCCAAAATTCGTTAAAGATAACTTGAAAATAAGTTATCTTTAAGCTTGTTTCAACTAATACCAAATTTTATATGATGTTACAAAAAAGTAACTTGGGTTTTTCATATTTGTAATTTCTTGTTTTGAAAAAATTTTTAGATTTTAGAAAAGTTACAAAATCGAAAAACCCAAGTTACTTTTTTGTAACATCATATAAAATTTGGTAATAGTTGAAACAAGCTTAAAGATAACTTATTTTCAAGTTATCTTTAATCCAAAATACAAATATTCCATCCAAATCCAAAATTCGTTAAAGATAACTTGAAAATAAGTTATCTTTAAGTTCTTTTCAACTAATACCAAATTTTATATGATGTTACAAAAAAGTAACTTGGGTTTTTCGATTTTGTAACTTTTCTAAAATCTAAAAAATTTTTCAAAACAAAAAATTACAAATATGAAAAACCCAAGTTACTTTTTTGTAACATCATATAAAATTTGGTATTAGTTGAAAAGAACTTAAAGATAATTTGAAAATAACTTATCTTTAATCCAAAATGGAAATATTCTGGCCAAATCCAAAAATAGTTAAAGATAACTTGAAAATAAGTTATCTTTAAGGTTGTTTGAACTATTACCAAATTTTATATGATGTTACAAAAAAGTAACTTGGGTTTTTCATATTTGTAACTTTTCTAAAATCTAAAAAATTTTTCAAAACAAGAAATTACAAATATGAAAAACCCAAGTTACTTTTTTGTAACATCATATAAAATTTGGTAATAGTTGAAAAGAACTTAAAAATAAATTATTTTTAACGAATTTTGGATTTGGATGGAATATTTGCATTTTGGATTAAAGATAACTTGAAAATAAGTTATCTTTAACGAATTTTGGATTTAACCAGATTTGTTCTACTTGAACTTAAAGATAACTTGAAAATAAGTTATCTTTAAGTTCTTTTCAACTAATACCAAATTTTATATGATGTTACAAAAAAGTAACTTGGGTTTTTCATATTTGTAATTTCTTGTTTTGAAAAAATTTTTAGATTTTAGAAAAGTTACAAATATGAAAAACCCAAGTTACTTTTTTGTAACATCATATAAAATTTGGTATTAGTTGAAAAGAACTTAAAGATAACTTATTTTCAAGTTATCTTTAACGAATTTTGGATTTGGATGGAATATTTGCATTTTGGATTAAAGATAACTTGAAAATAAGTTATCTTTAAGTTCTTTTCAACTAATACCAAATTTTATATGATGTTACAAAAAAGTAACTTGGGTTTTTCAGATTTGTAACTTTTCTAAAATCTAAAAAATTTTTCAAAACAAGAAATTACAAATATGAAAAACCCAAGTTACTTTTTTGTAACATCATATAAAATTTGGTATTAGTTGAAAAGAACTTAAAGATAACTTATTTTCAAGTTATCTTTAACGAATTTTGGATTTGGATGGAATATTTGCATTTTGGATTAAAGACAACTTGAAAATAAGTTATCTTTAAGGTTGTTTGAACTAATACCAAATTTTATATGATGTTACAAAAAAGTAACTTGGGTTTTTCGATTTTGTAACTTTTCTAAAATCTAAAAATTTTTTCAAAACAAGAAATTACAAATATGAAAAACCCAAGTTACTTTTTTGTAACATCATATACAATTTGGTTACAAATAAAAATTATTTTGTTCTGAGTCGTAACAGGAAATAACTAAAAATTCATCATTAACTTAAATTTTTAGCACAGTAATAAAGGCAGAAATCATCAAATAAATCAAATATTTGAGGCAAATAATTAAAATCAGACAAGTTAGAAAACATGAATAAGATCGGATTAACTTTGGAAGATTTCAATGAATTTTTCCGTAAAGTGGACAATTATCAAACCGAAGACGATTTCGAAAAGGAAGTTCGAGATAACATTCAGATTGAGAAAGCTCTTTTGGCAATGAAGGAACCTATTTGCATCGCAAGAGAATTATCGGACTTGGATTTCTCATCTTTAGCCAAGTGTTCGACTTTAGCAGGATTTGAAATTTGCCAAAATTTTTCTCTTCTGTTGCAATCTTTGTGGAAAGAAAGGAAAGGATTGCCGGGAAATTTTCGTGTTCGTAAAATCTTCGGTAAGCCTTATTTAATTAACACAACGGCCGATTCTAAAATTTACATAACTCCACTGACTGGAGAAGGGGAAGAAAAAGGAGTTGTGATAATGAAAGTTTGTACAGCAGACAATGAAGAAATTGCGATTCACGAATCTTTCGTTTCTTTGATGGCTACGAATTTTCTCCGTAAAAAGATCCCAAATTTTGTATTTACTTTCGGTTCTTTTTATTGCGGAGGAGTAAGTGAAGAAACTTGGTGTCAAGGTAAAATTTCCGATATTTCTCAGAATTCTGAGCATCTTACCCGATTTGAATCTTCCTATATATTACAAGAGGCGATTTTTCCTTCTGAAGAACTTTATCGAAAATTGAGAACCTGTTCATCGGACCAATTTCTTAATTGGTTTTTACAGGTTCTTCTTTCGATAAATTATGCTCACCAAGAGATTGACTTCACCCATTATGATCTTCACGTAAGTAATGTTCTTATCCGACCCCTCCCTCCATCAACTTACAAGAGAATTTTGCGTTTTCCTTTCCGAGGAAAAGAAATCTACATTCCCGTTGAAGATATTGCAGTCATCATTGATTTTGCCTATTCTCACGCCAAAATAGATGGAAAAAGTTTTTGTTCTCCGATGGAAATTCCAAGCATAGCAACTCTAGGACAAAATTGTTCTTTTCCTCTCAGTGATGCTTTCAACCTTCTTACTTGCTCTCTCGAAATTGTTGACAAAACCGACGAAAAATTCTCTCTTTTGACGAATCTTCTTTCTTATTTCACGGATGAAGATACTCAAACTGTTCTCAAGTTGGTAATGTCGGCTGAAGGTTTTAAATTGCCTTTTATTCCCAAAACTTCGGGTTCGCTCGAAAATTTCATCGACTTTATCTTTACTTCTCAAGGTTTGGATTTTAGCTCAAGGCCCGAAAATTGTCGAATTTTAAACCCTGATAATGAAGTATGTCCTTCTCTTTTGGATCTGTTTCCAATGAAAGTTCCTCGGAATGATCTTTCGAGCCAAATCGACAGTTACTTATGCAGTGGAGGAGAATCTCAACTTGTAATTTCGGAAGATTCGGTAAAAGAAGTCGAAAGAACTTTCGATGAACTTTCATCAACTGTTGAACAGGGGCTGGAAGGACTTTCATCAATAGAATTGAGTTCGGTGGATTTAGTACAATTAGAAGTGTATTTTTCGACTCTTCTCGATATTTGTGAAAGACAATTGCAACTTGAAAGAATTGGGAGAATTTTGTTTGAAATTCATTCGAATGATCCTCATCTTTCCTCTGAACAAAAAGTTTCGTCAACTGTGTTACAACTTGACAGACTTCGAAGGATAGTCGATGAGATACGTCTTCGAATGTTTGAATCTTTGAAAGAAAATGAACTGAATGAAAGGAGAGACGCACGGTTAGCTTATTGCAAGAAATATTGCCTTAACGCTCTCAGAACTCTACCTCCTATTAACAGGTTTTAACCTCAAATCAAGAAAAATTCGGATGAACATTCGAATTTTTCGTTTAATCACAACAACAAAATTTTATATGATGTTACAAAAAGTAACTTGGGTTTTTCATATTTGTAATTTCTTGTTTTGAAAAATTTTTTAGATTTTAGAGATGTTACAAAATCGAAAAACCCAAGTTACTTTTTTGTAACATCATATAAAATTTCATATGAGTTCAAAACACCTTAAAGATAACTTATTTTCAAGCTATCTTTAATTTAAAATGGAAAAATTCTGCCTAAATCTAAAAATCATTAAAGATAATTTATTTTCAAGTTATCTTTAAGCTTATTTGATATATTACCAAATTTTATATGATGTTACAAAAAAGTAACTTGGGTTTTTCGATTTTGTAACTTTTCTAAAATCTAAAAAATTTTTCAAAACAAGAAATTACAAATATGAAAAACCCAAGTTACTTTTTTGTAACATCATATAAAATTCGGTATGAGTTCAAAACACCTTAAAGATAATTTATTTTCAGGTTATTTTTAAATCTAAGTAGAATAAATCTGCCTAAATCTAAAAGTCGTTAAAGATAGCTTGAAAATAAGTTATCTTTAAGGTTATTTGATATATTACCAAATTTTATATGATGTTACAAAAAAGTAACTTGGGTTTTTCATATTTGTAATTTCTTGTTTTGAAAAAATTTTTAGATTTTAGAAAAGTTACAAAATCGAAAAACCCAAGTTACTTTTTTGTAACATCATATAAAATTTGGTAATATATCAAATAAGCTTAAAGATAACTTGAAAATAAATTATCTTTAATGATTTTTAGATTTAGGCAGAATTTTCCCATTTTAAATTAAAGATAGCTTGAAAATAAGTTATCTTTAAGTTCTTTTCAACTAATACCAAATTTTATATGATGTTACAAAAAAGTAACTTGGGTTTTTCGATTTTGTAACTTTTCTAAAATCTAAAAATTTTTTCAAAACAAGAAATTACAAATATGAAAAACCCAAGTTACTTTTTTGTAACATCATATAAAATTGGTTATACATAAATTCGAATTATTGAAATATACTTCATGACTTGTGACCCACAAACATAAAATTTTCTACTTAATTGTTAAATTTCTGTCTTATTTTAGGACAGAAATTTTAGATAACTACAAATGAAACCACCAAATTGTTTTCGATTCTTGTGATCGAACCGAAAGAAGAAATCCGTCGTCGGAGATTTTTCGATATATTTGCCCGGTTTCCTGAATAATTTGAGCGTCGTGAATGTGATCTCTAAACTGTTGTGTATCCGGAGGCAATAAAGATTCAACCTTCAATAGGGATCTATTCGACAAAATAAAAATATTCGACTTTCTCCATCCGTTCGACATGAAAATTTGAAGTCTGTGAAATAAAATTTTTAAATCAAGCGAAGTGAACGGTACTGGTGAAGTTAGGGAAAAATACAAAGAAAGTTTTGAATTATCGAGGAGAATTTTTGGATTGTCAAGATCGGAACAGAAAAATAATGAAGATAATCTTTCATTGCCCTTCTGCTGAAAAAAGTCGAAAATGTCTTCGCTATAATTTGACCAACAAGCAAGACAAATTCCGAGAATCGATTCAGGAGAATTTGAAAGTGTTTTTGTTACGACCTCATCGAATTGGTCTTGAATATGAACAAAAAATATTGGAATGTTGTGAGTAACCTTCGATATTTCGACGAAATTTTTGTAGGCCGATAAAGAATTTTCCGAATGAAGAGTTATTTCAGGAAAGTCGAATCGGAGCAAATTTTGCCAAATTTTTTCCTCTTTCCAGAATCGAAAAAGGTGTCGACAGGTTAAAGACAAAGAAAATAGTTCCCTAACACTGAGATGAAAAACAATTTCAAAAATGATTTCGAATGGCAAAGAATAAATTCCGATTGAATCCATACAATGTCAGAAACTTCTGTCAAGCCTCAATATGTATCGATAATTGGAACTTGTAACCGGAATCAAGATTCGAGAATGACTGCTCAAATGTTTGCCTCAATGTTCCAAGTTGCTGTCAATTTTTTGAGACAGTTTGAAAAAATTGTTTTGGTGAGTGGTGGAAGTTCTTGGAGTGATCATATTGCTCTAAGTCTCTGGTTGAGTCGGGAAGAAACTCAATTAAACATTCAAAACATTCATCTGCATCTTCCTTGCCAATTCGACTTCAGTAGCCGAAAATTTGTCGATACTGGAAGTGGTGATTGGAGAACGAATCCTGGACGAACGCTCAACCAATATCATCAAAATTTCTCTTTGACTGTTTTCGGCAATAAGGAAGAAAGCCTAAACCAAATTGCGACCCTTCAACCTGAACAAATTTCTGTCCATTCAGGATTCCATTCTCGAAACACTTTGGTTGCCAAATCGAATTTTCTTCTGGCTTACACTTTCGAGAAACAGCCAACTTCTGGTGGAACTTTTGATACATGGAAGAAAGCCAAAAAGAACGGAACAGTTTGCTTTCCTATTTGTTTAGCTTAGTTCCCTCATGTTGGGGAAGTAATTTAACTCCGAGGTTTCAGAGTTAAATTTTAGAATTTTTCAAGTAGATTTGGATTCCCAAATTGTATATGATGTTACAAAAAAGTAACTTGGGTTTTTCAGATTTGTAACTTTTCTAAAATCTAAAAAATTTTTCAAAACCAAAAGTTACAAATCTGAAAAACCCAAGTTACTTTTTTGTAACATCATATACAATTTGGGAATAGTTGAAATAAACTTAAAGATAACTTGAAAATAAGTTATCTTTAAATTCGAGTAGAATAAATCTGGTTAAATCCAAAAGTCGTTAAAGATAACTTCAAGTTCAAGTTATCTTTAAGGTTAAATCAAGATTCCCAAATTGTATATGATGTTACAAAAAAGTAACTTGGGTTTTTCAGATTTGTAACTTTTCTAAAATCTAAAAAATTTTTCAAAACAAGAAATTACAAATCTGAAAAACCCAAGTTACTTTTTTGTAACATCATATACAATTTTGTAATCTTGATTTAACCTTAAAGGTGACTTGAAAAAGTAGTTATCTTTATTCCAAAATGAGAAAATTCTACCCAAATCCAAAAGTCGTTAAAGATAACTTCAAGTTCAAGTTATCTTTAAGGTTAAATCAAGATTCCCAAATTGTATATGATGTTACAAAAAAGTAACTTGGGTTTTTCGATTTTGTAACTTTTCTAAAATCTAAAAAATTTTTCAAAACAAGAAATTACAAATCTGAAAAACCCAAGTTACTTTTTTGTAACATCATATACAATTTTGTAATCTTGATTTAACCTTAAAGATAACTTGAAAATAAGTTATCTTTAACCACTTTTGCATTTAACCAGATTTATTCTACTCGAATTTAAAGATAACTTGAACTTGAAGTTATCTTTAAGGTTAAATCAAGATTACAAAATTGTATATGATGTTACAAAAAAGTAACTTGGGTTTTTCGATTTTGTAACATCTCTAAAATCTAAAAATTTTTTCAAAACCAAAAGTTACAAATCTGAAAAACCCAAGTTACTTTTTTGTAACATCATATACAATTTGGGAATAGTTGAAATAAACGAAAATCGTTTATTTCAACTTTCAGACAATAACTAAAATTAAATACCCCTTTATTGAGACAAGAAATTCGACTTTGATTTCGAAAACCAGCTCAAAAAATCGATCTAAGTTTAAGGAAACTTTCAAGTAGAAAAAATTCTTTCTTGTTGTCAAAATGTCTTCCCAAAATAAATTGCTCTACTTTACCTCCTCGTTGTCAGAAAAGGATTTGAAGAGGGAAATTTGCCGTGCTTATTCTGAACTCAACCGTTTGATTGCTAAGGGTGAACCCCGTTTGATTTGCAAGTTTAATGTCAATCGTGTCCATCGCCAAGATGAATACTTGGGTTTTGGATTTCTCCACGTTCATGACCGAAGGATATTTTTCGCCCTGATCGGAAAGAACTTTGACGGAAGTGACAGAGTTCAGTATTCCGAACCGGAAATTTCCCCCGAAGACAAACATGAAGGTTGGGCCGATTATCCTGAAGAAGAGGAAGTTCCTCTCGAACCTTTGATTTCATTTGACGAAATTCGTTTTTCTCCCGCGGAGCTTCCTCCTTTGGACCGAAAGTTTTGTCCCGATGTTTTGTGTTGTCGTTCTTTTCCCAAAGAAATACTAACTTCCGAATTGTTGACCTTGGTAAAACCTTACTGTAGTTCTAAGCAAGTTAAATATCCAAAAGTGACTCTTGTAGCTCCGGAAAAGAAACGCAGAACTGAGATCGAAGCGATTTCCGGTAACCAGATTGCTTTTATCGGCTTCGATCCGGCGACTGATGATGCGAGAATCGCCTTAATGATGATTCGAAAGTCGCAGATTCGAAATTTTCAACTTTCTTTTCAACATTCTTATCGTTCGATTAAAAATTCTTCCAAAGGAAAAGAATGAACGATTACGCTCAAATGCAGAATTCTCTTTCTCAAATTCCTTCCTATCTAGGGGATCAACTCTCCAAAGTTGGCTCCCTTCCTTCCTCTTTTCTTTCTGGTTCTTTTTCACCGAATTCGTTGAACCCCCAGGCGTCCGGAAGTTACGCTTCTCCTCGGGCGACGAACGGAAGTTATCTCTCTCCTGGATTGAATGGAGGGAGTTATGCTTCTCCCCGTTCGACGAATAGTAGCTACCTTTCTCCCCGTTCTCTTCGATCTTTCGAGGATGAGCCCATTCAAACTTCTTCTTGTAGTTTCCGTCAACCTAAGAACGTGGAGTTTGTCGACAAGACAACTTTTAGATCCCCTTACGGAAAGGAAACCGAAAAACTTGTTCTGAAGGAGAAATTTGACTCCGATAACTCTTTTAAATGTGGGTCTCCTGTTAAATCTTTTGGTTCGCCTCATTCCGTCAAGTCTTCTAAGTGCGGTATTCCTAAGTCCGTTGTTGGCTGTCCTTTCCAACAAGAAGGCGTTTGGGACTCCGAACATGGAATTGATTCTCCCCTTTCCCTCGATCGAGACATCACTCAGATTTGTGTCTCGAAACCTTACCTGAACTTTAGTCAAGGATTTTTGCTTCGCGATAATCGTGGCCTTGAAAATGTTGAAGTGATTACCTCCCCTTCTTCGATCCGTATCGATATTGCCACTCTCGCCAGTTATTTCCCCAATTTGAAGGCAGCTTACAACATTTACATTGATGTTGATGAAACCTCCGCTCCGTTGCTCCGTCAGCTTGACTTGACCTATGCCCTCTTTATTCTTGATGGGGCCTCCCCCGAGCTAACTCTCACTTCCCTTCTTCCTAATCTGAATCCTCATGGTTATTTCACTTTCTTCTATGGTAAGGGAATGATCTCGATTTGGGAGAATGTTGTGGCTGTTAAGGGTACCGAATTGCCGGAAAGTCTTTTGAAGTTGGTTCGCGTTCCTGAGCATACCGGCTGCGCTCATGGTGAATGGCATCGTGGCCCCTGGAAGGTGTATGCAGTTGAGTTGAGCGGCTCTCAACTTCACCACGTTGAGGATTTGGCCCGTTCCGGTCAGATTCTTCTTGAGAAGGTTCACATTAAGAATCAATCCAAGATGTTCTATGGCGATTACTTGCTTCGCCAATTCATTGAGGGTGTTGTGCTTGAGTTGAGAGGCACCCAGATTCCAGTCTTCGTCCTTTCGGGAATTGGTTCGATCCCTGCGCTTGAGTCGTTGATCTACGTCTATGCCCGTGACAAAGGCCTTCTCGTTGACAACTCCCACATCAAGATTGATTATTTGATGAAGTCTTGGTTCGGGGATGAACTTCCTCACGAAGCGACCTCGGTCTCAATGGAGCAGATTCGTGATTTGATTTCTCACCATCGTCTTAAGCCGGACCATTTCAAATCCCTGATGCTCCACGATCCTCTTCTTGTTAAGCTCATCAAGACTGAATCTGATCGAATTACTCACGGTAAGACTTTCGGAGACGCTTACACTCCTGAACTTGTGTATTAAAGAATTTCAAACAATTGTGATGAATTTCACAATTGTTTTCAGCTTAAATCTAATCAACCTTAAACAAAATCTCGAAAAGATGAGCATGGTTTATTGCGGTAAGGAGGGATTTAAATCTTCTCGACCGATTAACCTTGGTCGCCAAACTTCCCCCTTTTCTAACAAATCGACCGCAATTCTCGCAATTGCCCTTGATTCTTTAAACGATCTTGAATCTTCCGACGCATTTCCATACATGTTGGTTTTCTCGACTGGTGACATTGACGTCAAATTTTGCAAGTTTGAAGACCGAAAAATTAAAATTTCCGCCCCCAAGGCCCGAAAAGTTCTAATTACTTACAACACTTTCTCAATCCGGGATACGGCTTTGACTGGTTCGGTAATAGCTGAGATGGAAAATTACTCCGGAGTCTTCTCTCATGAACTTCGAGAAGATGCGACCATGCTTGGAACGGTTTACTTGTCGAATTAAGTTCGCCACCAAAGCTCCGTCCATTGCCCTTCCTTCAAACGGGCAACAGCCCAAGGACTTAACAAAGCCTCCGACCAATTTGTTACTAATTCAGCGTAAGAAATTCCCAAGAAGAATTTCTGACCTCCCATCTCAACGTAAGCACGCCCTTCTTTCTGCTGAAGGAGAGGAATTTCAATGGGAGAAACTAAAATCGGTAAGTATTGTTTTGAAACGACTCCTTCCGCATAAGCCTGTTGAGCTTGTTGAACCTCCTGTTCGGAAAATTCAAAAGGTGAAGCTGATAAAGTGTTAGCTACCACGAGGAGACTTTCTAATCCCAATGCGTAAGAGTATGGGAATTTCTCCTCAATTGCAAGTTGCAAAACTCTCATCTGTTCAAGGTCGGAGGCCGCCAGTAAAGTCCAACGATCGATTTGAGAAAAATTCTTCTTCACCTCCGAGAAGATTTTTCTCAAAGAGGTCAAACTTTCAACCGGAAAAGTTGTAAAGTTTTGTCCAGAAATAATATCACCCAGATGTTGAGGAGAAACTTTAAGTAAAGCTAAATAACTTAGCATGTAAAGCTGGGCTGAAAGTTGTTCCTTCGAAAGATCAGATTCTTCTTCAAGGTAAGAGAGAGTCACTTTCGGTAATCTTCCCAAACACACTTCTTTCCAGGCTGATTTAAGCCAGTTCTTATCAAGTTGCAACCAGAAAGGTCCGACACGAAAAGTTCTTATGGAAAATAAAAGCTCGTCCGGGGGAAGGTTTGTACCAGAAGCCAAAATTGAAAATTGTTGACCGATCTCTGCCAGAATCTCTTGATGAGGTAAAGCCAGTGTGTAAATTCCTCTATCGGTAAGAGAATCAATTGCCAAAGACAATTCGAAAGGAAATTCTTGATCAAAAGGGAGTGAAGGATTCCCTTCTTTCGAACCTTCAATCATCCAAACGCCAAAAAGGTCGAAGATTTGACGTTCTGGACACTCGTCACAGATCGCTAAAGCTGCTTGGGTCAAAGGTGAAGTTGACAAGACAACTTTGTTCAAAAGTTGGCTCATGTCGAGCCAGTAAAGAAAGTAGCTCCTTTCTGACCAAGTGCGATAAATTCCATATCCATTTGACAATAAAGGAACAAACTTAACCACTCCTTGCACTGAGAAAATTTGGAAACTGTCGACAAAGCAAGTAAAAAACTTTTCAACACAGGCTTTAAGGACTGCTTTCAGACTCTCGAATTGACGCAAAGTTAACTCAGCAGGATAGGTGCAAAACAAACTTTCGATCTGAGAAATCTCGATCAGGTCGAAAACGTTACCAACTCCTTCAATTTCCCAGTTCGAAACACCTTCAATTTCAACCCGAATTTCAACAAAACTTTTTTCGATCGAATTTTGAGAGACTCGAGCTCCTTTTTCAATCAACCAAGAAATTGCGGTTGATGCTGCTGGTTCGAGCAAAGGATTGGAGAAATCAGTAACCCAACGAAAGAACATCTTTATATGAGCGAAATTCTCTCAAAAGAGTTTTCAGATTAAAAATTTATTCGTCGTTATTTTTAAGATAAATCCAAGGCCAAATTTTCTTTAAATTTGGAAAAGATGAATAAAGAGTTGCAGTTTGGGGGTAACAGGCACATTCCTCATTAATTCCACCAACTAAAGTATTCAGGTCCATTTTCTCACCTCCACTTAAATGGTGAAGATGAGTCAAAAGGCATCGAGTGAAGACCGAACCCACAATTTTGGAAGCTGAATCTTGACCTTTTGAGGTCGAGCACAAACAGAGAGTTTTTCTCGAAGTAAAATGAGAGGGCTTCGAAATTGTATAAGCTGAGTCTTCAAGCACAAAGGGGAGCTTTGTTCCGTCGGCATCACAACAATCAAATACAAGAAAAATTTCCGCTCCTGGATTGCCTCTTTCTAACTTTTGGCGAAAGTATAAAGCATCGAAGGAAGGAATGCGACTATCAGGCAAAATCAACTTTCCTTCAGAACAATGACCTGAAAAATAAACAAAAATTTCTTTGCTTTCCTTTTCGAGCAATTTCTCCAAACTTTCTTTACCGGAGTAGGGAATTAACCTTTCGTCCCAGGATAAAGCCCGTTCGAATGTAAGCAAACTTTCCGAAAGAAGTTTTTGTCGAACAGCATCAATAAAAGTGGGACAGTTTTCAGCAGAAATAAAGTCAGTCATAACTAAAATTTGCTCCGTTCGAGTTTTGAAGAAATTATAAAGATGATACAAATCGGCATAATTTCCAATGAGTTCTGGAAGTCCTGATTTACTACCCCAATAAACAAATCCCACCAAAATGACCAACATTTTTGTGTAGTTTAGGCGTTTCTGTTGTATTTAAAAAGGACACTTTTTATTCGATTCTCTTTCGCCTTACAAAACGTTCAAAGCAAAAAACTTTTTTTAGAAATTTCTAAAAGATACAAACAAAACTCATTGCGATCATATTCTATTCTCCGGAACACTATGAAGCCGACAAAAATATTATTTGTCGGTAACTCAGGTTCTGGAAAAACCATTTTGCGTAGAGCCCTTTTAGAAATGTTTAATGATGAGACGAGAAAAGAAATCGAAGATATTTTCAAGGGAATTGTGATCAATAACCCTACCATTGGAGTTCATTTCAGCCATTTCTCGACCGCTTCAGACAGAAGGTATATACTTTTTGATTTTTCGGGAAAGGCTAGCCACTCGACCAATAAACATTTTTTCTTTCCTGAAGCCGATGTTGCCTTTATTATTGAGGGGGGAGAGAATTCACTTTCACCTGAACAATGGGAACAGGAAATTCGCTTTTCCAACCAAACGATTCCGATCCATCGTGTGTCAGGCTCTTTGCTTTCTAAATTTAACAAAATTTGCGATTTTTTTGACGACTCAGATTGGGTGGTTTTGTCTCAAGAGGAGATTTAATTTTGAAAGATCTTATGAATGGATTTTTTAAATTTAAACTTAAGATGCAAACTTGTAAGGTTGTTGTGGTGGGAAACTCGGGATCGTGCAAGACCCCTTTGATTAAGTCGATCGTGTATGGAGGGCAAATTTCCGAACCCGTTCCCACTCTTGGTGTCGAAGTGAATGTCTACACCACTCACGACATCATCTTCAACATTTGGGATTGTGCCGGAACCCAAAAGTTCGAAGGGTTGGGTAAGGCCTATTATGATAGCGCACAATTGGCACTTGTTGTTGAAGGGGGAGAAGAAACTCGTTCGCTCTCCGACTACGAAGCTTCAATTCGCGAAGTGGCCGGAAACATTCCTATCTATCGCGTTTCCGGATCATTTGAGGAAAAGAAGGAGCGAATCTTGGCCATTCTTGCTTCTTACCCCAACCCTTACTCAACTCCATCTTACGATTAAGTTTCACGATTTCATTACTTAACCCATCTCAAGATTAAGTTTCTTGAAAATAAACCAAATTTTACACTCTCAAAACGAGAGTGTAAAAATAAATCTTCTAAGTTGAGTTAAAGATTGGTACTTCAGAATAAAATACCATCGATTCAGAATGAAAAATTATAAAGTTGTGGTAGTCGGAAATCCGAACTCTCTTAAGAATTCTTTAATTCGGTCGATAGTTTCCGGAAGGGAACTTCAAGATCTAACTCCAGCCTGCGGTACTGATTTGTCGGTATACACAGTCAACCAAACTAACTTCAACATTTGGAATTGCATCGGAAAGACAAAATTTGGAAGATTGGGAGCAACTCATTACATTGACGCTAAATTGGCAATTATTGTCGAAGGGGGTGAAGAAACCCCGACTCCTTTAGATTACAAAACTTCGATCGTTGGGCTGAATGACACGATTCCTATTCATACAGTTTCTGGCTCGTTCGAAGAAATGAAAGAGAAAATCTTGTTTATTTTCAATTTTTACAGTAGAGATTGTTCAACATTGTTGGATAATTAAGATTATTCGGACTTAAAAAACCTTATTTAACCTTTTAAATGAAGAAGTACGCGATTATTGAACATTGTGGACAGGAGTTTCTTTTCGAAGATTCGCAAGCCTCCTACGCTCTTTCTTTTATTAAGGAAGAATTGAAAAGGGGTGAGTATCACAGTCAAGGATTGGTCTTTTCCCCAGGGGACGTGGTGGTTGACATTGGAGCTCATGTAGGAGTTATCTCAACTATTCTCGGAAAGTTTAACCCGAAAATTCGCATTTTTGCTTACGAACCTCTACCGCAAAACTATAAAGCTTTGTTGAAAAACTTGAAGAGAAACGGTGTAACCAACGTGACCCCTTTTAACAAGGGAGTTAGTGCTGACGGTCTTCCGATTGAAATTGGTCTTTGTGATTTTAACACCGGTGGAACTAGCCAATTTTACGATCCAAGCCGAACCTCGAAGGTCGAAAAAGTCGAAACGGTAACTTGGTCACAAATTCTCGAAGAGAACGGAATTGAGAAAGTTAAACTGCTTAAGATTGACTGTGAAGGAGCCGAGCATCAAATTCTGCCGACTATTGATTTGACTCAAGTTTCTTTCCTGACTGGCGAATTTCACCTAAATAAGAAGTTGAGGGAAGAGGGATTTAGTTACGCAAAGCTCTATGACATGCTTCTCACAGCCCGTGTTAATTTCAAGGTTGGAGAAATGGAAATGCTTGGTTAAAAATCTTATAAAAATTTTATGGCTTGATTTTAAGCCATAAAATTATGAAAGAAAATACTTAGTTGAGGCGCAAATTACCCATCGAACGTTCAAGTTGACCGTAGGAAGGGGGTAGTGAACTCAAAGAGCTTCCAATTGAAGACAAGGGCGGATTTGAAGCAGCTTTGAAAATTTCTGACTGCACGAAGGCTTCAGGAACTCCTCTTCCGACCATCATTGGAGTTGAAATAAAGAATTTGCGGCAACAATACCTTTTCAAACCGAGAGTGTCCAAGGCTTGTTCAGGAGTCTTGCCTCTCTCGACCAAAATATCGAAAGGTCCACCTTTATTACCGATCACTTTTCCACAAGTGTAACAACGAACAGGCAACAAACTTTCCATTTAAAAGGGAATGGATTTGCTTTCTTTCATTTCGAAAAATTCATTTTCAGGAATCCAGACTCCGATAGGCTTCGACATTCCTTTCCGTCTAAGCTCTCTTGGTCCTGTTCTCTCCTCTTTCCCCTCCGGAAGTCGGGAATTCTTCAACTCATTGAACGGTGTGACATTCTCTTCACATGATAGATTTTTTACCGAAGCTTTGTCGGGAAAATACTCAACGGTGATTTTCTTCTTGGATTCTTGTCTTCTCCCAACCTTGCTCAAGATCTCTAAACAAATTCCTCGTTTAGTTTTAATTTCGTCTGAGATGATTCCAGTTGAGGGTTTCGAATGGATGGTCGATTTCTCAATTCCTTATCCAACTCTAATTTCATATTCTGACCGTAACTATCAGATTGGAGACAAAACTCTTATTTCTGACTGTTTAACGCAGGCAAAAAGAATGCTTACCTCCTACTCAAGGATTGTTCTTCTTTGTCCATCTCTTTCATTCATTTCCCAGTTGATAAGAGAAGCAAAGTCGGTGTCTTTTCCGATTTCCCTGTTTGACTCGGCCGAGGTCGAACTCCAACTTTTAAACTCGTCGCCCGACTCAAATTCTTTTTGGATTGATGAATCGGTGGTGGCTGTTCTTGACACCGAAGCTCGCTTGGCCGTCCAATTGTTAAAACCTAACGCCCTAGTTGACTCTTGCCAAACTATCCGTGAAGAAACCACCACAATGGGGGCACCGATCCAAAAACTCCGCCATCGAAGTCAAGATGAATCGAATAGTATTTCCCGCCTGAGTTCGCTGTACTCTCCAGGTTTCTGTCATCGAATGACAACAGAAAAATTCTTCTTCCGATTTCCAGAAAAGTTTCACTGTACCGAAATTGTCTTTCCTTCATTGGTTCGCCAACTTGCTCAAATTTACCCCGAAGAATATTCGATTGTCTCTTCTTCGAACTATCTTAATCTTCCACTCAGTTTGAAAAATAACTTAGTTGTTAGCGAGTGGATAAGTTCTCATCCTCCTTTTTCGATTCTTGGACCAATTTGTTTCCTTGATTCTTTTTCTCCATCACTGTTCGTTTATCCAGGAGCAATTTATAACACTAACTCGTATCTAGCAGTGGTGGAACAACATTACAAAACTTTCTTTTCTCCTTTCGCTGGAAGAGACAGCATTGAAACCTTCTCGAATATTTGGGAAAATCTTCTCGAAAATATCGAAGGTTTAGAAGTTGGCTTCGACCGGATCTCTCAATGGGCTTCAAACCACAGTATATCAGCAGAGAAAATTTGGCAAGTGTTGCAAACTGTTCGGACTTGCATTTCGATTCTCGAGAAACGAGGAATCAAGGTCGAAATTTCATCTTCAAACAGTGCAAAAGTTCGAGACATCGCAGCTCCAATTTTTGCTAAAATTTATTCACAAAATCGAATGAATAGGACTGAACTCGGCTACGACTTTCAGGGACTTACCTATTTTATCGAAGAGACCGTTTTGCCAACCACACTGGCTCAAAGAAAGTCTCCCGCCGTTGGATTAATTTTCATGAAACAAACTTGCGTTGCTGCGGTTGAACTTTAAATTAAATCGAATTCACAGAAGATATTTTGTGAATTGGTTGCTAATTTAGTAGATAAATTATGTGTCAGAAATTAGATTTTATTTAATTCTGAGTTGGGATACAGGAAGATATTTTTAATTTTTAGAGTTGATTATTTCAACTCATATGAAATTTTATATGATGTTACAAAAAGTAACTTGGGTTTTTCATATTTGTAATTTCTTGTTTTGAAAAATTTTTTAAATTTTAGAAAAGTTACAAATATGAAAAACCCAAGTTACTTTTTTGTAACATCATATAAAATTTCATATGAGTTCAAACAACCTTAAAGATAACTTGAAAATAAGTTATCTTTAATCCAAAATGCAAATAATCTGATGAAATCTAAAAATAGTTAAAGATAACTACTTTTCAAATTATCTTTAGGTTACTTTGAAATATTACAAAATTTTATATGATGTTACAAAAAAGTAACTTGGGTTTTTCATATTTGTAACTTTTCTAAAATCTAAAAAATTTTTCAAAACAAGAAATTACAAATATGAAAAACCCAAGTTACTTTTTTGTAACATCATATAAAATTTCATATGAGTTGAAATAAGCTTAAAGATAACTTGAAAAGTAGTTATCTTTAACTATTTTTAGATTTAGGTAGAATATTTGCGTTTTGGATTAAAGATAATTTGAAAAGTAGTTATCTTTAACTATTTTTAGATTTAGGTAGAATATTTGCATTTTAACTTAAAGATAACTTGAAAATAAGTTATCTTTAAGCTTATTTCAACTCATATGAAATTTTATATGATGTTACAAAAAAGTAACTTGGGTTTTTCATATTTGTAACTTTTCTAAAATCTAAAAAATTTTTCAAAACAAGAAATTACAAATATGAAAAACCCAAGTTACTTTTTTGTAACATCATATAAAATTTGGTAATATTTCAAAGTAACCTAAAGATAATTTGAAAAGTAGTTATCTTTAACTATTTTTAGATTTAGGTAGAATATTTGCATTTTAACTTAAAGATAACTTGAAAATAAGTTATCTTTAAGCTTATTTCAACTCATATGAAATTTTATATGATGTTACAAAAAAGTAACTTGGGTTTTTCATATTTGTAACTTTTCTAAAATCTAAAAAATTTTTCAAAACAAGAAATTACAAATATGAAAAACCCAAGTTACTTTTTTGTAACATCATATAAAATTTGGTAATATTTCAAAGTAACCTAAAGATAATTTGAAAAGTAGTTATCTTTAATTACTTTTAGATTTAGGTAGAATATTTGCATTTTGGATTAAAGATAACTTGAAAATAAGTTATCTTTAAGCTTATTTCAACTCATATGAAATTTTATATGATGTTACAAAAAAGTAACTTGGGTTTTTCATATTTGTAACTTTTCTAAAATCTAAAAAATTTTTCAAAACAAGAAATTACAAATATGAAAAACCCAAGTTACTTTTTTGTAACATCATATAAAATTTCATATGAGTTGAAATAAGCTTAAAGATAACTTATTTTCAAGTTATCTTTAATCCGAAATGCAAGTAATCCGATGAAATTTTAAAAATAGTTAAAGATAACTACTTTTCAAGTTATCTTTAAGGTTATACCAAGATTACTAAATTTTATATGATGTTACAAAAAAGTAACTTGGGTTTTTCATATTTGTAATTTCTTGTTTTGAAAAATTTTTTAGATTTTAGAAAAGTTACAAATATGAAAAACCCAAGTTACTTTTTTGTAACATCATATAAAATTTGGTAATATTTCAAAGTAACCTAAAGATAATTTGAAAAGTAGTTATCTTTAATGATTTTTGGATTTAGGTGTAATATTTCCATTCTGAATTAAAGATAACTTATTTTCAAGTTATCTTTAAGGTTGTTTTAACTCATATGAAATTTTATATGATGTTACAAAAAAGTAACTTGGGTTTTTCATATTTGTAATTTCTTGTTTTGAAAAATTTTTTAGATTTTAGAAAAGTTACAAATATGAAAAACCCAAGTTACTTTTTTGTAACATCATATAAAATTTGGTAATATTTCAAAGTAACCTAAAGATAATTTGAAAAGTAGTTATCTTTAATGATTTTTGGATTTAGGTGTAATATTTCCATTCTGAATTAAAGATAACTTATTTTCAAGTTATCTTTAAGGTTGTTTGAACTCATATGAAATTTTATATGATGTTACAAAAAAGTAACTTGGGTTTTTCATATTTGTAATTTCTTGTTTTGAAAAATTTTTTAAATTTTAGAAAAGTTACAAAATCGAAAAACCCAAGTTACTTTTTTGTAACATCATATAAAATTTTATCAATGGAATATCTTTAACTCTAAAAATTAAAATATTCTTTGTCTATCACAAGTCGAAAACTATCTAATTTCTAAAATTAATTAGAAATTATTCCCCTTTAATCACCAGTTTTTTGTTACCTCGAAAGGCAACAAAAAGCTTTTTTAATCATCAACAAGATAAAGGTTTTGGTCGTTAAGGAGTTCTCTCAAAAGTCCAACGAAAAGTGGTCGAGTGCTTTGAGGGGTTTTGCACGATATCGCAAAGTAAGGGTAGCGATTTTCCGTTTTCCTCATCAGCTCCATTTTCATCTCCGATGAGATTCGTGAGGGTTGATCGAGCTTGTTTGCGACGAGGAAAATTTCATTTGATGGGAGGAAGGTTGTGACGATGTTATGCCATTTGGGTATTTCTTTCAGAGTGTCTGCGCGAGTCAAATCAAACATCAGAATTGTTGCGTCGTTCTTTCTGAATTCTTGTTTTGAAGAGTGGATATCTTTGAAAATGTTCAGCGATAGTGAGACTTGAACCTTCTTGCGCTTGTGCATCACCATGAAGTCGACGATGTAGGCGGTGTGGTTGCGAACCGAATCCCGAATCATAAACCTACTGTAGACAGACTCACAGAAAGAGGTTTTTCCAACTCCACTGTCTCCAAGAATCAGAACATCAAAAGTCCGAGTATGGTTTTTGGGAAACTTGAACTCTTGATCAAAAAACTCGCCTGCAAGAAAAGACATCTTTGAAAAACTTAAACAGAAAATTATTTTTTCAAAGTTGAAAAATAGACGTTAAAATTACCTCCGAATAAGGGAAGTAATTTTATTAATTAAGAATTTTTTAATCTTGTTGAGTAGCCTTGAAACAACGAGGACCACGGCAAGTTCTCAGAACACGGAAGAAGCATTGAAGAGTGTAAGGACGATCGGTAGAGAGAGATCCCTCACCCCAACTTCCAAAGTAACCAGAGATAGCGTTACCCGGAGGTTCATAATAACTGAGCCCGGCGGTATTCAAGTTCGAAGTCTCAGACCAAGCCGAATCGACCACGAGACGATCATTAATCAGCTGACCGATCCTTTCCAGAGGATAACCTGGATTGGTAAAATCGGTCGGGTCGACTGTGCAATACTGACCAGTTCCATCGAAACGAGGATAGAAGACAATACAAGGCGAGGCGGCACCGGCCATCAATGAGCAGGAATAAAGATTTCCTTGAGAGATTGTAGTACGAAGCTGAAGATTGGCATCAGTCATTACCGGAACCAAAGGTCCTTCGGGTTCAGAGGGAGCAAAACAACTGATTGTTCCGTTCCAAGTTCCCAATTCGGTGTAAAATTGGGGAAAGTAACGAGCGATCTGGTCAACGGAAAGAGAATCATGAGGCTTGCAAATCGAGGTGCCACGGTAAGTGTTACGGAAGTTAACTTCCACATTCGAACGAGTCTGCATTGCGCCGGACTCACGATTAAACTCTTGCATGAGATGTTCAACCGAGTAACTCAGGCTCGAAATTGAAATGCTTGCCGTGGTGCTTTGGTAAAGCAGACAAAGAGAAAGAAGGAACACAAGTCCGAAAACAGCCTTCATCTTGAATTTTCTTGACCAAAAAATTCTATTCAAGAATTCAAATTTAAATTCTTGAACTGAGAGTCTGATTTCTTGAGTTAAACTTTTAGCAGAAATTCCAACCTTAAAAATATTAATAGAAAGTTTGGCAAAATTGAAAAGTTAAGGATAACCACAAATGGTCGATCTGATTGATTGTTTAAGAGGAGGATTTCTTGGTTTGTGTTTGGGTGACGCTTTAGGTGCACCTCACGAATTTCGATACTCCATCAGCCTTGATCAATATGATGGAACTCTTCGACACCCAATCCGTTGGCGTGCTCGTTTTCAACCAATTAAACTTTCCGTTTTAGGTCAGGTTACTGACGACACTACGATGACAATCAGCCTTCTTACCTCAATTGTTCAAAACAAGGGATGGGAAGAGAAAAATGTCATTGAAGCCTATTTGGAATGGGCAAACTCCGGAATTAAGTTTATGGGTAAGAATACTCGAGCTCTTTTTCACGGCATTAAAACCGTGAAAGGTTACCAATCACGAAGGTCGAAACTCGACTTATCTTCTGCTCAATCAAACGGATCTTTAATGAGAGCTTTCCCCTTAATTTTACTCTTCCATTACTTACCCGAACAGCAAGCATATTTCAAAGCAATCGAAGACACGAACTTGACAAATCCCACCGATGTAAATCGAGATGCAACTTTAATTTATTTGCTATCTCTTCGTTCTGTATTGGCTCAAGTAAAATTTTCCGATATCGTTTCCCAAATTATATCAGCTTGTCAAACGGAGGAAATTCGCCAAGCTATTCAACAGGGAGCTCAAGGTGATTCTCGGGACATTACACAAAATAAAGGTTGGGTGGCTCACGCAATCTATTGTTTGTTTTTTTCTTGGCGTCAAGCATCCGAAAATCTTTCAACAATATCTGAGATTTTGGATAAAATAATTCGGATGGGAGGGGACACTGACACCAACGCTTGCATTGCTGGAAGCCTTCTTGGAGTCTATTACGGAGAAAGAAAGATGAGAGAAGATTTTCGAACTTCTTCTAACTTGTCAATTCTTCTCTCTGCTGATACGAACCAAGGAGATTTTCCTTTCCAAGACCAATATCACCCTTCGAAAGCTCTTGAGATGTTCCATTAAATTCGCAAAATAGATAATATTCATAAATTATCTATTTTAATTTTTAGAGAAGAATTGTGATAACTTCTTCTGAATCTTTTGACAAAATCAGATAAGAGTTTCCAGGGACAGCAATTCCGTTCTCTACTGAGCATTTGAGAGCACCTGAACATCCCGAAGCTCGAACCTTAACTCGTCCTTTCAGACAAACTTTCCTCCATTCAGGTCTTTTCGAGCGAGGAATGTAATTTTCCTCTCTCCAATCAGGAGAAGCAAGAGTAATTTCTCGAATGGCGGCTTTACGAATTTTACTTTCCAAAACCGTAAGATAATTTTCTGGAGTGCAACTAAGAACCTTACAACGAATCTGCATTAAAAGTTCATCGACTTTTTCCAATCCCCGAGCCGCTTGACCCAAAGCCTCAAGCAAGATTTCTTCCAAAGTTAAAGTCAGATTGACTTGAATACCGAGCTGGAAGAATAACATTTCGAGTTCGGTGTAAGCTGGAAGAGATTGATAACCCCCAAACGTATCTTTCAAAGCCGAACCTTGCCAGTAAAGCTCAGCCGAATTACCGACCATAGCAAGACGGGGTGTCAAAACTCCAATTGCTTCATCTTTCGCAACTACGAGTTTGCCTTCAGAGACAGTGACAAAAGTACCGAAAGGAATTTCGACATCAGTTTCAAACCATTCTCCGTAACCTGAAGCTTCAGACATCCAACTGTCCGAAATTCCAACAGTCTCCGGATGAGAGCCTCTCTTGTCGGTTCGAATTACTGCTCCGATTCCTCTTGTTTCCGGGAGATTTGAGGGAATTCCTCCAGCTATCTGTAAAGAGTATGGAAAAGGTAGAGATGTCCCCGAGCGGCCGATAAGTTGTGCTCCGGAAATTCGATTGTTCAAATTCAATCCAGAAGCCGTCGAACAACTCCCTGAAGAAACACATCCAATTCCCGTTGCCTTGGAAGCAAAACCTGTTGCAGTATTTGAAAAACCTGATGTAGAACTGCATATTCCTTCTGACGAACAAGACAAACCTTCAGAATGGGAATAATCCCCTTTAGCTATCGAATTCCCCTCTGAATGAGCAGCATAGCCAGAAGCCTTCGAGAAAATACCTTCCGCGTGAGAACAAATTCCTTCAGCGGTTGACGAGAACCCAAAACTGTTACTACATTGACCCAGGGACGAATTTGCTGAACCTGATGAAAAACTGTAATCTCCGGAGGCTCGATTTCGGTAGCCGAAACAACAAGACATAACACCTTTTGAAGAATTTTCCTTACCGAAAGAGGAATTCTCCGATTCGACTGAGAAATTCTTACCTGTGAGAGAAAGTTGCTCAAAGATAACCTTATGACAATTTGTAGCAATTTCTCCCTCATCGTTCAACGAAAGAAATTTCTCATTTGAGACGATTTTCTCACAAGGTTCAGCGTCCTTCCCGTCAACCCCATCCTTTCCATCCTTCCCGTCAACCCCATCCTTTCCATCCTTTCCGTCAACCCCATCCTTTCCATCCTTTCCGTCAACCCCATCCTTTCCATCCTTCCCATCAACCCCATCCTTTCCATCCTTCCCGTCAACTCCATCCTTCCCGTCAACTCCATCAACCCCATCCTTTCCATCAACCCCATCCTTTCCGTCCTTCCCGTTAATCCCGTCAACTCCATCTCTACCATCCTTTCCGTCCTTCCCGTTAATCCCGTCAACTCCATCAACCCCATCCTTCCCGTCAACTCCATCAACTCCATCCTTTCCATCAACTCCATCCTTTCCATCAACTCCATCTCTACCATCCTTTCCGTCAACTCCATCCTTTCCATCCTTTCCATCAACTCCATCTCTACCATCAACCCCATCCTTTCCGTCAACTCCATCCTTTCCATCCTTTCCATCAACCCCATCTCTACCATCAACCCCATCCTTTCCATCAACCCCATCTCTACCATCCTTCCCGTCAACTCCATCTCGAACGGTAAATTTTCCGATAAGATCACCATTTCCATTTTTAAATTCAACATCGGCCTGTTCTTGAACCGAAGGGAAAATGTCAATATCTGGATGCAATTCGGGTTGAGTCGCAACTTCTTTCTCGATTCTTTTTTCGATCTCTCGACTTTTTTCTTCACCGTGAACGAGCAATTTTTTATGCTTTCGGGAACAATAATAGCGCGTTACGGTAGACATTTAAAGTCGTCTTTGTAGTAGATTTTCATAAGTTTTTAATCCTTTAATCCTAAAAACAACTTTCAGTTGAAAGTGGATTTTATTTTGGTTCCGGAAGTTACAGCTTAGATATTTTTATCTGTGTTAAATACGGTCATGGCACTGTCTGTACTCGCAGTTTTGATCATCGGCATCGTAATTATTCTGTTGATCGGAGTAGGAATTTTCTACTTCGTACGAAATTTATTCACTCCGACCGTTAGACCTCCTTTACCAACTTGTGGAGGAGGGTCTGCTTGCCCTGAAGGTTCCGTTTGTTCAACTTCTGGATTTTGTATTCCTGTTGGAACTTGTCTTCTTGAAGGGGACTGTGCTGACGATCAAACTTGCATTCATTCCGTTTGCCAATTTAAACAATGTACAAGTGACATAAATTGTGGTAGGAGTGGTTTCTGTGACTTTCCCCGAGGATCACAGATTGGAACGTGTAAAGCGCTTTGCACCAATGATCAAGACTGCCGAGGAAGTCAAGCTTGCAACAAAGGGTTTTGTGAAAGTAAAATTTGCCTCGTCAAATCGGATTGTAGTTTTGATGAAACTTGTTCGAACGGAGCGGTGAGAACCTACGGAAATATTAATAATCCGAAACTCATCTCCGTCGATAGTGGTATTGGAGTTTGTATTCCAGTTCTTGATCCTTGTGACGTGGATGCTGATTGCGCTACCGGAAGATGCGATAGGGGAAGAAGATTGTGCATTCAATGCGAATCAAGTTCCGATTGTGGATCGACCAATTCTGTGTGTATTAACGGTGTCTGCCTCCGCCCCGATGAACAAGGGTGTCCAGAAGGACAAATTTTAATTAATGCTTGTTCTCCAAATAAAAAATGTTTAGATTATCCTGTTTGTTGTGCTCCTGGAGGAAGGTGTGGTCAAACTTGTGCAAAATCTTCCGAATGTTCGGGAGGTTGTCCATACTGTGTTGGGGGAATTTGCAGCTGTCAAAGAGCTCCTGAACTTCCTTCGGCGGATACTTGCGCCTCAAACAATGATTGTCTTTCTAATAACTGCCGCGACGGAATTTGTGTTCGGGCTCGCAATTGTACAAATGATTTTTTCTGTTACTCTTCGTCGACCACTCCGAACAACAACTTTCAGGATTATCCGAAAGGATTTTGCCCCCCTTCAATTCCCGGCGTGTTGAATCTTTCTCACTGTAATTCTTCCACCAATTGTTGCCAAACATCAAAAGAGAATGCTCCTTGCGGGAATAGTCAGTTTTGCGCCTCTGATGGTTTAGTTTGTGTGAACGGATTTTGTCGTCGAGACCAATTTGCAGGAAGATATGGAGATCGTTGTACCGCGGATCGGGATTGTTTGACCGATTATTCTTGTGTAAATATTTCAGGCGTTTCAACTTGTCGTCCTAGAACGGCCCAATTTTCGCCCTAAAAATTCGATTTTTTCTTGATGTTTTGAAATTCGTCAGGCAAAAATCCCAACTTATGAATTCAACTTAAAATTAAAGAAAGATAATGAACACGGGAACAATTGTTATTTTCGTTATTATTGTAATTTTCTTAATTGTTGCAATCGGAGTCGGACTGTTTCTTTTGCTTCGGTCGAATCCTGCTTCAACAAGCTCTTTGGCCTCTTCAGATGTTCCAATTCGGTTGCCTTTTGGAAACTGTACCTCAAATTCTGAATGCGTAACCGGTCAATATTGTAGCACGGAAGGTATCTGTACTAACCAGGGAACTTGTCTCACGAGTGGCGATTGTCCGGGTTCCCAGATTTGTTCTGATGGTGTTTGTATTTCTTGTCGACAGGATGGAGATTGTTCGAATGGTGAGATTTGCTCAAGAGGGCAGTGTGTTGTTCCTTCAGGATGTCGTTTGAACTCGGATTGTCCAAATGGTGGTTCATGTTTGGACGGAAAGTGTGTGGAATGCGTTTCTGATGCAGGTTGCTCTGATGGAAAGAAATGTCGTTCAGGAACTTGCTCTTATGAATGCACACTAAATACTGATTGTGGATCGGGTCAACTTTGTATCAATGGAGTTTGTTCCGAATGCGTTTCAGGTTCAGATTGCGCTACCGGAGTTTGTACGAATGGATTTTGTTCAGTCTGTACTTCAGATAGTTCTTGTCCTTCTGGGCAAGTTTGTTCAGAGGGATCTTGTGTTCCGAATCAAACTCCTCCCGCTCCTGTCAAAGTAGCGGGAACTTTCGAAGCAGTAGCGAAAGTTGAACCTGAACCATTATTCAATGCTGAACAGTTCTCCTCGAATTTTGAAAGAAATCACTCATCAAAGAAACTTTCACCTCTTCAAACCGTTTCATTTCAAGAAACAAAGGAGGAAATGAAGAGAGTTGCGGCCGACGGTTCAGTTGAACTGATAGGTGCTCCGAATCCTCGAAACACTGGAGTTCGAAATGCGACAAATTCTCGCCCAATTCGGACTCCTTCTCCTCCTGAATCCCCTTACCCTGAAAATCTTCCGACGAATCAGTACCAGGAAGACGATTTTCAGATTGAAGAAATTAGTTTTAGTGAAGTGAATTCTCCAGTTGCATCCCAAAGGATTCAAAGGGATATTTCTTCAGAATTAAACTCAACTCCCCGGACAGGGTCACGAACTTATTCCGCTTCGGAAAACCGTTCGAACAAGGCAGCTTTGATGGAAAAACAAAACATAATCCAAAGTAGGAATGTTCGAAGAAATGTCCCAACCCAAACCCCTGCTCCGACCCCATCCAGAACTCCGGTCCAAACTTCTACTCGACAATCTAACAATCGTCCTTCGAATGTTTCTATTGAATTGGAGAACGCGACCCGAAATTCTCAACGTGGAGCTCAGAGAGTAAATCAACAAAATACGGCTCAACCTAAACCAGGACCGACAAGAACTGAATCAATAGTTCGGACACAATCGCAACCTCCTCAATCTGTTCAAACGGGTTTCGTTCCACGTACAGGATTCTTTACTAATGGAGTTTTGGCTCAAAATGCTGAACTTCGACAAAGACTTCAGACTGGTTTGAATAACCCAAAGAGGACTGTTGGCTGGCAACTGTAAGAAGAAAAATTAAGAATGAAAACGTGATCATTCTTAACTTTGTTTATTTATTGGCAAGCAACACAAACTTCATCAGTGCAAACAGGTCCGCTTGATTTAAGTTGGCGGTTAGGAATTGGTGAGGGTGGCTTCGGGGAAGTCCTTCCTTCAGATTCGTTAAGCTTCTCAACAAAACGAAGAATTGCCGAAGGAATCGTAATCTTCAAAGGATCAACGGCAGGCTCTTGACGTAAATAGTAAAGGTAAGTCTTGAGTCCAGCACGAGAAGCGTACAGTTGAGCCTTCCTCAAATCGCCCATTTCAGGGTAACGGAAGTAAAGGTTGGTGCTTTGAGATTGACAAATATAGCGAGCACGCTCAACTGCCATCTTGATGAATAAATTCTGAGGAAGTTCCCACATCGTCTTGTATTTCTTTTGGACATGAGTCAGTCTGTCAAAGTTTCCGTTAAAGTTCGGGAAAAGGTGGGGTGATTCCTTAAGAAGATTGTGAAGCTTTGAAATCGAACCTTGATCGGCTTGGATGAGATGTACGGTGTTCTTGTTCCAAAGTCCAATTTCGGTTAGGTCAGCCACCAGGAAACGGTTGACGACGGGGTAGTTTCCGGTTTGGAGTTTGCGACTGTAAATATTTGTCTGGTGAGACTCAACACTCTCACAGTTTCTCAGGATGATTGAGCTGGTGGCCGTGGGCATCACCGCCAAAAGCAGTGAATTTCTCAGGCCATACTTAACCATACACCTTCGAAGATCTTCCCAAGTTGGCAGAATGGTATCATCATTCGGTAGAGGAATTGCCTGTTGACCCCATTCGGAAGGGTCAACCGGAAGATCTTCCTTTCTCTTTCGAACAGCCGGAATTACCTTTCCGTTCGAGAGAACCTTCTTCTTGTGAAGAAGACCATTCTCCTTCAGAAGCTGGTACTCTTCAGCCCAAAGATCGAACTGGAATTTACCCTTCGAAGCGGGACTTCCATCCATCGCGGGCGTCTCTTCAGTCGCTTCTCGTCCCCAGAATGTCTCGTAAACTCCGAAAAGGATCGCTTCAGAGATGGAAGAGGCGATCGCATTGAAGTACATGCAAGCGAAGATGTTTTTGTTGATCTTGCGAACTTCAGGATCTTCGAAGGGAAGGTCAAGTTGATGGAGCATTTCAGCAAAGCCTGAAACTCCGACTCCAATCGGACGATGACGTCTATTGCTGGTCGCGATTTGTTTGAGAGGGCACCAATTCCGATCAATGACACGATTGAGGTTTTGAATCAAACGACGAGAGAACCGGGCCAAAAGTTGATAATCCAGTTTGCCATTCACTACCATCTTTGACAGAGAAATTTGAGCCAAGTTGCAGGAGGCAAACTCATTCTTATCGCTGTATTCAATGATTTCGGTGCAGAGGTTGCTTCTCTCGATGATTCCGAGGTTCTTTTGGTTGCTTTTGAAGTTGGCCGCGTCTCCATTCAAAGTGTAAAGCTTGCCTCCCATTTGCTGGTTGCGACAGATAGTGTCAAACAATTGCTGAGCTTTGATTGTCTTACGGGGAATGGAAGGATCGGCCTCACACTTTTCGTACTCACGAATGAAGTCGAGACCCCAAACATCGTTCAGGATTTTAGTCTTAGCCGGACAGAACAGTGACCAATCGCCGTTTTCCTCCACCCTCTTCCAGAACAACCAGGAACTCCAGATGGCCAAATCCAAATCTTGGGTTCGTGAATAAGGATCTCCAGTCTTTTGGTTCATCTCACAGAATTCGACGATATCAATGTGGTGGGGACGGTTGTAAATTGTCGCCGCTCCCTTCCTTCGACCTCCTTGATTGACGTAACGAATCATCGCATTGTACATGAAAAGGAGAGGTCCCAATCCTTGAGACTTTCCTCCATGTTTGATCTCAGAATGACGAACTCGATTTACGCCGATACCAAGACCTCCATTGTATTTGGTGATCTTGGCCGCTCGATGAATTCCGTCTTTGGTCAAAGACTTTAGATTATCGTCGACGGAGAACAGGAAACAGGAAGAACACTGAGCCTTTTCCTTACCGGCATTGAGATTCGTCGGAGTGGCGTGAAGGTAATACTGGTGAACCATTTCAAGGTACGTTTGGACAACCTCCTCAATTCCATCGAACAGATAAAGATGGACCGCAACTCTCAGATACATGTGACGAAAAGATTCTTTGTACTGAATTCCGTTGATAGTTTTTTCTGACTTTGACAGGTAAGTCTTGGCAAAAACGTTGGCTGAGATCCAGTCGTATTCATAATCGAGATGGTCGGTGCTTTCAAGGAGGGCGTCGAGGCGAACTTGGTGGTCAAGGAGAAACTTTTGCACCTCTTTCGAAAACAGATCGTCGAAAGCTTCGACATAAGTTGCAATGTTTGGGGGGTTTCGAGACCTTTCAACTCGAACAAGTAAACGAGAGGCGAGTCTCAAATGATCATAATTTTCAACGTCGTGACCAAGGTTTCGAGCAACGGTCATCGGGTCATCATACTTGCTAAACAAGTTCTCAACCTTGACCGTATCAACCTTCAGTCCGTAACACAGATCCATTTGTTATTTTAGTATACTTAAGTTTTGATTTAAAGGGATTCATTTTATCAATGAATTTATCTTTATTTTTGGTTTTTCCTATCCATTCAGGGACTAAATATCATTAAATGAAAAGAATTTTCTATTTCTAAAAATGGAAAATTTTGGAATTTTAATAATAAATTTGTGTAATGAACCCGTTACCGTTCCCTTTTTCGAAAAAGAGACGAGATTGATCATCGTAAGAAAAAAAGTCTCGGTCTTCGTTATTTAGTTGGATTAAAACTCGTCTATCCATCTCGGAGTATTCATACTGTAAAATTTGTTGAGGTGGTTCCTCGTCTTCAGTCATTATTACTTCAAGATATGAATCAGAAAGGGGGATAATCAAACTTTGCAATTTCGATAACCAATTATACAGATCGAGCTCAGTTTGAGCTCCAGGAATCGAAACGGAGTAATAAAAGCGAATAAAAGGTTCCTGAGTCTCGCTTGAAACCTCCTGATTGTACCTGACAACATCCGGCAAAGCTGTCAAGGTTCCTTCAATTGGATCTAAATTTCCCGGAATATATGTCATTGCATATCGAAGACGAAGGAAATTTTTCAACCAAAAATAGAGATTCGAATCTTCTTCAGACACGAAAGGAAAAGTGGAAGCCGCCAAGTCAGTTTGGACGAAAACTAAATAGACAACTTTACCTTCGACGTTTATTCGAGATAGCTCGGAATTCTGCCGATAAATTTGTTTCCAAGATTTCTGGTCTTGAGTGTACCAAGGGACAGGAAAATCGCGAAAGGTGATATCCCTCCAAAAAGTTTCATCCTGGCAGACACGACGCCATTGAGGATTCGTTGAACAAAGCCGAAGAATATCCTCAACCGAAAGAGAACTCGAAATTAACTGGCGAATCTCAAGAGGTAAATATGGCTCTTCATCCGGACTTCTGTTCATTTAACCGGAACACCAAAATTTATTTTCGAATTTTTTCCAAAGTTTCGAAAATAACTACATTCCCAAATTGTATATGATGTTACAAAAAAGTAACTTGGGTTTTTCAGATTTGTAACTTTTGGTTTTGAAAAATTTTTTAGATTTTAGAAAAGTTACAAATCTGAAAAACCCAAGTTACTTTTTTGTAACATCATATACAATTTGGGAATCTGAAAAATAGTTTAAAGATAACTTCAACCGAAATTGTCTTTAATACGAAGTAGGATAACTGTCCCTTAAAAAGAAAGAAATTAGAAGACCTTTCCGAACAAATCTGTTTTGTTTACTTTACAATGAAAGCAGATTAAATCTCCTAAAATTTCAAAGATAACTTAAGTTGAAGTTATCTTTAAACTACTTTTCAAATTCCCAAATTGTATATGATGTTACAAAAAAGTAACTTGGGTTTTTCGATTTTGTAACTTTTCTAAAATCTAAAAAATTTTTCAAAACCAAAAGTTACAAATCTGAAAAACCCAAGTTACTTTTTTGTAACATCATATACAATTTGGGAATCTGAAAAGTAACCAAAATAACTCAGTTAGAACAAAAATTTGGTAAATTAATTATCTCAACTTACTAGGATAACAGAAAGAAAATTTCAAAATCCAATTTAGACATTTGTTACTTTGAATTTTTAGCTTATTCTATCAGCTAAAAATTCTAACTAATTAAGTACAGAAGTGAAATTCGAACTGGGACTAATAAATAAGAAATTTTCATTTGAGTCTAAAGAATGTTACAAAAAAGTAACTCGGGTTTTTCAGATTTGTAACATCTGTAGATTCTTAAAATTTTTGTAGATCCATAAATTACAAAATCGAAAAACCCGAGTTACTTTTTTGTAACATTCTTTAGACTCAAATGAAATTTTCTTATTTTCTTATCCCAACTCAGATTTACTTCAAGTACAGGATTAATTATAATTTTTAGCTGATAGAATAAGCTAAAAATTCAAAGTGACATCTATCCAAAATAAAAACTGGAATTTTCTTTGGGATTATGTCAACCAAATTCCAAGGTTTAATTAGAACGATATCTTGAAATCTGTTCAGGATTTTTGGTAAGTTTTGCTAATCAACCTCACTAAACGGTAGGAAAAGAATTCTAAATAGGATTTTGGAATTTCTCCCCGTCTTTCTTCGCTAATTTTAAAGTTTGAGTCAAACTTTAAAATCTGTTTTGAATTTTGGTTACTTTTCAGATTCCCAAATTGTATATGATGTTACAAAAAAGTAACTTGGGTTTTTCAGATTTGTAACTTTTGGTTTTGAAAAATTTTTTAGATTTTAGAAAAGTTACAAATCTGAAAAACCCAAGTTACTTTTTTGTAACATCATATACAATTTGGGAATCTGAAAAGTAGTTTAAAGATAACTTCAACTTAAGTTATCTCTAATAAGGAATTTCGGTCAGTTGCTCTTCATCTTCCCGTTGAAGGAAGAGGCGGTTGTTGGAATCGAACATGAAGGCTGAAATTGGGTTGAAAAAGACATAATAAGTTCCGTCAGAATTCGTCGAGGTCCCACTGATCACTCTCATCGGTGAGGGTGGATAAGCGACATTCGAAACCAAAATTTGTTCCAATTTTCCACTTCCATTTTTTTCGAGGTCATATTTCAGTGCATCGAACCACTTTTCGACCTGAAGTTGGTTAGTGAACTGTTGAGGAAAGTAAACCTTATATTCGAAAAAAACTTCGACAGATCCGTTCCGATTTTCAATTTCGAAATGGGGACTTTCGGGCAAAGCTTCTAAGGTTATATCGGAAAAGTAAAGTTTCTTTCTCAGACGAAGATAATTTCTCAACCAAAGATAAAGAATCCGAGCATTACCCTTCAAACCTAGAAAATTTGGACCATTATCAAAAGGTTCAGAAATTACTACGTAAAAGAATTTACCGTCAGTAGGGGTACGGGAAAGTTTCCAATTTTCTCGATAAACTTCTTTCCAAGTTTCGTGAGGTCGAACCAAAGGATAGGGAAAATCACGGAGAGTAATTTGCTTCCAGAAAAAGTCATCTTCGCAAACTTGAGCCCATTGTCGATTCGAAGAACAAAGGTGAAGAATGTCGTCCACAGATAAAGAACTTGCCACCAAATGGAGAATTTCGGAAGACAATAAAGAATTATTCATTTGGTAGAGAAATTTTAACTTGCCTTTTAGAACAAGTCAAAACTTTTTTTTTAAATACCTACCCCGAGGTAAAGTTCAGAGTTTTGTTGGTAAAATTTATTCCAAGGATATTCAGCAGGATCTTCAACGGTGAGCAGAGTGTAAAGCACCAATTCGTGTCCGAAAGGACGTGATGGATCGGAGTAATGCTCATCGAGAGGTTTAGTGACTTGATACCCGTCATATCCAACAATTTGCAAGTTGGTTCCGAGGCGAATGTCTCGTCGCAAATCTTCAAATTCAGGCTCTTTCTTGACCAATTCTTCGTACTTCTTGCAATAGAAATAGCGACATTGAATGTAGGTGAAACGATGTTCTTTTCCTTCCTTGTCATAAAAGACCGAGAAAAGAGGCGCATTTACCGAACCATACTGTTTGAGAATCTTCGGGTCGTACTTGTGACGGTAAGGGGTGGTGCTTTTGTAGGCTTCAATTCTCTTCTCGAGAACTTCAGGTAGAATTTGGCCTTGTCCATCAAGCTCAAAGGGAAAAACTTTAGCAAATTGGTGAAAGTTTTCGAGGTTTTGAGCTGGAGGAAGATTAGGCATAATGTGTGTTACTGGACCAAGAGACTTCGGTGAAAGACGAGGAAATCCCTCTCCATCCTTACGGTTTCCATGTTTGAAATTCGGAAAAATCTTCAAATAACCTTCAAAAGATTCAGGAGCTTTCATCATTCTCATCTGAGTAACAATCACATGACCTTTGCGCCCCTGACGCAAATTCTCACCACCGACCAGATCGATCTTTCTTCTTTCTTCCTTCAAACTTTCTGCGCGAATTGAGGCAGCATAAGGATTTTTTGGCAATTCAACTCTTTGATCTTTCTTGCTATGAACACCACAAAACACTGATCCGTCTTGAGAGTAATAGGCTTTGTTCCGACAAGAGGTTCCAGCTTTGGCACCAGATTTGTAACTCGCCGAGCAGTTTGATTCTCCGTAATACTCCATTTTCGAATTTGAAAAAAGTAATTGTTTGTTTCAAATTTGCTTTTCAATTGAAGATTTGGTGTCCGTGTTCGGAGAAAAAATGGAAGTTAACTTAACTCAATCCTATGAAGAGATTCGTTCTCAGTTTCCTTATCGAAATTTTTCCGACGATTTTTGGAGAAAGAAAGCCTTTTCGGACTTTGGAATTGGGGAGAAATTGTTCAACCTGTTTCACAATTTTCGTATGAGCTCAGAGGAAAGATATCTTCAACTTGGATCGAATTTTCGTCAAATTCGTCACAAATTTAAATTCTTTTCTCCTTCAGTTCAACTCGCTAAGGCTGCGAAAGATTCTTCACCAGAACAATTTGAAAGTCTTCGTAAGAAGTTGGGGGTACCCAAAGATTGCAATGCAAAATTTTCTTCCACTGCTCTCCTGAATGAAAATTTCCCTCTGTATTCTTTTCTTGACCCAAATTTCCAAATTCTGGAGAGAGAAACAAGTTCTCGAATTGGAAGTTGTCAATCAGGAAAAGCTCAACATTTTTTCCATTCTCTTTTAACTTCTCGACCTGAAAACTTGGAAGTTTTTCAGACAAATCTATTTAGCCTACGCGACGAAAACTCATATCTTGATTATGTGGAAATTTGCACACTTTGGCTGAACTCGAAATTCGAACAAAAGATTCAGGCGAATTTGGCGATGATCGAAAGATCTTTCCCTGGAGCTCCTGGATCAGAATTTCGAAGGCATATTCTAACCCGAATGTTGGCTTTCTCAAGATATTCAAACCTAACCGATAAGTTTTTGCAAGGATTTCCCTATGATAATCATAAAGAAAATTTGGGACGAACTCTCCATTATTCTGGACTCATGTGTTCGGTCATTCAATCTCTCAAAGTGGAAAACATTGAATTTTTCCTTTCGAAAGGAATCTTGTTCCAAGCTGAAGATTTCTTGGCATTAATCCAAGCCGACAAATCGAGGCTGACTGACAAAATTTCAATCTTGGAAACTTATTTTGTTCCATCGGAAAGTCGGTGTATGAGATACGGATATTCTGGTAGTTACGCCCAATGGAAATCCGTCAAAGATGGATGGGGAGGCCAAAAAGAAATTTCAAGGATTGCTCATAAGTTTCTCCTCGAGGATCAACTTGATCTTTTCTGGGTAATTTGCCGCTCTTTTCCAGAATTTATGAAGAAGATTCCTTTGCGACTTGTTCTTCAAATATTGGAATCCGGACATTATCTTACGGCGCGTAGTCTATTTCGACTAGTTCGAAATCTTGAAAAGAAGAAGCGGTTTGTTGAAGAACTCGAACCAGAGTTTGTTTTGGTCCTGGATTTTGATAGTGACCTTGGCTACTAAATGGAGTATCGTCCGACCATAAACAAAATTTTTCTACATTCGATGTAGAAAAATTCGAACTATTGTGAAGGATATCTGAAAATTCAACTCATATCGAATTTTATATGATGTTACAAAAAAGTAACTTGGGTTTTTCATATTTGTAATTTCTTGTTTTGAAAAATTTTTTAGATTTTAGAAAAGTTACAAATATGAAAAACCCAAGTTACTTTTTTGTAACATCATATAAAATTTTGTAATATTTCAAAGTAACTTAAAGATAACTTTATTTTCAAGTTATCTTTAATTCAAAATGGGAATATTCCATCCAAATCTAAAAAATAGTTAAAGATAACTTATTTTCAAGTTATCTTTAAGTTACTTTGAACTATTGCCAAATTTTATATGATGTTACAAAAAAGTAACTTGGGTTTTTCAGATTTGTAACTTTTCTAAAATCTAAAAAATTTTTCAAAACAAGAAATTACAAATATGAAAAACCCAAGTTACTTTTTTGTAACATCATATAAAATTTGGTAATAGTTCAAAGGTACTTAAAGATAATTACTTTTCAAGTTATCTTTAGAAAGAAATGGAAAAATTCTACCAAAATCCAAAAATAGTTAAAGATAACTTATTTTCAAGTTATCTTTAAGTTACTTTGAACTCATATCGAATTTTATATGATGTTACAAAAAAGTAACTTGGGTTTTTCAGATTTGTAACTTTTCTAAAATCTAAAAAATTTTTCAAAACAAGAAATTACAAATATGAAAAACCCAAGTTACTTTTTTGTAACATCATATAAAATTCGATATGATGTTAAATATTTAACTAAAAAATTCCATTTTTCTAAATATTAAGTAGGAGTAACAAACATAATATTTCTATATTCACTTACTTTAATTTGTGCATATTTTATTGCTAATTCTTCATTGGAAGATTAGACTTTTGATCAAAGTTTTCCTTGGTTTGGAGTTTCTAAAATGACTTCTTTTGTTGAGCAGTTCAACTTGCCTTCTCAGACATTCTCCTCCTGCAATATCCTTATCATGGGGGATAGTGGAGTTGGAAAGTCAACCTACTCGAACAGAATGACTACAGGAGAGTTTTTGGACAATCCTTCAAACTGTGACAGAACTTTCTACCTGTCTACTCTTGGAGAAAGAGGAAGAACCAAGTTCGCGGTCACTTTCCTTGACTGCCCTTCAAACCCTCAAGATGTGAATTCTTCAATCATCCATCGAGCTGATGCACTGATTCTCATGTTCGACCTCGACAACCCCGAAAGCCTCAACAATCTTCCCATTTGGTACAACAAGTTTGTAGAGCACAAGCCCCAAGCTCCAATTGTTCTGGTGGGAAACAAGTGTGATCTGGCTCAACAACAGGTGGGTAGTGATGCCAAGACTGCTCTTCTTGAGGCGACAAAGAGGCTGTACACATATTATGACTTGTCTGTTAAGTCAAACTATAACTTTGAGAAGCCTATTCTTCAAGTTCTTCGACTGTTGAAGTCCGACCCGAATATTAGGTTGGTTGAGACAAACTAAACAAATTCTTCCGAGTGTGTTTCAAACACACTCAAAAGAAACCAAATTTAACATCTGAGTTATATTACCAAATTTTATATGATGTTACAAAAAAGTAACTTGGGTTTTTCATATTTGTAATTTCTTGTTTTGAAAAATTTTTTAGATTTTAGAAAAGTTACAAATCTGAAAAACCCAAGTTACTTTTTTGTAACATCATATAAAATTCGATATGAGTTCAAACAATCTTAAAGATAACTTATTTTCAAATTATCTTTAATCCAAAATACAAATATTCTACCGAAATCTAAAAATAGTTAAAGATAACTTGAAAATAAGTTATCTTTAAGTTACTTTGAACTCATATCGAATTTTATATGATGTTACAAAAAAGTAACTTGGGTTTTTCAGATTTGTAATTTCTTGTTTTGAAAAATTTTTTAGATTTTAGAAAAGTTACAAAATCGAAAAACCCAAGTTACTTTTTTGTAACATCATATAAAATTTGGTAATCTTGATTTAACCTTAAAGATAACTTGAAAATAAAGTTATCTTTAACTATTTTTAGATTTTGGTAGAATTTTTCCATTTCTGTCTAAAGATAACTTGAAAATAAAGTTATCTTTAAGGTTGTTTGAAATATTACCAAATTTTATATGATGTTACAAAAAAGTAACTTGGGTTTTTCAGATTTGTAACTTTTCTAAAATCTAAAAAATTTTTCAAAACAAGAAATTACAAATCTGAAAAACCCAAGTTACTTTTTTGTAACATCATATAAAATTCGATATGAGTTCAAAGTAGCTTAAAGATAAGCTGAAAATAAAGTTACTTTAACCCATGAAAATATTCTAGCCCATATTTGAAAGTAGATAAATATAACTCCAATTTCGAGTTATATTTGAAAATTTGTTGGGTGGGCAGTTTGGACAAATTAATTTAGAATTGGAACGGGATTACCTTCGACCAAAATTCGAAATCGATAATCCAAATCTTTCCTTCTCTATCAATCAGGAAATTGCCTGGATGAACATCTTCGTGACATATTCCTTTTTCCAAAAGTCGAACAAGAATTCTCTCGATCTGGTTCAAAAATCTCTTAGGAATTCTTTCAGGAGGAAACCAACGTTCAAAAACAGTGCGATTTTTAAGCACAGTCATAGAATCGAGACCCGAAATAATGTCACCTTCCAAACCTTCGAGAAAAACTTTACCGATAGAATGGCCGCATTTTTCGAACAAAATCCAAGTAAAGAAAAAATCCTCGCAAGCATTCTTTCCTTCTTCTTTTAGCCAATAAGTTTTGCTTCCAAAAGACAACATTTTCGGAACAAACTCCACATCTTGCAAAATACTATAAGCCAAAATCTCCTTCTCGAATTTTTCTTTGTCCAAAGACACCTTCCATTTGAAATAGGTGTTCGGAACTTCACTTTGTTCCGAGACGAAAGAAGATTCCGACAATTCTTTCATCAAACACCTGAGAACCTTACACTTCAAAGAAAAGTCGAGTTCTCCCCGAAAAGAAATCTTTCGTCCTGGACCAAAAACCAAATTATAAGTCTTCATGATTTAACCAAATCAAATATATTGTTCAAGTTCATTTTTTAATACCAACAAATAAAAATTAGGGCTTTAATTCCATTTAAATATTGTAGTGAATGAAAGTTATTTTGGATTAAAGACAACTCCAAGTTCAAGTTATCTTTAAGCTACTTTGAACTATTACCAAATTTTATATGATGTTACAAAAAAGTAACTTGGGTTTTTCAGATTTGTAACTTTTCTAAAATCTAAAAAATTTTTCAAAACAAGAAATTACAAATATGAAAAACCCAAGTTACTTTTTTGTAACATCATATAAAATTTGGTAACAGTTCAAAGTAGCTTAAAGATAATTTATTTTCAAGTTATCTTTAACGACTTTTGGATTTGGATGGAAATTTCCCATTTTGGATTAAAGATAACTTGAAAAGTAGTTATCTTTAAGTTATTTTCAAGTTATATGAAATTTTATATGATGTTACAAAAAAGTAACTTGGGTTTTTCAGATTTGTAACTTTTCTAAAATCTAAAAAATTTTTCAAAACAAGAAATTACAAATATGAAAAACCCAAGTTACTTTTTTGTAACATCATATAAAATTCGATAGTTGAATTATCTTTAATCGAAAATATAAAAATAATCTTCTCTTATCCCAATAGATTTAAGCTTCTTTTTCAGAAACTACTTCGATAATTGAGTTAAGTTAACCCCATATCCATTAAAATGGAACTTACAATTCACGATTTGAACTCTGAGGAAGAATTTCCAAATTTTTTGATTTCGATTTTCGATTACGCAGAGTATCGGCTGAAATCCAAACTTAGAGAAAATAAACGAACAGAGTGTTGTCTTGAAGACACTTTGTCCAATTTAACAATAGACGATTTGCACAAAAAGCTCGAAGTCAGAGATGTGAGTAATTTGGTTCAGAATTTTAAAGCTTTTGTCGAAAAAGACGGAATTTGGGCTTTTTTGGGAGTAATGAATAAAGGTTTCGGCCAACACAAATTTAACTCAACGCAAGCTTATATGTACCTATCGAAAGATTTACTCCATCTTAACGATCGAATTTTTGTCTCATTGAACGATATCGAAGAAATTAAAAATTTCATTCGAAGTGTCGATTACGCTACTTGTTAAAAACTGTTATTTTGTCCTAAATTAGGACAAAATAGCGAAAATGTTTCTGATCCGTCAAACAAAGTGTGACTTCGATATATTACCAAATTTTATATGATGTTACAAAAAAGTAACTTGGGTTTTTCATATTTGTAATTTCTTGTTTTGAAAAATTTTTTAGATTTTAGAAAAGTTACAAATCTGAAAAACCCAAGTTACTTTTTTGTAACATCATATAAAATTTGGTAATAATTCAAACAACCTTAAAGATAACTTATTTTCAAGTTATCTTTAACTATTTTTTAGATTTGGATAGAATGTTTCCATTTGGATTTAAAGATAACTTGAAAATAAGTTATCTTTAAGGTTGTTTGAAATATTACCAAATTTTATATGATGTTACAAAAAAGTAACTTGGGTTTTTCATATTTGTAATTTCTTGTTTTGAAAAATTTTTTAGATTTTAGAAAAGTTACAAATCTGAAAAACCCAAGTTACTTTTTTGTAACATCATATAAAATTTGGTAATAATTCAAACAACCTTAAAGATAACTTATTTTCAAGTTATCTTTAACTATTTTTTAGATTTGGATAGAACTATTCTATTTTCGATTAAAGATAACTTGAAAATAAGTTATCTTTAAGGTTGTTTGAAATATTACCAAATTTTATATGATGTTACAAAAAAGTAACTTGGGTTTTTCGATTTTGTAACTTTTCTAAAATCTAAAAAAAATTTCAAAACAAGAAATTACAAATATGAAAAACCCAAGTTACTTTTTTGTAACATCATATAAAATTTGGTAATTCTTTATTTAAAGATAGGAAATATAGTTTGTTAATCCCAATAAGAACTCGATTTGGTAACATTATTAGATCGAATTATTCTTGCTAATCATCTAGTAAATAATCACATTTAACGATAAAATTTAATTTAAAATGACAATCTTAAATTAAACTAAAATGGAATTTGTTTGCGTTGTGGCTTCTCATTTATCCAGTTCGTTTCGGGTCGAATTTCTCAAACAAACCTTACTTTCAGCTTTATTTGGATTAAAAGCCGAAAGAATAATTGTTTCTTGCTCGGGACTTTTACCCACAATTCCTGAAGATGAACGAATAACTATCCTTCACCATTCTGAGAAAAAATCCCAATTTTCGCATATACAATCGGTTCTTCATTTAATTCAGCCAAAAGATACCGTCGTTTTCATCGACGATGACGATATGTTCCTTCCAAAAAGTAGGAAAATTCTTGAGTCGATTATCGAAACTGGAATGCAATGTGGAGAAGGATTTTCTTTTCTGAGTGTTGAATCCGACCATAAAATTAATTCTTATGGATGGGAACAAATTTGCCAAATGGAAGAAATCAAAGGGGATGAATATCTTTTTCAACTTGATTTTCCAGGAACTTTTTGTTCAGGAGAAAAGCTTTTCGAATACTTTTCTCAAGGAGTTCGACGTCTCTGTTGGGAAGAAAGCGAAAAGATGGACGATGAGTATTTACCCGGAGAGGAAGACTGTGTTTTTATGCAATATTTTATCAATCCGGTTTCCAAATCAAACAAAACCTTCGGACCTTGGGTTTTCCATCGCGAGCACATGTTACAAAGAGATTATTAAACTCAATAAGATGATTGAATTTTTCCCATTAAATCAATAACAAAATTTTATATGATGTTACAAAAAAGTAACTTGGGTTTTTCAGATTTGTAATTTCTTGTTTTGAAAAATTTTTTAGATTTTAGAAAAGTTACAAATCTGAAAAACCCAAGTTACTTTTTTGTAACATCATATAAAATTCGGTATGAGTTGAAAAGAACTTAAAGATAAATTGAAAATAAAGTTATCTTTAATTCAAAATAGAGATATTCTACCCAAATCTAAAAATAGTTAAAGATAACTTGAAAATAAGTTATCTTTAAGGTTGTTTGAAATATTACCAAATTTTATATGATGTTACAAAAAAGTAACTTGGGTTTTTCAGATTTGTAACTTTTCTAAAATCTAAAAATTTTTTCAAAACAAGAAATTACAAATATGAAAAACCCAAGTTACTTTTTTGTAACATCATATAAAATTCGGTATGAGTTGAAAAGAACTTAAAGATAACTTGAAAATAAAGTTATCTTTAATTCAAAATAGAGATATTCTACCCAAATCTAAAAATAGTTAAAGATAACTTGAAATTTCAGTTATCTTTAAGGTTGTTTGGATTATTACCAAATTTTATATGATGTTACAAAAAAGTAACTTGGGTTTTTCAGATTTGTAACTTTTCTAAAATCTAAAAAAAATTTCAAAACAAGAAATTACAAATATGAAAAACCCAAGTTACTTTTTTGTAACATCATATAAAATTTGGGTATTCAAACAAAAATTATTTCTGCTAGATTTAGGAGAAATAATCACAAATAACATTGAGTTTCACCTGAAATTTCGTCACCAAATTGCAATTTTTCCACTTGAGTTTCACCTGAAATTTCGTCACCAAATTGCAATTTTTCCACTTGAGTTTCACCTGAAAACTCAGTATTACTTATTATTATTTCTCCTAAATCTAGCAGAAATAATTTTTGTTCGAATACCTAAATTTTATATGATGTTACAAAAAAGTAACTTGGGTTTTTCGATTTTGTAATTTCTTGTTTTGAAAAATTTTTTAGATTTTAGAAAAGTTACAAAATCGAAAAACCCAAGTTACTTTTTTGTAACATCATATAAAATTCTGTAATAATCCAAATAGCCTTAAAGATAACTGAAATTTCAGTTATCTCCCTTAAACAATTCAAGACCAAAATTGGTCGAGTAGCCAAGAAATAAAAGAAAGAGGTTCAAACATCGGAGCAAATGCGTAAGTCGAGAATTCTTCATCCTGGACATAATTGCAATCTTCACACAAAGTTTCAAACTCACTCAAAAGCTCAGATTTCTTTTGACACCCAGAGCAAATTTTGAACTTCGATTCGTCTTTCTCATCTTCAGTGTTACGTTCGAACTGAAACAACATTTATTTTAAATGGACGGCGAATGGGAATCTTTAGGTAAGAGGTGGAAAAATTCAGTTCTTCAGTTGATTGTGACTTATCGAGAACCAACTCCGAGATTTCCTTATTTAATGTCGCCTCCTTTTGAGAAGAGGGGAACTGGTTTTATTATCGATGTTTGCCGAGGTTTAGTTGTAACAAACGCTCATGTGGCAGAAGGAGCGATCGTGATCACCGGAAGAAGTCCAAAAACGGGGAAGGCCGATCTTTCGCTGGATGTGATAGGAATTTGTTTTGAGAAAGACCTAACATTATGTCGACTTTCATCTCAGGACATTGAAAGATTTTCTTTGGGTCCCGAATTGAACTTAGCATTTGGAGACAGTCTTAATGTTTCACAAGGAGAAGAAGTTTTGGCGCTTGGATACCCTCTTGGTGATCTCGGAATTCAGTTCACCACTGGTGTTATTTCAGGGTTCAAAAGTGTCCCAGATCCTCTTGATGGGATTGATAATAACTTTGAGACTTTTGAGGACATTTCTTCTCGTCGCCCAACTTACCTTCAAGTTACTTCAGCTCTCAATCCAGGAAGTAGTGGAGGACCATTACTTAACCGTTCGGGTTTGGTAATTGGAATTAATTCGGCGGGCAAACCCGAGAGTCAAGAAATCGGTTATGCCATTCCTAGTCGGAGTTTTCAATCGATTTTTCCTAACCTTTTGGCGGAGTTTTTTGTCTCGATTCCATCTTTTGCCTTTTCATGGAATTTGGCTGATCCTGACTTACTTCCTCAGGGTTTCAAAGGAGGCATACAAATTCGAAAAATTGAAAATTCCAGCTTTCTTAAGCGGAATTCCTGTTTGAGAAAGAAAGACATTTTATTATCGATTTGTTTACAGGGGTTTAATCTTCACGTTTCGCAATTTGGAGATTTGGTTCCTTCCAACTTTGAACACCGAAAAATAACTTTTGCCGAATTTGTTGACGCTTTGCCTCTCGGATCTGAGATTTCTTTTAAAGTTCTACGTCCCGAAAAAGAAGGATTTCTTTTAAGAACTGAGACGGTTACTTATTCACCTTCCCCTGATTGTCATCCAATTTCAAATTGCCGAACTACCGATCCCGATTTCCAAATTGTGGCCGGACTTTGCATTCGCTATCTTTGTTCGGAACATTTAAGAGGAAGACATTCCCTTCCTCACGCAAGGGAAAACTCGAAGGAGAGTTGTTCAAAACAACTTGTGATTTGTTATATTTTCCCAGGCACCTTAGCTTCAAGAAAAAAGGTTTTGTATGAGGGGGATTGTCCGAAAAAGGTGAACGGAATTTCAGTTCGGACTTTGGATGAGCTACGCCGGGCTCTCTCTCTACCTTCCCCTCGCGTTGAAATTTCCGTTCGAGGTGGAGCTGTCTTTTCTATTGGAAGAGAGGAAATGAGAAGGGAAGACCATCAAACAATTTCAAAGTTTCTCCCCGGATGTTTAATCTCCTCGTATTCTTCCGGACATTTTTCTATTCTTTAGACGAAAATGAAAGGGAAAATGATTTAAATGAAATTCTTCAATGTTTCCTCTTCGGTCTGAAATTTTGGAGTCTTCTCGTGAGTTTGACAACTTGTTCCAGTTGGATGAAACTCCCAGAAAATCGGATTATTCTCCTCGTACGTGGAAAGTGGCACAACCACGTTTCTTCAAGGGCTGCGATTCGACAGAAATTTTCCCTCTGGCGGTCAATTTGTATCTGAAAGCTTGTGATGAAAGCGAACTCATCCCCTTGATGGAAAAGAAAAATTATCTTCGGGTGAGTATGTATTATGAGGGTGAAGACTGCGAAGTGAGTTGCATTTCGGTCTCAAATTTGGACATTGAGAGACTGAAAGACCCCAAATATCAAGAGCTTCTGCTCTCTTGTCCGGAAGACAGAATTCCTGTCGAAATCAACCTTGGACCTTTGTGGCACTACTTGGCACTGAGTAAAACGATGGTAAAAAATCGCAGAGTTGAGTTGGGATTCACCACCCAGAACCTCAACTCATTCCCTCTCTTGCATTGTGAAATCGGACTTGAGCTGATTGGCCGTGATGCCTATCCTCAAGAAAACACCGAGGAAAAAATTCAGCAAGCCGAGGAAGCTGATCAAATTTTCATCCTTCGTAAATAATTTCTATTTTTGGTACTGAAGTCATTTTCAGTACCAAAAGTCACTTAATTCTCAATGATTATCAAAGTTGGCTTAAAGTTCGAATATTGGGGAAAGATTGCCTTAGCTCTCTCAAAGTCTTCGATTGAGGTTACTAATAGCAAATCGGTCGAGATTGAATCAAGATCATGCTCGGAAGACTGATTTGAAGGAGGAATTGGAACATTGGAACGAAAGATTCGACAGGAAAGGAAAGGAATTTCATCCTTCAGTTTGCTTAGAAACGAAATCTCATTTTGAAAACGGACGTCAGTTACGGCGATGTTTGAAGATTCTGACATGACTGGTTCCAACGCCAAACGAATCCAAATCATTGGATCGATTGCTCTTCCTCTCGCTCCTTCTTCAATGTAAAGTTCGCGAAGAGTTGTTTGCACCCCATCAACCATAATTGGTTGTTCTTTCATTTCTTCCAGCTTCTCAGCCGGAAAATGAGAAATTCCAAGGCGAGAATGAACATTCTCCTTCAATCGGTCAGCAAAGGCAACCCTCTGGCGAGGAATAGAAAGAAATTCTACAATTTTACCCATATCCATCGAATCTGAGTAAACGATCCAAAACAATTTAGTTGAAGGTAAAGGGGCAGATTCATAGTAAGGGTGAAAAGAAGCCCGAGGCAACGCTTTGCACAAAGTGTCCTTTCCGGTAGTCTTGTAAGCTGTAACGCCAAGAATTGACATTTTTAACAAATCGAAAAGACGTTCTTTCCGGATCAAAAATTGATTCTAAACAAAACAAGCAAAATTACTTCATATGGAGTCAATTAAACCCTTAACTTTCTTTTTTGCAGTGTTTGGATCGGAAAGGGTTGGTAAAACCTCGTTCTTGAGGCGTTTTGGGCATGAAATAAGATTCATGAAAGACAAAGTTTCAAAAACCACTTCTTTCACGATGAAACTTATGGACCAAAAAGGAAAAAGAATTCAAGCACAAATTTATCTGATTGAGATAAATTCTAAATCTTCGGACCAGATTTGTGCCGCAACATTGAGAAATTGCCACGGTTTGATTTTATTGTGTTCGGTCATCGATGAGAGAAGTTATTATGACATACCTATTTGGTACAATTTCTATCAGTCTTACAATCCTGGAGGGAAAGTTGTCTTTGTTGGAAATAAAATCGATCGACATGATCAGAAAATCTTTCCTATTGACTGTTGCAAGTTCACCGAACAGGTAAAAGGAAGTGAATATCATGAAATTTCATCAACATCAGGAATGAAGTTGCAACGATTTTATAACATTTTACTTTTTTTAATCAAAGAAACGACTGGAGATAAAGGGCTGTTTCTAATTTAATTTGAAATTTGGATTTGAAATATTTCTGGACGAATATTTCAAATGTTGTCTGTTAACGTTACTGTTCTTGGATCGGAGGGAGTTGGTAAAAGTACCTTCATTGAAGGTTACTCTCAACGCGATCTAAAGAATTCAAAGGGGGAAATTTTCTCGGTCTCGGTTCAGTTCACCGAAATTGGGAAAATGAGCACTGATGATTTCGTTTTGTCGCGAATTCGAAGTGCTGACGGTTGTTTGTTACTTTTCTCCCTTGACAACTTGAGAAGTATGTGTCACGTTCCCGTTTGGAACAATTACCATCGCACTTATCAACCCGGAGCGGCTGTGGTGATGGTAGGAACTCATTCCGATCTCAATTCTTCAGCAATTCAACCTTTTCACAAACAGAAACTGATGGAGTCGAGTCAGAATCAGTACGATTATGTTGAGATTTCAAAGTCTTCTTCCGAACCAATTCTGCTTCTGATACGAAAACTTCTGGATGACAATTCTCTTCAATTCAACTAAATTTCTTATTTTTAATCTTGGGCTTTTGCGCCAAGATTAAAAATTACCGTATTATTAATTGGTTTTCTTTCCTCCCTTACGACCTTTGCCTGAAGTTTCGTCTTCTTGAATTTGTTCTTCCTCCTTTTCGACTTGGAACTTGGCCCAAAACTTCTTAAATTCGATCAGTTCATTCAACCAAAGTTGTTGATAGGGAAGTTGTTCGTAAGCTTGATAGGCTTGTTCGGTTTCATCTTTTTCCCGTTGAAGCCTTTCAACTTCCTCGGCCGTGAGATGGTAAAGGTTGACCTCTTTCAGCAACGTCTTTGGAATTCCCTTTTGTTCAAGTTGGGCTACCACCTCGCTCTTCTTTCGATTGGAGACGACAATCTCACCACTCAACACGGCCAAAACTAAGCGAATCTTGTGAGAAATTTTGTCAAACTTCTCCTTCAGTTCTTTGAGGTGATTGGCCTTCCTCTTCTCATAGTAAGGCAAACGTTGAGCATAAAAATCTTCGAGCAGGCAGGTGGTGTTTGGATAGCGTTTCGGATTGTCATGAGTGTCGAGAAGTACAATGTTGGTCATTCCGAAAGAACGTTGCAACTTAAGGCGCCTGAGAGTTGGCTTGGGAAATCCATCAATGATAATTTGAGGAACGTTAAGAGTCGATTTGTCTTGATAATCCTTGATGATTTTTGCTTCAACCAAGGTCTTTAGCCATTCACTGTACTTTTGCATTCCACGACCGATAGGCAGTTCGGTGATGATTACTTGATCACCTTTTTGGTGGAAAATTCCGCTTGTGATCATTGAATAGCCGACCTCCCCTTCGTGATCATCATCGTCATCAACTTCCTCTTGTCTGACAGGCTTCAGATAAATACCTCCTTCAAAGCCCATATACCAAGGGTTAATTTCAGGTAGCTCTTGTTCCAAAATCTTCTTCTCAAGCCAATCGGCCACTTCTGATGGACTGTGGTTTGGCATGAAGGTTGACCATCCAGTTCCAATTCCATTGCAACCGTTAATCATACACATTGGCAGAATTGGAAGCAACGTGACTGGTTCCAGAATTTGACCTTCATCTTCCACGTAGGTCAGAAGAGGTTCATCCTCCTTTCGGAAAACGTAAGGCCACCACTTCTCCGGACAAGTGAAAGGGTAACGAGAGTCGGGAGTATCTTCACCAAGCCATTTTCGAGATCCGAATTGCCCGTCACGAACAAAATAAGGCATGTTGTTTGTACCGACGTAAACTTGTGCCATCGCCATGATTGTTTTGGCGATGTTGTCCTCACCGTGTTTGTAGGCTGTCTCGCCCGAAACCTTTCCTGCCAATTGCTTAACTTTGGTAGTAGGAAGTTTCTTCGACGAATGCCAACTCTTCCAATGGCTCATTGCTCCCCAAATGGCTTTGCGTTGAGAAACTTTCAATCCGTCAAGCATTCGAGGCACCGAACGAGACAAATTGTCCAAACTGAAGCGAACCATCTCAATGTTAATGAAGTCGGAAACCGATTGTATTTCAGGTCCTTCAACGGTAAAGATTTCGGAGACACTGTTCTTGAACTGCTCAATCCAATTCTTCCTCAGATCAGTCAAAGCCTCATCAAAAGCCAGCTTCATTGATGTGGGAGCGTTCTCATCGTAGAAACAAACGACTACGCGAGGCTGCTTCGAGTCATCAGCCACTTCCCGATCAGAAGAGGAACCTAATCCCTTGCAATACTTATGTTCCCAAGTTTTGAAGTCAGGATTTACCGCTTGCCAGCGCAAATACTCTGAGTCAGAAAAGAAGTTTTGAGTTTGTTTACCCTTCTTAAGGCGGAGAACCGGCGTCCTTAGATACTTCACAAAGCCACGGGCCAGCAGAGTCGGAAAGCGACAGAAGAACAGATTGAGAATCAGGCCGATAATGTGCTTACCGTCCACATCAGCATCGGCGAGAATGATCAGATGCCCGTAACGCAAAGTCTCGAAGTTCTTTTGAATGCTGTAATCAAGACCTTCTCTCAGTCCAATCACCTCCTTCAAACGGCTGATCACGTCATTGTTGGCAATTTGCATTGGATTGGCGTTCATTACGTTCAACAACTTGCCTCGAATGGGGTAAATTCCAATGTAATCTCGTCCTTCCAAAGCATCGGCCAAACCGCCAGCGTAACCTGAAGCTGAGACTCCTTCCACCACGTAAAGAGAGCAATCGGAACTTTGCTTCGTGCCGGCAAAGTTAGCATCTTGAAGTTGGTGAATGTTGACATGCTTACGCTTCTTACCGTCAGTTGAAGAAAGAGCCTTAAGTTCTCGACTCTCAATCGTCGAAAAAAGGCGTGCCACCAAATCCCAAGAGGCCATCTTCTTGAACAGCCCTTCAGGCAAAGCAATCTTCAAAGCTGGAGACTTCAACCCGGTCTTCATTTGGTCACTCCATCCAGGGTTCTCGACGCGACAATTGATGATGATTGAAAGATGAGGAGCCAAATCCTTCAGAGTCACCTTTCGACGGGCAGATTTTGGGTCCTTCGCTTCCTTACCCTTACCCTCACCGTTAACAATCTTAATCAGTCCTTCCATTGCCTTCATCACGGCCGTGATGTGAGTTCCACCTTGTCGAGTCAGCTTAGTATTTGCGAAAGAGACGTTCGACGCTTCGTCAGGAGTATCAATTAGACAAAGCTCGTAAAAGAAGGGAGTTGTCTCCCGGTGAATCAACATCTTTGGCTTCTTACCACTGGCATCCGCATTTCGGAACAATGCAGAGTAATCCTCAATCTTTGACAAAGAGAATGTCTGATCATTGAAATGTGTCACAATCTTTGAGGTCAAAGAAAGGTCGGCAACGTGAGCGGCAAACAAACCGAACGCTTCTTGAGGATATTCAGAGTAACCAAAGCGGGCCAAGTCAAGATCGTAATAGACTGTCACATAGGCAGGACCTTCATAGTGAGTGAGAATTGGTTCATGACGAACATTCATCAAATTCTGCCAAGATTGCTTGTAAAGGATTCCACGAACAGGATCGGCAACCTCAATCGAGAAACTCTTTGAGTACAAGTTGACCAGTTTAGCTCCGTAACCATTCCTTCCGGCTCCAGTTCTTGTGCCTGAGTAATTGCTCGAAGTGAGCAACATTCCAAAGATCAGCTCAGGTACATAAACTTTGTGTTCAGGGTGCATTTCGACAGGAATTGGCAAGCCGCTATTACGAACAGCTATGGTAGTTCCATTCATCATTACCGTCACCGGACCGGGGTCGACGCCTTGTTGATAAGAACGATCGGCATTGTCTCCAGCATTCGATTCAATCTCAAGGAACAAATACTCAACAGCTTCAGGCAAAGAGATCGTAGTTGAAACAAAAGAATGCTTCTTCCCGTTCGGAGTTTCGATTGTTGTTAGCAGGCGAGCCTCTCGAGGAACTTGTTTGTCCGAACCGATATAAGTATCAGAAATAGTTCGAATGTGATCCTCATGGCTTAGCTTTTGGTAGTTTCGGGCTCTCATTTCCAACAAAAATTAGAAATTTTAAATAACAATCTCAATTTTTAGATATCGGAGGTCACGAATGAAAATTTTCAACCGAATGAATGACTGAACCTTAAAGATAAGATTTGTTTTAAGACTCAATCGTTCAAAATGGGTGAAAAAATCGAAAATTTGGCTTGTGAATACCTATTCACAAGCCAAATTTTCGATTTTTTCCTTAAAGAAATTAATTTGTCTTTAGGTTTGTTTGAAAAAAATTTAAATGTGATCTCTGGGTCATATTTAAATGGAAATAAACAATCGTTGAAATTTGTAAGCAAATTGTGATGGAAAATAAAATTCGAATTTTCATTAGAAATTCGAATTTTATTTTGTAGTATTGTTGTCCTAAAAAAGTTAATCGAAAAAAATCTAACAATTAAATTCTGAACTTTGGATATTCGGGGTAAATTGAGAGGTTGGTTTAGAAAGAATGATACTGATTACCAGAGACATCAAAGCCAACACAAAAGAAACCAAAAATAAGGAAGTGAACTTAACAAAATAATCTTTTGCTTCCATTGTCCAATTTTGACACTTACGACCTCGTATGAATTTATACTCCGATCCTTCTTCTATTCCCAAACAAAATCCTTGATTTTCGGCCAAAAACCAACCACAATCGCAAACGGAAACACAAATAAAAGGAGAGGAAATCAACGAACAGTTCTTTATAGCGGGAATCTCTGGAGGTGTATAAGCAACATATGCCGAACAAAGAGCGGCAAATCCCAAGGGTATTAAACAAAGGAAAAAGAAACAAGATAAAACATCTAGGAAAAGACGGCCAGTTGGAATTATCATTTTGGTAAATTTCACGAAATAAATACTTTCGAAATCAAAATGGAGTTTCTTTTCTTTGAAGGACCAACAAATGTCCGAGAATTATTCCCAGAGTTAGTAGAGAATTCCTACCTAAATTACCCCGAAATTGTTCGAGAGAATTTTGTTATTCTGAACGGAGAAAGAATTCTGGTCGATTTTTACAAACATGTTGGATGGTCAGCGAAAGAAATTGCTTACACAGATTCACGAAGAGAAGAGATTCTTTCGCGCACAAGTCTTTCCCCTTCCAATCCTCTCTCCCTTCCGGTTCAAGTAGAAGAAGTTGAAAAAGAGAGAATTTGGAGACCCGTCGAAGAACTACTCGAAGAAGATCAGTGGTTGGCTCTGATGGTTGAAGATGAAGTAATCGTTGGATTTTATTTTGGAGAAGTGTTTCTTGATAATCTCGGTAGAAAATACAGTACACATTCTTATTTAAATATTCGGCCTGATTATCGAGGTAGAGGTTTGTGTCGTCCTTTTGCTCAGTTTGCTTACAATAACGCGACTCGAAACTTACAAGTTATTTATTTTTGTATCACAGTCGCTACGAGCGAAACTGCCGGAGTTTGCCGTTGCTATATTCGGGCTGCTCTCAATCTAGGTTATCAAACCTATGGAGATTTCGGAGAATTTTACCCTGAATTTGAACAAATCGAGGTGGAAAATTGCAACTCTGGGAAGATGAAATTTTTAATTTTCGTCACTGATGGAAGTCCATTTGACGAAGAAATGGAACAATCTTTTAGCAAGTAAGGAGAATATTCGGAGAAAAAATGTAAAGGTGAATAAGAAAAAAACAAAAGGTGAGATGGGATAGAGAATAGAATATTTTTAATTTTAGAGTTAAAGATATTTCGGATGTTGGATTTTATATGATGTTACAAAAAAGTAACTTGGGTTTTTCGATTTTGTAACTTTTCTAAAATCTAAAAAATTTTTCAAAACAAGAAATTACAAATCTGAAAAACCCAAGTTACTTTTTTGTAACATCATATAAAATTCGGCAATATTTCAAAATAGCTTAAAGATAATTTGAAAATAAGTTATCTTTAATTCAAACTAGAATAAATCTACCCAAATCTAAAAATACTTAAAGATAACTTGAAAATAAATTATCTTTAAGGTTGTTTGAACTCATATCGAATTTTATATGATGTTACAAAAAAGTAACTTGGGTTTTTCGATTTTGTAATTTCTTGTTTTGAAAAATTTTTTAGATTTTAGAAAAGTTACAAAATCGAAAAACCCAAGTTACTTTTTTGTAACATCATATAAAATTCGGCAATATTTCAAAATAGCTTAAAGATAATTTGAAAATAAGTTATCTTTAAGTATTTTTAGATTTGGGTAGATTTATTCTAGTTTGAATTAAAGATAATTTGTTTTCAAGTTATCTTTAAGCTATTTTGAAATATTGCCGAATTTTATATGATGTTACAAAAAAGTAACTTGGGTTTTTCAGATTTGTAACTTTTCTAAAATCTAAAAAATTTTTCAAAACAAGAAATTACAAATCTGAAAAACCCAAGTTACTTTTTTGTAACATCATATAAAATTCGGCATTCGAACAAAAATTATTTCTGCTAGATTTAGGAGAAATAATAACAAGTAATATTGAGTTTTCGCCTGGATTTCACCAGAATCTTGTAACCAAATTGCAATTTTCTCACTTGAATTTCACCAGAATCTTGTAACCAAATTGCAACTTTCTCACTTGAATTTCACCAGAATCTTGTAACCAAATTGCAATTTTCTCACTTGGATATCATTGGAAACTCAATATTACTTGTTATTCTTTCTCCTGGATCTAGCAGAAATAATTTTTGTTCAAACGTCCAAATTTTATATGATGTTACAAAAAGTAACTTGGGTTTTTCAGATTTGTAATTTCTTGTTTTGAATTTTTTTTTAGATTTTAGAAAAGTTACAAAATCGAAAAACCCAAGTTACTTTTTTGTAACATCATATAAAATTCGATAATGAGCTTTCAACTCAAAAACCAAATTTGTATAATTTGCTATCTGAGATAAACAATCAAACTAATTTCTATTTTAAACTTAATTTTTTCCACTGTATTTCTGCGAAAAATTAAAATGAAAGGAAAGAGTTTTGATTAAGTTTCGAATTCGGTATCAGAAAATGGAAGATATCCTTTTTTGTTTGGCTCAACTTAAGTCATGGTCTGACGAATTCGAACTCATTCCTTGTGATTCAGTCGAGTCAGCAGCTGAGTTTCTTTCCGAGCACAAATTGAATTTGTCAGCTTATTTTCTGACCGAGTTTCTTTTGGCTTCCAAGTTCGACTTTCTTCGCTTCTGGCTCAAGCAGAAGTGTTTGATCCAGACAGATCTTCGGGTTTTTACGGAAGTTTTCTCCAAGGGTTCGGCCGAGGCGTTTGATTTTTTGGTTCAGTCAGGGATAAAGTTTTCGGAGGATATGGCCAAAATTTGTTTTCTCCATTGTTGCGGTCTGACCCGTTTCGATATTCTGGAGTCGATTCTCAAGCTTGAATTCTTTAACAACCAGCTTGCAAGTCAAAAGTTTATCCTTGAGGAGGTTCCGTTGCGCCTAACTCGTATGGCGGCGGTCGATGCTCTCTGTTGGTGGAAGAAAACTTTCTTTCCGAGCCGGAGCGCCCACTACTTTTATTTGGTCATGTTAGAAATTCTAACCATCGATTGCAAATGTTTGTGTTGGTGGAAACAGTCGAAACTTCTGGAAACTCAGTTGGAGATTCCTCCCCACCTCCACCCTCGCTTTGGGCGAAATCTCTCCCCGAATGACTTCGAACGCATCCACTGGTGCAAATCGGTCCAACTCCATCCTAGATTGGAAGTTCCTGTCCAAATTCCGGCCTGGGGAGTTGACACTCTTCACTCCAAACTTTACTCTGATAATGGCTTGTTTCCTGAAGTGAGCGAGGTGGAAATCAATACCTTCTGTAATAAAGGAGATATTGGAAAATTGCGTTGGGTTCTGGCCAACAGCAGTTATGCTCGCGAAGGCGGAATTACTCTTCACCACACGGTCAAAGCCGTCGACATCGCATCGAATCTCGGCTATCTTGATATTCTGGACGCCTGGGTTGAAGCCCATGAAAAATGGGGAGTGCCGTTTCTTTATTCTTCCGACTCTTTCGTTCTGGCCGCACAAAATTATCGTCAAACATCTCTCAATTGGTGGCTCGAGTCGAAATTTCCACTTAACATGAGTCTGGATTGTCGCCAGCGTTGTCTAGAAGTTTTCTCTCACAAGGAAGAGCATCGAGAGAAAGTTAAAGATTGGCTGCAAAAAGTCGACTTGAAATATTTCGAAATTCTGCGGCCGTGTGAGAATTTGCAATCTCTTCCCGATGAAATCCTGCTAGAAATTAGTTCATTCATCCAAAACGCAAAACGACAAGTTGAGAAACGAATCGAGAAAAATCCTTAATCAAATTGACGAGGAGGCTAACCTCCTCTCAGAATTACAGCCACAACGATAATTTTTGTCTCGAAGTTCATTTCCTCTTCTTTAATCTATTACAAAATTTTGCTCGCGAATGGGGAGCAAAATTTAAATTAGTTAACAAACTTCTAACCAAAGTCAAGACAATAATCATAAACAACACACAAAAACTTTGGGAAATCTTGGCTGGTTGTGTACTGGATGGTGGCTGGATGATTTATTTGTATTGAGTTTTGGGTAGAATCCGATTATCTTCATTATGATTCGTTCTTGTTTGACTTTTGTTTATTTTGGAAGTTTTCAACTATTACCAAATTTTATATGATATTACAAAAAAGTAACTTGGGTTTTTCGATTTTGTAATTTCTTGTTTTGAAAAATTTTTTAGATTTTAGAAAAGTTACAAAATCGAAAAACCCAAGTTACTTTTTTGTAATATCATATAAAATTCGATATTAATTCAAAGATACTTAAAGATAACTACTTTTCAAGTTATCTTTAACGACTTTTAGACCTGGGTAGATTTTTCCCATTTTGGATTAAAGATAACTTGAAAATAAATTATCTTTAAGGTTGTTTGAACTAATATCCAAATTTTATATGATATTACAAAAAAGTAACTTGGGTTTTTCGATTTTGTAACTTTTCTAAAATCTAAAAAATTTTTCAAAACAAGAAATTACAAAATCGAAAAACCCAAGTTACTTTTTTGTAATATCATATAAAATTTGGATATTCGAACAAAAATTATTTCTGCTAGATTTAGGAGAAATAATTGCAATTAATGCTGAGTTTTCGATGAATTTCAAACGGGAAAAATACAATTAATCTCAAGATTTTCAGGTGAATTCAAGTGAGAAAATTGCAATTTGGTGATGAAGATTTGTTACCAAATTGCAATAAAGGTCTGGGAACTCTTTGTTTGAAAATTAACTTTGGATTTTCGAACAAATTGTTGAGAAGAATAAAACACCAGCCGATTTAGAAAAAGAAAACTAGAAAGTCATCGAAATCTAAATTGTTTTTAATGCTAATACTTCGAGTAAATTCTACAATCCGTTTGAGAAATTTCGAATTTATTTATCCTAACTCGAAATTTAGTTTCGATCTACTATGAAATTTTATATGATATTACAAAAAAGTAACTTGGGTTTTTCGATTTTGTAATTTCTTGTTTTGAAAAATTTTTTAGATTTTAGAAAAGTTACAAAATCGAAAAACCCAAGTTACTTTTTTGTAATATCATATAAAATTCGATCATTAGAACAAAAATTATTTCTGCTAGGTCTAGAACAAATAATTACAACCAACACTGAGTTTTCAAGTGAACTCAAATGGGAAAATTGCAATTTGGTGACGAATTTTCGAGTGAACTCAAATGGGAAAATTGCAATTTGGTGACGAATTTTCGAGTGAACTCAAATGGGAAAATTGCAATTTGGTGGCGGAACTTTGATCGCAAAAACTTATAATAAAGGTCTAAGCTTATACCTAGTTTTTATTCGAAAATTAACTTTGGATTTTCAAATAAGTTTAAGTTGAAAAGGATAAAATCATCACCCAGTATGGAAAAAGAGAAAAATCAAAAAGTTTCCAAAATCTAAATTATTTTTAGTACAAATGTTCCAAGTAAATTTAACGTTTTACTTGAGAAATTTCTAATTTATTTATCCTAAACTCGAAATTTATTTTCGATTTACTATGAAATTTTATATGATATTACAAAAAAGTAACTTGGGTTTTTCGATTTTGTAACTTTTCTAAAATCTAAAAAATTTTTCAAAACAAGAAATTACAAAATCGAAAAACCCAAGTTACTTTTTTGTAATATCATATAAAATTTGGATATTCGAACAAAAATTATTTCTGCTAGATTTAGGAGAAATAATTACAATTAGTTTATCTATTTCACTTGAAAACTCGCCACCAAATTGCAATTTTCCCGTTTGGTTTCAACTGAAAACTCGCCACCAAATTGCAATTTTCCCGTTTGGTTTCACCTGAAAACTCGTCAACAAATTGCAATTTTCCCACTTGAGTTCCATTGAAAACTTGTAACCAAATTGCAATTTTCCCACTTGAGTTCCATTGAAAACTTGTAACCAAATTGCAATTTTCCCACTTGAGTTCCATTGAAAATTCGTTACCAAATTGCAATTTTCCCATTTGGTTTCAACTGAAAACTCGAGATTAATTGCAATTATTTCTCCTAAATCTAGCAGAAATAATTTTTGTTCGAATATCCAAATTTTATATGATATTACAAAAAAGTAACTTGGGTTTTTCGATTTTGTAATTTCTTGTTTTGAAATTTTTTTTAGATTTTAGAAAAGTTACAAAATCGAAAAACCCAAGTTACTTTTTTGTAATATCATATAAAATTCGATATTCGTTCAAAGGTACTTAAAGATAATTTTATTTTTGAACCACCTTTAAGTTCTTTTAGATTTATTCCAATTTGGATTAAAGATAACTTTATTTTCGAGCCACCTTTAAGTTCTTTTAGATTTAGGTAGAATGGTCGAATTTCTATTTAAAGATAACTTTATTTTCAAGTTATCTTTAAGTACCTTTGAACGAATATCGAATTTTATATGATATTACAAAAAAGTAACTTGGGTTTTTCGATTTTGTAACTTTTCTAAAATCTAAAAAATTTTTCAAAACAAGAAATTACAAAATCGAAAAACCCAAGTTACTTTTTTGTAATATCATATAAAATTTGGTGATCTTATTTTTTTTGAACAGGTTTAACTCAATCGAAAATTCTCCTACTCGCTGAAAGATGTAATCATCTCTTGGTCGAGAATATCTCCTTGAGTAACTAAAATAAGAAATACAAATTTTCCGGAATTGCATTCTTCAACTCCAATTTCTTTCGGGTTTGGAAAATTTGCATCATCATCTCCATATACTCGAAACCCTAAATTTTTGGCCGCTCGAACATAACATTTACAGACTCCAATTTCATGTTGAGTTGCAATTGTAAGACAAATATAATTAACTCGAAATTTTTCTGTTAATGCACCGTAAGCAAATTGAGCAAAGGGACGACATAATCCTCTACCTCGATAATCGGGGCGAATGTTCAAGAAAGAAAAAGAACTGTAATCTCTTCCAAATTCGTCACAAAAGATAAATCCTCGATAATACCCGACGATAATATTGTGAGTGACCATCAACGCCATCCACTCGTCATTTTGAATGGTTTCTTCAGGACTCCAAAGTTTCTCTCTTTCAACAAACTCCGTCAAAACAGGCAAGAAAAGAACGTCTGTTTCGGGAAGGTTTGTTCGAAAGAGAATTTCTTTCGAAATTGGGTCGGTGTAAACAATCTCTGATGTTCTCCAACCGATTTCTTCCCAATAACTAACCTTGATTTTATTACCCCTAAATATTACGAAATTAATCTCGGATGGTTCAGAATATACTAACGGGGAAGCTTTAACCATTTCAGGATATAATTGGCGAATGTCAACTGGACCTTTCAAGAAAAGAAATTCGAATTCTTGTTGAGGCTGCATTACCAAATTTTATATGATATTACAAAAAAGTAACTTGGGTTTTTCATATTTGTAATTTCTTGTTTTGAAAAATTTTTTAGATTTTAGAAAAGTTACAAAATCGAAAAACCCAAGTTACTTTTTTGTAATATCATATAAAATTTTGTAATACTTTAAACAACCTTAAAGATAATTTCAAGTTCAAGTTATCTTTAACTATTTTTGGATTTGGATGCCATATTGCCATTTTGGATTAAAGATAACTTGAACTTGAAGTTATCTTTAAGGTTGCCCCAACTAATATCGAATTTTATATGATATTACAAAAAAGTAACTTGGGTTTTTCGATTTTGTAACTTTTCTAAAATCTAAAAATTTTTTCAAAACAAGAAATTACAAAATCGAAAAACCCAAGTTACTTTTTTGTAATATCATATAAAATTCGACTATTCGAACGAAAATTATTTCTGCTAGGTTTAGGACAAATAATTACAATAGGATAGAAAACTTGCAACCAAATTGCAATTTTCCCACTTGAGTTCACCTGAAATTTCGTCACCAAATTGCAATTTTCCCACTTGAGTTCACCTGAAATTTCGTCACCAAATTGCAATTTTCCCACTTGAGTTCACTTGAAATTCCGTCACCAAATTGCAATTTTCCCACTTGAGTTCACTTGAAATTTCGTTACCAAATTGCAATTTTCCCACTTGAGTTCACTTGAAATTTCGTCACCAAATGCAATTTTCCCACTTGAGTTCACTTGAAATTTCGTTACCAAATTGCATTTTTCCCACTTGAGTTCATCCGAAAACTTGGGGTTAGTTATAATTCTTTCTCCTAAATCTAGCAGAAAGAATTTTTGTTTGAACGCAAAATTCTTTACCGAATTTTATATGATATTACAAAAAAGTAACTTGGGTTTTTCGATTTTGTAATTTCTTGTTTTGAAAAAATTTTTAGATTTTAGAAAAGTTACAAAATCGAAAAACCCAAGTTACTTTTTTGTAATATCATATAAAATTCGATATTAGTTCAAACAACCCTAAAGATAACTTGAACTTGAAGTTATCTTTAACCCGTGGGAAAATTCCATCCAAATCCAAAAATAGTTAAAGATAACTTGAACTTGAAGTTATCTTTAAGGTTGCCCCAACTAATATCGAATTTTATATGATATTACAAAAAAGTAACTTGGGTTTTTCGATTTTGTAACTTTTCTAAAATCTAAAAATTTTTTCAAAACAAGAAATTACAAAATCGAAAAACCCAAATTACTTTTTTGTAACATCATATAAAATTCGACTATTCGAACGAAAATTATTTCTGCTAGGTTTAGGACAAATAATTACAAATAACACCGAATTTTCAAGTGAACTCAAATGGGAAAATTGCAATTTTGGTTATGAAGTTCAGGTGAAATTAGTTGGGAAAATTGCAATTTTGGTTGTGAAGTTCAGGTGAAATTAGTTGGGAAAATTGCAATTTTGGTTATGAAGTTCAGGTGAAATTAGTTGGGAAAATTGCAATTTGGTTGTGAAGTTCAGGTGAAATTAGTTGGGAAAATTGCAATTTGGTGACGAAATTTCAACGAAAACTCGGTGTTATTTGTAATTATTTCTCCTAAATCTAGCAGAAATAATTTTTGTTCGAATAGTCGAATTTTATATGATATTACAAAAAAGTAACTTGGGTTTTTCGATTTTGTAACTTTTCTAAAATCTAAAAAATTTTTCAAAACAAGAAATTACAAAATCGAAAAACCCAAGTTACTTTTTTGTAATATCATATAAAATTTCATAGTAGATCGAAAATAAATTTCGAGTTAGGATAAATAAATTCGAAATTTCTCAAGTAAAACGTGGAATTTACTGGAAAAGCTCGCAGAGAAAATAATTTGAATTTCGGTTTTTTTTAATTTTTCTAATCTGAACGATGATCTTATTCTTCTCGACTTTGAATCATTCGAAAATCTAAAGTTAACTTTCGAATGAGAAGTTGGAAAAAAATGGACTTCCGTTATAAGTTTTTTCCGACCAAAGTTTTGTCACCAAATTGCAATTTTCCCATTTGAGTTCACTTGAAATTTCGTTACCAAATTGCAATTTTCTCGTTTGAGTTCACTTGAAAACTTGAGATTAATTATAATTATTTGTCCTAAACCCAGCAGAAAGAATTTTTGTTCGAATACAAAATTTTATATGATATTACAAAAAAGTAACTTGGGTTTTTCGATTTTGTAATTTCTTGTTTTGAAAAATTTTTTAGATTTTAGAAAAGTTACAAAATCGAAAAACCCAAGTTACTTTTTTGTAATATCATATAAATTTAAGTATGTGCTAAAAACGATAGTTAGATTTGGGTACCAAGCTAAAATTAGTATACAAATTAAGTAGACGGTGTCTGTTTGGTTTGTATACTAACTTGAAATTTCAATCAAACGATCGAAAATTAATTACCTAAAATTAAGTAGATATTGCCTACTTAATTTGTATACTAACTTTAACTTGGTACTTAAATCCAATTATCGTTTTTAGCACATACTTAAATTTATATGATATTACAAAAAAGTAACTTGGGTTTTTCGATTTTGTAATTTCTTGTTTTGAAAAATTTTTTAGATTTTAGAAAAGTTACAAAATCGAAAAACCCAAGTTACTTTTTTGTAATATCATATAAAATTTCATATTAGTTCAAACAACCTTAAAGATAATTTATTTTCAAGTTATCTTTAAGTTACTTTTGGATTTGGATGAAATTTTCCTATTTTGGATTAAAGATAACTTGAAAATAAATTATCTTTAAGGTTGTTTGAACTATTACCAAATTTTATATGATATTACAAAAAAGTAACTTGGGTTTTTCATATTTGTAATTTCTTGTTTTGAAAAATTTTTTAGATTTTAGAAAAGTTACAAAATCGAAAAACCCAAGTTACTTTTTTGTAATATCATATAAAATTTGGTAACTTCAATCCAAAAAATAGAAATTAGAAACATGGGTTGGGATTCACAAAAGTAATTAAACTTAACTCAAGTAAAATAATTTGCACTTATTATACCGCAAATTATTTTTAGAAAGATACAAAATTCTCAAAAAAAGAACGAGAAATTTGTTTCATTCGAACTTCCCAAAACACAATTTAGCAACCGATTAAAAGATGTTTCCTTCGAATTCCTTTCCTCCTCAAGACTTGTTCACTGATGAAGAACTTTACGACAGAAGAAAAGAGGTCTTAACTCGACTTGTTTCTGATCCTGAAGAATTTGCCTTGAACGGTTATCAAGCAACTATTCTTGGATATGTGACAGTTTCACCTTTCGATTTCTCAACTGACCGAGTAACTGAACTTCCTTCTCAAGAGCAGAGAGCGTCGCGTGATCTATGTTTAGCGACTTCAACTGCTGGTAGGCCTGTCGTACCTTTGATTGAATACTTGCCTTTCTCTTACACGGCTAACACTGAGACTCGCTTGTGTCATTGCGAGACTTCTGAAACTCAAAGCCAGTTGATTTGCGATCCTTTCACTTCCGAAGTTCTAGTTGCCTTTGTAGTTGATTTCTCGGTTCGAAATTCGAGCGTTTTTCCTTCGGGTGTTTCGACATACCAACAGATTTTGGCCGCATATTTCTGTTCAGGTAAGGGACATCTTCTAGAAAGACCGACCGAGTCAACCTTTTCATCCTTATTGCCTACCCTAGATGAACAGACCTTAAAATCGGCCATTTTGCAAGTTTTAACAACCTTGGATTTTCTCTGGCAAGCTTGCCGTTTCGTCTCACCTTTGACCTTTGAAGATATTCGAATTAACTCCCAGCCCGTCTCTTATACATACGGTTCAACTTCGATTTCATCGCCTTTAACTTTCCAAATTGGTAATTTTTCTCAATCTCGTTGTTCCGTACAAACTCGCTTTGGACATTGTATCTTATTTTCTCGTCGTCTTCTGCCTTTCCCTTCCATATCTTTGGATTCCCTTGAACCGACAACAGTGTACTCTTCCAATCTTGAGTTAACTCGTCCAGTGCCCGTTTATTTCTTTCTTTGTTCTCTTTTCGCCAATTCTTCGACACGGCGAATTTTGCTTACTTCTTCCTGGGGACAGAAAATGTGGGAGAAATTATGGGTTAAAGAACAACTCAATCAAGCTTCGCAAATTTTCTTATCGACTGAAATGTTTGTCCCTGATCAACTTGAAGGCTTCCAGATGAAATGTTCAATTCTTTCTTCATTGCTCTCTGAAGAGGAAAAATAACTTAATGTAATTGGAAAATGAGAATTTCATTTTCCAATTCCTAGAAAAATGGACCCTTCGTTGTCTTTGCCTTCGTTGATTCTAGCCTTGCAATCGATTGAAAATGATGACATTGAAACTTTGACTGAAATTTTGAACCGTTTGCCAATCGAGACTTTGTCTGTCGAATCATCAGATTCCCTTTTGGCTCAGATGATGAATGCGGCTTCCCGTTCTTTTCGTCACGAGGCAGGCAAGGCGATCTTTGAAAGATGGGCCAAAACTTACCCCCCTCAACAAATCGACTTCTTTTCGACACTTTTCAAGAACAATCTGTTCAATGATGATACTTTCACCTTTCTAGCCAAAACCTTCCAACAAACTTCATACTTGACTGTGATGACTGACCTTTGCCGAGACGATTCGAATGAGAATTTGGTTAGAACTTGCAAGAATGTCATTCAAGCCTATGGGGAGCAACCTGCCAGTATTTACGATCTGATCCGTGTTGAGGCTGACACCAGCGGCAATTTTGTCATCTACAACTTTATGGTAACTAAAATTCTTCCTTCTCGCCCTTACGCGAACAAGCCCGACTGGGTGAAAGATTTTCGTTCAGACACTTCGACCCCTCTCCCTCACTCCGATGATTTGAACGAACAAGCTCAACAAATCCTTCTTCGTGAATACTCGGCCGAGACAGAAATTCCTGACACTGAGACCTTGATTGGGTACCTAACTGACGGAATGGCTCACGCAGGAATCAGCTTTACAAACATTGAGGAAGTTCGTCAAACTCTGAGAGGTATTTTGCCAAATTTGTCTTCTTCTCAAACGAGGGACCTTCTTACCGAGTCTTTGGGAGATCGTGTCGACGAAGTGCTGAGGGATGGGCGTCTCAGCACTTTGCAAGACAACACAACTTTGTTTCGCATTCTTGGCCCTTCGAATCCAATTTTGAACTCGAAGGCCGAAGATTTCCTGCGAGGAGATGATCGAATGTTCCTTTGTGCTTTGTACGATTATGACGAAGAAGAGGAAGAAATTCAACCTTGGTTCACTGGAAATTGTATGGTTTGTATGAGAAGAATCGCCCATTATTGGTATGCGGTTCGTGTGCCCAAACCTCAAGGAGGATGGGCTGGTTGTTATTGCAGTTGGGAACACGCTCGTGAAGACGTCTTTAATCGTGAAACTCCTGACGTGGCCGGAATTGCAATCCTCGACGTGGTTGAACCTCGTGTGATTGACGTTGGTATTCAAGATCGCATTGAAGACGAATTCGACGCCTCTGAACAACAGTCTTAAAAAGTTATGAAAATAAGAGAATTTCGTCTCTTATTTTCTCCTTAAATTTTGTGTATCTTGAAATCCGATTCTGATAAATAGCTATTTTCGAGATCTTTAGATAAAATCTCTAAATCAGCGATACAAATTTGTAATTTTCCCTGAAACTTCTCCTGTAAAAAGACCGAGTGGAGACAAAATTCATACATTGGACATGGCGGCCAACATCCGATCTGAAAAAAGAAAATATTACTGTCTTTTTCCCGAAGTTCATCCATCAAGTATCCAATTGTTGCACCGTATTGTTTTCCGTAACCATCTTTAAGTTCATAAAAACGATCTCCCGGAAAGAACATTTTGTTTTCGAGAGAGAATTTTCCTCCTGAAGTTATAGAAAATTGGCTAAGCAGCATTTGATAAACTTCCGACCATTCTTGTTTGTAAAAATCGTTGAGAAACCGTTCCGGGGCTATATCTTCATCTCCAAACTTTCGCTGAACCATTAAGAAAACTTGATGGTTTAATGATAAATATTGGTAGACAGTGTAATCCCAAGTTCCAATTCTTCCGGGAATTTCACCTAACCGGTAAATAGACGGAAAATTTCGCTTAAATATTTTCTTCCAAAGAAGTTGATTCTCAAACAAACTCAGAAAAAATTTGCTTGTTAGAGACAGGTGAAACCAATCGGATTTGTCGCTGAAAGATAATATTCTTTCCCAAATTTCAACCGGAAGTCGGTCATCGATCTCAAAATTTTCATTCAGAATCTTTTCTTTTTCTGATACCCATAAATCCATTTTGATCTGATTTTGTCAAATCAAAATTTACTCGAAGTCAACCATTCCGTAAAGAGCTCCAGTGATGTAAAGGCGGAATGCTAGACGGTCGAACTGTCTTCTTGAGGCCAATTGATAGACTTGCCTGAAGAGTTTTGTTTCATCAGAAGTGATATCTCCGTAGGTTATTTCTGAGATCTCTTTTGCTTCAACTTGACGCAATTCTTTACCTTCGATGAAGTGAGTTATCAAAATATGGGCCATTGTCACATCGTTATATTTAGCACAATAAGGCAAGAAGTATCTTAGAACGAAATTGCTGTCTTGAATACGAGGATAAAGTTTAGATAAAATTTTATAACTTCGCCCCTTGAACAAAGGTTCGGCTATTTTTCGAACCAACCTTTCGATTCCGATAGCCTCTACAGCTTGAGGAAAAAGAAGACGAAATTCTTCCAAATTATCCGTTCTGGCTGCTCCTACAATGGCAAGGTGGGGAAGAAAGTCTTGCTCTTTGAGAGTTTCTATTAACTGAGAATTTTTAGAACGATAGGCTCCTTCCAAAGCGTAACTGTTGATCAGAATCGACTTGGAGTGGAAAATTGCTCTTTCTTCATCGCTTGCCTCTGAAACCAAACTTGAGAACAAGTTTAACATAAATTCGATAAATTGAATCGAACCAGAAGAGTAAACTTCGGCGTATATTTCGGGAGTAAATTCATTCGTAAGAAGAGATTTGGTGAGAATCTGATAAACAATCGAAGGATATTTTTCCTCAAAAACTGAGAAGAGAGGAATCGACCCTGAAGACAAAACTTTTATAAAAGAATGCCCGAGTGAATTGGGATTTGTTCGGAAATAAACGCCGATAAGAAAATCTTCCGACACTTGCTTGAACAGAGAAAGATTGTCTGATTTTGTCATCGTAATTCCTTCAATCACTTGAGACAACAATTTGTCGGAAATAATTTTGTTAAAATTCCATCCGCCCATTGGGTCAAGAAAGATATTGAATTGTTGAGTTTGGTATTGTTGAGGATTTCCGCTCGCTCTCGAGGCGACTTTCAAAAGAATTTTATTGGAGTCTGGTTCGGGAGCTCTGACAATTCTCATTTCGGTCCGGAAGTATTGCACTAACCCCGGATCTCCTTTGGCGTAAGCTCTCTTGAGACACACTTCTAAACTTTGGAAAGTTTGACTTCCTTTTACCACATCTTTGGAACTGAGAAAATAAAGATATTTGTCTTTCGGTGTTTCATAAGGAGTGTTGTCCCAGAAAAATGGAGTAACTCCAAACTCTCTTTCAGCTTTTTCAAACCAGAAAAAATTCGAATCTAGGGCTTCTTGACAAGCTGATGAAAGTTCAGGAGTAGAACAGGGACCCGAATTTAAGTTGATTTGATCGTAAGGAAGGAATGAAAGAATCGAAAATAAGGCTTCTGGAGGTAATTCCTCAAATCTCGACATTTGATTGAGAGTTTTTTATTCGACTTAAACAATTTTTTGTTCTTGAAAAAATCCACTTTAGAGTTTATATATTCAGATTGAATTTGGAAGAAAAGGTATGCAATCCGACTTGATAATTAATAAGGATGGTTTGGGAGTGTTCGACGATAAGGTAATTTTGATCATTTCGCCAAAGGAATTGCGACAACTTCAATCTTGTATCAAACATTATTCTCAGGCCAAGAAAGCTAACGAAAAATATCGGAGGAGAAAGCAGCAGGAAAAATCTCAAACTTCACAGGGAGTGTCCCGAAGTGAAAGTTCTGAAGAAGAATTTGGCGAATTTAAGGAGATGAGTCTGACCCGATTTTTGAATTACAATGTGACTATTCCTCAGAAACTTCGCTCAACGCCTGGACGACCGAAGAAAAGGTCGGAAGAGCAGATTGACACCCCACTTGACCGAACTGACTTTCTCCATGAATCTCTACGAAAATTTTTGGCTCAACAAAATGAGCAAAAACTCGAGGATGAGAAGTTGAATAAATTCCCGAAAGATTCAAAGCCGTTGAAGGGAATTCTTAAGAAACCAAAGGATTACCCCTCGGCAGAAGATTTGTTCTAAAATCAGAAATTTAAAGTTCAACATGAACTTTAAACTTTTTTTTGTGCTTACATTTGACTCAGTTGAGCGAAAAGATCTTCAGGGTTAATTTCGGTAACTTCTTGAGCAACGAATTGAGGTCGAGGAACGGTGAATAAGCTACCGGAAGAGGGAATAGGCACCAAATTGGGAACGGTGGTTTGGGCCGAACCAATTGCTGCCACGGTCGCAGTCGGAGTCGAAAAATCGGCAGGAACTGAAATGGTTGAAGTAGGTGTCGAACCGACCGGTCCAATCTCCAATCCTGTCGGTTGTTCCTTTTCGCAAGGCACGGTTCCAATGTTGTCTGCCATTTGAACCAAGAAGTTTGAGACAATGGGGGCAGGAACCAAATTGTCCACTACAGTGGTGGGAAGAGGGATGGACGGTGGAGTAATCGTCATCTTGCTGACTTGAGGACCGGGAATGGAGGCGGTTGGAGTGATCAAGCCAGTTCCCAACGATGAAGGAGTTAGAGGCGGGGCGAAATTACCTTGAGAGAACATCGCCTCCATCTCTTGGTTGCCAAGGGTGATTTGACGAGATCCAAAGGTGATGTTGTCAAGTTCGCCGACTGCATCATTAAGCGAAGAGGCATCGAACTGAGCCGTCGGAGCACGCCCAAGTTCGCGGAGAATACGTTGTTCCTTCTCTTTGTCAAGGAATGTCTCAGAGTAACCGACTCCAATTCGAGCCTCTTGACCGATGTAAATTGAGGTTGAGACGCTGCTTGTCTTCTCAAGGGCTCCACGAGCCGCCGCTTTAAGAAGCACATCCAACGGTTTGCGGTAAGAGGCTTGAGCCAAAGCTCCGATGGGTTGACGATTGATACCAGTCGCGCTGACCGGGTTAAGAATACCCATATTGCAAACATAGTCGGCCAGCAATTCAAGATGTCGAGGGTCAATGTAAAGGCCTTGGGCTGAGAACATTTCATAAAACTCTCGAATGTAGAATTTGCGGGCCGCTTCAACGCCGAGAACTTGATAAATTTCATGAATGTTATTTGAACTTGTTAACACGGGATTGACATCTCTCCTCTCCAAAATCTTACCCAGGGTGGCTCCCTCAACTTGAAGAAAGTAAAGTTGGGAAGCGTCGACGATTGCCGTGAAGTGAGCCTTCTCCTCTTCCGTCTCAAATCTGCGATTTCCTGCCAACACAGCATTAATCACTTGTTTTGGCGCCTCTTCCGAACGGACAGCAATGTAAATCGGACTGTGAGTGTCAGCCACTTCAGGAAGGCCACACATTGCCAAAAGCTGAGTCATCATTAGCTTCGTCACACCAGTCGCTGAAATGCGGGAAGCGCTTAACCTCACCAACCAAATGCCTGGAGCGCCCGGATAAGGGATGTCTTCCTCATGAATGCTCAGAACCGGAGTTGAGACCGGATAAGCTGCACGGGCTCCTGGAATGCCTTTAACATGAATGTTGTCCAGATTAGGTTGCACAATACTCGTCAGAAAAATGTTTGATGCATTGGCTTGATGGATGACGTCCTTCTCCTTCAGTTTAGAGACAATAACTTCTTCAATTGGGTAAACGTCAATTAAACCTTCACTCAAAGGACTGAACACACACTTAACTGAGGAAGAGTTGCCTTTCTCAATTGCTGCCACAACCTCCTCCATCGTCAACTGGAAGGTCAGCATTGTCTTTGGATTCAAAGTTAGACGCAGAATGTAACGAGCTTCGGGAATTGGACCATACACTTCAGAGTAAAGATCGTACCACCAAGGCCGGTCAAACATCAAATTTTCGGGCGTGTCAACCTCGAAGTCTGAAATGAGGTTTCCAGCGGTTACGCCAATGATGCTCGTTCTTTTGACCAGATATGCAGTCTCGTAGGTCAAACGCTCCTTAAAGTGGACTAAACAAATGGTCATTTTGGGCTTTTTGGTCAAATCAATCATTTGCTGAATTCTTTCAATACCTTGACCGCTTCCGGCAGAACCGGCCGAGTGGAAAGCGTTCAAGGTCATCTGAGTTGAAGGACCTCCAATTGCCTCAGCCACCGAGAAACCAACAGGAGTGCCTGGGGCAACTCGACTCTTGCCAAATTGTCGTCGAATCTCATCCTTGAGATCAGGAATGCCAAGAGGAGTAATAACAATCTTCGACAGGTCACGGCGCAACTTTTCGCGAATTGACTCTGTTGCGATCGAAGCAGCCTCATAAGCAGGGGCCAAAACTCCAACTCCTTCACGGGAAGCTCCTCCAGTCTTTCCGACTACCAGAACACTCAAAATGTCCGAAACTTCATCTTCAGTTAAATAACGAGGAGCGAGCTCAACATTTTCAACTTGAGCAACCTGTTCCATTTTACTGAAAGCTTGGAAAATTCCAATCGATATTTTTATCTTCGGCTTGTTTTTTCAGGCCAATTAGCTTTAAAATTCAAATTAAAGTTCATTTGAATTTTAATTTAAAGTTCATCATTGCAAGTTGAGGCGATAAGAGATTGAAGAAATGGAAGTCCAACGTCGTCCAGCAATTCAATTTCCTGATAATTTCCGACAACCTCAAGAATTTGTCTCTTTAACTGAGGATCTCCTGAGCACATCTTTACAAGTGTCTGAGGTACCCTAGGAGAAATATTCCTAAACATGAGGCGAATTGCGTCAGTGTGTCCGGTTAAAACGATTAAGGATTGAATTGCACATTCATTGAAACAATCTTCAGCTTTCACAATTTGGAAAAATTGGTCAGGATTTCTTTTGCTGAGATAGCCAAAAACGAGAAAAAGTATTAACATTTCAACATCAAGAGAGCGATAATCCAGAAATAGGGAACGAAATTCTTCTAGTTGGCTAGGACCAGTTCTCAAGTCCGAAAATCGTTCATACATTTCGAAATTATTTGAGTAAAATGACGAAAGAGAAATTAAATCGCCAAAAGTTCTTTTCCCTGTGAAATGAGGAGTGAGAAAAGCGATGATTTCAGGGTCTAATATATCAATTCTTTTTTCCTTCAACAAAAGAATGAATTTGTCGACGGGTTCGATTTTTCCATTTCGAATCAACTGACATAGAAATCTCAGGGCAATTTCTTTGGATGGATAAAAAGAGTGAACAATTTCAAAGAAGGTAAGAAATTTTTTCTCGGTGTTCAAATAAGGCAAAATAGCTTCGAGAAAATGTTGTATCATTTTCTCGTCGAAAGATGAAAGTTTCGACAAAATGATAGCACTCTGTTCATTTAAACATTCTACTTCCGCAGTAGATAAGAAAACTTCTATCTTTGCGCAATCTTCAAATACCGGAACAATATTTTCTCCTCTTTTGGCCAACTCTTTCTCAATGATATGGAAATTTGAAAAACAAAACATACCGGGAGCCTGCAAATATCCCTTGGAATATTTTTGAAAGTCTTCCACGGAAGGAATTTCAATGTATGATTGAAGTTTCTCAGGGTTTAAGGAGAAAAAAGAATTGAAAAACTCTCTTCCTTTGGACAATCGATTTTCTTCCAAGAGAAAACTTTGGCAAGTAAAAGGATTTCTCATTTTCCAAATTTCGAGATATCGTTCTCTACCGGAAATTTCTCGGTTGATGAAGGAATCTTGACTGTTACAATAAAGGTTAAAGTACCACCCCTGAACGCCGAAATCTTTCTCGGCTTTGTCTCTCCAAAAGAGAAATTTAATTTAGGAAAACTTATGATATCTTGATATGGAAGATTAAGCAAAATCTTTTCGACTAATTCATTAGGAAGAGTCATTTTAAACTTTAATGACATCTTTTTAACAAATTATTAAATTTAACAATTTAATAATTTTACTGAGGAGTTTCTGGGGGATTAAAACATTTTGAAAGTTGGTCAACAAGTTCTAAAATGGAACCTCGATCAAGACCTAATTTCTCTTCGACGTAGTTCGTACAACAAGTTCGATCGATCAAGTTTTCGATGAAGAATACTTCCCCTCTAAGCGTAGAAAGTTCATTTAGAATATCAAGATTAGGTCTCGAATCGTCAAAATGATGCATAAAAATTTCTTCGGTCAAAGGATCTCCCAATGATGTTCTATACAAAGAGGGAAAATTCTTCTCGATTGGAACATTTTTAATCATATAAAGAATGGCTTCTCGATGTCCACTGATGGAAACAAGAATTTGGATTCGACGACTCCAGACCATATCTTCTGAACTTAAAACTCGATAAAATCCAACCACATTTCTTTTCCTTAGAAAGCCAATCAACAAATAAAATATTTGGTATTCTTTACTCAAAGGTTTGTAGTTTTCTCGGTCGCCCTCGGAATAATATTCATAGTCCGAAAAACGTTCGATAGTTTCAAGATCGTTTGAATAGTAGGCAAAAAGTGAGAAGATTTCAGCATAAGTTCTAATTCCACTTGGATGTCCAAAATATAAACCCGTTTTAGAATCGTCAAGGAATGGAATGTCCTTCTCCTTCAAAATCTCCGAGAATTGATCGAATTTGTCAAGTCGACCTGTCGAAATAATTTGACAAACAATAGCTAAAGTCAAAGCTGGATCTTCAGATTCCTTCCTAAAGAGTTCGAAATATCGAAAAGCAAGATCGAAGGGATCTTCGAGGTTTTGGAAAATCGAGATCGCGGCCTTGATTTTCGTTGTTAAACCAACAAAGGGTTCTCTGTAATCTTCGACCTCATTGACGAAGTGGAAAAGCTGATCGAAATTCCCGTTTCGAATAAAATCGATGCATTTTTCATCCGTGTAATCGATCATCGAAGTAATTCTATCATGCTCAAGATTAAGTCGATCGAGATCGAAAGGAGACCCTGACTGTTGAGTCCCGGCTTGTAAGGCTTCCTCAATTGAAAATTCTTTTTTCTCGTTTCCGGCCCTTCTTTCAATCTCTTCTTTTAGAAGCTTACGATAAGAACAAGGGTCGAAAATATTATTCAGAGGGATACATTCAATGTAAGCTTTTAACACTTCGTCGGACAATTTGTGAATTCTTTCGACAACTTCTTTACGATGATTCGAAAAGAAAGCAAAGAAAAAAGACTTCTCAAGACTCAATCGATCCTCTTTCCTGAGAAACTTTTGGTTCAGGAAGGGATTTTGCATCACTCTCAAGTCAAGATATCTTTCCTTTCCAGTAATTTCTCGATTAACGTAAGAGTCTCTACCATTGCAATAAAGATCAAAATACCAACCAGGAATTTTCAAATCGATCTTCGCTTTCTCTTTCCAAAAACTCCAACTCAGATTTCGAAAAGAGGAACAAGTTTCCGAAAAGAATAGCAAATCCTCAAAAGGATTATTTATTAATATTCTTTCGACCAATTCCTTTGGGAAATTAGTTAAAGAAAAATCTTCGGTTAAAACTATCGGATTTTCACACATTTACTCAAAGTATAGATGTCCTTAATGGTTGATTGTGTGTCTCTGATAATTTTAAAAATTTCTTTTTGTATTTTCTTCTTACTTTTATTCAGCTAGGAAAATGCATGGCTTACTAATTTATTTTTTCGGTTTAATTACCCCAATTCTGATTTTTCTGGCCTTTTGGTTTGCTGCGACGGTAAATTCGGGAGTTCGAACTTCTTACAATCGAGTTTTCTGCTTCTGAAACGATTATCTATCCCAAACTCTTTCTCTCTGTTTCTCGAAAGGAACGTCAAATTCCCGATAAACTCTCTTGCCGTACATTCGATAATATCGAACATAAGCTTTCATACATTCCGTGTCGCAAAAATACACTTTATCGCAAGGAAAAATTCTTTCCTCTGGGTCACAATCTTCGATCGATAACCAAGCAACGGAGATAATTTTAGCTTCACACATCTGGCAGCGAGTTGTTGCCATTTGCATTCAGTCGAGAAAAAATGTTCTCTCAAAGGAACATTTTTTCTATTGTTTACGCTTTCTTTCCGAATGCTTTAAGCATTTTATCGAGGAAATCTTCACCTAAACCAAGATCTTCAGTCATAGAAGGAATTCCGCAAGTTTCCTTGGTTAAAATTTCCAGAAAAGTTGAAGGAAAACTATTCGACAACGCATTCGAAAACATTGCTCCCATTTGGGACATCGACGGAACATTCTCCATTAATTGACATTCAACCAAAGGATTTCCATATGCCATATACATTAGAGAAATTTGGTTCTTTTCGTACAGACAACTTTTCTTCATTAAATAGATGGCTTCGAAGTTTGCAGAAATAACGATAAGAGATTGTATGGTTAATGTCCACACCAAATCCTCTAACAATAAAATTTGGTAAAATGAAACTGGATCTCTTTTGCGCAAGTAACCGACAACAAGGTAAAGAATTTTTAGGTTTTGGTCAATTGGGCAGTAATCCTCGTGATGAGGTTTTGAAGGTTGATCCCAATCAGCAAATCTCTCATACATTGCCAGATTGTTTGAGAAACAGGCAAAAAGAGACACAACTTGACCGAAAGTTCGAACCTTCTCGTTGAAACAACAGAATTCCTTGTCGAAAAGGTTTATCAAATCGACTCCTTTCTCCTTCGCGAAGGCGAGAAAAGAGTCAACTTTGTTCATATTTCCCGATGAAATTACATGACAGAGTCCCCAAAGAAGAACTTCGGGATTTAGACTTTTATCGTAGAAAGTCTCTATGGTGAGGAGAAAAAATTCATACGGAGCCTCTTCAAAGACGGCAATCGAACAAACATATTCCAAAGTACCGAAGGGAATATTCGAAAGTTTCGAACTTTCCTCAAGGATTTCAAAGATGCGCTCGTATCTTCCTTCTCGAATTGTGTGCCGAAGCTTCCTCTCAACTTTCTCAACAAAAAGAACAACTTGAGTTGCATCCCCATCTTTGAGTTTCTTTCGGTTTGAAACATATTCCTGGGCGCTCGTCTGAGGTTTTGGATTTCTTCTTTCAAGTTCATGGCGAAGAATCTCAGAACAATTAAAGTTGTAAAAAGGAAAAAAGAGAGGAGTTGTCAATCGAAGTTCAACGTATTTTTCGAGATGTCGAGTTGCAATCTCTGAAATTTTTTCCTTTACGATCTCAGGGTTTTGGAAGAAGAAAGCGTAAAAGAAAGATTTCTCTTTCGAATATTGGAACGTTTTATCAAAGTATTTTTCAGGGGAGAAATCTTGATATACTTTACAATCAAGATAGCGTTCAATAGCCGCTACTTTACCGTCAACATAATGGTCATCATGATAAAGGTCAAAATACCAAGGCGGGATCGACAGATCTTTTTCAGCCCTTTCTCTCCAATACTCCCTTGAAAATTTGTTTTCTTTCAGTTGTTTTCTCGTTAGATCCGGGAAAGTTTTTCTCCAAAAAGAGATTTGATCGAGACGAGGCTCTTCCATTTTATGTTCACAACATTAACTTAAAGCTAAACTTAATTTTGTCGAGATTAAGTTTTGGAATTTTTTCTAGACGAATCAAAGAATGTTTGGTAATTTTTTATCTACTTTGAACTCATATCGAATTTTATATGATGTTACAAAAAAGTAACTTGGGTTTTTCAGATTTGTAATTTCTTGTTTTGAAAAATTTTTTAGATTTTAGAGATGTTACAAAATCGAAAAACCCAAGTTACTTTTTTGTAACATCATATAAAATTTTGTAATCTTGATATAACCTTAAAGATAACTTGAACTTGAAGTTATCTTTAATCCAAAATAGAAATATTCTACCTAACTTCAAAAGTCTTTAAAGATAACTTGAAAATAAAGTTAGCTTTAAGATTCTTTCAACTCATATAAAATTTTATATGATGTTACAAAAAAGTAACTTGGGTTTTTCGATTTTGTAACTTTTCTAAAATCTAAAAAATTTTTCAAAACAAGAAATTACAAATATGAAAAACCCAAGTTACTTTTTTGTAACATCATATAAAATTTTGTAATCTTGATATAACCTTAAAGATAACTTGAACTTGAAGTTATCTTTAATCCAAAATAGGAAAATTCTACCCAAATCTAAAAGTCGTTAAAGATAACTTGAAAATAAAGTTATCTTTAAGGTTGTTTGAACTCATATGAAATTTTATATGATGTTACAAAAAAGTAACTTGGGTTTTTCAGATTTGTAACATCTCTAAAATCTAAAAAATTTTTCAAAAAAAGAAATTACAAATCTGAAAAACCCAAGTTACTTTTTTGTAACATCATATAAAATTTGGTAAACAGAACAAGGATTATTTCTTGTTAGATTTGGGAGAAATAACCATAATCGATGAAAAGTTTTTTTTGTTAAGTTTCAAGTGGAAAAATTGCAATTTGGTTACGAATTCTCGATGAGTTTCAAGTGGAAAAATTGCAATTTGGTAACAGATTTTTGGTTAAGTTTAAGTGGAAAAATTGCAATTTGGTAACAGATTTTCAATGAGTTTCAAGTGAGAAAATTGCAATTTGGTGATAGATTTTTGGTTAAGTTTAAGTGAGAAAATTGCAATTTGGTAACAGATTTTTTTACTAATTATAATTATTTCTCCTAAATGTAGCAGAAATAATTTTTGTTCTCTTTACCAAATTTTATATGATGTTACAAAAAAGTAACTTGGGTTTTTCATATTTGTAATTTCTTGTTTTGAAAAATTTTTTAAATTTTAGAAAAGTTACAAAATCGAAAAACCCAAGTTACTTTTTTGTAACATCATATAAAATTCGATATTAGTTCAAATTAACCTAAAGACAATTTGAAAATAAGTTATCTTTAACGACTTTTGGATTTAGATAGAAATTTCCCATTTTGGATTAAAGATAACTTGAAAATAAATTATCTTTAAGGTTATATCAAGATTACAAAATTTTATATGATGTTACAAAAAAGTAACTTGGGTTTTTCGATTTTGTAACTTTTCTAAAATTTAAAAAATTTTTCAAAACAAGAAATTACAAATCTGAAAAACCCAAGTTACTTTTTTGTAACATCATATAAAATTTGGTAAAGAGAACAAAAATTATTTCTGCTAGATTTAGGAGAAATAATTATAATTAGTAAAAAAATCTGTTACCAAATTGCAATTTTTCCACTTAAACTTAACCAAAAATCTATCACCAAATTGTAAATATTCGTCGGGCTTGGACGGAAACTCATTAATAAATTACGATATTTCCACTTGAGATTTGGAGAAATTCTGTTACCAAATTGCGATTTATTCATCCAAACTTAACCAAAAACTTTTTACTAATTATAATTATTTCTCCTAAATCTAGCAGAAATAATTTTTGTTCTCTTTACCAAATTTTATATGATGTTACAAAAAAGTAACTTGGGTTTTTCATATTTGTAATTTCTTGTTTTGAAAAATTTTTTAGATTTTAGAAAAGTTACAAAATCGAAAAACCCAAGTTACTTTTTTGTAACATCATATAAAATTTGTCATCGATCTAAAAATAAAACTCGAGTTAGGAGTGACAATTAAGGAAATTCTATTACTTTCGAAGTAAAAATAGTAGAATAATCGGGCTAAAATATAAATAAAATTTTAATGTATTTTTAACTATTTCTATTCTTTCCGGATTTTTAACCTCATCCAAGTAAAATTTTGTTTAAGTGACGTCTTCTCTCTTGATCTTCATGCTTGAACTTAATAAAAAAGCCGTTAATAAGTCGCAAACTTCTTCTAATACATAAATCTGTCACCAAACTGCATTTTTCCACCTAAATTTCAATGAAAACTCATCACCAGATCGCAATTTTGTCTATTGGAATCTCAACCAAAATTTGTTATTAGTTATAATTATTTCTCCTAAATCTAGCAGAAATAATTTTTGTTCTCTTTACCAAATTTTATATGATGTTACAAAAAAGTAACTTGGGTTTTTCATATTTGTAATTTCTTGTTTTGAAAAATTTTTTAGATTTTAGAAAAGTTACAAATATGAAAAACCCAAGTTACTTTTTTGTAACATCATATAAAATTCGATATGAGTTCAAAGTAACTTAAAGATAACTTGAAAATAAGTTATCTTTAATCCAAACTAGAATAATTCTACCCAAATCCAAAAGTCGTTAAAGATAACTTGAACTTGAAGTTATCTTTAAGTTATTTTCAGAATTACCAAATTTTATATGATGTTACAAAAAAGTAACTTGGGTTTTTCGATTTTGTAACTTTTCTAAAATCTAAAAAAATTTTCAAAACAAGAAATTACAAATATGAAAAACCCAAGTTACTTTTTTGTAACATCATATAAAATTCGATATGAGTTCAAACAACCTTAAAGATAACTTGAAAATAAGTTATCTTTAACGACTTTTGGATTTGGGTAGAATTATTCTAGTTTGGATTAAAGATAACTTGAAAATAAATTATCTTTAAGTTATTTTGAACTCATATCGAATTTTATATGATGTTACAAAAAAGTAACTTGGGTTTTTCATATTTGTAATTTCTTGTTTTGAAAAATTTTTTAGATTTTAGAAAAGTTACAAAATCGAAAAACCCAAGTTACTTTTTTGTAACATCATATAAAATTTGGTAATTCTGAAAATAACTTAAAGATAACCTGAACTTGAAGTTATCTTTAACGACTTTTGGAGTTGGGTAGAAAATTTCTATTTTGGATTAAAGATAACTTGAAAATAAATTATCTTTAAGTTATTTTCAGAATTACCAAATTTTATATGATGTTACAAAAAAGTAACTTGGGTTTTTCATATTTGTAATTTCTTGTTTTGAAAAATTTTTTAAATTTTAGAAAAGTTACAAAATCGAAAAACCCAAGTTACTTTTTTGTAACATCATATAAAATTTTAGATATCGATCCAAAATAAAATTCAAGTTAGGAGTCAGAAACATTTTTGTTCTGTTTCAAATGTACCTTTTCTCTGCTATTAGATCAGAGAAAATAGTTAATAAACGAAGAGAATTTTGAATTCGAAACCAAATTAACCGACAAAATTAAATCTTTGAAGATGGAACTGAAATCGAACTATGTCGGTGAAGATGTTGTGTTTTCCGTCGACAGGTCGGGAGAAAACAATGTTCTAGTTTATGAAGATCGAAACCAGGTCATACATGAAGCATTTCTCATTTCATTGATCGACTGCGATTTCATCGATCGTCCTGTCGAAATTCAAACCTGTCGGATGACGATGAAGAAAGCTGATTATTTCCTTTCCCCTTCGAAGTCTCCTTTCAGCGCTGAAGAAACAATTCAAAAGATTGTGTCAATAATTTCAGACGTTCATCGTTCTTCGATAGTCCATGGTAGTTTGCAACTTCAATCATTTGCCGTCAGGGGTGAAGAGATTTTCCTCACTGGTTTCTCAACATCTCTTTTCGAAGGAGGAAAGCCTTGGCTTGATCTGAATCTTCCTTATATTTCTCCCGAAGCTTGGGAGGAAAAGAATTTAACCTGTAAGGCTGACGTCTTCAATCTCGGATTGATTATGTATGAAATTTTGTCAGGAACCTCGCTGGAAATTTCAACTTCAGATCTATGTGAGAATTTGACTGAGCTGACGGAGAAAACTTCTTTTCGACAACTTGGGAAGAAATCTTGTTCCCGTCTCGGTTTGCTGAATGGAGAAATCCTTCTTCCTGGTTGGGAGAACGTTCCTTCAACGTATCAAGATTTGATTAGTTCTTGCATTCTCCCCAATCCTGATGATCGCCCCTCGATCTTCCAAATCGCCGAAAGGTTAGGTCTTTCACTTCGTTCTACCATTGAAGTTGAAACAGAAAATCCTTTGAGCGACGTTGTTCGCTCGCTTACTTATCCGAGTTTGTATTTCTCTCTACACGAGGAATCTCGCTGTCACATCGTCGCCATTCTTCAAGTATCTCAGAGAAGAATTCATCAAAAGTACGTCCTCCCCGAAGATAACAATCTAATTGACTTTCTGTTCGCCGTCGTTGAAGCGGATGATCGAATTGAAGATTTTTGTCAAGAAATCGACCGAGAATGCGATGAGGTTGAAAATGAAATATTTGACCTTCTAAACGGAGGGTTTCTCCGAGGAGTCACCACAATCGTCGATTATCGTCGTCAAATCGAATTTCTTTTGATGGCGATAGTTCGGGCGAATTTTCCAAAGGTAAATTCTAATCTCTCAAAGAGAGAGCTCAAGAAACTTCGAAATATGCCCATGATAGGTGAACTTGAAACCCTAATGACTGAATGGAACCACCTGTCTAAGTCCTAATCATAGAGTAAAAATTCAAAGATTCAAGTCTTTGAATTTTCGTTAACTTTCAACTCTACCCAAATTTTATATGATGTTACAAAAAAGTAACTTGGGTTTTTCAGATTTGTAATTTCTTGTTTTGAAAAATTTTTTAGATTTTAGAGATGTTACAAAATCGAAAAACCCAAGTTACTTTTTTGTAACATCATATAAAATTTTATATGAGTTGAAGCAATCTTAAAGATAACTTTATTTTCAAGTTATCTTTAAAGACTTTTAGATTTGGGTAGAATTTTTCCATTTTGGATTAAAGATAACTTCAAGTTCAAGTTATCTTTAAGGTTATATCAAGATTACCAAATTTTATATGATGTTACAAAAAAGTAACTTGGGTTTTTCGATTTTGTAACATCTCTAAAATCTAAAAAATTTTTCAAAACAAGAAATTACAAATCTGAAAAACCCAAGTTACTTTTTTGTAACATCATATAAAATTTGGGTAGAGTTGAAAATTACTGTTTTGGCTTTTTGATTCTTTTTTTCCATGTTAGTTTGGGAGAATTAATTCCGAAGAGTAAAGAAAATTGAAAGAATCAAATTTGTTCGATTCGAACTGAAATGTCGGATGTGGTTTTGGGAATTGGATCTCACGGTCAGGTGGAAGTTTGTTCAGAGCATGATGATTGCGCAGTGAAGAAAAGTAAGGGATGTTATGGTCTTAATGAGATGCTTTACTTTTCTCATTGCACTCCAGACTTCTTTCCGAAAATAATCGAATTTCGTGCCATTTCAGCTCAGGAAACCGAAATTCATATGGAAAAGTTTGACAGTGTTCTGATCTTCGGGTCTGATAGAGAAAAATCTCTTGAGGCAGTAAAAGCTGTTGGTTTGTCTCTTCTTTACTTGCATCGAAGAGGTCTTGCTCATCGCGATATAAAAGAGACAAACATTTTGTGTAAGAAGGGCCGAACGGTGTTGACAGACTTTACTCTCACTGAGCCAACCGAAACCAAATGTCATGCGAATTCGGGTTATTGTCCTCCTTTTCGTGCTCCAGAGTGCTGGAACATACATGAGGTAGATACCTCGTCCGATGTCTTTGCCTTTGGAGTTTTGCTTTACTATGCTTGTGGAGGAGGTTTCGAATTCGATTGTGAAGATGTGTCAAAAGAAGGCGTCGAGTATTTTTACCGCGAATGTCGCAAACTTGGTCTATTCTCTTCCAAAATCAACGATCCTTTGTTTGAAAAGATTGAGAAACCTTTGGCAGATTTGATTCTGTCGTGTATTGCCTACAGTCCTCACGATCGCCCGACAATAACTAAAGTTCTTGAACAATTGGGAGTTCAGATTCCTGAGCAAGTTGCTGCTCCATCGTTTGAAATTTCACAACCTGAATGGAAATTTCGCAACCCTGCATACCAAATTTGTAAGTCGATTTTTTGGGACGATGGAATTGACGGAATGCCAATGAGCTTCGTTGACCTTCCGGCGATTCAACTCTCGATGAGTTTGGTCTTCAATCAGCGAAAAGAAATTACTTGGGAAGATGTTGCGGCTTTGATGTTCATTTACGCCAATACTCACAGTAGACAAATAGAACGATGGGCAATTTTTAACTTTTGTGAAAAGATGGAAACTCGTCTACCGGAACTGTTGAAATCGGTGAATGAAATTCTTAATTCGAATGCTCTTCGAAGAATGAATTATCGTCATTTTCGAGACCAATCTTGGGTCGAAGGTTACTATTGGAAATATCACAACGCGAAAATGATACGATCATTTTAATTGAGAATTTTTGGCGAATTAACCGCCAAAAATTCAGAAAATGAAATTCGAGACCAAATATCGAATTTTAAAAACGAAATTCAGTGATAGAAATTGGTATCAGAATGGAAAATCTTCTTGGAGAAGGAAAATACGGTCAAGTATTCGAATGCGACGAACATTCCAATTGCGCAATCAAGAAATTTTCATCTCAACTCGAAACCTTAAGGGAAGCTTTTTTCTTCTCTTGTCTTGACGATAAATTCTTTCCTAAATTGCATGAGGTTCGAGAATGTGAAATTCATATGGAGCTTTTTGCCGATCAAGTTCCTCTTGAAAAGAAAGATCGAAAACTTCCACCCGAACACATTTTGTTCTCTTTGGCTTCCGCAATTTACTATTTGCATTCAAGACAAATTTGTCATGGTGACATCCGCCATCAAAACATTCTATTTCGAGAAAATCGAGTTGTGTTGTGTGATTTTTCACTTTCTTTCATTGGTCCCGAGGCCCAATTTTGTTGTGGGGATGACCTTTATGGATCTCCTGAGTCAAAAGCTCGGACAGGAGTACAATCTGATGACATTTATGCGTTTGGAGTTTACGCTCTACAAATTCTCGCTTCGCCGATTTACCTGATACCGGGTAATTTTCGAAGGCAAATTCTTGTCCTTGGGCTGACTTCATCAGAGCCAAAGGTCGAAGGATTTTCGATTCTTCCAGAGGAGCAAAAGGATCTAATTCGTTCTTGTCTTCTACCTAAGTCAACCCGGCCTTCGATTTCTGAAGTTTTGAACAAACTGACAACCTGTTTTCCAAATTATTTCCAAGTTTCGGTCGAGATTCCAATTCCTTTGATTGAATGTGAGAAAGAAGCACAATTTTTATATTCTCTCCTTCTTCAAGAGAAGAAGTTAGCCGAGTTGAATTTCTCTTTACAAGACATTATTCCTGTCTGTAATTTCCGAAAGAAGATTCAGGAAAAATTCAATTGGCCCGAGGCTGAATGTCTGCTTATAGCCTTGTGTGTTTATTTCATCGTTTCGGATTCGCTGTTTGTCTATAAACCATTGTCTCAAATGTTCCAACTTGAAGAGGAAAACCCAGTAGGAAAAATGCTCCAGGTTTTTAATTCGAGGTTTTATCGACAATTTTGTCATTACTTTCGCTAAAAAGATTTTATCTGATTTTTCAGATAAAATTTAAGAAGATGAAATTTGGGTATACCATTTGAGTTGGCGAGAATCTTCACCAATTAAATTACGAAGAGTTTCCTGATAATTTCTTTTTGAGTAGCGGAACGAGGGAGTTTCGTTGAGAGTTTTAAATCGAACCTCAACTCCGGCCTCTCTTAAGGTTGAAACTTTACTTGATTTGATCAAAGCTTTTAGTTCTGAAGCAGTTCCCTCAATAACTAATTTAGTTACAGTGTTTTGTGCTGGATGGAAGCTGTCAATCTGGTTTGGAGAGACGTGAATAACTTTCTTTTTCTGACATCCGAGGTCGATTCTTTCGTGGGAGTAGTTTGGCGATGGGTTCGAGAAATCCCAAGTAAAAAGAGAGATTGTTTTATCTATCGAATCAGCAAATCCGTGCTGAATTGGCGTTCCCACATAAAGAAGATTCGGGGCAACTTCTTGAAAATCGTGAATATGGCCGCTGACTATTAAAGGAAAATCCAGTCGCCAATTCTCGACCGAAGATATCACTGGTCCCATCTTCGCTCCTGTGAACTCTTGGTGAGCAAAAATACAAGTTGAATTTTTCCACTCAGGGTCAATTTCCAACGTTTCAGCAAATCTACCAGAAGGAACATACGGAACGAAAAGAAATTTTCTACCCAGATATTCCTTTGAGATCACTGAATCGACAATCGTCAAGTTTTTCCATTGTTTACAAGCGAGAAATGGATGTTCATCAGTTAGGTAAGTTGAGTTGTTTGGTCGGTCATGATTTCCAATTAAAACCACAACTTCAGCAATTGAGGCCAACTTTGAAAGAAATTCTACAGCTCTTTTGAAAGGAAAAACGGAGATTTGGTCATGACGATCAAGTACATCCCCCAAACAAACGATCAGATCCGGAGAAATCGAAAAAGCAGTCGAGAGAATTTTCTCTGACATTTCTTCAGTTTCTCGGACATTACTGACTTTGAAATGAGGATCTCCAATGACTAAAATTCGAAACTTATCCTTTTGTTTCGACTCCATCCCTTAAAAATGTACTTTTTGATCTCCGACACATTATTAGTATTTACGATCACTTTAATTTTAGTTCTCATTTTCCTTGTGATGTGGTTCTGTTATTTCTGATTTTTTTCGAATTTTTTTGTCTGTTGAAAAAGTTTAATCTTCTATCAAAATGTTGTCCACAACTTGGATTGTAATTATTGTAATTGTCGTCCTTCTAGTTATCGCAGTCCTCCTCGGTGCTTTTGGAGTTCGAAGGACAATTGATGCTTATTCGGCCACTCTTATCCCTATAACCGGTGAGGTTGGAACCACCTTGCCCTCTGGAACTTTCAGGGGAGTTTTGGCTGGTGATAATTTCGCTTACACTTTGCAACTTCGCGGTCTTCCCTCTCCTCCGACTGAAGTCTCCATTCATGATGGAATTTCTTGTGCGGTTGCTGGACCCGTACTGATTGATCTTCCTTTACCCAACTTTTCCTCGGTTAACTTCGAGAGGAATGGAGATCCATTTTTGGTAAACCAAACCAACAACATTAAACTCACACCTCTCATCATCGATCTTTTGAAGAACGAATCATTGACGATCCGAGTTAACACCGTTGACAATCCCGAAGGTTTGATTTGTGGGCGCCTTAACAAGTCTCTGTAAAAATTTATGAATGAATGAAGAAAAGTTTCATTCATAAACTATGGAACGAACACCGGAAATTCTAATTTCAACGGAGAAAAGTCGTCTTTGGATAGTGAGAGATTTTACCTCAGATTTGTATTCGGTTCTACAAAATGTGGAAACTTTACATGAACCGCCAATCTTTCTGATGGGAAAGTCTCTTTCTCAAAGACGAGATGTCGGATTTTATTCCGAAGAGAGTGCCGGATATCGTTACTCAGGAGCCTTTATGAAATCGATCGATTTTTCTAACGCTCCCATTCTTAAAGAACTTCTAAGATCAGTCAATTCTGTTCTTTCTACTTCTTTCAACGGTATTTTGGTCAATCGATACCGAAATGGTGAAAAATATCTTTCTGCCCATTCAGACAGTGAAGCGGGATTAGATAAGAAGAACAAAAGAGTTGTCGGATTAGCTTATGGAGCCATTCGAACTTTCCGAATTCGAGATAAGAAAACTCGTAAGATTGTGCTTGACATTCCTCACGAACCTTGTATGTTGATTGTAATGGAAGGAGAATTTCAATCCGAATTCACTCACGAAATTCCTAAACAGAAAAAGGTTCTAGAAGAACGAATTTCTTTGACCTTCCGTCACCACATTGAATAAAAACCAAATTCAAACTTCTTCAGAATCGAAGTTTGAATTTCGAAAGCAATACCAAATTTTATATGATGTTACAAAAAAGTAACTTGGGTTTTTCATATTTGTAATTTCTTGTTTTGAAAAATTTTTCAGATTTTAGAAAAGTTACAAATATGAAAAACCCAAGTTACTTTTTTGTAACATCATATAAAATTTCATATAGTTCAAAGTAACTTAAAGATAACTTCAAGTTCAAGTTATCTTTAATCCAAAATGCCGATATTCTACCTAAATTTAAAAGTAGTTAAAGATAACTTGAAAATAAAGTTATCTTTAAGGTTAAATCAAGATTACAAAATTTTATATGATGTTACAAAAAAGTAACTTGGGTTTTTCGATTTTGTAACTTTTCTAAAATCTAAAAAATTTTTCAAAACAAGAAATTACAAATCTGAAAAACCCAAGTTACTTTTTTGTAACATCATATAAAATTTCATATAGTTCAAAGTAACTTAAAGATAACTTCAAGTTCAAGTTATCTTTAATCCAAAATGCCGATATTCTACCTAAATTTAAAAGTAGTTAAAGATAACTTGAAAATAAAGTTATCTTTAAGTTATTTTCAGAATTACCAAATTTTATATGATGTTACAAAAAAGTAACTTGGGTTTTTCGATTTTGTAACTTTTCTAAAATCTAAAAAATTTTTCAAAACAAGAAATTACAAATATGAAAAACCCAAGTTACTTTTTTGTAACATCATATAAAATTTCATATAGTTCAAAGTAACTTAAAGATAACTTCAAGTTCAAGTTATCTTTAATCCAAAATGCCGATATTCTACCTAAATTTAAAAGTAGTTAAAGATAACTTGAAAATAAAGTTATCTTTAAGTTATTTTCAGAATTACCAAATTTTATATGATGTTACAAAAAAGTAACTTGGGTTTTTCATATTTGTAATTTCTTGTTTTGAAAAATTTTTTAGATTTTAGAAAAGTTACAAATATGAAAAACCCAAGTTACTTTTTTGTAACATCATATAAAATTTTGTAATCTTGATAAAACCTTAAAGATAACTTCAAGTTCAAGATATCTTTAACTACTTTTAAATTTAGGTAGAATATCGGCATTTTGGATTAAAGATAACTTGAACTTGAAGTTATCTTTAAGGTTAAATCAAGATTACCAAATTTTATATGATGTTACAAAAAAGTAACTTGGGTTTTTCAGATTTGTAACTTTTCTAAAATCTAAAAATTTTTTCAAAACAAGAAATTACAAATATGAAAAACCCAAGTTACTTTTTTGTAACATCATATAAAATTTTGTAATCTTGATAAAACCTTAAAGATAACTTGAACTTGAAGTTATCTTTAACTACTTTTAAATTTAGGTAGAATATCGGCATTTTGGATTAAAGATAACTTGAACTTGAAGTTATCTTTAAGGTTAAATCAAGATTACAAAATTTTATATGATGTTACAAAAAAGTAACTTGGGTTTTTCAGATTTGTAACTTTTCTAAAATCTAAAAATTTTTTCAAAACAAGAAATTACAAATCTGAAAAACCCAAGTTACTTTTTTGTAACATCATATAAAATTTTGTAATCTTAAAAAAAGCAAGTTCTTCGAAGAACTTGCTTTTTTAATTAGTATTTCAGATCTTCTACTTCCAAAATAGGTGCGGGATTTCCGTTGAGGTAAAATTCGGAAGTAACCATCGTTCCTTGTTCGTCCCAAGAATAAAAAATCCCTTCAAGAATCCCTCGAACCCATTCTGATCGATGGGCCATTTGTCCATTCTCGTGCCAGAAATAAGAACTTCCGTGTTCTTTTCCTTTGTTCCATTTGCTGATTTCCCTTCTGTTTCCGTTCTCGTAAAAAGATTCGAACAATCCGTGAATTTTACCGAAGGAGGGAAATTCACCCAAAGTGAAAATGTTTGGTACTTTGTCAGCATCACAAATCCAGAAAAAATTGTAGGCTACTGAACCAGACTGAAATAACCCGGTTTCTCGGAAAGCGTACACCACCTTTCCCCCTGACGAATATCTTGCCTCTGGGAAAACTTTCTTTCCTTCATTGATCGAGGTGAAGTTTTTCACTTCAGGGAAATAAACCAAACTTTCTGTGCTTGTATCGGATGTCCTTGATAGAAAAGCGTTCCAAGAAAGAAAAGACATTAAACAAATCTGTTTGAATGAAATGTTTTCGTTGATCAAAAACTAATTTTTTGATAAGTAATCAGGGAGGATTTAGCCTTAATTAATTGAGAATAATTGCGAAATTAAATGATTGTTGACTGGGATCAAGAGATGAAAAAGAACCATTTTTTTTCTTAAAGATAATTTATTTTCAAGTTATCTTTAAGTTACTTTGAACTATTACCAAATTTTATATGATGTTACAAAAAAGTAACTTGGGTTTTTCATATTTGTAACTTTTTTGGATTTTAAAAAATTTTTCAAAACAAGAAATTACAAATATGAAAAACCCAAGTTACTTTTTTGTAACATCATATAAAATTTCATATTAGTTGAAAATTAGTTAAAGATAACTTGAAAATAAGTTATCTTTAAATAGAAATGGGAAAATTCTATCCAAATCCAAAATTACTTAAAGATAACTTGAAAATAAGTTATCTTTAAGGTTGTTTGAACTCATATGAAATTTTATATGATGTTACAAAAAAGTAACTTGGGTTTTTCATATTTGTAATTTCTTGTTTTGAAAAATTTTTTAAAATCCAAAAAAGTTACAAATATGAAAAACCCAAGTTACTTTTTTGTAACATCATATAAAATTTGGTAATATTTCAAAGTAACTTAAAAATAACTTATTTTCATATTAATTCAAAGGTACTTAAAGATAACTTGAAATTTCAAGTTATCTTTAAATAGAAATGCAAATATTCTACCCAAATCTAAAAATCGTTAAAGATAACTTGAAAATAAGTTATCTTTAAGGTTGTTTGAACTCATATGAAATTTTATATGATGTTACAAAAAAGTAACTTGGGTTTTTCATATTTGTAATTTCTTGTTTTGAAAAAATTTTTAAAATCCAAAAAAGTTACAAATATGAAAAACCCAAGTTACTTTTTTGTAACATCATATAAAATTTCATATGATTTCAAACAACCTTAAAGATAACTTGAAAATAAGTTATCTTTAATTACAAATGCAAATATTCTACCCAAATCCAAAATTGGTTAAAGATAACTTGAAAATAAATTATCTTTAAGGTTGTTTGAACTCATATGAAATTTTATATGATGTTACAAAAAAGTAACTTGGGTTTTTCATATTTGTAACTTTTTTGGATTTTAAAAAATTTTTCAAAACAAGAAATTACAAATATGAAAAACCCAAGTTACTTTTTTGTAACATCATATAAAATTTGAGTATTCGGACAAAAATTATTTCTGCTAGATTTAGGAGAAATAATAACAATTGATATCAACTTTTCAAGTGAACTCAACTGAGAAAATTGCAATTTGGTTACAGATTTTCAAGTGAACTCAACTGAGAAAATTGCAATTTGGTTACAGATTTTCGAGTGAACTCAACTGAGAAAATTGCAATTTGGTTACAGATTTTCAAGTGAACTCAACTGAGAAAATTGCAATTTGGTTACAGATTTTCAAGTGAACTCAACTGAGAAAATTGCAATTTGGTTACAGATTTTCAAGTGAACTCAACTGAGAAAATTGCAATTTGGTTACAGATTTTCAAGTGAACTCAACTGAGAAAATTGCAATTATTTCTCCTAAATCTAGCAGAAATAATTTTTGTCCGAATACTCAAATTTTATATGATGTTACAAAAAAGTAACTTGGGTTTTTCGATTTTGTAATTTCTTGTTTTGAAAAATTTTTTAAAATCCAAAAAAGTTACAAATATGAAAAACCCAAGTTACTTTTTTGTAACATCATATAAAATTTCATATGAGTTCAAATAACCTTAAAGATAATTTATTTTCAAGTTATCTTTAACCAATTTTAAATTTAAGCAGAATTTTCCCATTTTGTAATTAAAGATAACTTGAAAATTAGTTATCTTTAACTAATTTTGGATTTGGATAGAATTTTTCCATTTTGGATTAGGGATAACTTGAAAAGTAGTTACCCCTTAACTACTTTTAGGATTGGGTAGGATTTTCCCATTTCTATTTAAAGATAACTTGAAAAGTAGTTATCTTTAGATTACTTTGAACTAATATGAAATTTTATATGATGTTACAAAAAAGTAACTTGGGTTTTTCATATTTGTAACTTTTTTGGATTTTAAAAAATTTTTCAAAACAAGAAATTACAAATATGAAAAACCCAAGTTACTTTTTTGTAACATCATATAAAAATCGATATATCGATTTTTAAATTTGTTTATTGAGTGAGGGTAACAATTAATCCAAATCCGTATTCTTAATTAAATTTTAGTGCAAAAATTAGGTAAAAATTACACAATAGCAAAATAAAAATTGTTTCCGAATCGGAAGTTGAAAATGTCTTTGGTTCTTTTGGATGCTTTGATGACTAACTTCCCTTACCGTAAACTGGTAAATGAAATCTTGTCTCAGGAAAGGTTCGCTCACTTGAGAGACGATGATGCGTTGTGGAGAAGAAAGGCTGAGGTCGAATTCAATGTGACTTCTTGGATGTGGGGGTTAACTGTTGAGCATCCGATGTCGAAATATTTGAGATTTTTGTCCCGAAAGAGTGTTGAGATCGGCTCCGAAAAGTTTATTTCTCTGACTTTGTGCTTGAAGAGAGCCTCAGTCAAAGGAGACATGGAACTTTTCCATTATTTTCGAAATTTAATTGAGGCGCATGGAGGAAAGCCTTTCTTTACGGGTTGTCTTTACAGTTGCATTTTGCACAATCAGCTTGAAATGGTTCGATTTCTTCTTCCTTACTCATTTCCTGACCCATACAGATGCATTTTGAAGGCGTGTAAATCGGGAAGTCGCGAAATGTTCGATTTTGTTTACTTCCAGATCGTAAGAGGAACTCCTTTGATGAAAGATCGAATCGAATTGGATAACTTCATAGGCAAGCCTCACTCTGATTACTCCCCGATGATAGTTGAAACTGTCTCAGAAGTCCTCAATACTGCGGTAGTCGAATCGTTGAAGCACTCTTTCGATTTTTACCTTTATGTCTCCCGTTACATTGGTTCCGCTTTCCAGTTCGAGGGAGAAAGAATCGAAGACGACATTTTTGACATTTGTTGCACCGGAAACCTCGATTCTTTTCACTTGATCGAAAGAGTAATTGGAGGAAAGATGAACCAGATTCAATCGGAAAGAGCTATGGAAGGAGCTTTTATTTCTCAGAATCCTGTTTTAGTCTCCCTTTTGATGCAAAGAAAGAAACTAGAATTTCAGGATATGAAACAATATCGAAGAATTGTAGCCAGTTACAATGACAACCTGAATTCTTTTCTGGCCTATTTTGACTCCGAAAGACAGGAAATGTCTGATTCTCGCGAGATTGAAATTGCGATCCAGAGAGGAAGTTACCAAATTCTTCATTACATGTTCGAAAACTGCATTTCGGCGGGTCTTTCCGAAGCAGTATTGGATTTGATTTGCCGGAAAGGATATTTCTGTTTTCTGAACTTGGTTGTGGAAAGAGAGAGAAAGATTTTTGTTGATTTTGCCCAGACTGCTGTCGCCTCGGCCAACTTCTCAATCATTGAAAGAATTTTTGCGGTTAACGACTTGACTTCATCCGATTTCCAAACTCATGTACGGGATGATATCTTGGAAAACTGTCGCTATCTGTGCTACTTTGATATTGTTCGTTTGGTCGATTCCAAAGCGCCGAAAGTTGAAATTCGGGAGTAAAAACACTATATTTCCCTTCCTAAAATTAAAATTCGTTTTGCGGATTTTAATTTAAATATTTAGGCGAATTTCGACAATTTAGAATTGAAACTTACGAATGAAATTTGAGAAAAAAGAAAAAATCTGAGAGAAAAATGGCCTCGTCATCTTCAACTTTCCAGAGCGATATCGAATACTTATCTCAGCTAACGGGACTTTTGGGTCAGTTGGCAATTTCGCCGCCGTCTGAGAATACTTCACAGTTGGCTAGCCAATATCGAAATGCCTTGACAATAGTATCGGATCGAATTTCTGACTGGCTGAACCTTTACTCCGAAGAGGAGGAAGAATACCCTTCCGGATCTCAGTTTATTCGTTCAGCTCAACAATATCAGAGAGAATTGTCTCCGCGTTCAATTGTTCCAGTCTCTCAGCCGACGAGGGTAACTCAACAAGTTTCGTCTCCAAGGACAAGTAGAAACTATGCCACAGTTTTATCTCCACGAATTTCTTCACCTCGGGCTTCCTCACCTCCGGCAGTTCAAACTTCTGGAATGACAAGTCCCGGAAATTATAAACTTAAATATCCTCCTCCCAAAGTATCTGTTGGAGATCCGATAACTTACCGAATTGGTGGAGATTATTATCCCTTCCGAGTTATTGAAGTTTTGGGAAATGGACGCCAAATTCTTGTTAAGTCAAAGACCGGAAGTGAAAAAGAGAAAATTCTCGAATGGAGAAAGTACAAGAATTCTGGAAGGTGGATCGATAAGGATAAAACGGCCGCTCAGTTTCGTGGATCTTACACTCTCGGTCTTGATAAGAACTATCTTGACCCCGGATATTAAAATTTGGTTAACTTTTTGACATTTAAAGGAAATGTCAAAAAGAAAAGAAATGGGTTTAACTTCAAGCAAATCTCAAATCGAAATTGTTGCTTTTCAACGAGAGGCCCTTCACTCAGAAGCAGATGCTATTTTGGGTCATGGAGTCCTTATTCATGAGGTTTGTTCAGTGTTGGGTGTTCCAATTGAGAAGATTTCGATTCCTCCTTCAGGTTTTTCTCGGCTTGAATGGTATTCACATTTATTTGAACTTGAGAAAATTCATTATCAACGGCTAAAATTTAATAAAGAAATCGCCGAATTCCACGAAGAAGTTTTGAGATAAATTAGAGTCCTTTTTCGAAGAGAGTTACTTCTTGATCGGAATTGAGATAGAAAATTTTCCTTATCGAGTTTTTATCATTAGTTTGTAGAGAAATGTAAAGAGAAAAATCTTTACCATTTGGGTAGAGAAAAGCTAACTCTTTCGGTTGAAACCAATTTAGTTCGTTCGAGTCTTGTCCAAAAAAGAAAACCTTTTCACCTCTATTAGCTACAGCTTCCATTTGTGCAAGAAGGTTCGAATAAAAGCAATCAAAGTTGGAGATTTTCAATTTGAAGGAGAAAGTTTTGCGGTAAGGAACGGTTCGAACATCAAGGTAAATCTTGTTGAATTTTTCTTCCTTTCCGACAATTTGATAACAAGTGTTTGGTGGAGCTAGAAATTCTAGAGTGTCATGGTAGAATCTTTTTCCTCCGAAGAAGAGAAGTTTATCAAAAGGGGAGAAAACAATTCTCAGAATTACATCTCCGAAATATTCGGCAGTTGTCGGATTTGGAGTTACCGAGTTAAAGGCTCTGTCGACTAGATAGGCTCCAATTCCATGACTGAAAAGAAACTTTCTGTCAATTCCTCGATACATTCTTATCTCCTTACCTAGAGGATGAGAATTGACCAAAGCCGAATTTAACCGAATTGCCATTTGATTGATTTTCTCGGAGGCTGTGCCATTTCGAAGAGACAGATTTAAAACTTCTGATAGGCATTCCGATTGGTATAGGTAAGCTTCTTCAACTGGTAGGATTCTTTTATTGCAAGCCACATACTCTTCTGAAATGTAATTTGAAACAAAAAGCTCGGCTTGTTGCAATGTTTGTATCTGATCCATTTTGAACAAAATTTATCTCTATCAATTTAAAAGTTTTAATAAAATTGGATATATTCGATGGATTTAGAGCAAATAAAGAAAGAATATAAGTCTGCGCAAAAGAAAGTTAGTCAACTTCGAGAAGAGATTTATTCGATTTTGGCCGATTATCAACTTCCCGAACACAGTTTTTGTTTTGAGGTGAATGGTAAAACTTCGCCCGACGGAACTCAAAATCTTCGAGGTTATCTTTGTCGAAGAATTTCGACTCAACTTTCCTCAGTAATTGAAAGTTTAGAATTGCAAATTGTCAGAACTGAGACACAATGCAATTTTTATATTTATTTGAATGGCAAGAAATTACAAACTTACATGGAGCGTTATCCACACGTTAACCTTCCTTGTGAAGCTTCACAGGAGGGGCAAGTTTACGATTTTACCATTTATTTAAATTCGGCCCTGCAACAGATTCTCAGACAGGAATAAAATTTAATCTGATAACATACCAGATTAAATATTTTAGGAGTTTATGATTGTTGACGAATGCTTTCAGCTGCCAAGTGCAATAAAGTCAACTCCGCTCGAAGTTCTTTGGAACAAAGCTCAATTAAAGGAATACAATTTGATTCGTTAGCAAATCTGAGATTTTCCGTACAAACATATTTCAAAGTATTCTTATTGAGAAACTTTGAAATATGTTTGAAAAGTCCCATGTCTCCCTTGCGTGTGGCGGAAGGAATTACTGAACAAAGAGCAATAAGTTGTTCTTCACCGAAGTCTCGGTTGTTGAAAATCCACTCAATCACTGAATAGGAATTATTTGCTAGAGCATACTTAACATCTCCAAGTATTTCTTCGTCGGAAATTTCTGAATTCTTGACAATCGTTGAATAATTTTCAACTTCTCCTAGATAAGCGCAAGCTTTTCTTACACAATCCAACGAATTTCCGGGACCAACCTGTTGGGATACCTCTTCGATCAACTCTGAATTTTTCGAGATGAAAGCTCCAATTAGAGCGTTCTCAGCTTCTTCAGGATTAGTGATAAGGGTTGATATTCGACGATAACTTTCTACCGAACCAGTTTTGGTTATTCTTATTGAGTCGAAGTTAAAAGACAAATGAGAGACGTCGCATCTTAGCGCATTTTTAACTTGAGTGTAAAATTCGAAAGAAATTGCGAGAGATTGAAGCAAAATAATATTTGCGGATATATGGCACAAATTTTCTTCCCAACCAGCATTTTTAGCCATTTCGAAGACATAATTGAAAACTTCGATATCTCCCGAATCGCACGCAAAGATGAGGTAATGTTGATAAAATGAGATTCGTTCTTTGAGGCTTTTTGCTATCGATAAATGTCCTCCTCGGATAGACTCAACAAAGGCTTTATCATAATTAGGTTGAATTTGTCTTTCTTCCATTCTTTTAGCAAATATTTCCATTAGAGGCAAATCTCCCATTTGAGCTGCCCTAGCAAAACAGCCATTCAATTCAAGAATTTGGTCCGATTCGGGAATCAGTGCAAATTTTGTTAGAAAATAGAGATAATTTTGAGGTGGGGGTAAGATTTCGGACGATAAGTTAAAGTACCAATTTGGTACCTTGAAATCGAGAAGGGTTTTCTCTTGCCAAAACTCATTGTCTACCGACAAAACTTCGAAAGCTGGATTGGATTCAATAAACTTCAACAGTTCAGAATAAGACTTCTTGTAAAGAATTGTCCTTTGAAGAGTTGAAGCAGAATTCATTTTATAAGGAAAAATTTTCATATCAGATTTTATCTGATTTCTCAGATAAAATATTTATTTTTATGAAGTTGTTTATGCTCGTCTCTTTTTCTTCCAGGTTCCTCCACAAGGTGCCAATCTTTTGTAACCTGGAATTAACCCTTTCATTACGATCATATGACCAGTGGCTTTGGGAAACTTCTTCCAACCGTAATCATCGTCTTTCTCTGACGGACACCAGGCAGACGTCTCAAGACACTCACAACACTTGAAATAAGGGTCAGATTCTTCACCCTTAATGAAATCTTGCGAGGCGCAATTCAAAATACTTCTACAATGGAAACACTTCACGGTTACGAGTTCAGTCTTGACTGAATACTCACTCCGACTGAAGCAAGAATTGTTCTCAGCCCACTCGTGGATTGCCTTTCGATAAGAACTTCCTCCGACATAGATTAGAAGGTATTTTTTGTTATTGTCGTTCAGGAAGTTCTCGAGAAGAAGCTCCTCGTAAAGAAATAACTCGTCAGTCATTTTACGAGTTATTTCAAATTTCAATTGTAAAATTACCTTTTCTTTTTACCTTTCCAACTTCCTCCTCCGGGAGCCAATTTCTTATAATTTGGAACAAATTCTTTCATTACAATCATGTAACCTGTCGGTAAAGCATATTTTTCAAATTTTACTTGAGTTGGATTTTGCGAGTAAAAATTCCATTCAGTAAATTCGAAACAAAATACGCAAAGGTAATAAAAGTCGATTAAAACCCCAGCGAGTTCTTCATCCTCTCTACCAACTTGATGACAATGAGAACAAATTATTGAACAGACTTTCTCACCTTCGAGTTTGTATTCGCTTCGACTGAAACAAGAATTCTTCTCAGCCCATTCATGAATTGCCTTACGTTGTTCACTGAAGTCAGTTTTTATTAAAATGTATTTTTGGTCCGAATTTTTAAGAAATTTGTTTAATCTCTTTAAATCTTTTTCGAACAGTTTCTTTGCCATATTTATTTGAAAAGTTAAATTTTCATCCCTTCAATAATAAAAGGATGGTTTATTTTCTTTGCCATATTCGCATCCGTAATAATGAGGAAGTGGAAAGAAAGTTTGATTTTTGTGAATTTTTAGACAAAGATCGTGCAATTCGAAAAGCGATTGGGAAGATTTATTCTTGTTGTTTCCCTTATGAAAACGAGGGGCAATTTTCAGATCATGAGAGGAAAATTCTCACTTCACACTTGGAGAAGGAAGAATCGGTTTGGATTTGGCAAGGAAGAGGCACCGGAGATAAAATTTGGGTCTTGGAATGTGACGCGATTTGGGAGGACGACCACTTCGATGAAAAGAAATGGACGATTTTAGAAATCGGACCTACTATCAATGACATCCTCCGGAGGAAATAACTTAATTTGAAATTTTCTTCCATTTTCCTCCCAAAGTGGGGTTTAATTTTCGAAGGTCTTGAATCTCCATTTTGGAAAGAATTACGAAGCCTGTTGGCTCCAAAATCTTAACCCAAGAAATTTTGTCTTCCGGAAAAGTGTCGTGATCGACAAAGTTCATCTCCGAGCAAGAAAAACAACTGAAATGAAATTCGGATTCATCACAGCCACATTCGCAATCTAAGTCTTTGCGATCATCTTCAAAGCCGCAATGGGCACACTCCACAGACATAACTTTCTGTCTAAATTGTCTATTTTCTACGTGGACTTCAAAGCCATGTTTTTGAGCCCAAATACGAATTTGTTCTCTTCCTTCACTGCTTCCTTCCTTCAGAATAAGGAATTTTTGAAAAATATCATATTTAAACTCTCTCAACGCAGCTGAATTCTTTTGCATTTTTAGAAGAATTTATTTCGAAAATTCGATCATTTCTTCAAATAATTGAATTGGAGAAAATTGCTTTTTTCATCGACACGAACGCATTTTTTCGTTTGTCGTATCCACAATGATGATTTCCCTTTCTGATCAAATAGGTCCCGAAATATATGAGATTCTACACGGAAATTAATTTAAATTGGAATTTTCCAATTTAAATTTAAGAAATTACATATAAGGATTCTCCCATTTTGCTCCGGCAGTTGGAGTAAGTTTGTCATAATTGTCAGGAAGCTCTCTGACCACAATTATATTTCCTGTTGGAACTTTCTTTTTGGTCCATTTGACTGTTTCACAAGTGTCGGAATCCCAATAGGTTGTTTCATAGCAATCCGAACAAGTGAAATAAGAATCGTACTCATCACATCCACATATACAATTGGGGTCTGTGTAATCTTCCACATGGCCACAATGATCACACTCAACAGACTTCACTCGATCTCGGTAAGATTTGCATTCATTACGGGCTTCAAAACGGTTAATCGAGGCCCAAGAGTGAATTTGTCGACGCCCTTCTTTAGTCTCTTCGTGAACTATAATATATTTTTGTTTTCGATCATTACGGAATTCCCTCGGTTGGTGAAAAGTTTCCTCAAGTTTGGCCATTTTTGTAGGGTTTCAAATCGCTGGGATTGTGTTTTTAGTCTCAAATTTCCTCTTTCTTTTTTCTACAAGCCTTGAAATTCTCTCCCTTTCAGCCTCGGAGAAGTAATTTTGAGTTCGGGCATCATTGATAAATATTGCTTTGGCGTCAAGGTCACTACCAATACGAACAGTCTGTCGAAGTGTTTCGTCATCTATTTTGTTAATTACTTTATCTAACAACAATTTCACACATTCCGTCCAACCGGAACATGCTGCCTCCTGAAAGGCTGAAACGATTGAAACGGTTGCTCCTCTTTTAAGCAGTTCTTCTACCATCTCTGTGTCATCATTTTCTGCCGCCTTAACCAAAAAGTAACCGTGATTGCAATCAACTCCAATAATTGACAACTGTCGGAAAGTTTCCTGCAAATCTCCTTTGGAATAAGCCTTTTTGGCCTCTTCAAACTCAATGTAAGATTCGTTTGAAGTCCCGGTCAAATGGCTAATAGTTGAAAGATATTGGAGCATTTTTTGGTGAGGTTATTTGTTTCATTTTTGCTGATTTAGTTTCTGAATTTAATGTTGTTCGATGATAAATATTGAAAGATAATCTTTAAGATAAAATGTATTCTTTTGTTTGTCATATTCACATTCGCAACGATGGAGATCAAGAAAGGCGGTTTGAATGTGAAAGGTATTCTGACAAAAAGATAGCGGTAAAAGATGCAATTGAGTTAATTTATAGCTATTACGAACCTCACAAGGAAATTGAGCAACTGGGCGAAAGGGAAAGGAGAGTTCTCGCCTATCATCTTTCAGAAGGAAAGACAGTTTGGATTTGGGAATGGGAAGACAGAGGTAACGGAGATAAGATTTGGATTATCGATGCCGATGATGACCCTGACGAGGACGAAGAATGGGTCTCTCATCGATCAGAACTGAAGTTCTGGGAGATTGGCGATATTTTGCACGATGAATACAACTGGATGAAGTGATTTCCGTCGGTAGCGTCGTACATCCCAAGTCATCGACCAATTGGTTTATTTCCATCAAGACTTTGTTTTGATAGAGATGGAAGTTTGGAGAAATAAGCTTCTTGGGTAAAATTTTCGGAGGTAGTCTGTGGGAGGAAGACCCAAATTAGGCTGACGAAGTTGATGAAAAGTAATGGAAATCGTTGAAATTCATTAGAAATTGGAATGAATTCTTTGTGCTGAAATGGGACAAAGAATTCATCGTAAAGGTTGAATAAAAGCTGATCAGCTTTCATTGGAAATTGGAATGAATTCTTTGTGCTGAAAGAGGACAAAGAATTTATCAAAAAGTGTGCCAAAAAGTGTTTTTGCATGTAATATAATGAAAAACACTTTTTGGCACACTTCTATTACGTGTTAATTGTGGCGAAAGAGGACAAAGAATTCATTCCAATTTCCAATGAAATCCAATGAATTGAGAAGTATGATCATATAACCCTTCTAATGAAATTCATTGGAAATTGGAATGAATTCTTTGTGCTAAAAGAGGACAAAGAATTTATCAAAAAGTGTGCCAAAAAGTGTTTTTCATTATATTACATGCAAAAACACTTTTTGGCACACTTCTATTACGTGTTAATTGTGGCGAAAGAGGACAAAGAATTCATTCCAATTTCCAATGAAATCCAATGAAATTCATCGGAAAAATCATCGAAGGTTAATATAATTTATTTGTGCTAATAAAGCACAAATAAATTAACCGTAAGTTAGTTCCCGTCTAAGAATTCTTGAATATTCTTTGGTTCTGTCGAATATATTTTGGGACAACGAATGCGCTCTCTTTCAATTATCGAATTCCAAATTGGAAATTCTTCCGATAAAGAAGAATTAATACAATAGGTGGAAATATCGACAAATTTATTTCCCTGCCTTTTTCGATGGCGTTCTCCCATCTTCAACTTCATCGAACATCCGGTCCATTTCTTGAATATTTTGTTTATGAAAGATGAGCACAATTTAGCCTTCTTAGTTTCATTTAATTGTTCGGGGATTTGTTGGCTTGAAATTTTGTCATAAGCTGAAGTGAGTTCTTCCAATTCTTCTTTGACAAATTCATTCAAATTATCTTGCGGGATCTCCTTCTTTCTTTTACAGAAAACTTCATGTACCTTTTTCATCGAAGTTGTTGGGTGGATATTAAGCACTTCAAACGAGCAATTCAGTTCTCCATTTAACTTAATTTTCGAACAGGAAGATTGGGGCGTAATAGAAAAAATCTGTTGAAATTCTTTGCTTCGTTGTTCAAAATAAGGCCAAATTTCTGATAATTTCTCTCTTGAAATTTCAATTCCACCACAACAGCTGTTCTCAATTCCTAAAAAATTGCAAATTTCTTTCACTGCTCGATAACGGGGCAAATACTCCTTACTTAACAAGGCAAATTCGGTTGAATCATCGACCATTCGTAACTCATCCTCAGTCTTATTTTTCTCATAATACAAGCAGCGAATGTAATCGGAATTTCCATTCAGCCAATCTTTCCACAATTTCTCAATTATCGGACAGTCTTTGTTCACCATTCTTAGAAAATAGAATTTACGCAACAGAATTTTCTCCTCAGCTGTAGCCTCCAACATCGATTGTTTATGGCGAAGTTTTTCTGCCTCATCGCCGTTAATCTCTCGAATTTCAAAGAATGAGGGTAAAGAATGTTCAAGAAAATCAACCTTTTCTTTACAGTTTTCGGCCTCAACTGAATAATTACAAATATATAAATATTTATTAAAAACTTGTTGTAAATTCTTACGAGTCTCATTCCTTTCAAGAAGGGTGTCAACCACTAAATCGAAAAACCAATCGGGGGAATGTAAGAAATCGGAAGGGTAAAATTCAAAATCTCGATCTCTCTGGGCTCTAGTAATTTTAGCGTGAAGTTTTTGAATTATCTCTGAGCGGGAAGTTGAGGTAATCTCACCTTCATTATTTGGCAAAGGACATCGACCTAAAAAGAAGTGAAGAACTTTCTCCGACAAATGACGAACTCTCATTGTCATCTGAAACATCGTTCTGACCGTACAAGTCAATTGACTTCCGTAGAAAAACAATTGGTCGAAATGAGGAATGTCAAAATTAACACCAACAGTAGTAACGGGAGTAGTAGTCACTAATTGGTATTGAGACCATTTTTCTCGCACATGAGAGAAGTCTTGAACTTTAATTTTGTCATCAATTCCTTCATGATAGACAATTCGTCGACAAGAAGGAACTTGAGAATCGAAACGAATCGCTTGTCTCTTCGACGTGCAAGGAAAGTAAATTTTCTTGCCTTGCTCTAGATTCGAATTCAGTGTAGAAGTGAAGGAGGAAAGAGTCTCATGTTGAAAAGCCCGTCGTCGCTCCGGTTTGAAGCAATTTCGACTGACAAAAACCTCTCCTGGTCGAAGGTAATTTAAAGTTCTCACTTCCCTTAGAGTCAAGAAAGCGTCCATCGCAAGCACAACCGAAGTTTGGGAGACCAAACTTTCAAAAACTTGCATACAATCTCTTCTCCTTCCATTCATCGTCGGAGAAAGAAATTGGTCGAGGTTGGCAGCAATTTCATCAAGAATTAAAACATCATATTGACAGCATTCTTCACCTAACATTAGCTTAACTAAAGATTCCATCTGTACCACTAACATTGGAGCCTGTTGAAGTTGTTCTCTCTCCATTCCTTTATAGCATTGGAAAGGAAGACCAAAACTTACGAGTTCAGAAGTTAGGTTTGATGCGAAGCAGATCCTTGGCGATAAGACCAAAACTTTTAAGTTAGAATTTTGAATGAAACGAAATTTTAAGTAATTTATCATAGCACGAGTTTTTCCTCCACCTAATCGAGAATGAATGATGTAAACTCCCGAAACATCATTCGGAATTGGTTTTACCCACTCTTGTTCATAATTTTCATCGGCTGAAGTACACCATTCAACCTCCTCAGATACAGTTTTGTAAACTTTTTCTTTTAAAATTTTCTTTTTCTTTTCTGGTCGAAGCAAACCCAAATATATTGACTTCCGTGCACCAATTCCTTTGTTTCGAAAACAACCCAAATAAACAAATTGCTCTTCTTGAAATATCGAAAGATAAGGCGGAACAGAACCGTGAGTTCTTTCACAAACTGGGCACGAAATTTCCTTTGATATAAATTGAGATTTTCTCTCAAACTGTAAGAAGTTTTTCTCCATTCTCTTCGGTTGAAAATAGGCAGAAAATTCAAAATATTTCGAACGAAACAAGTTGATTAAATTGTCAACATTTACCTCCCCTATCGATTTAATTTGGGGAGAAATGGGAGTTAAAATTGGAAAAGTAAGATATGGAACTGAATAACAAGCTTGAGCTCCGATTGCTGTGGCTAGGAAGATCGACTGTACAGGAAACTTGTCAAAATTTACTAAATAGGTGACAATTTCTTTCTGTTTGTATTTCCATTTTGGTCGGAAAATCTTTCTACGGTTAGTCCCAGGCTTAAAATTATTTATTAAACGTAAATTGTGACAGAATGAAGAAAACCCTTGATCAATGTAGGCGAAATTTCTCGGTTTCATTCTTCGCTCAACCTCTTGATACAAAAATTGGAACTGGGTAGTTGAGTTCATCTTGTATTGACAAACCAGATGAGCAGAGAATTTCTCTCCTCCATGACTGGTGCATAAACAAATCTCTTTTTCCAGATCCAAAGGTTTCTTGAAAAAGTGTGCAAAGATTTCAATCAAAGATTCAACTAAATCGTCTAAAATGTCTTGAAAGATTTCTTCTGTTCCTTTCTCCAAGTCAATATCGAAAATAATTTTTCTTTGTGCCGAAACTCCATAATTTTCTTCTTTTAGAATGACTTCTGAACAATAGGCCAAACAGGAAGGCAAATCTCGAAACCAAATTAAATATTCAATCCAATTGCGAAAGGCTGCATAACGAAAACTTGTCCTATCTTCGTCGACTAATTGATAAGCGAGAATGAAGCAATCTTTGGCGTTGGTTGTGCTTCCCATTAACGACATTTTGTTCGGATTTTCTTTCAGAAACGAGAAGAACTTTGGAAGATGAGGCAATTCCGGAGAATATTTCGGAAAGTCAAAATTTCGGTCAAAATTCCAATAACCGGAAGTTAACCAAATAATGTCCCAATTATCTCCTATTATCGCTTTTTCTCGAATTAGTCTCAAAATTGGACGAGAAATTAACTCTGTGATGTTTTTTCTCGTCGAAAATTTCTTCTCAGTCTCTTCAAGTAATTTTATAAGTTTCGAGATTACATCGCGAAGTTGGAGATAATTAGGATACAAAGATAATTTATCGAAGATCTTGCCTTCTGTAGTAGAAATATATTGTCCAACATGATGCATAAATGATATATGTCTAATTGAAAAGTCTACTTTAATTTAAGTGTCTACTCTCTTTTAAGAAAAATTCAACTGGATATAAAAAGAAAATTGAATACGAAAGAGCTACTCAGAACAAATGTCTGATAGATTGATAGTACCGGGATCTCTCCTTGCTAGACATGAGAAGGAAAACAAAACTGTCACGATAGCCATGACAGAAGCCGAATTCAAAATGCTGGCGACGGCGATTAAGTATTACAAAAGTCATATCGAGGCAAATCGAAGACACTACGCAAAAAGAAAAGGAGTTGAAGTCACAGAAGTTCGAGAAAGAGTTCACGATTTTTATAAACTACTCGATTTTGCCGACCAAATTAAAAATAAAGAGTAAAATTTTGAACTTTAGTACGAGTTCAAAATTCAGTAAAAACATCAAATTGCTTTTAAAATGGATATTCGATTTACGTGTGGTGAAAAAACAACAAAGGGAGGATTATGCCGACGAGCTGTCGGTTCGAGGGGAGAAAAATGCCATTTACACACAGTCAAACAGACCAAAGTTATTTCTGCACCTCAACAGGATTTTTCTTCACAAATTCGAATTTTAATCGACGAAAATTTACGTTTGAAGAAATCTCAAAAAGAATTATTGGAGAGAGTGTCGTATCTTGAGGAGAAAATTTACCAAAAGCAAACAAAAACTTCAGAGAAAATTCCCGAAAAACCAAAAGGAGATTGTGGAAAAGTTCCCTCTTGGGAAACGTTCGAAGGAGAAGGTAGAGGATTTAAAGCTTGCGACGAACAAACTTCTTCAGAATTTCTTGTTTATGAAAAATATTTATCTTCAACGCTAGCAAACTCCCAAGATTGGCTAAAAGGTGTCGATAAAAGTTTAGATTCGATCTTGAAAGATTTTCTTCCCGTCTCTTAATCTCCCAACAATAAAGTTCATCTTATGTTTAAATGAACTTTGTCTTCAAGTTTGAAAATCTAATACAAGTAAAAAGAAATGTTGTCATACACTGAACGTTACCATTTATGTGGAGATAAAACCTCGTCGACTGGAGAACTGTGCCGAAAAAATGTCAAAAACAAAGGCGAAAAATGTCACTTCCATAGTCATAAAACAAGCAAAGTGAACAAAGTTCCAAGTGTCCAAATTGCTCCTCGGATAATTCAGCCTTTTGATCAAAACAAATTTGTGAAACAAATGCAAAAGTTAACTGATGATAACGTGTATCTAAAGAATTCACAAAAGAGTTTATCTCGGCGAGTTTTACTTCTGGAAGAGAAACTTCTCGAACTTGTCAAAACTCTACACAATTTCTCTCAACAGAAACTTTATACAGAAACAGTTGAAGAAGAGGGAACCGTCATTCCTGAAATTTCTTCCGAATCAAATGAATATTTGTCAGTGACGATGCAATCTTCCCACGAATGGCTGAAAAACGATCAACGCAGCATAGATTGCATTCTAGAAGAATTTCTCCCCAATTTCTCAGAATGAAGCTTAGTCGCAAATAGTAATTGAATTTCTCATTCAATCAAATAAAATGCAAGTTCCTAAGCTCACAATATTAGTCCTGTCGGGACAATCTCTTGCCAACCTGATTGAATTGGCAAAAGACGAAAATTTTGCTCTTTTTTTCGGATGGGAATTATGGGCTGAAAAAGCTCGTCAAGATTTTCAAATTCCGCTAAATTTTTTCAATTTGGTTCGAGAACCTTGGGCTTCTGAGGCCGGTTTAGCCGCTAGAGAAATGTCACCGATTTACCGTTATCTTGAATTGGCTGCCGAGTTTGAAGTTTTGCCTGAGATGGCAGTGAGTGTCTCAAAAGGAGTCATCTCGGGTGTTTATGAAGCTTTGGCAGGTGTTGAGAGATGCCTTGAGGTTGATGATGTCCCTTCTTTAAAGTTTTTCCTTTCTCGTTTGAGACCAGAATTCAAAGACAAACTCAAAAGAGAGTGTGAATCCAACTTCGACGATTATTTTCACCTGAATCGAATTCAAAAGGGAAAAATCGAAGCTAGCAATTACTTAAGGGAATATCTCAACGGAGAAAGCTTGACTTTTGAACTTGACATCTCTTGCATCAAGGCCCGAGCAACTCACACTTATAAAGGAGAATCAACCAATGTTTCTTCCTACGATGAGGAATTAATCGTCTACCTTTTGGCAAAGTTTCATCCAGAAAGAATTCTATCCCCTCCGTATTCATTGATTAAGTTTCGTGCTTTGGTTTGTTTGGCTTCCCAAGGAGAGTTTACCCTTCTTAGGCGAGCTTTCTCACCAAATTTGCAAGATTCAGAACTTCGTGAATTCATGTCAGATCACATTTGGGAAATCTTTAAAATTTTCATCGAAAGTGGCAACGTTGAAGTAGTGGATGAAATTTTGCCTTATTTTAGCCAAACTGGAATAACTTTGACTCTGGAAGCAAAGAGAATCGAAGAGCAAGTTCCAAACTTCCCGTTTGATCACACAAGAATTCCTTCAGATTACGGAACGTTTCGTTCAGGAGTTTTCATTCCTGGAAGGTATCATTTTCCTCTCTCCCGATCAGTACCTCTCGACCTTGACAATCAACGAAGTTGGAAGATGTTCAGTTTAGCAATTTGGAGTGGCAACCCTCAAATCTTTGACTTTTTGGCCTATTTAGAAGGATGGAATTTGTGTGAATTGTCACAAAATCCACGAATTTGTGAATTTTTCCTTGATGAATGGCGATCTGCATGCGGTACTCATCCTGAAAGATTTGTCGGTTTTTACTCAATATTCCAGAGGCTGATCTCGGAGGTTGAAATTCCAAGAGTTCGATTTTCGGAAGATTTGGCTTTCGGGGAAAAATCAAAGGAGGCTTTATGTCGTTCGGTTGACATCGCAAATTTAATTCTCTCGAAAGCGAAACATTCGAGCAATAGACAAGATTTAATCTACCTTTCTCTCGAAAACTCGTTTGGCAAAATTAACTCTTTACTGTTCCTTTTGTCGAAGTTTCGCGAAGAACTTGAGGTTTTTGATGATGATAAAATGCTTCTCGAAACTTTGGTCGATTGCGCTGAAGGTTTCCCTTTATCTCAAAGAATTCTTCAAGGCTTCATCGAGCAAAATTATAGTGAATAATTTGATCAACAATTCAAAACCATTTTTCTTTCTAAAATGAGCGTAGTCGAAAAAGTCCAGCGAGAATACTTTCAAGCCAAGTTGCAAATTCTCGAATTGTCACAAAAGATCGCACAAATTCGCAATCGGTTCGAACTGGGAGAAAACTCATTCCTTTTTGCTCTCGATGGTCTAGATTGGAAGATTTCAGCAGGTCGACCCCATTTTCTCAATCTTTATGAAAAATGGGATCAATGGGGTGATCGTCCCGATGATTTGAAAGATTGGATTTCTGACAAACTTCCGGTCGAATTGTATTCACTGATCGACACGATCGAAATTCGAATGACGCAATCTCGTAAGGATTTCAAGCATTTTAATCGAACTTATTATGATCACCCGTTTGTTCGTTGGAGTCTTTTTATCAATGGGAAATATTCTCACGACTTTGATCCTGAAAACTACATTCCCAGTAAGTTTGAACCAGCACGTGAAATTTTCGATATTTCACCTTTTTTAAATGAAACTTTCCAAAAAATACTCACCAATCACGAGCTTTTCCACAGTGATCTGTGAAGGAAAATTGAAAAGTCGAAATTTCGACTTTTCAATTCAAACAATATGGAGCTTAAAAGGAAATTGTACCAAGAAACAAAGGAACAAATTCAAGACTTTGAGAAGAGACTTATCTTTCTGAAGAAATTTGAAGAATCGTTCACGTTGGACATTCCTTTAACTTTAGCAATCTGCGAGAGCGGATGGAAAGTCAAAGTTGGATTTCCCGTAGCGAAAGAGAACTTTGATGAATGGGAACAACCGGAAGACATTACTCAATGGCTTCTGAGTAAAATACCTGAATTTTTGGCTCCTTTGATTGAAAAGTTCGAGGTTCGGCCTCAAACTTGCTATTCAAATTTCCCCCTTTACTCTCCAAATCGTCTCGGAAAAGAAATTCCCGGAGTTTGTTTTAAACTTAACGGAAATCACAAAAGGTGCTATTTTCAAACCTTGAAAACTTGCGATGGAATTGACGTTGGATTCGTCAATTTAACTCAATACCTAAACGATTGTTTCCGACAGATTCTGAAAGGAGTATAAGAATTGAAGAAAGAAAATTCTTTCTTCAATTTGTAAATGGAGGATTTGATGAAAGAACTTCAAGAACTGAGACAGCGCACGGAAAAACTTGAAAAATTTGTTGAAAATATCCAGAAAGGTTGTTCAGATCAATTTATTCTTCCAAGTGGGTCTATTTTCATCGAATTTATCGATCGGCATTGGTGTCTTCAAATGAGAAAACCTATTCGCGGTAAGGATTATACCTGCTCGAAGTCTCGTCCGAATGTAAAGAAATGGCTAAAAGGTAAGATTTCGAAAGAGGCTTTGGCTCTAATTGACACATTTCAAGTCAAGGTTCGGTATCGTGATGAGTCCGTTTCACTCAAAGTAGAATCTGAAGACGAATCTGACTGTTATTCCTCCTCAGATTCGGAAGGGCATAGCTACTATCAAGATTTCAGAACTACAATTCCCCGCAAAGCGGTAATTATCATTAACGGAAAGTATTCCTGTGAATATCCACTTTCAACTCGGGGAAAAGAAATTACTTTCGACTTGACAGATTTCTTGAATCAAACCTTCCAGAGAATTCTCCTTACACAGGAATAAAAATGAAAATTTAAATTTGTTTGTTTAAACAAATTTAAACATGGAGATTTTGCAGTTTAAGCAGAGGCGTCAGGAAGCCCAAGAAAACCTTCGAAAGGCTCAAATCGAAGCCAAAAGATGTGAAGACGAGCTGGCAAGTTTTACTCTATCGGTATCTTTTCTGATTGGATTCGAAAATGAGGAATGGGCAATTCAATCGACGGAAAGCTCAAATCGTTATAACCCTACCTCCCCTTGGGAAACACCGAAAGATTTGACTCAGTATGTTATTGAAAGAATTCCCGAACATTTCTCCCTTCTTCTAAAGCATCTTTCTGTGAGAACACCCACCATTTATGGTCAAACTTACCTAAATAAGAATGAACAACTTCCGGCTATCTGCATTACAGTCAACAAAACTTACGGTAAAAACTTCGTTTCTTTCATCCACAAAAAGGATGAAAGGTGTATTTTCGACCTAACTGAATACCTCAACGAAGTTTTCGAAAAAATCATCAACAAAGAACAAGCTTAAGCAGTGGTATTTAATCTATTAAATATCATTGAATATGGATCGTCTAACTGAAATCGAACAAATCAAGAAAGATTTTCAGCTCGTCCGTAGACGAATGGACAAATTGGAAAAGAGAATTCGAGAATTTTCAGAGAAAGAAGAAATCGTAAGGGAAGAATACATTCCAGAAAATACTTTCTTGATAGGACTAAATGATTCAGAATGGAAAGTTTGTTTTGGAGGTTCGGAAATCCTTTCTTCTCAAGAACTCTTTGAACAATGGGAAGAATGGGGAGAGAAACCAACCAATTTGACAGTTTGGTTGAAAGACCGCCTTTCCAAACAACATTCCCGAAAAATTTCAAGCATTAAAGTCGAAACTTATTTTCTGGAAAAGAATCTACCCAATGATAAACGCGGAGGAAAAATTGTCTCTTGTTCGGTTTGCGAATTAAGCGTCACTCTTAATCATAAACACCATCAAACATACTTTCCTCCCGAATACAATATTTGTCGTGCTTCGTCTCAATGTGGTTGCTTTGACCTCACTAAGTTGATCAACAAAGCTCTGACAGAAAACTAAATTTTACCTGAGATTACTCAAGGTAAAATTTTAAAGAGGTTATAACCTTTCTTGTTATTTTTTTTGATCTTTAAGCACCTTTGAACCATAACCAAATTTTATATGATGTTACAAAAAAGTAACTTGGGTTTTTCGATTTTGTAACTTTTCTAAAATCTAAAAAATTTTTCAAAACAAGAAATTACAAAATCGAAAAACCCAAGTTACTTTTTGTAACATCATATAAAATTTGGGTATTCGAACAAAAATTATTTCTGCTAGATTTAGGAGAAATAATTACAAATAAGATAGAAAAACTTGTAACTAAATCGCAATTTTCTCACTTGAGTTCTTCCGAAAAGTCTTAACTAAATTGCAATTTTCTCACTTGAGTTCTTCCGAAAAGTCTTAACTAAATTGCAATTTTCTCACTCGAGTTCTTCCGAAAAGTCGATATTATTTGTAATTATTTCTCCTAAATCTAACAGAAATAATTTTTGTTCGAATATCCAAATTTTATATGATGTTACAAAAAAGTAACTTGGGTTTTTCAGATTTGTAATTTCTTGTTTTGAAAAATTTTTTAGATTTTAGAAAAGTTACAAATCTGAAAAACCCAAGTTACTTTTTTGTAACATCATATAAAATTTGGTTATGGTTCAAAGTAGCTTAAAGATAACTTTATTTTCAAGTTATCTTTAATTCAAAATGGGAATATTCCAATTAAATCCAAAAGTAGTTAAAGATAACTTGAAAATAAAGTTATCTTTAACTACTTTTGAACCATAGCCAAATTTTATATGATGTTACAAAAAAGTAACTTGGGTTTTTCGATTTTGTAACTTTTCTAAAATCTAAAAAATTTTTCAAAACAAGAAATTACAAATCTGAAAAACCCAAGTTACTTTTTTGTAACATCATATAAAATTTAAGTATAGATCCAAAAATAAAATTCGAGTTAGGATTCACAAATAAGAAAATTCTATCGATTTCAAAGTAAAATTAGTAGAATAATTGGACTAATTTTACTTTGAATTTCCACTCGTTTGGATTTAATTTTAGTTCCATTGCGACTGACGAAATTGGTATTTTTCAACCCAAAATTTTCAATCGAGGTCTTTTTTCGATTGAAATTCGGTTGAAATCTTTCCGTTGAATCACAATTTTTTCATTTGAATTCAATGGGAAGTTGGTATCTTTTTGCTAAATTCGGACAAAAAGTTACCAACGGATCGCAATTTTCTCACTTGAAATAGACCAAAATCCACTTCCAATCGTAATTATTTCTCCTAAATCTAGCAGAAATAATTTTTGTTCGAATACCCAAATTTTATATGATGTTACAAAAAAGTAACTTGGGTTTTTCATATTTGTAATTTCTTGTTTTGAAAAATTTTTTAGATTTTAGAAAAGTTACAAAATCGAAAAACCCAAGTTACTTTTTTGTAACATCATATAAAATTTGGTTATGGTTCAAAGTAGCTTAAAGAAATTTGTTCTTGATTGAGTGTGAAAACTAACTCGATATCTCAGTAGACAATATCTACTGAGATATATTAATGTTCAAAGAGACATTTTGGAAATTTCGCCATCTTAACTCAAAGTTTTTACCAGCAAAGAAGGGAAAGTTCGTCCATTTTTGGGGGGTTTTCCGTCGATTGAGATTGATACCTTGATTCTTATTCAGCAGATATTTCTCCTAAAATATTAAGTTTATTTTTGGCTCAAATGAAAACAAATTTCTTTAAGCTACTTTGAACCATAACCAAATTTTATATGATGTTACAAAAAAGTAACTTGGGTTTTTCGATTTTGTAACTTTTCTAAAATCTAAAAAATTTTTCAAAACAAGAAATTACAAATATGAAAAACCCAAGTTACTTTTTTGTAACATCATATAAAATTTGGGTATTCGAACAAAAATTATTTCTGCTAGATTTAGGAGAAATAATTACAAGTAATACTGAATTTTCAAGTGAACTCAAATGAGAAAATTGCAATTTGGTTGCAAATTTTCAACGAAACTCAAATGAGAAAATTGCAATTTGGTTGCAAATTTTCAACGAAACTCAAATGAGAAAATTGCAATTTGGTTGCAAATTTTCAACGAAACTCAAATGAGAAAATTGCAATTTGGTTGCAAATTTTCAACGAAACTCAAATGAGAAAATTGCAATTTGGTTGGAAGTTTTGTCTGAAACTCAAATGAGAAAATTGCAATTTGGTTGCAAGTTTTCAACGAAACTCAAGTGAGAAAATTGCAATTTGGTTGCAAGTTTTCTATCTTATTTGTAATTATTTCTCCTAAATCTAGCAGAAATAATTTTTGTTCTCTTTGCCGAATTTTATATGATGTTACAAAAAAGTAACTTGGGTTTTTCAGATTTGTAATTTCTTGTTTTGAAAATTTTTTTAGATTTTAGAAAAGTTACAAAATCGAAAAACCCAAGTTACTTTTTTGTAACATCATATAAAATTTGGTTATGGTTCAAAGTAGCTTAAAAAACTATCCAAAATTCGTTAAAAAGCTCTGACCGAAATTCAGAGCTTTTTTAATTAAACTCCCAATCGAAATCTTCCATAAGCTTCAACTCGAAAAAAGATTCCGGACAACCGTTCTCAATAGCCCAAACTCGAACTTCGTCTTTCACTCTTCTCAGCAAAGGCAAAGAGTTCTTTTGCGGCCAAGGTTGTCCTTGCTTCCTCAACCATCTTATTGTTTCGAAGTCTCCATGAAAGATGGCTAACTCAATGCATTTCGGTGCAAGTGAAAATCCTTCACGAACCGCCCACTTCAGAACTTCAAGTTGTCCGTGAGATGCGGCTGAAGCTGTGAAAGAATTGTTGTGAGGATAGCCTTTCTCACGAGCCCATTGGAGAACTTCAATGTTACCTTTCTCCGCTATCCAACCGAACATCTTGGCGTCCCAGTGTCCCCCGTTGGCCATCTCCCACTTCAAAGCTTCAAAGTGACCACCCATCGTCAAAATCAAAGAAACGTCCGAATGCCAAGGACAATTCTGTTCCTTCAACCATTTCAAAGTTTCGAGGTCTCCACCTTGAGCAGCCTTGCGTGAAGTCCCCTCGTTCCAGGGGCAAAGATCTTCAGGATTCGACCTCAACCATTTCAAAATCTCCAGATGGCCTTTTTCGGCTGCACTTTCACAAACTTCCTCTCCCCAATTGCAACTATTCTCTCTGAGTTTCTGAACCATCTCCAGGTCGCCGAACTCAGCAGCTCCGGCCATCACTTCACTGCCGAGGTAAAAGTGTTTCTCGATCAACCAATCAATTACCTTCCGATGCCCTCTCGAAGCTGCCAACTTTCCAACCGAACAAGAGGGAAGTTGTCCAACCTCCTTCTTATACCATTGCAAAACCTTCAAACTCCCAACGTCGGCGGCGAAACTTTGGCAAATAAAAACAGAGGCTCCTCGTTGTCGAGCTGCTCTCAAAAGGTCGATGTTCTCATTCTTCACCAATGAATGCAGTCGAGTGATGGTGAAGTACGATCCAGGAAACCGAGCGACACAAGGCCAACCCTCCTCAAAACACATATCAATAAACTTCTCCTTCAGATTTCCCCAAGCCAGAACAACTTTTCTCCAAGAGGGACAAACTTGAGATGTAAGGTAGGAATAACCCTCACAGAAACGGAGAATATGTTCGAGAGTCTCGACAGGAAGATCGCTGATAGACAAAGGATCAAATTGGTTGTCCATTTCAGAAAACCTAAACAAGAATTTAAAATTTTATTTTTGGATCGTCAAAAATAAAATTTATTAATAGATTTATCTAGTTAACTTAGCAGATAAATTAGAAATGGGATGGGAAAATATTTCTTTGTGAGTTGGGACTCATAAAGATTTTTATTTAGATTTTAGTTAAAAGATATCAGATTACCAAATTTTATATGATGTTACAAAAAAGTAACTTGGGTTTTTCAGATTTGTAATTTCTTGTTTTGAAAAAAATTTTAGATTTTAGAAAAGTTACAAATCTGAAAAACCCAAGTTACTTTTTTGTAACATCATATAAAATTTGGTAATATTTCAAAGTAGCTTAAAGATAACTTGAAAAATAGTTATCTTTAACGACTTTTAGATTTGGGTAGAAATTTCCCATTTAGAATTAAAGATAACTTGAAAAGTAGTTGTCTTTAAGTTACTTTGATTTATTACCGAATTTTATATGATGTTACAAAAAAGTAACTTGGGTTTTTCATATTTGTAACTTTTTTGGATTTTAAAAATTTTTTCAAAACAAGAAATTACAAATATGAAAAACCCAAGTTACTTTTTTTGTAACATCATATAAAATTTCGTATTCGAACAAAAATTATTTCTGCTAGATTTAGGAGAAATAATTACAAGTAATACTGACTTTTCAAGTGAACTCAAGTGAGAAAATTGCAATTTAACGACAAGTTTTCAAGTGAACTCAAGTGAGAAAATTGCAATTTGGCTAAGGAATTTCAAGTGAACTCAAGTGAGAAAATTGCAATTTGGCTAAGGAATTTCAAGTGAACTCAAGTGAGAAAATTGCAATTTGGCTACAAATCGTGAGTATTACTTGTAATTATTTCTTCTAAATCTAACAGAAATAATTTTTGTTCGAATACGAAATTTTATATGATGTTACAAAAAAGTAACTTGGGTTTTTCATATTTGTAACTTTTTTGGATTTTAAAAAATTTTTCAAAACAAGAAATTACAAATCTGAAAAACCCAAGTTACTTTTTTGTAACATCATATAAAATTTGGATATAGGATCAAGAAATATTGGAGTTGGGAATAACTCCAATATTTTAGTTATTTAGTTAAGGTTGAGAACCGAAGGAGGCTTTGTGAATTGCACTCAAAAGATCCTCGTCTTCGGAAGAGCTAACTCGGAAAATTTCGTAGCGATAGTGCATTTCTCTACTCAGGATGACCATATCTTTCGAATCAACTTGACGAGGCTTACCTGGAGAATCAATCATCAGGATTGCGACTCTTCCTGTTGGGCAAGCTTCCAGGAAAGTGTTGTGCCAGAAAGGAATTCGAAGGTAACTTTCTCTGTCGGATCGATCAAAGATGATCACAACCCCATTCAGCCAATCTTGAGCTATTTCGTCAAGGCGTTCTGAATATTCAGCGTCATCTGCACACTTACCAAGAAGTGAAACGGCTACCGAAGGGAACTCGGAAGAAGAAATGAGTCCCGTCGCGGCAGAGGAATATTCATAAGCAACCTTGGAGTCATCGCATAGAAAAACTATCCTAGGCATGGGAGAAGGCTGATCGGGAAACACAAAACTGGGAAGTGGCTTCTTGAACTCCATTTCAAATAATTCGAAATCGACAATTTTAAGATCTCATTTCGCTTTAATCAGGTAACGAAAATAGCTGAACTATTAGGAGGAAAAAGTTATTTTGAATTATACCCAAATTTTATATGATGTTACAAAAAAGTAACTTGGGTTTTTCAGATTTGTAATTTCTTGTTTTGAAAAATTTTTTAGATTTTAGAAAAGTTACAAATATGAAAAACCCAAGTTACTTTTTTGTAACATCATATAAAATTTGGGTATAGTTCAAAATAACCTAAAGATAACTAAATTTCAAGTTATCTTTAACGACTTTTGGATTTGGGTAGAATTTTCCCATTTTGGATTAAAGATAACTTGAAATTTAGTTATCTTTAAGGTTGTTTGAACTATTACCAAATTTTATATGATGTTACAAAAAAGTAACTTGGGTTTTTCAGATTTGTAACTTTTTTAGATTTTAAAAAATTTTTCAAAACAAGAAATTACAAATATGAAAAACCCAAGTTACTTTTTTGTAACATCATATAAAATTTGGGTATCTTCGAAAATAAACTCGAAAAATTAAACTTTTATTCCACCTCCCAAAGTTTAATTTTTCTATCCAAATTTGAATTATCTCCCCTAATTTACTGCATAAATTTAACCCTAAAAATAAGATTTTGAATAATCCGTTCGAATTCCAAAATCCAAAGAATGGAATTCTTACCTGACGAGGTTCTTTGCAACATTTTTAATTTTTGTGAAGAGTACCACTATTCTCTTTCTAAAGTTTGTTTGGGATGGGCGCAAATTCTGTTTGGTGATCTCGATGAACAAAGAAACAATTTTATTGAAGCTTGCATTCGAGATGGGTCGGAAATTGCGAAAAAATTTCCCCTTTGTTTATTCACTTCCAAGAGAATTCAAGTTGCGATCCTTAACAATCGAATTGAAATTCTTGAGTTAGTCAAGGAGCAAATTTCTTTGTTCGAATGTTCTCGCACGGCGGGGCAAGCCGGGAATATTCCAATGATCGAATGGTTAATAGCTAACGTCGGCCGACCTTACAATGCAATCACAATTGGTGCCGCGAAGGGAGGTCAACTTGCAACATTAAAGTGGCTGAGAAAGAAAGGTTTCGTCCTTCTTCCCGGAGTAATGACAGCAGCTGCTGAGTCAGGATCTTTGGAAACATTTCAATGGTTAGAAAAGAAAGGTTGTCCTCCGGAGGCCGAAATTTGTGATATGGCTGCACGATCAGGTTGTTTAAAGCTTTTGCAACGGACGAGAGAACTTAACTCTCCTTGGAGAGAGAAAACCTCACTTGAAGCATTCCGTTCAGGAAATTTGGAGATGGTGAAATGGATGAAGGAACAGGAATGTCCTTGGCATCAAGATAATTGCCTAGAGGCTGCTCAGTACGGACATCTCGAACTTGTTAAATGGGAGTTGCAAGAGAACGGAGGAAAGTGGACTCAAGAAATTTGTAAAGAAGTAGCTCGCTTTGGAGGATTGGAAATTCTGAAGTGGGCTCGGTCTCAAAAGAAGAAAATTTGGAAAGCTAACTATGATACCGATGAAGAAATGTGGGTAATTTCTGACCAATTTCATCCGATAGAAAATTGGGAATCTGAGATTGTCGACTCTGCGATCGAAGGAAATCAACTGGAAGTTCTTCAATGGGCTGTCAAAGGAGGAGCCCAACTAAAAGACCAACATCTAATTTTAGCGGCCGAAAAAGGTCACCTTAAAATCGTTCAATGGATAATTGGGCAAGAACAACCTTGGCATCCGAACACTCTTCGCTCAGTGAAAGATTGGAAAGTTTACAAATGGGCTATTGAAAACGGATGTCCAGAACCTGAAATTCGTCTGAGATCTTGGAAGTTTGTCTGAATTTAAAATAGATTTTTGTGTCTAATATGGCACAAAAATCATAACAATTAAACAAAATCTATTTTAGTTTGAGTTGGAACACAGAAAGAAATTATTTAGATTTTAGTTAAAAGATGTGAGATAACAAAATTTTATATGATGTTACAAAAAAGTAACTTGGGTTTTTCAGATTTGTAACTTTTCTAAAATCTAAAAAATTTTTCAAAACAAGAAATTACAAATATGAAAAACCCAAGTTACTTTTTTGTAACATCATATAAAATTTCGTTATAGATCAAAGGCACTTAAAAGTTTGTTTTCAAGTTGAGTTGAAAACAAACTTATCCAAATCAGGAGAAATTTCCCTCTTCTCATATTTGGACAAAAAGGAAGTTTTTCAGGAAGGTTTCGTTTCTTATTTGGCTTCTTCTATTCTAGACACAAAACAAAAAATATCGGAGTTGTCTCCAAATTATTATCTTCATTCAACAGAAAATTTCTCCTAATTTGTTGGGTTTGTTTTTCAACTCAACTTGAAAAACAAACTTTTAAATACCCTTGATCTATATCCAAATTTTATATGATGTTACAAAAAAGTAACTTGGGTTTTTCGATTTTGTAATTTCTTGTTTTGAAATTTTTTTAGATTTTAGAAAAGTTACAAAATCGAAAAACCCAAGTTACTTTTTTGTAACATCATATAAAATTCGGATATAGATCCAAATAAAATTCGAGTTAGGATTCACAAATAGGAAAATTCTATTGATTTCAAAGTAAAATTAGTAGAGTAATTGGGCTGAAAATAAATTGGATTTTAGTCCATCTTGGAAGTTAATTTTACTTCAACTCTACGGCTAAATTTTAGTCTTCTTCGAAAAACTCAAAACTAAATCCTGGTAACCAAATTGCAATTTTCTCACTTGAGTTCACCCGACAATTCTCAACCAAATTGCAATTTTCTCACTTGAGTTCACTCGAAAATGGTAACCAAATTGCATTTTTCTCACTTGAGTTTCAGACAAAACTTCCAACCAAATTGCAATTTTCTCACTTGAGTTCACTTGAAAATTCAGTATTACTTGTAATTCTTTCTCCTAAATCTAGCAGAAATAATTTTTGTTCGGATATCCAAATTTTATATGATGTTACAAAAAAGTAACTTGGGTTTTTCATATTTGTAATTTCTTGTTTTGAAAAATTTTTTAGATTTTAGAAAAGTTACAAAATCGAAAAACCCAAGTTACTTTTTTGTAACATCATATAAAATTTTGTAATCTTGAAAATAACCTAAAGATAACTACTTTTCAAGTTATCTTTAACGACTTTTGGATTTGGGTAGAATTTTCCCATTTTGGGTTAAAGATAACTTGAAAATAAAGTTATCTTTAAGGTTGTTTCAACTAATATCGAATTTTATATGATGTTACAAAAAAGTAACTTGGGTTTTTCGATTTTGTAACTTTTCTAAAATCTAAAAAATTTTTCAAAACAAGAAATTACAAATATGAAAAAACCCAAGTTACTTTTTTGTAACATCATATAAAATTTGGATATAGATCCAAAATAAAATTCGAGTTAGGATTCACAAATAGGAAAATTCTATTGATTTCAAAGTAAAATTAGTAGAGTAATTGGGCTGAAAATAAATTAGAATTCGATATGTTTAGAGATAGTTTTCTCTTCCGGCACCCCATCAAGAGTTTCCTTCTTTTGAACGGGCTCATCCGAAAACTTCCAACCAAATTGCAATTTTCTCACTTGGAGTTTCAGACAAAACTTCCAACCAAATTGCAATTTTCTCACTTGAGTTTCAGACAAAACTTCCAACCAAATTGCAATTTTCTCACTTGAGTTTCAGACAAAACTTCCAACCAAATTGCAATTTTCTCACTTGAGTTCACTCGAAAATGGTAACCAAATTGCATTTTTCTCACTTGAGTTCACTTGAAAATTCAGTATTACTTGTAATTCTTTCTCCTAAATCTAGCAGAAATAATTTTTGTTCGAATACTCGAATTTTATATGATGTTACAAAAAAGTAACTTGGGTTTTTCATATTTGTAATTTCTTGTTTTGAAAAATTTTTTAGATTTTAGAAAAGTTACAAAATCGAAAAACCCAAGTTACTTTTTTGTAACATCATATAAAATTCGAGTATTCGAACAAAAATTATTTCTGCTAGATTTAGGAGAAAGAATTACAAGTAATACTGAATTTTCGAGTGAACTCAAGTGAGAAAAATGCAATTTGGTTACCATTTTCGAGTGAACTCAAGTGAGAAAAATGCAATTTGGTTACGAGGGTTTCGATTTTGGTTTATCCGAAAAGACCAAAATTTGTTCATGGAGTTGGGACGAGACCAACTTCTAAAGTACATGAAAATTCAAATTATTTTCAGCCCAATTACTCTACTAATTTTACTTTGAAATCAATAGAATTTTCCTATTTGTGAATCCTAACCCGAATTTTATTTTGGATCTATATCCAAATTTTATATGATGTTACAAAAAAGTAACTTGGGTTTTTCATATTTGTAATTTCTTGTTTTGAAAAAATTTTTAGATTTTAGAAAAGTTACAAAATCGAAAAACCCAAGTTACTTTTTTGTAACATCATATAAAATTCGATTATCCTGAAATCACTCCAAAGACAATTTGGAGATTTCCAAATCGAATCGTTAGCCCGAAGAAATGGAAGGCTTCAACCAGTCCAATTATGAATCGGAGTTTCGAGTTGAGTCGAATGGTAGAGTGAGCTTCCCTTTGTCATATTGCGAATTCTTTCCTGAAGCTGAGAAGATTGGGAAAAGAGCCTACTTGAATTCGACTCCTGAAGAACTTCTTCGTCGAAAGATTTCCTTCACTCATGCTGAAAACTGGTATCCTGACTTGGAAGAGATTTCATCAGATGGGAGAATTTTGACTTGGGAGTCAGTTCTAATACCTTTCGACAATTCTCCTTTTGAAATTGTCGAAAAGATCGATGAAGTGATCAAGAAGCTGGGAGGAAGTTGTTTTATTCGGTTGAACTCTCTTTCTCCCAAACACTTTGAACCAGTGACTTCAGGGTACGAAGCGGCAACAATTCTATACGAATCTGAAAGAACTCGCCAAACTTTTGGTCTGTTTCGAAATTTGGTAATGGTACGCAAATTCGAACGTTTTCCAAAAGAGATGGAATTTCGCTTATTTGTTCGAAAGGGAAAACTTCGAGCCATTTCCCGTTATGATCCTTACTGCTTAGCTCCTTTAAAGAATTCGGCGGAGGAACTTCAAAGAATTTTTCAAAGATTTTTCCGTTGTTTGCAAGTTGAATCTTTAGTTTTGTTTGACCTTTGTACCATTGACTGTGTTTACTGGCCTGAACAAATCAACCGATCTTATTTTTTGGACGGAGTCTTTTTGATTGAATTTAATACTTTTGGTCCGGATTCGATTTCAGGGAGTTGCCTTTTTGACTGGGAAGCCGATAAACAAATTCTTTATCATGGAAAGGGAGAAATTCGAATCTGATCAATGAACTCCCCAAAATGTCGCGTTGGTTGTTCGAAAAAATGTTTGCGTCTTTTCTCGGAAGGGAAGGCCCAACTTTGTGAAGACCGATTTTCGTATTTGCTATCTGCGAATTGGGGAAAATTTCAGCACATTTATTGTTTTTCTCACAAGTTTTCTTGTTGTGAGAAAGAAAAAACCTTTCACTCGATCGAAGTAATTTTGAAAGACTGTCTTGAAGGGGAGTCTTGGCAATATTACTTCGATTCAATCCAGTTTTTAAACCCCACCCCAATTCGACGAGAATTTTCCCAAAAATTTCATAAAATCTCTCAGAGAAAAGCCCAAATTTGCCAAAGAATTCAATCTTTGGATGAGTATTTGCCCAGCAGAAAACCTTTGCACGACTACAGTTCCTCAACCGGCTCCTCTCAAAGTACAAAGGGCTAACGTTTCAACCTTCCCTTCAGCCCGAAGTTGTGTCGAGAGAGTTTTGAACTGGAATTTAAGAAGATTTTGTGATGATGTTTCGAGTGATGAGTGGTATTTTTCCGATGAGATTTCAACTTCGGTGATTCCCCGTCGTGATCAAGTTTCTTGTGTTCGTAAAGCTTACACAGGAGATCCTTTCATTTGTTGCTCAAAAGATTATGCTGCTACTGAAAGGTTTGAAAATTGTTTTTCAACTCCGGGACAGGGAGGAGGTTCGAGAACTTGCGATCCTTCTCTTCGTGACATCACTTCAGATGCTTGTAATTCTGCAAGAGTTTCAATCGAAGATGTTTGTTTAGGAGTTGGCCTGACTGACCAACAATGGATTGATGTTTGGACCAAACCAACTTACCAATCGCAAGCTTTGTGTCCATATTTCCTAAGTCGTAAAGTGCTCAACATTGCCGGAAGTCAGGTTTTAAATTTACAAACCGCCGTCCCTCCCGCCTCTCAATACATCAGTGGAGACCGGATTGCTTGGGCGCGAAATTTTCTTTCCCGTCTAGCTTCTAACTACAACACACGAGGATTTTCTCTTGGCTCGGCACCCAATTCTCGAAGTTTCTCCCCGATTGAACCAGTTCTTTACAATATTTGTTCTAACGCTCCAGGACTCTGCAATTCTTTTCTAAGGCAATTTTGTTCTCCTTTCACTGGCGATCAACTCACTCGTGAGCCGGCCTTAGCCAATTGGTGTGGATGTTACCTTCCTGACTCCGAATATGAGACTTACGTCACCCAATATCAAGTTAATCGTGAGTGCACTCCTTACTGTATTCGCGAAGGAGCGGTACCTCTTGCTCGTGCTTCTGGAACCTCTCCTTCCCCCTGCACTCAAAACACTTGCATCATCGACGATGTGACAATTCGCCTTGAACGTAGCTCAGTTGGTCAAGGAGTCAACTTTTCGCAGTTTTGTGGTAATTGTGGTGAAGGTACCACTTGCAGTTGTATTCTTTCCGGAGCCTCGATTGAAGTGATCAACAGTCGAATTGGTGGCCAGATTGACCTAAGTCAAAATTGTAGTGGAAGTTCCCTTTGCTACATTGATGTTGGGCCGACCCAAATCCAAGTTCCTTGCGCCACCGGAGACGACGCCTCTAACCAAGTTGAGAAAGAGTTTCGAGATGCCTTGTTCCGTAGAAATCTAACCATTTTGTTGGTTTTGCTCGGAGCCATCATTTTGGTTGGGATTGTTTGGTTCGTGGTAAGTTTTTTCTTCGATAAATGAAAGGATGTAAAAATAAGTTATTTTAACTTATTTTTGCTTGATCGGGTTAGTAAATTTTGTCGTAGTCTGTCCACGAGCTAATTGAGGATTTTATGAGTGAAGTCGATAGAGGAGTTAACATACTTCCAATTCCTTTAATTTTATGGAACTTGACTTGATCCACCACGTCAATTTTCTTATATTCTGAGGGGAGTAAGCTTAGTTGGTTTAAGCAATATAGGATTACGTTGATGTATCCAAGATTATCCAACATCATATCAACCAAAAATCTTCTACGGACGAATTCTTCGGATTTGGAGATGGCCGAGTCGAGAATATCAACAGGAATTCCCTTCCAAGAGCTAATATAGAATGAAAGAAGACTGGGAGAGATTATATTTTCAAAGAGTTGGCGAGTCCAAATTACGTTTCGGTGAGCAAAAAATCCCTGAATTAATGCTCCGCAGAAATTTTGGTAAAATTCTGGGAAGGCACTTTCCATAACGTCTGGGTCATATCCGGATATTTTCTGCAACATTTCAATAAAGGCTGGGTTTCCTCCTTTGGCAGCACTAACAAAAAGTCTTTGTAACTGAGGAGAAAATCCCGAACCTGTCGGAATCACCTTGACAACATAAGGAGAGAAAAACTGCAATAAATCAGGTTGACCGCTTTTCAGCACCGAATTGAAAATTTCAACCAATGAATTTTGGGACTTTTTTCTCTGAGGTGTAAGAGTATCTTGCAAAGTTTTCAAATTTCCCTTCTCAATCAAAGGTAGTAAGCGATCCAATTCAGAAATGAATAATGCTGGTGAATCGGTTATTTCGACGTCCTCTCCAGGAATTAAAAAATGTTCTTTCATAAATATTCTTGCTCCATGTATTGCAGGATTACTCCCATAGTAAGGAGAGGAAACTTTCTCTAAAACTTGTTGAAAGAACTTCAAAGAGAAGTCTTCCTGAATAGGAAAGCCTAAAGTCTCAACATATTCGATTATCGAATTTCTTAGCCAAGGCTTCAATCTGGCGAAGAAAAAGTCGAATTGTTCAGAATTATTTTTATACACAGCATCTTGAACTCCTGCAAAACTTTCAATTAAACCGGAAATTTCTCCAGTTTTCTTCACTACATAAACTGCCATTTCAGGGGAGAAGTCATTAATAGCGAGAAGTTCAAGGTAACGACTCGGTTCCGAAATTGGTCTGAAAGTTGAGGTTGGACCACCAAGATAAAGATCGAAGAAATTGGGTGGAATTCCCAGATTTACCTCAGCTTTTCTTTTCCACACTCCTTGACAGGGAGGAAATCTTCCAGAGTTACATATTTCAAGAGTTTCTTGCACCGATAAGGGAACTAAACTGAGTTCGAAGAGAGAAGGAACTTGGTCCATTTTTATCGCTCAAACAAATTCAATAAGGGAATTATTTTCGAAATTCGAAAATAAAATCTTGAAATCAATGATCAATGACGATGAGAGAAAAAATTTGTCAATTATCTATGACTTTCTGAACTCGAACAAATTATTTCTTCGATAAGTGAAAAGATGGAAATTATCGTCTATTACGGACAATTACAATCTTGGATTCAATACAATGATTTTGATTTCTTTTGTAAACGAACTATAGCTAAGGAACAATTCCCCGAAATGTTGAGCGATTTCGATTCGATCGATGAAGTGCAGTCTTTAGAGCTTTCTTCATTCCGTCCAGAAGAGAAGATTTATTTGTTTGATGAAAAACGCTGGATAACGGCTGAAGAAATTCGAATTCTTCTTTCGAGATGATAAACAAAAGATTTACTTGACTTTTTGCCAAGTAAATTTGTGGAAAATTAAACCAGTGGAGGTAGGGTGGGTTTTGACTTCCATTGTTTAACGGTATCTTCGATTAATCGAACTGATAAGGGAGTCAGATCCTTATTTAGATGAATTGTGTGAGGTGAAATGCGAGCATTAAAGTAAACATAGAAGTTTTCTTCATGGATGTACTTTTCCAACTGATTTAGGCAGAAGAAAACAACGTTTAATTGTCCAAGGTTTGAAGCAAGTGTTTGAGTCAGAAGGGAAATCACGGACGAATTGTAAAAGTCGTATTGGTCTGTCGAAGTCTTATAATAAATTAAGTCGAGAAGATCAACCGGAATCGATGAAAGAAAAAATCGATTTGAGTAATATTGCAAAGGAAAGTTTCGTAGAATATCATAAGTCCATAGAATATTGCGATGAGAAAAGAAGCCCGAAAGAGTCGAGTCAACAAAAGAGTTAATAAAAGAGACCACGTTTTGCTTAATAATTTCTTCAAAAGTTGTACCTTTGACTTCGAGTAGGAAGTTTAATATTGTCGGGTTACCTCCGTAAGCCGCCGCAATAAAATATTCATTAGGAATGTGAAAATTGGACATTGTTTCTAACCCAACCTTCGGAAAATAAGGAGAAAAGGCATCAAAGAAATCAAAATTTCCACTTCGAAGAACAGCGATGAAAACTTTGCTAACCAAATGTAATAATTCACCTTTTCTAAATTTTTCAAGGAGGAAAGTCAGAGCTGGTTCTTGACCTTTCTCAATTAGAAGGAGGATTGCTTCGGGGAGGTAGGAGTTTAGAATTGAGGGATCAGTGATTGGAGTGTTAAATAAGACACGAACTTGAAACTTCTCTTCGACAGATCTTCCTGGTGTGTCTCGAATTATCCAATCTTGTGCCGGACTAGTCACCTTACCCTCTTTCGAATTCCAAAATCCCAAACGTTGACAGAAAGTCACAAAAAGATCAAATGAGACCTGATTGGGACCTTGTGGAAAAAGATCGGAGATTAGCTGAGGATATTCGGAGAGAAAATTCAATCTTTGTATTGCGTTGGGCTTCAGTCGTGGGAAAAAGAATTCGAATTGTTGCTTATCTCCTCGCAAAATTGCCTCCCTCACTCCATTCAAACTTTCGAACAAACCGGAAATTTGCCCCGTTTTAACATCACGAGAAACTGCTGCCTCGGGAAGAAAATTATTAACACTGGCCAGTTCAAGGTAACGGTAAGATTCAGAGATTGGTCGAGAAGTCGAAAGAGGAGAACCGAGATACAAATCGAAAAACTCTGAAGGAATTTTAAGATTTTTCTCTGCCTTTCTTGGCCAAATATTATCCCCACATGAAGGAAGGGCGAAAGACGATCCGCAAACTCTCAAAGTGTCAGTCACCGAAAGGTTGAGCAAACTTAAATCGAAAAGCGACGGTAAGGCCATTTTTTTGAAGCAAACTAAATTTGCTTCAAAAAATTAATTTAAATGTTGGAAGTCCATTCATCTTCGACCAGGAGGGGTAAATCTGAAGATTCGGAGGTTATTCTTACAATCCCCCAAGATTGCATAGCTGACCTTACCAATGAAACCGATAAAGGTGTCAGTTTCTCATAAGCTTCGAGGTAGTAATTAAGTTGATGTGGTGTAAGATTTTCAACAAAGTTTGGTTCGCTTCTTCTTCTCTCAAGTTCGTCCAGACAAAAGTAAACTACATCTAAGTAGCCCAAATTGTATTGAAGAACCAAGCTGAAGAAAGACACTGATGAAGCGTTGACAAACGAGGTTTTGTGGTAAATTAAATCGATTATATCGATGGGAAGTGAAGAGTAATCTAGTCCAGAAACATCAAACCAAGTATACCCCGGAATTTTGTCAATCATATTGCATAATGAGACCACGTCACGATGGAAGAAAAACCCTTTACAAACTGAGGAAATGTATGTTGACATAGGGAGGGAGATGTTAGTTTCTGACAGCCTCGAAATCAACTCAACATTTTCCCAATTCCCTCCGAAAACTGCCGCTTCAAAATGTAGGTCAATATTATTTCTGTAAAATTTAACATATTGAAGAAAGGGCTCAAATTCTTGAATAACAGATCTTCCACTCTTCAGAACGGATAGAAGAATTTCTTCGGCTTTGAAGCCAAATCTCCCTTCTTCGAAGAAAGAGAGAACTTTATTTAAGGCTTCTTGATTTCCTCTCTCAATCAACTTTAACAGAACTTTGGGTGAGTAACGATCCCAATTTTCAAAAAGTTCCTCCTGGGGAATGTCTCCGGAGAAAGCTTTTTGGTCTCGAATTAACACCCATAACGGAAGGAATTCGGGAAAACGAGAGTTCTTTATCCATCTCTGGGCAGCACTGGGCTTCTCTGTTGAATTAATGTCATCAATCGATTTTTCTCCAACCTCCTGAAGCAACCTGTCAAACAAAGTAATTGAGATTAGATCAGGACCTTGAGGAAAAATATCACTGATTCTCGATACGGTATCTACCCAATAACCTTTCAGTTCATTTAAAGTCTCGGGCTTTAGACGAGTGATGAAGAAGTCGAACTTTTCGCTATTTCCCGTCAGAATTGCTTCCTTAACTCCTATGAAACTTTCCCACAAACCGGAAATTTTACCAGTGTTAGTATCATGAGAAGCTGCTGCCTGAGGAAGAAAATAGTTGATTGAGCCTAATTCCAAATAACGAAAATATTCGGAAATCATGCGTCGAGATGAAGTCTCTGAACCTAAATACAGGTCGAAAAATGGTTCCCAGAAATCGAAATCCAATTCGGCCTTCTTCCTCCAAATTCCTGTGCAAGGAGGGAAATCCCCAGACTCGCAAATTTCTAAAGTTTGCTGAGTGGAGAGAGGTAATAAAGACAAAGAAAAGAGTGATGGTAAGGCCATTTTGAAACAGAAGTTTTAATCTGTTTCAAAAATAAATTTAAAAGTCAACTCCTTCTACGAGGACAACACGCTTAGGAAAATTCCAAGTTTCAATCGCTGATCTTACGAGTGAAACCGACAGAGGAGTCAATACTTCATATTTGTCGAGGTGAAAATCGGGTTGTGTACCCTCAAAATCTTTCTTAAAATACTTCTCTCCTTTAAGTTTCTCAAGTTCGTCCAAGCAAAACTGGACCACATTCAGATAGCCTAGATTGGCCCACATCACTGAACTCAAAAAGTGAACTTCTGAGAATGAAGTATAGAATGTTGTTCTGTGATAAACAAGATCGATGATGTCAAGAGGCACCGATGCAAAATTCACATCCTCGAAAATATCCGAGGATTCGTAACCGTCGAGTTGATCAATCATAAAACAGGCTCCGGATAAATCGCGATGAAAGAAAAATCCTTTAATAATTGATATGAGGTAATCCTTTAGAGAAAGGTAATTTTTGATGTCAAGATCCATCAACTTCGAGACCATTTCAACGTTTTCCCAATTTCCTCCAAATGCCGCAGCGTCAAAATATTTTTGAGATTGCTCTTCATCATAAAAGACCACATATTGAATGAAAGGTTCAAAAGCCTGAACAAATGACAATTCTCCACTCCTCAAAATCGAAAGAAAAATTTGTTCAGCTTCAAAGTCAAATCTTCCATTGTCGAAAAAATCGAGAACTTTGTCCAAAGCTTGTCGGTTCCCTCTCTCAATCAACTTTAAAAGAACTTGAGATGAGAATTGATCCCAATTCTCAAGAAGTTGATCTTGAGGAGTATCTTTGGACATCGCTTTTTGGTTTCGAATTTGCGCCCGAAGAGGGTAATGATCCATATCTTTAGCCACCCATCGTTGAGCAGCGGACGGTTCGGACAGTTTTGGATATTCTTCGAGAGGCATTTGTCCAGTCTCCTGAAGTAATTTGTCAAACAAATCCAATGAAATGAATCCAGGACCTTGGGGAAACAAATCTTCAATCGAGTGTAAGAATTTAAGATGAGTTTTCAACCACTCCAAAGTCTCAGGCCTCAACCGGTTGAAAAAGAAGTCGAATTGAGTTTCATCTCCCTTTAAAACTGCCTCCTTCAACCCGGCAAAACTTTCATACAAACCGAAAATCTCTCCAGTTTCGACGTTTTTCGAGGCAGCTAGTTCAGGGAGAAAAGAGTTGATCGAAGCCAATTCCAAATAACGAAAGTATTCAGAAATTGGACGCTTCGACGATGTTTCTGAACCAAGATACAAATTGAAAAACTTCTCCCAAAAATTCAACTCCAACTCAGCCTTCCTTTCCCAAACTCCTTCACAAGGTGGAAATTCGCCAGATTCACAAATCTCTCGAGTTTGCGAAACGGGCAAAGTTGTCAAAGATAAATTAAAAAGAGAAGGTAGTTCCATTTTGAAACAGAAGTTTAATCTGTTTCAAAAGTAAAATTTTATTTAGTTGTTTTCAACCAGTGAAGGGAGTGCCCAAGATTGAAGAGTAGAGCGAACAATCGATACAGATAACGGAGTCAATTTCTCAAATCTTTCGAGGACTTGAATCAAACCGCTACGTTCCAGATGACGAAAGAAGTTTTCTCTCCCTCGTTCAGCGGCTAAACCGTTCAGACAAAATATGACCACATTCAAATAACCCAAATTCTGACCAAGAACTTGAGAAAAGAAGTCAACTGCCGAATAAATTTCTTTGAAAGGGATTTTATGGCTGAGCAAGTCGAGAACGTCAATCGGAAGGGAAGAAAAGTTAATCCGACTTCGATGAATTATGCCAGTTGAATTGAGGGTAATTTGTTCAATAAGGGAGTGAACTGCCATAACATCTCTGTGAAGAAAGAAGCCATCCAAAATTGCCCTCAGATAAACGCTTGTAAATGATTCACTATCCCGTATTATATCCAACGACGATTGTTGATTGGATTGGGAAAGAAAATCGACAACCTGTCGATTTCCACCGCAAGCTGCATCGAGGAAGAAATCTGCGGGAAATCCAGCGAACTTCTCTTCATATATACCGTCGATGTCAAAGGCTGCTGATCTCAATACAACATATTTAAAGTAAGGCTCGAAGGTGTCGACGAAATCAATCCTGCCGCTGCGAAGAATTGCCCTAAAGATGGCCTTCGAAGTTGGTTGAGTCCTTCCATCGTTGAAAGCTGAAAGAAGTTCTATTAAAGCTTTTTCGTTACCCCTTTCCACTAAAGAAAGGAGAACATCATGCGAGAAATAAAGAGAATTGTCAAGAATTTCATTGGGAGTAAATCCTCCCATTCGAGCCTTTTGATCATTCACAGATTGCTCGATTGATCTGGGAGGTTTTCCGGTCAAAATCCATTGCTGAGACGGGTCTTGAGGTTGAACGATTTTATCCAACGGGGGAAGACCCAAACCTTGAAGTAAAGCATCGAAAACTGGAAAAGAAACCCTGTCAGCACCCATTGGAAACAACAAGGAAAGTTTGCCCACAGATTCTAAATTCTTCTTTAGCTCCTGTTTGGCTTCAGGTTTCATCCGATCGAAGAAGAATTGAAATTGTTCCATATTTCCTTTCAGGATTGCCTCCTTGACTCCGATGAAACTTTCGAACAAACCAGAAATTTGCCCGGTTTTACGGTCTCGTGAGGCTGCCAACTCAGGAAGAAAGGAATTAACCGCCCCTAATTCAAGGTAACGATAAGATTCCGGAATTGGGCGAGGAGTTGAAATATCAGATCCAAGATACAAATCGAAGAAATTTCCGGGAAACCCAAACTCCAATTCAGCCTTCCTTTTCCAAATTCCGGTGCAAGGTGGAAATCTGCCGGATAAGCAAATTTCCAAAATTTCTTGCAAGGGAAGAGGGAGTAAAGTCAAAGTAAAAAGAGAAGGAGGATTCATTTTGAAACAGAAGTTTAATCTGTTTCAAAAGTTAAATTTAATTATTTTCAACCAGTGGAGGAAGAACCGAAACCTTCCAAGATTCAATCGCGGATTCAATGATTGAGACTGAAAGAGGGGTCAAAATTTTACCATCTGTGAAGACTGATTCGGGAATGGTTGAAACGAACAAATATTCGAAAAAGTTTTCATTCCGAATTTGAGTCTCGAGTTGGGCCAGGCAATAGAAAACCACATTTAGGTAACCCAAATTCTGAGAGAGAATTTTCCCCAAAAACCAAGTACGACTTGGTGAATCCTCGATAATGGGAAATTTGTGATAAAGCAAATCCAAAATGTCAATTGGAAGCCCTGATAAGGCAACAAGATCCGTCGTCCAAGAATTAAAGGGAATCGGTTGTATTAAATCGTAAGTTCCAAGAATGTTACGATGAGAAAAGAAACCATCAACAGCGGATCTAACATATTTGTTCGCGAATGAATAATTGCCCTTTGCGACAATTTCAGCAGGAGTTTCTCCTCTAATTAAAGACAGGAACTCGACCATCTTCGGGTTACCACCGTAAGCTGCTGCAACAAAATAATTTGTTGAGAGGTCAGGGGTTCGTGATGAGTCTTCAATCGAAGTGGTTTGAGAAGGGAGGGTCAAACCCCATTTTAGTCCAATCTTTCGCAAATATGGAGAAAAAGCGTCAAGAAAATCTATCCGGCCGCTTCGCAAAACGGCGATAAAAACTTGTTCAGTCAGATAGTTAGCAATTCCTTTAGAAAAATTATCGAGAAAATATTGCAAAGCTTTTTGATCGCCCTTCTCAACTAAGGGGAGAAAAGTCTCAAAGAAATAATCCGCTGGACTTTCAATGATTTGTTGAGTTCTGGAACTGTCTGCTAGATACCTTTTCTGAATTTTCTCTCTCACTTCCTCTCGATAATCCCAATCAGAAATATCATTCGAAGGTTCAATGCCAGCCAACCAGAACTGAACTTCAGTAATATAAGGACCGAATTGATCGAACGGAACATCCTCAACCAACCTTCTATACAAAATTCCGAAGATGTGAATTGAAATCGCTTCAGGACCTTGGGGGAACAATTCAGGCAATAGAGTTTGGGAGTTAAGAATCTGTGTCAGTTTACTTTTCGCTTCAGGTTTAAGCCGAGCAAAGAAGAATTCGAATTCTTGTTCATCACCGCGAATAATCGCATCTTTCACTCCAGCAAAGCTTTCAAATATACCAGTAATTTGTCCAGTTTTGCGGTCTCGGGAAACGGCCGACTCGGGAAGAAAGGAATTAATTACTGCAAGCTCAAGGTAACGATAAGATTCAAGAATTGGCCGAGGAGATGACAAGTCCGAACCGAGATACAGGTCGAAAAATTGCCTCGGAATTTTAAGATTTTTCTCGGCCTTTTCCTTCCAAATTTCAGTACAGGGAGGAAATCGACCAGAGGAACAAATCTCTAGCGTATCTCGAAGCGAGAAAGGCAGCAAAGTTAAGTTGAATAGAGAAGGTGGATTCATTTTGAGACAGACTTTTAATCTGTTTCAAAAGTAATTTAAGGTTAAAATTTTAAAGCTGAACGAATTTTCTCAACGGAAATTGGAGTCAGATCGGAATATTTGTTTAATTGGTATTGTAAGACCTCGTCCCTTGCCACCTTCTTCAACACATCTGGCGATTTTTCATTGAATTCTCTCAGCTTTTCAAGACAAAAATCGACTACGTTCAAATAGCCAAGGTTCTCGGAGAGAATTTTGGCGAAAAATGCAGTCGGAGGGAAATGATCTTTTGTTGAGATTTTGCGATAGACGCAGTCGATTACATCGATAGGTAAGGAAGAGAAATCAACAGCACAGATAAGAGAAAAATTCAATTCGGAAATCTGTTCGATCATTTGACAAACTGCCTCTAAATTGCGGTGAAATAGAAAACCTTCGAAAGCACTTCGCAAACAACCTGCCGCAAATATATGATCAGATCTTAGCTTGTCTCCCAAGGTCAACTTTCCAATTTCGTTCAGAAACTCGATGAATTTTGGATTGCCTCCATAAAATGCCTCAGTGAAATAATAGTGAGAATTTGGTACCGGTTTTTCAGAAGGTTGGTCAGCTAAAGAATTTAAGTATTTTAGATAGGGGCGAAAAGCGTTGATAAAATCTATCCGTCCACTTCTCAGAATTGAGACGAACACTCTTCCAAAAGTAAAGCCAAAACGTCCCATCCGCGTAAAGGAAAGAACTTTCTCCAAAGCTTGTTCATTTCCTTTCTCAATGAGGTAGCAGAGAATGTCAATTGGAAAAAAATCCCAATTTTCAAGCAATTCTTTCTGGGGAATTGCTCCACAGTACGCCATTTGGTTTCGAATTTTAATCTCCAAAGGTCCTGGAGACTTTTCTTCGATTAACCAAAGTTGAGAGGCGGAAATTGTTTCCTTCTCATCTTTCAAAGATTGACCAGTAAGTCTGTAGACCAAGCTGTCAAAGACTGAGAAAGAAATTAGGTCCGGTCCTTGAGGGAACAATGACTTGAGCTTGGAACTTGAATTAAGGATTTCGGCAAGTTGGACCTTGGCTTTCGGGCACAATCGAAAAAGGAAAAAGTTTAACTGATCCTCACTCCCCTTCAAAACCGCGTCCTTTACTCCGGCAATTCCTTCTATCAAATCTTCTCCGGCTTGAGGAAGAAATGAGTTCACCAAGCTCAGTTCAAGGTATCGCCGAAAATTGTTAAGCGAGCGACCTGACGAATCAAGAAAAAAGTCGAAAAAATCTGAAGAGAATCCAAAGTCAAGTTGGGCCTTTGCCTTCCAAATTTCATCACAAGAGGGAAACTGGTCAGAGGAACAAATTTCGATCGTTTGCTCAGCCGACAAAGGGAGTAAACTCAGATGAAGGAGAGAAGGAGGATTCATTTTGAAACGCTCATTAAACGTTTCAAAAGTAACCAATTGTTTGTTCATGTGATGAAGGAACGTTAGACGGTTTTCCATCCGGAAGAACGGGATTGAATTAATCGAACCGATAAAGGATAAAAGGAGACCCGATGTTCAATATCATAAAAGAAATTTTCTCTTTCCGATTGGTCAACGTAGTCGATTCCGGAAGAGATTTGAGGATCAGAATCAATTTTATCAAGGAGGAAAAAGACTGTGTTAATGTAACCCAAATTACACTTTAAAAATTCAAGCAAAATGCTAAAATTTATTCGGTCTGAGTATTTGGGAGTGGGAAGGTTCAGTATTAACTCGATTAAATCGATAGGAAGCCCTTCTGATAAACTGTAAGGGAAGTACGATTGAACTAAAGGCAACTTAGTCAGAAAAGTATATGTTGAGGGGAGATTTCGATGTATGAAAAAACCCGTAATCGCTTCTCGAAGTATCTTTTCAGACATATCTTCCCAGTCCACTTCATCGTTGTTTCTTAGATCGTTCTGGGAAAAGAGAAAGTCTAACATTTGAGGATTTCCTCCATGAGATGCGGTGTAATATTCTTCTTCGGAAAAGAAAGATCCGCTGAATTTTTTGTCCAAAGGTAGAAATCTCTCTAAAAAGTCCATTTTTCCACTTCTTAGAATCGAATGAAGTAAACGTTTTGTTAAACCTAACGGAACGAGCTGTTCCAAAGCTTTCACATTTCCATTCTCAACCATTCGATGGAGAATTGTACTTTTTGACCAAGTATTTGGAATTTGTTCGATATCTCCATTCTGAATTATGACTTGGTCGGGAAAATCTATCGAGTAGCCAAAATGATCACGGTCATGAAACTGAATTCGAAGTGATTGATTTTCTTCGATAGGAGAAGAAATTCCTGCTAAAATGAAAAATTCTTTCAAGGTTGAGATAGAAATTTTCTTCGAATCATAGAGAATTTTTGTTGTAAATTGAGAATTTCCCAACCAAAGTTTCGAAGCTAATTCAAGCATAATTTCCCTCTTAACTCGTGGAAAGAAGAACCGTAATTGTTCAGAATTTCCTTTCGAAATTGCATCAAGAATTCCCGTCACTGATTCCATTAAACCAAATATCTTACCCGTTTTAAGATTCGCAGAAACAGCAAACTGAGGAAGAAAGTGAGAAATTGCGGTCAGTTCAAGGTAACGATAAGAACCGGAGATTGGTCGGCTCAAATAAAGATTAAAAAATTCGGGAGGAATTTCCAGTTTGATTTTTGCCCTCTCTGCCCAATCACATTGAGGGAATTGCCCTGAATTGCAAATCTCCGCCACTTGCTCGAACGGCAACGAGTTCAAAATCAAAGAGAATAGCGAACTCATTTGTTAAGATAAAAAAGTTTGGATTTCATTTTCCAAACTTTTTTTGGGTGCATTTACACCAAAGGAGGAGGAATCTGTAAATTCCATCTTTGTAAAGTGGAGCGAATAATTGAAACTGACAATGGAGTTAATCCTTCAAAGTTTTTCAGATGAAATTCGAGCTTAGAATGATCACATTGCTCCAAAAAATCGGGTTCGAGAATTCGTCCTTCGAGATGAGACAAACAGAAGAAAACCACATTCAGATAGCCTAAATTCTCTGTCAAAATACGAAATAGAAACTTTGCTTTACCGCAAGAGGGAAAGTCACTTTTGCAGTAAAGAAGGTCAATGATGTCAATAGGAACTCCCGAGAAACGAAGATCTTTCAACTTGAGGTCAGACCAAGAGAAGGAAAATTGAGATAAAATTTGGTAAGTTCCCGATAGATTACGGTGAGCAAAATAGCCTTCGATAGCGCTTTGAATCAAATCTGTCGGATAATCTTCCCTAACCATCCCATCCATTTTCAGTCTTTGAGACAAAAGTTCCAACATTTGTGGATTGCCGCCAAAAAAGGCACATTCGAATTCTTCCACAAAAATTTCATGTTCAGAAGGAAACAATTCATCCAATAAAGGAAGCGATAATTGGAAAAAATCCATTCTTCCACTTCGAAGAACCGAATGAAAAAAGCGAAGTTTGTCCTTCTTTTCCATTTTGTGCTGAAAAGAGCTGAGAAAGTAGAAAACATCTCTGTTCCCCTTCTCTACCATCAAAAAGAAAGTATTCAGTTTGTAAGCTGAAGTTTCGTTGTTTTTCAGAACTTGTTTGAAGCTTGTAGTTTCTGCCAAAAGTTGTTGATTAAAGTAAATATAATAAGAACGAATACGTTTCTCCTGATTTTGATACCACTTGAATATTTGAGGATGTGAAGAATGGTTAAGAGGTGCGTAAAATCCTCCCAGATTAAGCAGTTTTTGCAAAGAACGTAAACAAATCAGAGATCCTCCCAAAGGAAAAAGAAGGTCAAGAAACCAACCTTGATCCAAATTCGACATGAGTTGTTTCTGAAATTCTGGCTTCATTCTACGGTAGAAAAATTCGAGTTGTTTCTCATCTCCCTTAATAACTGCCTCTTTCACCCCGATCAAACTTTCATACAAACCAGAAATTTGCCCAGACTTTTTGTCAACTGAGACTGCCAATTCAGGCAGAAAAGTTTTGGAAGAAATGAGTTCAAGATAACGAAAAGAGGAAGGAATGAGCCGAGAGGAAGAAGTTTGCCCACCTTGATACAATTCGAAAAAAGAACGAGGAAAACAAAATTCTTTTTCTGCTTTCTCTGCCCAAATTCCATCACAACGAGGAAATGAACCAGAAGAACAAATTTCCAACACTTCTTGCAGAGACAAGGACAATAACGAAAGAGAAAACAAAGACTTCATTTCTCATAAAATAATATTTTTCTTATCAATTGATAAGAAAAATATTATTTTAAATCATTACAGCGAATGACAAAGCTAAGTATAATTTATCCGAAAGGAAATTAATTTTCTCCATTGGTCAAACTTCTGAAGAATCCTTGAAGTGGAGACTGGGAATGGATTTTGAAGATTTGGAAGAGATAACTCAGCTTCGTCCATTACCATAACAAATTCTTCGCCAAAAATAAAAAGTTCAAGCTGGGACAAACAAAAAGAAACTACGTTCAGATAGCCTAGATTGTCGACCAAAACTTTAAACAAAAATCGAGTTTTGTCTTGTTCTGAAAAAATACCCCTGCAACAAAACAAATCGAGGAGATCTATCGGGAGTCCGGCCAAACTTACCTTCTGGAAATCGGACCAAGAGAAGGAAAAACGAGATAAAATTTGGTAAATTCCTATGAGATTTCGATGAGTCAAATAACCTTCAATTGCTGACTTGATAATTTCGACCCGACTACTTCCCAACCGAAGTTCAAATTTCACATCTTGAGAGAAAAGATTAAATAACTCCGGATTGCTTCCAAATATTGCGGCTTGACAAATTGATGAACGAACATCATAACAAGAAACGGAAGAGAAAATGGATAGAACATTAGTTCGAATTTTTGTATAAAAACTCATATTTCCACTTGCTAAAACGGCCATAAGGAGCGAGGAACGTTGAGTCTGAGATTGTAAAACTCTCCTAAAAGCTTCTTGATTTCCGAGCTTAATCATATCAAGATAAATGGTCAGTTGAAAAGGAGGAGTAAGAGTCGATCGACGAGAAATTTGGAAAAATGACGAATTCTCAAGAAGAAGTTTCTTCCTTAAATATGAATCCGTCTCGTAAGGTCTTTTGGAACGAGAGGCAATCCAAGTGTAAAATTGATCATAAAGACAATCCTCGAAGCCAACCCCGGAATCCGAAAGCTTGAACACTTTCCCTAAAGTTTTCAAATGGACCGATTCGATCCCTTGAGGGAAAATACAGTTAAGAAATTTAACATTATTCAAACCTTCGATCAGCCTTGATTTTTCCTTAGAATTCATTCTATCAAAGAAAAATTCAAGTTGGTCTTCATTGTGAGTCAAAACTGCCTCTCGAAATCCGACAAAGTCTTCAATTTGTCCAGAACCTTCAGCTTCGTTTACGGCTGTTTCGGAATGAAATTGAGTGTCTGATGAAAGTTCAAGATAACGCTCAAAGGAAGAAATTTGGCGAGGTGAAGAAATCTCTCCTCCCTGATACAAGTCGAAAAAAGACCTGGTAATGCCGAAATTATGAAACGCTTTTTCTCTCCAAACCTCCTGTAGAGAAGGAAAACCTTCCGAAAAACAAAGTTCTTTTACCTCTGAAAAAGGTAAGTAAACTGCGCATAATGAAATCAAAGAGGGAATCTGCATTTACCATAAGAAATATCTAACTCAAGTTTTTATTCCTATTTTGCATTTTACCCCTAAATTTCAATATAATTGTAAATTGGTATAAATGAAAATGATTTTTACATTTATGTTGTTTTTTTCTAAAATATGTCTCAGGAAGGTTGTCAGTACGTTTTTAAGTTCGGATCTAACGCCAAGGAAAGGTGTGGTCAGACTGTTCACAAAGATAACCTTTGTGAACGTTGTTATGCAAGCACAACTCTCCTTTCTGAATTGCAGAATTCGTCAGGGAGGAGTGGAATCTGTGGTCACGCCGATCCTTACGATGGAGAAATTTGCCAAAGGGCCGAAGCTTACCAAGGTTATTGCTTCTATTGTCTCTCAAAGTAAATAAAAACCTTTTAGACAGAATTCATTTCTGTCTAAAAGACATGAATTCGATTTCTTTTCCTAGACAGTTTCTTCAACAGCAAAAAGTCGAGGCTGAACTGGAGAAAGTTCAATTGGAACGATTAAGATTTCGCAAAGAATGGGAAGTGAGAATGTTAGAACTTCAATTGCAAGAGGTTAAAATTCGAAAACAAATTGAAAAAATTAAAGAAAATTGCATGGAATTTGACATCGAATAAAATTTATCTTAAAATGAAATCACAAAGTATTTCTGAAGCAAAGAGGCAATTTCTAGAATGTCAGAATCGAATTCTTCAACTCGAAGGGAAAATCGAAAAGATCCGCAGAAAATTTACCCTGCCTGAAGGTTCATTTCATTTTACAATTTTCCATAAAAGTTGGAAAATTTGCCAAGGTGAACCAGAATTTATCGATGAATTTTGTGGACATAATTACGGGGATAAACCATCTGACCTAAAGGAATGGTTCTCAGACAAACTCCCAAAGAATCTTTTTAAACTTATCGACAAGATCGAAATTCGTGAAGAAAAGAGCGAGAGAGATTTTGAAGAATTCGGGAAGTATTTCTCTCGAATACCGATTACCTCATTTTCAATCGTGATAAATGGAATTTATTCCCAAAAATATTCACCAACTTTTTACTGTCCCGTAACCATAAATTGGCATTCAACGGAAGACATCACTGAATTTTTGAATTCAACCTTTCAGAAAATACTATCGCAATAATTTTTTGAATTGGGTCTACGCACTCTCTGAACTGAGATTGTTAGTTTTTCTCCATCAAACTTTCTCCCCGAAAATACATAACAAAAAGAAGATGTAACAATTAAACTCCATCTTCTTTTTTCTTCATCATTTGGCCAAACAAAAATTTGCCCTTCTGAAGTATTCATTTCCAGACCAATTTCGTTTCGGAGGAAAGTTGCATCGATTCGCAAATCAGGACAAAAAGGTAGCGAAATTGAAAGTGAGGAATTTTTGCAAAGGCGAACTGAGAACTCAAAAACTTCGTCCATTTTATAAATTATTCCTCGTCGTCCAATATGAGAAAACAGTCCTGACAGCAATTTTTCTTTTCGAGTTCAAGATCAAAAGTTCTATCGGGAAAATTAAAGAAAACTTCCCACAATTTAGAAGATCGAAAAGAAAAACTTAAGGGAGAAAATAACAATTCTTTTTCAATTTCAAAAGAGTAATATTTATTCTTTTCTTTTGAGCATTCAATATCATCAGACACAATGACAGGAAGGCAGGAATGATGTTTGGGAATTCTTAAAATAAATTTATCTTTGAATTCAGCAGAAATTTCAAAACAACCTCTGAATTGAGATAAACGGGAAGAAAACCGAAGGTCAAAACAACAAACTTGTTTCATCGAAAGTCTTTTCCCAAAAGAAAAAGATCTCACTTTCTGCCCTCGATCAGTTAAGAAAGAAATCGAAAAAGTTACAAATTTCCTTTTTCGATCATCCAGCATTCTTTGTAGGACTTCACTCGGAAGTTTTGTAGCAACTTCACGAAACCATTTTGCATCGGATTTAGCCAAAAATAAAACTTTTAAGCCTGCCAAATCAACTAAGGAAGGAAAATAAGGTCGGTAAATCATATCTCAAATTTCGATGATACGATTTAAGGTTTTAAATTTCGATGATAAAGTTCTTTTTTCTCAACATTATTTAAAGAAATGGAATCTTTATCTCCTGAACAACAACAAGCAGTTTTGTTTGCTTACTCAAATGATTTGGTTTGTTCAACTCCTATCGCTAAACCTTCTGATTGCGAACTAACTTACAATCGACATGCATATCCTCCTAAAAATTCAAAAGGAAAATACAGTTCAGAATTATCTTATTATTTGGCCAATTTGACGGCAAATTTAGAAATCTCTTCTTATGAAGATTTGGAACTTCAAAAGACTCCGGGAATTGAACTGTTGGCGACTTTCGATATTCCTGACGATCCAACCAAAAGTTTCGGTGCTTTGTTCCAGAACCGACGAAGGCCCGACATCGCCTATTTAATTTTTCGAGGTACCATAGGAGATCTTGAATGGAGTTTCGATTTAATGTACAATCAAACTCCAATTGACGAAAGAAGATTTCCTTTCATGCAAGAGAATTCTATGAAATGGTTGTCGACTAACGACCAAATTCCTTATGATAATATGAATAGGGAAATTCCTTCCTGTCATGGGGGAAGTCAAATCTTGGTACATTCGGGATTTGCTTTCGCTTATCGTGAAATTCAGGAAGCTCTTCTCGAAGTGCTGAGAGATCATGCCGAAATTTCGTTCATCAATATTGCCGGTCACAGTTTGGGAGCTGCTGTTGCTACTTTGGCAGCTTATGATCTTTGCTCATCTTCGTCATTCTTCCAAAGGCGATATCGAAATCGCGATCTAAGTTGCCAAGTTTACCTTTATGGTTCACCAAGAGTTGGAAACATTGCTTTCTCTCAACAAATTTCCCGAGAAAGAAAGATTCAAGGAATTTTCTCAGTCCAAAACGAAAATGATATTGTGTGTAGCGTCCCTCCCGCCGTAACTCCAAATTTTTCAGTTCCTAATGCACCTTTCTTCTATCAACACGTTGGCAAAGTTTTCTACTTTCGAGACAATTTTCTCTCCTGGTTAGGAAATCACGAACTTCCGATCTACATTCAAAACATTACAGGAAAAAGTTTGTGTGGACAAAGAATTTCGGTCTGCAATGATGATCAGAAAAAGTCGCGAGGAAAGTAAACTTATCTCTTTTGAGTTAATTAACTCAAAAGAAAATTGGATTTTCGAAGTTACAGAATTTTATATGATGTTACAAAAAAGTAACTTGGGTTTTTCGATTTTGTAACTTTTCTAAAATCTAAAAAATTTTTCAAAACAAGAAATTACAAAATCGAAAAACCCAAGTTACTTTTTTGTAACATCATATAAAATTTCATATGAGTTGAAAAGAACTTAAAGATAACTTTTTTTCAAGTTATCTTTAATCCAAAATGCAAATATAGCATCCAAATCCAAAAGTAGTTAAAGATAACTTGAAAATAAGTTATCTTTAACTACTTTTCAACTCATATGAAATTTTATATGATGTTACAAAAAAGTAACTTGGGTTTTTCGATTTTGTAACTTTTCTAAAATTTAAAAAATTTTTCAAAACAAGAAATTACAAATATGAAAAACCCAAGTTACTTTTTTGTAACATCATATAAAATTCGGATATTCGAACAAAAATTATTTCTGCCAGATTTAGGAGAAATAATTACAAATAATAATAAGTTTTCGATGAAACTGAGCGAAAACTTCCAACCGAATTGCAATTTTCTCACTTGAATTTCAACGGAATTTTGTAACCGAATTGCAATTTTCTCACTTGAATTTCAACGTAATTTTGTAACCGAATTGCAATTTTCTCACTTGAAACTCATCGAAAACTTGTTATTATTTGCAATTTTCTCACTTGAAACTCATCGAAAACTTCCAACCAAATTGCAATTTTCTCACTTGAATTTCATCGAAAACTTGTTATTATTTGTAATTATTTGTCCTAAATCTGGCAGAAATAATTTTTGTTCGAATATCCAAATTTTATATGATGTTACAAAAAAGTAACTTGGGTTTTTCATATTTGTAATTTCTTGTTTTGAAAAATTTTTTAAATTTTAGAAAAGTTACAAAATCGAAAAACCCAAGTTACTTTTTTGTAACATCATATAAAATTTGGATATTCGAACAAAAATTATTTCTGCTAGATTTAGGACAAATAATTACAAATAATAACAAGTTTTCGATGAAACTCAAGTGGAAAATTGCAATTTGGTTGGAAGTTTTCGATGAGTTTCAAGTGAGAAAATTGCAATTTGGTTGGAAGTTTTCAGTGATTCAGCTAGAAGATTTTGATGAAACTTAAATGGGAGGATTGCAATTTGGTTAGAAGATTCACTGAGTTTCAAAGTGGTAAAATGCAATTTGGTTAAAAGATTTCACTGGGTTTCAAGTAGGAAAATTCTCAACCAAATTGCAATTTTCCACTTGAGTTTCATTGGAAACTTGTTGTTGTTTGTAATTATTTGTCCTAAATCTAGCAGAAATAATTTTTGTTCGAATATCCAAATTTTATATGATGTTACAAAAAAGTAACTTGGGTTTTTCGATTTTGTAATTTCTTGTTTTGAAAAATTTTTTAGATTTTAGAAAAGTTACAAAATCGAAAAACCCAAGTTACTTTTTTGTAACATCATATAAAATTTGGTAATAGTTCAAACAACCTTAAAGATAACTTGAAAATAAGTTATCTTTAATCCAAAATGGGAATATTCTACATAAATCTAAAAGTAGTTAAAGATAACTTGAAAATAAAGTTATCTTTAAGGTTGTTTGAACTATTACCAAATTTTATATGATGTTACAAAAAAGTAACTTGGGTTTTTCGATTTTGTAACTTTTCTAAAATTTAAAAAATTTTTCAAAACAAGAAATTACAAATATGAAAAACCCAAGTTACTTTTTTGTAACATCATATAAAATTTGGTAATAGTTCAAACAACCTTAAAGATAACTTGAAAATAAGTTATCTTTAATCCAAAATGGGAATATTCTACATAAATCTAAAAGTAGTTAAAGATAACTTGAAAATAAGTTATCTTTAAGGTTGTTTCAACTAATATCGAATTTTATATGATGTTACAAAAAAGTAACTTGGGTTTTTCGATTTTGTAACTTTTCTAAAATTTAAAAAATTTTTCAAAACAAGAAATTACAAATATGAAAAACCCAAGTTACTTTTTTGTAACATCATATAAAATTTGGTAATACAGTTACATAAATTTTTGGACAAATCCAAAAATTTTTCGGTTCAGAATAAATGTCTATAGAACAAGAAACACAAAATTATCCGTTTTATTCTCGGTTCATCATCCCAAACAAACGACCAGTTAGGGTAGCCTTGGTCGGAAACTCTGACGTGGGAAAAAGTACATTCTTTCTATCTTTACGAAATGGTAACTTTGTTCCAAATGTCAAAAAGAAAAAAGTACCCTTAATTTGCCAAACTTTCCAAATAGTGGATGAAAGAGGAAGAGAAATCGATGTTCAATGCATCGATTTTCCTGGGTCGAATTGGAGTCCTGAATTTTCACAATATTTAAAGATTTGTGATGGAGCTCTAATTTTTTACGATTTAACTAAGTTGGACTCTTTCGCTAACCTTCCAGTTTGGCACAATTTAGTCGAATCTTTCGTGGGGAAAAATATTGTTTTTGTAGGAACTCGTTGTTCTAGGAGACATCGAATTCGAAAGAAGGATCGAATTAACCTCCAAAACCAAACACAAAATCGATATCAAATGGTAAAAGTATGTTCGGAAAATTGTATTAAGCTCGAAAAACCATTTTTGCAACTCTTGGATGAAATTCATCCATAGCTCATATTTTTATTTCAGAACATCTCTGAAATAAAAATCGAATTTCCCAAGATACGAAATTTTATATGATGTTACAAAAAAGTAACTTGGGTTTTTCATATTTGTAATTTCTTGTTTTGAAATTTTTTTTAAAATCCAAAAAAGTTACAAATATGAAAAACCCAAGTTACTTTTTTGTAACATCATATAAAATTTTGTAATAGTTCAATCAACCTTAAAGATAACTTATTTTCAAGTTATCTTTAACCAATTTTAGATTTAGATGGAATTTTCCCATTTTCAATTAAAGATAACTTGAAAATAAGTTATCTTTAAGGTTGATTGAACTATTACAAAATTTTATATGATGTTACAAAAAAGTAACTTGGGTTTTTCATATTTGTAATTTCTTGTTTTGAAAATTTTTTTAAAATCCAAAAAAGTTACAAATATGAAAAACCCAAGTTACTTTTTTGTAACATCATATAAAATTCGATATTAGTTCAAATGACCTTAAAGATAACTCTAATTTCAAGTTATCTTTAACGACTTTTAGATTTGGGTAGAATTTTTCCATTTCGGATTAAAGATAACTTATTTTCAAGTTATCTTTAGGTTATTTTCAACTATTACAAAATTTTATATGATGTTACAAAAAAGTAACTTGGGTTTTTCATATTTGTAATTTCTTGTTTTGAAAAATTTTTTAAAATCCAAAAAAGTTACAAATATGAAAAACCCAAGTTACTTTTTTGTAACATCATATAAAATTCGATATTAGTTCAAATGACCTTAAAGATAACTCTAATTTCAAGTTATCTTTAACGACTTTTAGATTTGGGTAGAATTTTTCCATTTCGGATTAAAGATAACTTATTTTCAAGTTATCTTTAGGTTATTTTCAACTATTACAAAATTTTATATGATGTTACAAAAAAGTAACTTGGGTTTTTCAGATTTGTAATTTCTTGTTTTGAAAAATTTTTTAAAATCCAAAAAAGTTACAAATATGAAAAACCCAAGTTACTTTTTTGTAACATCATATAAAATTTCATATTGGTTTAAAATTTTCAACCAATAAATAAGTTATTAGTCGTATATCACAAAACATTATTTGTTGCTTATCACTTGTATTTTTAGCGCCGTTACTCACCTAAATTAAATAATAAACTTTCCGTCGATCATAAAAAAACTCATTATCAGATTTTTGCTACCAAAATAAAATCCAGATGGTGGAAAATATTCCACAGTTCTTTTTGTTTGAATGGATTGGCAATAATAAGTTGAAAAATTCGATTTTTTCGTTGGATTGCTAAAAGATTAATGTTATTTAACTATGGATTTAGTTTCGACTTTCAAGGTAAATCAACGACAAAATATCGACGGACAAAATAAATCTTTCAAAACAGGGGAAAACTATTTTAGCGATCACTAAAATAGTTTTTGAATTTGTTGCCTTATTTCTCACTAAATTCGAGAGATTAATTTTGGTTTATTCCAAAAACAGATTGGAAAAGAATTAGGAACATTACCAAATTTTATATGATGTTACAAAAAAGTAACTTGGGTTTTTCAGATTTGTAATTTCTTGTTTTGAAAAATTTTTTAAAATCCAAAAAAGTTACAAATATGAAAAACCCAAGTTACTTTTTTGTAACATCATATAAAATTCGATATTAGTTCAAAGTAACTTAAAGATAACTTGAAAATAAGTTATCTTTAAGTTACTTTGGCAAAAATCTATCCAAATCTAAAAGTTGTTAAAGATAACTCTAATTTCAAGTTATCTTTAAGTTACTTTGAACTATTACTAAATTTTATATGATGTTACAAAAAAGTAACTTGGGTTTTTCAGATTTGTAATTTCTTGTTTTGAAAAATTTTTTAAAATCCAAAAAAGTTACAAATATGAAAAACCCAAGTTACTTTTTTGTAACATCATATAAAATTTTGTAATAGTCTAATTTGCTTTTGAGTTTAGTTCAGAAAAAATCGAAAATAATATTTTAGGCTCTTACCCAGAAAAAAGTACCGAAAATAATAAATTTTGACTAAGTTTAAATTTATTTTGAAATGCAGGGTTTAGTGAGAGTATTCGATGATCTAGGTTGTTCTTCGAGTAGGGAAGATAATTCCCTCTGTTCGAATATTCCAGCTATCGAATATCATTACGCCGGGGGTTCGGACAATCTTGTTCCTTTTTCTTGTGACGACGAGCAAAAACTCGTTTCTTGTTTTGAGTCTTTGTTGGGTTACTTCTCCTCTCCTTCGAAAGAAGATTTCGAAATTGCAATATTGGTTAAACAGCAGCAAAACATTCAACAAGTCAACGAAAGAAAAATTCGATTTCTTTCGACTCTTCAGGACACTCCTTCTGGATGGGAAAGACGAATGGTATGGGTGCGTAAAGGAACCGAATGTTTTTTCTACCAAGATTGTTGTTCGGCATTTTTGATGACTCAACAAGAAATTTACGTGGTTGACGGAAGGTTTATTATCGGTTAGGACAATAATAGGAACAAAAAACGCTAACAAAAAACAAAAATAATAATTTGTGAATCACACATCACAAATTATTTATCCATTTTCAACTATTACCAATTTTTATATGATGTTACAAAAAAGTAACTTGGGTTTTTCATATTTGTAACTTTTTTGGATTTTAAAAAATTTTTCAAAACAAGAAATTACAAAATCGAAAAACCCAAGTTACTTTTTTGTAACATCATATAAAATTTGGTAATAGTTGAAAATAACCTAAAGATAACTTGAAAATAAGTTATCTTTAACAACTTTTAAATTTGGGTAGAATTTTCCCACTTTGAAATAAAGATAACTTGAAAATAAGTTATCTTTAAGGTTGTTTGAACTAATATGAAATTTTATATGATGTTACAAAAAAGTAACTTGGGTTTTTCATATTTGTAATTTCTTGTTTTGAAAAATTTTTTAAAATCCAAAAAAAGTTACAAATATGAAAAACCCAAGTTACTTTTTTGTAACATCATATAAAATTTTGTAATATTTCAAACAACCTTAAAGATAACTTATTTTCAAGTTATCTTTATTTCAAAGTGGGAAAATTCTACCCAAATTTAAAAGTTGTTAAAGATAACTTATTTTCAAGTTATCTTTAAGGTTGTTTGAACTAATATGAAATTTTATATGATGTTACAAAAAAGTAACTTGGGTTTTTCATATTTGTAACTTTTTTAGATTTTAAAAAATTTTTCAAAACAAGAAATTACAAAATCGAAAAACCCAAGTTACTTTTTTGTAACATCATATAAAATTTCATATGAGTTTGAAAACCAATATCGAATAAATTATCTATCCCAATCCCTGAATGTTTAAAAAGTTTATTCTTAAACATTATTTAGTGCTAGATTAGCCACTACAATCTTTTCCACGAACCAAAAATTTCTATATTTCCTTTCGAAATTGAACTTATTGAGTAACTTGATTAAGTGAATAGATAAGACAAAATGGAGATTCGAATCCGCAACTTTCGCAAACATTCTGATTTGTCGCTTAAACTTGAAGGTTTGTCTCTAATCAAAGGTCCTTCAGGTTTGGGCAAAACGACTGTATTTCAAGCTCTGTCTTGGTGTTTGTATGGTAAGCTTCGATCTGTTCATCCGTATTCCCAACCAAAATCAAAGACTTCGGTGACAGTGTTAACTCAACATGTTGTGGTGTGTCGAACTCGTAATCCGTGTCTGCTTTCCGTTGATTTTTCCGGAAAGCGTTATGTTGATGACGAAGCTCAATCGGTGATTGATTCACTCTTCGGAACTCGTTCTGTTTGGACTGCTTGTTGTTATCTTGAACAAGGTCAGCACCACCACTTGATTCAGAAGAGCAATTCCGATTCAATGGAACTACTTGATTCTCTAGCTTTTTCCGGTGAAGATCCTAGAAAATTTATTACAAAAGTCGAACTCGAATATAAGACTCTTGAGGCCAAATTTCTCCTTCTTCAGAAAGAATATAAAGAAAGAGAGGTTCAACTCGCTCCCCATCTTCCTTCTTTCCAATTTGAAGATTTGCGTTCGGAGGAACAAATTTCGAAGTTGAAATCTATCCTTGAAGCAAAGAAGTCTCGAATTCCTTCTTTGCTTGCACAAGAATTGGAACAGAAGAAACTTCAAGGCGTCTTTTCGGCCTTGAAAACTCAATTAAATGACGTCGAGAATACTTTATCTTCACTGCCTGATCTCTCATTCGATGAGAAAATCGACGAGAAAATGTCCTCTGAGCAAGATAACCGAAGGTCTCTCCTGGTCGACAAAGAAAAAGCTTCTGAGTATTGGAGAAAGTTCGACGAACATTCTCGCCTTTCGGCCCAAATTACTTCCCTTCAAAATTCTTTGACTTTTTCTCAAGATCGCTTGGATGAATTACGCTCAGTTGATCTGTTTGCCTTGTCAACTTCGATTGACCGTTATCAAAGAAATTTCAACCTAGCTGACAAACTTTCGATACCATACCAGAAAGATAAAATTGACGAAGAGATTGCATCTTTAACTAATCGAATTTCAGAAGGGAGAAAGCTTCAAACCTCGATGACAATTTACCAGAAAGAAGAGGCGAATCGGCAACGCATTCTTAACGAACTTTCAAAGATTATCCTAACTGACTTTCCTTCGGTAGAAGAGAGCCAAAAGCAACTTGAGGAGTCTCAGTCAGAACTTTCGGAGATCGAACGACGAGTAGATCTTCTTATTTGTCCTCATTGTAGTCAATCGGTTCGTTATTCCAATCGTCAGCTTCTTCCTGCTGATTCTTCTCCAGTTTCACCTCAAGATGTCCAACACTGTCGAAGTAAAATCCATCAAGTTCAACAGCAGATTTCGTTGGCTCAAAAGCAGAAAGAACTACTTTGGAAGAAGGAAAGTTTGACTCAACAATTATCTCAGCTTTCTTCAACGACTCCCCCTGAGAATGCCCCTTCGAATGAAGAGTTGTCAGGTTGGCAGGTTCGCCTATCCCACCTTTCTTCGATTGAGGTTGTTCCCCCAGTTGATCTAACTTCTTCCGACATTCTGCAAATTCGAAAGATTTTTGACTTAGAGTCTCGCCTCCCTATAGTTCCGGAGCAAACTCAAAAGGTTGAGGAGATCAACTTCCAAATTTTATCTTCAGAGAAAAAGATTGCCTATCTCCAGGGACTAAAAGTTCAACAGATTAACCTTCAGAAACAACGTCAATCTCTGGAGGAAAAGAAAGTTCAACTTCAAAATCAGATTGACTCAATCACTCTTCTCCCAATTAGTGATGAACTTTCTCTTCTACAAAGTGAGGTTACAAGGCTCACCGATGAAATTTTGAAAGGCGAAAGAAGTTTGCAGATTTACATTCATCACCAGAAATTGCTCTCTTTACACGCTGAAGTTAATGAAATTCATCAAGATTTAGTCGCCTTGCAGAAGTTGAAAACTAACGCAATTCAAGCTGAATGTTCCCAACTTGACTCAGTGATTGAAACTTGCAATTTCGTTCTGGCCCAAGTTTGCGATAAGATTTTCGATTCACAGATGCAGGCCGAACTTCGCTTGTTCCGCCAATTAAAGAACGGCCTAAACAAACATCAAGTCAATCTCTTCCTTTCTCACCGAGGAATGGAGGTCGACGTTGAACAGTTAAGCGGAGGAGAGAAACAGCGACTGTCGATCGCCCTAACTTTGGCTTTGTCCCAATTCTCGAATAGCCCCGTTCTACTGTTGGATGAGTGTTTGGCTTACCTTGACGCTGATCTTCAAAAGTCTTGTCTTGATGCCGCAAAGAGAGTTTCAACTAAGGCTTTAACCTACATTGGTCATAATCTTGTCGAAGGTTACTTTGATGTTGTCCGTGAATTTTAATTTTTAACAGAATTACTCTGTTAAAAATTAATAATTAGTGTAAGCACCTGAAACAAGTAAGGCTGACAAAGGGTAAAGCTTTTTCTTGAATTCGTGAACGATCGAAGGTTTACCTCGGCTACGCAGTTTTGCCTTTTCGTCCATACCTTCCATATATTGTTGATAACGAGGCAAATAAGTTAGAAGAATGTCAACATTACCCTTACTTTCCGTCAGAACATCATAATCAAAGTTTCTCCAGCCCGTGAAGTAATTACTCTTAAAGCTCGAGAGGAAAAGGTCAATGTCGATATCTCCCAAGCTAGATATATTTTCCGAAGAAAAGACGAAGCCGCATCTTTGCAACACCTGATAATATCCAACAGGATCTCTCCGGGTGAAATAACCTTCAATTATTCCTAGAGTCGACGGTAGATATTCGGGCTCATCGTTCATGGCCAACAGAAAATCAACCAATAAAGGATTTCCTCCATAACAAGCTGCATCGAAGTATCTGTCGGGAATTTGTTGAGGATTTGGAACTTGGACGATTGGAGGATTTCTACCTCCATCGATGAAAGAGATTTGAAAGGGGGCGGGAGAGACAATATCGAGAACTGTCTTCCCGTCAATAGGGAGACCCAAAAGAGATCGTAGAAATAAAACTCGATCGACCATATCCACTTGTCCACTCTTCAAAGCTGAGAGAAAGATTGGTTCCAGAATTGAGATCACGTCCTCACGAACCAAAATTTCGAGAGCTTGTTCTAACGCAAATCGACAGCCTTGAGAAATAAGGTACATCAATCCTTCAAAAAATTCTTCTTCAGTTTCTCCACCCACTCCTTTTATCATTCTTGAACCGTCATCTTCTTTATTTTTCTCAGCTTCTTCGACTGAAATTTCCCAATCTGACGGTTGGTAAGGTTTGATAATCTCACCTTCATCGTCGGTGAATCCTTCAGTTAAAACCTCTCGAGTCGCTGTTCCGAAAAGAAGATCAATCAAGTGACCGAAAGCAGCAAAACGAAATTTTTTCGGTAAAATATCCTCATCGTGTTCTCGAATGTTCTGTATTAATTGTTCCCTTTGAGATTCTCGAAGTCGAGGAAAGAAAATGTCAATACCTTCCGGATCATTTCTTTTCAAAGCTTCAAGAACTCCGGCGTAAGATTCATAAATTCCCGAAACTGTGGCAGTCCTTTTGTTCAATGAGGCTGCCGACTCAGGAAGAAGTTCAAATTTAGTGGCGATTTCGAGGTAACGGAAGGAACCAGAAACGTTCCGAGCAGGTACTCCGATATCCCCAGGAACTTCCTCATTCGGTTCACTCAAAACCGAACGAGCCAAATCGAAATATTCATAAGGGACGCCATACCGAAGAAAAGCTCGCTCCCTCCAAGTTTCCCAAGAACAAATTCCCGAGTCAGCAAAGCTCGGACTGTTGCAAGTTGAAATTATTTTTTGTAAATCGATCGAACTCGCTACCAAGCCTGTCAAAGAAGAAATTTGTCCTTGTCTGGGCTGCATTTTATTATCCAACAAACTTTTTTTGAATAGCGAAAAAACTTAAAAAACCGAATGGAGCTCCTTGGAGATATGTACTGTTTTGTTGATGCGTTGACTGATAAACAAGCTTTATGTTACTATTGTCTTAAAATTTGTCCAAAAGAGGATTGGTTTAGCATTGAAAAAGACATGGGTCATCGAGTTTACTTCTGTTCAGCGAATTGTATGAGGGAAGCCCGTAAACATAATCATCTTTGTCGAGAAGGGGAAGGCATTGAATAAAATTAAAGAGTGAAAAACTCTTTAATTTATTTTACATTGAAGCTTTTGAGAAGTATCCCCGACAAAGGGTACAGTTTCCTTATCTCTTTGTCTATCTGAGGACGTCTCTTTCCCAAAAGGTTTAGGAAAGTTAACAGAATCGAAACGTTTCCGAAGTGTCGTTCGACAACCAGTTTGGTGAATTCTTCTTTCTGTATTATTTTTCGATAAACCAAAGTCAAAATATCAACATCGTCAACTTGAGCCCAAAATTCTAAATTCGAGTCAAGTCGAAGAAGTTTTTCCGTTATTTCGAAATAACCTTCAGGATTTGGGTGAATCTTCATTCCGTCAAAAAGATTTCCAGAAAGAATTAGTTTGGGAACATTACTGTGATTTAGAAGATAATTCACAAGAATTGGATTGCCTCCGTAAATTGCCGAATAAAAATAATCGACGTTTAAAGTTTCAACTTCGGAGGGTTTTTGAAGATCGGACAGATTATTTCCATTTATCGGAAGGCCAAGTTTCTCTCGGTAAGGGAACATTCTCTCCACCAAAGAAACATCGCCACTCTTCAAGCAAGCAGAAAATAACTCCTCAACCGATATCCATTCCGCTTCCATTTCTTCAATACCTTGCTCCAAAGCAAATCCGCAACCGACAGAAATTAAGTACAATAAAGCTTCAGAAAGCTGCTTTTGAGTGAATGGGTAACTCGATGACTTCAATCTAGGGCCAAATTGTTTCATTTGTTCCAAACTTTCAACATAAAGCTCCCATTGGGAAGGTTGGTAAACTTTCCCGTTCGAATCTGAAATTACCGGTGGAGAATTGGGGTAAAGAAATGAAATCAATTTCAGCATGGCGCTATTGCGAAACTTTCTCAAACCAAAATAATAAAGTTGACCTTTCTCCAGAATGTTTCGAAGTTGGTCTTGAGTTTGTTCCTTCAAATTCGAAAGGAAAATGTCGAGAGATAAAGTCGAGTTTCGTTGAACCGCCTCAAAGACTCCCCGACATGACTCGTAAATTCCGGTCACTCGTTGAATTTTTCTGTCCAAAAAAGTCCTGCAACTTGAACTCAGAAGAAATTTGTTACAAATTTCATTGTAACGCTCCTTACCTGAAATCATTCTCCTAGGTTCTTGTAATATCGGAAAATCGAAATATTTGTCCGAAGTGCCAAATTCGAAGCGACATTTCTCCTTCCAAAAACTCCATTCGTTAGTAAATTGCTCTTCCGACATTTGAACAAATTATCGTTGAATTTCAAATTTCAATTCATTTGAATTTCTCGAAAAATAGATCGATGGGTCAAAGTTACTCTTTCTATTTCTTTGAAGAAACTCCTTTCGAACCTGAAGGAGATTGGCCAAAGCTCGAAAGAGAACAAAATTGTGAACGATGTGGAAAAGTTGCAGTTACTAAATGTCGACAAACAGTGACAATATGCGATTCTTCTTTCTGGACAAAAGATGTTTACAGTTGCGCCAAATGTGTGTCTCGAATGTTAAAAGAGCAATCGTCTCCTCGTCTTTGGCATTAATAATGTGTAAAGTTGGAGTTCTTTTTCACGCTTTACAAATCTCTTTGCGCATATAAAATGAGAAGGATATCTCAAACTTCTTTTGAAGAGTTTCTTTTCGACAGGGGAGCAGATCGCTCCGGAATTCTTCCATATTGTCGAAGAGGAAATAAAGAAGTTTGGTTGATGGGATTAGGAAGAGGAAAGGAAAATTTTTACCTTTCCGATTTTGGAGGAGGTTGCGAAATCATTGCAGGGTTTTTGGAAACACCACTTCAGTGTTGTATTAGAGAAGTCGACGAAGAATCATCTGGCCAATTAACTGAACCAATTTTAACCTCCTTACAAGATGAAATTGGCCTCGAAATTTACAAAATCGAAAACAAACTCCAAAAAAGTTACTTACTTCGGGTAGAAATTCCTTACGCCGATTACTCTTCCGAATTTCAAGCCAATGAAGAAATTCTTTCTTTAATTTGGGTTGATCGGGGCGAGATTCTGTCTCAACTTTCAACACCGGAGAAAGTTCACTTCCAACTTTTTGATTTTCTTGACTGGTTTTTGTGAAAGATGAAGTTTGTTGCGATGAGAATTTACCATGAAAATTTAAGTAGAAAATGCCGATTTAAAATTTTTGAAAGTCGAAATTCGGCCCTTAAGTTCGTTTTGTCCAAAATTTATGCATTAAATCCGAAAATGGAAGAGAATGAGCAAAATTTAATTTACCATTTAGAGAAGTTCTCTCCAATTTGGCTTAGTGAACATAATTGCAGTTTTTCGATCTTTTCAACTTCTCATCCAGAAAGATTTGATAAAGAAGGAGAACGGCTAATGAATCTTAACCAATTTCCTTTCGAGAAAGGAGTACAATTCCCCTAAAAACTAATCATAAAAAGTTATGATTAGTTTACCTCAATGAAAGACTTGAGAAGAGAGAAAGACAAAGGAGTCAAATAAGAATATTTTGAATTTTCATCTAAAATTCTTCCGATCACTCGGCGAATTTGGCCCACATCTTCTTCTTTTCTCAAGAGTTCAAGACAGTTCAGCAAAACTGACAAGTTTCCAAAACTGTACTCAATTACTCGGAGAACTTGAATCTGTTCTTCTCCTTCGGGAGCATCTTCATCATTCTCATAATCTTGAGATTTATGAGACAAGTTTAGGTTAATTAGGTCGACGTTTCCCGTCTCAAAGAAATAGTCTCGGTGATAACTGCTATTCAATCTTTGGAGAACTTGGTAAGCTCCGACGGCGTTGTGGTGAAATTCATAACCTTTATAAAGAAAGTAAAGACTGTCTTCAATTAACCTATCTCCGTAACCGTAGATGGAGCGAAAGAAGTCAACAAAGCGAGGGTTGCAACTGAAGATCGCATCAGAAAGGAACAACTCCTCATCCGAAGGCGTGTCAATCCACGAGGCATTTACGATCGGAAAAGGAATTTCTCCCTTCTCGTTCCAATAAGGGTCAACTTCTTCAAAAGGGGAAGTTTGAATCAGATTCGAGAGTTGAAATTCGGTAGGAAAGTTTGTAGATTGCGATCGGAAGAGAGGCAAAGCTCGGTTGAACATTTCTTCGTTCCCACTTCGAACCACCGCCGCAAAAACCTCTCTGAAATAATCAGGACCTGTTCTTTCTCCGAAAAGAACTTGATTGAGAGCGAAGCGACAACCTGATTGAATTAGGTATAACAAGCCTTTGAAATCTTCAACGTAAGGTCCCTCCTCTCCCTTATTTGCTGACAAAACTTCAATTTGTGACTGAGAGTCGGGAGGCATGTAATAAGGTTGGATCATATTGATTCCGGCAGGAGTTCTCGTCCGATACATTCGAAAAGCGTTTTCGGGGAGCAAAGGACGAAGCAAAAGTCGAATTGCTTCTTCTTCACCAAACAGAAGAAAAGCAAGTTGTTGAAAGGCAGCGAAGCGATACTTCTGAGGTTGAGGAAATCTCTGTTCGAAAATTTCTTGTCGAAATTCCTCAACCACTTGAGGCTTCAATCGGGGAAAGAAGATCAAAATTCCTGCTGGGTCATTTCTTGCCAAAGCTTCAAGAATTCCAGTGTAAGCTTCGTAAATGCCATAAATTTGACCTGATTTGTCTCGACTGACCGCTGACTCGGGTAGCAGTTGATAGAAAGTCGCAACTTCCAGATACCTTTGTTGGCCGGTGATCTCTCGACGAACCAATCCCGAAAGAGGAAGATCAAAATAAGCGACAGGTACTTTGTAATCAAACTGAGCTCGGTCTCTCCAAGCTTCCCAACCGCACTTTTCATACAACAAACGAGACAGAACTAAATCTTTACCTTTCTTCTCCACCCCTGAACGTTCTTTCCGACAAGCTCGAATCAAATTTCGGTAAGTAAAGTTGCGAGCCAAAATTTGTTTTTCCAAAGTTTGTTCCATTTGATTGAAGTTGAAAAATTAAATTTCTTAATTCAAAATGAGGCCCGCTTCGTCTCTCCAAAGGACAATTCTTTATGCGAAGCCTTACTCTCAATTGCTCGAACTGATCGAAGTAAATCCCGCTTTTCAGGTTTTGTCGATTGATCAAGACTTTTGGGCAGAAAAGGCGTTTCTCGATTTCAAAGTTCCGAGGTGGTATTGGAGTCTGACTTCGGAACTCCTTTCCCCTCCCGAGAATTATCTGTATCTTCTGTCACAAAAAGGTCTGATTCGGGAATCGGAACGAGTTCTTGATCTGAATGTGTGCTTTTCTCGTGCCGCCCGAATGGGGAATGAAGAACTCATGGATTATTTCTCTTCTCGTTTAAGGAGATTGGGAACTGAGCCCGAATTTCGAAGAGCTTTCAATGAGGCTTTGGTTGGAGGTCACATTCAAATTGTGAGGAATTTGTCCCATTTGGTCGTGTTGAAGAGAGAATCTGCCCTTCCTCTAGCTTGTTTGTCGGGCAATATTGAATTAGTAGAGTATGTTTTGACATTTCCCAGCGAACCTGCTCGTAGTAAGTTGTCTTTCAATTTGGCACTTGTTCGTTCTTTGACAGTCTCTTACGAATTCTACCTGCAAGTGAAGAAACTGCTCGGAAATCAATTAATTCACATATTACCCCAGACGATTTCCTCGATAACTTCAACAGGTTCGGTGGAAAGTTTTGAAGAAATTTATCCGAAAATCACCTCAAACGAAGCAATCGAATTTGCTCTTATGGGAGCCTTCATCTCGGGAAATCCTGTTCTCATCGAGAAAGTTTTGGATAGTTTTCCGATACCGTCCCAACTAATTCTTCGAGCTCAAAGGAAGTCTTTCGCTCACCGTAACGATGTTCAACAATATGCGGCTTTAGCACGTCAATCTTCGATCTCCCTCGATGAGTTTCTAAAGGATGCGGAAATCGCACTTGAAAACAATTCTTATTCGGTGTTGTCTTTAATTCTGGCAAGTCACAAGTTCGGCCCGGCCCAGACGCAAGGCCTCGACAATTTGTTTTATTTTGCCTCCGAAAAAGGGGATCTGGGAATCGTTCATTACATTTCACAGAGAGTTGACAATTTGCAATTCTTCATCGATAATTTGGAATTCGCGGTGAAGTCAGGTTCACTTCCTTTAGCGAGGTACTTTGCGCTAAAACTAGCTAACCATTTCCCTTTGCAAGGAATTCGGAGTGGAAATTTCCAATCCCTCGAAATTCTGAAGGGTGTAGTCCAAAATTAATAAGTTTTTTATATTCTCGTACGAGAATATAAAAGTTGAATTTTTAGCCCAACGTTGAGAGTAGAATTCGATGGGTTAAAGGAGTGAGATTAATTTTCACCTTTGAAAGAAGATCATTAATTGCTCCAGTTATCACATCAGCATCGAACTGAATCTCGTTAGACAATTGTTCGATAAGGAGAGGAAGCAACGTTTGAATGATTGGAATGTTTCCGGTGTTGTCTCGAATCTCTTCAGCCAGGTGAGAATTATAATAACCTGTCTTACGAGTGTTAACCGAATAAAGAATCATATCAAGATCGAATCTTGTGTTCGAATACCAAGAGGTGATGTTTTGCTTAAATCTTTGCAGAACTTGGTAAGCTCCGACGGGGTTGCGATGGAAAAGATAACCGGAAGACAAATTGTACATTATTTCAGGAGATACCGAATTCAAACCATAAAAAGACAGAAAGACGTCAACGAAACGAGGATTACAACTAAAGACGGCAGAGTCCAAATAATCACTTTGGAGACGAATGCCTGCTGTCCCTCTTCGAGGATTACCCTCTGAGCCTCTCTTCGGCAAAATCTCAAAGGGAGGTTGAGGAGTCGAGTCGAAGGTTTCGATCAACTCAGGCATGAAGGTCGGAAGAGCTCGCCGTAACATTTCCTCATTTCCACTTTTGATTATTGATTCGAAGAAAATTTTGGTGTGAAGTTTTGGATTATTCAGGACTTGGTTTAGGGCAAACATACAACCTGAACGAATAAGGTAACGCAATCCCTTTGGATCTTCAATTGTTGGGCCTTCCTCTCCCTTGTTATGAGATTGAATTTCGATGAAAGATTTCGAATCGGGAGGCATATAATAAGGAGTCTTGTCGCGGGAAGGTCCTCCTCGAAGCTTCAAAGGAGAAAGCAACTCAGCCAAACCTTCCTCCTCTCCAAAAAGAAGAAACACAAGTTGCTGAAAGGCCGCAAATCGATAATCTTCAAGGTGAAAGTATTCATCGTCTTGCGATGAAACTTTCCTCTTCAGAAAGTCGATAACTGGCTGCTTGAGTCGGGGAAAGAAGATCTGAATTCCGACTGGATCGTTCCATTTCAAACTTGCGTGAATTCCTGCCAAAGCTTCGTAAACTCCGGAAACTTCTCCTCGAACTCGATTAACTCCTGATTCGGGTAAGATTTGGATTCGAGTAGCAATTTCAATATACCTTTGCTGACCGGAGATATTTCGAGCAGGAATCGAAAAATGGTTCGGACTTTGGGCGGGAAAGTCAACCAAGGCAAGATCAAAATAAGGAGGAGGAATTCCGTAATCGATCAAGGCTCTCGTCCTCCAGGCTTCCCAATCACATCCAGTTACGCTGGCAAGTTCAGCATCTCTTTGAGTCCTTCTCCCTTCAGGACGACAAGCTCGAATTAAATCTTTGTAAGAGAAAGACTGGCTTAGGAGCAATTCTTTCAAAGATGAAACCTGCATTTAAAAAACTGTTTAAATTTTTAAACAGTTTTTTAGTTCACTGTTGATAATTTTGCAAAATTCTTCGAGTCAATGGGTAACGATCTAAAATCGGATTTTGTGAAAATTCGGAAAGAAGTTCGGAAGCATGAATTCCTTGAGATGTTAATTCTTGGTACAATAAAGGTAGAAAAGTTAACAAAATGTCAATCTGGCCCAAATTCTCCAAAATTGCTAAAGAGAGATTACTCTCCACCCCGGAGAGGGACAAAGAAGATATTCTCGGACTTGAAGCGAAAACCATTTGTGCTAAGCCTCGACGAATGAAATCAATATCGGAAGAACGGGCCACTAACTCAAAAGCAAAAGGAGGAACAAACATTTGAAAAATTTGATAACTTCCCACAATTCTTCGGTGGTCACGGTAACCCGAAAGAAGATGGGTCAAAAATTTAATCTCTTCGTCAAGGTAGGCTCCGAGGGCAAAGAAATATTCAACGAAAAGAGGGTTACCGCTGTAAGCTGCGGCCAACAAGTAATCTTGAGAGACGCTGACTGTCGTTTGCACTGGTTGGGGTAAAGGGTACTGAATTCCTTGAGTGTCAAAAGAGAAGTCGAAGCCTTTTGGTTGGACCAGATCACTTATCCTCTGTCCTATTTCAGGTAAGCCAACTATCGAACGATAAGGAAACATCCTTTCCAACATTTGTGTGTTTCCACTTCTTGTCGCAGAAAGAAATAGAGAACGAAAAGATTCTCGACTTCCATCTTCCGTCACTCTTTCCAAAGCTTGTAGAAAAGCGAAGAAACACCCTTGTGAAGTTAAATAGAGCAAATCATCGAATTCTTCCACATAAGGCCCAATGGAACTTTTGTTTCGAACTAAACTTTCGACGAAAATTTCTCTTTCTCCAGGGTAATAAGGGCGAGGAATCGCAAACCCAGTTCGCTCAGGAACTTGTCTTACTATGAATTCGGCCTCTTCCTGTCCGAAAAGCAAAACACAAAGGTGAAAGAAAGCGCCAAATTTGTATTTGCTCTGACGAGGGAATTTTAAACTTCGAATTGAATCTTCTAATGTTTGACGAATTTCTCTCCTTAACCTTGGAACGAAAAGTTCAATTCCCTGAGAATCGTTCCTTATCAGAGACTGCAAAATTCCCTCATAAGCTTCAAAAATTCCCCCAACCGTGTCTCCCTTTACAAAAGCTGCTGATTGGGGCAAGAAACGAATTTTACTGGCAATTTCAAGATAACGATAATGTCCATCAATGTTCCTAGGAGGAATCGAGTTTACTCCAACAAAATCAAGTCTAGCGAGATCGAAATAACCGTGGGGAATTTCATAATCGATTAAGGCTTTTTCCCTCCAAAATTCCCAACTACAACCTTCAAACTTACTGTAACAATCTGACAGAGCATCTTCATAGGAAGAGAATAGAAAATTCGATTGGTCTTCCATTCAGCTTTGAACCTTCTTTTCGATTGCAAGAAAATTCAAAAGAAAAAAGAAATCGGATAGAAAGAATGGGATTTTCTTAAAATATTTAGACAGATGAAGGAGGTAAAATTTACCCTGAGATAAGAATTTGGTTGATTGTGTGTCCCAACTAAATTAATTTTTGGATTCTTCCAATATCCAAATTTTATATGATGTTACAAAAAAGTAACTTGGGTTTTTCATATTTGTAACTTTTCTAAAATCTAAAAATTTTTTCAAAACCAAAAGTTACAAATATGAAAAACCCAAGTTACTTTTTTGTAACATCATATAAAATTTGGATATTCGAACAAAAATTATTTCTGCTAGATTTAGGACAAATAATTATAATTAATAATGAGTTTTCAATGAAACTCAAGTGAGGAAATTGCGATTTGGTTGAGAAATTTCGATGAAATTCAGGCGAGAAAATTGCAATTTGGTTGAGAAACTTTTGTAGAATTCAGGTGAGAAAATTGCAATTTGGTTGAGAAAGTTCGATGGAATCGATGAACAGTTTATAATTATTTCTCCTAAATCTAGCAGAAATAATTTTTGTTCGAATACCCAAATTTTATATGATGTTACAAAAAAGTAACTTGGGTTTTTCAGATTTGTAACTTTTGGTTTTGAAAAAAATTTTAGATTTTAGAAAAGTTACAAATATGAAAAACCCAAGTTACTTTTTTGTAACATCATATAAAATTCGATATTGGTTGAAACAACCTTAAAGATAACTTATTTTCAAGTTATCTTTAAGTTACTTTTAGATTTGGGTAGAATTTTTCCATTTAAGATTAAAGATAACTTGAAAATAAGTTATCTTTAAGTTCTTTTCAACTAATATGAAATTTTATATGATGTTACAAAAAAGTAACTTGGGTTTTTCGATTTTGTAACTTTTCTAAAATCTAAAAAATTTTTCAAAACAAGAAATTACAAATATGAAAAACCCAAGTTAAACTTAAAGATAACTTATTTTCAAGTTATCTTTAATCTTAAATGGAAAAATTCTACCCAAATCTAAAAGTAACTTAAAGATAACTTGAAAATAAGTTATCTTTAAGTTATTTTGAATTATTACCAAATTTTATATGATGTTACAAAAAAGTAACTTGGGTTTTTTAGATTTGTAACTTTTCTAAAATCTAAAAAAATTTTCAAAACAAGAAATTACAAATATGAAAAACCCAAGTTACTTTTTTGTAACATCATATAAAATTTGGTAAAGAATTTGGTGTTCGAACAAAAATTATTTCTGCTAGATTTAGGAGAAATAATTATAAATTGTTCATCGATTTTGGTCTGGCTTACCTCGACCAAGTTGCAATTTTCTCACCTAATTTTGGTTGAAATTTCTCAACCAAGTTGCAATTTTATTTAAATTCGATTGAAATTTCCCAACCAAATTGCAATTTTCTCACCTAAATCCGATTGAAAACTCAGAATTATTTGTCCCAAATTCCGTTAAAAATTCATCGTTAATTGTAATTATTTCTCCTAAATCTAGCAGAAATAATTTTTGTTCGAACACCAAATTCTTTACCAAATTTTATATGATGTTACAAAAAGTAACTTGGGTTTTTCAGATTTGTAATTTCTTGTTTTGAAAAATTTTTTAGATTTTAGAAAAGTTACAAATCTGAAAAACCCAAGTTACTTTTTTGTAACATCATATAAAATTCGATATGAGTTGAAGATAACTTAAAGATAACTTATCTTCAAGTTACTTTTAGATTTGGGTAGAATTTTCCCATTTTGGATTAAAGATAACTACTTTTCAAGTTATCTTTAAGTACCTTTGAACTTATATAAAATTTTATATGATGTTACAAAAAAGTAACTTGGGTTTTTCGATTTTGTAACTTTTCTAAAATCTAAAAAATTTTTCAAAACAAGAAATTACAAAATCGAAAAACCCAAGTTACTTTTTTGTAATATCATATAAAATTTTGTATCCAATGAGGAAAATTCGAAAATGAGAAAAATCGAATTGAGAAGCTAAAATTTTTAATTAAATGGAAGACATACCGGAGGAAATTCTGTTAAATATCTTGAACTTTTGTTCAGGATATTCTGTCTTTTTTTCTCGAACTTGTCGTCAGTGGTTCAGACTTGGTATTCCGATATCCAAATCGAACTATCTGAATTCTTGTTTCGAAGATGGAAATCTTGCTTCGCTGAAAAAACTTACCGACGAATCAAATTGTCACGAGGTGATAACTTCTGACAGAGTTCACAAAGCAATTCAAAAAGACCATCTCGAAATCGTTCAATGGGTAAGAGAGTACGGGTACATTTTTGGTAATTCCGAATTATGTTCGATGGCCTATTGCGGAAGAATTTCAATGCTTAAATGGATTGATTCAGATCCCCGGACTCACCATTTGCTTAAACAACATGGGGAAAATATTTCATTCTATCTAGCAAAGAAGAATAGATTCGAAGAACTAAAGTGGTTTTTTTCTCGTTCGTTCAAACTTCACAAATTTTGTTCTTACCATGCTGCGAAAAATAATAATTTGCCGATGATTGAATGGTTAGCAGAAAGAGCCTGTCCCTTAACTGAAGAAACAATTGGTGGAATTGGTCATGGGGGCTCTATCGAAATTCTGGCTTGGACTATAGCAAATCGTCACATTGAAAATTTTAATAAATTGCTAATCAAGGCTGCTTCAGAAGGTCATCTGGAAATGCTTCAATGGGTTGAGAAAAATCTATCTGAACAATTTCCTTTAGACAAATGGAACTCGGATCTTTGTTCCTATGCTGCCGAATCTGGTATTCTCGAAGCTGTTCAATGGTTAAGGGGAAAGGGTTTTATTTGTGACGAAAAAACTTGCGAATTTGCCGCATCAAAGGGAAATTTTAAACTTGTTCAATGGTTAATTCTTAATGGTTGTCCTTGCAACGAAATGGTCTTTTTCTTTGCCGTCGAACAAGGGGATTTATCGTTATTGACCTGGCTGAAAAGGAACAAATGTCGATGGAATGAGGATGTTTGTTCCAATGCAGCCAGTCATGGCCAACTTGAGGCTTTAAAATGGATTCGTAAAAATGGATGTCCTTGGAACGAAAAGACTTTAGTTATGGCAGCGGAATCGGGCCAATTCGAAACTTTCGTTTGGGCACATCAACAAAAATGCCCTATCGACCCTTCAATTGTTGACGCTGCTCTCTTCTCCGGAAATTTAAAGCTTTTAGACTATCTTTTTCAAAATAACTTTTATTTCGGATTCTCGACAGTTGCTGCGGAAGAGGGAAATCTTGAAGTGTTGCGATGGCTTCATGAAAATTCTCTGCCAAAGACTTCAGATGTGGAAGAATATCAAAGAGAAGTTTGTCTCGAGGCTTCAAGAAGAAATCACATTCATGTACTCCAATGGGCTCGAAATAAACAATTCAAATGGGACAATCAGGTCACGTTCAATCTTGCTCAACAAGACAATCTCATCGGTCTCCGTTGGGCGTTCAATCAGGGATGTGGTGTAAATTTAACAATGATTGAAGCATACCAGACAGTCATCGATCCTGAGATTTGCTTTTGGATTAAACGAATGTTTAATTGTGGTCTTTCGGTAGACAATTAAGGCAATTATTTTTTAAAGTTGATGAAAAAACTTCTGATTTGAAATCGAAAAATCAGAAGTTTTTTTTGGGATGTCGTTTCCGTTGGTTGATGCAATCTATGACAACATTCATTTGTTGTCGGAGTCGAAAATCATTTCTTCCGACTCCGATCCAAAGACGACAACAATTGACTATTTGAATTTTCGCATTGGTAAAATTGGAGAGTTTAAGAACATTCTTCACAGGCTTCAAAATTCTCCAGTCGGTGACCAGAAATGGGGAGCTTACAAAATGCTTCTCTGGCTCTCTTATGTCGTTCATACGAATCCACACGACGGTGTTTATTGGACGGTGATTAGTGACTGCAACACAAAGTTTGATAAAGAGGAGGTCGTTTGTCACCATTTCCTCATCGAGAAATCAGGCGAAAAGTATTGCCTGATTCAATCCGATCCAATGAGTAAGGGTAAAGCCAAGTGCGCAGTAGTCAGAGGCATCGACAAAATCCAAATCGTGAAGAAGTTGCTCGGTTTGACCAAGCTCTTCGAGAAAGAGCCCTACCTTGATTGGGACGATTGGCAAGATTGGTTGCATCGCCTCGTAGTTCCTCCTTGTCTCGAAAATCCTGCTCAACCAAACATGACAGAATGGCTACCGGAGGAATGGGTCTGTTGGATTCAATGTCTTGGCTTACCTGAAGTTGCTGCCCCCAAAAATTTGCAAATTTTCAATCCACGAGCTGTCTGGGGATATGTTAGACTTAGCTCTAAGGGTATCCTACACAATTTCAAGAAAGCGGTTGAGAATCGAATTCCTCCCCCAGTTCTCAATTTCGACAGGCAAAACTTCTTGCTTCTCGGTTTCAAGGAACAAGAAGAGATGAAGAAACAACTCCATAAATACGCAGGGTTGATGGACCTTCTTTCAGAGATTGAAGACACTTCTCAAGAAACGGATTATCTGAAGGATGACTCGAAGAGTCTCGGTAAATGCGCCGAAGAATTTGATTTGATGATCAAAAACTTCCCAATCGAAACTTTCGAATGAGGCCTGAAATTTGCCTAAGAATTTAAAAAAGTTTTAACTCAAGGCCATCTTGAGTTAAAATTCCAATTCCCAAATTGTATATGATGTTACAAAAAAGTAACTTGGGTTTTTCAGATTTGTAATTTTTGGTTTTGAAAAAATTTTTAAAAATCTAAGATGTTACAAAATCGAAAAACCCAAGTTACTTTTTTGTAACATCATATACAATTTGGGAATTCTGAAATGAGTTTAAAGATAATTTCAACTTAGATTATCTTTAAGTTATTAGGAGAGATCAGTGCTTAAAATATACCAGAGATTGGAGGATAATTTCGAAGATTTCGTTTCATTTCACTTTGTATTTCAAGGACTAACAATACTCTAATAAATTAAAGATAACCTATGTTGAAGTTATCTTTAAACTCATTTCAGAGTTCCCAAATTGTATATGATGTTACAAAAAAGTAACTTGGGTTTTTCAGATTTGTAACTTTTCTAAAATCTAAAAAATTTTTCAAAACAAGAAATTACAAATCTGAAAAACCCAAGTTACTTTTTTGTAACATCATATACAATTTGGGAATTCTGAAATGAGTTTAAAGATAACTTCAACTTAGATTATCTTTAAGTTATTAGGGCATTGTTAGTCCTTGAAATAAAAACTAATTTTGTCGAAAATTTGCCAAATTTTCCGAACTAAGGTGTTGGTTGCGATGTTGAAGAAACCGATCAAAATCACTCCTAACTTTGAATCGTTGCGTTATTTTAAAACAGGTTGACGGAACTTACCCGAAAAATTCTTAAAGATAATCTAAGTTGAAGTTATCTTTAAACTCATTTCAGAATTCCCAAATTGTATATGATGTTACAAAAAAGTAACTTGGGTTTTTCAGATTTGTAATTTCTTGTTTTGAAAAATTTTTTAGATTTTAGAAAAGTTACAAATCTGAAAAACCCAAGTTACTTTTTTGTAACATCATGTACAATTCGATAATGGATGAAATGAGTTTAAAGATAACTTCAACTTAGATTATCTTTAATTTATTTGGACAATGTTAGTGCTTAAAATACAAAGTAAAATAAACAAAATCTTCGAAATTATCCTCCATTCTCTGATATATTTTAAACACAGACATTCCCTATTAACTTAAAGATAATCTAAGTTGAAATTATCTTTAAGTGTCTTTGAACTAATATCGAATTGTACATGATGTTACAAAAAAGTAACTTGGGTTTTTCAGATTTGTAACTTTTCTAAAATCTAAAAAATTTTTCAAAACAAGAAATTACAAAATAGAAAAACCCAAGTTACTTTTTTGTAACATCATGTACAATTTGGGAATCGGAATTTTGAGATTTAACAAAAATTCCAATTGAGAATTGAGATAATTTAGCAGTTTTTATCCGCTAAATTATCATAATAACATTAGAACCGAAAACAATTTTCGCAACATCCTATCTTTTCAAGTTCGACCGCGAAATCCAAAAGATCGACAAAACAAGTTCGGTCATCTCCATTCACTGAAATCGAATTTGTCCTCATGAAACGGGGGAAGGGAAAAATAAATTGTGTAATTTCTTTTGACCCTGAACAGATATGGTCAGAATCGATATTGTTGAAACGGCGTATAATGGGAAAGGAAGGATTTGAATTGTTTAAAGAGAAAGACAGATAGTTACTTTTGGGCAGAGAACTAATTTCAAAGGAAAATAAGAAATCGGGAGAATTTTTGACGTATTCCTTACTCGATGGGAGAAGCTTCGTCAAGGAAATTTTTGAAAGGTTGACCGGTTTGGACGTTTCAAATTCTTCCCATCCCGTTTGGTCATAAGATAGGCTTACCTGCACAAATTTTCTCCTTTCAACTTCAAGTATTTTCTCAATAAGTTCGAAAGGAAGTTCTTTCGCGGCTCGAACAAACATCTTCGCTTGCTTAACCTGAAAGAACAAAAAGCGAGAAACGATTTCTTGGAGTGAAGGAAATTGGAAAGGAAGAACTTCCATTTTATAGGTAATTTGCTTCTGTTTCAGATAGGCGTTGATCGGGAATTTCAGCAGCTTGATAGAATCCTTCCGATGATAGACTATCTCGAAGATACTCGATAGCTGAAGGATTTTGGACACTTTCGGTTAAAAATTCAATTATTGCAAAATTAGCTGAAGAAGCGGCATTTTCAAGACCTTTACTATAGGCGAGGAAAGACTCTTGATTATCTGAAGGCAGAAGCCTTTGGACGAGAGAAAAATCCCCAATTCGATAACTCTCTTCCAATGTCAAAGGAAGTACAGGATCGGAATTGTTAACAATAAATTCAAGAACCGAAAAGCTCGAAAATCGGACCGACAATTGTCCGGATACGTCCAAAATATCGGCAGAATAAACTATCGGAACCACAGATTGAAATCTAACGACATCGTCAAGTTCCGCCATTGCCGTAAAACGAGCAAATTGTTCATCTTCGTCTGAAATTGGAAAGTTCTCGCGAGCAAATTGCAACAAATTCAGATCTGAAGTAACAAAAGCTGCTCTATAGACGGAAATTTCCTCTCCGGAGTCTAAAATCCATTCAGAAATCGAACTCACTCCGTCAACCGAACTCGCTTTGGCGATTTGTTCGACATCTTCTGATGTGGCATTAAAGTAGGAAATTTTAGTTCCGTTAAGATATCGCGATACAAACAGAAAAAAGGAATACGAATTTTTCAATGCTTCAATCTTGGCTCTGTCTGAACTTTCATCATCTAAATTCTTTATCGAAAAATCATTCCAGACGAAGAGAAAGGTTTCTTCGTTCCCCGATTTAGAGGAGGCTACGACCGATTCTGAAAAAGACGGATTCGATTTCGAACGAATAGACAACGCAAATTCAATTTGTCCTCCTTCTAACGCTGAGTAAAAAGCATGCTCGTAATCAGCATCCAATCCTTCAGAAAAAAGAATTTCCTCAAAGTAGCTAAACAACTTTCCATTCCCAAGTTTGGAGGAACGCCTCAAACACAAATTTGGATCGATAAATTCTTCGGAACCAACTTCGACGGATTTTTGGGACAATAAACTCAAATATCTTGAGGCAGGATTTCCTTCTCGGAAAGGCAAATCCCAATACCAATCGGAGATTCCGAGATCGAGTTTGGCCTTCTCCCTCCAGAATTCATCATCGTTAATCAAGACTTCAAATTGAGGATACTTTTCGATCATCTCAAGAAGTCTTGGGTATGGATACGAATAAAGGAGTCGATTTTGCAAAGACAAAGGTTGAAGGGACATTTTAACGGATGAAAAACTTTTATTACTTCATCGAATTTAACAGGGTTGATTTCAATCGAACTTGATATCTTGACTGAAATTTCCGGAGAACTTTTAAAGTTTAATAGAAAGTTTTGAGCTGACGAATTTTGGGTCGATAATCGAATTTTATATGATGTTACAAAAAAGTAACTTGGGTTTTTCATATTTGTAATTTCTTGTTTTGAAAAAATTTTTAGATTTTAGAAAAGTTACAAATATGAAAAACCCAAGTTACTTTTTTGTAACATCATATAAAATTCGGTAATTCTGAAAATAACCTAAAGATAACTTATTTTTCAAGTTATCTTTAATCGAATTTCGACTTGGATGGAATATTTGCATTTTGGATTAAAGATAACTTAAAAATAAAGTTATCTTTAAGTACCTTTGAACTAATATCGAATTTTATATGATGTTACAAAAAAGTAACTTGGGTTTTTCATATTTGTAACTTTTCTAAAATCTAAAAATTTTTTCAAAACAAGAAATTACAAATATGAAAAACCCAAGTTACTTTTTTGTAACATCATATAAAATTTGGCAATAGTTGAAAATAACTTAAAGATAACTTGAAAATAAGTTATCTTTAACTATTTTTGGATTTGGGTAGATTAACCCTATTTTGGATTAAAGATAACTCGAAAATAAGTTATCTTTAAGTTATTTTCAACTATTGCCAAATTTTATATGATGTTACAAAAAAGTAACTTGGGTTTTTCATATTTGTAACTTTTCTAAAATCTAAAAATTTTTTCAAAACAAGAAATTACAAATATGAAAAACCCAAGTTACTTTTTTGTAACATCATATAAAATTCGATATTAGATGAAATAACCTTAAAGATAACTTATTTTCAAGTTATCTTTAATCCAAAGTGGAAATATTCTATCCAAATCTAAAATTGGTTAAAGATAACTTGAAAATAAGTTATCTTTAAGTACCTTTGAACTAATATCGAATTTTATATGATGTTACAAAAAAGTAACTTGGGTTTTTCATATTTGTAACTTTTCTAAAATCTAAAAATTTTTTCAAAACAAGAAATTACAAATATGAAAAACCCAAGTTACTTTTTTGTAACATCATATAAAATTTGGTAATATTTCAAAGTAACCTAAAGCAGTGTTTTAGTTTCGTTCATAACCTACGTTATCGCCCGGAAGTAAGTAAAATTAAATTCTGAATTGGGAATTTAATCTTTCGGAAAGTAAAATGGAACAAAGAATGGAAATTGCTATCGAGGCGTTAACCAATCAAGTTCCCGATCTTTGTTGTTGGTTTTGCAAAGAAAGAATTAAGTTCTACTCTTTTTCGAACTCTTTTTCTCAGGAAGAATTGCTCTCGTATCTGAAAAAACATTTTAACCAAATGCCGTTTATTAGTAGGACTATCTACTCTCGTAATTGTGAAACGAAACTTGTTCAACTTTGCGTCACCTGTTCAAAGAAATTCAAGCTTGAATTTGATGTCGGTTGTTTAATTTGCGAACAACCTTGCCAAGAACAATTTACGTTGGATTATGTGATGGTCAATCCATTAAATCGAACGGAGGTGCGAACTTGTTCAAGAAAATGCCTGAAGAAGTTTCTTAAATTCTCTCGACCGAAAGGTTTCTTTAAGACGATTTGTTTCTTTTGCTCGAAAGAAGTTGAAAAGCGAAAATATTGCTCCCGATGCAAAAAGGCGTGCTATTGTTCAGTAGAATGTCAAACTCAACATTGGCCAAAACACAAACTTAAATGCCAACAGGTCAATTAATTTAAAGTGTCGAAAAATTGCTCAGAGAAGTGTTGGTCAATTTCTTGGGAAATTTCAAATAATTGTCTTCGATTATTGTCCAGGTAATCTTCCCCTTCGGAAATTTGCTCGATTTGACTCAGAATATCGACCAATTCAGAATATTTTCCCGAACGTTGTGAAAATTTCGAAGAATTTGACTTTAAAATCCAATGGGGAATTCGCGACGAGATCTTTTCGTACAATGCAAACAAACAACCTTTTGTAGTGAGTGGAATAAATTGCCATAAAGCGCGAGGATTTGTAATTTGCAAAGATTCCGGAGTGTAAAGATGGGGTAAGGCCAAATAATCCAGCCAAGAATTCCAATCTTCCTGCGTCCATTGGAAAGCAAGACTATCTGTATTTAATAATTGAATAATTCCCGAAATTCGATTTGCGATTTCTCCTTTCTCCACACCACAAAGGGGAATTCCACAAATTTGGCGTCCTCCAATGTAAAGGTAGGTTTGTATCAAACAGAGTTTTTCGTTCGATTTTTCAAGCAAGAAGAAGTGACAAATGACTTCATTTCCATTGATATCGTGAAGGAGGTTATTATCGGTAATAGCTACCCAATACAATCCATCTTGAGTATTTGTTTCAAGATGTTGCACTAATTGAGTTAAAATTCGATAAGCTTTGAATTTTTCATCTCCAACTGGGGAATTTTGCACATGTTCCATTGCGGTTTCGATTGAACGAGTGGGAAAGATTCTCAGGGCTATGTATTGATATCCACTTGGGCCACAATTTTGGAAAGAAGGTAAAACTCCAGACTCATCCAAAACCTCCAAATTATTGTAGATTATCTCAGTTAAAGGAAAAGTCATCCGTCCAAATACAGCGCTGACTGACGATTTTATTTTGGTTAAATCAAAATAAAATTGCTGAAAAATTAAATTAAAAACTTGAGGCTTTCAAATTGTTAAAGCTTCATGGAATTTCTACCTAACGAAGTCTTGTCAATTATTTTTAAATTTTCTCCAGATTTTTCATTTGTTCTTCGGCAAGTTTGTCGAAATTGGAATAATTTGTTGTGCGAGCGAACTTCCCTTTCTTTTGATAAATTACTCAACGTTTGCTTCTCAGAGGGCCATCTTGCTTTGTTTACCAAAATTCTAAATTCGACTTGTTCTGATCCGACCTTAAACCACCTTCGTTTGGATAAGATTTTTAAGATCGAAAGACTTCGACTCGCTGCAAGAAATGGACAAATTGGAATTTTGAAATTGGCCCAAAAATATCCTTTTTGTCCTTGGAATGAAAGTGTTTGTAGTGAGGCGGCAGCCGGAGGACAAATTCAAACCTTAAAATGGTTGAAAAAGAACGGTTGCCCTTGGAATGAAGATAGCAGTAAGCAAGCCACTCTGAATGGTCAATTTGCGACTCTCAAATGGCTAAAGAAGAATGGTTGTCCGTGGAATGCTCAAGTTTGTGACTCCGCCGCCCAACTAAACTCAATGGAAATGTTATTATGGGCTCGGAATAAAGGTTGTAAAGAGATTTTCGCTTGTAAATATCTCATTCAGAATAAAAATTTCGAGGGTTTGAAATTGGCCGTTCAAAGTGGCTGTCAGGTTGGAATCCACGATGCTCTGGCCGCTGTCGACTGGGGAAACTTGGAAGTTTTAAAGTGGTTGAAAAATCAAAATGGAAGATGGAACTCGTGGGTTTGTAGTTCGGCAGCCACGGCAGGAAATCTGAAAATGTTGAAATGGCTAAGAAGGCAGAATTGTCCTTGGGATTTAGGAGTGTGCGCAAGCGCTGCCGAGTTTGGCCATCTTAAAGTTTTAAAATGGGCTCGAAAACATGGTTGTCCTACAGACAGACGAGATTTAATAACGGCGGTAGAAAATGGACATTTTTCTGTTGTTAAATGGATGATTAAAAACCAATACCCCAATTCTTCAAAGGGAATTTGTTCTGCGGCTGCTGCTTCGGGAAACCTGAAAATGTTGAAATGGCTAAAGAAACGTGGATTTGATTGGGATCGGTCAGTTTGCTCTCAGGCCGCTCTTTCAGGACACTTACCCATTTTGAAATGGGCTCACAAGAAAGGTTGTCCTTGGAGAGACGGTGTTTGTGAAAATGCTGCGACCGGAGGTCATCTGCCCATTTTGCAATGGGCTCGTAGGAAAGGCTACCCATGGTCACATTTGGTCTTCATCAATGCCGCAAGAGAAGGTCATTTTGAATTGCTTATTTGGGCCAGGAATAATGGTTGTCCGACGAACGGCCCTCTTGATTTCGGAGAAAGTCATCATTTCGAAGTTTGTTCTCTAATTGCCAAAAGAAATAATTTCAAGATACTCAAATGGGCTTACAGGAATGGTTTCCGTAGAGGTTCGAAGGTTTGCGAATATGCTATCGGGCATCAAAATTTCTCAATGTTCTATTGGGCTTCGAGAAGATTTGCAAGAAATGAAAACATTTGCAGAAAAATAGCCAAAATTGGAGATTTTCATCTGTTTCAATGGGCTGTCGAAAACGGATTTTTTATGAATGAAAAGGCTTTATGGGGAGCAGCTTCGGGAGGCCACTTAGAAATTCTTCGTTGGGCTTTAGCCAATAATTGGTCGATTTTTCAAAATGGCAGAATTCGATCTTACAAAATTTACAAAAAGATTTGCGAAAATGCAGCGAAGAAAGGGCATTTAAATATCCTAAAATGGGTTTGGAAAAACATCGTTGATTATGGGTTTTCCAAAAAGAACTTCTTTGATTATTTCGGAGAAGGAATCTTGGAGTTTTCTATTCGAGGAGGTTACTTTCAAATTGTTAAATGGTTGATTCGAAAAGGTTGCAAAAAAGGAAACTTTTCAGTCGAATTGGCTCGGGCAGCTGGTTATCATCAAATGGCCAATTGGTTGAGAAAACATTGAGTATTTTAGATTTATTTAGCAGATAAATTCTGCTAAATAAATTAAATAAGATGAGAAATTTTCTCTTTCTGGATTGGGATTCAGAAAGAGAAAATTATCTTTTTATTTTAAAGATAATTTAAATACAGAATTTTATATGATGTTACAAAAAAGTAACTTGGGTTTTTCAGATTTGTAACTTTTCTAAAATCTAAAAAATTTTTCAAAACAAGAAATTACAAATATGAAAAACCCAAGTTACTTTTTTGTAACATCATATAAAATTTTGTAATAGTTCAAAGGTACTTAAAGATAACTTGAAAAGTAGTTATCTTTATTCCAAAATGGAAATATTCTACCAAAATCCAAAAGTCGTTAAAGATAACTTAAAAATAAGTTATCTTTAAGTTACTTTGAACTAATATGAAATTTTATATGATATTACAAAAAAGTAACTTGGGTTTTTCATATTTGTAATTTCTTGTTTTGAAAAAATTTTTAGATTTTAGAAAAGTTACAAATCTGAAAAACCCAAGTTACTTTTTTGTAACATCATATAAAATTTTGTAATAGTTCAAAGGTACTTAAAGATAACTACTTTTCAAGTTATCTTTAACGATTTTTGGATTTGGGTAGAATATTCGCATTTTGGAATAAAGATAACTACTTTTCAAGTTATCTTTAACAACTTTTGGATTTTGGTAGAATATTGGCATTTCGAATTAAAAATAACTACTTTTCAAGTTATCTTTAAGTACCTTTTAAATATTACCAAATTTTATATGATGTTACAAAAAAGTAACTTGGGTTTTTCGATTTTGTAACTTTTCTAAAATCTAAAAATTTTTTCAAAACAAGAAATTACAAATATGAAAAACCCAAGTTACTTTTTGTAACATCATATAAAATTCGATATGAGTTCAAACAACCTTAAAATTTTAGCTCTAAATCAAGCTAAAATTTTAATTATTCTTTAACTAAGCTTTTTCTCTCAGAGATTGAACTTCTTCGATTCTTCCTTCAACGTATTCAACTGATTCGAAATATCTCAGTTGATTGAGACGAATGTTTACTTTTTCTAAATTCTCCAAACCTGGAAAATTTGGTTCTCCTAGAAGACCACCCACAAAGAGTTGGATATTACGGAAAGATGCCAAATTCGCTTTCGGTAGAATTAAATCGTAAAAATATTTAGGAAGAATTATGCCTAATCTTTCAGCCAACATCGAAGAGACAACCGAATCTTGTTGATTACAAGATTCGAGAAAAGCTTCGGGAAAATCACTATCCCATTTCTCATCCTCTTCAAGACTTCTTTCCACCTCGAGAACATATTCGATTATCGGGTAACTTTTGTAACGAATAGCCAAAGCCAAAGCTTTATCTAAATAAAATTCTGCTGTGTCATCATCCTCCAAAATAGCCTCAAATAACTCTACATTCGAAGTTTCGGCCGCTGCTCCAAATTGAGCCTTCTCAATAAGAAAGTCAATGTTACCTTCACGACCGGAAATTAAATATTCTTTAAGTTTGTTGTCTTCAGTCACCAACGCTCCTCGATAAGCAGAAACGAAAAACAAATCCGAGAACTGTCTTTCGTTGGGTTCAATTACTCGAATTCCTTCAACTGAACTTGCTTTAGCGATTTGCTCAATGTCATCAGAATTTCCTTGAAAGTTTTCGATCCTTCCTTCACCGATATATCGGGAAACAAACTGGAAGAAAGGAAAAGAAACCTTCAAAGCTTCAATTTGACATTTTTGTATGTCATCCGGAGACATTTCAGGTCGAACGGTAAACAAATTCCAAACATATAGAAAAGTTTCCTCGCTCCCCGATTCGCAAGCTTTCTGAATGGAGTGAACAAAATAAGGACGAGACTTTGGTAAAATGATATCTTGAGCAAAATCCGCTTGTCCTTCCACCAAAGCTTCTAGAAAAGCAGCTTGATAGTCCGGATAATAATCCGTCGAATCAATCAAATTTTCAAAATAAGAAAAAAGTTCCAAGTTTGCAATTCCTGCCGAGCGAATCAGGCAAAGATTAGGTTCGATTAAGTTTTCAGAACCACGAGCCACAGATTTTTGGGATAAAACTTGCAAATAATTCAAAATGGGCTCAACAGTAAACGAATTTTTCCAATACCATTCCGTCACACCGAAATCAGAACGGGCTTTTTCGAACCAAAATTGATCGTCATAAGGTAAAGATTCGAATTGTGGGTATTTTTCGATCATGTCTTGAAGTTGAGAAAAAGGATAGCGTAAGAGGACTTCATTTTGAAGAGATGAAGCCTTGAACATTTTGTTTCAGTCGAAAACTTTTATCTCATTCGGAAAATTTTTGCTGTTGAAAAATAACACCACAGTTAGACTTTATTTTGAAGATTATTATTTATCGAATTTTATATGATGTTACAAAAAAGTAACTTGGGTTTTTCATATTTGTAATTTCTTGTTTTGAAAAAATTTTTAGATTTTAGAAAAGTTACAAAATCGAAAAACCCAAGTTACTTTTTTGTAACATCATATAAAATTTGGTAATATTTAAAAGGTACTTAAAGATAACTTGAAAAAGTAGTTATCTTTAATTCAAAATGGGAAAATTCTACCCAAATCCAAAAGTCGTTAAAGATAACTTGAAAATAAAGTTATTTTTAAGGTTGTTTCAACTATTACAAAATTTTATATGATGTTACAAAAAAGTAACTTGGGTTTTTAGATTTTGTAACTTTTCTAAAATCTAAAAAATTTTTCAAAACAAGAAATTACAAATCTGAAAAACCCAAGTTACTTTTTTGTAACATCATATAAAATTCGATATGAGTTCAAAGTAATTTAAAGATAACTACTTTTCAAGTTATCTTTATTCCAAAATGAGAAAATTCTACCCAAATCCAAAAGTCGTTAAAGATAACTTGAAAAGTAGTTATCTTTAAGTACCTTTGAACTATTACAAAATTTTATATGATGTTACAAAAAAGTAACTTGGGTTTTTCAGATTTGTAATTTCTTGTTTTGAAAAATTTTTTAGATTTTAGAAAAGTTACAAAATCGAAAAACCCAAGTTACTTTTTGTAACATCATATAAAATTTGGTAATATTATTAGTTTAATTTATTAGTGCTTAATTAAGCACTAATAAATTAAACTTCAAACAAAGATTGAAAAGGTTCCTTCCAATTTAAAATTTCTTGCAATGGCGAAAGAAAGATTGGATGAAGTTCTGAGAGAACTTGAAACGTTTAGTTCGGAAACAGTTTGTTCTTGTTGTTCAGGAAAGATTATCTACTACAAGTTTCTGGAAGATATCGGAATTGAGAAAGGTCATTCGATCATCCGAAATAATTTGCAATCTCTTCCAATAGTCAAGAGGATTTTCTATCGAGTGAAAGGTAAACTTCGGAAAAAACATTTTTGTGTCGAATGTTATCCAGGAAGTAAACCTCCTGAGAAAAGAGAAAGATGTGTAGTTTGTGGAGGAAGGCCGAACCCAACTTTTGGGGTTGAACATTGCCTTCCTAACTTTTTGGTTCACACCGAACTTCGAACTTGTTCTTTGAGATGTTCGAAACTTGTTCTAAAAATTCTGAAAAAGAACGGGGCTTCCTTCTTCTGTCATTCTTGCCTCAAGATCATCGAGAAGAAAATGTATTGTTCTCGATGCAAAAAGATATGCTATTGCTCGAAAGAATGTCAGAAAAAAGATTGGCCGGATCATAAAACTTATTGTGAACTTCCCTAATTATAGGGGATAAATTCTAAATGAGTTACGAAATTTATTTGTTTGTTTAATGTGACTCACAAACAAATAAATCGAAATTGGTTATCGAAATATTTCGATAACCAAATTTTATATGATATTACAAAAAAGTAACTTGGGTTTTTCATATTTGTAATTTCTTGTTTTGAAAAAATTTTTAGATTTTAGAAAAGTTACAAATCTGAAAAACCCAAGTTACTTTTTTGTAACATCATATAAAATTCGATATTAGTTCAAACAACCTTAAAGATAACTTATTTTCAAGTTATCTTTAAGTTACTTTAGATTTGGGTAGAATTTCCCCATTTTGGATTAAAGATAACTTGAAAATAAGTTATCTTTAAGGTTGTTTGAACTAATATCGAATTTTATATGATGTTACAAAAAAGTAACTTGGGTTTTTCAGATTTGTAACTTTTCTAAAATCTAAAAAATTTTTCAAAATAAGAAATTACAAATATGAAAAACCCAAGTTACTTTTTTGTAACATCATATAAATTTTTGTAATATTTCAAAGGTACTTAAAGATAACTTGAAAATAAATTATCTTTAATCCAAAATGGGAAAATTCCATCCAATTTTAGAAATAGTTAAAGATAACTTATTTTCAAGTTATCTTTAATCCAAAATGGGAAAATTCCATCCAACTTTAGAAATAGTTAAAGATAACTTGAAAATAAGTTATCTTTAAGGTTGTTTGAACTAATATCGAATTTTATATGATGTTACAAAAAAGTAACTTGGGTTTTTCATATTTGTAACTTTTCTAAAATCTAAAAAAATTTTCAAAACAAGAAATTACAAAATCGAAAAACCCAAGTTACTTTTTTGTAACATCATATAAAATTCGATATTAGTTCAAACAACCTTAAAGATAACTTATTTTCAAGTTATCTTTAACTATTTCTAAAGTTGGATGGAATTTTCCCATTTTGGATTAAAGATAACTTGAAAATAAGTTATCTTTAAGCTACTTTGATATATTACAAAATTTTATATGATGTTACAAAAAAGTAACTTGGGTTTTTCATATTTGTAATTTCTTGTTTTGAATTTTTTTTTTAGATTTTAGAAAAGTTACAAAATCGAAAAACCCAAGTTACTTTTTTGTAACATCATATAAAATTCGATATTAGTTCAAACAACCTTAAAGATAACTTATTTTCAAGTTATCTTTAACTATTTCTAAAATTGGATGGAATTTTCCCATTTTGGATTAAAGATAACTTATTTTCAAGTTATCTTTAAGTACCTTTGAAATATTACGGGATTTTATATGATGTTACAAAAAAGTAACTTGGGTTTTTCATATTTGTAATTTCTTGTTTTGAAAAAATTTTTAGATTTTAGAAAAGTTACAAATATGAAAAACCCAAGTTACTTTTTTGTAACATCATATAAAATTTGGTTATCGTTAAATTCCAAACTGAAAAATTAGTTTGTGCATCGTAGGTAACATTTCAATTTGGTAATATTAATACCTAAATAATTTGTACCTAAAATAAGACATGAAATCAACGTTTATTTTAAATTTAGTTTCAAGATTAAAATAAATGACTGTGAATAAAGAATAGCGACAATTTAAAATCGAATTCTTCAGATAGTGGCTCTAAATGATTAGGAGATTTTTGTCCAAATTTTCATCGAGTAACGAAAAAAGTAAAGGAAATTCCGAGCTTTTCTTCAGAGATCTTTGTTGTCTTGAGCAACCTGTCGAAGTTTCTGGAAAGTTGCTCGATCTGAATCTCGGTTTCTTTTACGCTCGAAGTGACGAACCAGCTCTAAAGATTGAAACTTTTGACCTGCAAGGTAAAAAGAATAAAGTGATTTTCTATGGTGAGATGGGAGCCGGAGCTACTTGGAAATTGACCATTTGGGGAAAGAATGATAAAAGTAAAATTTGTGAAAAACTAAATTGTAATTTCGAAATATTAATTTTCGAACATGAAAAGAAAGGCAAAACCTTCCATCCTAACCGATAATTTATTTTTTGTCGAGATATTTATCTCGACAAAAATCTGACCCGAATTGAATTACTTTTTAAAAATGCAAGTTCGATTCGTCATTCGCGACCAATTTAAACAGGAAGAATATTCTTCTCATTACATTTTAGTTGGGAAGATTCGCCATGATTATTGGAAGAAAAATGGACGTTATTTTGGAGTTTATCGAATTCGCGACCAAGAAAAACAAAGTTTAATGTCGATGTTTTTCTTTGATAATGGTAAGCAAATCGAATTTCCTGAAGATTTTGAGCAGAAACGTCTCCTTAAAATTCCAGGATATTTCATTCAAGAGGAAGATACAGAAAGTATTCTTTCCGAGTATTTTGACAATTGCGAAGTTGAGCAAGTCTAAACTTGGTGAATTTTCATCGAATTATTGGGCTTTTTCTTAAACAATGCTTGAACAACCGACAGAATTGAACACGTTGTTTGGGTGTTGGTGGTGGCTAGACTTGAAATAAGGAAGGGAATACTGTAAGCGCACCAAATTGTCGGAAGTTCATGAGGAATTGAGGATATCAATTGTATAAAAATTATTTGAGATAGCCAAATCGTTATTTTCATCTTTCCAGAATCCTCATATAGAGCTGGCACAAACCAAAGAAGCAAATAGGGAAAAAGGTTTGGTTCCAATCCGTGATATGAAAAGTAAGGTAAAACCCAATAAAGATGGGTGGGACCAAAGTGAGTGCAAACGGACTGTCCAACCATAATTTCTGAGAAATCCAATCTAGGACGAAGAGGTCCAAAAACCATAAGAGAAGGGATTAGTCTTAGAGTGTAAAATACGGCCCATAATGCTGAAAGAAGAGATGCGAAAAGGAATATCGCTTTTCTGTCTGGATACATTGCAGCCCGGTGAAGATTCCACATCAAAGGTTGAACCACTACTAAAATATGAGCCAGGATGGTAGACCAAAAATTAAATGTTTCTCCACATTTTTCCGGAAACAATTGTTGAGAGGATTGAAGAAGTTCCATCAAAGTGTAAAATAAAATCACATCTCTGAGCGAACGACGTTGTTTTCTTGCATGATAAGAGGCAAGAACGATCCCCAACACAACTAAAAATAAGGAAACGGGAAGAGAGAAACACATCTTATTTGAACAGAACAATACAGTTTTCTGTTCAAACTTTAAACCTTAAATTCTTTTCAGAGAATCATGTTTGGGTGACGAGCTTCGAAAGACCTCGACCAAATTTTTGGTCTATTTTCTTCGGTTAACTCGCCAAACTCCTCAATTAAATATTCGATGTTTGTCGTTGTACTATTTGGTTCAAACTGTAAAAAATTTCCAAATGGAGCAAATTGTTTAGCAGAAAGGTAAAGATCAACATCAATTCGAAACATTTTTTCTTTCTTTAACGGTTCCGCCAAAACATTCAAAGTTTCGGAATGAGGTAACGATTCGAAAATCATTGAAATAATTTTGTAAACTTGTACCGGGTGAGGATTGAACAAATACCCTTCGGATAAAAGAGTTAATTTCTCATCAAGGGTCATCGAACAATATTTTTGTAAATGGGTGATAGCAAAACGATGAGCTTGGAAGAAAGCCTTCTTTAACATCATTACAAAACAGGAAGTACGATCGACGCCAAAAAATTCACTCATTTTCAAAAATCTCCTTGGATCAAAGTCGCAAGATAAAGAGAAAATTAAAATTTCGCTCATTTGATGTAAGTTGAGACAGCGGTAAAGCTTTATTATACTCGGTCTTAGGTCCCCGTTGGCCATTAAAATAGCAAGGTATAATAATTTCTCTTCATTGTCTAGGCAAGCCACTCGGGTCGTTACCCATGAAGGTGAAGGAGACGAACAAATCTTGTCATAGAAAAGATTCAGATCTGGACATTTATTATCCACTTTGAAATGTTTGAGGAAAATGGCTAGACAATTCGGTGTTTGAATTAACGCTAATTCTAGGCTGCTAAAGCCGAATCTCCTTAACTGACTGTTTAAAAGAGTTTGCGATCTGAAATTATCGATAACTTCGCTACTACAACCTACAAAAAGTTTATCGAAAATCTCCACATTTCCTTGTTTGACAGCAAGTTCTTGGGAAATCGACATCGGATAAATACTTTGAATTCCCACCGATTCTGGAATTAGGCGAAATTTAGAGGCAATTTCAAGGAAACGAGTTTTCCCCTCTACTTTGCGCTTTTGCATCAAAGGAAGATTAAAATACCAAGATGGAACTGAAAATTGTTTTTCCGCCTTAATTTTCCAAAATTCCCATTCTTGATTCTCAAAAATTTTGGGGTTTTGGTGGTAAAACTTTTCCACTTCAGCGTAAGTCCACTTTTCGTTGAAACATGAAAGGAAACTGTCGATTTGCATTTTATCTTTCCAGATTACACATTAATCAATGTGTAATTTGAACTTCAATTTACAATTTAAGCGCTGAAGAACAACCACCCAACAATAACAATCAGCAAAACTGCCGTGATCATCAACACAATGTTTATCCAACCTGCCAAACCTCTAACGGACAATGCTATCCAAGCAATCGCCAAAGTTAAAATGGCGATGACTCCAAGAATTCCAATAATTCTTTTGGTACTTGGAACGGAAAGAGATCCGGTTGAGAAAGTTGGAGTTACTTGTGGAGGATTTGCCACAGGGGCAACAGGGGCAACGACAACCGTCTCAGACATCTTTTTTCTAATCTGGAATGAAATTCTTGGAAAAAACTAATAAATTCTAAACATAACTAATGATGAATGTAGCATGTCGTATTCAGCCGAAGATTTATTCGAAAATGAGACTTCAAGAGGAATAGAAGGATCGAGTGGAAATAGAGCGGTCGTCGAAGCATAAATTGGATTTTGGTGAATGGTTTGTAAAGGAAGTTGAGCTATCACAAGTTTTCTTTCCTCTCCTGTTAGGGAACATAATTCAACTGTTGTCGATAATCCTTCACAAGAATGAGGGAGAGCAGAAACAGACAAAGAAATAAAATAGATGCCGGTGGTTCCAACGGAAATTTTTCCTGAAGTTGGAATGTAACTTGATCCATCTGTCGGACCTAACGCTACATTTGTAAAAACCAAAGTTCCTGATTCATTGCAACTTGAAACTAACGAAGGGCACTTTCCGCAACCTTTCAAAAACATTGGATGTCTTAAATCGATTCGGTTTGTTCCAACACACGAACCCGGACCCCCAGGTCCTGTTGACCCCATCGGTCCTCTCTCTCCCGCTGGTCCCGTACAACCGTCTTTACCACAATCTCCTTTTGGTCCAGTGGGTCCCGTACAACCGTCCTTCCCGTCAGCTCCCTTCGGACCAGTACAACCGTCTTTACCACAATCTCCTTTTGGTCCAGTGGGTCCCGTACAACCGTCCTTCCCGTCAGCTCCCTTCGGACCAGTACAACCGTCTTTTCCACAATCTCCTTTTGGTCCTGTATCCCCCTTCAAGCCGGTACACCCAATTAAACCTTGATCTCCCTTCGGACCAGTACAACCGTCCTTCCCGTTCTTTCCGTCAGCTCCCTTCGGACCAGTACAACCGTCTTTTCCACAATCTCCTTTTGGTCCAGTGGGTCCCGTACAACCGTCTTTACCACAATCTCCTTTTGGTCCGGTAGCTCCCGTACAACCGTCCTTTCCGTTCTTTCCGTCGTTTCCTTTTGGTCCCGTACAACCGTCCTTCCCGTTCTTTCCGTCGTTTCCTTTTGGTCCCGTACAACCGTTTCTACCACAATCTCCTTTTGGTCCGGTAGCTCCCGTATAACCTCGATAGTTAATTGGAACTTGATTATTCCCCCCTTCGTTCCTCGAAAGGTTATTTTCTTGCGAGATGTGTCTCTCTCCTGTTTGAGGAGAGTAAGATAAAATTCGCACCGCCATTTTAATGTCTGGGTAAAATTAAACTTTTTATACAAGTTTAATTTTAAATTCGAGTTTTGTATTTTCGGTTCTTGGGTGCTGATTAACCTTAATTTTATTAAGTAATCTCTTCAGCCTCTCTCAAAATTCTTTTGACTTTCCCCAACACAAAAATCTATTCCTTGTTGAAAATTTAAAAAGTTGGACGTGAATTCTTTCCTTCAGCCATTGCCTTTCCGTCTGACATTTATTTCTTGATTTAAGAAATAAATAGGTTTGAGTTAGCTTTTTTTGTGCTAGTTTATTTGGAGTATTCAACATCTTCCTTCTTCTTGAAGTTGAAACGAGCATCGACGCCTGAAGCGGCCAGAAGGTTGGTTAACCACTTATAGGCATAAGGGATGGTGCAGGTTCCGAATTCGGCCTTTTCTTCGCAATTGCGACACACAGGTTTGTCGTATTTCGGATTTGAAATTGCGACTCGTCCACAGGTAGTACAGAAGACGGTTTTGTAAGCGTCAGAACGATACAACAGTGTATCAAGGGCGGCGTTAGTAGCTCCGTGAGAGATTAGTGCGTTCTTTTCCATCTCACCTGCGCGAATGCCACCTCCCTTTGAACGACCACCGACGGGTTGATGAGATACCGCCTTATAAAGTCCGGAAGAGCGGACTTGAATTTTCTTGTTAACCAAATGGCGAAGTTGTTGATAGTAACACAACCCAACAAAGATACGAGCTTCAATAGGCTTGCCAGTGACTCCGGAGTAGAGTTGCTCAGTGCCTCTCCTTTCATAACCGTATTGGACCAAATTCTCCTCGAAGGTGCGAATATCAAAGTTATCAAAGCCAGTAGCATTGACCCTCTCGCCCCTCAAAGCTCCAACCTTCGATGCGACAATCTCCATCAACTTGGCGATAGTCATACGAGAAGGAATGGCAAGAGGGTTGATGAGAATGTCAGGTCTCATTCCGGTGATTGGGTTGAAAGGCATATCTTCTTCAGGTACAATCAAACCAATAGTTCCCTTTTGAGCGTGCCTGGAAGCAAACTTGTCACCAATGATTGGGTCGGTGGAAAGTCGCACATCTCGGATCTTGACCTTCACCAGAGTCAATCCTTCCTCATTTTTATCGATGAGGATGCGATCAACAACACCACGCTCTCCGATACCGACTCGGACATTATCAATCTCGATGCGTCCAGTCACTCGATTCTCTTTAGTCTTTGAAATCAAAACATCTCCTGGCTCAACTGAGTAGCCGATGCGAGCGACGCCGTTATCACCAAGAGCCCGGTAGACCTTGGGGTCTTCTCCAGCTCTTAGAGTTGGCTTCCTGAAAGTCTCGACAATGTCTTTGTCTTTCTTTGACTCAACTGCGGTGTAACTGTCATAAATAACGTAACCAAACAACCCTCTTTCGACAGAAGCCTTGTTGAAAACAAAGGCGTCTTCTTGATTGTAACCGTAATAGGGCATAATCGCAACCGTGACTGTTTCACCGGAGGGAAGCTCATCAAGACCAAGCCATTCATTCAACTGAGTTGCGAAGATGGGAGCAGAGGGGGCAAGCATCATCTTAACCGACTCAAAACGCAGAGGGTGGTTAGAATGATGAGCTCCAAGAGCTTGCTTCATCATACCACAGGTGTACATATTTCGTGGACCCATATTGTGCTCGGGAAGAGGCAGTAAGTTGGCTGAAATGCCAAACAATGCGTTGGGATTCAATTCGCAATGAGTGTAAGAAGATTTCTTACTCAAACGTTCCAAAGCCTCATTTGCTTGAGAAAGGTCGGAAAGAGCCAAATCGAGAGTTTTGCGATACAATTCATAGGCTTCCTCGTCAGATAAATTGGCCACGTTTGTGATAACTTCAAATCCATCAACCTCGGAACTTACCTGCTCGGGGAGGCGGTAGCGAATTTCTTTTACGTCCTGTTCCTCGGGAACTTGGAGCCTGTCGACGATGGTTTGAGCCTCATTCCTCTTCATCAACAAATTGGCAATCTCAGTCCGTTGCTCTCGAAGCATCTCCAAGGTCTGTGCGATGTAAAGTTGGTCTTGTTCAGTCGCATCAACATACTCAACTGCACCTTCTTGAAGCAAAGTTTGGAAGTCAGAACCTTGCAATTTCTTCTTCTCGTAGACCGTAACGCCTTCCTCAACGACAAGCAAAGGACGAGTCAAGCGAGAACCGTCGGTGAAAACATACAGGACGTTGTCTCGGTAGATTGAGATTGAGGTGAAATGAGAGATTCTTTGCGACCTTTTCAGCGAAATGAGAAAGTCTTTGAGTTCAGTTCCAGCACACCAACCAACAAAGCGCCCATTGACAATGCAGCCGTTGGTGGCAGTCTCACTACGAATGGCGGCCAGGTAGGGGCGAATCTGTTCAACAATCACCGTGTCATCTCCAGGCAAACTGGCGTAAGCTCCAATCGCCTTGTGCTTGATCAAACCGACTGCACGACCTTCAGGAGTCTCAACCGGGTCAACAAAGCCCAGTTGACTCATCTGCACCATTCGGATGTGAGGCTGCTTGGCTTGACGACGGGTCGGTGTGTTAATCTTGGTGATCTGAGCATAACTACTGAGGACGGACTCGCGGTTGAGAGTGTCAGTGATGTTGTCTTTGGTGTAAGAGCCACGTACACCCCAATTACCTGGAGTGAAAGAGTCAACCAATTCATCGGTGATAATGTTGGCACGGAAGTAACGCTTGAAGAGTTCAAGTTCGTGGCCGGAAGAATACTCTCTCTCGATCTCCTTCTTGTCAGAGACCAAGCTGGCGATTGAAGCTTCAGCCGTGTTGACAGCCTTATTCCACAAACCTCCGAAAAGTTGTTGAAGAGAAGGACCGGCACTTTCAAAGCGCTTGTTGCCGACATTGTCACGGTCGTCAAGGCCACGAAGCCCCGCAATGTAAAGAGCATACTGAGCAATCATCAACGACAACATATAGAGCTTGTTGAGAGGTTCAGACATCTGAGGAAAGAGCTCATCGCTTAAGGTTTGGGCCAACTCAGCGTCACTCGCCTTAGCGCCAGGAATGACTGAACGCAAATACTCGAAGTCATCGGCGATGCTCAGCATGTCAACAAGACTGGTTTGCAACACACTCTGAATCTTCTTCTTGTGCTTCTCTTCCACGAAACTGAGAACAAACCAGACCGCATAGGTGGCTGGGGAGGCTTCGGGGGGTAGCATATTGTAGGCACGAAAGAAGATGCGGAAGGCTTGGAACACACCCATTGTGGTGTCACCCTTTCCCAAGAAGTGAAGGCCAAGGCGAATTGAGCGATTATCTCCCATCGACAGACCGACCATGGTGGTTCCACGGGGAGTGGCGCACACCATCTTGCAGACCGTCTCTTGCACCTTGTTGAAGATGAAGTAACGATTAAGGCGAAGCTTCTCTTGAATGAAGACAATCTTCTCAATACCTTTGATGATGAAATAAGCCAAAGGGTCTTTCGGGCACTCACCCATTGCGAACTTCTCTTCGTCAGTCTTCTGATGAAGATGACACAAGACAGAGCCAAGCATCACAGGCACCTTACCGACATAGACGTTTTTCATCACTGCTTGTTGTTCAACGCCGTTAATGGTGCGAATAACTGGAGCGCCATTACGGTAAAGGGCCAAGTCAACATAAAGCGAGGACGAGTAGGTCAAGTTGCGACTACGGGCGATCAGAGGAGTCAGAACCACCGTACCACTTTTGGTTTCAATCACCGGAGGGTACATTCGAGGGTTGGTGAAGTAGACCAAATCACCAGTTCGGGGCAATCTCAAAGGACGTGAGAACAACTGTTGAGGCAATTGTTCTGTCACCCAAACATTGTAACCTTGAATTGTGTCATCAGTGAAGCCACTAAAGGTCAGGTAAGATTTGAGAAGTTCGCCACTTTCAGAGATCTTCAACCTACCAGGCACATTGAGGTTGAGTTCAGAAACTGGCTCGATCGTCAAATTGAGAGGCGGTGGGAGGGGTGTGTTCTGAACAGCACACTCCAAAGACAAACCACCTTCACTCAAACAGGATTCCATTTTATATGTTTTGAACATTTCTTCAATTCAATCTTAAAATTTAACTTCAATATCTTCCTTCAATCTTGGAGGAAAAAATCTTAACTTTGTCAAAAAGACAAAGTTAAAACTTTCTTTGGAATTACCCTTTTTAGTAAAAGTAATATTCATCAATGAATTCTTGAAGGATCGATTGTTCACGATAGTCGAGCCATTCATCGTAGAAAGAATCCAAGTCATAAGATGAAATCTCTCCTGATTTAATCGCTTCTTTCAGTTCATAAGCAAATCCTCCCGTTTCTCGATACCACATGTCTACCAAAAAACTCCAAAAAGATTTATGACCACCGTCCATTTTTTTCAAGGAGATCAAAATCAAATTTCATTCAAGAATTGAAATTTGGTATTTGGGACAGTCCTCCTTTTCAAGGTATTCGGAAATTTCTGAATTACGAACCAAAACTCCCGCCGCATAAGTTCTTTCATCCCAACGACAACCTTGCTTCCTCAACCATTTCAAAAGTTGCAAATCTTCAACTAAGACAGCATTCGCACAACTTTTAGCATTCCAAGGGCAGTTTTCATGATGAAGCCATGTGATGAGCTGGCGGTTTTTACTCAGAATTGCATTTTCGAAAGTTGTCTCGTTCAAGGGAAATCCCTTTCCAGCAAGATAGCGGACAATTTCGTAGTGGCCTTTCAAAGCGGCTTGTGACATCACTTTTTGATCATAAGGGCAGCCTTCCTCCACCAAACTTTTCACAACGGAAATGTTTCCGGCATAAGCTTGACGGGCCATAAAGTCAGCATTAAAGTAATGATTAGCCATGATTTCATTTGGAAAATCGGATTTTAAATTTCAATGTTTGACAAGAAAAGAACACGCTAAAAAAGTTGTGTTCGATTAAAGGAACAAATTTCTTTTTATCTTTAAAAGGGAATGTTCCAACCTCCAAGTTTGAGAAATCTAGTTCTTCTTGATCAGCCTTACTTTCAAGTTCGCGAACTGTGTAAAGATGAGAGATTTTACTCATTGTGCGATGAAAATCTTTGGGCATTGAAGGCCGAGAGGGATCTTGGAATTCCAACTGAATATTTTGCTTTGGCTAATCAACCTTTGCAAGGGAGAAATCCTTTGCCTTCAAGGGAATTGACCGGTTATCAAAGATATCTCGAACTTCTGACCAAGAAGTTCATTACTCCTGACAGCCGAGCAAACTTTAACAAAAGAACCCAAAAAGTCGGAGGAATTTATGAATCTTATGGAGGTTTGTTGGAGTCAATTGAGAGGGGATCGGTGCCAGGAGTCGAGTTTTTCTTTCCTTTGATTAGCCAAGTTGCCAGACAAGATCTAGAGTCGAAAATTGTGAATCACACTCTTGCTCCTTATCGGTATCGATTTTGGGCCTTCTTTCGAACTCTTCAGTTACTTTTTGGCGATGATAAGGCGCAACAAATTGCCCAAGACTCTAACTATTATTCATACCGCCGCCTTGGCAGTTGGTCAGACTTTTTCGAAGAATCGGTAAGTCCTTTTCCTCCTTCCCAGATTGACCTTTGGGTTGAGGAAGGAAATTTGCAAGCTTTGGGAGAGGCAATTCCTCAAGGAGGTAATGACCTTTGGGGAGGGTTAGTCTACCTTGTTCGACTCGGTTCAATCGAAGCAGCCCATCTCTGTCTTGAATTTCTGAACTTGGATTCGAACTCTTCGAGTCAAATTCATAGAGAGGTGATCATTTCCTCTTTGACCAGTGGAAACGTTGAAATTGTCAACCTTCTACTTCCGTTCTGGAGTGTGACCGAATTGTTCCTTCCGATTGGAAATATTTCCGATGTGAGGCAAATTCCCCAATTGCCTCCTGGAACTTTCAACAATCCGATCTACCGAGACAACATTTTCAATGCAATCCAGTATTCCTACTACGGATGTAATCAAGAACTTATTGACATCTTTCTAACCACATTGCCCACCGACCGTCAAATTCTCAATCCTCGGAACTCTTTTGCAGATGAGATTGTGGAAGGAATGATTTTTCACAGAAGGTTTGCTGACGGATATTCGATTTTGAAAAATCTTTTTGAGTCCGGTAGCAGAGGGTTAGTGATTGATTATTCAGTTTTAAGAAGTGAGGACGTCGACGCAATTCGCTTAGTTTATTCTGATCTCTATAACGAGTCAGCAATTCGGGAGAAAATCGATAATTGTCGCGGTAACGTTAACCTTCTAGTCAATCTTTTCATGATTCTGAGGGAAAATCACCCAGATAAAGTTCCGTCATATTTACTGAAGTTTCTCAAGGGACTCCCTAAGTATTATTCCAAACTTTACCCTCTTTCCGAAAAGATTTGCCAAATCGAATATGAGAGATTTTCTCAACAATAAACCCTAATTTTTGTTTTCCTCCCGGAAAACAAAAATTCTTTCGAAGTAGTTTTATTGTTATCTTTAAGGTTGTTTCAACAAATAATCGAATTTTATATGATATTACAAAAAAGTAACTTGGGTTTTTCGATTTTGTAATTTCTTGTTTTGAATTTTTTTTTAGATTTTAGAAAAGTTACAAAATCGAAAAACCCAAGTTACTTTTTTGTAATATCATATAAAATTCGATTATTTGGACAAAAATTCTTTCTGCTAGATTTAGGAGAAAGAATTATATTTGGTAATAAGTTTTTAGGTAGTTTCAGATGGGAAATTGCAACCCGGCTGTTGAATTTTACTCGAACTCAGACAGGAAAATTGCAATTTAGTTGTTGAATTTAGGTTGAAATTAGTCAGGAAAATTTCCATCAACCTGAACGTTTTTTGGTTGAATTTCAATCGAAAAGGCAAAATTCAACAATGAGTTTGGAACAGAAACTAAATCCAAAATTTTGGAAATTTCAAATTAATTTTAGTGCTAATATATTGGATAAATCGGAAACTAATTTCGAAAAATTCCCTATTTATTTGTTCTAAGTTCGAATTTTATTTTGGACATATTACAAAATTTTATATGATATTACAAAAAAGTAACTTGGGTTTTTCATATTTGTAATTTCTTGTTTTGAAAAATTTTTTAGATTTTAGAAAAGTTACAAAATCGAAAAACCCAAGTTACTTTTTTGTAATATCATATAAATTTAAGTATCTGCTAAAATAAATAAATACAATTAGTACCAAGTTAAAGTTAGTATACAAATTTAGCAAATAACTTCTATTAAAATTTGTATACTAACTTGAAATCAAAGCTAATCGCTAAATTTTATTCAACCTAAATTAAGTAGAAATTTTCTACTTAATTTGTATACTAACTTGAAATCAAAGCTAATCGCTAAATTTTATTCAACCTAAATTAAGTAGAAATTTTCTACTTAATTTGTATACTAACTTTAACTTGGTACTAATTGTATTTATTCATTTTAGCAGATACTTAAATTTATATGATATTACAAAAAAGTAACTTGGGTTTTTCATATTTGTAATTTCTTGTTTTGAAAAATTTTTTAGATTTTAGAAAAGTTACAAAATCGAAAAACCCAAGTTACTTTTTTGTAATATCATATAAAATTTTGTAATGGGTCCAAAATAAAATTCGAGTTAGGATAAATAAATAAGAAATTTCTACTAGTTTCGAAATAAAACTAGTAGAATAACAGCGATAAAAACCAATTCTAATTTTGACCAATTTGGATTTAGTTTTCGTCCCAGATTCATTGTTGAGTTTCGTCTTTTCGATTAAACTCAACCAAAAACTTTCAGGTTGTTGAAGGTTTTTCGGCTAAATTGCAATTTTCCCGTCTGAATTCAACCTAAATTCATCAACCAAACCGCAATTTTTCCCTTTTGTTCGGGTGAAATTTCATAACCAAAACACAATTTTCCTATCTGAAACGACCTGAAAATTCGTTATTAATTATAATTCTTTCTCCTAAAACTGGCAGAAAGAATTTTTATCCAAATATCCAAATTTTATATGATATTACAAAAAAGTAACTTGGGTTTTTCAGATTTGTAACTTTTCTAAAATCTAAAATTTTTTCTAAATCCAAAAGTTACAAATCTGAAAAACCCAAGTTACTTTTTTTGTAATATCATATAAAATTCGGATATTTGGATAAAAATTCTTTCTGCCAGTTTTAGGAGAAAGAATTATAATTTTCCAACAAAGTTCAATAGAAAACTCTGTCTGAATTGCAATTTTCTCATCTAAAATTACCCGAAAACTTGTAACTAAATTGCAATTTTCCCATCGAAGTCCAATTTAAAATCTTCTTCCAAATTATATTTTTCTCGCTTGAAATTGCCCGAAAAATCACCGTTAACTATAATTATTTCTCCTAAATCTAGCAGAAATAATTTATCTCAAGATTACAAAATTTTATATGATATTACAAAAAAGTAACTTGGGTTTTTCGATTTTGTAACTTTTCTAAAATCTAAAAAATTTTTCAAAACAAGAAATTACAAATATGAAAAACCCAAGTTACTTTTTTGTAATATCATATAAAATTTGGTATTAGTTGAAAAAAAGGCTTTAAAATTTCGAACTTTTTAGATATTCTTGGTTAAAAATCATTAGAAATAAATTAAAATGCAGAGTGAGAAAAATACCTGTTGGGTTTGTTCCGAAAATCTTCAAGTTGGGGTTAACGCCTTCAGCAAAAGATCGTGGCTTTGTTCAACTTGCAACAATGAGAGAGGGAAGATGAACTTTACTAACACAGCAGGAAAAAAGAGATATGAAGAATGCACAAATTGCAAAGATCGAAATTATATTTTGATGGAAGATGGAAAATGTTTTCCTTGTGGGATGAATTGGAAACGTTCGGATTTCTAGTTTATGTTGAAATTAGCGCTGTAATTATCTGAACTTTGAGTACGAAGTTCAGATGCTGGTTGGGGTAAATAAACAATTATTTCATGTTTTGAGTTAAAAGATAGACCATATATGAAATTTTATATGATATTACAAAAAAGTAACTTGGGTTTTTCGATTTTGTAATTTTTGGATTTAGAAAAAATTTTAGATTTTAGAAAAGTTACAAAATCGAAAAACCCAAGTTACTTTTTTGTAATATCATATAAAATTTGGTAATAGTTCAAAGTAACTTAAAGATAACTTCAATTTCAAGTTATCTTTAACCCAAAATAGATTTAATCTATCCAAATATAAAAACCATTAAGATAACTTGAAAATAAATTATCTTTAAGTACCTTTGAACTCATATGAAATTTTATATGATATTACAAAAAAGTAACTTGGGTTTTTCGATTTTGTAACTTTTCTAAAATCTAAAAAAAATTTTCAAAACAAGAAATTACAAAATCGAAAAACCCAAGTTACTTTTTTGTAATATCATATAAAATTTGGTAATAGTTCAAAGTAACTTAAAGATAATTTATTTTCAAGTTATCTTTAATCCAAAATTCCAATATTCTATCCAATCTGAAAAATAGTTAAAGATAACTTCAAGTTCAAGTTATCTTTAAGTACCTTTGAACTAATACCGAATTTTATATGATATTACAAAAAAGTAACTTGGGTTTTTCGATTTTGTAATTTCTTGTTTTGAATTTTTTTTTAGATTTTAGAAAAGTTACAAAATCGAAAAACCCAAGTTACTTTTTTGTAATATCATATAAAATTTGGGTATTCAAACAAAAATTCTTTCTGCTAAGTTTAGGAGAAAGAATTGTAAATGATAATGACTTTCGGTAGAATTCGAGTGGGAAAATTGCAATTTGGTTACAAATTTTCGGTAGAATTCGAGTGGGAAAATTGCAATTTGGTTACAAATTTTCTATTTTATTTGTAATTATTTGTCCTAAACCTAGCAGAAATAATTTTTGTTCCAATACCCAAATTTTATATGATATTACAAAAAAGTAACTTGGGTTTTTCATATTTGTAATTTCTTGTTTTGAAAAATTTTTTAGATTTTAGAAAAGTTACAAATCTGAAAAACCCAAGTTACTTTTTGTAATATCATATAAAATTCGATATTAGTTCAAAGGTACTTAAAGATAACTTGAAAATAAGTTATCTTTAATTCAAAATTCCAATATTCCATCCAAATCCAAAAGTAGTTAAAGATAACTTATTTTCAAGTTATCTTTAAGTACCTTTGAACTAATATCGAATTTTATATGATATTACAAAAAAAGTAACTTGGGTTTTTCAGATTTGTAACTTTTCTAAAATCTAAAAAATTTTTCAAAACAAGAAATTACAAATATGAAAAACCCAAGTTACTTTTTTGTAATATCATATAAAATTTGGGAATTGGGAAAACCAACTTGATTTCCAAAATTCGATCAGTGAAAATTCTCAACTGTTTGATTTCTTCACTCTTATTGAACCAGAGTATAATTTTGAACAAAATGGAAAGTTTCTTCGATATTTTGCCTGACGAAGTGAATTTGCAAATCTTAAACCGACTAACTCACCCTTCTGATCTGCTTAAGGCTTCGCGATCAGACAGTCTATCTCATTACTTCGACTGGAATTTCTGGAAGAAGGAAGCTTTTCAACTTTGGGAAGTTCCCGAATGGTATTTCGATCTTCCTATTCAGCAGAAAAGGGAGATAGATGGAAGAGGTAGGTTTGTCGAAGTAGCAACCCAGTTCGAGATAATTACTGAATCTTTGGTAGGAATCAAGGATGGAAAAGTCGATGAAGGAGTCTATTTTGAAGACGATGACAATTTCGTTTCCAGAATTTATTGGGATAGTCAGGAAGCTGGAACTCTTGACCTGAAAACTGATAAAGACCTCAAAAACAGTCCAGTATTTCGCTTTGGCCTCTCGACGGCGATCTATCTTGAACTTTTAGGTTCGGTTAAAGGAGGGAGAAACTTTCTCCGAGATATTAATTTAATTATGTCTTGTGTTAGGAATGAAGAAATCGAAGGAGTTAGAGAAAAGTTTTTATTCGAGAAACCTTTTCGAACAGCAGTTGGTCTTGCTATTCTTGGGAATGAAAAATTGTATGATTGGGTTGATTGCGTTTTCAAATCTTTGAAATCAGATGGCCACTTGGCAGTAATTTGCTTTTCTATGCTTTCGGATAACTTTCGACTGTTTGAAGAACTTCACTCTCGGTCAGATCTTTCCGACGGAGACAAACGAGCTCTTTTGAGGAAGGCGTACTATTTGGCTCGGAAACCTCACATTTCCTTTTTGGAAAAATTGGGAATTCAGATTGACTTTGTTGACAAAATTTCCCAATTGGATAGCGGATTTACAGATGTTAACCGTCCGGTTCAGTTCTATTCGATCTTACAAAGACTTCTCTCTGATGAGACACATTATCAACAAGAAATCAAAACAAGAAATTTGAAAGATCAACCGGACTTTTTCCTTTTGTTGAATGACCACTTATCACCTGAAGATCTTTTCTCCGAAATGAGATCTGCATTGCGTTCTAATACAGTAACAGTCGGACTATTTCGCCATTGTGCCTTAATTCTTAAAGAGAATGACGAGTTACAAGACTCTTTTCCTTACATTTTGTGTGAGGTTCAACAAGCAATCTTTCAAGAATTGGAAATCGACATTCCGATAATCAGGAAAAGTGATGTGGTTAGCTTTGGGTCGGATATGGAACTGAGTTATTTTTTGGAAAATTCCGCCTGAATTTCGAGATTTTCTCAACTGATTTTAGGCGACTATCCCTTCGAAGGAAGTTAAATCTCGTTTTGATAAAGTAGATTTTAGAATTTCTTCTGGAGAAATTCTAAATTTTTGGCAGATAATATAACCTAAAAATTATAATTAATTCTGTACTTGAAGTAAATCTGAGTTGGGATAAATAAATAAGAAATTTTCATTTTGGTCTAAAGAATGTTACAAAAAGTAACTCGGGTTTTTCAGATTTGTAACATCTGTAGATTTTTAAAATTTTTGTAGATCCATAAATTACAAAATAGAAAAACCCGAGTTACTTTTTTGTAACATTCTTTAGACTCGGATGAAAATTTCTTATTTATTTATCCCAATTCAGATTTACTTCAAGTACAGAATTAATTATAATTTTTAGGTTATATTATCTGCCAAAAATTGTAAATAACATCATTCTAAATTTTATTTTAGAAATTCTTTAAAAATCGTCGCTAATTTCAAGATTTAACTTCGATTAAATCTTGAACTCTGTTTTGGATTTGTCGGGAAAAAGTCCCAATAAAAATTTAAAGTCCAATTTCCACAAAAAGCTTCAATTTAATTTCGGAACCTTCTTCGAAGCATAACTTTCTGAGAACATTAAGAAGTTCGATTTTACCCTCTCGTTTGAGGAACATAAGACAGTGTCGAACTAAAGGAACAATAAAATCTTGGGTGGTGATCTGATTTCCCGTAAATCCAACACTACCTCCAATTTGCAAGATTCGAATATCGATGTCGGATTCCAATCCTTGAAGAGATGGAATGGTAGATTTTCGCCTACCCAATTTTTGAACAATTTGGTAAACCTCCACCGGATGAGGATTGTAAAGGTAACCTTTGTCCAACAGTTTAAATTTCTCTTCCTTTCCCAGCTGAGCTCCTTGATTTTCCAGAAAAGAAATACATTCAATGTTAGCTGTGAAATATGCCGTCTTTATAAGTTCGTCCTTTATGTAACTTGGAACAGACGTCGGTTTTGAAAACAGCCTAATGAATTGTTCTGGTTTGTGGGACATTAATGAAAAATTCAGAATTGAGAAGTGCGGCACATCCCTTGAGAAATATTCCTTAACCAGAGAAAACGTGTTTTCATTCCCTGTTGCTGCTAACATTCCACACAGAAGAGAGGCTCTTTCTGGAAGGTCAGAATTTAGGTTCTCGGTGATGAGTCGAATATTCCCTGACCGAATTGTTTGTGAATAAAGAGTTATGTTATTCAGAGTTGAAACAAGTTCTCTTTCGGGCATTTTGAAATAGGTACTCGGGTCCGGAACTCCCGCTCTTCTTAATTTATCTATCAACTCAGTACGCTTATCTTCCCGTTTGTCTAGAGAAAAAACGTGCCTATTTCCCTGATTTATTGCCAAAAATTTGGCTGTATGTTCATTATAAATTCCTTCTACTTTCTCATTCTCGATTCTCGCAATAAAGTCAGCAGAAACACAAAACTTAGAGGAAATTTCCAAGAAACGCTGATCTCCAGAGACTAGACGATTCTGGGTAAGAGGTAAATTGAAATACCATTCCGGCACATTGAGATCTTTCTCAGCCTTTCTTCTCCAAAAATCCCAATCACAAAGATGAGACAGTCCACGAATTTGACAAACGTTGATTAGATCAGAATAAGGCAATTTGTTCAGAAATTGCAAATTTATCTCATCGGGGAGAAACTCAAAGAGAGAAAATTCCATTTTATTCAAAAAAATAAATCTTTCAAAATTAACTCAACGGGATTCTATTTTAAGTGAGAAAGTACCCAATCACTTAAAATACATTTTGATGTTTCTTTTTAAAGAGATTAAAGATATCAAGGTCGAGATTCTCTAACGAAATTCGAATATAATTTATATTTTTCTCGTTGGAAAGTTTGGAAAGAGTTTCAAAAATTTGATAAAATTTCAAAGGTTGTGGGTGGAAAATTTGCCCTCTGATCAAAGAGACGTATTTTTCCATATCTGGTATTAAAATCTTCTTCTCCTCAAAAAATTCAATTAGAGTAATATCACAAAGATAGTAAGCTTGAGATAAAAACCTTTGTTTAATTTCGGGCTTGATTTGATATTCTAAAAGTTGAAATAATTTCTGAGTTTGTTCGAAATTGCCCGAACAAATTGAAAAAGCTAACATGTCGACTTTATGTCCGAGAGTTCTCCATTTCATGAAACTTAACTGCAAAACCGCGGAATTTGTGTCGTTTCCTATTGAGGACAATAAAAGCATATTCACTTTGGAATCTTTAACAAATTTATATAAATTTGTGTGATTTTTTTCTTGACACATTTGTATAATTTGATCTCGAAGGGCAATAATTTCTGGAAAATAGCACTTTTCGGAAATACCTCCCAGAGTTGAATTACCAAACAGAGATTTAAATTCATACTGAGAAACCAAACCCAACTTTCTCAAATAGAAGTTTCTCTGTACCTTTTCAGAATCGACGTGAGGGAAATGGTCAAAAAATGAAACTTGTCCTCTTCTTACAGCGAGTTCACTGGCTGTTTTAAGGTCATAAATTCCTTCGGGATTTTCGGTCGATATAACCGATTGGGGGATCAAGTCGAATTTGCTGACTATTTCGAGATATCTTTTTCTTCCTGAAATTTGTCTTTGATCCGTTAAGGGAAGATCAAAATATTCGGCAGTAATTTCAAATTGCTTTTGAACTTCATGAGACCGGAATTTCCGGTCAAACAAATGAGACAAATCAGAAATTTCTGACAAATTTAACAAATTGGACGGTTGAGAGCAGAAACTTACAATATGAAGCTTAACTTCATCCGGTAAAACAGAAAAATAAGTTTGCATTTAAATATGATTTGGGATTTTTTCTCCAAATCATATTTTTATTTAATACCTGGCCTTTAGGACAACGAGCAAGTGTCTGGTTTCGATTTATTGTCATTCTCGATTAGTTCACATTCTCTTAAGGCTTCCTTTACCATTTCTTCAAGATCTTCTTTCCTTCCATTCGAATCAACACTCCTGAGTTTTCGAATTCCTTCCTCGATAAGTTCCTTACGCGAATTGTAATGAAAGGGAAAGGAATTTCGATATATACTGATATTAATATCCCTTAAACATTCCTCCAAAAGAATGAGACTTTGTGCGTCATATTTCATTAATTGTTGCACTCCGTACTCGGTAATGTTTCTTCCACACATAAAATCTGTCACTAGATGTTTATCGGGTCTTGTCAAACCATAACTACGAAAAAGAACCAAAATGTCGATATCAGAATTGAGGTAATTGATAATTTTTATTAGATCAGGTTTCTTACCTTGGAGTAATTTTTCCAGGATTTTATATACTTCTACAGGCCGAGGGTGGAAGTTATTACCTTCCAGTAACAACCGATACTTTTTGAAAGTTTTGATGTTTGCGCCGTTTTCTTCCAAGTAGTTAATTGCTTGAAGATTGGCAGTGTAATAAGCTCTCTTTAAAAATTTGTTGCCGTTAATAATTCTATTGTAAATTTTATGAAGTTGAATGAAATGTTCTGAATTGCCTGAAAACAAGCAAGACATCAATGTTTGAAATTGACGGTCCAAGGAAAATTCACCGAAATGTTTAACAACCAATTGAAAAGATTTTTCCTCTCCAATTGAAGCTATAATTCCGGGTACTGTCCATTTTTTGTTCAACAATTCTGTTTCTAATTGGGTTAAATTTCCTTCTCGAATAAATTGAGATATTTTATCTGCTGTCTGAGCTGTCATTTGTATAGGGTGACCATGATTATAAAATATGGGAAAAAATTTCGGAACAAAATCCAATTCAGCCATCCCAATCTTTCTCAAATTCGAATTTGAAGTAGCCTTTCTTAAATTTTCTTTGTTGACTTCGGGAATTTGCGAGAGATATTTGACATTACCCCTTTGTATTGCGAGGGTAACGGCTCGAAATTCATCACAAATTCCTCGATATTCGCCATCTTTATACCTCTCTAAAGATTGTGCTACAATTTCAAACTTAGTGACAATTTCAATGTAGCGTTCTTTGCAAGAAATTTCTCTGTTCTGAGAAAGGGGGAGATCAAAGTACCAGCCAGGTATTCCAAATTTGTACAAAGCTTTTTTCCTCCAAAAAGGCCAATCAAAAAAGTAAGCTAATTCCGGAATCTTTTCGATGTTTTGAATATCAGGTTCGTCAATATATTCGAAAATTTCCAAAGCTATCTCGTCAGACAAAGTTTGCATTGGATATCAAAGTTTAATTTTAGACTTTCCAAGGTCATTTTTACAAAGTTAGATAAATATTTGTGGAATTTCTCACAAATATTTTAACGAAATGTTTATTTTAGTTGTACGAACCATCGAACGGAACATTAATTTCTCGGTCAAAAATCGAATAGTCAGTAGAATAAGCTTCCTTCCTCATCTTCATTTCATCACTTTTGAGATACGATTCAAGGGGATCTATTATTTGAGGTTCGGTTCTTTTTGGACGCAAATTAGTTTCTGGTAGGGAAGTGTAAAAGGGAACTATTTTCATTTGTTTCATTGTTTTGTCTCTTGTCTCCCTTTCTTCTTTCGATAGAGGACGCTCAGAGGTCATGATGATGAAAGGTTTGTCAACGGTCCACTCTCCCTCCATTCAATCAACTTGTTTGGTCAACTTTCTATTTTGTGTTCGGGTTCAATTTTCCTTTCAATGGAAGTGATTTGATAGCCTTCGGACTTTCTTTTGTAAGCATTGACATATTTTTGTAATTTTTCTCCAATCGACCGCCTAATTTCTTCGTCTATTTCATTATCGGAATAGATAACAATCTTAGTATCCCTAGGTCCACGAATGATCCTTCCGAAAGTCTGCTCTGATGACATTTTAAATTCTTATTTTAGTTCAAAATAAGAATTTATACTTAATTGTACTATTTATCGAATAAATCTACCCAAAATTAAAAGTAGTTAAAGATAACTACAAAATCAAATTATCTTTAAGGTTGTTTGAACTAATACCAAATTTTATATGATATTACAAAAAAGTAACTTGGGTTTTTCGATTTTGTAACTTTTCTAAAATCTAAAAAATTTTTCAAAATAAGAAATTACAAATCTGAAAAACCCAAGTTACTTTTTTGTAATATCATATAAAATTCTATAACCCTATTTATTTAACTTAAATTCTAAAATATTATTTGTTATTCCGACTAATATTTAAACTTCGTACAATAAAGTTTAAATAAATAATAACGTAAATGAGGACAAATTAAAAGTCCGATAATTTAGTTTCCCATAAGAAAAATATTTTCCATTAAGATCCAATTTCTTTACGAATCCAAATATTAACCGGGTCTCTTTTTAGTTTGCTTGTGAAGCTCGTCTTTTTACCGAAAGTGTTAACTCGTCCGAAGGTAATTTCGGCGAACTTAACAGAAGCTCCTACCTTTCATTTTAATACAACTATGCAATCTTACACGAAATATTCCAGATATTTCAAACAGATCTTGAAATAATTTTTAAGTATTTTTGAACTAATATCGAATTTTATATGATATTACAAAAAAGTAACTTGGGTTTTTCGATTTTGTAACTTTTCTAAAATCTAAAAAATTTTTCAAAACAAGAAATTACAAAATCGAAAAACCCAAGTTACTTTTTTGTAATATCATATAAATTTAAGTATGTGCTAAAAACTATATTTAGATTTAAGTACCGAGTTAAAGTTAGTATAATAAATTAGGTAGACAATCTCTACTTAATTTTAGATAATTAAATTTTGAGTGTTTGGTTAGATTTAAGTACCAAGTTAAAGTTGGTGTAATAAATTAAGTAGAGAATTTCTACTTAATTTTAGATAATTAAATTTCGATTGTTTGGTTGAAATTTCAAGTTAGTATAATAAATTAAGTAGAGAATTTCTACTTAATTTATTATACTAATTTTAACTTGGTACTTAAATCTAAATATAGTTTTTAGCACATACTTAAATTTATATGATATTACAAAAAAGTAACTTGGGTTTTTCGATTTTGTAACTTTTCTAAAATCTAAAAATTTTTTCAAAACAAGAAATTACAAAATCGAAAAACCCAAGTTACTTTTTTGTAATATCATATAAATTTAAGTATGTGCTAAAAACTATATTTAGATTTAAGTACCAAGTTAAAATTAGTATAATAAATTAAGTAGACAATCTCTACTTAATTTGTATACTAACTTGAAATTTCAACCAAACAATCGAAATTTAATTATCTAAAATTAAGTAGAGATTGTCTACTTAATTTATTATACTAATTTTAACTTGGTACTTAAATCTAAATATAGTTTTTAGCACATACTTAAATTTATATGATATTACAAAAAAGTAACTTGGGTTTTTCGATTTTGTAACTTTTCTAAAATCTAAAAAATTTTTCAAAACAAGAAATTACAAAATCGAAAAACCCAAGTTACTTTTTTTGTAATATCATATAAATTTAAGTATGTGCTAAAAACTATATTTAGATTTAAGTACCAAGTTAAAATTAGTATAATAAATTAAGTAGACAATCTCTACTTAATTTATTATACTAACTTGAAATTTCAACCAAACAATCGAAATTTAATTATCTAAAATTAAGTGAAAATTCCCTACTTAATTTATTACACCAACTTTAACTTGGTACTTAAATCTAAATATAGTTTTTAGCACATACTTAAATTTATATGATATTACAAAAAAAGTAACTTGGGTTTTTCGATTTTGTAATTTCTTGTTTTGAAAAATTTTTTAGATTTTAGAAAAGTTACAAAATCGAAAAACCCAAGTTACTTTTTTGTAATATCATATAAAATTTGGCAATCTGAAAATAACCAAAATAGTTCAACTTGAATGAAAACTTAATTCGAACACAACTTCCAAACTTAGAAAAGAAAATGGAAGGATAGTTTAAAATCCAATTTGGATAACCGTCACTTTGAATTTTTAGCTTATTCTATCAGTTAAAAATTATACTTAATTAGGTACTTGAAGTAAATTCGAGTTGGGATTAGAATTCAAACAAATTTCATTTGAGTCTAAAGAATGTTACAAAAAGCAATTCGGGTTTTTCAGATTTGTAACATCCGTAGATTCTTAAAATTTTTGTAGATCCATAAATTACAAAATCGAAAAACCCGAGTTACTTTTTGTAACATTCTTTAGACCAAAATGATTTTTTTTTATTTATTTATCCCAACTCGAATTTACTTCAAGTACCTAATTAAGTATAATTTTTAGCTGATAGAATAAGCTAAAAATTCAAAGTGACGGTTATCCAAATTGGATTTTGGATTCTCCTTTTCCTTTTCTTACCAATTTCAAGATTTGGTTTCGAACCAAATCTTGAAATCTGTTTTTAGTTTTGGCTTTGTAAATATTACCAAATTTTATATGATATTACAAAAAAGTAACTTGGGTTTTTCGATTTTGTAACTTTTCTAAAATCTAAAAAATTTTTCAAAACAAGAAATTACAAAATCGAAAAACCCAAGTTACTTTTTTGTAATATCATATAAAATTTCATATTAGTTCAAACAACCTTAAAGATAACTTGAAATTAGAGTTATCTTTAATCCAAAATCGATTAAATCTACCCAAATCCAAAAGTGGTTAAAGATAACTTGAAATTAGAGTTATCTTTAAGGTTGTTTGAACTAATATGAAATTTTATATGATATTACAAAAAAGTAACTTGGGTTTTTCGATTTTGTAATTTCTTGTTTTGAAAAATTTTTTAGATTTTAGAAAAGTTACAAAATCGAAAAACCCAAGTTACTTTTTTGTAATATCATATAAAATTTCATATTCTCAAATGAAATTTAAATTCTTGGTCCGAATAAACAACAAATAAAATTCCATCCAAAATTTTAGTTTTCCCTTCCTAATTTAACAGCAATTTTAAACATCTCGATGTTTAAAATTTCATGAAAGGAAGATCCGTTCCAAAGATTGATTTTTGTCGACTATTTTTTCTTGAACGTAACGAATAACTCGCTCGTCTCCACTTAGGTAAGCAGCGGCAAGACAATCGTCATCATTCCAAGGGCAACCTTCTTCTCGTAGCCAATGGAGAATCGGAAGATGACCGTTTAGAGTAGCGCTAGTGCAAGTTTTTTCGTCCCAAGGACAGCCGTTCTTTCGAGCCCAAATCAAAACTTCAAAATGTCCACCCAAAGCCGCATTTGAACAAGTTCTCGAATCCCAAGGGCAACCTTGTTCTCTCAACCATTTTAATGTTTCAAGAGAGCCTCTCAAAGCTGCATTCGAGCAGGTTTGAAAATTCCATTTTGGAGAGATTGGTTTTCCTAGACTGTGTTGAGGACAAGGGCACTTTTCTTCATAAAACTTCTTTAACAAAACCAGGTTTCCCTTTCGAGCAAGCTTAGACATTAGTTGGCAGGTTAAAAAAGGATTTTCTTCAACCAAAGATTTGGTTGTCAGGGAGTTTGTCTTGATTTCTATGGAACTCATACCGAATGAACTTTTAGACAAAATTTTGGCTTTTTGTTCTGATTATTTTTATTTAATAAGGGGAGTTTGTCGAATTTGGAGGGAAAGTTGCAAAAATTTTAGCTTCAAATGTTTAATCCAATCTTGCTTGAAAGAAAATCGCCTTTCTTTAATTTGTTTTGTTTTAAATAAACGGAATATAAGAAAAATTTTAACCTCTGAAAATTTGGATCTTGCAGCTAAGTTCGGTTCTTTTTCGGTGGTTAAATGGATGAGAGAAAGTGGTTGTCGATGGACAGAAAGAACTCTAAATTTAGCTGTTGAAAAAGGGTCGATCGAAATGTTAATCTGGATGAAATCTCAAGGTTGTATTCCAACCGAAACTTTTTTCATGGAGGTCACTCGTCACTCTCGTTTTGATGTTTTGGATTGGATTGAAGCTAAGAAAATTTCCCTTAATGTTTTTTGTTACTATGGTGCGGTTTCTTCTCTACGGTCGATTGAGATGTTAGACCGACTTTGGAAGAATAATTGTCCGTTTGATCGAACAACTTATTCATTCGCTTGCCTGGAAGGTAATCTTGAAGCGTTGAAATGGTTGAGAAGGAAAAATCTTCCAATACAATTCGAAGAAGTAAGTCGAAATGCTTGTCGAAAAGGGTTTTCGACAATCTTGAAGTGGTGTTCTGAAGAATCTTCGCTAAATTCCTCTCATTGCCAATTAGCCCTTGAAGGCGGCCACGTTGAAGCTTTCCTTTGGTTGATTGAGAAGGGCTGTCAACCAAATGAAGTGTGTCTCGAAACGGCAATTTGTTTAGGACAGAAGAAACTGGTTAAGTGTTTAATTCGAAATTTTAGTTTTCCTAATTTGGGGAATATTCGCAATCGAATAACAAATGCGTCGATTCGAAAAGGTTTTGATTTCTTACTGCATTGGCTTCATAATTTAGGATTTCGTTTTTTGCCCCGAGATTTATCTTCCACGGCTCAATATGGAAATTTCAAACTTTTGATTTGGCTTCGACAAATTGGTTGTGAATGGGATCAGACAGCTTGCAAGAAGGCCGCTTTAGGAGGACAACTTCCAATTCTTCAATGGCTTCGGAAGGAGGGTTGTCCTTGGAATGAGACAACTTGCATTGCAGCTGTCCGTGCAAATCGTTGCGATATTTTAGAATGGGCAATCGAGTTCGGTTGCCCTTTATCTCAAGAAACTTTCTACAAGGCCGTCGAACTTGGAAGAAAAGAAATGTTGGTTTTTTTGAAAGATCGAATTGGAAGAGTGTCGGTTAAAGCTTCAATCTTGGCCGCTCATTCTGGTCACCTAGAAGTTCTTCAGTGGCTGAAGGAAAATAACTTCGAAATTTCGAACAAAATTTGCTCGATCGCTTGTTTCGGAGGTCACATTCAGATCATCCAATGGGGATTTGAGCTTAATTTTCCTTGTGAAAAATCCGTTGCTCGTTTGGCGAAAGAAAACAAAGTGGTTAATGTACTTCGATGGTTGAAACGCAGACAAGAATTAAAGACTTAATATAAAATTTGTGGAATTTTGGCACAAATTTTATACCCTAATATTAATTTGGAATGGAAACGGTTGAAATAGAAATATCCAAATTTTATATGATATTACAAAAAAGTAACTTGGGTTTTTCGATTTTGTAATTTCTTGTTTTGAAAAAATTTTTAGATTTTAGAAAAGTTACAAAATCGAAAAACCCAAGTTACTTTTTTGTAATATCATATAAAATTTGGTATTAGTTCGAACAACCTTAAAGATAACTTATTTTCAAGTTATCTTTAATTCAAAATGGGAATATTCTACCCAAATCCAAAAATAACTTAAAGATAACTTGAAAATAAGTTATCTTTAAGTTATTTTGAACTAATACCAAATTTTATATGATATTACAAAAAAGTAACTTGGGTTTTTCGATTTTGTAATTTCTTGTTTTGAAAAATTTTTTAGATTTTAGAAAAGTTACAAAATCGAAAAACCCAAGTTACTTTTTTGTAATATCATATAAAATTTGGGTATTCGAACAAAAAATTATTTCTGCTAGTTTTAGGACAAATAATTACAACTAATACTGAGTTCACCTGAAATTTCTTCACTAAATTGCAACTTTCTCACCTGAGTTCACCTGAAATTTCTTCACTAAATTGCAACTTTCTCACCTGAGTTCACCTGAAATTTCTTCACTAAATTGCAACTTTCTCACCTGAGTTCTACCGAAATCTTCCAACCAAATTGCAATTTTCTCACTTGAGTTCTACCGAAATCTTCCAACCAAATTGCAATTTTCTCACTTAAAATTCATCGAAAACTCGGTATTAGTTGTAATTATTTGTCCTAAAACTAGCAGAAATAATTTTTGTTCGAATATCCAAATTTTATATGATATTACAAAAAAGTAACTTGGGTTTTTCGATTTTGTAATTTCTTGTTTTGAAAAATTTTTTAGATTTTAGAAAAGTTACAAAATCGAAAAACCCAAGTTACTTTTTTGTAATATCATATAAAATTCGGATATTGGATCTTAAAATAAAATTCGAGTTAGGATTCACAAACATTAAAATTCTATTACTTTCGAAGTAAAATTAATAGAATAATTGGACTAAAATATAATTAGAATTTCAATATATTTTCGTTTGTTTCTTTCTGGTCTTCTTTCTAGATTTTCACCAACTGAATCGAACAAAGTTGGAAATTTAATCTCCACCCAAATTCGACAAAAGTCTCTTGATTAATTATGCTTCCATTTGAGACCTATCAAAAAGGAGACATTCTAAATTGCGGGTTTCCCAGAAAAATTTTAATTAAAAATTACCATCGGTTGAATTTTGTTCACTATTCTTTAGAATTTTGTTGTTAATTTCTTCCGATATTCAGACCAAAAATAGACAAATAAAAAGGTTTCAAGAGAATCCAAACGAAAATATGGAAGGAAGGTAAGGAAAGAAACAACCGAAAATATATTGAAATTCTAATTATATTTTAGTCCAATTATTCTATTAATTTTACTTCGAAAGTAATAGAATTTTAATGTTTGTGAATCCTAACTCGAATTTTATTTTAAGATCCAATACCCAAATTTTATATGATATTACAAAAAAGTAACTTGGGTTTTTCGATTTTGTAACTTTTCTAAAATCTAAAAATTTTTTCAAAACAAGAAATTACAAAATCGAAAAACCCAAGTTACTTTTTTGTAATATCATATAAAATTCGGGTATTCGAACAAAAATTATTTCTGCTAGGTCTAGGACAAATAAATACAATTAAGAAAGAGTTTTAGCGAAACTTAAGCGAAAACTCGTTACTAAATTGCAATTTTCTCACTTGGGATTCGTTGAAATTTCCTCACTAAATTGCAACTTTCTCACCTGAGTTCACCTGAAATTTCTTCACTAAATTGTAACTTTCTCACTTGAGTTCTGCCGAAATCTCTCAACCAAATTGCAATTTTCTCACTTGAGTTCTGCCGAAATCTCTCAACCAAATTGCAATTTTCTCACTTGAGTTTTACCGAAAACTTGTAACTAAATTGCAATTTTCTCACTTGAGTTTTACCGAAAACTTGTAACTAAATTGCAATTTTCTCACTTGAGTTCACCTGAAATTTCCTCACTAAATTGCAACTTTCTCACTTGAGTTTTACCGAAAACTCGGTATTAGTTGTAATTATTTCTCCTAAAGTTAGCAGAAATATTTTTTGTTCGAATACCCGAATTTTATATGATATTACAAAAAAGTAACTTGGGTTTTTCGATTTTGTAACTTTTCTAAAATCTAAAAAATTTTTCAAAACAAGAAATTACAAAATCGAAAAACCCAAGTTACTTTTTTGTAATATCATATAAAATTTGGGTATTCGAACAAAAATTATTTCTGCTAGCTTTAGGAGAAATAATTATATCTGATATTGAGTTTTCGGTAAAACTCAAGTGAGAAAATTGCAATTTAGTTACAAGTTTTCGGTAAAACTCAAGTGAGAAAATTGCAATTTGGTGAAGAAATTTCAATTGAGATAGATGAACAAATTAAAATTATTTGTCCTAGACCTAGCAGAAATAATTTTTGTTCGAATACCCAAATTTTATATGATATTACAAAAAAGTAACTTGGGTTTTTCGATTTTGTAATTTCTTGTTTTGAAAAATTTTTTAGATTTTAGAAAAGTTACAAAATCGAAAAACCCAAGTTACTATTTTGTAATATCATATAAAATTCGATATCCATCCCAAAACCAATTTTAAGATTGAACGATCTTAAAATTTTAGACCGAGTCTAGGTTTGAAAGTTCAAGTTGATTTCTAGTTTTCTCGTATGGACTTCCAATTTTCCTAGCAACAGCTGTTAGGAAAAACCCCAAACAAGGAATGAGAACGATCTGGAGGAAGGTCCATTCGATCGATGAAACTTCAACATGAGAAGAAATATTCAACAGAAGCCCATTTTCGATCAACCAAAAATTTAAACAGTAGACGCAATAGAATAGAGCAGGAACAATAAACAAGGCTAAGAAGTAACAAAGCAAATAAATTTTCCTCATCAGGTTTTGTTTCTTGGAATGTTAACTTAAAAAGAATTTGGCTAATTTCGTAAGAAATTGCAATCTCAAAATAAATTTCCAACCACAGATAAAATTAGGTTAAATTTCGACAAATAAAAATTTTGCTCTGAAAAGAAGGAAATTTTCATGGAGTTGTACCGATCGGTAGTATTTTGGTCCCGGCAGACTCAGCAGAATCATCTCTTTCTACTTTATTTTCTCGACTTGCCTGTCATTACGGCTTTGAGAAGGGAGGTTACTTACCTTTCTCAGTATTGGTCGGCAATTTCTCACGGTCTGGACTCTTCTGATTTCAGCAGAAATAAAGGAGATTATGATGAAGAATTTGTGGGGTTGTTTACTGCTTCTCGGCAAGTTTACAACCAGATTGCCGCCGCTGCCGCTACTGAGCAGGTTTCATCTTTCTTCCAACAGTATCTCGCCGAGTACATTCAACTAATTCTTTCCCAGTTGAACTATTTCGAGGCTTTGTATTTGGGAACGATGACTCAAGAGAATGAACTCCGAATGATGGCTCTGATTACCGCTGAGATTGAGCAGTTGGCTCTGGATATTTACCTAAGCAGTTTGTCTTACCAATTTCGTACCCAAATCAGTGAAAACATCTCCCAGCTTTATTCTCAGTCAGAGAATCCAACTTGCGAACTTGACAACTTGATTGGAGAAGCGTCTCAAAATTTGATTACTATCGCGAGTGGCGTGGAAAGGGGGGAAGGAATACAAACTCTCCCTGCAAGTTTCTTCTATATTCAAATCGATACACTTTACAATTTCCAACGCAGAGCTCGAACTCTTCAAAGGCAGTGTCCGGTAGTTCCTCGCGACGGTTTCGTCCCTCCTTTCGATGAACAGACCAACGGAATCGTTAACGGTGGATTGATAAGGAACGGGAATGGTAGAATTAATGGGGGAACTAACGGTAGGATTATTGGACAACCGAACGGCATCATTACAAACGGGGCTAATGGCCAGATTAACGGAAGAATTACCAATAACAACGGAATTCAACCTTTCCGTACCACTAACCGAGTTGGTACTAACGGAGCAATCCGCATCTAAATATTTATAAGCTGAAAAACTTATAAATATTGAACCATAGACGTTAAACAAAAAAATCTCTTCAAACTAACCGTATTTCGAATTTAATAAAAATTCGAGATGTTATAACAAAGAAAATCAGATAAATTTAACTTAATAAGTCGAATCATAGTATTCGGAAGGAATCCTGTCAATACATTTTCCGTGGCTGTGCGGATTTGTGTGGGGACAGTGGTAAATGGGGTTATAAATTGACAAAATCGCGTGAAGGAAGCGACAAACAACCGAATTTTCACGCAGATTGTAGAAAGTGCCGAACTTAATCGAAGACATAAATTCGTAGCACTCATTAAAGTCCTCAAAACCTTCCGGGTCGACGCTGAGAGGGCAAACTCCAGGAGTGACGGTCAGCAATCCGCAAACCTTGGCGATAGTCCCTGCCTGATCGAACTGAACGCTGGGATCGAAAACTTGGCCCAGATTGTGAATGATCAGATCTGTCGACTGAATAAGGCTTTGATTGTTAAAGGTGTAACGACCGGACTGAGTTAGGTTGAACTGACCGTAAGCGGGGTTGGCATACTGGAACAGAATGTTGACGCGAACGAAAACCTCATTGCCCACGCCAAACAGATCAACCAGATCGACGTCAATAACGTAACTGTCAGGACTGGCGCTCAACCCAAAGTAATACTCGATCAGGCTGTGAGAGTCTTCAAACACACCAACGGGATCGATGCGACCGCGAGCATTCGAAGCGAAGATATCATCAAGAGAAAGCTGACCGGTAAGAATAGCCATGGGAGTGGGAGCGATCAGGTACTCATAAAGTGTCCGAATCTTGTACTTTTGAAGTTCAACCTTCTGTTCGGCCTGATCTTCAACAGCGCATTCATCGAAGGCCAAACAATAAGGCTTGCCTGACTGCCAAGTTACCGTTTTCGGGGAGGGACAACGACACTTATCAGAAGGAAGAGCCGATCCAACAATACCAAGTTCCGAACGGCACTTACAAACTCCGGAGACACATTTGATGAAGTTGTAATCGTTAGTGATCGAATTCGGACTCGATGAACTACACTGCCAATCAGCAGTGCAAGTACGAGGAGTTTCGGAACAATCAGCCGGAAGAGCCGAAGAGAAGGACACCAACGCCAAAAGCAGAATCGGAATCAAAGAACTCAGAGACATTTTCATGTCGATAAAAACTTCTTGTTCAACTTTTTCATTTGAACAAGAATTAAGTTTTAGAAATTTAATTTTAGATTTATCTGCAAAATCTAGAGAAAGTTAATCCGTTTCACAATCGGTCGAACTTCCTGAATGAGATCTCTCCTCTCCCTCGTAACTGGTCGAATCAGGATGAGTAATGTAATCGAAAAGTTCTCTTTCTTTTTGAGTGGCTGTCTCCTCCGAATAAAAGCGAATCTTCCTTTCTTTAATGTAGTTCAGCCCACAATAACATTTGCGTTTTCCTTTCAAACAATGAGTACGAATACATTGCCAATCATTGCAAACGAAAGCAAAGCAACAATCACATTCAGTCAAGAAAAACCACTTCTTATCGGAACATTCTTTATCACAAAAGCGATTTCCACAAAAATTGCATTGTTTTGTAAATTGACACTTACAGTTCGACGTAGGATTCGGATTATTCAAATTCCAATGTTTCGACATTTTTATCTCATCTTCATTTCAAAATTCAATATAAAATTCTGTTTTTCAGTGAAGAATTTTTATTTAATGCCTTACAACGTCATGTCTTAGATTACATTCAGGACAAGTAGCAATTCTCCACCAATGTTCTGGATCTCCCTCAACGAACATCACCCGAGGGCAGCAACATCTTTTACAATAACGCTCTTGCTTTTCCACGTCAGGATCTTCAATTCTTTTATAATTGAGTTCGCGAATGCTTTCCTTATTACCGTAGATTATAGTTACGTCATTGCAATAGAAGCATTCACTTTCACAATCACCTTCTCTCAAGTTCTTGCCTTGGCGCCGATAATACTTTGGATTGACGTGCGAACATTTATCACAAACACCTGTACTTTCCCAAAGATCACCTTTGTCAGACATTTTATACAAAATAATAAATTTAACATTTTTCAAATTTATTAACTAGAGCTTTTAAAAAATCTAATCGAAGGCCAAAAACTCCTCAATCATCCAGTCAAGAATGTCCGAAAAGTTGCAAATTTCAAAGCAATGCCAAAAGTCCCATTCCAACCCCTTCTTATCAATCCATTGAAGGAGTTCGATGTCTTCAACTTCCACAGCGTACTGAGCGATTGGAGAGCTTTGAGAGTAGCCTTTCAACAAGCCCCACTTCAAAGCTTCCGTTCCGTGAAGGTAACTGTTCAAATAGACTGGCTTCTCTGTCCAAGGACAACCACTTCTAACCGCCCATTGTAAGATCTCAAGTTGGTCGTGGACCATTGCTAGGTAAGTTACCTCCTCATTCCACTGTCTGCCGTTCGAGATGTCAACTTGACGAAACCACTTCAAAGCTTCCAAATTCCCACTCACGACTAGATCTTCAAGATAGTCATCCAATCGAAACGAGAAGCCGTTTTGTAAAGCCCACCTACAAACCTCCAAACCTGAATTCTCAATTGATTCAAGGAAAGCACCTTGACTTTCACTGTAGGGGCAACCGTTGTCAACCGCCCATTGGCACATCTCAATGTCTGAGTTGGAGATTGCATTCTCAAGCACTTTCGACTCCAAAGGGCATCCGTTCTCATAAGCATACTTTATCGAATCCAAACAGCCTCCCATTGAAGCCCATTGCATTACATCCAACCACTTGAAGCCTTTTTCTCTCAAATAGACCACTACTTCAGGTTGTTGAGAGTTGGCGGCGTGACAAATTGACATAATTCCCATCGGGAACTTGTTCTCCTCCAACCAGGAAATGATTTTCAAGTCTCCTTTCTCGACCGCGACTTTGAAGGTAGAAAGATCTTTCGGACAGTTAATCTCCTTCAACCAGTCAAGAATTTCGAGAGAGCCAAATTCAACTGCTCCGGTAAAGGCCGAATATTCCAAAGGAACATTTCTGATGTGAAGGAGTTTCATCATCTCAAGATGTCCTCCCTTGGCAGCTTTGTAGTAAAGTCCGGTAATGTGAGTCTTCAAACCTCGCTCAAAAAACCACTCCACAACCTCAGTCTGACCACCCTCGACTGCTTCAATCAGGTTGGTTTCACACACCGCCCATGAAAGGTAATTTCCTTTGGCCATTCTCTTCAAGAGGTCCAAATGACCATTTCTAGCACAAAGTTTAAATAGCGAATCTAGAGGAACCAAAGGGGCGATTCTCATCCACTGTTTTGAAACAAGCTTCAAAACGGGAGAAAAACCACCACAAAAGTTGAAAATGTGCAGAGAAACTTCTTCAGGCACGAGTTCCATTTTATCACAATTGTTTCAACTCAATTCTTATTCTTGAGTTGAAATTTTAGTGTACATTCGGGATTAAAATTCTGAAATGGTAACTTGACGATGAATTTTTTCCTCACCGAAGGTTGAAGAATTTGGGTCGTAGTCGTAAATTTTGTTTTCAGAAATTGGACCAAATTTAATAAGGCATTTTCTCTGTCCCTTCAGACAATGAAGCTTAATGCATTGCCATTGATTACAAACTTGCGCTTGGCAGTGAAGACATGAAGTTAAAAATCTCCATTCCTGTTCAGGACATTTCCCTTGACAGAAAATTCGGTGACAAAAGAAACATTTTTCATTTTGTTCGCAATTACAGAAAGCCTTTAAAGACATTTTGGAAAAACAAATTTAATCTTTAAACTCTTCGTCAGAACGAGAGGTAATTCGAACTTTCCAACTTACGTTTTGTTTACGGAGGATTTTTCTCTTCCAATCGAAATAAGAGTTGAAAAAAGAATTCTCATTGTGAATTGGCAAATTTTCGCCGTCGAGATTCCGATATCGAACTTCAACTTCACCTTCATAATTTTCGGCCAGAAAAGTTTCAAATTGCGAATAGCAACCTTTTCGTACGAGAACTGGAAATAAAACCACATCACCGTAATGGAAACATTTTAAAGCAACTTTACCTGAAAACAGCTTATAAAGAAGAGAAATACATTGCTTTGGAACAGGTGGGACCTCTTCGACAACTTTCTTTAAGGAAGGACAAGACAAAACTGTCCGAAATCGAGAAGGAACCAAAGAAGAAATTAAAACTTCTTTGAGTGGTGAACTTGAAAATTGTCTCTGTTGTTCTACGTTTGAAACTGTTCGGTTTCTTCGGTAAAATTTTTGGTATTGTTTATGTTCTTTTAAATTTTGAAGTTGGTTCTTTTGTGCAAGGTTTTTACGACTTGGTTTTGAGAATTCACTTTCGTTTGCCAAGTTTTTCAAACAGATGTTAAGGAAAAATATCTCCGAAGGAGAAATTTGAAGTTGTTGGCATATTTTTTTAAATTTCTGTTGGTCTTTTGAACAAAGAAGAAGCTCAGAATTTGAAATTCCCTTCTCGACAATCTTTTTGCCGATAGGAGCAAGCTCATGATTTCGAAAAAATTCTAAAATTTGTTTTGAGCTCCATTTTGCTGAATAATGTTCGATATCTTTCTTATCGTTTTTTCTCATATTTTTATTTGACATTTCCCCGGAAAACTGAAATTACCTCAGAAAAACTGAGGTAATTCTTAAAGTTATGTCTGGAATTCTTTACAAACTGCTCGAATGGGATATCGGTAAAGATCCTGTCGAATATTCTCAACAAATTCGTCCACTCATCGAAAAAGAAAGGTTGAGACAAGAAGAACTTACCGAAAAAGGGATAACAATCGGAGAAAAAGAAAAGAAAATTCTTTCTTCGTATCAGTCCTTTCTTGGTCTAATAGAATTTATCGCACCAACTAAGGAAAAGTCCGACTAAATTGCGGCCAATTTTTCGAGTCTATCTTTACCAAGACGAAAGAAATGTTCATCTTCTTCAAATCCAATGAAATTCCTTTTCAGATTCCAGCAAGCCTCTCCAGTTGAAGCTGATCCGAAGCACATATCACAGACGACGTCGCCTTCGGTAGTAAAGCTCGAAATTAAAAATTCAAGCAAAGCGACGGGTTTTTCGGCAGGGTGAATCGGCCTCTGAACTACCGGAAATTTCAAAATTGAAGTCGGATAGCGATCGGTTTTTCCTTCTCTTTCATTTACTCCACCTTCTCCCTCGCCATAATGAGAAGAAGTTTTCTTTCTTCGACAAGCGTGAATTGGTTCGAAACCTTCTTTCATCTGAGGGAAATATTTCGGAGTTTTTCGATAGAAAACCAGTATATTTTCATGAGTTCTCAACGGCATTTTCTTGGCGTTGAGAAATCCACGGGGTTTATTTTTCTCCCAAATCAAATCATAACGATAGTATTTCTCCCAAGGTCCAAGAATAAGCTCAGCCGTAAATTTAGAAGAAAAGAAAATCACGGCCGCATTTGGTTTCGTTACTCTCTCGATTTCGGCAAACAAAGCAACCAAATCCAATTTCTTGTCCCACTGTTCTCTGTTTAAAACTCCGAAAGGAGGATCACATAAAACCATATCAATGGACGAACTTTCGACAATTGCCAAACCTTGAGGAGACAAGCAATCAACATTATATAAACTCATTCTATTTAAGATTCGTGAACTAAATTTCAATTTGCCACTAAATCCATTTTTATTTACCTGATAAATAAAAATATCATATAATTATAGCACTTAATTTCCACTAATTTTTTATTCTTATTCCAATTTCAAACCTATAGTTAATTCCGATAAGGGAAGAACATTTTTTGAAATTAGGTTAAAGATAAATACTTTTCAGGTTATCTTTAAGTATCTTTGAACTATTACAAAATTTTATATGATGTTACAAAAAAGTAACTTGGGTTTTTCAGATTTGTAATTTCTTGTTTTGAAAAATTTTTTAAATTTTAGAAAAGTTACAAATCTGAAAAACCCAAGTTACTTTTTGTAACATCATATAAAATTTTGTAATAGTTTAAAGATATTTAAAGATAATTACTTTTCGAATTATCTTTAATTCGAAATGGAAATATTCTACCTAAATTCAAAAGTCGTTAAAGATAATTCGAAAAGTAATTATCTTTAAGGTTGTTTCAACTCATATGAAATTTTATATGATGTTACAAAAAAGTAACTTGGGTTTTTCAGATTTGTAACTTTTCTAAAATCTAAAAAATTTTTCAAAACAAGAAATTACAAATCTGAAAAACCCAAGTTACTTTTTTGTAACATCATATAAAATTTAGCAATGATATTGAATGGGACTGGAATAAAGTTTCCCTTAAAAGAAGATATTCTTTTGTTGTTATTTTATCTTGCAAAATTCTCCCAATAGTTCAAAAATCGATTTTTTTCGGAATGGAATTTTGTTCTTTCAACCAAAATACATCTTTTATTTTTTCCGACAAACAAAAATGGAGACCGTAAGGTTTTGGAGTGAAATTATTCGTGAACATATGTTGTTTTTGGCCTATCTATTAGATTTACCTGGAAATGAACAACGACGTTTTGGGGCTGTCGAACTGGAACAAGAATGGGCCAATCTGTTGAAGTTTCAATCAGAAATTCCTGTTCAACAATTTCTGAATTTGTCTAGGCGAACCCTTATATTGAAGGAGGATGTTTTGGCGGCTTCAAACCAATTTGAATTATCAAGCAAACTTCCTCAACAACAACTCAGCGAACTTTTGAGGCATATGATCGAAGAACTTCTTTACTTTGAAGCAATCTTCACCGGAACTATCACTCCTCAACAAGAATTAAGTTTTTTGGCAAGGGAATCAGCTGAACATGATAAACTTGCCCTTGAAACTTTGCTCAACCCTCCAGTTCATATTCAAAGGCAAATAGAACTCGGAGTTCATCGACTTTTTCAACAATCCGAAAGCCCAAACTGTGATCTTTTGAAAACTTTGGACGATTCGAACCAAACCGGGAGAGAGATTAAACTCCAAATTCAACATGGAGAGTTGACCTCGATTGTTCCGCTGGTGATGTTGAATCATGAACTTCGGGAAGGCGAATGGGCTCGTGAAAGAATTCATCAAATTCAACAACAATGTCCGAGTCCTTATTCGCAATCGAATTCGGAAGAAAGACGAATTTCGTCACATCCGAATTCGATAATTCAGAGATTTTTCTCCAGAGATTAGAGAAATAATTTAAACTTAATTTCAAGTTTAAATTTTTGGTTACTTTGAACTCATATAAAATTTTATATGATGTTACAAAAAGTAACTTGGGTTTTTTAGATTTGTAATTTCTTGTTTTGAAAAATTTTTTAGATTTTAGAAAAGTTACAAAATCGAAAAACCCAAGTTACTTTTTTGTAACATCATATAAAATTTGGTAATATTTTAAAAAACCTTAAAGATAACTTGAAAATAAATTATCTTTAATGACTTTTGGATTTGGGTAGAATTTTTCTATTTTGGATTAAAGATAACTTGAAAATAAGTTATCTTTAAGGTTGTTTGATCTAATATGAAATTTTATATGATGTTACAAAAAAGTAACTTGGGTTTTTCGATTTTGTAACTTTTCTAAAATCTAAAAAATTTTTCAAAACAAGAAATTACAAATATGAAAAACCCAAGTTACTTTTTTGTAACATCATATAAAATTTCATATTAGATCAAACAACCTTAAAGATAACTTATTTTCAAGTTATCTTTAATCCAAAATAGAAAAATTCTACCCAAATCCAAAAGTCGTTAAAGATAATTTATTTTCAAGTTATCTTTAAGGTTTTTTTTGAAATATTACCAAATTTTATATGATGTTACAAAAAAGTAACTTGGGTTTTTCGATTTTGTAATTTCTTGTTTTGAAAAATTTTTTAGATTTTAGAAAAGTTACAAAATCGAAAAACCCAAGTTACTTTTTTGTAACATCATATAAAATTCGATATTAGATCAAACAACCTTAAAAATAACTTCAAGTTCAAGTTATCTTTAATCCAAAATAGAAAAATTCTACCCAAATCCAAAAGTCGTTAAAGATAACTTCAGGTTGAAGTTATCTTTAATCCGAAATGGAAATATTCTACCTAAATCCGAAAATAACCTAAAGATAACTTGAAAAGTAGTTATCTTTAGGTTATTTTCAAGATTACCAAATTTTATATGATGTTACAAAAAAGTAACTTGGGTTTTTCGATTTTGTAACATCTCTAAAATCTAAAAAATTTTTCAAAACAAGAAATTACAAAATCGAAAAACCCAAGTTACTTTTTTGTAACATCATATAAAATTTTGTAAACTAAAATCGAATTCCAAATTTTGAATAATTCGATTTTCAAACTTTCTGTTGATTTGATCTTGACAAATGGAGACTATTCCTGACGAACTTGTTAAGATGATTTTGGATTACTCTTTCAGATATTCCTTTATCACGAGAAGAGTATCTTCTCGTTTTCGCAAATGGTCTCAAAGTTCTTCGGTTGATAACCTTCTTGAGGTTTGTTTCTCGGAAGGTCAGGTTGAACTTCTGAGAAAAATTTATAATTTGGACATTCGTCCAAAACTTTTTTCGAAAGAGTTGGTTAAATTGGCTATTGAAAATCATCAAGGGAAAATAATCGACTGGTTGACCGAAATGGATTATTTATGGTCGAAAGGTGAAATTTGTCAAGTTATCTCTTTGGGAAATTTAGAACTTGCCAAAAAGTTTGAAGGATTGTTGAAGGAATGGGTAAATTGCTCAATTCAATTCTTCACACCTCTTGAATTTGCCTTCAAATCAGGCTCAGTCAAAATGATCGAATGGGTGAAAGAACTTGGTTTTTCCGATAAAGGAAACGCTGTTGAATTAGCAATTGAATCGGGTTCAATTGAAGCTGTTGAATGGATTAGCGAAAAAGCCATAGGGCCGGGAAAAAGAATTATGTGGTTTGAAGTTTATTTCCAACCAAGCGTTAGGAAAGCGGACTTTAAAATGTTAAAATGGTTAGCCGATAGAGGAACCGATATTACTTCAGGTGGCAATCTTTGGTCAACAGAGATACCTTTGTCAGAGATTCCGGAATGGTTGAAACAAAACCGAAAATTCTGGGAAAATAAGTTCTCTTCAGCCCTTCTCTATGGTTATTTCGATATTTTAGATTGGGGAGTTGAGCAAGAGTTGTTTAAAACCGAAGAAACCGCATTTCTGGTTAAAGTTGACAGTCTTGAAAGAATCCAGAAGAGAAATCAGTATGCAAACATTCTCAATGAATGGAATTTTTCATCTGCATTATCTTTGGAAAAATTGGATATTTGCAATTGGATGAAGCAAAACCAATGCCCCTACAATTTTAAATTTTGCCTTGAAATCGCTTGTAAGAAAGGCTCGATTGAAGCTTGTAAATGGTTAGGAGTTGAATCGGAGATGGTTAATGAAACCATTTTGGGTTTTGCTTTCCATTCGGGTTCATTGAAGTTTATTCAGTGGCTTTGTTCTCTCAACCCTCAAATTTCCTGTCTGATGTGGGAGTTTGCAATGAAGTTTGGCAATCTTGAAGTTTTAAAGTGGAACCAAGAACAAGGTTTTGGTTCAAAGGAAGGAATTCAACTTCTAGTGTCAACAGGAAACTTGGAAACTGTTCGATGGGCTTTTGAGAATGGTTATCCTTGGAACCGCCATCTTTGTACAAATGCTCTACGAGAAAATAAATTCGAAATTTATCGTTGGGCTTTGTTCCAAAGAATCACAACTCGCAAATGGAATCGGAAAACGGCATCCAAAGTTTTATCCGAAGGCCATTACGAACTTTACGCTTGGGCTGTAAGGAATGGTCAACCTTGTTTCCCGAAATTGCTTCGACACTTTGGTAAAATCTATCCTCGAATTGACGGATGGTTGAAAAGAAATTGTTTGGTCGAAAACTAGAATTTCATGCTTAACTAATACAATTTTTTCTACAATAGTTTGTAGAAAAAATTTCTTCACTAAATACGAAATTTTATATGATGTTACAAAAAAGTAACTTGGGTTTTTCATATTTGTAATTTCTTGTTTTGAAAAATTTTTTAGATTTTAGAAAAGTTACAAAATCGAAAAACCCAAGTTACTTTTTTGTAACATCATATAAAATTTTGCAATTGGGAACAATGTCCAAATTTCTTCAAATTATTTTGATATTTTAGTGCAACATATTACACTAAAATGTTATTCTCATTCTAGTTCCAAAACCTGGATGTATTTTTAAGATAGAAGAGGATTTTTCGAAAAATCCTCTTCTATCGAGGTTGTTTGTTGGTGACCATTTCTAAAAAGGACAACATGAATAGCAATCGAATTCTGCAAGATAAGCGATCAGTAGATTCTCTTGATCACCGAAGAAAGCTTTTGGAAGCTTTCCCATATCGCTAACATAATCACGAACTTGAGGATCAGAATTTGGAATGCAAATCGGTAGTTTTGTCACTGACAGAGCTTCATCCAAAGTCTCATAACGAATGAAAAGAACTGCGTCTTTTGACTTCAGTAATTCCGAAAGGTCATTTTCGCTTATTATATCGGACAAAGAACGAAACAGATAAAGTCGAACAGACTTTGTTGAGACTTCAACGATCTTCTTATTTGAGATAGATTTCATCGAACAGGTAATTTCAATGGTTCAAATCGAAAGATCGGAATTCAAATACCTAAAGTGATCAAATTGGTTAAAATTTCTAACCTGTATTCGTCTTGATTATTGAAGATAGAAACAGAATTTAAGTTAATTCCAGTTGGGACTAATACTTTAAATGGATTTTTGAAAATGCCGAATTTTATATGATGTTACAAAAAAGTAACTTGGGTTTTTCATATTTGTAACTTTTTTAGATTTTAAAAATTTTTTCAAAACAAGAAATTACAAATATGAAAAACCCAAGTTACTTTTTTGTAACATCATATAAAATTTGGTAATGTTTCAAAGTAACTTAAAGATAATTTGAAAATAAGTTATCTTTAACCAATTTTACATTTGGGTAGAATATTTGCATTTTGGATTAAAGATAACTCGAAATTAAATTATCTTTAAGGTTGTTTGAACTAATATGAAATTTTATATGATGTTACAAAAAAGTAACTTGGGTTTTTCATATTTGTAACTTTTTTAGATTTTAAAAATTTTTTCAAAACAAGAAATTACAAATATGAAAAACCCAAGTTACTTTTTTGTAACATCATATAAAATTTCATATTAGTTCAAACAACCTTAAAGATAATTTAATTTCGAGTTATCTTTAATCCAAAATGCAAATATTCTACCCAAATCTAAAATTGGTTAAAGATAACTTGAAAATAAAGTTATCTTTAAGGTTGTTTGAACTAATATGAAATTTTATATGATGTTACAAAAAAGTAACTTGGGTTTTTCATATTTGTAACTTTTTTAGATTTTAAAAATTTTTTCAAAACAAGAAATTACAAATATGAAAAACCCAAGTTACTTTTTTGTAACATCATATAAAATTTCATATTAGTTCAAACAACCTTAAAGATAATTTAATTTCGAGTTATCTTTAATCCAAAATGCAAATATTCTACCCAAATCTAAAATTGGTTAAAGATAACTTGAAAATAAAGTTATCTTTAAGGTTGTTTGAACTAATATGAAATTTTATATGATGTTACAAAAAAGTAACTTGGGTTTTTCATATTTGTAACTTTTCTAAAATCTAAAAAATTTTTCAAAACAAGAAATTACAAATATGAAAAACCCAAGTTACTTTTTTGTAACATCATATAAAATTCGATATTAGATTAAACAACCTTAAAGATAATTTATTTTCAAGTTATCTTTAATCCAAAATAGAGAAATTCTACCCAAATCTAAAATTGGTTAAAGATAACTTGAAATTAAATTATCTTTAAGGTTGTTTAATCTAATATCGAATTTTATATGATGTTACAAAAAAGTAACTTGGGTTTTTCGATTTTGTAACATCTCTAAAATCTAAAAAATTTTTCAAAACAAGAAATTACAAATCTGAAAAACCCAAGTTACTTTTTTGTAACATCATATAAAATTCGATATCTTTTCGAAAAGATATCGAATAGTTTAGTTTAGAAAACGAGATCCTCCAAATTTCTGTTGATGTTCGAAGACTATTTCGTCGATCCATTCATCGGAGCTGTAAAATTCGACTTCGCTTTCACCTTCAATATAATCTATTGACTTCCATTCTGCAAATTTTGTTGCAATTTCAGAATCTTCGAATGTTTGATTTTGGACACAGATCCAAAATTCCTCCTCCGACCAAGGACAACCATTTTCTATAGCCGAGACCAAAGTTTCGAAATATGCGTGTTTCATCAATTGTTCGAAATCTCCTTCTCTCCAAGAATAAGACATCTCTTTGACCCAATTCATTAAATTGGCTTCTCCCTCCCTCAATACTGCAAGAAAACAATCTCGAATATTGTAAGAATAACCTTGTGAAATCACCCACTTTAATAATTCGATATGATTTGTGGAAGAAAGACTTTCTGTCAGAGATACAAATTCATGCCTTTCTTTCAGCAACCATTTGATAACTTCAACGTTCTTCATTAAATGAATACTTTGAAACTTAAGCTTAATTCTTGGACAGTTTCTCTCCTTCAACCATTCGAGTGTTTCGAACTGACCTCCCATGGCTGCCTCTTCCCAAAGAAACCCAGAAAGACCAATATTATTCGTTATCCATTCTAAAATTTCGATCTGACCGAAATAAGCAGCATATTCTGCAACCTGAATGCAAGAATCAAAAGTTTCTTTTCTTAACCATTGTATTACTTCTAAATGTCCCCCTTTAACTGCATAACGAGCAACAGATTCTTCAGGAAAGAAAAATTTTGATTTGTTCACTCGGGTCAAAAACTCTAAATAACCGACCTCAACAGCCAGATGATAATGTTTTCTTCCCCATTTGTACCCTTTTGAATCAACCCAATTCAGAACTTCAAACTGTCGAAATAAAAAGGCCGGTCCAATATTTTTATCAACCAAAATTTCCGTCTCCAATTTTCCAACGCAAATTCTTTTGAGAAAATCTAATCGTCCGTCAGAAAAGCATTCTTCAAGTAGAGTTTGACGAGAACGAGAAATGCAAATTTTCTTCCATTTCTGACAAACTTGACCAGCAAAGTAAGAAAAACCTCCACATAAAACTAAAATATTTTCCACAATTTCTTCTGGCAAAAGTTCAAAGTAACATTCAACCTTCGTCATTTCAAATTGAGGTTCGAAATACAGTTTTTCAAAACTTCAAATTCAAGATGAGTCAGTCAGACAGTACGAAGGAGAAATTTCAGAAAATTTTCTCCTATCTTCCAGGTTCACCTGTTGCGATTCTCTTGTATATTGTCCTTACAGGTGGGTGTGTTTTCGGGTTGGTTTATTCAATCTTTCGTTTGAATCTTTGGCTAGTTGAGGTTGATATCCTTACCAAACTTGGCCTTTCTTCTGAAAGAACGGCCGCAATTTTTTGGATGCTTATCGAAGCTTTTGCAACTCCCGTTTTGATTTTCATTCTTATTGTAATTTTGTCAGCCGTCGGAGTAACTGTCGAAGATATTCAAAAGATATTGAAGAAACGTTACGAAGAAGTGGACGAAGGTCTTGAAATGGAAACTACTAACCCGGAAACCGTTTAGAACACGAAAAACTTTCAACTTGAATTCGATCAAGTTGAAAATTACCACTTATCGAATTTTATATGATGTTACAAAAAAGTAACTTGGGTTTTTCATATTTGTAATTTCTTGTTTTGAAAAAATTTTTAGATTTTAGAAAAGTTACAAAATCGAAAAACCCAAGTTACTTTTTTGTAACATCATATAAAATTTTGTAATAGTTGAAATAATCTTAAAGATAACTTGAAAATAAGTTATCTTTAATTCAAAGTGGGAAAATTCCATCCAAATCCAAAAGTGGTTAAAGATAACTTGAAAATAAATTATCTTTAAGTTACTTTGAAATATTACCAAATTTTATATGATGTTACAAAAAAGTAACTTGGGTTTTTCATATTTGTAATTTCTTGTTTTGAAAAAATTTTTAGATTTTAGAAAAGTTACAAATATGAAAAACCCAAGTTACTTTTTTGTAACATCATATAAAATTTGGTAATATTTCAAACAACCTTAAAGATAACTTGAAAACAAAATTATCTTTAACTAATTTTAGATTTGGATGGAATATTTGTATTTTGGATTAAAGATAACTTGAAAATAAATTATCTTTAAGGTTGTTTGAACTATTACGAAATTTTATATGATGTTACAAAAAAGTAACTTGGGTTTTTCATATTTGTAATTTCTTGTTTTGAAAAAATTTTTAAAATCCAAAAAAGTTACAAATATGAAAAACCCAAGTTACTTTTTTGTAACATCATATAAAATTTGGTAATATTTCAAACAACCTTAAAGATAACTTGAAAATAAAATTATCTTTAACTAATTTTAGATTTGGGTAGAATTTTCTCACTTTGGATTAAAGATAACTTGAAAATAAGTTATCTTTAAGTTACTTTCAACTCATATGAAATTTTATATGATGTTACAAAAAAGTAACTTGGGTTTTTCATATTTGTAACTTTTCTAAAATCTAAAAATTTTTTCAAAACAAGAAATTACAAATATGAAAAACCCAAGTTACTTTTTTGTAACATCATATAAAATTTCGTATGAGTTGAAAGTAACTTAAAGATAACTTATTTTCAAGTTATCTTTAATCCAAAATACAATTATTCCATCCAAATCTAAAATTAGTTAAAGATAATTTATTTTCAAGTTATCTTTAATTCAAAGGGGGAAAATTCTACCCAAATCTAAAATTAGTTAAAGATAACTTGAAAATAAATTATCTTTAAGGTTGTTTGAAATATTACCAAATTTTATATGATGTTACAAAAAAGTAACTTGGGTTTTTCATATTTGTAATTTCTTGTTTTGAAAAAATTTTTAGATTTTAGAAAAGTTACAAATATGAAAAACCCAAGTTACTTTTTTGTAACATCATATAAAATTTGGTAATAGTTCAAACAACCTTAAAGATAACTTGAAAATAAAATTATCTTTAACTAATTTTAGATTTGGGTAGAATTTTCTCACTTTGGATTAAAGATAACTTGAAAATAAGTTATCTTTAAGTTACTTTCAACTCATATGAAATTTTATATGATGTTACAAAAAAGTAACTTGGGTTTTTCAGATTTGTAACTTTTCTAAAATCTAAAAATTTTTTCAAAACAAGAAATTACAAATATGAAAAACCCAAGTTACTTTTTTGTAACATCATATAAAATTTCATATGAGTTGAAAATACTTGAAAAAAAGTCGAAATTTAATTGTTGGTTGGGATAAGAAAATTCATCAACGAGAATTAAATTTATCCTTTCCTCGTTATGGAAGAGGAAGTTTTTCGTTAATATATTAACTTCCATCTGGTTTAAAATCGCCATAATTCGATTTAATTGAAATAATTGTTTGAAATCAAAGCAAATTACTCAGCAAAGTAATTAAGATGTGAGAAAAAGAAATTCGAAAATTGTTACCTAAAATCGATGCATAAGAAAAGAAACTTACTAGCCATTTAGAATTTAAACTCGGTTTTTCGACCATGCTTCGGAAAATCGTTTATAAACTTGCTCTCAACGTGCACAATTATTGCATTGAAAATTGTGCAATTTCTCAAAATTCTTTTCGTGATTTATCGCTAAGATGCAAAATTTACTCCCCTTCTTTTGTGGGTTTTGATGGACTTACTTCGAGAGTTTTTGCTGACAAATTATTCAAACTTCATAGGGAAGATTTCGTTGACAACCAATGGTCTGAAGACCGGAAAAGATTTGAAAATTTCGTTTCATCTCAAGGAGGTCGTTTGTTAGGTGAATTTATCAATCGTGATAAATTGGTCCGCTGTTGTTGTTCTGAAGGTCATTGTTTCTCCCTTCGTCCTTCTCGAGTTTTTGTTAAAGAAAATTGGTGTTGCCTCTGTCGACGCTCCAAAGGAGAACTCAAGGTTGAAAAATCTCTTTCCGATCTCGGAATTCGATTTCGCACCGAGTTTCGACTTTCTCAACTTCCTCTCCGATCCTATGATTTTTCTTTTGTCTATCATGGAAGGAGATTTCTTGTTGAGTATGACGGAGTTCAACATTTTTCTTATGGACAGTTTCATGATAATTATGATGATTTTCTGGCCCGCCGTGAAATTGATCGATTGAAAACTTATGTAGCGCTACATTTAGGTTATTTCTTGATAAGAATCGATTACACACAGTTTGATTTGATTCATGAACATATTGAAAATGCCCTCAGAGAATCCGATAGAGGTAAAAATTTCTATTATTCGTCAAATCGATATGATTGGTTGAAGAATTTGCAAATTCTTTATTCTACTCTTGAAAGAGAATGTCCGAGACTTCTCTAAATATAACATTTCACCAGGAAAAGTATTTCTTGGTGAAATTTGATTTTGTGATAAATTTATTATTTTGTATAAAATGAGTGAAGGAGCCGTTCTTAGTGATGCTGAAATTCTTGCCAATCTGGGAGGCGATGTGATTATTCACCCTTTCAATGAGTCTCAAGTCGCTCCTTGTTCTTACGATGTGACTTTGGGAGAATATTTTTGGAAACCGAACATTAATGATCTACCTGAATATATGATTCCCGATCAAGGTGTCGACATTTTTAAATATTGGGGAGTCGATAAATCTTGCAAAGAACTCACCTCCGAAGGAAAGAAACTCTATGGATGTTCACGTGCGTTGAAAATTGTAACTTTCGAACAAGCTCATCAATACGGAGTAAACTTGGGGGATGAAATTATTATCATTCCCTCTGGCCATGTAATTCTGGCTCACACTCGAGAATTTATCGGCGGCCGACATCATGTAACAACTATGCTGAAAGCACGTTCAAGCATGGGAAGGTGTGGTGTCTCAGTTTGTGGAGACAGTGGTTGGGGGGATGTTGGATACTTCAACCGTTGGACTTTGGAGATTGAAAATCACTCCCTCCGTCCAATTATTTTGAAAGTTGGGCAGAGAATTGCCCAAATTGTCTTCTTTCAGACAGGCCCAGTTTTGAACCCTTACTCTTCGAAGGGACAGTATCAAACTTCGGATAAGATTGATGAATTGATTGAATCTTGGTCTCCTTTGTGTATGATTCCAGGAAAGGCAGTTTCGCATTTGGAAATGTTGCTTGAGAATCATTCCTGAAAATAAATTTATTTCACTCAGCGATTGAGTGAAATAAACAACAACTTAATAGTTATATGAGCTGGAGTTTGCGTAGCTGCGGGGACTGCGAGGACCGTTGTAAGATTGGTCATAGCCTTGGTTATAACCGTTGGTCTGATAATTATTGTAACCGTTAGTTTGGTAACCCCTGTTATAATTGCGAGGGCTATTGTAACTCTGGTAATGAGCCACCGATTGAGTTCCCCCATTACCAACCTTACCGTTGACGCCGCCATTTACGGCGCTACCATTAGTAGCAGCCCCGTTAGTCGCATACAGCCTTCCGTTAAGGTAAGACCTCCCTCCGGGGGATTGCCACCTTGAACCTTCATCATTATAGGTCCTTCCGCCGGGCGACCTCCAACTTCCATTGCCGTTTTGCTGATAGCCGCGAGTGTAGGAAGCATAGGGAAGTCCTCCCTGAGCCCCGTATTGGTAGCCCAGACCACTTGACACACCGTCAGCGTAATTCTGACCGTTGTAACTCATTTTAATGGGAAAAAGCAGTTTTTTCTTTTTTTTTTCTTTTCTCTTTTTGGTTCGGATATTTAAAGGAATTTTTCCTTTAAATACTTTCTTTTTTAGTAGGTTACGAAAGTTGAATTTTGTTCATCGCGAGCCAATTTTGCCATCTTGTCGACAATTTCGTTAAAATGATTACCTGAGTGAGCTTCGACCCATTGCCATTTAATCTTTCTCCCCTCGCAGAGCTGAAGCAATTGTTTCCAAATTTCTTCATTTTCAACTGGTTTTCCCTTGGCCGTTTTCCAACCGTTTTTGATCCAAGAACGAGTCCAGGAATTCATTCCCTTCACCAAATAATTGCTGTCTGAATAAAGACAAATTTCATATTTTTTGTGGAGAATGGTCAAAGCTTCAACCGCAGCCTGAAGCTCCATTTTGTTGTTAGTTGAATGAGGAAGTGATCCCGAAGCTGAGAACAAAGGCTTTCCTTTCTCATCACAAGCAATATATGCCCAACCGGCAATTCCGGGATTTGGGGTTGAAGAACCGTCGGTAAAAACGTGAACAACAGACATACTTTAAAATTATATTTTTGGATCTGAAAAATCAAAATAGAATTTATTAACTCTATTTTGATGCATTTATTCGAACAATTCTTCATCGTCGAATTCTCGAACTCGATTTCTTCCTGGTCTGCAATCATCTCCATAATCACAATCGTCAACGGTACAATGACTGTCTGAAACGATAAAAATGTCTTTCGAGAGGGACTCGGCGGCAAAACTGAAAGTTTGGAGTCCTGCAAGATTACTTTGTTGACCAATTAACATTACAGCAGTGAAGAAAACTACCTCATTAGATTGACGAACAATGTTCAAAGAAGAACGGGAGGATTTCCAATTCACTCGGAAAGTCGACAAAGCCAAAGGTTGCAAAGTCTGAATGTCCGAATCGAGAGTTTGAAGGTTGTAACTTTGGACAGCATCAACTGGGGCCGAATTTCCAGAATAGACGAAGAGCATGAAGGCAACTTGACGGAAGGTATTCACATCCTCATTGTAAATGACGATCGTGGAATAAATTTCTCTTATCGAATCCAAGTTCCGAATTTGAATATTGTCGGTAATTTGGTACAAAGCGACGAAGTTGGGAAGTTGATTAACATCTTGTCGCAAAGGTTGGAAGATACCTTGAGGAATTGGTTCCGGTTCAGGAAGAAAAAGAGCAGTTTGGGGTCTTTCTGGATCGATAACACTTTCACCAATAATGTTTGAAACGGTGACGGTTTTATTTTCGATTCCAATGTCTTTTCCGTTCAGGACAATCCTCCCCTTGACATTCACGTCACGAAATTCAGCTCCTGGAGCCTGAATGCATTGAGCTTTGACTAAACAAGTTCTCACTTCACAGGCTTCAAGTAGTCCGGTTTGAACTTTGGGAAAACAATGAATACCTTTCTTATGGTCAACGTGATGCTTTTTAATCGCTCCTGAACATGAAATTGCGTGACAAGATTCGGGTTTACCATATTCATAATCGTAATTCTGTTCCGCGTAACCATCAACTCCAGGTTCCCAAGCAGTTGGAAGAGAATTTCCACCGCAATGATTCTTTTTCTTTTTGTCCTTTTTGGGGCAGTATTCTTCAGAACTTGAAGAACTCGAACTGCTTGAATCTTCGACCCAACATTTAGCCTTCTTTTTCTTGCAATGTTTCGAGCTCGAAGAACTGCTCGAACTTGAGCTCGAATTTAGTGAAGAACTGGTTGGAACACCACAACCTTGGTTGCAACGTCGACTCATCTTTTCAGAAGAATAAAAATTCTCTTGAGTAAATTCATAACTTTAACCTGAATCTATACAGGTTAAAATTCTTTAAAACTTTTTAGGCAATTTGTTGCTTTTTTTTTGTTTTTTATTAACTCGTACCAATTTCTTTAATTGGTTGAGGAAGCGTCTTGGTTCTTCTTTTCCCTCTTCTCACGCCACTTCTTTGACATCGCCTCTCTCTTCTTCAGGTCCCTCATCCATTCCTTCTTGGCAGCCGCCAGTTTGGCCTGGTAAATTCCTTCCATCTCTGCCTCGATGATGGAGTTGATGGCTCCAAGGTCTACCACAAACCCTTCCCCCTTTATCACCCTATTCTTTGCAATTCTGGGCTTCTTCTCAATCCGAGTTTTGGTGACAGACAGCGGCACAAGCTTGGTGTCTTCACACTTCTTCTCTACCGGAGTTTCTTCTTCAGTCTTGGCCAAAGCTTCACGCCTTTCCTTCTCCTTCTTCCACTTCTTCATGAACTTAATCATTTGATAGAGGGATGTACCATCCTCATGGACCAAAGTGACTGAAATCTTGCTTCGGACAATGCTCTTTGGCAGGTTACGCTTACGGAAGGTAGACAGAATTTGAGGAATTCGCTTGGGAAGTTTCTTCGAGTTTTCGATTTCCTCCATCCCTTGCCAAAGAAGGCCGGTCAACCAGTAGGACAGATCATCACGGTCAGTTTGGAGGCGAGAAACAAAATCGACAGTTTCAGCCCTCATATGAAGAGGCAAAGAGAGGGCAAAAGAGCTACGAATGAGTTCGAGGCGTTGGCGTAGGGTAGTCTTTTCAGGTCCTCCGTAGGTTTTGGTGAAGTTCTTGGCCAGTCCGGTCGCATCACTACTCATCTCCACGAAGCGATGGTAAATGTTTGGATCATTGTTTCGCACCGAAGACCGATTTTGGTAAGATGTGGACGCGACCTTCAAAAGATGAGGCATTCTTGACTCAGTCTCCTTCTCTGGTACGATGTAGATGATAATGAACTCACCGTCGACACCATTCCAACCCTTCTCAAGGTGCAGATTCGCTTCCTCCAATGAAGATTCAGGAGGGGCGAGGAGGAATGGGGACGAAATCTCTTCCGGAAGAGATGAAACACAAGAAGGACGGTGAAGTTCCCAATCAATCTTCTTTCCCACAAACTTGTCCTCACCCCACATCTTGAGAGAGCCAAGATAGACAATGTAGCCGGAATCCATTACCTGAAGACTGGCATTGAGTAGGGAGGGGTGAACCATCAGAAAGACGTGACAGTGAGGTGAGAAGTCCATTTCAGGGTTGAAGAGCTCTTCATCCTTCGGTCCACCCAAATCTTGGTAGATTTGGAGAAAGGGAGGACTGGTTCCCCAACGACTGCGATAAGTGTCAAGGCGACGGTGAGAACTGTGATACACCTTGCCCTTATGCTTGAAAACTCTCATAATGGTGCCTTCAAAACCACGACGGAAGAAGAACTTGTCCTTTTCGACCAAATGAAGCTTCCCTTCGTCATCAACAACCGACAGACCCTGATTGTCATCAAGGAGGATTTTGTCAGCCGTCAAGGTCGGAGTGTAGTCGTAAGAACGAGCCACAATCACATTTTCAACTGGGTCAACTACCACTCCACGCACAGAACCGTACTGACTCACGTCAGCCTCGGGCGCAAAGTGATAAAGTTCAAGGTCTTCATTTGAGTCGGCCTTGCTCCAATGGCGACTGATCGGCACACCAAGAAGTTGAGAGACCTTATCCAAGTTAGAAACTGAAGAGGAAACAGAGGGGGAAGCCTGAGCGAACATTCTGTAATTTAGAACCGCTTTTGTTAAGGAAATCCACAATCTTTAAAATAGAACTATTTGAGAAAAAGGAATCTGAAATTTGTTTTTCTCAATTTTATTTCTTCATCAGAACAAAATATGTCCAATCCGGGAGAAGAAAATTTCTATCCGTCTTATAATTTTCGATTTCCCGTTGAGGAACTCGGAGTTACCTACCAGTTTGAAAACATTGTTGAAGAATGTTCAAATCAAACTTCCCAAGCTTGTTCTCAGGATTCTCAATATCGAGAGCTAATTCGTCAACAGTTTCCCAATAAGGAAATCCCTGATAATGTGCCCGCCGCTTATGCTTATTCAGTCTTCCAACAAGGAGGAATTTTCCTACCTTGCGTAATTGATGGAGAACAAATCTTTGTTCCAATTTTCCCAAATTGGACAACTGAAGATCTTCTGAATGAGGTTTTCAAGTACGTCTTTCGAGGTAATCTTTTCGTTTTATTTAACGACGGAACCGATAAAAGTTTGGGTATTCTGCCTCCTGAAGAAATTTCTTTCAATCCAACTTTATCTCAACCGGATCAAAGGGGAAGGAGCGTTTTCTTTTCCGGAGTTCAGCTTAATGTTCTTTGAAACAATAGGCGATAATATTAGATGATGCTATTTTTAAGTTCTCTTTGAAAGAACTTAAAAATAGAAAGAAAATGTTAAACACTCCGTTTTATCGCACGATGCCCGAAATTTCAGCAAGATCGTGCGGAAATATGGCATCGGTCAATTATTCACCCTACCAACTTTTCTGCATCACCACACAACTTGAGGCGTATTTGACTGAGATGGGACGACCTCAAGTTCTGGCTTACGTCTCACGACCTGAAAACTCTCGAATGATGTTGAAAGTTCGTACAAACTTAACCGGGGAAGATCTTGAAAAAGCCCAAAAGAAGCTCGATGAAATTCTTAGCGAAAGACCACTCTTTTGTCTCCTTTTTTCAGTACCTATCGAAACTTCGTTGCCTCAACCTTGGTTGAGAGAAGTTTTGCCTTTCGTCTCAATACCTGATGACGTCAACGGATTCGTCTTCTCGAACGCACTTTACGTGAATTTAGCTCTATCGAACGATTACACTCGGTTTTATGATCAGTTAGCCACTTCAGTTCGCAATCAGCTTGGGAATTGGTACCGTCAAGGCTATATTCGTTCGGCTGAAAACATAGCAGAGAAATGGAAATTAGAGACGGTCGACCAAAATCAACGTCTATTCCGTCCGACCTGGAGCGACAGTCGATTTGCACCTCAACTAACTCAATTTCTTCTCGGACGTCTCCATGGCGAGAGAGAAATCTCAATCGCCATTGAGCCAAGTTTGCCTCAGATGCACAACGTTTCTTTGGAATTGAACCGAATTGGAAAAAACTTTCACTTTGTCGGTAATCGTCTTGACTTAATTTGTGAAGGAACCCGTTGCTCAAGAAACACTTTCGTTTTTCTGGAAGTTGACGGTGTTGATGAAGCACAACAAATGGCTTCTCTGATTCGAGAGGCAGCTTACTCAGTTATCGGTACTGTCTTTACCCGTTCTTTTGCAAGCATGGCCGACGCTCAAGCTCAAGTTGAGAAAGATGATTTGGTCTCAGCTTCAATCTACAAACTAGACGGACAAATTTCTCCCTACGTAGTGTCAGTTCTTCAAGCTTTTAATTTACCTTCCCCCTTCTCCGCAGAAAAGAACTAAACTTAAATTCTCCTCGAAATTTATTTCAATCTTGTTGAGATTGAAATGAATAATTTTTGCGATTTAACGATTTTAAATTATGCAAGCTATTCCCATAGAAACAATTCTCTCAATTATTAAGTACGTTGATGGCAATACAGCTCTCGATATGACTCTCTCAGACATTAATGGTGGCTTTTTTTCTTTCATTGTGGGTGAAGATTCTTATTGGAAAGAACAAATCCAAAAAGATTATTCGGAATTTCCCTCAGAATTTAACCTTCCTCTTCATTTTCTTACCCGAGAAAACATTGTTGAAAAGTTTGAAGATCGACCTTTTTATTACTATTTATTCCTTTCCCGTTTTGCTCACAAGTCTTCATCATTTCGATTTTGGAAATATTCTGAAGATGAATTTCTTCTTATTAGCGAGAACACTTTTCAGGCACATTTTAATTCCGAAGTATATGACGAATTGTTTGGAGAGGTTGAAAAGCCCATTCTGAAAGGTAAAATTATGAATAAAGAAGGAAAAATCTCAATTTACACATCAACCTTCTTTAAGGAGGTTGGAATTACTTTGAAGGTTCGTTTAGATGAAATAATTGGTGAGCAAAATAGTTGGATTAATTTTTATACCACTTTAACCAACGAAAAACTTGGACCTCGATTTCCTCTCACTCATACCGGTCACGACTACCCTCCTTTGAACTTGTTGTTCCATATCGAATCCGCATCAACTCTTCAATTTCCCCAGACAATTGTAAGATCTCCTTTTCTGGGAAATGAGAATTCTTTTCTGGATACTTTTTTTCCGAAGGAAATTAATCCCACACAATTAAAATGTAAACTTTCGAAGCTTATATTGGCTTATTTCAATCTCCGTAAGGAAATTGTCAATAACATTTTACCCTATTAAAAATGAATTTATGACAAAATTTTGTCGTAAATTTAGTAAAATGGAACTTCCAATAGAAATTTTATTGAAAATTTTCTCTTTCATTGAGGGAGAAGATCTCTTACAAATAGTTCTAAAGGATTTAGAACAGGGAGGATGTTTCTCCTCTCTTACTGAAGAAGATTCGATTTGGAAGTTTCATCTTGATAAAACATTTCCAAATTTTTCGGTTAAATTTCAGCTTCCTTATCCGAAATTAAAGTTGCAATTTCCAAAAAGAAATTTTACCGGTAGTTGTTTTGATCGATTTCTTTTTCTTACTATTTATTCACAAGACATCATCTGCGGCAGATTACCTTCAGGAAATCGAATCTTCATTCATCAAAATTCTTTCCAAGTTGAAATTCCGAACAAATGCCATAACCTTCTCTTAAGGGGAGAAGGAAAAGACTTGGTCTTGAATGGAACTTTTGGAACCGATTTTCTTTCCCCATTCTCTATTACGTCAAATCACAAAATCTCAATTTCAGGGCAGATTCTCTCGACAAAATTAAAATTTGAATGTAAAATTCAAAAAGGAGACATATTTTGGTTCGCGTTTGTACTTCCGGAATTATATTTGGTGAAGGAATTCGATTCGGAAAGATTCTTCTTCTGGAATAGTTGCCGTTTGTTTCGCCACCAAGTTTACAAAATTTTAGAGAATTTGTTTTGTTTGAACGAAGTTTCTCGATTCGAAACTCACCTTCTTGAAGAATGTAGTCGAGCTTTCACCTCAATTTATTGGGAAATCATCGAAAAGATTAAATCGATAAGTGAAAGGCGAGCTTGTCAAAGAAGGTTTTCGAATTCTGAAGGTTAAAATAATGAAAATAAATGGAGTCTTTGAACCAGTTTTCGGCATTTCCTGATGAAATACTAATTGAAATTTTCCGCAAAGCTCCTTGTGAATCGATCTTCAAGTTGGTTCTGGAAGATATGAAAAACGAATCTTTTTTCTTTTCTTTAATTTCGATTGATGAATTGTGGCTTTCGCTTCTTCAGGAACATTTTCCTTACGTTTCGAAGAACTTCTCCCTTCCTTGTCATTTGTTGAAAAGTAAGTACCCTTGGAGAGAGTTCGAAAACAGTCCTTTTGACAGATTTTTGTGTTTGGTTTATCTTTCGAAGTTTAATAAGATAATGAGGGGAGGTTTTTTGAAATCGGGAATAAAGTATATGGTAATCGCTGATGAAATTCAATCCGAAGTTCCCAATTCAATTCATTCCAAATTGTTTGCTAACCGTGAAAATCTTATTTTTAAAGCAAAATTTGAACGCACTCGCGAAACATACACACCTTCTTTTGGAGAACGATATTCCGTTCACGGAAAAATTTCTCAAGAGAATGGGACTACTGAACTGAAGCTCCGAACGAGTGTTGAGGCCGGAAAAAACGCGGAGTCGTTGTCCGGACCAAATTTTGGCATTCTTTCAAAGAATCTCGGAGAGAAATTTCCTCTTTGGGTTGAAAAGAGAGACAGAACCTATGTCTTTGAATATCCGAAAACAATAATTCCTCTCAAAGCTTTCGGTGGAAATAAAGAACTTTTCGTTAGAAGCTTATTTGAGCTGGGTTTCGAAGTTTCCGTCGATGATTTTCGTAACGAACTTTTGTCTGAGTGTGAAAATTCGTCGCTTTTCTACCATGAATTGTTCGGCCAAATCTTCAAAAAATAAAGTGAATGTTGCACTTTATTCCAGATTTCAGGATCTGGAATAAACTTGAGAAATATAAAAGAATTTTTGAATCTCGAAATGCGAAAAGCAAATGGATTCTTTAAGTCAATTTTCAGAACTGCCGAATGAAGTTCTAATCGAAATTTTCCGTAAGATTCACCACAAATCAATCTTCAAATTGGTCTTAGAGGACATGAAATTACAATCTTTCTTTTCTTTTTTGATTAAAGCGGACGACTTGTGGCTTTCTCTCATCCAGAAACATTTCCCTTACGTTTCCGAACATTTCTCTCTTTCCTACGAGATGATAAAAGGTAAATATCCTTGGAGAGAATTTACAGATACACCTTTCGATAGATTTTTATGTTCGATTTATCTTTCGAAATTCGACCATTGTAAAGGAGGGTTTCTAAAATCGGCCGCTCGCTACTTGAAGGGTGATAACGAGGCACAAATCGAAGTTCCAGAATCAATTCACCCTAGTTTATTTTCAGGGCAAAAAGATGTTGTTTTGAAAGCGAAATGGACTTCCGAAGTAGTATACAATTATGCAAAAATTAAAAGCTCAGAACACTCATTCTATGGGAAAATTACTTCAAAAAATGGAGATTTAGAACTTTTAATTAGAGCGAAGATACAACAAAGTTCACAAGGAGTTCGAGATTTTTTCATTTCTTTTGGCATTCAGTCGAAAATCTTGGGAAACAAATTTCCTCTTTGGGCGAAAAAACAAACAATGGGAGGTTATCGATTTGAATATCCGAGAACATTGTCTCTACCACCTTTCAGACAAAATCAAGATTTATTCTTGCGAACATTATTGGGTTTGGATATACAAAGTTCGATCGATATACTTTCTAAAAATATTTTAAATGAATTTACCCAATCATACAAATTCTACTCTGAGATAATGGAAATATTGTTCATACACTAAAACAACTCATGATTTATTCCAGACTAAAATCTGGAATAAATCCAACTTAGAAATGGGAACGAATAATTTTACAAGTTAGAGGAAGCAAAGTTGAGTATTTTTGAAGAAATTCTCGACTTACTTCCTCCACATTGTCAATTTTCTTCAAATAGTGCAAGTAAACTTGAAGATTTTGAACTTGAGCCAGAGAAGGGGGAGAGAACAAAATCCTTTCCAAAAAACCTCGGTTTAGGCCAAAAGAAGACAAGTATTCAAGAACCTCAATTTGGTTGGACCAAAAATTAGGAGGAAAATCTGAAAGGGGAATTTGGCTTATTATCCAATAAAGCCCAACCGGATTCTTCTTCCTCAAAATGGAAGAATTTGACAAGATGGAGAAAAGTCGCTCGGAATAATTAATTTCCGTCAAATCAATGACTGAAACTTGGTCAAGTTGAGAGACAAAGTCGACTACTTTCCAATTTGAGCTTTGGCAGGCGGCAAGAATTCTTTCAGCCGATTCGGGTTTAATGGTCTCGGGCATTAAGTTTCTGGCGTTGCAATTAATTTCAATTCTCGTATGTTCAAGTTCGGACAAAAGGCCAATTGCTTTGTCTTTGTTCCAAATCTTTTGATCACTTTGAACAAAGCGGCGAAGGAAGGACAAGTTTCCGCTTCGCAAAATTGTCAAAGCGAGTTCTTCGTTTTTCTCCCCTTGCATAAGAAGATCAAAAGCATTTCCGTTCCCATTTTCGACCATTTCGAGGAGAAGTTGAGTCTTATCAGAACAGTCAAACAAATTCGAAATTAAGTCAAATTCATTCAATTCGACTGCAAGCTGAGCTCGCGAAGGAAAAGGAATTTTCTGTATTGCCTCTTCACCCATTAAATAAGTCACCAAATGAGAAAAAGTTACAAAATTGCCTTTTTCTCCAACAATTTGGCCAGAATTAACTTGAAAGGATAAATTTTGTTTAACTTCCTCCTTCAAGCGAGGGAAAAAGAAGGCCAAAATTGAAGAATTCGCACAAACCAAACCTTGAAGAAAACCGAGAGATGATTCAACCAAACCGCAAACCTGACCGGAACGAACCGAAGCGGCCATTTCAGGAAGCAAGTTAAAAGAAGAGGCAATTTCAAGGTAACGCTCAAAGCCGGTGATCTCTCTTCCGGAAATTAAATCGAAAAATTCAGGAGGTGTCGAAAAATCTCTTTCAGCGATCATCCTCCAAAGATTCCAATCTTCTCGAAAGTCAACTGAAGGAAATTTGTTGCTAATTTTCAAAATGTCCGAGTAAGAAGATGATAGCAAGCTTGCCTGGAAAAGAGAAGAGGACGACATTTTCAATTTGATCTATTTGGATTTCATTTTAAGTCGTACAAAATGTCTGATTTCCAACAATTTAGTTTTGAAGCCTTTCAGTGGTTACTGACGGAGCAAAAGGGGTTGTTGAAGAGAGTTGCATCTCTGGAAAGTGAAAATGCAAAACTCAACTCAAGAATTGAGGAAGTTGAACAAATTTTGGAAATTCTTTTGCCTAAGTTCGACAAAGTTGAAGAAAAGCTTTCCAATCAGGAAAAGCCCTAATTTGGCTAGATTTAAAGTTCGAGAATTCGAACTTTAAATTTTGAATTTTTACAACTCTTCAATTGCAATTCCGTAATAAGTTAGACGGTAGACCAAATCCCAGTAATTCTCAAAGGTCAAATCGACTGGATATTCTTCTATCGGTCCCGAACGTGCATCGATAAGAGAAAAGCTAAGAATAAATTGACCCTCGCGTGAAGAGTAAATCTCACCTAGGCCATAAAAGGCAAGTTCGCCTCCTCCGTAGGTTGCTTCGTCAAAAAGAGGAACCAAGGCATTTTCGAGTTCAACCTGTTCCCTTTCACGAGCAGTCTCAACCTGTACGCGAAGATTTTCATGCATCTGAAATTCGATTGACTTGGAGATGAAGTACGCAACTTTGGCCCGATCAGCATTCCCAAAAAAGAGCAACTTCGGATCACGGATCTCTGACAAATTAAACTGTCCTATCGAGTAAGCATCGAGTTGGGCGTAGTAACGTTCCGAATCAAACTCGTAAGGCTTTTCAAGAAGAGCATTGGCGTACCGGACGGCAAGTTTAGACCTATTGTAAATTGACTCCCAAGAGGCGGCGTCGTACCCTTTATCGAGAAGGGGTAGACCCTCTTCTTCAAAAATGCGAACCCAAGAAGAAGTCAAACTCATTTTAATTTGGGAAGATTGTTTTATAGTCAAAAAAATAATGGGTTTGTTTCACCCATTATTTTTTTTGTGATTTTTTGCAAACTTACATCAGGACGATATCAATGCCAAAGAACTCAAGCCTGTAAACCAAAGTCCAAAGCTCTTCCATCGAAAGCTTGAAGGAATGCTCAAGTTCCACACTTCCCCAATCTCGGTCAAAAATTTGCAGACTGACAACGGCGGAGTCGCGACTCTCTGAGATATAAATCTCACCGTTCGTTCCCTTATTACCCCAGGTTTCCTCAAACTGAAAGACACTTTTGCGAATGCTCTCAATTTGTTCATCGAGAAGTTCGATGTTTCCGCGAGAATCTTCGAAACGATTCTTGAGAACGTTCAACTTCTTACGCAAAGAGCTTCGCCGTGATGTCACTTTCCAAGCCTCAGTCAGAAGAACGAGGAGTCGTTCCTGATCTCTTTCTTCGTTTAGCATCAAAACATCAACATCTTTGATTTTGGAGAAATCGAACGTTGCGAACGAAATACCCTTATCACAAGGGTCTTCATTGGGTTCTCCGGTCTTAAAGATCGAAAGGTAACAATCGGCGAACTTCCTGGCAACAGAGCAACGTTCATAAACAGATTCCCAGGTCGGCTCGTCAAGTCCGTGCTTGATCAAAGGCAGACCTTCATCTTCAAACTTCTTAAGCCAGAACAAAGAGGTTTCATCGTTGGAAGATTGCATCTTAGTTTAAAGTTTGACCAAAACTTAATTTTGGTATCTCATTTTCTAATTCCTATAAATTAGAAAATAATGCAAAAGAGTGGGAAAATGTTTAAAATTAATTTATTTAAATCTTTTTTTTTAGTAATCATCGAGAGAAATTCCGAAGAAGGTAATTCGAGTGAGGAAATCTCTCAACTCGGCCTCCGAAATGGAGAAAGAATACTCCTCGAAATTTTGTCCCAACTCAGGGTTTGAGATTGACATTTGGAAAAGGAAGGAACGGGACAAATCGCAGTAATAAATTTCACAAAAAGCGAAATTAGGCTCGTTACCGTCAGACCTTTCACTGTTAAGGAAGCGGTCAACTTGGCTAAGCTTGATTCGATCGGCCGAGTTTGCGAAAGAAGATGAAAGTCTGGCGGTCAAACGGTTGCGTCTTTCGGCCAATTCTCCCATAAAACCAATTTTCCACCCCCGAGTCAGAAACTTCACCAATTGTTCAGGGTCAGCATTGTTGAAGGCAAGAAGTTTCAAATCACGAATTTTGTCCATTCTTAGTCCGAAAAGGTAGACTCGAGTCGAAATTTCGGGGTGGGCTTGGCGAAGTTTCTCACGAACATCTGAGTCGAGAATAATTGGACGAACGTTATTCTCAATCAAATCGTTGCTGAAATCGCGAGAAAAACACGCGAGTTTGTAAATGGACAGCCAAGAAGCAAAGTCCAATCCTTCACTCAACAGAAGTAATCCTTCCTTCTCAAACTTTCTCCTCCAAAAGAAAGAGGAAGAAACAATTTCCCTCTCGGTAGAGCCACTTCGGTGAACAGAATAAAGAACTTGTTCAGATGCGTTCAAGAACGTGTGCGTAAGAATTTCGTTAGGCAAAGACTTATTCATCTTTTAAGAAAATATTCGAAGTTTCTTGTATTCAAAGATGGAAAACGAATTTAACATCGAGGAGGAGGTTTTCGGCATTCTTCATCAAATGGAAAACGAAAAAGGAAATTTCTGCTTTTTCGGCATGCCTTTATCATCAGACATTGTAAGTTATATTTCAGTAGCTCCTCAATTCAACGGGGCAACTCATTGCGATTTCTCACATTCATCTCTGTCCTACGACGACATAAGAGCCTTTTGGAAATCGAAACAATTTGGTAGGAAAAGTCTTCGTGAACCTCTTTACTGTTCTTTCTATAATCAGCCTATCCGAAAAATTGTTTTCGAAGTTGATGGTTGTCCAATCATCGAACAATACGAGGAGATGGAAGAGAAAGGGAGAAGAATTTTACCTCTACCTTTCAAGAAAGATTTCGAATTTTCTAGCGTTGAATCCGATAACGTCTATAAAGGTTTTAAGGAGATAATTCTTGAAGTTGAGGGGAAAGAATGGCCTAGATCCAGGTAGTTTGGTTGATTTTTTCTTTGATTATTTGTCAAAGAACAAGTTTCGGAGGTTACAAAATTTTATATGATGTTACAAAAAAGTAACTTGGGTTTTTCATATTTGTAATTTCTTGTTTTGAAAAATTTTTTAGATTTTAGAAAAGTTACAAATATGAAAAACCCAAGTTACTTTTTTGTAACATCATATAAAATTTCATATTAGTTCAAAGGTACTTAAAGATAACTTTATTTTCAAGTTATCTTTAACTACTTTTAGATTTAGGTAGAACATTCCCATTTTAAATTAAAGATAACTTGAAAATAAAGTTATCTTTAAGTACCTTTGAATTAATATCGAATTTTATATGATGTTACAAAAAAGTAACTTGGGTTTTTCAGATTTGTAACTTTTCTAAAATCTAAAAAATTTTTCAAAACAAGAAATTACAAAATCGAAAAACCCAAGTTACTTTTTGTAACATCATATAAAATTTGGATATTCGAACAAAAATTATTTCTGCTAGATTTAGGAGAAATAATTACAAGTAATATTGAGTTTTCGCTGAAATTCAAGTGAGAAACTTACCTACAAATTGCAATTTTCTCACTTGAATTTCAACGAAATCTTCTGACCGAATTGCAATTTTCTTGCTTAAGTTTCGATGAAAACTTACCTACAAATTGCAATTTTCTCACTTGAATTTCAACGAAATCTTCTGACCGAATTGCAATTTTCTTGCTTAAGTTTCGATGAAAACTTACCTACAAATTGCAATTTGCTCACTTGAATTTCAACGAAAATTCAGTATTACTTGTAATTATTTCTCCTAAATCTAGCAGAAATAATTTTTGTTAGAATATCCAAATTTTATATGATGTTACAAAAAAGTAACTTGGGTTTTTTAGATTTGTAATTTCTTGTTTTGAAAAATTTTTTAGATTTTAAAAAAGTTACAAATCTGAAAAACCCAAGTTACTTTTTTGTAACATCATATAAAATTCGATATTAGTTCAAAGGTACTTAAAGATAACTTTATTTTCAAGTTATCTTTAATCCAAAATGGGAATGTTCTACCCAAATCTAAAATAACCTAAAGATAACTTATTTTCAAGTTATCTTTAAGGTTGTTTGAACTAATATCGAATTTTATATGATGTTACAAAAAAGTAACTTGGGTTTTTCAGATTTGTAACTTTTCTAAAATCTAAAAAATTTTTCAAAACAAGAAATTACAAATCTGAAAAACCCAAGTTACTTTTTTGTAACATCATATAAAATTTAGTAATCTAATTCTTCAAAGTTGTGAAATTCGTTCCATCCAACTCGAATTATCACCCTTGATATTAGACGAAGAAATAGGAAAACAAAACACTCGTTAAGGTATTTTGTTTTTGTTGGTTATAGATTTTCGATAAAATGTCGGTAAAGATTTTCTGCATCTTTGGGAAATTCGAAAGAAGAAATTCTAAACAGAGGGTATTGAGAGCGAGTTTCAATGAGCAAAGATTCAACAATATCATCCTCGACTCCTTCTCCAAAAATATTCATTTCAACGAAAGAAATTTTATTGAACTCGGGGCGAATCCTCTTCACTCGATTGAACCAGACACTAACACCCTCAAGGGTGCTAAAGTTGGAAGATTCAAAAAAGATGAAAATTTCATCAGCCGATTTTACCAATTGTTTAATTACGCTTATTTTCGGGTCGGATATCTGATGCACTCGAACAATATAGTCTTGCCCAAAATGCAATCCCTTAGTAAAGGAATTTAGTTCTCCATATTTTGAATCTTCTTCATAATCTAGCAAATGTTGGTTTTGGTTTCCACGGATACTTTTAACGTAATTTTCGTGGAGGTATTCCTTTCCCGTTTCCGGATCTCCAAGGAGAAGAAGATTTGAGGTTTTGACGAAGGGATTATCGAGATCGAATTTTCCGTCGAAGAAAGATTTCATTTTCGGCTTGGTTTTTACTGGATAAATCAGGAAGTTCAATCTTCGGTTCTATTGGGTCGATTGAACATTAACCCACCTAAGTTGGGGTTTAACGGGAATAATTTGTTCTTGATCTATCTTTAGTTAAAGTGATTTTTGGCAAATTTTATTGCATTTTGAATTAAAGATAACCTATTTTCAAGTTATCTTTAGGTTATTTTCAACTAATATCGAATTTTATATGATGTTACAAAAAAGTAACTTGGGTTTTTCGATTTTGTAACTTTTCTAAAATCTAAAAAATTTTTCAAAACAAGAAATTACAAATCTGAAAAACCCAAGTTACTTTTTTGTAACATCATATAAAATTTGGTAATGTTTCAAAGGTACTTAAAGAGTATTTATTTTCAAGTTATCTTTAACTAATTTTGGATTTGGATGGAAATTACCTATTTTGGATTAAAGATAACTAATTTTCAAGTTATCTTTAAGGTTATTTCAACTAATATCCAAATTTTATATGATGTTACAAAAAAGTAACTTGGGTTTTTCGATTTTGTAACTTTTCTAAAATCTAAAAAATTTTTCAAAACAAGAAATTACAAATCTAAAAAACCCAAGTTACTTTTTTGTAACATCATATAAAATTTGGATATTCGAACAAAAATTATTTCTGCTAGATTTAGGAGAAATAATTATATTTAATAACAAATTTTTAGGTGTGAACTCAAGTGAGAAAATTGCAATTCGTTAACAAATTTTTAGGTGAACTCAAGTGAGAAAATTGCAATTCGTTGGCAATTTTCTCACTTGAGTTCACCATATTTCTCGTGTTAAAGTTACGATTTTCCACTCGAACTTCACCGAAAAGTTATTACTAATTGTAATTATTTCTCCTAAATCTAGCAGAAATAATTTTTGTTCGAATATCCAAATTTTATATGATGTTACAAAAAAGTAACTTGAGTTTTTTAGATTTGTAATTTCTTGTTTTGAAAAATTTTTTAGATTTTAGAAAAGTTACAAAATCGAAAAACCCAAGTTACTTTTTTGTAACATCATATAAAATTTGGTAATATTTCAAACAACCTTAAAGATAACTTGAAGATAAGTTATCTTTAATCCAAAATGGGAAATTTCCATCCAAATCCAAAAGTAGTTAAAGATAACTTGAAAATAAATACTCTTTAAGTACCTTTGAAACATTACCAAATTTTATATGATGTTACAAAAAAGTAACTTGGGTTTTTCAGATTTGTAATTTCTTGTTTTGAAAAATTTTTTAGATTTTAGAAAAGTTACAAAATCGAAAAACCCAAGTTACTTTTTTGTAACATCATATAAAATTTGGTTATCGAATTATCTTTAACTCTAAATTAAAAATAAATCTTTATCTATCGGAAGTAACAAACTCTTAATTTGTAAACCTCCTTTAATAATTAAGCAGATTAAACAGACAGAAAAACAACCTTTATTTCAATCTTTTCAAATTCGTAAGAAATTTTATTTCCAAATATCGGAGAATTCGATAAAATTTAAATACAAAATAAAATGAAATTCTTGCTTTTATTTGTGTTGTTGTGTTTGTTGTCCGTCAGTTTGGCAGGAAAGCCAAGCAAGGTTGAAGAGAAATGTTTGAGTGTTGAATCTCGTCACGACGACTCGCAATTTGTTCCAGAAGCAAGTTTATTTGTTCGAATCGCTGGAAAGAAAAAGGGCGAACAACCGACGATTGTTCTAATTCATGGGACAAGTGGTTCGAATGAATATATGAGATGTGTCCAAGATCAACTGAGCAAAGATTTTTTCACTGTGTCTATCGATCTTCGAGGTCAGGGATTGTCCGAGCAAACTCCTCCTGAACAGGTTCGCTACACTCATGAAGTTTTTGCCGATGATATTCATGAAGTTTTGAAGAAACTTCGAATCTCGTCCAATATTGTCTGGGTTGGAGTTTCGCTTGGTGGTTCAATTGGCTTAGTTTACATCGACAAATATCCGGGGGAGGTTAGCCATTTTATGCCATTGAGTGCCGGACCTGGTCTTTATCGAGTTCCCGATTGTGCGAAGGAGGTCGATTGTATTGAAGGTTCAACCTGTCCAATTTGTTGGGAGAATTCTATTCCTGTTGGTGGAAATCCAACCACATTGTTCCCTGAAACTTGCCAAGATGAATTGATCTTGGCGAAAGAGAAGGTCGCTCAGAATCAACAGAGGGCCTCAGCTATTGTGGGTTCAAGCATTATACCTTATTCGTGGACTGAAGATCTTCGTCCTCTTCTTACAAGTGTCAAAATTCCGACTTTGATTGGTTACGGAAGTTTCGATCCTCTTCAGCCAGGAGGTGGGTCTTCCAAATTTATGCATGAAGAGATCGATAATTCGATTCTGGTTAAATTTGTCGGTAAGGGTCATCTGATGACCATTACTGACCCTTCGAATGTGGTGGCTCTGACTCACACCCTCCTCAACCAGAACTTTCTTTCCGACCAACTTACTGTTTTCGATAGAGGGTGTGACGTTTGTGACGAAGTTAAACCAACAAATATGACTTCGATTTGCTCCTCTCGGAATTGTAACCAGCAACTTTAAATCTTTGAATAAAAGTCTAGTAAATTAGGAAGGAAAATCGAAGATCCAGTCACATTTTATTGTATTGTGACTTGGGATCAACAAACAAATATTTTTAATTTTAAGTTAAAGATATTTCGAATGTTAAATTTTATATGATGTTACAAAAAAGTAACTTGGGTTTTTCATATTTGTAATTTCTTGTTTTGAAAAATTTTTTAGATTTTAGAAAAGTTACAAATCTGAAAAACCCAAGTTACTTTTTTGTAACATCATATAAAATTTGGTAATAGTTGAAAGAATCTTAAAGATAACTTGAAAATAAGTTATCTTTAATTCAAAATGGGAAAATTCGACCCAAATCCAAAAGTAGTTAAAGATAACTTATTTTCAAGTTATCTTTAAGATTCTTTCAACTATTACCAAATTTTATATGATGTTACAAAAAAGTAACTTGGGTTTTTCAGATTTGTAACTTTTCTAAAATCTAAAAAATTTTTCAAAACAAGAAATTACAAATATGAAAAACCCAAGTTACTTTTTTGTAACATCATATAAAATTCGATCATCCAGATTTCAAGATTGGAGAATATTCTGATTTAAAACTTCGCCACAATTATGATTCAACGGACTAAAATATCGACGTAGGTTAGAAAATAAAAGATCGAGTCAGATCTTTTATTTTTTTTGGTCAAGTTATAGATTTACGATGAAAGTTTGGTAAAGCTTTTCTGCATCCTTCGAAAATTTGGAAATCGAAATTCTGAACAAAGGGTATTGAAAGCGAGTTTCGGTAAATAGAGATTCGATAGCAGAATCCTCTGTTTCGATTCCAGTGAAGTTCATCTCAACGAAAGAGATTTTGTCGAAATAAGGACGTACTTCCTTTACTCGATTAAACCAACTCGCCACGTGTTGGAAAGTCTCAAGATTAGAGGATTCAAAGAAGATGAAAATTCCATCGGCTGAGTTTACCAAATCTTGGAATGCGTCGACAGTTGGATCGGAAATCTGGTGAACTCGAACAGTATTTGCTCTCCCAAAACAGACCCTTTTGGTGAAAGAATCGAGTTCTTGAAATGCTGAATCTTTTTCAATGGTGAAAGAAAGTCGGTTCTTGTGTATGGTTCTAATGTAGTTTTCGTGAAGAAATTTCTTTCCCGTTTCGGGATCTCCAAGGAGAAGAAGGTTACAAGTTTTAATCGAGGGATTGCCGATATTAAATTCTTCGCTAAAAATAGTTTGCATCTTTTACTCGATCCCTTGAAACTCCAAAAGATCATTTTCGAGATTCTACTTCGAAATTCTACTTCCGAATTAAAGAGGAAGTAACATTTTCCTGGAAGTAACCTTAAAGATAATTCGAAAATAAATTATCTTTAAGGTTGTTTGAACTAATATGAAATTTTATATGATGTTACAAAAAAGTAACTTGGGTTTTTCATATTTGTAATTTCTTGTTTTGAAAAATTTTTTAGATTTTAGAAAAGTTACAAATCTAAAAAACCCAAGTTACTTTTTTGTAACATCATATAAAATTTCATATTAGTTCAAATAACCTTAAAGATAATTTATTTTCGAATTATCTTTAACCAATTTTGGATTTTGGTAGAATATTCCCATTTGCAATTAAAGATAACTTGAAAAATAGTTATCTTTAAGTTATCTTCAAGATTATGAAATTTTATATGATGTTACAAAAAAGTAACTTGGGTTTTTTAGATTTGTAACTTTTCTAAAATCTAAAAAATTTTTCAAAACAAGAAATTACAAATCTGAAAAACCCAAGTCACTTTTTTGTAACATCATATAAAATTCGAGTATTTGAACAAAAATTATTTCTGCTAGATTTAGGAGAAATAATAACAAGTAATATTAAGTTTTCGTTGAATTTCAAGTGAAAATTACAATTTAAACATTGAAGAATACCGCAAAATTCAATGAAATTTTGTGACCAAATTACAATTTTCCCACTTGAATTTCACTGAAGCTTACCAACAAATTGCAATTTTCTCACTTGAAATTCAACGAAATTTCTTGTCCAAATTGCAATTTTCCTACTTGATTTCGGATGAAATTTCTCGACCAAATCGCGATTTTCTCACTTGAATTTCAAGCAAAACTCAATATCACTTGTAATTATTTGTCCTAAATCTAGCAGAAATAATTTTTGTTCGAAAGTCGAATTTTATATGATGTTACAAAAAAGTAACTTGGGTTTTTCAGATTTGTAATTTCTTGTTTTGAAAAATTTTTTAAAATCTAAAAAAGTTACAAATCTGAAAAACCCAAGTTACTTTTTTGTAACATCATATAAAATTTTGTAATATTTCAAACAACCTTAAAGATAACTTGAAAATAAATTATCTTTAACCAATTTTGGATTTTGGTAGAATATTCCCATTTGCAATTAAAGATAACTTGGAAAATAGTTATCTTTAAGTTATCTTCAAGATTATGAAATTTTATATGATGTTACAAAAAAGTAACTTGGGTTTTTCAGATTTGTAACTTTTTTAGATTTTAAAAAATTTTTCAAAACAAGAAATTACAAATCTGAAAAACCCAAGTCACTTTTTTGTAACATCATATAAAATTTTGTAATAGTTCAAAGTAACTTAAAGATATTTCGAAAGAATCAAAAAATGGGATATATGCATATTGAGCTCTTGTACAAATGTCCAGAATTCTTCGAACTTTTCGAAGAAGTTTACTGTATGGAGAAAATTCACGGGACAACAACTTGGATTCTCTTCGAAATTGGAAAACCTCTTCATTTTCACTCAGGAGGAGAAAAATTCGAAGATTTTAAGGCCTTATTTAACGAGGATCTTTTGACTGAAAGGTTAAACAAAATTTCATCGGAAAAAGGTTGGACGACAATTAAAATTCATGGAGAAGGTTACGGAGGAAAACAGCAGAAGATGAGCGAAACTTATGGCGAACAATCTCGATTTATTGCCTTCGATATTCATATTGAATGTTCCAGACATCGTCGTTTTCTGAATGTTCCAGAAGCTGAAAAGATCTCTCTTAAACTTGGCCTTGAATTTGTCGATTACAACAGAGGACCAAACTGTCCAGAATGGATTGAACAACAAACTTGTCTTCCTTCAACTCAAGCGATTCGAAATGGTGTTGGAGATGGTAAGTTGAGGGAAGGTGTGGTCATTCGTCCCATTCAGGAAACTCGTCTTCCAAATGGAAAACGTGCAATTTTCAAGAATAAGAACGAACAATTTTGGGAAATTGCAACGAAGAGACCTTTGGGACAAAAGTTGAAAATTGCAAAAGATATCTCTTTGTTTGTTCAGGACTGGGTGACAGAACAACGTTTCGAACATGTTATCGACCAAGTTTTGCAGCAAAAAGATAACAAAAATATTGAACGGACTGACATTCGAAATATTCTAATTCTTTTGACTCAGGATGTTCAAAGAGAGTCCGAAGGAGAAGTGATTTGGTCAAAAGAAATTGCTCGTCAAGTAAGCAAAGCTGGATCTGTTCTATTTCGAAAGAAATTTCCTGAACTGCTGAAGGAACAAGATTAAAAAGAAATTTTAAGTTGAGTTAACTTAAAATTTTTCGGTAAGACTCTCTAAGAGAATTTAATAATGGATGATAATAATTACTTTTTAAGTATCTTTGAACTCATATCGAATTTTATATGATGTTACAAAAAAGTAACTTGGGTTTTTCATATTTGTAATTTCTTGTTTTGAAAAAATTTTTAGATTTTAGAAAAGTTACAAAATCGAAAAACCCAAGTTACTTTTTTGTAACATCATATAAAATTCGATATGAGTTCAAAGATACTTAAAGATAACTTGAAAATAAAGTTATCTTTAACTATTTTTAGATTTGGATGCAATATTCCCATTTCAAGTTAAAGATAACTTGAAAAGTAATTATCTTTAAGTGTCTTTCAACTATTACCAAATTTTATATGATGTTACAAAAAAGTAACTTGGGTTTTTCAGATTTGTAACTTTTCTAAAATCTAAAAAATTTTTCAAAACAAGAAATTACAAATATGAAAAACCCAAGTTACTTTTTTGTAACATCATATAAAATTTGGTAATGTTTCAAACAACCTTAAAAGTCAACGAAAAGAATTTTCGGAAATGTTTTTCTTCGGGGCTGAATACTAAACAGACAAAAATTAAAAAGTCCAATTCAAAAGATAAACCATATGTTTTTAGCTGACTAAGTCAGTTAAAAATTCTAACTAATTAAGTACAGAAGTTAAATTCGAATTGGGATTCACAAATAACAAATTTTCATTTGGGTCTAAAGAATGTTACAAAAAAGTAACTTGGGTTTTTCGGATTTGTAACATTTGTAGATTCTTAAAATTTTTATAGATCCATAAATTACAAATCTGAAAAACCCGAGTTACTTTTTTGTAACATTCTTTAGACCCAAATGAAAATTTGTTATTTGTGAATCCCAATTCGAATTTAACTTCTGTACTTAATTAGTTAGAATTTTTAGCTGACTTAGTCAGCTAAAAACATATGGTTTATCTTTTGAATTGGACTTTTATTCGACTTGAGTACCTCGACCTCGATATTCGGGATTGGTTTTCTTTTTCAAGGCGAGAATTTTGTTGCAGGTGAAAGGGAGAAGTTCTGAATACCTTCTCAGGAACTCTTGACATTGAGTTCCTAGCAGTAGCTGTGGATGTAAAGGAATAAAGTAATCGTAAATTCGGATGTTTTGTTGTCGAGCAATGTAAATTCCTTGTATGTAAGTAGGGAAAAGAATTTGGTTAACAAACATATCTTTTGATACTTCGGAGAGATTGTTGTAGATACGAATGAGAAGGTCGATATCGTTGAAGACCTGAATTTCTCGACCGAATCCACTGTTGAAAACTTCAAAGTGAATTCTTTGACAAACTTGATACAATCCGACTGGGTTAAGGTGAGATTGAGCTTTCTGGCCGAGAGCAAATTCGATTTCTTCAATAATGTATTCATCGTCCCACCCTGAATCAATGTTGGTAAATTCGGAAATGTTGAAACCGAAGGCGACGGTCAACAAATCAACGAAGACAGGATTTGAACTTCGAAGGAAGCCTCTTGAATTGGTAGATGAGATACTTCTTCCATTGAAGTGATACTTACCCCCATCCTCCCAATCTTCGGGTTTGTCTTCGGGGTTGAAAACGTTAGGAAGAGAACGGAGAACCGAGATTATTTTTGTTGCGTACTCAACTCCGTAAACTTTCCAAAGGTATCTCTCAAGAAAAACTTGGTCTCCACTTGATGCTACATAATCAAGTATAGCCTCTTTCTTCGAAGTTGGCAGAGAGTCGACTTGTTCCTCAACTTGAAGAAGTGCTTGAGGATTTCCCATCGAAATCATTTGGGAAAGCGCATCAAACTTTTTGTCTGAATTAAATAGGGAAGAAAAGGCCTCGACTTGACCAAGTTCAATGTTGGTCTCGACAACGTCGGGAAAGATTCGATCGAGGCCTTCTTGTCCAAACAAAAGAAAAACCAACCTTTGATAGCCCAAATTATGATAGCGATTTTCAATCGGAACCAAATCCCCTCGTTGAATTTTCTCTTTTAGAATTTCTCTCGGACGTTCCTTGAGACGAGAAAAGAAAAAGTCAACAAATTGCAAATCATTCCGATTCACCGCCTCCATTAAACCGGCAAACGCCTCGTAAAGACCGTAAACTTGATCTCCTTTCTTGCTCAAAGCATGTTGAGGGAGAAGTTCGAATTTGCTCGCAATTTCAAGATACCTTTCATAACCTGAAAGGTTTCTCTCACGAGAAAGGTCAAAATAGGCCACAGGAACTTGATAATCACGGAGAGCAATTTCTGACCAAAATTCCCAAGTTAATTCTGGAATGTTCACTTCGGATTGGATTTCAACCAATTGTTCAAAGGGAAACTTCAACAGACTACTCTCCAGTAAAGTTTTTGGTTGGAAAGACATTTCGCACACTTTAAAAAAGTAAACAAAAACTCATTTCGAAAAAAAGTATTTTGTTTACTTGGCCGTCTTTATCTCATCTTTCTTTCAAGAAGAAAATTTATTTTTCTGAGAATTTGGAATTTGGAAACGTTTTAACTATTACCAAATTTTATATGATGTTACAAAAAAGTAACTTGGGTTTTTCAGATTTGTAACTTTTCTAAAATCTAAAAAATTTTTCAAAACAAGAAATTACAAAATCGAAAAACCCAAGTTACTTTTTTGTAACATCATATAAATTTAAGTATGTGCTAAAAACGATAATTGGAGCTAAGTACCAAGTTAGAGTTAGTATACAAATTAAGTAGAGATTGTCTACTTAATTTTAAATAATTATATTTCGGTTGTTTGGTTGAAATTTCAAGTTAGTATACAAATTAAGTAGAGGTTGTCTACTTAATTTTAAATAATTAGATTTCGATTGTTTGGTTGAAATTTCAAGTTAGTATACAAATTAAGTAGACAATCCCTACTTAATTTGTATACTAACTCTAACTTGGTACTTAACTCCAATTACTGTTTTTAGCACATACTTAAATTTATATGATGTTACAAAAAAGTAACTTGGGTTTTTCGATTTTGTAATTTCTTGTTTTGAAAAATTTTTTAGATTTTAGAAAAGTTACAAATCTGAAAAACCCAAGTTACTTTTTTGTAACATCATATAAATTTAAGTATGTGCTGAAAACGATAATTGGAGCTAAGTACCAAGTTAGAGTTAGTATACAAATTAAGTAGAGATTGTCTACTTAATTTTAAATAATTACATTTCGGTTGTTTGGTTGAAATTTCAAGTTAGTATACAAATTAAGTAGAGATTGTCTATTTAATTTGTATATTAGCTCTAACTTGGTACTTAACTCCAATTATCTTTTTTAGCACATACTTAAATTTATATGATGTTACAAAAAAGTAACTTGGGTTTTTCAGATTTGTAACTTTTCTAAAATCTAAAAAATTTTTCAAAACAAGAAATTACAAAATCGAAAAACCCAAGTTACTTTTTTGTAACATCATATAAAAATCGATAAACTAAATCGTTGTTTTGAATTGAATTTAGAAAATTGTTCAGTTGCCTGTTCAAACTTTTCTGCTCGACCTGACTATGGATTCCGTTCCGGCTTCAAGATTGATTCAGGCTTTGGATTATGATGAGCTAAGAAGAATGGGTATTTTGCCCGATTTCGAAATTTCAACCCCGAGAGTTGAAACAAAGAAATATCCAAAATTCATCTACTCAGCCGAGAAAGACAACCCAAACATTTTCGTCGATTTTGCAACATTTATTGAAGCTTTGTCTCGTTCGACTATTTCAGGTCAGAACAAACCTTTCTCTGAACTTTGGACAGGAAATTCATCTCTCCCGAAAGAATTCCAAGAAGATAACAAATACTTGTTTGAGGTTTCAAACTGGGTACAAAGTAACCTTTCGTTCAAGGATTCAAAGAATGGTCTCTGTTTGACTTACCAGAATCTATCTGCGAATCCCGATCTTGTTTCCAACGATTTCGTGATGGACGTAAAATGTGCTTCAAGCTTTAAACCGATAAAGGAGAAGGTGTGGATGCAACTTTGTGTTTATTCGGTTCTTGCTCGGCAAAATGGAATGAGTGGAAATGTTGTCGGGCTGGCTTTGCCAATGCAAAAGAAAGTTCTTTGGTACAACTTGACAAGTTGGGATAGTTCGGCTTTTTTGAAGGTTTTGCTTCAAGAGGCTCATTGGGTCCTTGAAGATTCACGAATTGTCTCACAACAGTTCTTTTCTTCAAAGATTGGCTCTCACCTTGCTTTGCAGTTTGTGATGTCAGCAGAATTTTCTCGATTTTCTGCCCCTTGTCAGGTTTTCCTTCAAGGTCCGCAAAATCGAAGAAGAGTTTCTCAAGCATCTCTTGATGCTCTTCGTATTAGCCTACCGAAAATTAACTTTCCGACCTTCGTTCATGGAAGATATCTCTATAATTTGTGTTCTGATGAACAATGGGTGGTTGAAAGCTTGAAGGAAGAATTGCAAGATGCAGCTTATATTGGAGCGAAGGGTGTGGTGGTTCACGTTGGTAAATCGGTCGATCAGCCTTTGGGTCGAGCCTTGTCTCGAATGGAAAGAAATGTCCGTTCGGCTTTGGAAGTTGCTACTGAGCAATGTCCACTAATTTTGGAAACTTGTGCTAAGCAAGGTACAGAACTTCTTGGCAATTTGGAAGAATTTTCGGCATTTTGTTCATTGTTTTCTTCTCGACCAAACTTCAAGATTTGTGTTGACACTTGCCATTGCTTTGCTGCCGGATACGATCCTTTGTTTTTCTTGTCTTCTTTGGAGGCACGTTTTCCAGGTTCGGTGGTTTTGGTCCACTTCAACGACTCTCTTGAAAAGAGGGGGCGATGTGTTGATCGGCATCAAACTCCGGGAATTGGTTTTGTTGGATTTGAAAGGATGAAGGCAATCCACCAATTTTGTGTAGAAAAATCGATTCCGATGGTCGGTGAATACCATTAAGGAATTAACTCATTGAGTCCACTTTTGAATAAATTTCAAAAGTGAATGTTTGAATTTGTGAAGCAAATGGCTTCTTGTCGTTTTGCAGGGTGTAACAAAGCTGCTCGATTTGGCTACTCACCTAAATCGGGAATCGTTTACTGTCTGAATCATCGTTTTCCCTTGATGATGGATATTGTCCAGTTTCATCTTGATTGTTTATGTCTTCAATGGGGAAGAATTCCGGCTCCTTCGAGCTACAAAGGGAATGGTCCGATCCGCCATTTCAAGTCGAAAGTTCCAGTCAAGTGTTCAAAGAAAGGTTGTGTTCGCGAAGCTAAGTTTGGTAGATGGAAGGGTAATTGTGTGTCACGTTGCTCGGCTCATATTCGTAAAAATATGTTGTTTTTTGAACAACAACCAGAAAGAAAAATTCAAAAGAAACGTCGCACATCAACTCGAAAGTTATCGAATTTTGGGATTGAAGTTTGAAAAATCCAACCAAATGGAGATTTGCTCTCTTCTTTTGTCTTGTGCGAAGGTGTGCTCTCCTGAAGAACTTCTTTTTATTCAGAAGGAATTCCCTATTTTATACTCCTCTTTTCGGGACGACTTATTTGAGTCAGAGTTTGAAGAAGACTGTTTTCTCCATTGGAATGTATTTCGCAAGAATGGAGTAATTTGGAAACGTGAAAAAGAAATCGAGGGGGGAAGAACAGTTTGTGAACTTTTCGATCATAAAGGATATTTACAGGAACGTTCTCATTATATTGGGGAAGTTTTAGATGGAAAATCAGAAATGTTTGATTGTCGGCGATTTCAACTTCTTAATTATTCGAATGGGAAACTTGATGGACTTTGTTACAGTTGGTACACTCAAAACGAAATCGAACGAATTTGTGGAGACCGTAATTGTAATTGTTTTGTTTGTTTGAATTACTTTACTTCCGATTACACTAAAGCCATTCATCAAGAAAAATTCTACAAAAGAATGCGAAAAATTTGCGGTTTTTTGGAGCGTTACGATTATATTCGGTCGATTACACCTTACCGAAAAGGGAAAAAGCATGGAACGGAGTTTAGGGTTGACTTGGTCCCCATGATTTATTCTACTTCTTCAACATCTTATCGTCATGGAAAAAAGCACGGAACTCAAAGATTCTACTCCGACGGTATGCTTTCCCATTATTTTCGCTTTCGGAAAGGAAGGATAACGTTCTATTCTACTCGGAAAACAAGCGAAGAGGGTCAAGCCTACGAGGAACATCATCGTTTTAATTGGAGGACAGGACGGGAAAGCACTTAGAGTGAAGTATTAAATAACTATCAAATTTTAGCAGGAAATCCTGTTAAAATTTGGCGGTGAAATCAAAGAATTTGGTCGAATTTTTGAGGGTTTTGGTTACTTTTCAGATTCTCAAATTGTATATGATGTTACAAAAAAGTAACTTGGGTTTTTCAGATTTGTAACTTTTGGTTTTGAAAAATTTTTTAGATTTTAGAAAAGTTACAAATCTGAAAAACCCAAGTTACTTTTTTGTAACATCATATACAATTTGAGAATCTGAAAAGTAACCAAAAAATTTCGATCGATATAAAAAATAAGTTGAATGAAACAAGAGAAGAACATGTGGTGGAAATTAAAAAGGATGACAGACTTATCTGCCATAATATTTTTAGCTGACTAATTCAGCTGAAAATATCAACTAATTAGGTACTTGAAACAAATTCGAGTTGGGATAAGTAAATAAGAAAATTTCATTTGAGTCTAAAGAATGTTACAAAAAAGTAACTTGGGTTTTTCTATTTTGTAATTTATGGATCTACAAAAATTTTAAGAATCTACAGATGTTACAAATCTGAAAAACCCGAGTTACTTTTTTGTAACATTCTTTAGACCCAAATGAAATTTTCTTATTTACTTATCCCAACTCGAATTTATTTCAAGTACCTAATTAGTTGATATTTTTAGCTGTTGGAGTCAGTTAAAAATATAAGGTTTAAATTTTCGTTCATCGAATTTTAACTTTTAGTACAATTAGATCTGGACAAAAAGAAGACTTATTTTTCAATTGAACTTCAACTTCAGTTGAAAATTTTGGTTACTTTTCAGATTCTCAAATTGTATATGATGTTACAAAAAAGTAACTTGGGTTTTTTAGATTTGTAACTTTTCTAAAATCTAAAAATTTTTTCAAAACCAAAAGTTACAAATCTGAAAAACCCAAGTTACTTTTTTGTAACATCATATACAATTTGAGAATCTGAAAAGTAACCAAAATTTTCAACTGAAGTTGAAGTTCAATTGAAAAATAAGTCTTAATTATTTGTAGATTTGAAGGCAGAAAAGTTAAAATTCGGTGAAAGATAATTATTATTTAGAATTTTTAACTGACTAATTCAGCTAAAAATATTAACTAATTAGGTACTTGAAACAAATTGGAGTTGGGATAAGTAAATAAGAAAATTTCATTTTGACCTAAAGAATGTTACAAAAAAGTAACTCGGGTTTTTCAGATTTGTAACATCTGTAGATTCTTAAAATTTTTCTAGATCCATAAATTACAAATCTGAAAAACCCGAGTTACTTTTTTGTAACATTCTTTAGGTCAAAATGAAATTTTCTTATTTACTTATCCCAACTTGAATTTCACTTCTGTACCTAATTAGTTAATATTTTCAGCTGATTAACTCAGTTAAAAATTCTAAATAACAATTGTCTAAAATCCAAATTAGATTTTCCAGCACTTATTTTGCTAAATTGTTGTATTTAATTTCATCCAAAATTTTCCACTTTGGATGAAATTTTGGTTACTTTTCAGATTCTCGAATTGTATATGATGTTACAAAAAAGTAACTTGGGTTTTTCAGATTTGTAACTTTTCTAAAATCTAAAAAATTTTTCAAAACAAGAAATTACAAAATCGAAAAACCCAAGTTACTTTTTTGTAACATCATATACAATTCTGTTTTTCGAAATATCTTTAACTCAAAGCTAAATATCTTCTTTGTTGCTTGGGGTTCGGAAAGAAAACATTTTCTTTTCCTCCTTTCTAATTTCATCCCAAATTACTGGACAAATTGTATCTAAAGTTTGAGCAATTTTCGAAATCTAGACTTTCCAAAAACGAACTTTTTATCTCCCGTCATTCGACAAAGGTTAGAGTGGGATCGAATCTAAATTCCAAAATTTCGAAAATCGAACTTTTAATACAAAACTTAAAAACAAGTATCTAAAACAAGATGAAGGTTCCTTTCTGTCTGGTCCTATTGACGGTATTTTCGGTCTACTTGGCAAACTGCTCTCCCTCTTGTCTAACAAACCTGCCAACAAATGGTGTCGATTCATCGAACAGTCGCTCGATGAAATCAAACATTAATGCTTGCAACGTGGCTAATCTGACGGTAGAATGGAGTCGAAACTTTCATGCTGACATTTCAGCCACCCCGATTATTTGGAAGAATGCGCTTTTCATCACAACCTTCTCTGGAGAGATTGCTAAGCTGAATGCATTGACTGGTGAAGTTCTCTGGAGTCGCAATATGAGTATCTTTACCAACATTCCCGGTTCTTTTGCCCGTGCTTCTCCAGTCATTTCGAAGAATGATGAGTTGGTGGTCGGCGACCAAGTCTCTGGTACTTTGGTTTGTTTGCGTTCGACTGACGGTGGTTTGATTTGGACTTCTTTGCTTGATCCTCACCCTGCCGCCATTCTGACTATCTCTCCGGTGATTGATGAGGATCGAATTTACATTGGTGTCTCTTCTCAAGAAAGCACCATTGCAGCCTTCATTCCCAATTATCCTTGCTGTTCATTCTCCGGTTCAGCTGTGGCTGTCAATCTCACCAACGGTCAGATTCTGTGGCAAACTCGAACTATTCCTGTCGAGTTGACTGGTCCCGGTAAGTATTCTGGTGCTGCCGTTTGGGGTTCCAGCTCATCTTTCGATGATAAGCGTGTCTGTTTTGGTACTGGTAATCCTTACACCGTGCCCGATAACGTGACCGCTTGCGAATATGTTCGGGCCAACTCTTCCCGTCCTGATCTGATGCCTTCTTGTCTCGACGAAAGGGTGATCTTTGATAGCATGATGTGTTTGAACAAGGTTACTGGAGACATTCTTTGGTACAAGCGAACTGAGAAGTATGACGCTTGGACCGTTGGGTGTATGCTTCCTGAGCTGGGCATTCCTGACATTGTGAATTGCCCGACAATTGTCGGTCCTGATGCTGACTTTCCCGAAGCGCCGATAATGACAGCCAGTTCAGTCATTGCTGGTCAGAAGTCTGGTGCATTGTGGTCAAGGAACAAGAACACCGGCCGTCTGAACTGGGGTAAGGTGATTGGTCCCGGTGGCACTCTTGGAGGTTTCATGTGGGGTTCTGCCTACGAAGCTCGCAATCCAGTTAACGGCATTCTTTACTCGACTATCTCCAACTCACAGAAGAAGAATATCACTTTGCTTGATGGCACTCAGACCGACGGTGCCTTCTTCTTCGCTTTGGACACTTCGAATGGAAAGGTGCTTTGGCAAACGGCTGAACCTGATCGTCAACGTCTTCCTGCTCCCGTTTCGGTGACGAACGGTGTCGTCTTTGGAGGTTCAATGACGGGTAAGGTTTACGCCCTCGACGGTGAAACTGGTAAAATTCTTTGGTCGTTCCAGTCCGGTGCCACGGTTAACGCTGGCATTGCCATTTCGGATGACTGGATCTTCTTCGGTAACGGTTACACTAAGCAGTTCGGTGGTCCTCATACCGGCCTCTTTGCCCTTAAGTTGAGGAAGTAAACAAGATAAATTTATTCGAGATTTTGTCTCGAATAAATGTGAATTAGGAAGAAAACCTCCTGAGAAGAACTTTCTCGTAATATGAATAGTTGTTTCTAAATTCTTCAAGTAGGCGATTGCGAAAAATATACGTATCAACAGAAATGTCAAGAGAAAACATTTCTCGAATCAATCGATCTTCAGAAGTTCCCAAATGGAGTATCCTCGGAAAGAAAATTTCGAAACTTCCAGAAGAACCTCGAGTTCGACGAATTGATATGTAAGGGTTGATTCGATCTCGTTTGGAATGAACTTCAAAAGTTAAAGAAAGAACTCTAGCCGGAGATTTACAAACTTGAGCATGAACATCAATATCAAAATTACTTGAAACGATCTCTCCCAAAAAGCTTGAATTACCAAATTTGTTATTTCGATACTTCCCCCTCATAACAGCTACCTCCCCTAAAAGAATAGGATGACAAGTAATTGGGGCTTGAACAAATTTAAGAAAAGAAAATATCCCCGAATCTTCCTTTACCCATGGAGACTGAATTGATGACCGCACCAAATAAACAAAACAAAACCGAGCAAAAGCGCTTTTCTCCACCTTCTTTATCTTTCCCTTAAATACTCCGTTAGGAATCATGATCGAATCGGAAAAATAAGGATTGTAAGCTTTGAGAGCCTGAGACCACATTTCCTCATCCGAAACAAGATGAGAAAGCAATCCTTCGGTCAAAAAATCCCAATGAACTAAAGGAAAAATTGTTACGGAATCTGAGAATCTTAAAATGTGGAGCAGAATTTCATTAGGCAAAATAACTCCATCCGGAAAATCTTCCAGAATTGATCTAATTTGTTTAGTCTCGACTACTTTCTTTGGAATTTTGCTGAGATTTTGAAATAAAAATCGTGAATTTGGAAATTTTGGCTGAATAACCCTTATCGGTTCTTTTCCATAAGTAGATTGTAATTCACACAAATACCGAATAAGGCCTTGTTTATCAGGCTGTCTGCACCAACCGTAATTCGGACTATTCGGATTAAAACCAAACGGAATCAAGCTTTCTTTTAGGTTGGAGATAAGCGAAAATTCTCCCAATTCTTCCAACTCTAAAAACAAATCGCAAACCGGCAAAACCAACCCGCTATTGTATTTGGGTAGACATCTTTCAACAGTTTGAGATATTATCTGATGTATTTTCTCTCTATTATCCTCCATTGAAATACCGTTATTTTATGATTAAACATGAAATTTAATCATAAATTTTTAAATGATGAGTTGAATATTTACCAAGAACTCTGAATCTCTAAACCAGAAATTCGATTTCTTTTTTCTGATATTTCCATTAGTTGATTTTCACTGTATAACTCAGAAAGAACTTATTGTGATTTATCTACTCAGGTAATAATTCGTGGTATAATTTTGTGCCGAGAAAAATGAAATGAAAAGTTCAATTAAACTTTTCTTCAGAATTAAATTGATCTTAAAGAATGCAGTCTATCAACGTGATTGAGTGTTTGGATAAGGTGTTTCAAAATGAGATTTCGGAGAGTGAAGCTACCGAAAAGTACGGTCAGGTCCTTTACCAAAGATGTTTGTTTTCCCTCAAGGTTGCTGACCATTACGTGCAGTTTGCCGAAAAGTATGATGATGAGCCACAAGAAGGTCAAATTTGCTTTGCTTCCTTTATGCTCGGCGAAGTTGGAGACCCAAACATTTTTCTTCTGGGTAATGCAGACCCCGAAAGAATTCGGGATGTTCTGGTTCGTGCCTGGCGGGAAGAATTTTCCGTCAAGATCGCCAAAACTCTCGACTTTCAGAAAGATGTGCTACTTTCCAGAACTGATATCAAAGATATTCTGGAGGAGAGAATTCAGCTGCTGAACTCGGTGCTTACTGAAGAACCACAAACGCCTTCTCCGACCTCCAACAGTGGTGAACTTTACATTTCGGAGGATCGATCTTCGGCCAGCGTCTATTTGTATGCTGGAATGTATTCGGAAACATTTGATACTCACGCATTCACAATTTCTCTAGAAGAGTTGAGAATTTTGCTGGCAAGGTTGACTCTTTGCTGCGTTGAGGTCACCACCATCTAAAAATAACAAAAAAATATCTGTCCGTAATAAGGCAGATATTTTTACCAAAATTAAGATTGTTCAAAGTTAGTGAACATAGTAAATTGTGAGTTGACTTTCTCATCTTCCAAAATCTCTTCTTGAAATTTACACAATTCGAGAATTAATTCTTCCTTTGGCGGCTCGGACTTCCAGCCATAAAAACCACTTTCAGGATTAAGTCCAAGAGGTGTCAAAGCTTCAACCAACCGAGAAATTAGGAACATTTCGTTTTTCTTCTCTAAACTCTCAAAAAGACGACAAATAGGCATAATAAGGCCGCTATTGGAAGAGCTTAAACATTCTGCTATTGCAGTTGAGAGAAGTTCATCAGTTGTGGAAGACTTGACCGATTGCACATCTTCAAAATCCATCTTTCTTTGCGCTTATTCTTTCTTTATTGCAAATAAGCGTAAATGTGACAACATTGTTCACGAAACTCTCTTCTTTGTTCGGGGTTAAGCTTACCGTAAAGAATTCTCATTTGTTTTCTTTCCATTTGCTTAGAGATCCAAAGCCAAACTTCAAGCAAAGACATTGTCGAAAACAAAAACAAACTCTCATAATCTGATCTTATTTGTTCGGGAGTCCACAATTCCGGTCGAGTTAATCTTTCCTTTACTGTTCCCGGAGCGGAGCGATAAGGGTAAGATGGATAAAACCAAGTTCGAGAATAAACATCATCAGGAAGGAGGTCGGGCATTCGAAGCTTTTTCTGTTGGTGAAATTCGATCCAATTTCTTCTCTCTTCTTTGTGAAATTTTATCTGACGAGAAGTCAAATGAGAATACGAACAAAGATTCGATTTTATCGAGAGAGAAGGTTGAACGAGTTGTCCAGTATTTTCAAAGATTGGTACGGATTCAAACTTTTCAGCTCCTTTCAGGAATTCGCTAAGATGTTCTTGATAAGTTTTCTGTTTACTAGACATTTCACGTAATTAATTGAAATATTTCTTTTTTCAAAACTTTTCGAAAAGAAATATTTATTACAAATGAATTTCTTCCAATCTCTACCCGATGAAATTAATGTTCAAATCTTAAGTTATTTAAACAATTTCTCCGACTTTCGCAAGGTTAATAAAATTCGCGGTTTAGCTCACATTTTAAATTGGCAATTTTGGAGAAAGAAATCTTTGCAAGACTTTAAAGTTTCATTTTGGTATTTCGATCTTCCGATTCAACAAAACCGCAAACTTACTGGAGAGCAAAGATTTCTTGAAATTCATTCCAAATTTAAACTTATCCCTGAATCGCTGGCTCGAATTGAGAATGGAAGAGTTGAAGGAATTTACAATGACACAGCGGCGAAATCGATATGTGAGAATCGGAAAGATGTTGAATTTTTGTCATATTTGACGAACAGAAAATATCCGGCCGGAAGGTATGAAACAATAAAACTTGAAAAAGTGGCTTCAGAAGCTCGTCTCAAAAAGATAGGAATATGCCGAAGTACCCATCGTTTGATCAATACGAGATTGTTGTTTAATGACGTAACTGAATATGATGAATATATGAATGAAGCTGAGAGAATACTCTATTCTTCGGAAGATTTTAATCCCAATCAAGAACCTCTTTATTACTGTCCTCCTCTCGTCCTTCTAGTGAGAGGATCAGCCTTGGCCTTTCGAGGTAGAGAACAAGACTTTCCCTTCGTTAAGGAAGTCTTCATAAATTCGAACCAATTACATCGAAATATCATCCTTAATTTTACGCTAATTTCAAGGAATACGAAACATTTCATCCAACTTTGGGAGTTGAACCCACCAGTAAATACCGAATTTCGGGAATTTCTTTACCATACAGCTTATTTTTGTGCCAATATTGAAGCTATTTCCTTTCTTCAGAGCCAAGGTATTTCTCCAAGTTTTAGTCTGTCTATTCAGTGCCTTGCTATGGGGTTTGCTTTTGACCCACATCCAGTTGAAGTTTACCAGATTCTTCAAGAGGCCAAAAGGGGCAAATTTTCAACTCTCGATTTTTGTCATGAAGCTTTTCGCATCGATCTTGACATTCGAATTCTTCTAAATCTTCCCCGAGAAAGAGAAAATTGTTTAACAGATTTCAATTCAGATGTTAGATCCCTTCGATATTTTGCCTTAATTGAATTCCAATCAACAAACCACTTTTTCGATCGTCACGCCCATTCAAGCATAATCCGCAAGAAAATTTATCAAGAGCTTGGAATTCCGGTAAAATTTACGCCCAAAAAGAAATTTCAAGGAATTCCTCCAGATTTTTTAGAATGTTTTCTCAAAGAAGAGTAAGATTAGTGTTAAGCTTTAGAAGAATGTGGTAAGAAAACAAAAGATGTCAAACCTGAGAACTTTCTCGAAGAGATGTTCGTTTCCGATGTGCAAGACTGGATTTACAAACTTTAATTCGGTTTTAAATTCGGAAGTTTTGAAGTTCTTCCCTAAGAATCTATCGAAAATAAATTGCAAAGAAGAACAATGTCGGCTAAAACGCGAAAAGATATCTTTGGTAATAGAGATTAAAACGAAGGAATAAATTTAAATGATTGAATTTTAAGACTCGGCTCTAAAATTAAAATGGAAGGTTTCTGTCGATGCGAAACCTGTGTGAAGAAACTGAGCTCAATGATTTGCCCTCATTGTTCCCATTTTCATATGGAAACCGGAGGTAGTGTTTGTTCTTCTTGTGGAGTTCGAATTTGTACCAAATGTGTGACATTTCGTGCTTGGAGGCGAAGTGAAAAGGGACCGTTACCTTTGTTTAATTGTTTCCCTTGTCAGAAAATTGCGATAGATAGCGGAGTAAAAGTTGGCGTTTTCGAAATCGGAACTTATGGAGATTAATTTACAAAATAATTGGGTAATATGCCCAATTATTTAGAAGAGAAGATAAACCTTTCCATTTCGTTCACAAACTCGATCTTCTCAATTGGATTCAGCATTTGAGACCAAGTCGAAAACTGTTCGTACTGAATCCTTTTCAAATATTTTTCTGCTGGAGAAGGGGAAAAAGAAATCTGTCCAGGGTCTGAATTTTGCTCTCTCTTAAATTTCTCGAGAAGTTGTTCGAAAAGTCTTTCTTTTTCTTCAAGGTAAAATTGGACAAATTCTTCTTCCAACTTTCGAGTTTTCTGGAGTGACTTTTCATTGTTTGACATTTTGTCTCAGTGTTAAAATGGAATTTTTACCCGACGAGCTTTTGATTGAAGTCGCTTCATCTTTAGATTTGCCTTCGACAATTTCGGCATGTTCAACTCCAGAATTCTCGACGATTTGTGACTTCGCTTTTTGGGCCGAAAAATCCTTCCGTGATTTGAATGTTCCAAAAGAGTATTTTCGTCTGGCTCACGAGAAAGGGACTTTAGTGGAAAGGAAAGTAAGCCTTGAAAGTGACGGACTTTACCGAACCGAACTCATTTCTCTTCCTCCAAGACCAATTTCAGGATTGCGTCGCTATCTTGAACTTTCAAGTCGTGTTTTCCTCCTTGACGAAACTGTCGTTGGTTTAGGTCAGCCTGAAACCATTTTGTACGATCCTCGATTAGCTTTCGAGATCGCAATCTCTCAAAACAATCTTGAATTGGTTCGAAAACTCACTCAAAGTTATCCAAATTTGGCACGTTCTTTTTTGCTCGTTTTGGCCAGTGACTTAAATCGTTCATCGAATTTGTCCTATGGGGTGATTACCGAAGAGTTGCGAGTTCCGCTGTCCAAAAGGGATGCTATTTTATTGGAAGCTTCGAATGGAAACATTTCTCAAATTGACAAGATGTTTGTTTCGGGTCAATTGGGTTCTTTCTCAGAAATTCTCCAAATTTCTGGACAACTTCTTCACTCCGGGGATCTTTACAGTTCGGATTTAGCTTTTCGCCTGTTCCGTTCGAAGATGGGAGTTGATTTTCATCCTGAAACGGCAACTTTAATTTTTCGTCGAAATTCGAGTCATTTAGTTACATCCTTGATTAAGTCCATCTTTAAGGGAGGTAATCCGCGTTTGATTGAGCGAATTTTGATTGCTAGCGAGGATTACATTTCACCGACTACCAATTTCCCCACTGAGAAAAAGATCGAAATTTCGGAGGCAATTCTTTATGGAGCTTATTTCATTTGCTCACCCGAACTGATTGACCAAGCTAAACACAACTTGAGACTTTTAACTGATTTTCCACCCAAAGACCTTACTTATTGGGCGTCGGTAGTAACGGAAGGCTATTTAAAACATCGAAATTTCCTTGCTGCCTATCAAACAGTAAGAATCTCTCTCGTTCCTTATGTAATTGCTGGAGAAAAGCAATTAGCCCCTTTGTTGACCACGTTCGACTTTGACATCTTCCAACTAATTATCAGCTCCCGCAGTTTCTGGATTTATGACGAGGAGGTTATTCGAGCCTCGAAAGGTAATTTGAGCCAAATTCGATATCTTTTGACCTCGCTACCTTTCGTCTTTTCGGATGAGTTGACCGGAGAAGCGACAGAAGTAATTAAACTTCTCCTGGCAGAAAACAATAAGGAAACTTGTCCAGTTTCTCATAAATTAATTTCCGAATTCTCTGAGAAATGGATGAGCAAATAAATTTACTTGGATTCAATTCAAGTAAATTTTCTTAGAAATCAGTGTCTTCGGAAATGTTAAGATAATAGCCTTGTGATGGAGCATGATGATGCATAATTTTAATTAGATTGCAAGGTCTCTGACGAGTTTCTTCGGGTTCCCTACCAGCCCTCTTTGCACTCAGTTTCCGGTTCGCCTCCAAATTCTTAATGTATCGAGTCACCACCGATTGAAGCTTCTCATAATCTTTAAGATTCATCTCAACCGTCACCATTTGATTAAGATAGGCTTGATTATTCGAGGAAGAAGCTCGGCTTCGAATTGGAGTTGGAGCGGGCGGCAAAGGATTAGCGGGAGGACGAACTGGCTTAAGGCAAGACTTCAAAGGCTTCTTTTCAACCTTCTCTTCAAGTTTCTTAACCTCTTCGACAAAGAGAACTTCTGGGACCGTTTCATCAACCACAACCAATTTAGTTTGTGGTTTAAATTCGGGGTCACTGAAAGAAGTTTGAGGTTTAATATCCAATGCGGCAAGGGAGGTCTGCGAGTCAACGTAAACAACGTCCATAATTTAAAAACAATTTAACCTTTCGATTTAAAAAAGCAACAATTCAAATTTTATGGTAAATTTATTTTCTTAATAAACTTGAATTTAGAAATGTTTAAAGAATAGTAAATGGATTTCGCAAATTTATGGACCGTCTGTGATAAGAACGGAAAACAGTACAATGGCGGGAGAGGATTTTACGTCTTCAAACCAGAATTTCTGAATTCTTTTTATGATTCAAGAGGTCTCGAAGAATTCGTTTGTCGAGTTCGTTTACCGTCTTTAGATCCTTCTTTTCAAATTTTATGTAAAAGAGAAGGTTGGTTTTTAGTTAATAAAGTTGAATACGAAGGGGAGAAATTATCCCTTCTTCGCCCTGAAACTTATTTTCTTTTAAATGCAAAGCCTCATCCAAAGTTCATCCAAAAGGCTTTAATTTCTCATGCAGCAAACCCATCGGACGATGTTTCGATTCTTGACAACTGGTGGAAGGAAGTCTATTCTGATAAAGATTTCTTCCCGTCTTATCTAGACTTCTGCTTTCAGCAAGAAAAAATTTCAGTCTTGAATTTTTGGGCGGAAAAGTGCTGGGAGGAAAATCTTACATTACATCTTTGGCAGCGAATTGAAAATTTTTGTCGTAATTCCCCAGTTCTTCTCGATTGGATTTTTAAATTTGGAATTTCTCAGTCCGATTTTGCTTATTGTCGCCTCGCTCTTCGTCAAGCGATTTCAAAAGACCCATGCCAACTTCTACAAAAATGGAAGGATTATTTATTCGGTCTTTGCAGCGTTAGAAGTCAACCTTTTCCTCCTCCGATTTCAAGGGCGTTAAAAACTGGCAATGTTCGAAATTTCTTCACTTATCAATACGGAGGTTTCAATTCAATGAATTTTGACCTGAATTCAGTCTCCGCTTTTGGCAAAGCTTCTGATCTTGAATTGCTGTTTAATGAAGCGGCTTATTTCGAATTTTCTGCTTTAACTTTGGACAAAACTTCAGAAGAAGGAAATATCTCTTGTTTGAAATGGTGGGTTCGCAAGGCAGAAAGGTATGGCCCCCAATTCCTACCCTATTCAAAAGCTCTCGATTTAGCGGCTTCGCGAGGTCATCTTGAAATTTTAAACATTTGGTTACAAGCTTCCAAGAAATTAGGATTTGGACTTCGTTACAGTTCGAATCTTTGTTTTTACGCAGCAATTCAGTCTCGCATTGACATTCTCGATTGGTGGAGAGAGGCCGGTTGTCTTCATCTTCCGAACTCAATCTTTCCCATTTTGGTTAGAGCTTCCAAGATCGATGTGTTAAAATGGTTTTCGAAGTTAGAAAGGTCCAAAAGAAACTCAATCGATTTTGCCAGTTTGGATCGGATGGTTTCTGGAAGTTTCGAATTGAAGCAGTGGTGGTTTTCGGAAGGACGTTCTCGTTTTTCTTCCTGAAGTTTGGTGAATTTTTGGGCGAAAGTCCAAAAATTCTTAGATGAGTGAGAGATTGTTTTGGATATATTACCAAATTTTATATGATGTTACAAAAAAGTAACTTGGGTTTTTCATATTTGTAATTTTTGGTTTTGAAAAAATTTTTAGATTTTATAAAAGTTACAAAATCGAAAAACCCAAGTTACTTTTTTGTAATATCATATAAAATTTCATATTAGTTCAAACAACCTTAAAGATAATTTATTTTCAAGTTATCTTTAATCCAAAATAGGAAAATTCTACCCAAATCTAAAAATAGTTAAAGATAACTTGAAAATAAATTATCTTTAAGGTTGTTTGAACTAATATGAAATTTTATATGATATTACAAAAAAGTAACTTGGGTTTTTCATATTTGTAATTTTTGGTTTTGAAAAATTTTTTAGATTTTAGAGATGTTACAAAATCGAAAAACCCAAGTTACTTTTTTGTAACATCATATACAATTTGGGAATAGTTCAAACAACCTTAAAGATAACTTATTTTCAAGTTATCTTTAATCCAAAATAGGAAAATTCTACCCAAATCTAAAAATAGTTAAAGATAACTTGAAAATAAATTATCTTTAAGGTTGTTTGAACTATTACCAAATTTTATATGATATTACAAAAAAGTAACTTGGGTTTTTCGATTTTGTAACTTTTATAAAATCTAAAAATTTTTTCAAAACCAAAAATTACAAATATGAAAAACCCAAGTTACTTTTTTGTAATATCATATACAATTTTGTATTAGTTCAAACAACCTTAAAGATAACTTATTTTCAAGTTATCTTTAATCCAAAATAGAGTTAATCTGCTAAGATACAGAGAATAGTTAAAGACAATTTCAAATTCAAGTTATTTTAAGGTTGTTCCGACCGGCGTCGAATTTCGCGCGACGTTGTAAAAATAAGTTATCATCGGCCTCAAAAGTCCAGAATAGAGAATAAAATTTGTTTTTTAGACTAATATTTTTGCAAATTTTATTATTAATTATCGAATTTGTTGGAACAGATCCGGGGATAATTTCATTGATTTTCTACGAAACTGGATAAAAATTTCTGTTTGTTTAGCTCCTCCTCTGATTGACTAATGAACTGGTTCAAGAAATTGGTTCGACAATCATCGTTAAAATCCCAGGACAGAATCAAATTCATCACATCAACCGGACAATTTCTTAATACAAATTCAATATTATCGAAGTAATGAGAAGGAAGAATTCTTTGCAAAATTTGATAAAATCCGAAAAATTTGGTTGGTTTTTCCTCCATAGCTTCAAATAGTTCTTGAAGCAAAAAGGCCATTTTATCCGGGTTGTAACCACCATCGTCATCTTCGTCCCAAAACAAATCGTTAGCCAAATCAATACCTTGGAGAGAGCAAACAAAGTCGACTATTTGAGGATTTCCACTCCTGACCGCGTACTCTAAATAAATGCAGGTATTGCCGTCTTCCACCTTCCATCCTGGTTTGCGAGATTGAGTTAGGTCATACTTCCCTCCTTTCGAGAAATCTTGACATTTATTGGTGTGAGAAAATTCAACCAAGGGAATTAAATCGCAAACTTTACCTGACCAAATTTCTCCCTCATCAGAAAGGGAAGATGCTAAAACAGGTAAAATTGTATCAACCATTTCAATCTTACCACTTTCCAGACACCAGCAAAAAATCGTGGTTAGGTCTGTCTTCAAACACCCTTTATAGTGCAATTCAATCACCTTTCGCAAAACTTGAAGATTTCCGTGACTTATTAGAAGTTGGAGAGCTCGCCTGCGGCAATAAAAATGATAAGAATTGTCTTCAACTTGGCGAGTTTTTAGGTAACAATTTAAATGAGAGTATTTATCATTTCGAGATTCTGCTTTATCAAGAATATGTTCCGAGTCCTGCTGATAAAGAAGGTAGCCGGACAATCTTTCTGAATCGAAGATCTTAAATTTTTGGTCTCCTTCTTGCCATGTTAGAATGTCCCCATCATAATTAACCACAAAATTTACCTCTTTACCGTAGAGAAGCTTGTGAACAATTCGATACCCAGCAAAATTTTCAGGAGTTAACTCCCAATCATCGTCAGAAAATCGTGAAGAAAATATCCCCTTGACAATTTCGATATCTTTTTCAGATAGCCGAGAAACCCAGTAAGAAATTTCATCTTCATCTGCCCTATTTAAACTTCTTTTCAAATTAACTGTAACTTCTCGCAAAGATTCACTTTGCGGAAAGAACTCAAATTCTGATGCAAGTTCAAGATAACGATCGGAAGGAGACATTTCTCTTTTAATCAATCCAGCTTCCAATGCCCATTTTTTTCGAACTAAATAGAAAAAATCTTTGGGAATTTGCCTTTCTTTTTCGAGTTTATCTGCCCAAAACTCCCATCCTAAATAAGGGGAGAAGTTCGGATCTTTCTCGAACTCAAGTAGACTATCGAAAGACAATTCGTTCAAGATCAACGAACGTAAAGTTGGAATTGCCATTTTTATTTTCGCTTTTATTTTCAATTTCCCAGAATAATATCTAGGAAATTATTCCGGATATTTTATTTCCAAAGATAGAATGTATTGGGATTCAGAAAGAATATTTTATAATTTGGGGTCTAAAGGTAACTCAGATTATAAAATTTTATATGATATTACAAAAAAGTAACTTGGGTTTTTCATATTTGTAATTTCTTGTTTTGAATTTTTTTTTAGATTTTAGAAAAGTTACAAAATCGAAAAACCCAAGTTACTTTTTTGTAATATCATATAAAATTTCATATTAGTTCAAACAACCTTAAAGATAACTTCAAATTCAAGTTATCTTTAACTACTTTTGGATTTAGGTAGATTTATTCTATTTTGGATTAAAGATAACTTGAAAATAAGTTATCTTTAAGGTTGTTTGAACTAATACCAAATTTTATATGATATTACAAAAAAGTAACTTGGGTTTTTCGATTTTGTAACTTTTATAAAATCTAAAAAATTTTTCAAAACAAGAAATTACAAATATGAAAAACCCAAGTTATTTTTTTTGTAATATCATATAAAATTTTATATTAGTTCAAACAACCTTAAAGATAACTTAAAAATAAGTTATCTTTAATCCAAAATGCAAATATTCTACCCAAATCTAAAAATAGTTAAAGATAACTTGAATTTGAAGTTATCTTTAAGGTTGTTTGAACTAATATGAAATTTTATATGATATTACAAAAAAGTAACTTGGGTTTTTCGATTTTGTAATTTCTTGTTTTGAAAAAATTTTTAGATTTTAGAAAAGTTACAAATATAAAAAACCCAAGTTACTTTTTTGTAATATCATATAAAATTTTGTAATCTGGGTTATCTTTAGACCCTAAATTATAAATTATTCTTTCTGAATCCCAATACATTCTATATTCGAAAATGGAGTATTCGAACCAATTTGCTAGATCCTTAATCTAGCAAATTGAAAATAAAAGCAAAAATAAAAATGGCAATTCCAACTTTACGTTCGTTGATCTTGAACGAATTGTCTTTTGACAGCTTATTAGAGTTTGAGAAAGATCCTAACTTTTCTCCTTACTTAGGATGGGAATTTTGGGCGAACAAGCTTGAAAAGGAAAGGCAAATTCCCAAAGAGTATTTCTATTTAGTTCAAGAACAATGGGCATCAGAAGCCGGGTTGATTGAAAGGAAAATGTCTCCGTCAGAACGTTATCTCGAACTTGCTTCAGAATTTGAGTTCTTTCCGCAAAGTGAATCCTTGAGGGGAGCAGGAGTTAATTTAGAACGAAGCTTAAACAGGGCAGATGAAAGAGAAATTTCATATTGGGTTTCACGACTGTCGGCGGAAGAATTTAAAGTCATCAACGCAAAGTTATTTTCCAGTTTTAGCAAAATAACTCCTGAAAATTTCACCGGGTATCGAATTCTTCACAGACTTTTCTTTGGGAAGGAACGAAATTTTGTGGTTAATCGCCATGGGGAAATTCTCACATGGCAAGACGGAGATGAAAAATTATCCCAATTTTTCTCAACAAGATTGTCTGGATACCTTCTTTACCAACAGGCTCCCAAATACATCCTTAATAAAATAAAGCCCGAAGACAACATTTCCTCCCTTTCAGATAACCGCCTAAATTCCCATACCACTGAAGATGTTTTTTACAATTTCCATTGTCGTCGAGATGCTCTTCGTCTTTTAATAAACTATGGAAATCTTCAAGCTTTAAGGAAGGTGATTGAAATGTATCACGAACCAGAAAGTTGCTTTATCGATTTAATCACGATCTTTTGTTGGTGTTTGGAAAGTGGAAAAATTGAAATGGTTGACATGATTTTACCCATTTGTACCTCTTCTCTTGAAAGGGAAGGAGCAGGAAAGATCTGGTCAGGTAAAGTTTGTGACTTGATTTCTCCAGTTGAATTTTCGCACAAAAATAAATGTGAAGATTTCTCGAAAGGTGGAAAGTATGATTTGACACGGTCTTGCAAACCAGGGTGGGAATTTGAATGCGAGAATATATGTGAATATTTAGTTTATGCTGTCAGAAGCGGAAATCCTCAAATGGTTGATTTTATTTGTTCGCTTCAAGGAATCGACTTGGCCACCGATTTAGTCGATATGCCTGATGAATACGAATATCCAGGATACAAAGTGCAAAATAATATGATCTTTCTTCTCGAGGAGTTATCCGGAGCGATGAAAGAAAAACCGACCAAATTTTTCGGTTTTTATCAAATTTTGCAAAGAATTCTCACTCCTCGTTATTCAGGAACTACTGAAATATACATAAAAAATTGTTCAGTTGACATCATGAACTTGATCTTGTCTAATCGAAATTTGGATAATGAATGTCGAGCTGTCTTTCTGGATGAATTTATCAACCGGTCACTGGGAGAGTTCAATAAGCAGAAATTTTTATCTAATGCATCTAGATCGGTGGACGTGGCGGTGCCAAAACTTCAATTCGTTCCGATAAACTTTGAGAGTTGGTAATAAAATTTGCTGAAATAATTTCTTCAGAGGGATTAGAAAGGAAATAACACAAAGACAAAGTGGATATTTTCTATCGAACAATCTTAAAGATAACTTGAAAATAAGTTATCTTTAACTATTTTTAGATTTGGGTAAAATTTTCCCATTTTGGATTAAAGATAACTTATTTTCAAGTTATCTTTAAGGTTGTTTGAACTAATATGAAATTTTATATGATATTACAAAAAAGTAACTTGGGTTTTTCATATTTGTAACTTTTCTAAAATCTAAAAAATTTTTCAAAACAAGAAATTACAAAATCGAAAAACCCAAGTTACTTTTTTGTAATATCATATAAAATTTGGTAATATATCAAAGTAACTTAAAGATAACTTGAAAATAAGTTATCTTTAACTATTTTTAGATTTGGGTAAAATTTTCCCATTTTGGATTAAAGATAACTTGAAAATAAGTTATCTTTAAGGTTGTTTGAACTAATATGAAATTTTATATGATATTACAAAAAAGTAACTTGGGTTTTTCATATTTGTAATTTCTTGTTTTGAAAAATTTTTTAGATTTTAGAAAAGTTACAAATATGAAAAACCCAAGTTACTTTTTTGTAATATCATATAAAATTTCATATTAGTTCAAACAACCTTAAAGATAACTTATTTTCAAGTTATCTTTAATCCAAAATGGGAAAATTTTACCCAAATCTAAAAGTCGTTAAAAATAACTTTGTTTTCAAATTATCTTTAAGGTTGTTTGAACTAATATGAAATTTTATATGATATTACAAAAAAGTAACTTGGGTTTTTCGATTTTGTAATTTCTTGTTTTGAAAAATTTTTTAGATTTTATAAAAGTTACAAAATCGAAAAACCCAAGTTACTTTTTTGTAATATCATATAAAATTTCATATTAGTTCAAACAACCTTAAAGATAACTTATTTTCAAGTTATCTTTAACTATTTTTAGATTTGGGTAGAATATTTGCATTTTGGATTAAAGATAACCTGAAAATAAGTTATCTTTAAGGTTGTTTGATACTAATACAAAATTTTATATGATATTACAAAAAAGTAACTTGGGTTTTTCGATTTTGTAACTTTTATAAAATCTAAAAAATTTTTCAAAACAAGAAATTACAAAATCGAAAAACCCAAGTTACTTTTTTGTAATATCATATAAAATTTCATATTAGTTCAAACAACCTTAAAGATAACTTAAAAATAAGTTATCTTTAATCCAAAATGGGAAAATTTTACCCAAATCTAAAAGTTGTTAAAGATAACTTGAATTTGAAGTTATCTTTAAGGTTGTTTGAACTAATATGAAATTTTATATGATATTACAAAAAAGTAACTTGGGTTTTTCGATTTTGTAACTTTTATAAAATCTAAAAAATTTTTCAAAACAAGAAATTACAAATCTGAAAAACCCAAGTTACTTTTTTGTAATATCATATAAAATTCGATATTAGTTGAAATAACCTTAAAGATAACTTATTTTCAAGTTATCTTTAATCCAAAATGGGAAAATTTTACCCAAATCTAAAAATAGTTAAAGATAACTTATTTTCAAGTTATCTTTAAGTTACTTTGATATATTACCAAATTTTATATGATATTACAAAAAAGTAACTTGGGTTTTTCGATTTTGTAACTTTTCTAAAATCTAAAAAATTTTTCAAAACAAGAAATTACAAATATGAAAAACCCAAGTTACTTTTTTGTAATATCATATAAAATTCGATAATATTTTAAGTTCGGAAACTTAAAATATTTATTTGTGAGTTGCGATTCAGAACACCTTCGAACCTTAAATTATCAAAGATTAAAGCCGACTAAATCTCTCAGAAATTTCAAAGTCGATGATGAAAACTCTTCCTTGGTCAATGAGAAAGTTTCCCGGATGAACGTCGCAATGACAAATTCCTCTTCTTTCCAGCTGGACAAGAATATTCCAAACTTGTTGCCTTACATCTTCTGGAATTTTGTCTTCCGGGAAAAGAGCAAGAAACCTGTCCTCATCGCCCAACAGAGTTCTTGAGCAACAAGACGGACCTTGAAAATGTTCCTTTTCTTCTTCCTTGAAGTAAGTGTCAAGCAGACTTGAACCTTTCTTTTCAAGCAGAATCCAACTTAAGCACAATTCTGCAAATTCGGAAATATCGTCCTGATAGTAATGAAATACCAAACAATCAGAGTCAATTAACTTAGGAACAAAACCACTGTTTTGCAAATCTTGGTAGCAAGAAACTTCTGATCGAAACTCTTCGAGCTGACCAATTACTTCTCACCTTTAGAAACGTTCCTTCTCTTTCGAGAAATCTTTCAGGAGTTTGAAGGTTTTGTTCAATGTGTTGGATCATCATCCTTTGGATTCGGTTTTCGGTCTTGTCTTCAAAACGAAACTTCTGACCGTTGAAGAATAAAATAAACACCAAATTCTCATTCTCATCTTCCATTTAGTTTGACATTTGTGAGGCTCAAATGCAATTAACCCATTTGCGATAAAGTTTCGAAATTAGCCAATATTTTGTTTTCTGAAAAGTAAAAGATGAGACGATACGACCCAACTCGGATTTGGGTTGGACCTCAAACCCAACCTCTAGTTTTGTCGATTGGCAATTCATCTCAAGGAGTGACGGGACCGACTGGGCCAACCGGTCCTGAAGGTAATCCAGGTCCGACCGGGGCAACCGGACCAACCGGACCCGTTGGTCCCCGAGGAGGAACTGGCTTCACCGGTCCGACTGGAAATGACGGTCCAACTGGGGAAAATGGAGCAATTGGCCCAATTGGCTCAACAGGAATTTCTGGCCCGACTGGACCTGCTGGAAACACTGGCCCGACGGGTCCAGTTGGTACAACAGGAGAGATTGGGGTAACGGGACAGATTGGCCCAACAGGCCCAACGGGTCCAAATGGTTTCACTGGAACTACTGGCCCGATCGGGGCGACCGGTCCAACTGGGGAACAGGGAGAGACGGGGTTTACTGGCTCAATCGGGCCAATCGGTCCTACTGGAAATATTGGATTCACTGGCTCAACCGGGACAATCGGAGAGGTGGGAGCGATAGGAGCAACCGGAGCGATTGGGTCGACTGGTGCAACTGGAGTGACCGGGGCTACCGGGGAAGGAGTTCCACCAGAAGTTTTCTCCGGTATTCGGTCGTCTTCATTCACTCAAAGTACAACTCCGACCGTTGTAATTGGTTTAACTTCCTTTGTTCCGAACCCAAATTTCTCTTCGTCTCAATATACAGTTCCAGTTTCATCATCTCAAAACCAATATTTTCTTACCTCATTGATTCAAATTGCGGGGGTGATGACAGAGGGTCAAATTCAAACTTTGCAAATTTATGATCAAACCGCAGGGATAGTCCTTGCTGAGGAAAATTTCTATTGGCCTTTTAATTCGATATCCATAACAACCGAAACTCTTGTTGAGGCAAGTTGCTTTTGTCAACTTCAAACAGGAAATTCCTACGTAATTCGCGTTTTCAATACTGGAGGGGACCAAGTTACATTACAAGGCCTCCAATTTTCGGGGTTTCGAGTCAAATAATAACTTTTTCGAAAATTTTTATTTCGTACCGAAATAAAAATGTCGTTAATAATTGGTCCAACAGGAGCAACGGGAAGTACCGGTCCAGTTGGACCCATTGGCCCAACTGGAAACATTGGAGACACTGGCCCGACTGGAAACATTGGGGATACTGGCCCGACTGGACCCAATGGAATTACCGTTGGAGCTCCCGGTTCGACTGGACCTATCGGGCCGACAGGTTCAATTGGAAACACGGGGCCGACCGGCTCGTTGGGAGCAACCGGTTCGATGGGAAATATGGGGCCGACAGGTAGCACGGGAAATACTGGATTCACCGGTCCGACTGGACAGATTGGAGCAACTGGTACGGTTGGAGCAACTGGAGAGATCGGTTTGGTTGGGCCAACGGGGCAAGATGGAAACACCGGAGAGACAGGCTCGACTGGTCCGACGGGGTCGGATGGAGCGACGGGCGCAACCGGAGAAATCGGAGCAACTGGCCCAACTGGCCCAACTGGACCCGATGGAGCGACGGGCGCAATTGGCCCCACTGGGGTAACGGGATTTGGATTCACGCCTCTGACTTTTTCGAGCCGGTCAACTACCGGTCAAGCAATTGTTGGTGCAGCAGTTCACCCAATAACAGGATACACCGTCTCGATGATTCCAAGCGCTAATTTTAACCCTGCGACAGGGATCTTTTCCCCAACAACAGTTCCAGGAACTCTGGGAAGATATTATCTGACGGCTCACGCTTTATTTTCCACAGTTTTCGTGACTACGGCCGGACAAGGCTTCGGATTCGAAATTTTCAACTTAACAACCAACCAAGTTTTGGCAAATCGATCCTACACTTTGGTAACTGTTGGATTTTCAAACTTCCAAATTGACATGACAATTCACTATATTGGGGACATCAGCCCCGGAGATCAAATCCAACTTCGTGCGGTGAATTTGGGAGGGTTGAGCTTTTCGACCCTTGAAGATTTTAGTTTTGCTGGGTTCTTGGTCGAGTAAAAATGTTCTAATAAAAATGAAGCGAAGGAGAAATATTTTCGTCACCGATGATGCTTTTTCGCCGATTCGAATAAATGAGGTTATTACGGGACCGATAGGACCAACTGGTGAAACGGGGCCAACTGGACCAAGTGGCCCCACTGGAGAAAAGGGAGCAATTGGTCCAACTGGGTTTGTCTGTCCAACGGGACCAAGTGGGGGAGTTGGGGCAACAGGTCAAACTGGGTTAATTGGTCCAACCGGACCACAAGGACAAATTGGCCAAGGAGGAGAAACAGGACCCACTGGTCCTCAAGGAAATACGGGCAGTCCCGGACCTTCTCCAATAGGGGCAACTGGACCGACCGGAGCGACAGGATCAATCGGATTCACTGGGGCAACGGGACCAGTTGGATTCACTGGAACGACCGGAAATGTTGGGTTTACTGGTCCGACTGGAGAGATTGGTCCGACCGGAGCAATGGGAGCAACCGGCTTAATCGGGGCAACTGGGCCAATTGGGTTAACAGGAACGACCGGACCGATTGGTCCCATTGGGGCAACTGGCGAGATTGGAGCGACTGGGGCTCAAGTCATTCTAACTCCAGTTCAGTTTCAAGGAACGATTACCGGTCCTTTCGTAGTTCCAACCACTCCCACATTAATTTCAGGATATACTGAATCCTTTTCAGATCCTATCTTTGATCCAGTGGCCGGAACATTCACACCAACAGGTTCAGCTGGCACAACGAGTATTTTCTACATCAGCTTTACGGCCAATTTGGTCACTAATGATGTTGAGCGCTCATCCCTATTTCTTTCTTTGTCTAAACTTCCCGCTCAAACTGGTTCGACTAAATATTTTCAAGCGGGAGATTCAGGAGGGACAATTATTCCGTTCAGGTTCTTGGTGAATTACAACATTATATTTCAATTTGAAAATTCTTTCTCTTACGCGATAAGGGTTGTATCTTCTCCGTCTCCGTCAGCGGTTTCAACACTCACAAATATTTCATTCCGAGGGATTTTTCTTGGCCAGTTGTAAATTGGCCGATGAAATTCGAATTAAAAATTTCATAGTTGACTATGAAATTTTCGTTAGGTAGATTGCGGTCAGATAATCATTCTTCATCTTCACAGTGGTGTCCCTCGAAAGGGACAATAACTATTCTTGAAAGTAGTGACCGAAGTTCTTCACTCTTTATCATCACTAGCTCTGGTTTCTTGAGTTGAATTGGAAATTGTTGTTCGAAATCCAATGATGGATACGAATCGATCAAGTCTTTACCCCATTGAGTTAATGGTTGATAATCATCGACGGAAGATCCATCACCTTTATTGGACATTTTGCTGAATTAGATTAGAAATTGTTACTTTTGAAAGTGAGTTCAATCTTAACCAAATTTTCAGATTATCGAATTGTATATGATGTTACAAAAAAGTAACTTGGGTTTTTCAGATTTGTAACTTTTCTAAAATCTAAAAATTTTTTAAAAACCAAAAGTTACAAATCTGAAAAACCCAAGTTACTTTTTTGTAACATCATATACAATTCGATAATCTGAAATTTAACCAAAAACTTCAAACAAGGATGAAGTTCAAACGAAAAATAAATTCTCATAACATGAGAGAAAGGAAGCAGAAGAAATCAAAAAAAATAGAAAGGATAATTTAATATGTGATTTTTAGCTGAGATATTTGACTAAAAATTATAACTAATTAAGTACGGAAGTCAAATTCGAGTTGGGATAAGTAAATAATAAAATTCCATTTTGGTCTAAAGAATGTTACAAAAAAAGTAACTCGGGTTTTTCAGATTTGTAACATCTATAGATTCTTAAAATTTTTATAGATCCATAAATTACAAAATCGAAAAACCCGAGTTACTTTTTTGTAACATTCTTTAGACCAAAATGGAATTTTATTATTTACTTATCCCATATCGGGTCCCATTCGAATTTCGATTTAGCTAATATTTTTAGTCGAATTTATCGACTAAAAATAAACCTGACATTTAACAAAAACATCTCTTTGGTTTGTTCAAATGATTTCTTTGTATCTCAAACTGCAACAAACCACCCTCGAAATTTTCCAAGTCGGTCTCTGCGCTCTGGAAAATTTCGAGGGTGGTTTCGGAATTCAGAGATGAGTTTGCAGGTAGAAGGAAACAGAATCGCACTTTCTTGAAGAAATTTCTCACATTCAATTGACGAAATTACGGAAGGTTTGAGTCTCATAAAGTAACGACAAATTTCCAAATTTTTAACTCCGGACTTGAAGAGAACCTCCTTAATAAAATGCTCTCGATCATACTTGGGAATTTGGTAATAAATATAGATGAGAAGATCGATGTTGTTGCGAATTGAACCAATCACTGAGGTTGGTTCATCGACGATTTTCAAAGCTCCGAAGTCTATCCTCTGAGCAATTTGGTACAATCCGACTGGGTTAATTCGGGATTGTGTTTTCCAACTCGAAAATTTTCGAAAAATTTCACTGATTACTCTGTTGGTTTCAAATCCGTCCTCGTCTTCTGGTTCGTTGTAATAATTGGAAGTGATGTGAAAAAGGTCTTTCCGCTTCCCGTGGTGGGACAGAAATTCAATAAACAAAGGGTTTGATCCCTCCATGGCATCTACGACCAAAGTTTGATCAAAATCGTCAATGGGAGATATGATTCTTTCTTCGCGACGCCGCCGCCTTTTGTATTTTTCGCACTTGAAATAAGGATCGAAAGGAATCGAAATTTCCCTTAATTTCTTTATCAACCGAGTTGCCTTTGAGGGATAACGCAAGGCCAAGAATCTTTCGAGAAAGATTTGGTTTCCGCTTCTTAGAATTGCTCTCAGATATTCTTCTTCTGTTGAATTCTTTAAACCTTTCTCAAGGAGAAGAAATGCCTCGGAATTACCGCGGGAAACCATCTCAAGAATATGCCCGGAAACTTGCTTTGAATTAAAAAGAAAAGAGAAAAATTCCGAATTTCCCTTCTCGACAGCGAGTTCGGCCTCTGAAGGGAGCAAAACTTGTTCGGTTCTTCCAAAAAGCAGAAAAACTAACCTCTGGTAAGCCAAACTTTGAAACTTTCCCTTTTCTGGCTCATATTCTCCGTTGAAAACTTTTTCTTTAAATTTCAAGACAATCTGTTGGGGCAACTTCGAAAAGAAATAATCGACGGCTTCAACATCGTTTCTTTCAAGAGCTTCCACGAGAGCTGAAGAAGGTTCAAACAAACTTCCTTCATCAAATCGATCATGGAAAAGAAGATCAAAAGAACTGGCAATTTCAATATACCTTTGTTTTCCAGAAATGTTCCTCTTTTTGTAACCGAGTTTACCACAGACTTCCGGATGAGCCAAATTAAAATACTCAACAGGAACGTCGAAATGGTGTTGGCTAAGTTTTGACCAAGTTTCCCAATCTATTTCAGGAAGAGAAAGCTCGGACAAAGATTCTAGAAATTGTTCGGATTTCAGAAGGAACAAACTTTTCAGCCATAAGGGTTGAGGTTGAAAAAATTTGTGTTGAATTGGTTCTTCTTTCTCGATTGGAGGAAGAACAACTTTGGGAATTGCTTCAATCACAGGATAAGCCCTATGAAACTGAAGGTTAACAGGCTTGGCCATTTCAACTGAAATTTTTCTTTTTTCAGAATTAAATTTTCACGAAGTTTAATTCTTCACAAACCGGTCCTAATTCTTTAAGTTGATTTGTCTTTCAAATTCAGGTCAATGAATGGGACTAACATAATGTTCAAAGAATTTCATTCTGGAAATAAGATTCAAACCACTTGAACTTATTTGTGCTGATTAATAATTCCCAAATTGTATATGATATTACAAAAAAGTAACTTGGGTTTTTCAGATTTGTAACTTTTCTAAAATCTAAAAAAATTTTCAAAACCAAAAATTACAAAATCGAAAAACCCAAGTTACTTTTTTGTAATATCATATACAATTTGGGAATCTTGAAACAACCTTAAAGATAACTTCAAGTTCAAGTCACTTTTGAATTTAAGTAGAATATACCCATTTTGAATTAAAGATAACTTCAAATTCAAGTTATCTTTATGTTACTTTTAGATTTAAGCAGAATATTCCCATTTTGAATTAAAGATAACTTATTTTCAAGTTATCTTTAAGGTGATTTGATACTAATATCGAATTGTATATGATATTACAAAAAAGTAACTTGGGTTTTTCGATTTTGTAATTTTTGGTTTTGAAAAATTTTTTAGATTTTAGAAAAGTTACAAATCTGAAAAACCCAAGTTACTTTTTTTGTAATATCATATACAATTTTGGAATCCAAAATTTCCAAAATTTTCGAAACGAAATAAGTTCCATCCGAAAAATAAGTCAATTTGATAACCGCCAATTCGAAGACAACGAAAATAAAGTTAAAGAACAACTTCCGAATAATAAATTTTTAACTAATCTAACTCAGCTAAAAATAATAACTAATTAAGTACAGAAGTGAAATTCGAACTGGGACTAATAAATAAGAAATTTCATTTTAACCTAAAGAATGTTACAAAAAAGTAACTCGGGTTTTTCAGATTTGTAACATCTGTAGATTCTTAAAATTTTTGTAGATCCATAAATTACAAAATGGAAAAACCCGAGTTACTTTTTTGTAACATTCTTTAGGTTAAAATGAAATTTCTTATTTATTAGTCCCCATCTAACAAATCTTCTTCGTGTTGAAAAATTTAAATTTTTAATTCGATAATCAGCAATAAAAATTGAAAGATAAGTTAAATTAATCGAAATTTAAAATGGACGTTTCCAACTTTAACCCCGCTGAAAGGAGGACTCGAAGTCGGACAGTATCAACTGAAGCTAAGATTTTGGACAAAGCGAAGGAAGAATCTTATTTCAACGAAATTGAAGGTGAACTCGATCGGGAGTTCGAACGTCTTCTTCGCATCGAGAAGAAAATCCAACAACTGGTAAGGAAGAGGGATGAGATCGAACAGTTGATCAAAGATTTCCGTTCCGGCGCTAAAATCTCTCCCTCTTTTTCTATTCCACCTTTTGAATTTTGAAAAGACAATTAAGGAAAATAAAATGAATCCGCCAAGTTATCCTGGTGCTACCGTTGTTGTTCTGCCTTCCAGCTATTATTACATCGTCTCTCCTATTTACACTGATTTTGATGGTCCGGACTATCCGAATGTAATCAGCTCTCCTACCAGTCCATCTCCTGCTCCCGAAAAGAAAGATGATTCTCTCAAAAAGTAACTTGAGAAGTTCAAAAGAGGTTAATTAACCTCTTTTGAATAAAATTTATCCGAAAAATAAATTAAAATGCAGATTCCCAAATTAAGCCAATGCATTCTCCTTCAGTTGGATTTCACCAACTTAGTTGAAATTTCATTCGATGACAATTTTTCACCTTTATGTGATTGGGGGTTTTGGGCGGAGAAAGCAAAGCGCGATTATAACATTCCTATCGAAATTTTCGACCTTCCTCAAAAAGGACTTTTTCAAAGACAAATTAGTCCTTTGTATCGATTTCTTGAATGTGTTTGTCAGATTGAATTTCTTCCAGGAACTTTAGGCTTCTTTGAGAAGAATGGAGAAAAGAGAGAAGGAATTTTCTCACCATTGAGAGCAATTCAAATAGCCCTAGAAAGAGAAGATTACATTTCAATATGTAAGATTTTTTCTGGGTTGGACTCGGCCACAACAGAAATTGTTCGAAAGAAGTACCCTCCAAGCCGAACTCCCTCACTTTACACTTGGTCCAACTTTAATGCTCGTTTAATGTTGGACCAACTTCTGATGGGAAAACGCCGATATTTTTCAATCTCTCCAGCCGGTCTGTTCGAAACTTGGTTTGAGGGAGAAGAAAACCAGAAAGCTTTGTTTGAAGATAGACAGTCTTTTGGTGTGAGAATTCGGACCCATCTTGACCCAAAATTTCCCTTTTCCTTTGGACTAAATGCGATTAAGGTTACAGCATTGAAAGAATTAATTCTTTCAGGAAATGAGCAAGCTTTGGATAGAGCATTGGTTCTCATTCGAGATTGTCCTTCTTCTGTCGAGGGATTCTTTACTTCCTCGGTTCTTAGCGGAAAGGAGCACATGGTTGCTAAATTCTTGAAACATTTTTCCGTCCTAACCTTTGAGCAAATTTTATTTTTGGTTAATAACGGGGGTGTTAACAAAGAAAAATGCAGGACGTTGTTCTCTTGTAAAGTGAAAGATTCGAAACTTTATGTTGCAGCTGAATCGGGCAATTTCAACCTTTATCGATTCTTCTTGCAGATTTTTTCATCTTTTAGAATAATCGATTATTCCCGGCTTTTGACATCGATTTCGAAAGGGTTGAAAAGTCACCCCGAAAGATTTGTTGGATTTTACCAAATATTAAATAGTATTGACTCACAGCAAATAATTCAGCTACCATATTTCTACCAAATAACCTTTACGAATATCGACTTAATTTACCTTTATCTTTCTAAGATTATGGACAAATGTTCCGAGAAAAAGTTACGGAAATGTTTGAAAGCTCAAATAAAGGACAATGAGGGAAATTTAAACATACTTCAAGAATTGAAGTCTTGGGTTGAGAGAATTGAGCAATCCATTCTATCGAAAACTCCTCCTGGGAAGCTTCTTCTTCCTTTCGCTTAATAATCTCAAGTGAAATTTTTCACTTGAGATCTATGGAATTTAAATTTCCTCACAAAATTTATCGAGGAAAGCTTTCATATCATCCCGAAATTTCACATCTTTTCCAGATTCTACCAAATTGTTAAAGTTTTCTTTCGAGCAACCTTCTGGAAAACAGATAGGTAAAAGGGCAAAACATCCGGATTTAATGAAATAGGAGGACCAATTTTCGGGAGATTGGTTTGCCAAATCTTTATAAGCCAATCCAAAAATTCCTGCCTCTTTAAAATATTCGACGAAATGGTAAGTAATAAAAGAAAAATTATCTACATTTTCCTTCTCGAACATAAACTGAGCAATAGAATAACTTCGATTCTTTAGCGAACATTTAAAAAGATGAAATAATTGCCAACTGGTAATGGTTGGTTGATTGTTCAAATAATTCTCAAAAGTTGCAATGTTGTCATCTTCAAACATTTGATGTGGAAAAGTCTGAGGAAGAGAATACTCTCCTCCAATCTTTTCACATAGAGTAAAGTTTCCGGCATCGGAGGCTCGTTGTTTGATATCATTTTCTTGTTCTTTCTCGATGCCCATTTCTCTCAGGAAATCTATCGTTTCAGGTTGAGCCCTTTTACAAAAATCATGACGAGCCAGAAGTCGGAAGAATGTTCGAATATCGAGGGATTTTTCTGGCGAACACGACTTGACCAGTTTTTCTACTTGAAGGTAGAATGAGACTGAGTGAGACAGTGCAAGAACCATCGAAAATTCGAACTCTTCTCTTCGAGCGAAATCTAAGGCATTTTCCTTCTTTATTCGAAAATACATTTCGACTAACTCAAATTGGCCACTTTCGCAAGCATCTTCGAGAAGAATATGAGTAGCTCGACCTTCAACGAAAGGAAAGAGTTTTCGGCAAACTTCAAGCCTTCCGAAAGAGAAAGCCTTCGAAAAAGCTACTGCGTAATTTGGTTCCAAGTTGTCTTGGGCCAAACTGTCAAGAAAATGTTCAACCATTTCCATATCTCCCAAGTAGGCCGCTTGAGTTAGACAAACCTGTCGGTCAAAAACTCGACGTGAATCTTTTATTACCTTGTTCTTGAAAGAGATTGTCAAATAGTTGTCGTAGGCTAAGAGGTAAGGAGAAGTCAAGCTCCAATACCAGCGGTTAACCCGAAATTCCTTTGAAGCCTTCTCAAACCAAAAATCGCCGTCGTAAGCTAAACAAGAAAAAGCAGAATTAGTTGACATTAACTCCTTTAACTCATCATGAGAATAAGAGAATAAAATTTGCCTCTTCAGACTTGACATCTTTGGCAAATTTTATTGTTGTTTTTCGAATTTCATTTTTATTCGGATAATTCCTCAGAGTCCTCCAAATGTTTGTCTTCTAATTTGGATAGAAAATTTTGTTTCGAGAATTCACCTTCCGTCTGATGAATGAATTCGTTGGTAAAGTAACTTCGACATTCTTGGTTCCAGTCACGAGACAGTATCAAATTTATCATATCAAGAGAGCAATTTTTGGGAGAAATTTCCATAATGTCTGGATACTCAGAAGGAAGAATTCTTTGCAAAATTTGATAGAAACCGAAAAATTTGGTTGGGTTGTTCTCGGCCGAGTTAAATAACTCCTCCAAAAGAGATTCTGCGACACCTTCTTCATAGTCGTTAAATAATTCTTCAGACAATTCGATTCCTTGAAGAGAACAAATCAGATCGACCATTTGAGGATTTCCGCTCCGAACTGCATATACCAAAAATCCTGCTCCATAGTCAGATCCAAATTCCCAACCCGGCTTGGATGATTTGCTCAAATCGTACTTTCCGCCTTTCGAAAAATCATCGCAATTGTTACCAACGTCGAATTCAATATGGGGAATCAAATCACTAACCTTACCCGACCAAACTTCCTGATTTATTTCTTTAGCTCGCCAAGAAGCATAAATGGGGAAAATTATATCAACCATTTCAATTTTTCCGCTCTCTAAACAACAACAAAAAAGTTGATTCGGATCGAGGAAATTTCCCATCTCACTCTTAGGTTCAGGTTCGGAACAAAGCTCAATCGCTTTTCTTAAAGCTTGAACATTGCCAGAAATTATAAGAAGTTCGATTGCATAATTGCGACAACGGGAAGAGTAAGGATTATCGCTGACCGGTTGGGTTTTCAAGTAGCAATTTAATTGGGTTTGGTTGAAATTTCGAACTACCCCTTTCTTAAAGATAAACTCGGGCTCTTGTTGATAAAGAAGAAATCCTGACAATTCTCCTGAAGAAAATTCCTTCATCGATTGGTCTCCATCCTGCCAAGTTAACACCATTCCATCGCCATTAACAACATAATATCTCTCTTTACCAAATAGAATTTTGTGCAAAATTCGAAATCCAATAAAATTGTTTGGAGTCACCCACATGTTAAAAGAAGAGGAAAATCTTTTCTTAACAGCTTTAAGGCTTTTTGAGGAGAGTCTCGAAACCCAATACGAGATCTCTTCTTTGTCTCCTCTGTCCAAACTTCTTTCTAAATTCACTTCAGCTTTCCTCAAGGACTCACTTTGTGGAAAGAATTCAAATTCTGATGCAAGCTCAAGATAACGCTCAGATGGCGATATTTTTCTTTCAATTAAACCTGCCTTTTCAGTCCATTGTTCTCGGACTAAATAGAAATACGCTTTAGAAATTTGTCTTTCTTTTTCGAGTTTGTCTGCCCAAAATTCCCATCCTAAATAAGGAGAAAAGTTCGGATCTTTCTCAAACTCTAATAAGCTGCCAAAAGACAATTCGTTTAGGATTAATGAACGCAAAGTCGGAATTGTCATCTGTTGATTCGAGTCTAATTTAATATTTCTTCAAGTTCGAGATCAAAATAAATGGTTTCTTATTTAATATTGGTTTTTGTTTAGCTGAAGATTAAATTACAAAATTTTATATGATATTACAAAAAAGTAACTTGGGTTTTTCATATTTGTAATTTCTTGTTTTGAAAAAATTTTTAGATTTTAGAGATGTTACAAAATCGAAAAACCCAAGTTACTTTTTTGTAATATCATATAAAATTTTGTAATATATCAAACAACCTTAAAGATAACTTGAATTTGAAGTTATCTTTAATCTAAAATGGATTAAATTTGCCAAAATTTAAAAATAGTTAAAGATAACTTATTTTCAAGTTATCTTTAAGGTTGTTTGATATATTACAAAATTTTATATGATATTACAAAAAAGTAACTTGGGTTTTTCGATTTTGTAACATCTCTAAAATCTAAAAAATTTTTCAAAACAAGAAATTACAAATATGAAAAACCCAAGTTACTTTTTTGTAATATCATATAAAATTTTGTAATGTATCAAACAACCTTAAAGATAACTTGAAAATAAGTTATCTTTAATTCAAAACGGAATATATTTACTAAAATCTAAAAGTAGTTAAAGATAACTTGAACTTGAAATTATCTTTAATTTAAAACGGAATATATCTACTAAAATCTAAAAGTAACTTAGAGATAACTCGAAAATAAGTTATCTTTAATCTAAAATGGATTAAATTTGCCAAAATTTAAAAATAGTTAAAGATAAATTCAAGTTCAAGTTATCTTTAAGGTTGTTTGATACATTACAAAATTTTATATGATATTACAAAAAAGTAACTTGGGTTTTTCATATTTGTAATTTCTTGTTTTGAAAAATTTTTTAGATTTTAGAAAAGTTACAAAATCGAAAAACCCAAGTTACTTTTTTGTAATATCATATAAAATTCGATATGAGTTCAAAGTAACTTAAAGATAACTTGAACTTGAAGTTATTTTTAACTATTTTTAAATTTTGGTAGATTTAATCCATTTTAGATTAGAGGTAACTTGAAAATAAGTTATCTTTAAGGTTGTTTGATATATTACAAAATTTTATATGATATTACAAAAAAGTAACTTGGGTTTTTCATATTTGTAACTTTTCTAAAATCTAAAAAATTTTTCAAAACAAGAAATTACAAATATGAAAAACCCAAGTTACTTTTTTGTAATATCATATAAAATTCGATATGAGTTCAAAGTAACTTAAAGATAACTTCAAGTTCAAGTTATCTTTAACTCGTGGAAATATAGTATCCAAATCCAATCTTGTCTTAGATTGAAATATTTCAAAGAAACAACACTCTTTGAAATATTTACTTAGTCGCAACAATTCGATTGCTTCAACGAATTTAGAATTTGTTGAGTTTTAAGAACGAGATTGTCCGTGAGTTCTTGAGATTTTAAAAGCTCTTTTGATAATTTTTCCTTTTCGATTTCTTCTTCTATTCCTTCAGATTTGCAGTAAATGTCTGATTGGATTTGAATAATTTGGAAGTTGGAAATAAGTTCCTCGTATAGAGACAGAATTTCTTCTACATTCGCTTCGGGAAAATTTTCTTGGATAGAAATTATCGATTGTAGCATGACTTGCAAACCGGAAGAAATTTCTTTCTTTGTTTGTTCGATTTTCTGTCTCTTTTCCTCCCGTTCTACAGTTTTGCATATTTTAAGTAAATTTTCGGCGCTGAAAAAAGCCATAAATTTATTTCTATCAAACTCTTTCTTTTCCATTTTTATTTCGTTTGGAGAATTTTAAAGAAAGAAACAAAAGTAATTTTATAAAATTACTTTTGTCTATTTATTATTATATTTCTTTCGTATGAAAGCAGAAAAATATTTTAATAGAAAAGAAAAAGATTACTTTCTTAATTGGGATAAATAAACAACTTTATTTCAACTTCGTTTAAAGATAACTCAGATTACAAAATTTTATATGATATTACAAAAAAGTAACTTGGGTTTTTCAGATTTGTAACTTTTTTAAAATCTAAAAAATTTTTCAAAACAAGAAATTACAAATATGAAAAACCCAAGTTACTTTTTTGTAATATCATATAAAATTTTGTAATGTATCAAACAACCTTAAAGATAACTTATTTTCAAGTTATCTTTAACTACTTTTAAATTTTGGCAGATTTAATCCATTTTAGATTAAAGATAACTTGAAAATAAATTATCTTTAAGGTTGTTTGATATATTACAAAATTTTATATGATATTACAAAAAAAGTAACTTGGGTTTTTCATATTTGTAATTTCTTGTTTTGAAAAATTTTTTAGATTTTAGAAAAGTTACAAAATCGAAAAACCCAAGTTACTTTTTTGTAATATCATATAAAATTTTGTAATATATCAAACAACCTTAAAGATAACTTGAAAATAAGTTATCTTTAATCTAAAATGGATTAAATCTGCCAAAATTTAAAAGTAGTTAAAGATAACTTGAAAATAAGTTATCTTTAAGGTTGTTTGATATATTACAAAATTTTATATGATATTACAAAAAAGTAACTTGGGTTTTTCGATTTTGTAACTTTTCTAAAATCTAAAAAATTTTTCAAAACAAGAAATTACAAATATGAAAAACCCAAGTTACTTTTTTGTAATATCATATAAAATTTTGTAATCTGAGTTATCTTTAAACAAAGTTAAAATAAAGTTGTTTATTTATCCCAATTTACGAAAGATAAAATTCCTACTCAACGATAAAATACCCTTCCTGTTTTCCTTAGAAATAATTTTAAATTTGAGATCTTGCTCAAATTTAAAGTTGATTTATTATCGACGTTGATTTTGATATCGCCTTCGAATCATATCGCTGAAATTATCTTCCAAGAAAGGAAGGTCGCAAGCGATATGGAAAACCGACATTGCGACTCCTATCCAATTTAAGGAACGAATTCCCGAAATAAAGAAGAAAAGCGATCCCCAACAGACAAATTTAACCAATCCGTAATTCTTTTCGTAAAGGGCCGGATAGAACCAAGTCATAAAGTAAAGAAAAACGAGGGAAATGTCGTTACGGTCTTCTGAACTTGTTTCGAAAGTAGTTTCGCTAGAGATTTGAGGAAAGTTTGAAGGTTGAAGAAGATAAGTTCGTGTATACAATCCCATCCACCAAATTGAAGCCAAACACCCTAAGATGAAAACCAATCCCCGAACTCCAAAAATCTTTTTACCTTGAATTCGATGGATCGAAAGGCGAAGACAATTCCAAATCAAAGGTTGAGTTGCTAGAATAAACTGGCAGAAAATTCTTACTGAAGGCCAAATTTGCGAGAAAGAGTTTTCAAAGACCAGCAAAAGAGATGTACATAAATAAAATGTCGCCAGAAGGAAGAAACATTTCCCAAATCGATGGTCTTGCATTTCTACAAATTGAATTGAAATTGTCCAATTCAATTTTAGGCCTATTTTGGCTTATTAAGGAAACGAAGAGCAAGGTAGGTTAGAAACCGTGTAATCACGTTAATACCAACGAGAAAGAGAACACTTTGCCAGAGCTCCGTCTCAACGTTGAACTTCTCAAGTACATCTTCTCCACGAATGGGAAAAGATGTGTAAATAGAAGGGGAAGATGGAGTAAATTGGTGTCCAATTATGGAAAGGTCACTGACCATTAAAGCTTCATATGGATATTTAATTAGCGACCCCCAACGAGCCCAAGAAACCCATTCTGGTACATCATCTTTACTGACAAGAAAACAGGCCAAAATTGTCGAAGATGTATAAAGAACTGTGGTTGTTTTAATTGACAAACTTGGGTCAGAAATTAGTGCCGCTGTTAACATTCCCATTCCGCACCCCATTAGGACAGCCAACCACAGAACAAACAAATAAAGGAAGAAACCTTCTGCGGTCATCGAAAGCCCAACCATCCAAAAGACAACGGTCGAAAAAATCGAAGGCAAAACCATTTCAAGTAAAGTTTCTGTTGTTATTTTAGCCAAAAAGTAGGCCGAAAAAGAATAAGTCCCTGAAGCCCGTTCTTTTTCGACGATAATCCTTTCTGGAATGAAGGAATAAAGTGTTAAAATCCATGCGTGCATTACCCAGAAAATTACACTGTAAAACATAAATCCTGCACGTGAACGAATCGATTCTTCTTTAGTGCTTTGTTGGAACCAAACAACTCCAAAGAGAAAAGCAAGAATAAGAATTTGGAAAACGTGAGCCCATGACAAAATTTCACCTTTTCGTTGTTTGAAAGAACGTTGGGCGAGAAGGAAGAATTGTTTATGGAAAGGTAAGGCATATTTTCTTTTCTTTTTCCTTGGAGAATACGAGATTTCAAGAGGAACATCTTTGGCTCTTGTTTCTTGTTCGTCAATTAAAATCCAACGGGCCGGTCTTCCATCATCGGAAATTTCTTTCGAAGTTACCCATTCGATCAGATAATCTGCTGGATTGGTGTTTGGTGGACAGGGAGGAAAACCACAAGAAGCCATGTGGTTCAAAACTTCTTGCGGTTTTCCATCGTAAGCTAAAAATCCTCCCTCTGTCATTAGTAAAATTTTGTCGAATAGATTAAACAGAGTCGATGAAGGCTGATGAATGGTAATTAGAACTGTGTGACCATTGTTGGCCATTTGGCGAAGAGTTTGAATACAATCACGTGCGGTCGAAAAATCAAGTCCCGAAGTTGGCTCATCGAGGAAAATCAATGAAGGAGAAGAAACTAACTCATTGGCAATTGAGGCTCTTTTTCTTTCTCCACCGGAAACTCCACGAACTCGTGGACCTCCAACTAAAGTGTTAGCACATCGAGTTAAATTAAATTCTTCCAAAATTTCATCGACGGATTGGTCTTGATGATCGGAAGATTTAATTTTAGAGGTAAACAAGATGGTATCTCGAACGGTAAGATAAGGGAAGAAGACTTCGTTTTGAGTTGAGTATCCAACCAGTCTTTTCATCTGTGAGTGGGAAATCTCTTCTCCTTGAACTCGAATTTGACCACTCACTCCTGAACGAATTCTTCCAGCGAGAATGTTCAACAAAGTGCTTTTACCGGCACCTGAAGGTCCCATTATGGCGACGAATTGTCCAGCCTCGACCCTACCTGACAAATTATTCAAAATTCTTTTCTCCTTCGAATTTCGTATTAAATTTAACACTTTTTCAGGAATTGGGGATGAATTGCAAATTCTCCGAAGAGTCGGATTGGAAATTGGAACCGGTACGCTTACTGAGTAACAAATGTTTTCCCACTCAAGAGTCAAGTTTTCCGAACTCTTTTTTGAACAAAATTTCGATCTAAAGTTTTGCGGGTGACCCATTTCCAGGTTTTCAAAAATTTCCATCTTGTTTCGAAAGGGAAATTTTTGAGTTAAGGGTTATTCATCGATCAACTTCTCAACTGGAAAGGTGATTAACGGAACTTGCATACATTGGTAAGTTGGGGAATCTGGATGAAAAATAGCCAAATACATTGCCGAGACAATTTTGCCGTAAGCTGAGACCAGAATATGACGATAACAATTAAGTTGAATCGAATAATGGTTGAAATTGCAGTCGTCAAGGTGGGAAAAAAGCCCAAATCCTTTTGAGTAAGGATTTTCTTTACGAATCTCTTTCGATCTTTTCCAGTCGATAATTACCAATTCACCAAGGGGACCTTTCAACACCATGTCAATACTTCCAGCAACTTTCAAATTATTAGAATAGACACACCATTCAGTTCGATAAGGAGTGTAACTGGGGTTTAACTCTGAGAAATCTTTCCAAAACTGCAAAAATTGGCAAAATTCGGGAGATTTCTCTTCGGGGATGGTACCAGAATTGAAATAGTCTTCAATTTGGGCATGCATTTTGGTTCCCAAAGTTCGAGCTTGATAACCATTCGCCTCCCACAACTCGATGATTTCCTCTTTACTCATTCCGAAATACTTCGATTCGGGCCAGTTAGCTGAGTTCATCATTTTGTCAATAATTTTGGAAGCGTCAAACTTTGGAAAATATTTATGAATTTTTGTGGTTACTGAAGTGGGATGAAAAGGTACTTCATTTAAAGAATAAAGATGGCCTTCTTCTTCAAATGAAATTCTCGAATCACGAGGGTGTGCATTAACTTCGGATAGCATTTTTAACTCGAACAATTTATCGGAATAAGTTTCAGTTCCGATAAATTTTATCCAGGGAGAGAAAAATGAGGTTGAAAGAAATATTCGGGAATATCTTCGGTGCAAGGTTCTGAAGTTTCTCTGGCATATCCAGAATATGGACATAAGGGGAGGCAGTGCTTCTCAAAGCACTGTAAACATTCGTGATCATCAGCACTCATAACCAATTTTGTTGGATAAGGGATAACGAGATTGGGAGGTTTTCGTACCATTACAACTTCACGATAACCTTGGGAAGATAGACTATCACGAAACCTCTTTCGAAATTTAGGAGGAACACTTTGATAATCTTTTGATGAACATGCGCCCATTTTAGATATATTAACTGAAAATTCATAAGAATAATTTTCAGTTCGAATAATTTTAATCAAGGAAGAAGTATTCGGGAATGTTTCTCGTTACCATCGTTGAAGTTTCTCTAGCATAGAAAGGATAGGGACAAAAGGCGACCGAGTGTTTCTCAAAACAAGTTGTACAGTCTCGTTTGCCCAGACCACTCATTCCGGGAAATCCCATGTTGACCGGTTTTCGAACCATTACCACTTCACGAAAGCCCTCCTTCCTTGTTGGATCGCGAAATTTCTTTCGGAATTGCAAAGGAACGTCATAATAATCGGAGCAAGATGTAAAATTGCCCATTTTTAAAAACTCCAATTTTTAATTCAAAACGTAATATTGAAATCCACATCCGATTGTAAAAGGTTGAGCTCTCGGTAAGGAGTTGTAATGTAATGAAAAGTAAGCGTCGAGAAAACTGCCCGGTTCATTACAAACCTCGTATCGAGTCACTTGAAGAGGAGAGAAAGAGTTGTCGACATCAGCAGAAACACTAATGAATCCTTTTAACTGTTGACTGCTCAACTCATAAGGTCCGCCGAAGAAAATTGGTGGCTTGAAGGTTGCGTTCAACACTCCTTCAGTCGCTTCGGGGAAGACTGTCATCGACCAATTCGCCATAACGAAATTGCCAATTCTCATATAACTTCCTTCTAGACCAGTGAAACCAGTAAATCCGACAACTTGTAGGAATTCAGGAGTCCAAACTCCAGAAATCAATGTGATTCCTGCCACTCCAGCGGGACCAGTTGGGCCGATTAGTCCATCGTTTCCGTCTCTTCCAGCGGGACCAGTTGGGCCGATCGATCCATCGATTCCATTCACTCCATCTCTTCCAGCAGGACCAGTTGGGCCAGTGAAACCATCGATTCCATTCACTCCATCTCTTCCACTGGCTCCCGTTGGCCCAACTAAACCTTGGCTACCTGTCGGTCCAGTGTAACCTGTAAACCCATCTCTTCCGGCAGGTCCAGTTGGACCTTGGCTACCTGTCGGTCCAGTGTAACCAATAAATCCATCCCTTCCACTAGCTCCCGTTGGCCCAACTAAACCCTGGCTACCTGTTGGTCCAGTACACCCATCTTTACCGTTAGTCCCCGAGGCTCCTGTTTGACCGGTGCAGCCATCTTTTCCATTTGCTCCTGTTGGACCAGTCATTCCGGTCGGTCCAACTATTCCTCTTCCATTTGGATTTCTTCCATCAAAGTAAGGGCGAGTGAAGGAATCCGGAATAAAAATTTGCATTTTATAATTGAGAAAAAGAAATTCGAAACTGTCTAAATTTCTTTTTGGCTTTGCCCTAAGTTTGAATGTTCTCTAATTCTTTTGAATAAGCCGCGATAATCAAATTACTGAGAGGAAACTTTTGATCTTTGTGAGTTTCATGTCGACTGTCTGGGTTCAGAATGTAATCGTAGTAAGTTTTATCGCTCGCTTCAACAACGCGAGCATATTCAGGTAACAATTGGATCATAATATTTACATTTCCCATATTCGTAAATAGTGCCCAATCGAGAAAGATCTCGATTTGGTCTTGATTCAGACCTTCCATTAATAGGCGCAAAATGTCAAGATCTCGGATGGGGTAATTCTTAATCATCCAAATTTTGTTTTGTGGAGTCAGAGGGATTTGTTGTAAAATTTGGTAAACTCCAACCGGATTTCGAAGGTAGGGTTGGAGTAAATTTGTTAACAATTCTTGTTTGTCGATTTCTACCTGATTTCGCGATCGAACTTTCTCTATCATTTGAGGATTTCCGCTCCGATAGGCTGATAACAAATAATTTTGGGAAGAAGAAGTCCAGTAGGGAAGAAGATTGTTTAGCAAGTTGACATCCCCGCTTTCGATTGTTGCCAAAAGAAGTTGTTCGAACGGAAGCAAACCTTCCGAGACCTGCAAGTAAAGTTTGCGGAACAAATCGAAAGTCGGTTTTCGAATTAAAAGACTTAAATCTGATTCTTGACCAGAGAGGAGGGGCGATAGTCGAGGATCACGAGATAAAAGGGAAAGTTCATCGGGTGAGAATAGATTAACAAATAATCTTTGTGTGGTTTCAGGTTTCATTCTTCCTTCTAGAATCGGGTCGATTGGCTCACCATTTAAGATCGAAAGGCGGAGAAAACTTCTCAAAGAAGGAGACAATCTTGACAGAAAGAAGTCCAAACCGATAACATCGTCACGAAGCAAAGATTCAACGATTCCACCATAAGATTCGTAAATTCCCCCAATTTGATTACCTTTACGGAAAGCTCCCGATTCGGGAAGGAGGATGAATTTGGTTGCAATCTCTAAAAATCGTTGTTCTCCTTGGCTATTTTGTTGGCGAGAAAGATCAAAATATTGTCGGGGAACTGAGAAAGAATTTTGAGCTTGTTCGGCCCAAAAATCCCAATCGCATTTGTGAGAAAGACAATAAGTTCTCAAATTCGACAGCAATTCCCTTCTTTCTGTTGAAGAGACGGTCAAATCTGAAAGAAGAGACGAAAGTTGTTCCATTTTAATCTTATGAGGGATTAAAATGAAGAGTTTATTGAGAGAAACGCTCAATCTCAATTCGACAAATTTTCTCAGAGAGGGGAAAACCTTTCTGATAATGTCGAGGCAGATCGGCTAGAAAAATCTGAATGTATCTCGGAGGAACGGATGGTTGGTCAGACTTTAAAATCATGAAAAGATTAATCAAAAGATCAATATTGCCTTCGCATTGGGTCATCTTTTGACGAAGAACTTCTTCGTTTGGTGACAGAGAATAAGTCAAGCGAATTATGTCAATGTTGTGAGTTTCCAAAGCTTCAACGAAAGCGTCAACACTAACAAGTCCTAGCGGAATTAATGTCAATAAAGTCGAATAAGCTTCAACAAATCTCCCATGAAATCTCACCCCTTGAAGAACCCAATGAGAAAACATCGGAAGCTGAAGTCCTTGATTAGTCGGGATGGCGGTGGAAAAAATCTTAATAAGTTCGGAATTGCAACCGAAATAAGCTCCCTGTAACACGTCCAAGATTTTATCTTCATATTTTGGGTCATTGAAAGTTCCTGGAGGAAGTTGAGGAATTTGCCTAACGTCAGAAATTCCTTCTAAGGGAAAAAAACTTCCGAAAATCTCATTCTCAAACGAAAAAGCGGGGAGTAGAATGTTGACAATTTCTACATCACCGCTATGTAAAGAAGCCCGTGAAATTTCGAAAGAAACTATAGTGTCTTCGAGCTGTTGACCTAAAAATCTTAAACACAAAAGGGCCGCCTCAACATTACCCAACTGGATCAGATGAATCAAACCTTGAAAAACTTGAACATAAAGTTTGGGATCTTGTAGAGAGTTCTGCAAAGCTTCCAAATTACCCTCTTCAACCCACAAATCAATCTGGCTGGGAGGAAAATGGTAAAATGATAACCCAAGATAATCGCTACTGGCGTGAAAATAAATTGAGGAAAATTCAGGATTGTCAGAAATTTTTTGCGCTTCTTCATCGCCAACAAGTAATTGAAGAAGTCGAAAATAAGCCCAAAACTTGTAACGGAAAGGAAACAAACTTCCTCCCAAAATTCTTTCCTTTAAATCTTGGATTGCTTCCGGTCTCAAAAGAGGAAAGAAAAGCTCAATTCCAGTCACAGAACCTCTTCTCAACGACTCAAGAATTCCGCCGTACGCTTCATAAACTCCTTTCGCAACTTGAGTGCGCTTATTGAATGTCGCCTTACTTTCAGGGAGAAATGTTAATTTAGTAGCAAGTTCGACATAGCGATCAAAGCCGGAAATTTCTCGTGAAGGTAAAGGACTTATTCCTTCAAGGGGAATATTGGCCAATCGAAAGTAATTCGTTGGAATTCCTAAATCTTTCTTAGCTTTTAAGGGCCAAAAATCTTCATCGCAAAGAGAGTAAAATCTTTCATCTTGACAAAGTTTGTTTGCCTCAAAATAAGGCCTTTGAAGCAAAAGGCGATTTTTCAAACTTAAAGGTTGGTTCATTTAAAGGGAGAAAGAATGACTTTTTCTATGAAATTTGAATCAAAAATTAGAAGTTTTGTGACTAAAATTCCCTAAGATGTTTGATTACATTGAGATAAACTCTTTGCCAACTGAGATCTTCGAGTCAATTCTCATCGAGTTGGAGTTTGAAACAATTCAATTAATTTGTTCTGAGCGAACTGAAGGCAAGTCTTGGGGATTTTGGGCTGAGAAGGCGTTGAAAGATTTCGCCATTCCTAAGTGGTATTTTGATCTTGCATTGCCTAGGGGGATGTGTGGTCAAGATCGCTTCGCCGAAATTGTCGGAAGGTTTCATTTTCTTCCCTCTCTTTATGAGGACGGAGGTTCCCGCTCAGCCCAACATGACATTTTCACTTTCGCTTTTCAACGGAATGTAAAGGCTGTTGAGGGGTTGATTGAGATGGACAAAGTAAGTTCCAATCATCATTCCTTCTATCGTGCTCAAGCCAGGTCGAAAGACGATTCAGCAATCTTCCTGACAAAACCTTTGATGGAGCTTTACGTCGAAGGTCCAACTCAATGGTTTTATTCTTCCTGGGGTGATGAAGTCACTCACGATTCGTCAGAAAACAATGAAAGAATCTTGGCTTGTTTTCAAGCATTGGAGAAAAATAACATTGGATTGGTATCTCTTGACTTGGCCAAACACCCCAAAGACATTTCCTTTTTTGCCCCTCATTTGATCAACATTCAGACTCCTGAAACACTTGCATTGGTTGATCAAGGAATTGAGATTTTGTCCCAACCAGAAAATTTCTTCCAATTGATCAAATGCGTTCTGGCCTCAATCAAGACCGGTAAGTTTTCATTGTTTGAACGCTTTTATTCTCTCCTGAAGCAAATTTCTTCAACCTTTGTTCGTTCTGCAAGTTCCGGTAATCGCATCGACGACACAATTGGTTATCAACTTTTGGGAAGTGCTCTTTACTTCCTCCAAGACAAAATCGCTGAGTTTCTTTTTGAACAAATCGACTTCTCGGACATGATAGCCAGTTTGGCTTCAATTTTAGTTCACGGACTCAGATCTCATTCCAAGCCCATCTCTTCATACCTTCTGGTGAAGAAACTGCTTCCCTTGGTTGAAACTTCTCTGCAACCTTCGATGGTTAAAAGTTTCTGCACTGACGTCTGCTCAATCGGTGATCGTGACTTACTCGACCTTCTTTTTGACAAGTTCGAACAAATTGAAGATTTGGCCTACTTTACTGGAGATCTGAACTGTTTGCAATACCTGAAAGAAAAAGGGAAAATTTCTCATAAAGCTATCTCAAAGTTTTTGGAGTGCAACTCTTGTCCTCAAATGGAAAAAATCCTAACTAATTAAAAAAGCTACATCTTGTAAATTTTGACTCTTCCTTCTGGAGAGTCAAAATTCTCGTAATTAAAATTTCTTCCGGTTAATTTCAACCATTCGATTAATTAGGACTTGAAAAGATGAGAAAATTCCCAGGAAAGTTCCGGAAATGGAAAGGTTGCTGCTGGAAGTTCGAGTGCCGTCTTCGTCGTTGTAATAACCTTCAATAGAAAGTGAACACTCTGAACCGGAAGCTCCGTCATAAAAGAAGGTCAGGTAATAATATTCGAAAGGGAAGTAAAGTTTCTCTCCTAAACTTAGACAATAGGTCAAGTCAATCGAAGGATTTGACAAAATGTCGGTTCTTTTCTGCGTTACGTTCAGTCTGACACTTCCAGGAAAGGATGCTTTTCGTTCAGAAACCCAATCAGAAATGTGTTCAGCATTGTAAAACTTACCGTTTTGAAAGTAACCGTATTCTCCCCAAGCATTCGAAGCCGATCTCCAAAACCAAGAAAGAAAATTATCAAAAGAAAAATTCTCTTGATTAATTGCACAATCAGTGTAAATGTAACAAGGTGAATTTGGAAATTCGATTGCCAAAGAGTAATGGAAATGAAATTCTTTCACTTCGAAAGAATGGAGAGAGTCGGCCTCCAGCCTCTTCTTCACGTTCGGAAAAAGAAAAGAAAAGTAAATCTTTTCGCGGGAAGAGGGAAAGAAAAGCAATTTCTTTTCAGGTTGGTCTTTTGGATATAAGAGGCAAAGTTTGCTTGAAAGTCCGAACAGCAAATCGGTCGAATTTTCAAACTTTGGCTCAGAGAAGAAAGGTTCGATCACGAAACCTAAAGATTTAAATTTCTCTTCAATTTGCGACCAAATTGGACAGCGTTGGTTCCAATATTCAACCAAGTCCGAACATTTCAACAAAGTTTGAAAATTCTCCAAACGAATGCTGTCGAAAAGAATCGAATTGTATTGTTCAACTTCGACGAATAAATCGCAGGGAGATTGGATGAACTGCTCAGCAGAAAAAGAATAAACTTCAACTACCTTCAAAGAACAAATCTCTGACAATGGACAACGAGCTTGAAAGGCTAAATCGCGAACTCGGCAATGAAAGATGAGATGACCGGGAGCAACCTTACTAATTTCAACATCATAAATCGAAATTTTAAGCAAGAGAAGACGTTCGAGACAAGTTCGGTAAAGTTTCACAATTTCAATCGATTCACCTCGCTTCTCTGAGTTCTCTTCTCCACCTTTAACAATTTTACTCCACGATTTGAGAAGGGAATCCGAGAGAGACTCATAAACTTTTTGAATATTCTGCCCAATCTCTTCTAACTCTTTTAGAGACTTTGGGGAACTTATGTCAGGTTTCATATTTAATTCTTCACTTAACTTATCGGCATATTTTTCTCTCTTCGAGGCCAACTTCTCAGCCAGAATAAAGATTTCTTCCATTTTATTCAAATTGGCTAACCTTCAAGAGATTTTGATCATTTCAAGTTATTTTTTCGAAGCTTCGAAAAAATAAATTTAAAACTTAGGGAGTTTCAGAGGAAGTTGTGTTAGAAGTTTCCACCGACGAAAGAGCTGCCTTCTTTCGAAGTCTCTCACGTGCGGCTTCTCTCCTTGATTGGGGATCAGCACCTCCACAGGTCATCACTTTACAATGTTTGGGCCGAGAAGGAGTCGCTGATACAAATCGAAGTTTGCCATCCTCTGAAGCAACTGCTGAAATGGAAGACTTAACATAAGACATCGAATTTATTTTGTGTTGTAAATTGTCTTTAAATTGTTTGTGAACTTTTGATTATTTTTTACCGAAATAAATTCCTGCTTCGTTGTTTACTATTGCGACTAAATCAGCATCAAAGTTGGGGTTTCGATCAGGATGGTTCTCAAACAGCCATTTCTTCCATTCCTTACGGTTAGAAATTCCTAGAGCTTTGAACAAACTGGCACCTTTCAGAGACTTTAGACCGGAATTTTCAGCTCTCTTTTCAGGGGCTGGTGGAGGGGAAGGTCGTTGGTTAGGTTTTTGTTCAGGCTTTCTTTGTTGATCTTGAGAAGCATGACTATAACGAGGGGCCGAGTTTCGAAAGTTTGATGGACCTGGTGTTCCTTTGCTTGTACTCGAACTCGATGAGAAAGTAAACCCTCCGGCTGAATATTTGAACTCCGATGAAGACGCTGAAGAAAAGAAATATTTAAACGATTGGCGAATTGGATCATCCGGTTCAGAGTTTGTCTTCTTTGGTTCTTCAGGTTTCTTTTTGGGAACTTCAGGTTTCTGTTCGGAAGTTTTTTCACCCTCGCCTCTATTTTTGAGTTTCTCTTCGAGTCTTCTTTCAACATCGGCCATCTCTACCTTAACTCGACGAATTTCCTTCTCCATTTCATCCCTTCTTGATTCCAACTTCAACAAACGAAAACGAATAGCCTCAAGTTCAGCCTCTTCAATATTTTCACGAGAATCGTAAGTTCTCGAAAGGATTTCTTCGAGTAAGTTACTCGGAATGTCCGATTTAGCGATCCGAACTCCCAACCGATAGAAGATTTTTCTGCCTCCTCGGTCAATTACACACTTATAATCAGAGGATGACATTTGAGATGAAGGATATTTCGAAATTCAATTTGAAGTGAGAAGTTGGTTTATTTTAATCGGGGGTTAGTTTCGAGTCAAAATAAAACTAGTTTTAAGAAACGAAAATCATTTACCAAATTTTATATGATGTTACAAAAAAGTAACTTGGGTTTTTCAGATTTGTAATTTCTTGTTTTGAAAAATTTTTTAGATTTTAGAAAAGTTACAAATCTGAAAAACCCAAGTTACTTTTTTGTAACATCATATAAAATTTGGTAATAGTTCAAAGTAGCTTAAAGATAACTTCAAGTTAGAGTTATCTTCGATATGAAGTAGAATAATTCTACCAAAAATCCAAAAATAGTTAAAGATAACTTGAAATTAAATACTCTTTAAAGTTATTTCAACTAATATCGAATTTCAAGAAATAAAAGTTTGAGTTAGGAGTAACAAATAAGAAATTTCTATTACTTTCCAAATAAAATCAGTAGAGCAACCGGAGTAAAAATTAAATTAATTTCTATCAAAAAATTAATTTAATCGATATTGCGTGCTTTTTAGATGTCCTTATTAAGTATTGCAACTTTTCACTTGAGTTTCGATGAGCTTGTCAACAAATCACAATTTCCCGTTTTGGATTTAATGGAGCAATTCTCCGATAGATTGCAATTTTATTGTTCGAACTCAACCACAACTTCAACAATAAAATTACATTTCCCATTTAAGTTTCACCAAAAAGTTGTAGGCAAATTGCAATTTTCTCACTTGAAACTCATCGAAAACTTGTTGTTACAAAAATTATTTCTCCTAAATCTAGCAGAAATAATTTTTGTTTGAAAGCAAAATTCTTTACTAAATTTTATATGATGTTACAAAAAAGTAACTTGGGTTTTTCGATTTTGTAATTTCTTGTTTTGAAAAATTTTTTAGATTTTAGAAAAGTTACAAAATCGAAAAACCCAAGTTACTTTTTTGTAACATCATATAAAATTCGGTAATCCTGAAATAACCTTAAAGATAACTTATTTTCAAGTTATCTTTAAGGTTATTTCAGGATTTTAGTAGATTTGTTCTACTTCATGTTAAAGATAATCTGAAAATAAGTTATCTTTAGATAATTTCGGGTTTTAGTAGATTTGTTCTACTTCATGTTAAAGATAACTTGAAAATAAGTTATCTTTAAGGTTATTTTAGGATTACCGAATTTTATATGATGTTACAAAAAAGTAACTTGGGTTTTTCGATTTTGTAACTTTTCTAAAATCTAAAAAAATTTTCAAAACAAGAAATTACAAATATGAAAAACCCAAGTTACTTTTTTGTAACATCATATAAAATTTAGTAAAGAATTTTGCTTTCAAACAAAAATTATTTCTGCTAGATTTAGGACAAATAATTATAACTAATACTGAATTTTCGATGGGTTTCAAGTGAGGAAAATTGCAATTTGGTCAGAAGATTTCGATGAGTTTCAAGTGAGGAAAATTGCAATTTGGTCAGAAGATTTCGATGAGTTTCAAGTGAGAAAAATTGCAATTTGGTCAGAAGATTTCGATGAGTTTCAAGTGAGAAAAATTGCAATTTGGTCAGAAGATTTCGATGAGTTTCAAGTGAGAAAGATTGCAATTTGGTAACGAACCTCCATTCGAAACTCATCGAAAATTCAATATTAATTATAATTATTTGTCCTAAATCTAGCAGAAATAATTTTTGTTTGAAAGCAAAATTCTTTACTAAATTTTATATGATGTTACAAAAAAGTAACTTGGGTTTTTCGATTTTGTAACTTTTCTAAAATCTAAAAAATTTTTCAAAACAAGAAATTACAAAATCGAAAAACCCAAGTTACTTTTTTGTAACATCATATAAAATTTAGTAAAGAATTTTGCTTTCAAACAAAAATTATTTCTGCTAGATTTAGGACAAATAATTATAAATAACAACAAGTTTTCGATGAGTTTCAAGTGAGAAAAATTGCAATTTGGTTACAACTTTCGATGAGTTTCAAGTGAGAAATTGCAATTTTCCATTCGGATTCGCCCGGAAACCCGACATCATTTATAATTATTTGTCCTAAATCTAACAGAAATAATTTTTGTTTGAAAGCAAAATTCTTTACCAAATTTTATATGATGTTACAAAAAAGTAACTTGGGTTTTTCATATTTGTAATTTCTTGTTTTGAAAAATTTTTTAGATTTTAGAAAAGTTACAAAATCGAAAAACCCAAGTTACTTTTTTGTAACATCATATAAAATTCGGTAAAGAATTTTACTTTCAAACAAAAATTATTTCTGCTAGATTTAGGACAAATAATTACAACTAATATTGAGTTTTCGATGAGTTTCAAGTGAGAAAATTGCATTTTTAGCACCAGAAACATGGTTAAATTCGAGTAGAAAAATGCAATTTAGTGAACTTCGAAAATCATACAACGGAATTAAACTGATTTCTGTTGAAATTTTGTTTTAATTTTACCCAGCGATTCTGCTAATTATATTTAGGAAACAATAGAATTTTCTTGTTTGTTACCTCTAACATTATTTTTCGAAATTTGGGTATAGTTGAAAGATGCTTAAAGTTAACTTCAAAATCAAGTTAACTTTAACTACTTTTAGATTTAGGTAGATTTATTCTGTTCTATATTAAAGATAATTTGATTTTGAGGTTATCTTTAAGTATTTTTCAACTATACCCAAATTTTATATGATGTTACAAAAAAGTAACTTGGGTTTTTCGATTTTGTAATTTTAAGAATCTAGAAAAAAATTGTAGATTCTTAAAATTACAAAATCGAAAAACCCAAGTTACTTTTTTGTAACATCATATAAAATTTGGGTATAGTTGAAAAATCGAATCAACCAATTCCGAAACTCGAATTCGAATGATTAAATTTTATCTCCTGAATTCAGGAGATAAAATTACAATTGAAAGTTTAGATAATTTTTCATTAAGCGGTTCTGATTCTGGTCTAAAAGTCGTTCCACAACTAATTTTCTTTTGTCCGAGGGAATTCTGAACAAAAAGAAATCTAGAGAGTCAAAGTCGAAGTTTCGAAGACATTCAAAACAAACTTTGAACAATAAGCCAAAATTAAGAGAAGAATTTTTTAACACTTTTTCGATTTGGAAAGAGAAAGTTTCGAGAATTTCGAATTTTGTTGGCGAATTTTTTGGTGAAGGAGATTGAACAAACAGCAAGATTCCATTTAAGGTTATTCGAACTCCTTGATTTAGGAAAAAAGAAATTCGATCTTTATTGTGGGAACAAAGTGAGGAATCCGCTAAATAAGAAATCCATTCTCGAACAGTTTTTTTGGAGGGTATGAATTTTCCACTTCCTTGGTTACATAGTAGCAATTCGAAGAAAGAGTTCGATTGCGAAATTCTTTGCTCAATAGTGCGACAATCTGAAAAGAAATTATTAAGAAGCGGAAGATAAATTTCGTTTGGACTCGATAACAAATAAGAGAATATATAAGCCAAACTTACATCAAGGCAACCCTCTTTCAGATGCTTGAGCAATTGTTGATAGACCTCTTCACAAACTTTCGGATCTTCGGAAAAAATTACTTGCCAATAAGGATGATAGTCACTTGAGCTATCTAAACAGGACTCTGAATTTTGTTGGCGTAAGATTGCCGAATAATAAATTAATTCTTCGTATATCGGTTGAATTTCTTCCTTCAGCCACTTTGGAAGACCTTGAATGTATTCATCCGTTCTGGGGGGATTTCTTCTAAACAAAATTCTATGACACAGATTTCGAGCTTCCACCGAAATCTGTGTCATAGAATCTCCTTTCGAAAAAAGAAAAGAAATTTGTTCGACAGTTCCGTACTTCGCAGCAATTAAAATTTCTTCTTCCAGACTCATCTCATGTTCGAAAGCATTATGTAAAAAGTTTCTTTGATAAAAAAGCTGAAAATATCGTTGTTTACAAGTTAAATGAAACTGATCTCGACGCTTAAACACTGAACAAGGAATAGACAGCTTTTCTTTCGCACGATTTCTCCAAAAAGAATCTGGTAAGTCAAATTTTCCAATTTCAGAATCGGGGAGGAAAGATAGAATGTGATAGAAAATTTCATTCGGAAAGTGCATGTTTCTTTCTTCTCAAGTATTTGCTTAATAAAGTTTCCTCTTGGTAGTCAGGCAAAATCGCGATTAAATTTGGATTTTCTTCCAGGAAGAATTCTGCTGAGTCAAAATCAGCCATTAAAAGAGATTTTTCCAGTAATTTTGCTATTTGCTCTTCGTTAAATTGTTGTGGTTGAAAATATCGAATTAAAATCTCCTTTTTGGTCTTTTGGTGAGGAATTTGGCTCATCCCACAAAAATTCTCCCACCCTTCGAATGAAATTTTTTCTCCAAGATTCAACAGAAATTCTATCCGGTGGATTTGGAAGGAAAGAAGAGACGAATCAAGAAATTTTTGCAACCAGAAATTCACTCGAAATTTCTCGCAATATCCAAGTGTGAAATTTCTCTCCTCGTCAAAATAAAGATAAGGTTCCAATTGAACCGGAAAAAAATTGGATAGAATTTCTGACCCAGATTCGAATGTGTAGTTTGCCAAAAAGTCGCTGAGTATTCTTCTTTCGACGATTTGGAAATGGCAACTCCAAGACCGATTAATTGCTTGACAAAGCATATTTTTGTCAATGGGAAATAACGAACGTGAATTTGAGAAAAAGTTGGCGAAATGGGAAATAATTTCTTCAACATCTTCTTGCCTTCGTGAAAGAAAAATATCCCAATCTGAAGATACAATTTCGAGTCGAAAGTTCGACAGACTTCTCCAGTTCACTCTCTGTCTCAAGCAACGGGCTAAAGTTTCGAATCTTTGTTCATTTGCCCATTTTTCCAGAATTGTTGTACAAGGCAAGACTTTTCCTTCTCGAATTGTTTCTAGATCTCCACCAAATGAACAAACTAAAGCCAAATATCTTTCTTTTGGGGTAAAACCCACATCCAAAAGAAATTGCTTTTTCGAAATTCCAAATTCTTCTCGAGCCTTCTTTCTCCAAAAAGAAGAAGGAAAAGGAATCGATAAAGAAGAACAAAATTGCAAAGCTTCAGATTCAGAAAGAAACAAACATATTCTTTGTAGAATCTCTCCAGGGAGATTGATACTACATTCCATTTGAAAAATGTCGCTCGAATGAAATCAGTTAAAAAAGTAATTCAAAGTTCAAAACTCTTTCTTAAATGCCATCTTCAGAAATTATCGCAAAAAATGTTTTCTTTTTCTGTCTGGGATCTGTTCTTTTGATTTCGAGCGGATTTCTGCTCTGGCAAAGTGTAGAAATTACTAAATCTTCGTTCGCGAACTCAAATCTTGTGGGAGTGTCGCTTATGATGGTTCTTTATTCAACTTTGTTCATCTCCCTAATTAATAGTCTTGGGGCCTCTCTTCCCTCAATCTTTCGTCCAGCGATGGAAATTCCCTACTCTGAAAGAAACCAAAGCTTGCCAGAAAGATTCATTCGAGTCTTCATCCATAAACTTTGGATTTTTTATCGGAAGATTATTGTGTGTAGTCTTTTTCTTCTGGTAAGCTCGGTTATTTTAGTGCTTGCTTCTTCTCCATTCGTGGTCACTGCACTTTTCATTTATTCGATAGTCGAAAGAATCGATGTAATGATTATCGTTTCCGGGGCGATTCTTTTCTCAACTTTAATTGTGGTTGCTTGTTTGGGAGTTTTCTTTTGTTGGAAAAAGAAGAAAAATTCGGCTGAACGAGAGATGACTGATGATTTGTCAGGGTTCGATGACTCCTAATTTTCAAAAAGAATTTCATTCGACGATGTTGAATGAAATTAGAAATATTACCAAATTTTATATGATGTTACAAAAAAGTAACTTGGGTTTTTCATATTTGTAATTTCTTGTTTTGAAAAATTTTTTAGATTTTAGAAAAGTTACAAAATCGAAAAACCCAAGTTACTTTTTTGTAACATCATATAAAATTTGGTAATCTTGAAATAACCTTAAAGATAATTTATTTTCAAGTTATCTTTAACTACTTTTGGATTTAAATGGAATATTTCCATTTTGGAATAAAGATAACTTATTTTCAAGTTATCTTTAAGGTTATTTCAAGATTACCAAATTTTATATGATGTTACAAAAAAGTAACTTGGGTTTTTCGATTTTGTAACTTTTCTAAAATCTAAAAAATTTTTCAAAACAAGAAATTACAAATCTGAAAAACCCAAGTTACTTTTTTGTAACATCATATAAAATTTAGGTATTAGAACAAAAATTATTTCTGCTAGATTTAGGAGAAATAATTATAAATAATAATGACTTTTCGATGAGTTTCAAGTGAGAAAATTGCAATTCGGTTACGAATTTTCGATGAGTTTCGAGTGAGAAAATTGCAATTTGGTTACGAATTTTCGATGAGTTTCGAGTGAGAAAATTGCAATTTGGTTACGAATTTTCGCGGAACTTTATCTTTATTTATAATTATTTCTCCTAAATCTAGCAGAAATAATTTTTGTTCGAATACTCGAATTTTATATGATGTTACAAAAAAGTAACTTGGGTTTTTCATATTTGTAATTTCTTGTTTTGAAATTTTTTTTAGATTTTAGAAAAGTTACAAAATCGAAAAACCCAAGTTACTTTTTTGTAACATCATATAAAATTTGGTAATCTTGAAATAACCTTAAAGATAACTTGAAAATAAGTTATCTTTATTCCAAAATGGAAATATTCCATTTAAATCCAAAAGTAGTTAAAGATAACTTGAAAATAAAGTTATCTTTAAGGTTATTTCAAGATTACCAAATTTTATATGATGTTATAAAAAAGTAACTTGGGTTTTTCGATTTTGTAACTTTTCTAAAATCTAAAAAATTTTTCAAAACAAGAAATTACAAATATGAAAAACCCAAGTTACTTTTTTGTAACATCATATAAAATTCGAGTATTCGAACAAAAATTATTTCTGCTAGATTTAGGAGAAATAATTATAAATAATACTATTTTCTCACTTGACTTCCACCGAAAACTTGTAACCAAATTGCAATTTTCTCACTTGACTTCCACCGAAAACTTGTAACCAAATTGCAATTTTCTCACTTGAAACTCATCGAAAACTTGTAACCAGATCGCAATTTTCTCACTTGAATTTCAACGAAAACTCAGTATTAATTGTAATTATTTCTCCTAAATCTAGCAGAAATAATTTTTGTTCGAATAGTCGAATTTTATATGATGTTACAAAAAGTAACTTGGGTTTTTCGATTTTGTAATTTCTTGTTTTGAAAAATTTTTTAGATTTTAGAAAAGTTACAAAATCAAAAAACCCAAGTTACTTTTTTGTAACATCATATAAAATTTGGATATTCGAACAAAAATTATTTCTGCTAGATTTAAGAGAAATAATTACAATTAATACTGAGTTTTCAATGAGTTTCAAGTGAGAAAATTGTAATTTGGTTACAAGTTTTCAGTGAAAGTCAAGTGAGAAAATTGCAATTTGGTTACAAGTTTTCGATGAGTTTCAAGTGAGAAAATTATGAAACATATCAATGCTGAAAACTATTTCGATTGAAAATTTATTTTATTTTCCCCTATTTATTCTACTAATTTTATTCGAAAGTAATAGAATTTTCTTGTTTGTTACTCCTAACATTCAAACTTTTATTTCTTGAAATTGGATATCGAATTTTATATGATGTTACAAAAAAGTAACTTGGGTTTTTCAATTTTGTAACTTTTCTAAAATCTAAAAAAATTTTCAAAACAAGAAATTACAAATATGAAAAACCCAAGTTACTTTTTTGTAACATCATATAAAATTTGGGTATCTGAATTTCAAATGGATATTCTCAATCTTGAGAATATCCATTGACGGGCTTTTTAAAACTACTTTCGGGATTCTCTCCAAGTTGAGTAAACTTGGACGAGATAGGTACGCAATTCCGAATTTTCGGGAAGCTCAATCATCTTGAGGAGTCTTTTCACATTTCCTTCTCTTTCCAGATAGGAAACGACGAGTTGACCAACTGCATAAATTTCTCTGTCGAAGATGCTGTCTCTTAGAAGTTCGAGCGAAAAAACTTTCGATTGTAAGAACAAACAAAGGATGTCTCGATCTTTAACCTTGAGGAAAGCCGCTAAGGGATGATTTTTCAATCTGCGAATTTGATACAAACCTTTTCCTGTTTGGTTGAATTTGGTTTTTGCCATTTCGAGCACTTTCTTGCTGAGTTCATAGTGCTCAAGCGGACGGGTGATATGTTCAACTCCCCAACAAATGCACTGGGAAATCAAACCAAGAGACAACATTTCGTACTGTTGGATTGCCTCAACAGCCTCGACAATCTTCGTCCTTCCGTATTTGTAAGCGTATTCCAAAACTCTCCTTAAGTTAGCCGGATGGAACCTTTTGGCAAAAATTTCTAATAGTCCGAAAGGGAAAACCTCTTCCGAACGAATGGTTATTGCGACCAACAAATCTTCGAACAGTTGGTAATCGTCAAGTAGAAATTTCGACCCGGCTTCAGCAAACGCATGACCCCATTTCCCTCGAAGGGAAATGAGAGGAAAAAAGTAGTACACAATGGGTATCTTATTTACTTCAATACGTTGGCGAATTTCAGTGTATGAGTTGAGGGAGCAACACGCATGAATGTATTTGTGACACATCAAAAACATTCTCTTGTTTTGTCCACAGAAGTTAAGCAAACGTTCATCCCATTCAGTCTGAAAGTATGAGAAGTCGGAAGGTTGGATGCTTTTCAAAACTTTCTGCGAATGTTGAGGCAATAACTTAGAAATTTCGAAGAAAAGTTCAAAGTTTTCCCTCAAGTATAAATCTCTCAAAACGACATCTTTATCCAAGACTTCAAGTGCTGTCAGAGAAGTTCGAACTTTCCTTCCCACTTTGAAATACCGAACCACTGGACTCTCAGTGAAGAAATTTTGTAAGTCAAGATCAAAATACCAAGCCGGAATGCTATACTCGTAGAAAGCCTTTCTGCGCCAAAAAGGAACCTCAAGAAGAAATGAAAATTCTTGAAACTGTTTTAACTTCAACAGTGAATGTTCAGAAAGATGAATGAAAATCTTCTCCAAAATTTCGATCGGAAAAATAGACTCGAATTCACCCTCCATCCGAAAAACTCTTTTGAAAAAAAGAAACAAAAGAGTTTTTATCATTTTATTTTTCTTGTTTTGGTTATTTAACTGAGTTACGGGATAATTTACAGGTTAAGATTTTAATTTCTTCAACAGTGACATTTCCCTCTCGAATTGCCCAATTAAAAATGTCCCATCTTTTCTTTTGAATTAGAATTTTAAGGCAATCTTCCGGTATTTTTCCGTTGTTTTGCTTAAATAAAATTTTCATCATTTCTTGACGGTCGTACTCAAGCATGTAGAGAAAGTGAATCGAATCAAGCAAAATTCCTGTCCGTTCCACTTCTTCGACTAAATCCTTCTCGATCATCACACAAATTGTCGAGTTTCCCGGAATCAAACCCAATTTTTGCAGATGATTAATCGTTTCCTGATCGTCCGCTTGATAAGCCGCTGTAAACGCTTTATCAGAGTCGAGTAAGGATTTCTCTTTCAACCAATCCAAGGTTTGAAAATCTCGAGACTTGGATGATAAATAGGAACATTGGGTCGAAATGTACATTCTCCTGCTAAACAACCACTTCAAACTTTCGAAACTTTTCCATCCACATGCGATCTCGGTAAGAGGAGCAATAGCTGTGTAAGGAAATCTTTCAAATTCTCTTGCATTAAAAATTCCCTTTTGTTCCAACCAGTTTAGAATTTCAACCGAATTTGAAGCGATGGCTGGAATGTAGCACTGTTGTTCCCAAGGACATTGAGAATTGAAAAGCCAATCTAACATTTCAAAATTTTGATTTTCAAGTGCAAAACGGTAAGGATTTTGAGATGGTGACTGAATTGAAATGTTTTTCTTGCTTGCCCATTTGGAGACATCCAAGCGGTTGAATTTAGCGGCGAGTGGGTAAATCGATCGGCTCAAATGTTCTTCTTTTTTCAGCAACCATTCAAGAGAAATGAACAATCCGTTCTGAACACAAATTTCTAGAGCTCGGTTCAAACAAACAACTCGCTCAACGTTGGGAATTTTGTCCATCAAAGACACATTTTGTTCTTTCAAACAAACCTCAAACAATTGTGGAAGATTAAACTCAGAATTGATACGAAACCATTTTCGACAGACAAATTTACAATTATAACAACACGACCCAGAAAGTTTAAAAATTTCTACCAAAATCTCTTCAGGTAAAAAATCCATTTTTGTATTTTATTTAAACCAAATTCAGAATTAAATTCTTTAAATTGAATTTTCAAATGGGAATTGAAATAGATGCAGACTTTTACTCTAACTTTTGGAGATGTTGCAGAAAACCATACGGGAATGCAAAAAATTGGTAAAGAGGCAAAAGAAGGATTGACTTTCGATGAACTTCAATCTGCACTAATTTGGTTTAGTGAGAAAGGTTGCAATTGTGATCTTTATGAGCTGAATCAACTTCTTCCGGAGGGCTTTGAGGGCGAGAAAGCTTATTTTCTAATTATTCGGAACGGATTGTCAGCTTTAACGAAAGCATCTCCATCTGAATTCTTTGAGGAGCAAGAGAGACTCGATAAGGACACTAAAGCTTTTATGTATGGGCGAGTAGTCAACAAGAAAGCACGTCACAATCTTTGCTTCGGACCAGAAAATTCGGAGCCGGACTATCAACAAGGTAGGGGTCGAGTGGTCTCTTTTGACCAAGTTCCCCTCCTGACTCAGGTTCGAAATTCTCTGGTCCAGCCGTTTGGACAGAAAGCTCAAGATTTGATGGTTGAAGGGAATTACTACTATGACATTCAAAAGTGTTTCATAGGATTTCACGGAGATTCGGAAAGGAAAATTGTAATCGGCTTGAGACTCGGTCAACCTTTTCCGCTACATTTTCAATGGTTTGAGGGAGGGCGAAAAATTGGCCAAAGAGTTGAATTTTCTCTTAACAATGGGGATGTTTACGCTATGTCTTCGAAGACGGTTGGTTCCGATTGGAAAAGAAAGAAAATCTTGACTCTTCGCCATGCGGCAGGAAGCGTAAAATCACTCAAATTGTAAAAATTTTATTAATTTGTTGGAAAATTAATAAAATTTAGCATCGTTTCGGATCACCCAAATCTTTAAATTTCTTGAGAGGAAACGGATCACGAAGGAGGAATGATGCAAGATTTAGTCCAATGAACATTGCTGCATAAGCCGTATTTCCATCTTCAGGAATTGGAGTGACAGACAAATCGGCCACATAAAGATTACGAGTACCAAGGACTCGAAGTTTTGAATCTACAACCTTCCCAAATGAGGCAGTGCCAACTCCATGATATCCAATGCTTGTCTCAGCCTTGATGTAAGTCAATAAAGTATCTGGATCAGCGAAGGCAGATTCGGGAGGGTAAAGGAATGTGAAATTTCCACCGTTAGTATTAGCCTGATCATACACTGCTTTGTAAAATTGAGCTCCGGCAATTGCGACTTGGACGTCAACGGGATCAGAGTAGAGGTTGAAGCGAAGAATTGGCTCTTCAGCAGGATCATCGTTTAAAATTTGGACTGAGCCAGTTGAGACGGGATCTAAGTCCCAATTTAGCATACTGAAAATTCCTTGCACTGGAGATGCCGGAATTTGGAGGATTGCCGCTGTGGCTGAAGTAATTCCCGAGTTTCCTGGAACAAAGACTGTCTCATATTTTCGAACTTGAGAATTTCCTCCGATTTGCTGAGGGAAGGCGAGAATGTCAGCGGTGAAAGCCACGTCGGGTGTCGATTGAAGTACAAACCCAGGCCCATAATGAGTCTTCAAACCTTGACCAACGTCCGAATTCTCGAGCTGAACTGGAATGCCAGCTTGACGCAAAACTCCAGAAGGTCCGATTCCTGACCGTTGGAGAATGGCTGGAGTGTCAATCACTCCAGCCGAAAGAATCACCTTCTTAGCATGAAAGCGACGACAAATTCCCTTCACGATGGCCTCAACGCCAACAGCCTCCAATTTCCTTCCTTTTCGACAAGAAAAAAGAACCTTACTAACGAAAGAGTCGCTGAGAATGCGCAATTTTTGATGACAACCAACACCTCGCCCCTTCGAGTCAACGACCTGTCGGTTCAGAAAAGCGTAGCCAGTTTGGGTGCGAATTCTTTGACCTCCTTCTCTCTTCTCAAAGTTTTGTTGATTAGGACTCACACAAGCTCCTTGAGCAGCATTGTAATCGTTCACAAGAGGAATCGCATTAAGAGAAGCGATGATGGGGGCGATCTGGCTCGCGATGCTGGTTGGAGTTAAAGAGGGAGGCAAAGGTAGTACGTTGATTGGGCCACCGTTGCCTCGAAAAGGGCTTGGAGCTCCTTGCCAATTTTCGAGCTGATGGGTCAACTCAACAATTCGCTCAAACTTCCATTCGGGTCCAGATAAAGCGGCAATTCTTTCCCAATAGTCAGGGCTTCCAATCACACTCAGAAGGTAATTCACTGAGGAAGAACCTCCCCACGTGTTTCCTTTCGTATACCTTTCCAAAATTCCCAAAAGTCCAGGATCGGGCGGAGTTAGAAGCTGTTCAGCAGTACGAGGGTCGAAAGAGGAAGCGATAAAGTTTTCGGCGTTTCTTACGATCGGGTTGTAAAGTTGATTGTCTCCCCTTTCGATGACTAAAACGCGATAATCAAAAGAAAGGAGGTAAGCTAGAATTCCTCCAGCAGTTCCAGCCCCAGCAATAATAAAGTCCCATTCTTGGTCTCCTTTCGACCTTTTTTCCATGTTTTACTCAAGGGATATTTTTCCTTGAGTAAGAAGTTCAGAAAAATAATAATTAAACGAAAATTTCCACTTCCATTTGAGATTCAGATTCAACTCCGGAAAGAAAATGAAACTTACAATACATTTTTTCCCAAGATTTACCAAGCCAAAATTCTCCCAAGCAATTAACTCCGGGTTCACATTCCTGATCGATCACAGGTTGAAGGTGGAAAGAAATTGGTTCCATTGTTAGAAAATTTTCTTGAAATTCAATTGACGATTTCCATCCAGGAATCTGGGAAAAGAAAATATCGCCTGGGGGAAGTTCAACGGTACGGTGGAAATAACAACAGCCAATCTTGTTTCGTGTGTGGATGAACATTTGATCCTTTTTGTCACAACCTAAACCTGGACATCGAAAAGAATCCCGAGAAATCATTCCAAATTGTCTGTGAGACAAACATGCGGTCGAACGAGATTCGCGAGGTTTGCGAAATTTAGCTTTCCCAACGCAGCCCTCAGTGTGACATTTTCGCGAAAGATTAATCATGTCTTTCTCTCTATGGGCAGAACAGCGAGTTCCGATAGTTCGGCCAATAAATCCATATTGAGCTCTTGTGTTACAGCCTTCATACCTGCAAGTCATTTTCCAACAAAAATTAAAATTGTTTAATTTCTTCACGTTCTTTTAAATTGGAATGCAGAAGTCAAAAATTAATCTTCTCGATGTCGATCACGACCAAATCGTGGAAATGGTAAAAAATAATCAAGTTCGTAGTGAAATTTTTCAAAGTTGGAATTTTTGGGCAAAGAAGTCTTCCATGGATTTTGGAATTGGTAGCGTGTTTTTCTTTCGGGGCAAAAATTTTAACATTTCTCCAAGGGATCGTTACTTGCAGCTCGAATATCTTTTTACGGACAAAATCAAATACGGCGTGACTGAACCTCTCCCAGACAGCCAAACTTTTCTGGGAGATTCAATCAACGCTTTAACCCGAGCCCTCACTACAGACAATTACGATGCCTTTATCAAAATCATTTCTAGTTATTTTCTAAGTCGGATTAGCAACCCCGCTTTATGTTCAGATTTGGTCCAAAAAGCCATACTTTACAAAAGCAAGAAGATTCTTCACTACTTGAAGGAGATCGACTTCTTCCAGTCCTCTCATATTGAGAATGCTTTTCTCTCTTTTGGTAAAGTGGAGAAAGTGTCGGATTACATTTGGCAAAATCCCCGCTCTTTACTTGAAAGAATTCAGAAAGTTTTGAAAGTTGGTCGAGAAGACCTCTTTCTTAATGACAATATTTGGAAGGCGATTTGGTTTCTTCGTTCGCAAATTTCAATGGATGAATTTTTGCCTTTTCTTTCAATAGAGAAGGTGGAACTTGAGGAAAAACAAGCCGCAATTTTCGATTTTCTGCCGGATTGTGACAGAAAATTTGAAATTGTTTTCATGTCAAACAATTCCACTCTTATCAATCTGTTCTACGATCACAAAGCAATTTTCCTTCAAGGACAGTCTTGTCGTTCAGCTTGCTTGATGGGAGCCCTAAATTCGGGAAATCTTCCAAGAGTTCAAATGATGCTACAAGCTGCCTTTTCTTTCGACGAAAGCCACGTCAGGGCCTTTTTTGCCGAAGAAGGGTCATTCAGCAAAAGTTATTTTCGTTTGTCTTTGCTCGACAAGATGATAGAGTCTGCGCTAGACATTGACGACTCAATCCTTAAAATGAGCTTGAGAAAATACGCTTTCCGAGGGGAGATTGACATTTTGCTTCGAATTTTAGAAAGAATGGCAACTCGTGGCTTAGGTTACGTCGAAATTTTGTCTTTGCCTGCTTGTGGTATAAAATTACCAAAAATTTGTCACGATTTCGCAGAAAGGAAAAACTTCTTCATCTTCGAAAACGATGTCTTCTTCGCGGAAGAAAGAATTCAGTTTCGATTTTGATTCTGTGCCGTTTAGCCAAAAAGAGAAACTTGAAGCTTTGCTCAAAAAATATCCTGAATTCTTGTTTTTAATTCAAGCTGTTGCACAAGAAGATGACCCAAAATATCAACCTTATGTAACGGATGAAGGGTTGCTCGCCTTCATTAAAATTTAAATTTGTCAGAGACAATCTGGCCAATTTATTTCAAGAGTAAAATATGTGCTCTGAAAAAGACTGTTTGGAGTAATTTACTTTCGAGTTTTAAGCTACTTTGAACTATTACCAAATTTTATATGATGTTACAAAAAAGTAACTTGGGTTTTTCATATTTGTAATTTCTTGTTTTGAAAAATTTTTTAAAATCTAAAAAAGTTACAAATATGAAAAACCCAAGTTACTTTTTTGTAACATCATATAAAATTTCATATGAGTTCAAACAACCTTAAAGATAATTTATTTTCGAGTTATCTTTAATCCAAAATGGAAAAAATTCTATCCAAATTTAAAAGTGGTTAAAGATAACTTGAAAAATAAGTTATCTTTAAAGTTGTTTGAACTCATATGAAATTTTATATGATGTTACAAAAAAGTAACTTGGGTTTTTCATATTTGTAACTTTTTTAGATTTTAAAAAATTTTTCAAAACAAGAAATTACAAATATGAAAAACCCAAGTTACTTTTTTGTAACATCATATAAAATTCGTCTTTCCAACAAAAATTATTTCTGCTAGATTTAGGAGAAATAATAACAAATGAGATGGAAAACTTGTAACCGAATTGCGATTTTCTCACTTGAATTTAGTCGAAATTCTTTAACCAAGTTGCAATTTTCTCACTTGAATTTAGTCGAAATTCTTTAACCAAGTTGCAATTTTCTCACTTGAATTTAGTCGAAATTCTTTAACCAAGTTGCAATTTTATCGCCTAAATTTCACTGAAAACTTGATATTACTTGTAATTATTTCTCCTAAATCTAGCAGAAATAATTTTTGTTGGAAAGTCGAATTTTATATGATGTTACAAAAAAGTAACTTGGGTTTTTCATATTTGTAATTTCTTGTTTTGAAAAATTTTTTAAAATCTAAAAAAGTTACAAATATGAAAAACCCAAGTTACTTTTTTGTAACATCATATAAAATTTCATATGAGTTCAAACAACCTTAAAGATAACCTATATTCAAGTTATCTTTAAGTTATTTTTGGATTGGGTAGAACATTCCCATTTTGAATTAAAGATAACTTGAATATAGGTTATCTTTAAGGTTGTTTGAACTCATATGAAATTTTATATGATGTTACAAAAAAGTAACTTGGGTTTTTCATATTTGTAACTTTTTTAGATTTTAAAAAATTTTTCAAAACAAGAAATTACAAATATGAAAAACCCAAGTTACTTTTTTGTAACATCATATAAAATTTGGTAATGAACCTAAAATAAAATTCGAGTTCTGGTAAACAAAATGGATATTTCCTAAAATTAAGTTATAATTTATGCACCATATTAGCACATAAATTAATAATAAATTATGATCCAACCTAATCGATTTTCCATGTCGATCGAATTAAGTTTGGATTTTGGACAAAAAATAGTTAAATTTGGAGCTTTGTTTCCACAGATGCACTAAAGCTTAGTCAGTCGTTTCCGCGTTTCTTTGAGTGGAGGAATATCGTTGAAGATCTATTTTTTCCAACTGGTTACAACCACAAAAATGAGAACAGGTGCATTCGTCATCTTCGCAAGGATTGTCGGGTGAAAAAGAAGGTTTTTCATCAGATGCAAACTGGCAACTGGAACAAATATAAAGAAAACTTCTATCAGGAACGTTAAATTCGAGAAATTCTTCCTGATTCTTCAAACGTTGAGATAGCTTAGACATTAACGGAACAATCTCCGGGTCTTCTTGATTTTCAATTTTGTACCAAAGGTCCTCATAATTAACCACCTTTTCAAATTCCTCATAAGCATCAACTCCTTTCCATTCTGACACACCAGGAGAAACTTGATAAACTCCAATTTCTCCGTTGAGAGAAGAAAGTTCGTTCTCTATCAGATCAAAGAGATCTTCTCCGTTGAATGCTACATATAGATCGTTTTCATATGTTCTGCTCGCAACCATTACATAACATCCACTGAAATTCATTTTATTTTTATTTTTTTTCTTCAAAATAAATTACCGAATTTTATATGATGTTACAAAAAAGTAACTTGGGTTTTTCAGATTTGTAATTTCTTGTTTTGAAAAATTTTTTAGATTTTAGAAAAGTTACAAATCTGAAAAACCCAAGTTACTTTTTTGTAACATCATATAAATTTAAGTATGTGCTGAAAACTATAATTAGAGTTAAGTACCAAGTTAAAGTTAGCATGCAAATTAAGTGGATGTTGTCTACTTAATTTTAGGTAATTAAATTTCGTTTGTTTGGTCGAAATTTCAAGTTAGTATACAAATTAAGTAGATGTTGTCTACTTAATTTTAAATAATTAAATTTCGATTGTTTGGTTGAAATTTCAAGTTAGTATACAAATTAAGTGGGATTGTCTACTTAATTTGTATACTAACTTTAACTTGGTACTTAACTCTAATTATAGTTTTCAGCACATGCTTAAATTTATATGATGTTACAAAAAAGTAACTTGGGTTTTTCAGATTTGTAATTTCTTGTTTTGAAAAATTTTTTAGATTTTAGAAAAGTTACAAATCTGAAAAACCCAAGTTACTTTTTGTAACATCATATAAATTTAAGTATGTGCTGAAAACTATAATTGGAGTTAAGTACCAAGTTAAAGTTAGTATACAAATTAAGTAGACAATCCCACTTAATTTGTATACTAACTTGAAATTTCAACCAAACAATCGAGATTTAATTATCTGAAATTAAGTAGAAATTCTCTACTTAATTTGTATACTAACTTTAACTTGGTACTTAACTCTAATTCTAGTTTTCAGCACATACTTAAATTTATATGATATTACAAAAAAGTAACTTGGGTTTTTCGATTTTGTAATTTCTTGTTTTGAAAAATTTTTTAGATTTTAGAAAAGTTACAAAATCGAAAAACCCAAGTTACTTTTTTGTAACATCATATAAAATTCGGTATGAGTTGAAAAGAACCACATTCCGAAAAACCAAAATGAATTCTAACGAAGATAATAGACTATTGCCCGAAAGATTCAAACAAGATTTCAACCAATCTCCAAACAAATTAGTCCAAAATTCGTCGTCATATTCAGCAATATTCTTCGTTGTTTCAGCAACATGGATTTTATGTTCGATGGCTTTCGTCAGATAAAATTTTACTCCTGAAATAAGAGAGTAAAATTTTGGTAAGTTAAAGAAAAAAGAAGAAATGGATTCCTAACCATAAAGTCATTAGAAGGGCCGTAACACGGAGAGGGAAATCAACTTCTTCGTCAATACGGTCGAGAATTTTTCTCGATTCACTTCTTGGATCGTCGGTTTGCATCTCTTTCTAAAGAAAAGAACAAAGTTCTAGAAGAAGCTCATTAGGGAAGATTAATAAAGCTTCACAAGAGCTTAGGGTTTCGAAATGTTTCATTTTGACTTTCTCCAACCATTCTTCGATTTTCTTTCGATCTTTCTTCTTCCCTGAGAAAATTTGCAAAGAAAGTTTGCGGGTTTGCGGAGTGATTTTGATGGGATATTTGGTTGTCAACCACCAGTCAAGAGAGATCATCCGACAATTTCTTGCTGCAAGAATGAAAGCTTTCTCGGAATATCGAAATGGAACTCCCCATTTCTCATCAGCCTCTTTCCAAATTTCGAGAATTTGAATGTGGCCGAGATTCGATGCTGTATCAACGGCCTTGGATGAATGAGAAAGCATTATTCCTCCTTCTCGAACATATTTACTGTTGCGAATAATCCAAGACAATTCTCCAGTTTTGTTTTTGTCGCAAAGAGAATTCAGATATTTGTCAGTAATCTGTGGGAAGATCCCATTGTCGGAGTAGAGTTTTGAATGATCGGTATCGATTCCGTTTTCAGGAACTTCAACTGGAACAACTAGACGAAACTTAATCTTTTTACTTTGACACCATTTAATTTTCTCGAAATCGTCAGAAGAAAGTTTTGAATCAAAACAGGCGGTAAGATCCTTCATCAAGTCGAACGAAAGAAGTTCTGAACTCCCCCACCATCTCAAGCATTCAAAATTTAAATCGCGAATTTGATCGATTACCATTTGAAGGTACCCATCACTTCGATGAGGTAAGAATGTATTTTTCCACCATTCTAGAGCTCCCGTTTGTCCGTATTTTGTTAAACAAAATGGAACTTCTTTGTGAACAAAATCAATCGATTGGATTGAGGAGAAAAAATTAAACTTGATGATTCTCTCAAGAATATCAAATCGGGACAAACTGCAACATCTGAAAAAACAGATTTTAATCATCTGTTCAGAAAAGTTTACCCCAGAACGAACCAAAAAATCGAATGCTTCAACCGAACCTTTAGAGATAACCTGCGAGAAAACTTCCCTGCTTATCTGAATTCGACATTTATGTTGGAGCCAAAAATCCAAAAATTCAAACTCGGAAGAGAGAAGAAATTTAATTAGAATTCTATCGGACAAATTTAGGTTGGATTTCAAAAGAAAATTCGAAGCTGACTCAATCGAATCCGTTGGAATGTCAAATTTCTCCCAAGATTTTAGGTTGATCAAACAATTTGTAATTCCCTCCATTTTGTTGAAATTAGTTTTCATCATCAAAATTTGCCTTAATTCCCTATTTCTTCTGCTAATATAGTAGAAGAAATTAATCATAGAAATAGAATTTATTAAAATGTCATTTGTGACCTTCGTTTTAATTTTTAGAATTTGGTATTTTAAATATCCAAATTTTATATGATGTTACAAAAAAGTAACTTGGGTTTTTCAGATTTGTAATTTCTTGTTTTGAAAAAATTTTTAGATTTTAAAGAAATTACAAAATCGAAAAACCCAAGTTACTTTTTTGTAACATCATATAAAATTTGGTTATAGTTCGAACAACCTTAAAGATAAATTGAAAATAAGTTATCTTTAACTACTTTTAGATTTTGGTGGATTAATTCTATTTGGATTTAAAGATAACTTGGACTTGAAGTTATCTTTAAGTATCTTTGAACTATAACCAAATTTTATATGATGTTACAAAAAAGTAACTTGGGTTTTTCAGATTTGTAACTTTTCTAAAATCTAAAAAATTTTTCAAAACAAGAAATTACAAAATCGAAAAACCCAAGTTACTTTTTTGTAACATCATATAAAATTTGGTAATATTTCAGGAATACTTAAAGATAACTTGAAAATAAGTTATTTTTAATCCAAAATGGGAATATTCCACCAAAATCTAAAAGTAGTTAAAGATAACTTCAAGTTCAAGTTATCTTTAATCCAAAATGGGAATATTCCACCAAAATCTAAAAGTAGTTAAAGATAACTTCAAGTTCAAGTTATCTTTAATCCAAAATGGGAATATTCCACCAAAATCTAAAAGTAGTTAAAAATAACTTCAAGTTCAAGTTATCTTTAATCCAAAATGGGAATATTCCACCAAAATCTAAAAGTAGTTAAAGATAACTTGAAAATAAATTATCTTTAAGGTTGTTTCAACTCATATCGAATTTTATATGATGTTACAAAAAAGTAACTTGGGTTTTTCAGATTTGTAACTTTTCTAAAATCTAAAAATTTTTTCAAAACAAGAAATTACAAAATCGAAAAACCCAAGTTACTTTTTTGTAACATCATATAAAATTTGGTTATAGTTCAGGGATACTTAAAGATAACTTCAAGCTCAGATGAATATTTTGTCTGAATTTCTGGACAAAATATTCCCGGATAAGGATTAAATCTGTTGGATTAAGACTGAAGCATTTGAATTGGCGACAGTTCCTCCAGCTAAGGTTTGTAGGGTAACGGCGGCAGAGCTGGTATGGTTACGAACGGTTAACACGTCTCCTGCTGAAGCAGTCAAGATGACCATTCCAGAGTTAATTTGAGTTCCTGCCCCAGAACCATAAGTTGAGCCTGCAACAGGAGCACCATTTTGGTAAAGAGTGAACTGGTTAGGCTCTACACCCGATTCGCTAAACCAAACTGCGTAGTTACCAGCATTACCTAAAGTGATGGTTGAAGTTCCAGGTGCATGTGTGATTGGTCCAAGAATAACTCCATTAGTGTCATAAGTAATGTCAGCTTCGAGAGGTACAACTTGAGCACCTAAGTTATAAATGTAAGCATAAGAAGCCAACCCGGCACCCGTCGCCCCTGCATCTCCAGTCGCTCCAACAGGACCTGTCGGACCAACTTCTCCAGCAATTCCTGTCGGTCCAACCAATCCAGTCGGGCCAATCAATCCAGTTGGCCCGGTTGCTCCCACTTCTCCAGTTGGCCCAACCAATCCAGTCGGACCAACTTCTCCAGCAATTCCTGTCGGACCAACCAATCCAGCTGGCCCGGTCGCTCCTGTTTCTCCAGTCGGTCCGGTGGCCCCAACCAATCCAGTCGGCCCAATCAATCCAGCTGGCCCGGTCGCTCCTGTTTCTCCAGTCGGTCCGGTGGCCCCAACCGGACCTCCAGCGGGACCAGTTGGACCAATAGGACCCGTTGAACCAGTTGCTCCAACCGGACCTCCAGCGGGACCCGTTGGTCCAATTAATCCAGTCGGTCCGGTCACACCAATATTACCCGTTGGCCCAGTGGCTCCCGTCGCGCCAACAGGACCTCCAGCGGGACCAGTTGGCCCAGTGGCCCCGGTAGGACCATTTCGAAATTGTGTTAGAATTTGAGGACAGGGAAAACACTCAACGTGAAGGTTTGGGGTTAGAAATTCATCTTCATCAGAACATTCTCTCCTTTTTCCACATTTCTTTTTGTGAGATTTTTTGCAATCTTTTTTAGACATTTTATTCGTTGACCGAATATTTGTTTTCGAACTTTCTTTCGATTTGAAACGTTGGTTGTTTTTCGAATTTTCAACGAAGTATAATTTTTACTTCTATTTTAGGGGATAATTTTATTAAATTCTTCCGACGTTGAAACTTTAAAGATGGCGATGAATATATTTCATTCGAATGAATAATGGAGATAAATCAAGATTACCGAATTTTATATGATGTTACAAAAAAGTAACTTGGGTTTTTCGATTTTGTAATTTCTTGTTTTGAAAAATTTTTTAGATTTTAGAAAAGTTACAAATCTGAAAAACCCAAGTTACTTTTTTGTAACATCATATAAAATTCGGTAATCTTGAAACAACCTTAAAGATAACTTATTTTCGAGTTATCTTTAATTCAAAATAGAAAGATTCTGCCAAAATTTAAAAATAATTTAAAGATGGTCCGGAGTTCGCCTATTCGTAATTTTGGATGGTAACTCAGTAAGCAAATTTGTAATTATTCAATGGGGCTCAACTTGGTCATCCTCACCGACTAAACACAAATTCTGAGTAAATCGAATTGGAAAACGAATATAAGTTTTGAGAGTATGGTAGAATTAAATATTTTGTTTTTAATTTAGCGGATTTATCGTGTCTAAATTAAAAGTTAATTCCGAAAATTTCATATTCGTTTATCCTAACACACGAATATGAAATTTCGATTATTATGAAAATATTCTTTAAGTATCTTTGAAATATTACCAAATTTTATATGATGTTACAAAAAAGTAACTTGGGTTTTTCATATTTGTAACTTTTCTAAAATCTAAAAAATTTTTCAAAACAAGAAATTACAAATATGAAAAACCCAAGTTACTTTTTTGTAACATCATATAAAATTTGGTAATATATCAAAGATACTTAAAGATAACTTGAAAATAAGTTATCTTTAACGATTTTTGGATTTGGATGGAATCTTTCTATTTTGGATTAAAGATAACTTGAAAATAAGTTATCTTTAAGTATCTTTGAAATATTACCAAATTTTATATGATGTTACAAAAAAAGTAACTTGGGTTTTTCGATTTTGTAACATCTCTAAAATCTAAAAAATTTTTCAAAACAAGAAATTACAAATATGAAAAACCCAAGTTACTTTTTTGTAACATCATATAAAATTTGGATATTTTTAAATTTTGTTTTTCTTCCAAATTAGTTACGAAAAAATCCAAATGAAAATACAAAATGAATGACCTTTAATCTGCTTTAAAATCAAAGTTATCATAATGAAGGCAGAAATTTTCGAGGTAGATATTACGGGTTCTTCCCTGATTGAACCCGAAGGAAGGTGGGTCCGAGAGTCAATTGGAGAGTTGGCTCAGGGAGAGAGAATTCCGAAAGGAAATCTTTCTACTTTCGTCGAAGATTTCATCGATGAAGGCGAGGGAATCTTCAAGGAGTTGAACTTGCAAATCAAGCAGAGAATTCAAGGTGAGGTAAAGCGCGGAGACATCGTTAAAGTTGCCCCTTTCGATGAATATCGCAATCGAAACAAGATGATTTTTGATGGTCAGAACTTTGTTCCGCTTCTTAGCGATGACTCGCTTGACGATGAAGGTTTGGTTCCGAAACAGTTTCTTCTTAACGAGTTTCACAATCCTCTTTATTGGCAAGAGGCGATTGAACACAACCGTTTTGTTTGGGCCGATTTGTCGATCTTTCCTTGGGCTGTGGTGGATGGTTTGATTGTGGTAGATGCTTGGAAAAGGATGGTGATTATCCCTGATGAGGACTATGAAGCCCATCGCTTCACTGAGGAGGAAGCAAGAAAGCTTCTGACTTCCCAGTTGTGGCAATTTGTTGCTTGGCATCACGATCTGTCCCAGCCCGAAAGAGTGCTCACTCCTCATTCCGCTATGGAGGATGGACTTTCTTTCGCGGAAGGTGACGATGAAACGTTGCAGCAAAGAGTTGAAGAGTTGCTAAAAATACTTGACGAAGCTCCCGCAACCTATCTCTAAAAAGAAAAGCAATTTACAGGGTTCGTCCTGTAAATTTCTAAGATTTACTGGCAAGATGAGCCATTAATTAAGACTGTGTATTGTGCAACTTCTTGTTGTACTCTTGCTATGACAGCATTTGCCAAAGCAATAACTGAGACATTCGTCGAACGTTGAATCGCCAAAGTTGCTGCTTCTAAAACCTCCATTTGAAGTTGAGTCAACATAATTAAGTAATTTCTTCCCATAATACATCGAGGTCGTTCAAGGCGAATTAATCCAGTGTCACTTTGTACATAAGCTAAGGCTGAAAAGTTGAGTTGTGCGCCATTTGTTGCTAATATTGCGGCAATTTGACCAAGAAACAATCTTTGGGACGAAATGACCATTTCCGCCTCCCGAATAATAATGGGAAGGCAACTTGTTTCCAGCGCTTGTTCAGAGAGAAAAATTCCCGCTTGAAGTTGAAAATTTAAGATTGACAAAAATTCAACATCGAAAGTTGTCAACCCTGTTGTGCCAGTTGCCCCTGTAGCACCCGTTGCGCCAGTGGCACCGGTCGGGCCTGAAATTTGAAGCAAATGTAAAACAGCTGATTGAGGCAAAATTGGGGGAGGAGCTTGTTGGAAAGAACTAAATTGTGAAATTTCAGCCGAGCAAACTGAATTCAAGGTTGAACGACCAGTTAAACATTGTCCTGCCGACTGAACACCGAAGGGAAAAGTTGGGTCATTGAAACCAACTCCCGAAAATCCTGCACGACGTCCACAATCGAGAGTTCTCCTCATTCTTTCCTCTCGTTTTTGAAGCCTTTTTCTCGGTGAACAGAAAAAAGATTGAAATTTTCCATTTGTTTTGACAAATTTAAATGGATTGTAGAATTTCCAATGTTTTAGTTTATCAACAATTGTCTCATTCTGTTAAGTTTTTATCCGTTTGTGGATTTGTCTTTGTTTTCTGTTCTCTCTTAGCTCTCTTTACTTTAACAACTCTTCCGATTTGGGGCTCAGCTATCGTCTTTTGTGTTTCAATGAGTATCGGAGGCTTGCTTCTTTTCTGCAATTATCCCTTTTCCAAACCGGAAGATGGAATTCCTCTTTTGCAATTTTAATAGCGAAGAATTTCGGTAAATTTTAGTTTTTTATCCAGTAAAAAACTAAAGATAATTTTAGACGGTAATTTCACCCCTCTGAATTTTGTTAAACAATTGAACTAACACTTTTCCATGACAAGGGTTGTCGTCGTCGCCGTTCGAGCACCAACATCCAATTTTCTTACCAGCTAGTTCTGGAATTCTTTTGAGAAGATCGGGTTTAGAAAGTAAGTATTTTTCATAATTTTCTACGGCTTTTTCCACCGTTCCACACTTGGTGGTGGTGAAAGGATTAGCCCAAATACTTCCCTGTAATTTCCAACCTCCTTGATAGAAAGGTCTTCCGATGTAGACGTCAAAGTATCCAGGGTTGTTTTTCTGGCCACGAATATTAACTAATTTTGGAGAAGGTAAAAGAGAATAAGCACCAGTCGAAGAGTTCCAACCAGCACTTTCTGATGGAGGTTCGGAAGTGTTTGTCTGCTCTTCAATTTGTTCCAAAGCGAGCAAAGAACTTTCGTCCTCGCCTTCACACTGACAAGATTCAGGAGGAGGTAGATCTGGCAAATTCCACACTGTGTAACACTTGGATGGAAAGATTTTAGGAATTTTCCCTTCAACAATACTGTTTTGGTAGTCGATCAGACGGCTTTGTTCATAATCTAACCATCTCGACACTTCGGAGCTGATTGGAGGAGGGGAATTCAAACCCAACGATTCGATCTGGTCAAGAAGTCCCTCTTTCTTCGAAATACAGATCAGAAACTGTTCCGAACTGAGAGGATTTGACAACATCGGTTTGAAAATCCAAACTTTATCGAAGCTTGAGGTGGCAATTTCAAACCAACCTTTTTCCTCGCTGCCCGTTAAGCGAAGCAGACAATTTCCTCCAGTTTTCAACGTTTTCAAAGCCAAAAGCAAACTTCGCCTCAAATCTTCAAAACTTAGGACCAAATCAACACCCGCCACTTGAGAAGATTGAATCTTCTCGATGAATTTTGAGAGTGATTTATCTGAGATAGCATTGTCTTCGATCGAGATTGAACTTTGATTTGGATCGGTAGGGCCAGCTTTCTCCTTCGATTCAAACAACCCATAAGTGAAATATTCCGGCCATCGGTAGGTCAGATATTCAGAACCAGGTGTGTTCCAATTCACAAAGACAAAAGAGCCGAAAATTTGTGGAGTGAGATAAGTGACCGAGAAATACTGCCTTGCGGGGTAATCGTCGAAGGTGTATTGCCAAAAAGAGATTGGACTTTCATCGGTCAGACGAAAGGTTGCATCGATGTCTGCGAGTAAAAGAGCTTCTTTTTGGGCGAAGTTTCGAAGAGGCACTTCGAACGGATTTTTCAAAGTCGAGTTAACGGAGGAAGAGACGTCGTTAAGAGTGAAAGGAATCGGACTCTTGTTAAATTGATCGAACGATAAGGGAATTGAGACTTGCTGTCGAGGTTCTGGTGCCGAGAAAGAGTTTGTCACTGAACAAAGCACCAAACTGGGGTCCATTTTATTTAAATAGAAATTATCTCCTTTTGAATGATAAATTTTTCAATTTAAATGGAATTGCATTTTCCAGAATTGGCTCAGGCTTCTCGTGAAGGAGACCTGAACTTCATCGAGAGGCGAGTTCTTTCAAAACCGATCCAACGGGAGGAATATTCCCAAGTTTTCTACTCCGCGTTATTCCCCTCATTCAAGGAAAACAATGATAAAGTTTTGAGATGGTGGATGGAGAATTTCTCAAGAATTCAAGTGTTGTCTCACGGTGATAGCATCTCACCAAAGTTTTGGAATCAGTCGTTTACTGTAGGGTCAAGAAAAATTGCTTTGCCTTCAACCACAATTTCAAAACTTCTTCTGCAAGACGACCCTCCTTTTACCGTTTTGAATTTATGGGCCGAATCAGAAGGAATCGTCGAACGTAACACACAACTTCTGAAAAGAGTTGTGAAGAAAGGAAGTCTGCAATCTCTTGAATTTATACTTAAATCTCCAATCTCCGTATTTGCTGCCGTGAAGTGTTTCCGGTGGGCAGCCAAATCCTTTCAAATAGACAAATTATCTCAACTCAAAGACATATTTTCTGACCTAACTTTTACGCAAGAAGAATTATCCCAAATCATTGGCTCTTGCACTCGTGCTAAACATTCTTCTTTTGATACAAATGGTCACCATCAGGCAATGAAAATGAAAACTTTAGATTGGTTGATCCACAATTTTACCTTTTCGTGCTTGCCGATCTACACAACTTGGGTGAAAGATTATTTCCATTGGTTAAGTATGGACGAGCTTAACTTTTGGTATGATTCAGGCCTCTTGAGTCGAACATTTCCATTTCAGATAATTTTTTATGAATTGGATAAACTATCTGCACAGAAGGTCAAATGGTGTCGAAAAGTTAATTGCCAAATTCTTTGGGATGTTTGCGTGTCTCCCCTGAATCATTTGGTAGATATTCGGACGTTAAATTGGCATTTTGAGAATGAAACTTTACCTAAACCTTCTCACGAACTTTTTGGGAATATTTGCAAGCATGATTGTTTCGCCCAGTTTAAATGGTACGTTGAACATAGCACCTACGCTTTGGGTGAAGGGGGTATAAATATCGAAGAACTTTTCAAATCTGAAATTTTCGACCATTGTTTCACCACTGACTGGTACCGAATCTTAAAATATTGGAAGACTCAACCTTTCCAAATTCCCATTCCTGAAATAGGTCAGGGAGTTCATAATGCTCTCCGAAATTCTAAATTCCAAGTTTTGGAATGGTCGCTGAAAAATTTTGGCTTTTTACCTTTAGAGGCAAACGCCAAACGGGACTCTTTTCAGGGGTTAAAGGTAGAAGGCCGACGTCGAATGAAAGAATGGTGGGAGAAATTCGATCTCCATTATCTCAACTTTTTCCGTAAAATTCAACCCTTTGATGTCTTTCCTGATGAAATTGTTGACAAATTTTGTTTTTTCCATGGTAATCTTTCGGGTTTCGATTATCGAAAGATAAAATAATTTGTAAGATAAAATTATCTTACAAATTGCGAACTCTTAGGCATAGATGCTAGTATGGTCAACCAATTGACCTGAGACAAGTTTCTTCGCTTCGTATTGAAGCATCAACTCAGAAACAAAAGTGTTGCGAACAAATAAAGTTTCGCTCGGATTTTCGCCTCGGAGAGAAATTCGATACTCAGTTTCCAAAGCACTAAAATAATCTCCCAATTTCCTAAGCTTCTCCTTTCCGTTCAAGTGCTTCAACACACGAATCATCCAGGCCAAAATGTCAAGATTTCCTATCAAGGAGGGAATGTTTCTCAAGAAGAAAATTTTGGCAGTTTCTAGGCGAGGTTGTGAAGGAAAGAATGAACTGTGTAAGAAATGGGCCACAATGTCACAATCTCCAAGAGAGCAAAGTCTCAGAACCAATTTTGGGTCGAGGGCGCCAAGGGAGCGAATCAATTGGAAGAACTGCTCCGGGCGTCGATGAAACTCATAACCTTGTATAATGGCTTCGACTTTTAACGACGCATCAACATCCAAACCTTGAGAACGGACAATTTCGACCACTTCAAGTTTTCCACTGAAGTAAGCCGATTCACAATAATCGGTCGAAAAGATATCATCTTCGAAAAAGTTACCATAGCTTAGAACCTCTTCAATAAATTGCATGTTACCCCCCTTCAAAGCGTAAGAGAGAAAAAGACTTCCCCATTCAGGGTCTCCCGGTAGAAATTTGTTCAAAGCTGAAGAAATGGAAGGGAAATATTGAGAATTCCCGGTGGTTAGAAGATATCCGATTACATCTCGAACTGCTGGAAAATACTCTTCTGAATCCGTCTCGATCGAAAAGAAATCCGAAAGTGACGAAAGGTCTCCAGACTGGACAGCAATAATTTGGGAAGCTGCAAGCCAGTCTCTTTCGGAGAAAGATTCTTCGATAACCTGCTGAGTCAAAACTCGATCGAGAAGAGAATAGTAAAATTTCTCTGAAGTTCCTGGAGAAATTAAAATATCTTGTTCTCCGGAAAAAAGCCGATCGACATGAAAGACTCGATTCAAATAAGGGAGGATTTCTTTTGTGCTTGAAACTTCGATCAGAAAGTCCACAAGTTCAGATTGGTTCTTTTCGGCAACTTTCTTGAAGAAGATTGGAAATTCAAGAAACCCTCGAATTTCATTCGGTTGAGTCTGTACCAAAGTTTCCTGTAGGACGTTGAAACGGTTGGCAATTTGAAGATATCTTAAGGCTCCCTCCCCCAACTGAGGGGCCGCATAGCGATTGGGGAAGATTAGTCGAGTTTGGCCAGTTTCCCAATCTTCTCCAACAACAGGAATTTCGTAGAAAGTTATGCTACCTTCGGGGAATTCTGACAGAAAATTAAAATAAGCTGAAGAAATTCCGAAGTCTTTTTGAGCTTTGAGAGACCAGAAAGACCAATCGCAAGCTGAGTCAAATTGTTCCGTTCGGCAAGCATTGACTGCATCAGAGGGGGAAAGGTTGAACAAAATCTCTTCTCGCAACTCGTTAGGCAGACCCTCCATTTTACGGGAGAAATATTTTAGATTGATTGAAATTCAATCTAAAATTTTAGCTTTTTTAATTTCCAGGTTTAGTTAGAATTTTTAACTCGAATGCGTTCCGAAATCATCAAGTGAGAAAGAGGACTGTAATGGTGATACCGAGAAAGTTTGCTCATCAGCGGAGACAAAGGTCCCGAACTAATCATTTTGTTCAAAAATTCGTCTCTTTCCTCTTCCGTCAAACAGAATGATACAGTATCGAACCAACGGAAAGCCCAAGCCATCAAATCAAGGTTTCCCAAAAGGAAGTACCAAATCAGTTCAAGAAATTGCAAGACAACTTTCTCGCGAGGAAGGTCTGAGTTTTGAATTCGAAGTTCAAGGAAGTGAGCCAAAATGTCACAGTCTGCGAGAGAAGTGACACGAATGAGGCTTTCGTCGGAGATTTCTCCCAATTCAACAAACCTCTGAAGAAATCTCTCAGGAGTCCGATGAAAATGATAACCTTCCACTAAGGCTTCGACTTTCTGATCTTGGGAGATCTCATGACAGTCCGCATCAAGGGCCAACTTTATCACTTCTAGTTTGCCGCTGAAGTAGGCGGAAGTCATAAACTCCAAATGGTCAAATTTTTGCTCTTCGGCGGGGTGAAAGAAGTCCCCCATTTCAAGAACTTCTTGAATAAATTGCAAGTTTCCTCCCTCCAAAGAAAAGCAAAGAAAATAAGGTCCGTCCTCTTGAACCATCTCTTTACATCCTGGAGTGGCAAGATCGACAAACTTGTTGACCAACTCGGGCAGATATTCTCCCTTCTTCAAAAGAGTTTGAAAGATGGTCGCAAACTCAGCGTACTCTGACTCAAACAGATAATTGTCCGCAATTACCTCGTAGTATTTTGCTGGAATTTCTCCCTTTTGGATTTGGCAAATGTGACTGTAAAAACGAATTTCATCGTCGGTCCAATCTTTCGGAGCTTCTTTCTTTATGTATTCTTGGTACTCCTTCATCAGTTTGGGAGAGATGATCTGCTCTAGAGCCGTGTCAAAGAAAGCGATGCGGTCTTTGGGTACGTCAAGAAAGAAATTCCCCTCCATCAAACTGGTCAAATTTATCACATCATTGACGAGCTCAGTCAACTCACTAATCGGTACTTTATTCGCGAAGACATCGACCAATTTGTATTGATTCGTCAAACCGGCAAGAGAAAAGAAACTTCTCGATTCAAACAAAGCCAGCGAGTTGGATTGCTTTTGTCGAGAGTAATCAATCAGAACTTCAGGGCGAAGAGAGACTCTGTTGGCGATTTGAAAGTAGCGATAGAAACCTTCGTTTGGTCGCTCAAATCCGGACTTTTTCTTCAAATTCTTCTTCCAGCCGTAATCGTTGTGAGTGTATTTATCGGGAGATATTTCCTCGAAGCTTCCGAGGCCGTTCTCAAACTTGGTCAATGAGTTGAAGTAGTCGGAAGAAACTCCAAAATCCATCTGAGCCTTCTCGTTCCAAAAGCTCCAGTCACAGAGAGAAAGAAAATATTGCGAAACACCACAGATCTTGACCAATTCCCCATAAGGCAACTTCTTGAAAATTTCTGCAAGAATTTCGTTGGGAAGGTTGTTATTCTCCATGGTCATAAAAAGAATTTGGAATTGTATTTTGAATAAAATTTTATTCAAAATATTTTACCTTCGAGAGAAATTAATCACCGGTATTTAGCTCAAAATAGTTCCTATACAAAAGATTTCGAGATTTGTTGCATCTTCTCCGGTAAACTGATGAATTTGGTAGAAAATAAGGATCTTTCTCTTGTGACTGGAATTCCTCCAATAACGATTGCTTTTCTTTCTTTGAAAGGTTTAACATTTCAAGATTTCGAATGACCCAAGCAACACAATCGAGACTACCTAAAACGAGAGAATAAACATAGGATAAAAATTGCACTTTCTTTGGATAAATTTCTTTCACTTGCGGAGAATGAGACAGATAAGTCAAAATATCACAGTCGGCCAATCTAATAAGATGGTTCAGGTTTCGAGGTAAATTTTTAATTTTTCCTATTTGTTGTAACATTCGCAGATATCTCTCTGGCTTTCTAAAACGACGATATCCGGAAGCTAGTGAATAAGCATCGATGTATTTATCTTCATCGGAATATTTGACCATTTCATCAATAAAAAGCAAGAGGTCAAAATCGCCATTGAATGAAAGAGCCTTCATCACCTCATCTTTGTGATCGTTAAGATATTCAGAATAAGTCGAATCTTCCAAAATTTGTGCAATTATTTTACGATCTCCTCCTCGAATAGCCGAAAGAAGCAATTCGCTTCCATCTTCGCTCGATCGTTGGGTTACGTTCTTTACCGCATTAGAAAGGTCAAAAGGGTGGTCTCTGAGCAATAAGTCTCGAACTACCGAATAAACTTTCAAGGCAACAACGTAATCGTCTATTGGGTGATTTATGAAACTTTCCAACTCATGAGAAAAATTTCCCTGTTCGATTTGCAAAAGAAAGGGTAAATATGGAAGCTGGGAAATTTCAAAAGATTGAACTACGAGAGGAGAAAATATCGACTCGATTATTCGAGACTCAAAAGTTCGACGACTTTCCGTGTAGGGAACAGGAACTCTTCTTCCCTTCACAATTCTATTAATACCCATCTCATAACTTAAATAGGAAGTTAAAGTGAGAGCGGGAATATTCTCCAACAAAAATTCAATGTGTTCAAATTGGTTTGATGAAAAAGCCTTTTCGAAAAAGGCGTGAGATTCTATCATTTCGTAAGGACTTTTGTTGATTTGCGTTGAATCTTCGCTAATAAACGACTCTGTAAGAAGAGAGAAGCGATTGGCAATCTGAACATAACGGTAAACTCCCTGATTAAGTTCGGAATTCGAAATAAATTCACCGAAACTCCCAACTCCTTCTGGAAATTGTAAGGGAAAATCAAAATATTGCTTTGAGATTTCGAAGTCTCGAATCGCCTTTTCTTTCCAAAAATTCCAATCACAAACATTCGAAATCGCCCCATACAGGTTCGCTTTCAGAATTTCAGAAGGTTCTAAATGGAGAAGAATTTGTTGAATAATTTCGTTCGGTAAGGTTTGCATATGGATTGTTTGTAGAGCTGGATAGAAATGGTTTAGGCTTCGATTTTATTTTGGAACGGACTAAAATACATCTGGATCAGATTTTAACGATGTTTAAAAATATCGAATTTTATGTGATGTTACAAAAAAGTAACTTGGGTTTTTCATATTTGTAACTTTTCTAAAATCTAAAAAATTTTTCAAAACAAGAAATTACAAATATGAAAAACCCAAGTTACTTTTTTGTAACATCATATAAAATTTGGTAATATTTCAAACAACCTTAAAGATAACCTATTTTCAAGTTATCTTTAACTATTTTTGGATTTAGGTAGAATATTGGCATTTTGGATTAAAGATAACTTGAAAATAAATTATCTTTAAGGTGTTTTGAACTCATATCGAATTTTATATGATGTTACAAAAAAGTAACTTGGGTTTTTCATATTTGTAATTTCTTGTTTTGAAAAATTTTTTAGATTTTAGAAAAGTTACAAATCTGAAAAACCCAAGTTACTTTTTTGTAACATCATATAAAATTTGGTAATCTTGATTTAACCTTAAAGATAACTTATTTTCAAGTTATCTTTAACTATTTTTGGATTTAGGTAGAATATTGGCATTTTGGATTAAAGATAACTTGAAAATAGATTATCTTTAACGATGTTTAAAAAATATCGAATTTTATATGATGTTACAAAAAAGTAACTTGGGTTTTTCATATTTGTAACTTTTCTAAAATCTAAAAAATTTTTCAAAACAAGAAATTACAAATATGAAAAACCCAAGTTACTTTTTTGTAACATCATATAAAATTCGATATTTTTTAAACATCGTTAAAGATAATCTATTTTCAAGTTATCTTTAAGGTTTTTCGATGATCGCCAATAGTCGAAAAGGAAATTCAACGATAAAATTTGCTAAAAGAACTACAAGTTAACGGGAAAAATCAATTAAGGGACTTATCAAAAGAAGCAAAATTTCCATCGAAATTTGTTAGGAGTTTCGATGAAATAATTAAAATGTCGAAAGTTCAAAAAAAAGAACCCGAGAAAAGTCTCGAACCAATCAAAAACTTCAAGTTGAATTTTGTTCAAAGAACCAAAATTTAACGATGAACCCGGAAAAGAGATTTGGTTAAATGTAGTTGAAATTTCATTTGTAACCTAGCGCTAATATTCTACTAATTTTATTTCGTTATTAATAGAATTTTCTTATTTGTGAACCTAACCCGAATTTTATTTTGGATCTAATATCGAAATTTTATATGATGTTACAAAAAAGTAACTTGGGTTTTTCATATTTGTAATTTCTTGTTTTGAAAAATTTTTTAGATTTTAGAGATGTTACAAAATCGAAAAACCCAAGTTACTTTTTTGTAACATCATATAAAATTTCATATTAGTTGAAAAGAACTTAAAGATAACTTGAATTTGAAGTTATCTTTAAATCCAAATGGAAAAATTCTACCCAAATCTAAAAATAGTTAAAGATAACTCGAAAATAAATTATCTTTAGGTTACTTTGAAATATTACCAAATTTTATATGATGTTACAAAAAAGTAACTTGGGTTTTTCATATTTGTAATTTCTTGTTTTGAAAAATTTTTTAGATTTTAGAAAAGTTACAAAATCGAAAAACCCAAGTTACTTTTTTGTAACATCATATAAAATTTCATATGAGTTCAAACAACCTTAAAGATAATTTATTTTCAAGTTATCTTTAACTATTTTTAGATTTGGGTAGAATTTTTCCATTTGGATTTAAAGATAACTTCGGGTTTTTCGATTTTGTAACATCTCTAAAATCTAAAAATTTTTTCAAAACAAGAAATTACAAATATGAAAAACCCAAGTTACTTTTTTGTAACATCATATAAAATTTGGTAATATTTCAAAGTAACCTAAAGATAACTTGAAAATAAATTATCTTTAATCCAAAATGGGAAAATTCTACCCAAATCTAAAAATAGTTAAAGATAACTTGAAAATAAATTATCTTTAAGGTTGTTTGAACTCATATGAAATTTTATATGATGTTACAAAAAAGTAACTTGGGTTTTTCGATTTTGTAACTTTTCTAAAATCTAAAAATTTTTTCAAAACAAGAAATTACAAATATGAAAAACCCAAGTTACTTTTTTGTAACATCATATAAAATTTCGATATTAGATCCAAAATAAAATTCGGGTTAGGGATTCACAAATAAGAAAATTCTATTAATAACGAAATAAAATTAGTAGAATATTAGCGCTAGGTTACAAATGAAATTTAAACTACATTTAACCAAATCTCTTTTCCGAGTTCATCGTTAAATTTTGGTTCTTTGAACAAAATTCAACTTGAAATTTTCGATTACTTGCATTTTAGCAAATTTTTCTCGACAACTTGTAATTCTTTCGGTGATTTCCATTGAAATTTCTCGGTTGAGCTGTAGTCCTATCGACAAGTATTCTGGTCGATTTTCCATCCAACATTTAACCATCAACAAAAAAATAACTTGAAAATAAGTTATCTTTAAGTTATTTTCAACTCATATGAAATTTTATATGATGTTACAAAAAAGTAACTTGGGTTTTTCATATTTGTAATTTCTTGTTTTGAAAAATTTTTTAGATTTTAGAAAAGTTACAAATATGAAAAACCCAAGTTACTTTTTTGTAACATCATATAAAATTTCATATGAGTTGAAAAGAACTTAAAGACAATTCGAAAATAAGTCATCTTTAAGTTATTTTTCCATTTAAGCAGATTTATTCTATTTGGATTTAAAGATAACTTGAAAATAAGTTATCTTTAAGGTTGTTTGAACTCATATGAAATTTTATATGATGTTACAAAAAAGTAACTTGGGTTTTTCAGATTTGTAACTTTTCTAAAATCTAAAAAATTTTTCAAAACAAGAAATTACAAATCTGAAAAACCCAAGTTACTTTTTTGTAACATCATATAAAATTTTGTAATTCTAAACTCCATTCCTAAGATAATTCAAGTATCGGCTGGAATTTCTACTCCGATGTAATTTTTCTTCGCTATTCAGTGAAGAAAAATTAAATAAATCGATAGGATCAGTAATGTTTGCTAAAAGATAAATGTTCCAAAAAGAGTCCCGTAGAATTCAAATGTTTTCATCGGAAGATTATTCCCCAAAATTCCCACAAAATAATTAAATGGAAATAATGGATTTGACCGTTTCAAATTTCAAATTCGGTTTCTAAACTGTTTGTTGCAATGGAGAACTTTTCGATTGAGAACCTGCCTACTGAGATGATCTTCGAGATTATGTTCAAGATGACTCCGAGAGATCTGCTGAAAACTTGCAAAAGTTCGAAGATTTTCCTCTTCATTTGTGATTGGGATTTTTGGGCCAACAAAGCTCATTTGGATTTTGGAGTCTCACGTGCCTACTTCGATCTCCCCAAGTCGACTCCTGAAGGAGTGGGAAGTTTTGCAGAAATTCCTCTTTGGTCTTGTGGTTCATCTTCGGTTGAGTTCTCTGAGGGGAGAGATGTTTTTGGTCCTGGTGGCTTCCGTTACTGTCAAATCGCCAGTCGTTACGAACTTCTTCCTGAGTTTGTCTTCTCTCCCCACAACCAATTCGGATTCATTGAACCGGCTGCTTGCTTCTTTCAGGCTCGAATGGGCAATCAGACTCAGATTTTGCCCACTTTGCTGAAGGAGATTCCCATCGAGCGTCTGACTGAGTACGTCAATTGTTTCTTTCCTTTGTCTGACTTGATGAAAGGAATTCGAGCTGGAGTTCATTTCTCGGACAACATCTACTTCGATCTTGAAGCGTTGAAGGAGGTTGTTTCTCGGCCTCTTCACGCCAGAATTTGTGAATGGGTAGAACAATCTCATCCCGGTTTCTCTTTCTGCTCTCAGATTCAAGACGGAAAGATTTCTCCAGAACTTGAGAGTTTCTTGCAGACGGATCTTGACCAAGAGGAAGGAAAGCACAAGAAAGCAATTCGCAACATCATTCACGCGATTGCTTTTTTGGGTCGCGAGGATTTACTTCCTTTGATCCGAAAGCCTCTTCGACAGATCCTGGAAGGAGACGAAGAAACAGCGGACCGCATTTTTTACTCAGCTCTCTCAGGAGGCAGTGAAGAGTTGGTGAAGGAAATTTTGCAAGTTCGGGACCTTTTCTCCAATCAGCACGGTGATCAAAACCACGGAAGTCATTACCACGTCCCTGCTCATTTTGGTGGAAATCTCAAGTTGATTGAGAAGGTCAAGCAGAATGTCTCCCCGGCACCCTGGTTGCTTTGTAAGGATTATCTCCTTTCGCGAGCTTACCTTCGGAACCGCCGTCCAGAGGACTACCTTCAGATCCTCAAGCAAATGGGGAACATTCAAAGTGTGGTTTCCGATCTTTGCAGTTTGGGCGACACTGACATTCTTTCCTACCTTTTGAGCACTCAGAACTATCGCATGGGGCGCAAAACTCCTTTCCGGATCGCCCTTCGTTTCTTTTCTGACAACATTGCCAATCTTCTTGGGCATCTTGACGTTGTGGCTTGGATGGTTCGAGTTCTGAAGACTTCGCCTTCGACTCCGGGAGATCGAACTTTCATTCCTGATCTGATCGAAAAAGTTGAAAATTTGCGGATTGACATCATCCCTGGACAAGAAACGATTTGTCCGAACCGTTTCAAATTCAATATGGCTTATTCCCAAGAATTTTTCATCCGCAAACTGAAAGAATTGATGGCCTGAACAAAAAAAACCTTTTTAAAAAGCTAAAATTTGGAGAGATTTTCTCTCCAAATGTATTCATTGTTTAGGAAGTGGTCGGATTTTCGGATTATTTTCAAAGTTGCTTTGAACTATACCCAAATTTTATATGATGTTACAAAAAAGTAACTTGGGTTTTTCATATTTGTAATTTCTTGTTTTGAAAAAATTTTTAGATTTTAGAAAAGTTACAAATATGAAAAACCCAAGTTACTTTTTTGTAACATCATATAAAATTTGGTAATAGTTCAAACAACCTTAAAGATAACTTATTTTCAAGTTATCTTTAAATCCAAATGGAAACATTCTATCCAAATCCAAAAGTAGCTAAAGATAACCTAAAAATAAGTTATCTTTAGGTTATTTTCAACTAATATGAAATTTTATATGATGTTACAAAAAAGTAACTTGGGTTTTTCAGATTTGTAACTTTTCTAAAATCTAAAAAATTTTTCAAAACAAGAAATTACAAATATGAAAAACCCAAGTTACTTTTTTGTAACATCATATAAAATTTCATATTAGTTGAAAATAACCTAAAGATAGCTTGAAGATAAATTATCTTTAGACAGAAATGGAAATATTCTATCCAAATCCGGAAGTAGTTAAAAATAATTTGAAAATAAGTTATCTTTAAGGTTGTTTTCTCGTTGATGGTTAAATGTTGGATGGAAGATCAACCAGGCTACTTGTTGAAAGAACTACGATTTAATCGAAAATTTTCAATAAAAATCACTGAAAAAAATTACCATTTGTCGAGAAAAATTAGCTAAAAATGCAAGTAATCGAAAATTTCAAGTTTAATTTTGTTCAAAGAACCAAAATTAAACAAACAGCTCGGAAAAGAGATTTGGTCAAATTTAGTTGAAGTTCCATTTATATTTTAGCGCTAATATTCTACTAATTTTATTTCGTTATTAATAGAATTTTCTTATTTGTGAATCCTAACCCGAATTTTATTTTGGATCTGATATAAAATTTTATATGATGTTACAAAAAAGTAACTTGGGTTTTTCATATTTGTAATTTTTTTAGATTTTAAAAAATTTTTCAAAACAAGAAATTACAAATATGAAAAACCCAAGTTACTTTTTTGTAACATCATATAAAATTTCATATGAGTTCAAACAACCTTAAAGATAACTTATTTTTAAGTTATCTTTAACTATTTTTAGATTTGGGTAGAATTTTCCCATTTTGGATTTAAAGATAACTTGAAAATAAGTTATCTTTAGGTTATTTTCAACTATTACCAAATTTTATATGATGTTACAAAAAAGTAACTTGGGTTTTTCATATTTGTAATTTCTTGTTTTGAAAAATTTTTTAAAATCTAAAAAAGTTACAAATATGAAAAACCCAAGTTACTTTTTTGTAACATCATATAAAATTTGGTAATAGTTGAAAATAACCTAAAGATAACTTATTTTCAAGTTATCTTTAAATCCAAAATGGGAAAATTCTACCCAAATCTAAAAATAGTTAAAGATAACTCGAAAATAAATTATCTTTAAGGTTGTTTGAACTCATATGAAATTTTATATGATGTTACAAAAAAGTAACTTGGGTTTTTCAGATTTGTAACTTTTTTGGATTTTAAAAATTTTTTCAAAACAAGAAATTACAAATATGAAAAACCCAAGTTACTTTTTTGTAACATCATATAAAATTTGGTAATATTTCAAACAACCTTAAAGATAACTTATTTTCAAGTTATCTTTAACTATTTTTAGATTTGGGTAGAATTTTCCCACTTTGAATTAAAGATAACTTGAAAATAAATTATCTTTAGGTTATTTTCAACTATTACCAAATTTTATATGATGTTACAAAAAAGTAACTTGGGTTTTTCAGATTTGTAACTTTTCTAAAATCTAAAAAATTTTTCAAAACAAGAAATTACAAATATGAAAAACCCAAGTTACTTTTTTGTAACATCATATAAAATTTGGTAACAAATGAGGATACTCGGTAAAATTTTATTGTACCTCAAAAGATACAATAAAATCGAAAGAACTGTTTGAATTATTTCTTTCCGGTAGCGAAGAACGTTTTGGAAAAGGTGACATTTTCTTGGACGATGAGTTGGAATCTACTCAAGTTATCATGATCGCGATTCGAAGTTACGGACAATGAGAGCCGTAGTTGATCTTTGAGAATTGAAGGAATTTCCATTTGATTGAGAGTTCTTTCCATCCAATCCAGAACGTCAATATTTCCCAGAACGAAGAGGTCAATTTCTTGCAAAAATGTAGTTTCACTCCATTCTGGATCTCTTTCAATTACTCCCGATGAATGGAAAATAAAGTCGATGATGTCGCTGTCTCCAAGTTCGCAAATTCTTAGAACCGAGTAACGAGTCAAAAGATCAGAAGTTTTTCGGAGGAGGTTTAAGAACCTTTCGGGCTTTCTGTGGAAACGATAGCCTTGCATGAAATCTCCAACGAAATCCTCAAAATCAGTGATTGGTTGTTCTTCTTTGGGATTTGTGTCAAATTTCTCCACCCGATCCAACATTTCTTCGCTACCGCTAAAGTAAGCAGATGATCTAAGTCGATATATTTCATCGGCAAGTTCTTTCCCTTCACAGAGCTCGGAAATTAACTGAAATGCTTCTAGATTCGCTCCTTTGATTGCTTGGCAAAGATAATGAATCTTTGAGCAACCGAAACCAAGCAAACGGATCAAAGGCCCTCGGGCAAAGTCAAAATGAATGTTGCGAATGATTAAATAACCAACTATTTTTTCGATTTCTCCGGCGTTTTTTCGACAAATTTCCTGATTTAGAAAATCAACTAATTCTGGTGAGATTTTTCCAGATTGAATCTCAAGAAGGAAATGGAAAGAACGGCCTTGTTTTTCCGTGGAGGCTTCGGCCAACTTTGGCGATAAAATCTTTCTGATCATTTCGAGTTCGAAAGTTAGGTTTACCGGGTCGAAAACCATTTTTGTGGTTTTGCCTGAAATGAAATTCTTCAAGTTGGAAACCGAGGCAAAACAGGCCGATAATTCTTGAGGTGGTGTTTTCTCTTCAAGTAGGTCAATGTGGGCAAATTGGTTTGAGGAATGACATCTTCGAAAGAAATTCGGTCTTTCAATTAAGCCGTAAGGCGAAACTCCATCATATAGACATTCGGCCAAAGAAGCACAATGAGAAGCAATTTGGACGTAACGGTAGACTCCTTGATTAAGCTTCGAATTTGGGTAAATTCTTTGAAAACTTCCCACCCCCGAAGGAGACTTCAACGGTAAGTCAAAATATTCTCTTGAAACATCGAAATCTTTAACTGCCTTTCTTGCCCAAAATGACCAATCACAGGACGAAGCAACCTCTTCGAGAAGGTTAACTTCAAGAATTTTGGAAGGAGGTAGATGGAACAAAACCTCTTGTTGAATTTCCGTCGGAAGAGACTGCATGACAAATAATTTGAAGAGGATAACATTCTCTTCAAAATTTAATTTTAGGGGTAGTTTTTGAGGGCATTAATCGTGTTCTAAAGAACAGTCTTCATCTTGGCATTTGGCCAAGGAATTAATATGAGACATAAAGTAACGCTGAGAAATTTGCGTATCTTTCAATAACAGTTCGGGCATGGGGAATTCCTCTTGTGGCGAATTCGGCCAAGATTGAAAAGTATGACTTGAGATTCTGACTTGAATCTTTCTGGCAATTTTCTTCAATGGACGAAAAACAACGCAAGGAGAAGACTTCTTTCCACTTTGTAATTGATACTTCAAAACACGAATTACCCACGTAATAACGTCAAGATATCCAAAACAATATTCGACATATTTACTGAAAAACTTGACTGAGTTCTTTAGCGGAGATCGTTTCTTATGTTGCTCGTGATACCTTGAAAGAAGATAAGAGATCATATCACAGTCTCCGATTTGACAAATTCGGTAGATTAACTTCTTAGGAAAAGTTTGAAAATTGCGAAGAAAATTCAAGTATCTCTCAGGAGTTCGATTTAGTAGATAACCTTCGACGAAAACATCTTCATAAGATTCAAGAGAGAAATTTTCCAAATTTTGCCCAATCACTATTTTCAAAAGTTGAATATTACCTGAGTAGACTGCCGCACGAGTCAAATTATAATATTGAAAATACGTTCGACCATTTTCATCACATTCGGTCAGCAAATCTCGAACGGAAAGAATTTTTTCCACAGTTTCGACATTTCCTGACATTAGCGCAGAGTAAAGAATCGAAGCTCCCGAATGAGGGTCCTTCTGCAAAATTTCTTCTACAAGTTCCCAAAATGGTTCTAAAACATTTCCTTGGTTTGACAGTGAAATTTGATTAAGAATGAAGACGAAGTTGTCGATGTCGAACTCTTTAAGTTTTTCCATCTCTTCTCTGTCGGGAATTTTACCTTTCTCGACCTCAAGAGCCAACTCAAGGAAAAGAAATCTCAACTTTAAATTTTCGAACGTTTCGTTGTAAACTCGGGGGGAAACTAGTTCGGAAAACATACCAAGATCGAAACTTGCCTCTTTAAAATTTTGCTCCGACAAACATTTTAATTTACCACTGAAGAGATCCGAAAGTGGCAAAAAGCAATTAAAATAATATGTTAAATTTCCGATGGGAATATTCTCAACCAAGAAAGGAATGGTTGAGAACTGATTTCCTTTCTTGGCTCGAAAGAAGAAGGCGGCGTCTTCAATAAACCCTTGGTTTCCGTAAGAGGCAAGAAAGTCAGGCAGAAGGGAAATTCGACTGGCAATTTGAAAGTAACGAAAAGCACCGGTTCCTATTTCCTCTTTACCAAAATATTCCATTCGGTGGCTACTCCGATTCCAAAAAGGAATGTCGTTAAAACTTCCCTCTTTCTCCTCTGTATTCAAAGGAAGATCAAAGTAATCTTTCGAAACTTTGAGATCCCGAATGGCTTTATTCGTCCAGAAATTCCAATCACAAATGGAAGAAAGTCTCTCAATTGGACTGATAGATTGAATCAGATCTTTCGGAGGAACATTGTACAAAATGTGTTGAATAATTTCATCGGGTAAAGACTCCATTTTGACTTTCGAGAGTAAAATTTGAAACTTGGTGACTTCAAATTTTAGCTTTTTTAATTAGTTTTTCCTCATCCCTTCTCTGAACATCCTCTCTGACTTCCAACATCTCTTTCCAAGTTCTTTGAGAAACTTATCGTCCTCTTCCCAGACGTAATCGTATCTTTCCTCTATGATTGATTCGGTTCTTCTCTCGGTCACCAAGTTGAACTCCGGGATGGGTGTTGAGCCGAACAATTTCTTCAAGACTCGCATCGCCCAAGCAATGAGGTCAAGGTGTCCAATGAAGCAATAGAAGTTGGCCTCAATGAACTTTTGGGCAGCTTCAACCACTGTCAACTCTGATTGAGCAATGGAAACCTCAAGAAGATGGGCCACAATGTCACAATCCTTCAACGAGCACAGAAACGCGACTTGTTCGTCGCTCAAGAAGAGGCTGAAGTGGGTCAAGCACTCCAAGAACCTTTCGGGTTTGCGGTGATGACGGTAACCATTGATGAAAGATTCAATTTGAATGTTGGTTACATTTCCTAGGGGGAATCGAGAGGGACACTTTCCGCAAACAAAACGCACGATTTCAAAATCACCGCTGAAGTAGGCGGCGCGGTCGTAGGTGTATGCATTGCAGTAAGGTTCCCCAAAGTCAGGGTCAATGCCGTTGAAGAAGTCTCCGTGTTTTAGCACTTCTTTGATCGACGCCATATTTCCTCCTTGAATGGCCGAATGGAGGAGAATCGGCCCCGCGGTTGGACAAAACTTTATCAACTTGTCAATTGTCTCGCAAATGGCTGGAAGGAGCCTTTCATCTCCCAATTCGAGAATTTCCTCAACAATCGTCCGGAACTTGTAAGCAAGGTCTTGATCGTAGATGTTTTGAGAGATTTCTTTCACTAATCTGGGGGGAATCACTCCGTTCGAGATTCCTTCAGTTTCTTTGGGCCACTCCCGCCCACATTGAGTCATTTCATTAACAAACCCGGAAGAAAAGATCCGTTCAGCGACTGCGTGGCGAAAATGAGAAGATTCAATCCCTTGACGGTAAAGGGAGAAGAAGCCGGAGGCCATAGTAGAAAAGTCATTAAAAATCAACGATGAGTATGAGAGAAAGTTGGGAGAGGAGAAAGAAACCAATGAAGGAACCAGATCAAGTTGATTCATTCGGTCCGCCTGAATGCAGAACATCGGAGACTCGATGAAGCCATATTTGGAGTATTGAGTCTCGTCGTGCATTGCTATGGGAAGGAGAGAGAAACGATTGGCGATCTGGAAGTAACGGAAGGCTCCTCTGTTCAAGCTCATTTCAGTCTTCTTCCTGAAGACAATTTTTGACTCGCCCCAGAGACTATTCTCAAACTTTGGAATCTCTTGGAAAGTGCCAAAACCTCCAATGTTCTTCAAGGGAAGGTAGAAATATTCGGTTGAAACTCCGAAGTCTTTCTTTGCCTTAGTCGCCCAGAAGTTCAGGTTACAAACTTCGGGAAATATCTCACAAGCGTCAAGAACACTACAAGCGGGCAATTTGAACAGAATCTCTTGAGCTATCTCATTCGGCAAATCTTGAACTGAAGCCGACTGCATCTCAAAACTCAAAACAATTTCAAATTTAGAATAAATCATCTCAAATTTGAAATTTAATTAAAACATTGTATAGAGAGTTTGGTGGAAATTATTAACTAAATTGTTTTCTGTTTGGCCAAATAGCAGAACTGACAACTGTTTCTTCAACGTTATGGTAGAAATTATCATTTTATCAGCCAATTTTTCAATTTCTGTTATGTAAGTGCATTTAAGTTCGAAAAATTAATTTTCGATCATCGAACGAATTGCTTCTTCTAACATGGCTGTTGAGTTACTCATCATCGAACTTACCTTTTGAGTCGTCACAAGATCATAATGTAGGCAAAGTTTCCTCTCGAATTTAGGACAATAATCAGTAGAGCTAAAATCTCCAGTAAGAAGAATTTGACTGAGATACTTTTTAACTTTTGATTTTTCCGTTCCTTCTGATCGTTTTTTCAGAACTCGAATAACCCAAGCAATTACGTCAAAATGTCCCAATCCATAATGAAGATATTTTCTGAAAAAATTAACCGCTGTCTTCAATGAATTCTTTCCCTTGTTCTTTTGATCATATTTCTGAAGACAGACCGATAAGATATCGCAATCTCGAGTTTCAAAACACAAAGCAATCAACTTCTCCGAATGTTCTTTAATTTCGAGGAAGAGATTGAAATATTCTTCAGGACGGCATTTTTGCAAATATCCTTCGATTAAAAAACAACTATCGTTGGGGCGAACTTCATCTTCTCGGAAAACTTTGTTTATGATTTGACGATTGCCTCCAAAATAAGCTTGTTGAATGTGAGAATAACCCTCCCTACCAAAATAACACAAATAATTTTTATCTTCTTTTTGTGGAATCTTTCGAAGATTATTTTGTCGAAGAACTTCTTGGAGAAGCTCCAAGTTTCCCGATCTTAAAGTTTCAACAATCAAGCCCGCAATTTTTTCATTTCTTGAATATTCTATAAAACCGCTCTTTTCTTCTTTTCGATGCCTGGCGATAATTTTTATGAGTTGGAACAGTAAATCTCTCGAGTCATTGATATCCGTTAGGTGACAGAGCTGGAAAAATATTTTAAAAGCAGCATCTGGGTCTTGGGAGATTGGACCTGAAAAGACTGATTGTTTAAGCTCTTCTGAAAGTGTCCCCTTACCAATTTCGTCAATGAAATGTAATATATTAATTTTAGAACTGTTATCGATGTATGAATTTGGGTCGGTTTCAAGATCAAGAGCTTTTCTGATAATTAAGTCAAACATGCCATCAGAAAGGAAATTTCTCAACATTGAAAAATTAAAACTTTGTTTTTCTTCAACTTCGAGTTTTTGCATTAAATCTGAAGATTTGTGAACGAAAATCAAAGCGAAAGGAACTAAACAGTTAAAATAGTGACCTAATTTATCAAGAGGTATTTGTTCAAGCATATAAGGAATGACATGATTTTGGCAACTTCTTTGGGCTCGAAGGAGAAAAGCTGGAGCCTCGATCAGTCCTGGACAAATTCGATCTTTTTCTTTGGATAACATTTCAGGCAATAATTGAAATCGAGTGGAAATCTGATAATATCGAAAAGCACCTTGTCCAAATCTGTCGTTCGGACAAAAAGTAAATCGTGAAAAACCGTAAGGTTCTTCCGAAACAAAAGGTATTTCTTTGAAACTGCCTGGTCCTTCTGAAGTGTTAAGAGGAAGATCAAAATAAGCAAAAGAAATTTTAAAATCTTTGCGGGCTTTCTTTCTCCAAAAATTCCAATCACAAACGGAAGCCACTTCAGTCGAATTATGACAAATTTCAATAATTATTCTTGCAGGAAGATGAATAAAAATCATTTGAAGGATTTCATTAGGTAAAGTGGACATTTCTCAAACTTAAATTTGTATTTAAGTTTGAAAATTAATTTTCGATCATCGAACGAATTCCGTCCTGAAACATCAGTTTAGATAAAGTCAGTTTCTCAGACAATTTTTTGATAGTTTGTCCTGAAAGATCTTCTCGGGAAAGATTATCGAATTGGAAAATGTTGTCTTTGGCTAAAGGGCTGATAATCTTCGAAAATTCTCCTTTGTTCATTTCAGTCGAGTGAGCTTTCAAAACACGCAAAGCCCAGGCCATTACATCCAAGTGTCCGAGACTAAACCGTAAATATTTAGTGAACAAGTCAACCGCAACTTTCAATGGGTGTTTTTCTGAATGTTTCTTGATGTGTGCCAAAAGACATAGAGACAAAATATCACAATCTTTTGTTTCGAACACCTGACGAAGAAATCTCGACTGAAATTCTTTCACTTGTTGAAAGAGACAGAAATAGTCTTCCGGACGATTATTATTTAAGTAACCTGAAGCTAACTCTCCAACATAATCTTCAATTTGATGTTCCTTTTTGAGCCTTTGAACGATTCGGAGATTTCCTCCAATGTAAACATATTGGGTGCAAGATGGTCCACTTCCTCCAACGGGAATTTGTTGGGGTAAGTTTGGCAAATTTTCTTTTTGTTGATAAATTATTTCCATAAGTTCTTCATTTCCTACTTCTAAACTTTTGCTGATTAAATGAGTCCTGTAATTGACATTTCCATTGTTAATAAGAAAGTCTACTTGTTTGACGAGCAAATTTTTGTCAATGTTCTTCTTTGAGTACAGGAGATGAAAAATAAAGAAAACGTATTTATGATTTCCTGAAGAATAAGCTTCCGACAAAGAATTCGTTAATTCTTGCGAAACAATTCCCTCTTCGATTTCCAAAATAAATTTAGTCACGTCAGAGGGGTGAGCTGTCGATTGTAAATTATTATAATTTGTCTTGAATTCTTCAAACATTCCAGAAGAAAGAAGGCGCTTAAGAACAGAAAAAATAAAACCTTGTTCAAGGTGATTATTTTTGATTCCATTGATGAAATTTCTCATCCCTTCATCCCCTTCAAATATCTGAGTAAAGCTATTGATATGGTCAAAATACGACCATAATTCGAAATGAGAAATTTGGTCAAAAAGGGAAGGAATGATTGAACTCTGACTCATTTTCTGTGCTTTAAGAAGAAAAGATGGAACTTCAATAAAACTTTGATGGAATTTTTTGGCTTTGGACATTATGGTCTCGAATTGAAGGTCGATTCGGCTTGAAATTTGGTAATAACGAAAAACACCTTTGTCGAAAACTCCGTCTCGATTCGAAAACAGGATTATGGGACGAATGAAAGCGTCACAATTTATGATGAAAGGAATTTCATCAAAACTTCCTGGCCCTTCGGAAGTAGTAAGAGGAAAATCAAAATAAGAATACGAAATTTTGAAATCGTGTTGAGCCTTTTTCCTCCAAAAGTTCCAATCACAAACCGATGAAAAAATCTTCGAACAGAGACAAATCTGAACAATTTTATTTGCTGGAAGATGAGTTAGAATTATTGAAACTATTTCATTGGGTAAAGTTTCCATGTTTGTCGAAGATAAGTCAAAGTTTGACAGAAAACATAAAAATATCAATTTTAAATCCGGTAAAATTTAAACTTGGTATTCACAACAAGTTTAAAATCAAAGAAAGGACGAAATGAGTCTTTCTCGTGGAAAATAAGTTTCTTGATCCGTTCCATGTCCTTGAATAAGATATTGCATTGTATTACTTTTAGTTGATTCTCCAATAATTTTCTTAACTTCAGTTGAAAATTGTCGATGACCTAACATTTTATAATATTTATCTCTGTCTACTTGTTCTTGCGAAAACCATTCGAAATATAGACGGTACAAATCAGATGAAGATATCCTAAAATTTTATTCAAGGTGAGCTTTGAGCATCCAGACGTTCTTCATGTGAAAGTCAAGAATTTCTCCAAGAAGGTTCTGAGTTGCCAGGTCGAAGGTTGAACTGTCCAAACTGTTAATGTAGTTAACAACATACTGGTTGGACTCGTGAAGCTTACCGATAGCAAGAGTTTGATTAATCAGAACTCCTCGGTCTTGCTCAATTCCTTCCTCTCCGTTCAAACTGATAAATTCTCGAAAAGAGGCAGGAGCGGCCACTCCATACTTGCGAATCTGCTCAGCCACTCGGTCGATGAAGAGGTTTAATTGAGTGTACTGCTTCCCAAACAATTCGTGAAGAGAGTCAAAGTTTGGTCCAATGACATTCCAATGGAAATTTTGAGTTTTCAACGCCAAAGTATACTCAATCCCCAAAAGAATTTCGAGAGAGGAACGGGAAGAGTCGATACTTGAAGCTTCCAACCCAAAAGAAGGAGGAATCGAGTCAAGAATTCTTCCAGAAAATTCGCTCTCTGTTTCCATTTTATTAAGGAAGTAAATTTTACACTTATTTTAGTGTAAAATTTTTATCTTTCCAATGAAGCTTTTTTAATTTATTCCTCGTAATCAGCCTCCTCGGTGATGATCTCACCCATCTCAAGCTCACGTTCAATTTGAAGAGGTGTTTCATCAGCCTTCACGTTGAAGAAGCCGTGCTTGGCGTTAATCTTACCAACCGCTCGACTGAGATCAATGAAGCTGGCATACTCACCAGAAGGTTGGTTAACCCGTTCAAGTTCTTCTGCCGCAAAGCCATCACTGCCGTAAACGTACTGAATGATGTTATTGTCAGCGTCACGCACGCTACCATCATAGGCAATGGTGAAACTTTCGAAAGCTTTGGCAATCACGGCCTGAATGGTACCAGAGACTGGAGTTTTGACGCTAGATTCCATTACACTCTCGCGAGTTGAGGCTTGATGGAAGAAAGATTCAGCTGGAGTTAGGCCGGTGAAGAAAGAGTTAACGCAAAAACCTTGAGCTTCAGGGTCTAACTCACCTTCCTTGAAATAGGGCAAACAACGAGTGTTGTTGGTAATGGTGAATGGAATTCTCCCTCCCTTCAAAGACTGCTGACCAAGAATGCCAGTGATGGCACCGATGTTACCTTCATTACCCTTGGCTCCTGAGTAGACGGAGATTCGGAAATTGTTACCAGCTGACAAGCTGGCTCCTCCAATTCGGGCGGTGGTGTTTTTCGCCACATCCACATAACCTCGAATTTGTCTCTCCCTTCTTTCCTCTTGAATGGGATCATCAAGGCGCACACCCAAACTTTCAACCTTCATCTTCACCATCTCAATCTGCGAGTTGACTTTCTGGCGATATTCAGAGTCTTCAGGGTAACAATCGCCCAAACCAACGGTGAAGCCTCTTTCAGTTAACCAACGAGTCAGAATGAAAGTGGCGTCAGTCAGAAAGTCAGTTGTGCGGTTGACGCCATAATCCTTGTAAAGAACTTGAACCAAAGAACCAGGAGTTGGGCCAATATGGGATTTGGTGATGACACCCTGAGTTAGGATGCCATTAATAATGATGACTCCTCCTCGATTGTAATAAAGATCTTCAGGAAGCAAGGCGCTAAACAAAGCCTTACCCGAGTTGGGAGGAAGGTGAAACTGCTCCAGACGCTCGGACAATGTTGCCAACTGAGATTGTTGAGTCATTAACATAAAACAATCGTTCCGTACATCTGGATCAACTTCAACATCGTCTTGGGTCAGAAGGTAAGCCGATACCAATCCATCGTAGACAACTCCAACTGAGGGTTTGTTTGACTGAGCATTCATAATGCAATCGCGAACCGACATAATTGATCGCAGCTCTTGAAGGGAGGCCAATGTTTGGAAAGCGTGTACGTTCATCTCATCACCATCCGTGGTGACATTCCGGGCAATTGTTCTTCAGATATTTAATTTATCTTTCTTTTGTAACAATTGCCCGACCTTAACTTTCGCTAAGGAGTAGACTTTACCTTAAGCCTGAAACTGTCGTTTCTGACCGACCCCCGTCAAGTCGTTGCACCTTCAACCTCTACCATACGGCATTTCGGTTGCTTGGCTCAGGATTGCCCATTACCGGTTTCCCGGATATCTTTTGACGTTTTCACCATACCCTACGAGATTTACTCGCGGCCACCTCCAACTTTCGCTGGAAGCTTGGTATTCAAAAGCTTTAGGGGTTTCCCTGAATTTGAGGGTCTTGCTCAACACACATTCAAGATCAAATGCGTGTCAAACTAGATGGTTATATGCGGTTACGCCAAGCCGTACTACTTGACTACCCGATGAGATTTCCACCGTTTTCCCCGCAAGGTATTCTCATAACCTTGCGGGCGGCCACCTGTTGACTTCAATGGTGTGATTAATACTTTACTTGGTCGAGAACGGGAACATTCTCGCCAATCTGAATTTCTGAAACAAAGGACAGAGCATTTTTATGAGCATCGGGAACAGAGATGTGAAGACCTCCAAATGCGAAAGGGATAGCATTTCGAGACAAAGGCCTGTTTTCGGTTTGAACATAGACCATTACCTTGACGTATTTATGGTCTTGACCGTTTTGCCTTTTGGCTGAAATGCCTTTGGAGGTAGCAATTCTAATTCGAGTAACAGTCTCTCCTTCGAGTTTCTGTAGTCTCTTGTAATGCTCATTGAGATGATTTTCGAGCTCGAGTTTAACCTGGGAGCAAAATTCTGTTAGTTGGTCTAGGGTCATCAATTGCCTGAGAGAACTAACTTCACTTCTCGGCCTACAAGAACTACCAAGTAGACCTAAGTTTGAGTTATACCCGACCTCAGTTGCCTTGTAATGAGTAATATAAATACTCTCAACTTGTTTGAGATCATCGAGGGGGCGAACTTCCAGAATTGATATTTTGAATTTGCTCGGGCCGAATTTACGGATGGCCTGATGGAAAAGATAGTTGGAACCTATCACAGATTCACGCGAAGAACTGACGTGATCACTCCACCTACCGAGAGCTCCGTAGTTGTATGGTTCACCATTTTTGTGTTTGTAGAGCTTTGCTTGTCCAATGTAGAAACGATTTCCATCATCGGGGCAAACTACACAATAGATGCAACCAAGTTCGGCTAAATTGGCTCGTGTGTTCATTTTGTTGTTTCAGAAGAAAGCATTAAGGTTCATTATTTTAAAGTCGGCGTTCATTGGGGTGGTGTAAGAAATGTGAAGACCGATGGTCAAAGGAGCACCAAGAACCACTTCAAAGCCCATAAAACCTTGCTTGTGAAGGGTTGGGTTTCGGTTGCCCACAATGTAGTCACCATCCTGCAACCAACGATCGATTTTGTCCCCGTCCCTCAACCTCTGTGCCTTGAAAAGCTCAGAAGTGACCTGAAGCTTTCTTCCCTTCAGCTTACCCGAACCCGGAGTGTAGTAAGAAATGGGAATTGGCAGACCTTTACTGAGAGAAATGTCGATAATGTCTTGAAAGGCCTTGATGTTGTAAGAGCGGATGACGACAGGAACGGTGAGAAGATAAGCCCAAACGGCAGGAATGCGAATCTGACCAAACTTTAGACTGGGGTCAGGCGAGATGGGAGTACGGCCAGAATAATTGACCCTCTTTCCCATAATGAAGCCTCGAATAACTCCCTTCTTTGAACCAATTCGCTGCTTGATTGACAGCATATCCTTCCGTCCACCTTGAGAATACTTTCCGTCAGTGTTGTCAATGAAGTGTTGAATAGCAAACACCATCGCACGGATCTTCTTCTCTCTTTCAGCCTCCAAAGTTTGCAACGGAATTGCCTTGTTGTGCTTCAGAATGTCGATGTACATATTGGTCAAATCATCGGGCCAGGTCACACCATCACGGTAAATAATCGGACGAGTATTGGGAGGAATGACAGGGAAGTTTCTCATAATCATAAATTCGGGCCTCACTCCATTCTCAAACATCAGAGTTTCAGCGTCTTCGTCAGAAATACCTCTCAGAATCTTCTCGACGTGATCAATGCTCATCTCGTGCAACTGAGTCTTGTTCTTCTTGTCATAAGTGTACATCACCTTACCCATCTCCTTACTCTTAGAGGGAATGAAGATTGGCTTCATGTTACACTTCGAGACTCCTTCCTGCTCAGGGCGACGGCATTGAATGTTCTTGCTTAAATCTTCGATCAGCTTCAACCTCTCAACTCCAGTGTATTCAAGCACGTCCCTTTCCTGCAACTCTTTTCTTGTCAGATAAGGGCACGAACAACAAGTACAAACCGAGTTCAAAACACGAAGGATAGTCCTGAGAAAGAATGGATGGTAGATCGGCACATTCAAACGAATGTAACCGAGGTGACCGGGACATTCGTGGACATCCTTATGACAAGTGGCACAGAGAGTGTTCTCATCAGTCGGTCCCATCCGCGGATCATTGACTGAGTTAACTCCTGAAGCTTCAGGTTTGTCGACTTGAACCACCGCCACTCGCTTCAACTCTTCAGGGCCAAACAAAGTAATCAAAGTGTCAGTAATGATCAACTCCGGCAACTCGGCCTCCTTCTCCTGAGCCAAAGAGAGTAATTGCTCGCGACGGCGACGATCAACGGTCAGGTCAGTCACATCATCAATCTCCTGAGCAGGGTTCAGCCGAGGACAACCAATTGAGTTCAATCCAGTGTTGGTCACACCTCCTATCAAAGTGTTCGGATTGGCACCCCTTCTTCGACTCGGCAACTGACGGATACCACCTCCAAGATTCATCCTTTTTCCAAAATTGCGTCAAAAGAGCGTTCTCCTTTGAAAGAGAAAACAAAAAGCTTCAGATTCAATTTGAGAAAAAAGATCTCAAATTGAATTTGTCATCAGGGGTCAAATATCTTCATATTCTCAATTTAAACCTCCTGCATTGAAACAGACAAATTTTGATATTTTGAATCAAACTTCGCCCAAAGAATTACAAGTTTCACTTTCGAATTTGAACATTTGAAGGTGAATTCTCCCTCAAATTCATAAGGTCGAATTCGCTCTTCTGGTTCTTTGGAAAGATGGTGATTAATATTTTCCCGAAACTTTTTCACTATTGAGAAGTTTATCAATATGTAATCTCCCGGTATAGATTTGGAGGAATTGGAGTTTAATTGATTTAGAACGAAATTACTTTCAAAGTGCACAATTTCAATCTCCTTCCCGTTGTAGTTCATTGAAAATTCTTCATCTTTCTTGAAACCTCCCTCACACTGGGCGAAAATTTCGACAGGAACTTGGATCATTTTAAATTTTAATGAAATGAAATTCTCATCAAAATTTAGCTTATTTTATTTCGGAAAGCATCTCTCATAATCGTCACCGTGTGAGGAATTAGAAATCCATTCTCAACAGTGACCAAACGAACGGCAATCATCGATTCATCATTGCAATAAGTTGTCAAAGCCGCACTCGCTGGATTTTCCTTTATCGCATCTTCAAAAGAATTCCAGTAGGATCTTTTTGGAAAGACTTCATCTTCCAAATCCTTGTTGCTAGACAAAATATCCGCCCATTTTTCAAGATCGGATGAAGAATTCCACACGAAGTTCAAAACACGAGAATTTTTGTCATCTGGACGGGAACGCAAGGCAAAACTTTGCAGAAAAAATGTGGTTTTGCTGACCACTTCAGCCGTAAGTTTATGATCGATAGAACATTGATGCATGAAGTTAACTTGTTCTTTCTTTTATTATTTTTCTTGTTTTATTTTGCACATTCAAATTCAACAATTTAAGAAGAATGTCAAATGTTCCGACAATTCTCAGCGTAGTTCTAAGTGGAGCAGCGGGAGTCTTTGCTTCGATGGCATGGAAGGATGCTGACGGAGAGGCCCGAAAGTGGCTTGGGTGGGGAACTTTTATTTGCTTCATTCCTGTTCTTTTGCTTGTAATTGCAATTGTGCTCCTTTTGTTCACGTTCGGCCTAAGTTTGTTCTTGTTAACTTTGTTGGGAGTAGCCAGCATCACATTAATTATCGGGGCAGGATTTCTAATTTACGGTACCATCCTTCTTGCAAGCATTGAGGATCGCACTTCGAAGCAGAACTCGGCCCTGCGTAATGCTATTATTGCCTCCTCGATTGCTGGTGTTGGAGCCCTTTTTATCATTCTGAGCCTTCTGCTTCGCCTTTCCCGTTCGCGTCAGTCGTCCCGTAAGTAAAATTAACTCCAAAAAGATTTTAAGTCAGAAGTCGGCGGTTTGGGAGGAAGTGCTTCGAAGAAAGAGTTTTTCTTACGGTATGCGTAAGAAATTTGAGTTTTGGCTCGTGGAGACGAGATTTGATTTTTCGAAATCAAACCTGTCGCTCTGGGTGAGGGAAGTATGTTAGGAAGACGAACTGGAGTTCGGGTAGGAGATTGTGGTGGAAATGAAACTTGAGGCGGAAGACTGAACGGAACTGATGTGTAGGCTGGATTTTGCAACGGTGGTGGTGGGAGATTTTGTTGAACGGGTTCAGGCAATGGAACGTCATCAGAAACAGCCTGAATTTTCTTTTTCGGGGGTCTCTCTGTATATAGGCAAGGTAATGAATAAACGTCAATATTTTCCCCATATGAAAATTCGAACACGTCAAGATCGTCAAACTCGATTTCTTCCTCCTCTTGCTCAAATTGACCTAAAGAAATACAGCTTCCTCGACGGCAATAGAAATAAATATCAAAATGACGACAGAGAATATATGGGTTTTCGCTCATATGAATTCGCTCACATCCTGAGCACATCGAAGGGGCGGTTCTTTTCAACAAAATCGAATTTCCTTCGACTGAAGAAATCTGGAAAGGGAATTCTGCCATCTTGGAGCGACAAAATTCAAAAATTTGACGAACTTTCTCACATTCAATGTCTGGCACAGCCTTCCTTTCACTCTCATTAACCAAATCAGGAAGAAACTTGCATTGAGCAATTTGACTAATCAAAGAAGCTCGTAGAATCTCTCCTGGAAGTAGTCGAGGGTCTTGAGGAGTAGGAAAAGAATATTGTTCGCCTTTCAAGGTCAGAGGTGAATACTTCTTTGGCCTCATTTGGCCCATTTTAGTGCTTCCAAGAATACGGAAGTTTTGACAGGAAGAATAAACTCCGTGATCGAGTATGCTACGAGTGTTTTCAGAAACTTTCTCCAAGACACGACGAAAGAACTCCCTCGATTGAACATTGTTCCGATGGAAAACTCCATCGACGACAAGATGAGCGGAAATTTTACCGTGACCATGAGAGGTAAAAAGCAAAATTTGTTCGGGAACAATCGGGAGAAGCTCGATCAAGACCTGCGCAACTTCTTCAATCGCTTCTTGGAGTGATTCTAAACTTTGGGCGTTATCAAAATCAAAATGAGGTTTTTGTCCTCCCATAATCACTTCATGGAACGATTTTTCTTTTGCGGGAAAGTCTTTGGAATACATCGCGAACTCGATATGATTCCGGAAGTAACCGTAAAGTCTGCGGTTTGGCCTCTCCCAACATACAATTAATCCTTCTTTTGGGTAATGTTTCAAAAGAGAATCTCTCTTATCATTGTTTAGATAAAAGTACCATTTCTTACCTAATTTTTCCATTCTTTTTTCAACGAAGAGTTTCTTAAACAATCATCATTTCCTTAATTAAATGTGGGAAAATAGTTTGCCCTCACTGAGATCGGTGGGGATTTCGGTGAAAAAAGAAGTGATTGAAATTCCGACCTCTTTATCCTCCAGTTATCGAGAAGATTTCGACATTCTTGAAACCCACAAAACCATTCTGAAAAGTTTGGAAAACAAAAAGCTCAATAAGGGTAAAATAGAGGCCAAAATTGCCGAACTTAATAAAGCTCTTTTGATCAGACAGACTATTGTCGACCGAAAGGACAGACTTAGGAAACTGGAAAAACAGAAAAAGAAACTGGAAGAGTTATCATCATGTACGTCTAAATACTTGCAAGAAGTTTCCCCAATTCTGGAAGAATATAAAAAAATCGGCCCAATCTCCAAGGTCATTGAATTTTCATCAAAAGAGAGGAAAACGGAGAAAGTTGAAACCGAGGAAGAAAGAGACACTCGCCTTAATCAGGACGAACTTCGACAAAAATATATTTGTCTGTACTTAGAGAAAAGTCGAAAATATTTCGATTTGAACATTGTTTGGCAAAGTCCAGAAATTTGTTGTCCTGGATGTGGACTCGAAAGTTCTAAACAAGTAGCTGATGAATTTAGCTCTCTGGCTTGTTCGGGATGTGGGGTTGAAACTCGACGTTTGGCCAAAGTTCCCTGTTCAACTGAAGGAGGTAAAAACAACCTGAGTCGGAACAACTATGAAGATAAAGAAAATTTTATCAAAGCAATGGAGAGATATCAAGGAAAACAAGTGATCAAAAATACCAAAAATCTTTTCAACGATTTGGACGAGTATTTTACTTCTTATGGGATGAAAACAGGGGAACATATTCAAAGATCCATTCCTTTGGATGAACGTGGAAGGAAACGTGGAACAAGTAAAGATCTTATGTTCAAGGCCCTGAGCGAAAGGGGTTATTCGAATTATTACAAAAACATCAACTTGATCTGTCATCTTTACTGGGGATGGACTTTGCCTGATATTTCTCATCTTGAAGATGGATTGCTCGATGATTACGACTCCTTTCAACGCGTTTATGAGAAACATAAAATTGGGAGACGATCTTGTCTTAGTACCGATTATATGCTGTTAATTTTGCTTATCCGTAAAGGATATAAATGTACCTCCGATGACTTTAAGATTGTCAAAACTGCTGAAATCTTCGAAGAATATGAAGAAATTCGAAATCGAGTTTATTCTGAACTTAAATGGGATTATCACAGTCTAGGATAAAGAAATTGAAAAAGAAATTATAAGAAAAATTTCTTTTTGTCAAATGGATGAAATAGGGAAGATATTTCTGAAGATGTCAACTGACAATGCTCAGTTTTGTCGGGCAAAACTCGACTTGGTAGACAATTTTCTCGGAAAGGATTACTTTCAACCTCTGAAGAAAAAGTGCTCCTATTGTCTAAATGAAAGAGGGATAATTTTTTACACTCCTCGTTCTGATACTGATGACAAACTTTCAAAGTGTTGTGTTTTGTGTTCCGAAACTTGCAAAAAGTGCAACGTTCAAATTCCTCTCGACTTCTTCTACGTCAAATTCAACTCAGAAGTCCGTAAACTTCGTTGGTGCTACCAATGTTGTAAAGAAAAGAGAGAATCAGAAATTCTCTTTGAGAAACACACAACATTGTGTTAAATATTGTTTATGTCTACTCGTTTGGGTAGACATAAATTTGTTCGAATTAACTGACGGTCTCAGTTTGTTTCTTCTTTCGTTGATGTTCTTGGCAGAGTTGGTCCAATTTATCAGAATCGAGTTCAGTCCAGGAACAAATCTCGGTCATAACTTCGACTGGAATATCGGTTGTTGGTTCAAAAGAAGAAAGAAGTTGACAAGTTTCATATTCGTGAGTCGGAGCCATTACCACGTTGTCATTGTTCAGATCATTGGAAGGAAACAAAACTCCATCCACCATCGGATCGCAAAAGTTTCTCAAAACCTTCTTTCGAAACTTCTTTTCAACTCGAATGAACAAAGTTCCGTCGAAATGGCAAAGAACATCGCAGTATTTCTTCAAGTTTTCTGGTTTATCGAATCTCAAACCCACGCTATCCAACCATTCGAAAAGGTCATTCAATCCAAAACAAGGGAGGATCGGATAGTAAGTCTCTTCACGAATGTTATTCAAACTCATTTTAAGTTGTGGTTTGGAAAGGTCAAATTCAATCTTTAGTTCATTTAATTCGAAAAGTTCTTTTTCAACTATATCCAAATTTTATATGATGTTACAAAAAAGTAACTTGGGTTTTTCATATTTGTAACTTTTTTGGATTTTAAAAAATTTTTCAAAACAAGAAATTACAAATCTGAAAAACCCAAGTTACTTTTTTGTAACATCATATAAAATTTTGTAATATTTCAAAGTAACTTAAAGATAATTTATTTTCAAGTTATCTTTAAGTTACTTTGAAATATTATGAAATTTTATATGATGTTACAAAAAAGTAACTTGGGTTTTTCAGATTTGTAATTTCTTGTTTTGAAAAATTTTTTAAAATCCAAAAAAGTTACAAATATGAAAAACCCAAGTTACTTTTTTGTAACATCATATAAAATTTCATATCAGCTCAAACAACCTTAAAGATAACTTATTTTCAAGTTATCTTTAACAACTTTTAGATTTGGATAGAATATTTGCATTTATATCTAAAGATAACTTGAAAATAAGTTATCTTTAAGGTTGTTTGAGCTGATATGAAATTTTATATGATGTTACAAAAAAGTAACTTGGGTTTTTCATATTTGTAATTTCTTGTTTTGAAAAATTTTTTAGATTTTAGAAAAGTTACAAATATGAAAAACCCAAGTTACTTTTTGTAACATCATATAAAATTTCATATTAGTTCAAACAACCTTAAAGATAACTTATTTTCAAGTTATCTTTAACTAATTTTAGATTTGGATAGAATATTTGCATTTATACCTTAAAGATAACTTAATTTCAAGTTATCTTTAAGGTATTTTGATATATTACCAAATTTTATATGATGTTACAAAAAAGTAACTTGGGTTTTTCAGATTTGTAACTTTTCTAAAATCTAAAAAATTTTTCAAAACAAGAAATTACAAAATCGAAAAACCCAAGTTACTTTTTTGTAACATCATATAAAATTTGGTAATTTGAATTTCTACCTCACTTGGAAATTAAAGTCCAGCCTTTTAACAAAAGTTCATCAAGTTGGGCAGAGAAATTGTGGTTGTCACCTTTCTTCCAGTCTTCCAAAAGTAAAACAGCTTCTTTTCTTAAACATCGTCTACAAATTTCCGAGATTGTCAACTTAACTCCATATTTTACTTCATCTTTAGTAGTAAAATTCTTCCAGGAATAAATTTGGTCCTCTTTCCGAAACTTCTGGAAAACTCCGTTTCTTTCGAATTGAATTCCGCTTACTTCTTTTCCGTCTTGACGAACACAATAACTAACCTCTTTCTGAATCCAACACAAAGTATTCACGTCAACGTCAGCAGGTTGTTGGTAACTATGGTCTTCAGAAGAAGAAATCTCGAAGATAAATTGGTCAACTTGAATTTCTAAATTTTCTTCAGAATTTAGAAGGAAGTTGTTAAGATTGTGTGTACGAAATCGAAAATTCTCTTTGAGGTCTCTCAATAAAGAATGCACAAAACAGTAAGGAATTAGAACATTAATTTTGCGAGTTAGGTCAAACCCTTCCCCTCGAATTATGTAATCTCGAACGAAACCTCCGCAAATCCAACCTTCATTCTCAAAGATGGTTTCAAAGACAGGATGAGGAAGTTCCATTTCAAGATGTTCATTTTACTTCATTATCTTCTTTTTGTTAAATTTATTAGCAGTGAATTAGGAGGGTAAAATCAAGTATAAAGAGGAAATTATACTTGATTGGATTGGGATAAGAAAAGAATATATTTCATTTTGAGATAAAAGGAACTCGGATATCGAATTTTATATGATGTTACAAAAAAGTAACTTGGGTTTTTCGATTTTGTAACTTTTCTAAAATCTAAAAATTTTTTCAAAACAAGAAATTACAAATATGAAAAACCCAAGTTACTTTTTTGTAACATCATATAAAATTTTGTAATATTTCGAAGTAACTTAAAAATAACTTATTTTCAAGTTATCTTTAATCCAAAATGGGAAAATTCTACCCAAATCTAAAATTAGTTAAAGATAACTTGAAAATAAGTTATCTTTAAGTTATTTTGAAATATTACCAAATTTTATATGATGTTACAAAAAAGTAACTTGGGTTTTTCATATTTGTAATTTCTTGTTTTGAAAAATTTTTTAGATTTTAGAAAAGTTACAAATCTGAAAAACCCAAGTTACTTTTTTGTAACATCATATAAAATTCGATATTAGTTCAAAGTAACTTAAAGATAACTTATTTTCAAGTTATCTTTAAATCCAAATGGAAACATTCTATCCAAATCCAAAAATAGTTAAAGATAACTTGAAAATAATTTATCTTTACGGTTGTTTGAAATATTACCGAATTTTATATGATGTTACAAAAAAGTAACTTGGGTTTTTCGATTTTGTAACTTTTCTAAAATCTAAAAATTTTTTCAAAACAAGAAATTACAAATCTGAAAAACCCAAGTTACTTTTTTGTAACATCATATAAAATTTGGTAATATTTCAAAGTAACTTAAAGATAACTTATTTTCAAGTTATCTTTAAATCCAAATGGAAACATTCTACCCAAATCCAAAAATAGTTAAAGATAACTTGAAAATAAGTTATCTTTAAGTTACTTTGAAATATTACCAAATTTTATATGATGTTACAAAAAAGTAACTTGGGTTTTTCATATTTGTAACTTTTCTAAAATCTAAAAATTTTTTCAAAACAAGAAATTACAAATATGAAAAACCCAAGTTACTTTTTTGTAACATCATATAAAATTTGGTAATATTTCAAAGTAACTTAAAGATAACTTATTTTCAAGTTATCTTTAACTATTTTTGGATTTGGATAGAATGTTTCCATTTGGATTTAAAGATAACTTGAAAATAAGTTATCTTTAAGTTACTTTGAACTAATATCGAATTTTATATGATGTTACAAAAAAGTAACTTGGGTTTTTCATATTTGTAATTTCTTGTTTTGAAAAAAATTTTAGATTTTAGAAAAGTTACAAAATCGAAAAACCCAAGTTACTTTTTTGTAACATCATATAAAATTTGGTAATTTGAACTCCATTTAGGTTTTAGTTCCCAAAAAGTTCTTAATTAAGCGAAAAGTTTTGATTTGGAAACAAACTTTTTTTCAAATCATCCAATTCGATGCAGCCAAATTGCAATTTCTCAAACTACTTGGTTGTCGAAGAGTATCAAAGTCAAACTAAAGATCGAGCCGGAGTTTGCAGAGCTTTTAATAAGATCACCGGAAAGGAAGTAGTGTTGAAACACCACACCTTGAATTTCGTGATTGACGAATACGACATTTATGACGTAATTGGAAGCCATCCAAATATCTTAAAGGTTGAAGACTTCAATCGCGACTCTAAACCCAGAAAGTTTTACTTTTGGATGGAAGTTGGAATGATTGATCTGTACAATTTTGTCCAATTATATGGAGTTTTGGGAGAAGGACTTTTGGTCAAAGTGAAGGAAAGTATGTTGAAGGCTATCGCACATATTCACTTGAATGGTTACATTCATTGTGACATCAAGCCGGGAAATATCATGTTGATGAAAGATGGTTCAATCAAATTGTTCGACTTTAGTCACGCTTTATTCGGTGAACTTCTTGACGAAGAAATTCCTCTTGGAACCTACATCACTTCAGCTCCTGAAGTTTTGACTAAAAGTTCAAAATGTGATTCTGGAGTTGACTATTGGAGTTTGGGAGTAAGTTTGTTCTTTCTCCAGAACGGGCGATTTCCTTTCGAAGGGGAAACTGTGATCGAAATTTTGAAGTCGATTGTCGACCAACTCGGAGTTCCAACACAAGAAGAATGTCCTTCTTTGTTTCGACATTTGGGAGAAATTTCTAACCTTCCTTCTTCGGTAGAAAGAAAGGAACAAATTTTACCAAATCCTTTGATCGGAAATTTGCTTTCGTACGATTCGAAAAACCGGATCGAAAGTTAGTTTTTAGATTATCTTTGAATTTTAGTCCAGAATTAGGACTAAAATTTAATTGCGGGAAGGAACTTTGGTTAAATCAAAGTTTTCCTTTAAGGTTGTTTCAACTATTACCAAATTTTATATGATGTTACAAAAAAGTAACTTGGGTTTTTCGATTTTGTAATTTTAAGAATCTACAATTTTTTTCTAGATTCTTAAAATTACAAAATCGAAAAACCCAAGTTACTTTTTTGTAACATCATATAAAATTTGGTTATCCTTTTTCTTTCATTAAACTCGATGAAAGAAGAAAGTATTTTTTTAATCTCAAGCCCGCAGATTTGGATCGTAACAAATTAGGTCTCGAATCAAAGGATGAGAGAATCGAGTTGGATGTTTGAACAAATTGTCTGCAATGGGTGTTGAGGAAATTTCATCCAACATGGCCACCATTGAAGGACATTCATTCACCGAAGGTTGTCCAAGCTGTTCAACCATCGACCTCAAAATCTGCTTCTTGGTTTCTCCGGGAAAAGGACAGACTCCATGTTTGACTCGATAAAGACTGACTCCCAAACTCCAATAGTCGATCTTTTCATCACAGGTTAGTGATTCAGCCAAAACTTCGGGAGCTGAAATTAGATCCGTTCCGATCGGTTTTTCTCCGAAAGAAACGGCGTTTCCAAAATCGATCAACTTGACTGAGCCGTCATGCATTAGAAGAATGTTGGAAGGCTTGAGATCACAATGAAGAATGTTGAAAGAGTGAAGGTGGTGAAGTGCACTCAAAATAATTCTCTTAATCTTGAAGAGAAATTCATCGTCAGGTTTGCCGAATAAAGTCTCGAAAGAACCAAGGTCAATCATTCCCACTTCGAGAACCAAGCAGAAAGCGTCTTCACCGAAGCTGAAACTGTCAACTACGTCCAAGAAACCTTCGTGAGAACCCACCGTGTTGTAGATATCACGTTCGAAAATGATGTTGCAGGCTCCTTCCCCAAAGCTATACTTTAATACCACCTCTTTTCCATCGGATTTGCGAACGGCTCTTCGAACAATCAAATGAAAATCAAGGTTTCTTTCGTGTAGAATCTTTCCTAGGACGTAGTCTTCCATTCGACGGGAAAAAGAAAGTTTAAAAACAAGAAGTTTGTCTTCAATAACTTATTTTCATTAAAGGAAAACCTTACTGAATTTCTACAGAAATACAAGGTTAATTTTTTCAGAAATTTCATTCTGACTTAAAACGAAATTTCTGAAAAGAGATTAAAAACAATATTAAAATGAAGACTGTATCTCTTTTCGCTTTTCTGCTTTTCCTCGCAGTTTTGGCTTTCTCGTCAGCTTCGGCTTGTGATGACGGTAGCAGCTCCAATTACGACACCAAATGTTTCAAAAACCACTACTCGCGTGAAGGAATGGCTCGCCTTGAGCCGGTGAAGGCTGCCAACCTTGGATCTTTCAACTGTAGCGGAACCCAGATTGTTTTCAATCCTTCGACCGGTGAGTACGTTGCTCATTACAACTTCGGTTGGTTTCCCCTTTCGACTCTCTACGAGGAAGGCTGTGGATGTTGGGTTACTACCACTACCGTCCCCGGATCAGCTCCGTTCCGCATTTACGAGTACGGTAACGGCCGTCGTGGACCCTTCGAGGATGGAACTTGCATGCCTTTCGAATTTCCCGAGGCGGACGGAAAGGTGACTTCAACCACCGCTTTCTCTCGCAATATCAATTATGTTCATCGAGACTTGCCTTATCTGAACACTGCCGATTCGACTCTTGCCGCCCATCAGACCTACTACCGTGTTCATAACTCGACTAATGAGCTTGTCGTCCTTCGCAAGTTTAACTCTGCTGGTTATATTGAATGGATGCAGAACCTGAACTGTTACCTGGTTCAACCCCAACTGTAAATTGCAAATGAAGATTACTCTGAAAACAAGTTCAGAATAATGGCGAAGATTACTCTGAAAACAAGTTCAGAATAATGGCGAAGATTACTCTGAAAACAAGTTCAGAATAATGGCGAAGATTACTCTGAAAACAAGTTCAGAATAATGTTTTAGTTTTTATTAGTCGTCCGAGAGATCAACATCGGTAAGATAGGCGTGATCAAGAACGAAATTGTAGACTTTGTCTGATCCGGCCCACATATTATTTCCCTCAACCTTGAAAATCCCAAAGTTTGGATTCAGGCAAAAGTCAAGCTTCTTCATCTCCTCCTGAGAGACCTTGTCTTCAGATGTAGAATCTGAATTCATTCCAACGAAACTGATCTGAGTGAAAGTTGGACGGAGTTTGCGAATACGGTTGAACCAACAGGGAAGATTCTTGAAACTTTGCCGATCCTCGAAGTTGAAAAAGATCAGAATCCATTGGGCCTTCTTCACCCACTTCTCAAAAGTTTCGGTGTCAGGATCAGAGACTTCATAGAAATGAGCAACGGTTGAAGTACCAGGAGGAAAGTTTGAGCTCACTGAACCAAGCTTGACAATCTTCCCAGACGGTTCGTCATTACGACAGAATTGTTCTTCTTCAACATAGGAATTATGGAAACGAGTCTTCTGAGTACCCGAATCCCCAACAAGAAGAATGTTGCATCTCTTCTCAACGGAACGGGTGTCGAACTTCTCAGCGAAAATCTCGTGAAATTCCATGATTTTAGGTTAGCTGAAACTTTCCAATTTGCTTCTCAATTTTGAGGTAAAAAATTACTTCCAAATTGTAGTTTCATAGCGCAGAATTTTCAAAGTAGAATCTTCGAAAATTTTCTTTAAGTACCTTTGAACTCATATCGAATTTTATATGATGTTACAAAAAAGTAACTTGGGTTTTTCGATTTTGTAATTTTAAGAATCTAGAAAAAAATTGTAGATTCTTAAAATTACAAAATCGAAAAACCCAAGTTACTTTTTTGTAACATCATATAAAATTTGGCAATGAACCTAAAATAAAATTCGGGTTATGGGTAACAAATATGGAAATTTCCAAAAATATTTCCTAAATTTGGTTGAATAACTGCACCAAAAACATTTAGAATTTCGATCGTTTTCCTCAGTCTTCTTCTCTAAACTCACTGTCCATTTCAGAATACTCAATCGAAATTTCCAACCCGAAACTACTTCCAAATTGCAATTTTTCTACCTAAAGTTCCACAGAAAACTATTTCTAGATTGCAATTTTTCCGCTTGAGGTTTCGTTGGATCTTGTGAGCAAATTGCAATTTTTCTACCTAAAGTTCCACAGAAAGCTACTACCAAATTGCAATTTTCCCATTTGAGTTCACTCGAAAACTTCATGTTACTTGTAATTATTTCTCCTAAATCTAGCAGAAAGAATTTTTGTTTGAACACCAAATTCTTTGCCAAATTTTATATGATGTTACAAAAAAGTAACTTGGGTTTTTCGATTTTGTAACTTTTCTAAAATCTAAAAAATTTTTCAAAACAAGAAATTACAAATCTGAAAAACCCAAGTTACTTTTTTGTAACATCATATAAAATTTGGCAAAGAATTTGGTGTTCAAACAAAAATTCTTTCTGCTAGATTTAGGAGAAATAATTACAAGTAACATGAAGTTTTCGAGTGAATTCAGATGGGAAAATTGCAATTTGGTGACGAGATTTCAAGCGAACTCGAATGGCAAAATTGCAATTTGGTGACGGAATTTCAACTGAATTCAGATGGGAAAATTGCAATTTGGTGACGAGATTTCAAGCGAACTCGAATGGCAAAATTGCAATTTGGTGACGGAATTTCAACTGAAGTAGGTAAGTCAAACGAAAATTCTTTCTGCTGGATTTAGGAGAAAGAATTTTCGTTCAAACACCAAATTCTTTGCCAAATTTTATATGATGTTACAAAAAAGTAACTTGGGTTTTTCATATTTGTAATTTCTTGTTTTGAAAAATTTTTTAGATTTTAGAAAAGTTACAAATATGAAAAACCCAAGTTACTTTTTTGTAACATCATATAAAATTTGGCAATAGTTCAAAAGAACTTAAAGAAAATTTGATCTCAACATATTTTCAAATTTTCCTAATATTTATCTCCAGAAAATTCATTGAGATATAGAATTTTCTGGAAGAAGTTTACCTAAAATCAACTTCAAGGTTAAGGCTGATTAAGGACTACATGAGAGGAAAGTTTCGAAAGGTTTTGGTGAGAAGAGACGTAAACTTTGCACAAGAAATACCAAAAAAAAAGTAAATCGCAATTCAAACAAAACTTCTGTTGAAACCGATAGAAAGTTCAAAACAGAAGATAGAACAAACGGTTAAAATTTTGGTTGTATTTTAGTGCTTCTATTCTGTTAATTTTTCATCGCTATTAACAGAATTTCGATATTCGTTACCCATAACTCGAATTTTATTTTAGGTCCATTGCCAAATTTTATATGATGTTACAAAAAAGTAACTTGGGTTTTTCATATTTGTAATTTCTTGTTTTGAAAAATTTTTTAGATTTTAGAAAAGTTACAAAATCGAAAAACCCAAGTTACTTTTTTGTAACATCATATAAAATTTCATATTAGTTGAAAAGAACTTAAAGACAACTTATTTTCAAGTTGTCTTTAATCCAAAATACGAATATCCCATCCAAATCCAAAAATAATTAAAGACAACTTGAAAATAAGTTGTCTTTAAGTTCTTTTCAACTAATATGAAATTTTATATGATGTTACAAAAAAGTAACTTGGGTTTTTCGATTTTGTAACTTTTCTAAAATCTAAAAAATTTTTCAAAACAAGAAATTACAAATATGAAAAACCCAAGTTACTTTTTTGTAACATCATATAAAATTCGACTATTCGAACAAAAATTATTTCTGCTAGATTTAGGAGAAATAATTACAAGTAACATGAAGTTTTCGAGTGAAATTCGTTGGGAAAATTGCAATTTGGTGACGGAATTTCAAGTGAATTCAGATGGGAAAATTGCAATTTGGTGACGGAATTTCAAGTGAATTCAGATGGGAAAATTGCAATTTGGTGACAGAATTTCAAGTGAACTCAGATGGGAAAATTGCAATTTGGTGATAAGATTTCAAGTGAAATAGAATGGGAAAATTGCAATTTGGTAACAAGATTTCAAGCAAATCCAAGTGAGAAAATTGCAATTTGGTGACAGAATTTCAAGTGAACTCAGATGGGAAAATTGCAATTTGGTGACGGAATCGTAGACAAAGTAGATAAGCTAGATATAATTCTTTCTCCTAAATCTAGCAGAAAGAATTTTTGTTCGAAAGTCGAATTTTATATGATGTTACAAAAAAGTAACTTGGGTTTTTCGATTTTGTAATTTCTTGTTTTGAAAAATTTTTTAGATTTTAGAAAAGTTACAAAATCGAAAAACCCAAGTTACTTTTTTGTAACATCATATAAAATTCGATAACTTGAATCGAATTTTATTTTATTTGTAGAAAATTAGGACGAAAAATTTAATACACGTTAATTTCTTCTTCTCCGGGGTAAATTTCTCCAAATAATTAAAATAAGTAATCGTAGTTTCTGATTAAATTTCGAAAGATTTTCTTTGAACTGAGATAAAATTAAAGGAGGATAGTCTTGCGATTCTATAATCAGATATTACTTTAATGAATATGACTCCTAAACACTGAGTAATAATTTAAGTTGCCTTCACGATTCCCGAATTTTATATGATGTTACAAAAAAGTAACTTGGGTTTTTCGATTTTGTAACTTTTCTAAAATTTAAAAAATTTTTCAAAACAAGAAATTACAAAATCGAAAAACCCAAGTTACTTTTTTGTAACATCATATAAAATTCGGGAATTTAATTTCTTTTAGCGATAACTTGAAAATTGCCTTTCTTTATCCCAAGTCAAAACTCATTCCTTTCCGAACTAAAATCTTGTTTTGTCTGTTGTATGTCCCAGAAAAAACAATGTCTAAATTTTTGTTTTTGTCATTTCAACCGAAAGTAAGAAAAAACTAAGTTTCGAATTACCCAACTAAAAGAAATGGCAAGTCAACTTAGTCCAAGATCATTTAGTTCAAGTGATGTGCCCGGATCTCCTTCAGCTGTAACGGGAAATCCACCTCCTTATTTTTATTCTGCTTCTTCACCTCGTCCTCAGTATTCTCAAAACCCGAGCCAACTCAATCAGAATGTTTGGAATGGTGGTTTGGGTATTTCTCCTTCTCAAGCGGTAGGATTGTCTCCCGTTGCAACTCCTTCTCCACCTCCCTTAACGTATGGAGAATTAACCGCAAATCAAGTGTTAACGCCGCAGCAACCTCGGTCGGCAAGTCAAGTAATGATGCAGCCCAATCTGACGATAGTGCCACGTCTTGCTTCGTTTCCTTCAAGTCCCCGAGCTCCGACTTCACCAAGGGCTGTTCCGACTCCTCTCACTCCGATTACGTCGACCCCATCATCGTATTCCGGAGTGGGATCAGTTCAGGTGATTTCTTCTCCGAGTCCTCAAACTTTTCCTCTTTTGGCCGCCCCAACAAGGCCGATAACTCAACCAGATACCCGTTCATTCCTTTATTCTGAAGAAAACACTGGCTTTCCTGGAGGACGTCAATCGGTGTCAGCAAACTCTGTTCCTTCATACAATCTGAAAGGAAGTGGAAATTATCCAATCGGAATTCCTAGCGGAAGGAACGAAGATTTACTTCCCCGTTCGAGTGCTTCCCTAGCGGGAAGTTATACATCTCCTTCATCAGGTAGTCCGGGAGGAGGTAACGGACAATACGATCCAAATCGTGGTTCCGTTGCTACTGATACAATTGGCTGGAGGAGTTCTTACGATGGAAGGAGAACTTTGCCCTCGAACGGATTGAATGGAAGCTCTTCTCTTGACACTCTTCAAGGGTTAGTTTTTGGAGGAGATGGATCGAGTTTCGTTGTGTCAAACAAAGCGGCCCCTTTGATTTCAGGGAATCGTCAGATTCCCGTCTCTTACGGAAACGGGCAAGGTTATGCTCAAATTCAAGAAATTGCTCAAAGTCCACCCTCTTCTTTACCTTCTTCAGATAGAAGATTGTTCGCTTATTCCAATTTGTTTGGTTCTGGAAATTTATCTGGTAACACAGGAACTTCAAGCTCCGGAACCAATTCAGGTTATGGATCAACTTCTCCTGGTCGTTCTCCTAATGATATTACATCCGTGGCTCGAGCTGTCGGAACAGATCGTCAACTTTCACCTCAAAGTTTGGAATTCGGACCTGGGGGCTACTATCAAAATAGTTAAATTTTATTTTTATTCTGAAACTTTGTTTAAAAATAAAAACCTTCGAAATAAAACGTCCAGAATGAACAACGAACCAACAGATGTTGCTTACAACGCCCTTCTCAACGCTGCCGGACTCGGTAAAAATACTCCCAATTCTTCTCCTCGGGCAGAACAGCTAAAAAATTCTCCTTCATTCTCAAATCTTTCACCTCGTCCTATTCAGGAAGATATTGAAGAAATTTTGTCTCGTCACGGATACGAGACCCAAGATGTCAAGCTTCTCGAAGGAGAAAAAGTTCGTTACATTAAGGCGAAGAGTGAAGGAGGGCATATCGTTTTCATCGACCTTGACCGAGCAGGTAAAGTTTCGGTCCATCCAACAGATTTTTCGATGAAAGAAACGCCGGAAATTTTGGTCTCGAACAGTATTTCTCGTGGAAGTTTGGGCTGTGTTGAACCTGAAGTGAAAGGAGTTGCGATCGAATGTGAATCTGGAGTTTGCACTTTGGTACGAGATAAGGAATTTGGGCTGACTGAGAAAAACTTCTCTGCCGGAACCTTAATTCCTCAATATTCTTCCTTGCCTTATGCTCGACCGATCATCCGCCTTAGTGACTTGACCACCGAACCCGACCGTGTCGATGAATTCGTCGAACTTTCATCGCAAAGAATTATTCGTTCGGAAATTTTCCATTGTGATTCAGTCATCTCCTCCTTTCCCAGCTCGCTAAAAGAACTTCAAGCCTCTTACAACAGACTCGTAGAAGTTTACCCCGTCAAGAAAAAGGAGTTAATAAAATCGATCACCGAACTTGAAAGTTTCCTTCCAAGCTATCGAAAGAACCCTCCCGTAACAGAGGAAGGAAAAAGGAAGTTCGAACTTTTGCAGTTAAATTTGAGAATTCGAAGGGAGAAACTTTTCGAGCTCGTTTCAATCTGTAGAACACTTGGCCAAATCAACCAAGTTTTGAAGGAAGGGTCTCAGGACGTGAATGTCGCAACTTCCGATTTGGTTCGAAATTTCGAAGATTTGGACTACGTTTATGATACTAACTAAAAAACAAATCTATTTGATTCTGTCAGATAGATTCGAAGATATCCAAATTTTATATGATGTTACAAAAAAGTAACTTGGGTTTTTCGATTTTGTAATTTCTTGTTTTGAAAAATTTTTTAGATTTTAGAGATGTTACAAAATCGAAAAACCCAAGTTACTTTTTTGTAACATCATATAAAATTTGGATATTATTTCAAACAACCTTAAAGATAATTTAAAAATAAAGCTATCTTTAAGGTTGTTTGAAATAATATCCAAATCTAAAAATAGTTAAAGATAATTTGAACTTGAAGTTATCTTTAAGGTTGTTTGAACTCATATGAAATTTTATATGATGTTACAAAAAAGTAACTTGGGTTTTTCAGATTTGTAACTTTTCTAAAATCTAAAAAATTTTTCAAAACAAGAAATTACAAATCTGAAAAACCCAAGTTACTTTTTTGTAACATCATATAAAATTCGATATTATTTCAAACAACCTTAAAGATAACTTATTTTCAAATTATCTTTAACTATTTTTAGATTTGGGTAGATTTATCCCATTTTGGATTAAAGATAATTTGAACTTGAAGTTATCTTTAAGGTTATATTAAGATTACAAAATTTTATATGATGTTACAAAAAAGTAACTTGGGTTTTTCAGATTTGTAATTTCTTGTTTTGAAAAATTTTTTATATTTTAGAAAAGTTACAAAATCGAAAAACCCAAGTTACTTTTTTGTAACATCATATAAAATTCGATATTATTTCAAACAACCTTAAAGATAACTTATTTTCAAGTTATCTTTAAGTTACTTTTAGATTTGGATGCAACATTTCCATTTTGGATTAAAGATAACTTATTTTCAAGTTATCTTTAAGGTTGTTTGAACTCATATCGAATTTTATATGATGTTACAAAAAAGTAACTTGGGTTTTTCAGATTTGTAACTTTTCTAAAATCTAAAAAATTTTTCAAAACAAGAAATTACAAATCTGAAAAACCCAAGTTACTTTTTTGTAACATCATATAAAATTCGATATGAGTTCAAACAACCTTAAAGATAACTTGAAAATAACTTAAAAATAAGTTATTTTTAGATTTGGATGCAACATTTCCATTTTGGATTAAAGATAACTTTATTTTCAAGTTATCTTTAAGGTTGTTTGAACTCATATCGAATTTTATATGATGTTACAAAAAAGTAACTTGGGTTTTTCAGATTTGTAATTTCTTGTTTTGAAAAATTTTTTAGATTTTAGAAAAGTTACAAATCTGAAAAACCCAAGTTACTTTTTTGTAACATCATATAAAATTTGGTAATCTTAAAAACTGCTCAAATCCAAAATAAATTTTCTCTTTTAGTTTGTGTATTCTGATAAGCAAAACAAGATCGTTAGTAAATTTTACTGATTAACAGTGGCAAATGTCTACACTAAAATAATACAAACAATGTATTTCACCCAATCCAAAATTAAACTTAACCGAATAAAATTTCGTTTCCATTGAAAATAAAAATGCAAGTTTCGGATTTAGGTTGGGGTTGTTATGGCGCTTACTCTAGCCCTCATGTAGTCTACGGAGGAGAAAGTTTCAAGCTCACTCACTGTGAAAAGAAAATTCGCAATCTGGTGCTAAAACATGCCCGTGCTTGGGCAGAACAACGAAAGGATCTTTTGCTTGAAGTTTTGCACAAAAATCTTATTTTTGCTTATCCTACGCAAACTTTGAATTATCAGCAAACTTTGGCAGATTTTGACTTCTTTGTTCGAACGACTGAGAACAACGTTCGAATTACCATTCCTCGAGATGGTATTGTAATGAATGTGAAGACTGGATATGTCTACCTCAACTGGAAGTTTGATTCGACCGCAATCGGAGGAAGTCGTGCTGTCGTGAATGATATTTGTAAGGGAGTAATTCGAGAGGGTAAGTTCATTCAATGGCTTGAATTCCTTGATGGTCGAGTTAGATTTGGACAAGCCGCTGGAGTTTTGTCCTACGAAGACGGTCCTGATGGAATTCAAAAGCCTTGGCCTGCTCGTCTTCCAGGAAAAGAAAATTGTCGTGCTGTGGTAACTTTTGTTTGTCCCACTTGAAGATAACAAGATTTTATTTTTCTCCTATTTGTCGGGAGAAAAATAAGAAATAAAATAGAAATTTATTTCTGTATGAGTTGGGATACAGAAATAAATTAATTCTATTTTGGATTAAAGATAACTTTATTTTCAAGTTATCTTTAAGTTACTTTGAACTCATATGAAATTTTATATGATGTTACAAAAAAGTAACTTGGGTTTTTCAGATTTGTAATTTCTTGTTTTGAAAAATTTTTTAGATTTTAGAAAAGTTACAAAATCGAAAAACCCAAGTTACTTTTTTGTAACATCATATAAAATTTCATATGAGTTGAAAAGAACTTAAAGATAACTTTATTTTCAAGTTATCTTTAACTATTTTTAGATTTGGGTAGATTTATTCTATTTTGGATTAAAGATAACTTCAAATTCAAGTTATCTTTAAGTTACTTTGAACTCATATGAAATTTTATATGATGTTACAAAAAAGTAACTTGGGTTTTTCAGATTTGTAATTTCTTGTTTTGAAAAATTTTTTAGATTTTAGAAAAGTTACAAAATCGAAAAACCCAAGTTACTTTTTTGTAACATCATATAAAATTTCATATGAGTTGAAAAGAACTTAAAGATAACTTTATTTTCAAGTTATCTTTAACTATTTTTAGATTTGGGTAGATTTATTCTATTTTGGATTAAAGATAACTTCAAATTCAAGTTATCTTTAAGTTATTTTCAACTCATATCGAATTTTATATGATGTTACAAAAAAGTAACTTGGGTTTTTCAGATTTGTAATTTCTTGTTTTGAAAAATTTTTTAGATTTTAGAAAAGTTACAAAATCGAAAAACCCAAGTTACTTTTTTGTAACATCATATAAAATTCGATATGAGTTGAAAATAACTTTTATATTTCAACTTAATTCACGAAATAAATTTTAATATTTTAATTCGATAAAAAAGCTTCGAATTAAAATGGGAAGTGAAGCCAACCAAGGATTCCTGGTTCTCGGTTCCGATGAATGGATAGGAAGGATTGTAATTTCTTATCTAAAGAATTTAGGCGAAGATTATTTTATATTTCACCCTACAACGATGGACAGAAATTCAATCCAGGAATCCATTGAGTATTATCGTCCAGCTTACTTGCTGAATTGTAGAGGGACAGATCTGACTCTTTTCCCCGAGAACAACAAAGAAAACCAAAAACTTTGTGACGAATTTTCACTCTTGGCGAAAGTTTGTCAAGATAAGAAGGTTCATTTGACACAACTCTACATTGATTGTTCTAAAGAAGATCTTCCGGATATAATGCAAAAAGAACTAACCGAAACTTCGTTGGTTCTCCGATTCTCTTTTCCTCTCCATTACGATCTCTCCTCCGAGAATTTTCTATCCCATCTTCAAGTTTCAGATAAGGAGAAAAATTATCCGGTTTCCATTTTGCCTGACGTAATTCCCAAATGTTTACAAATGATCAAAGATGAAATTTGTGGGGATTTTTCTCTATCCCATCCGGAAAAAATATCTGTTCAGAAAATAAGTCAGATTTATCATGAAGTTGCCAACAGAAAGGAAATTTCCAATTTGTCTCCAATCGAGAAGAGTTTAAGCAAAATTTTCCGACTTCACCTAATCGAACTGGAAAGAAACCAATTACTTGAAATGTAAATTTTTGAGCAGAATTAAGCTCAAAAATTTTATTGGATTGAATTTAAATATCCCGTTAGAATGTCGGAAGTGAGTTTTAGGTGACGAGAACTTCTTCGAAATCGCCTCAAAAGGGAACTTCTTTCAGGTTCATCAAACTGTAAAATCTTTTCGGTAAGCCAAATTACTACTGGAATATTTCCTGACAAAATTGGAAAGAACTTTTCAAGATTATCAAGAAAAACAATGTCAAGAAGTTGTAAAATGTCAATATTTTGCAAAGATGAAAGAATTAAGGCCTGTTCCGGGGTGATTGGCATCTGTTTAACGATATTGAACAATTCAACGGGATTCGGATGAAGCCAATAACCTTCAACAAGAAGTCGAACTTTTTCATTCGCATGAATGTCCAAATCTGAAGAAGGGGGCGAAAAGATTTCGATGAGTTGAAGTCGACCCGAAAAATAGGCCGCTTTTAACAAATCGGGAGAAAACTCGGGAGTTCCGTAACTTGAAAGAACTCTTTCGACATTCTCAATATTACCGCTTCGAATTACCGAGCCTAAAAACAAAACATAATTATTTATCATTTGCCAACGCAAAGTTTGGGATTTACTTCTCCTTGAAGATTCGGCCAAACTTTGATAGGAATGAAAGGCAATTTCGAACGCTTGTTGAGAAGGTCTTTCTGCCAAAGTTAACAAAATCGAAAAAGGTAAATTTGGAATTGAGCTTAAAGAAGCAAAATCTCCTTCATCTATCGATAAAAGCAGAGGATTTGGTGAAAATTTTGGAAGAAGTTCGACCGTTCGAAGTTGTAACGCGTCAAGTAGAATTTTCTCAATCGGAAGTCCTCTTCCTTCTTTTTGCAGAAAAGTTAAAGAGAGGCGAATTTCGAAGGTTGAAATTTGCTCTCCAAAGTTCTGTAACAACCAAATTAGGAAAGACGAGTTTCTTTGACGAACTGCTACCCGAAAAGCTTTTGGAACTTCATACAATCCGAAAATGTCTCCCTTTCCATTTGAGGATCTAACTTTCACAACCGACTGAACAATAAGTTCAAATTGAGATATGATTTCAAGGTAACGATACGAGCCTGAAATCTTCCTCTCAAGTCCAAAATCAAAATAACTTGCCGGAACTGATAGGTTTTCAAAAGCTTGTTGTCTCCAATAATTCCAGTCACAATTCGATCCGGGAAGTTGGCAAAAAGACAATAATTCTGAGAATGAGTCCTCTAACGTTGAGGGCTGAATTTCCATTTAAAAAGTTTTGTTCGAATTTTGAGCAAAACTTTTTTAATTCCCGAGAATTTCATTTTTGACTTTATTGTTGAATTCTGGTCCAGTTGGAAGACGGAGTCAAAGAGCTGGAAAGAACACCATTTGCCGAAGCAACCATGTACTTGCCATGATAGGATTTGTATGCCCACTGGTTAGACGGTCCAATGAACAAATCAAATTGCTCCCACAGGTCTGCGACCTCTCGATCAGCGACGAAAGATCCACCTGACTGTGCAGACATATACCTACCATGGTGAGACCTCAAGGTCACCTTTCCGTTCGAAAGACGGGTCTGAGTCCAGGTTTCCCAGTCATCAATAGCGGCACGGTTGGCAATCACTTGACCATTTGACTCGGCAGCCAAATACTTTCCGTTCGCATTAGCACGTAGGGCAATCTTTTGAGTTATGGGCTGAGGAGAGGATGATGGAGAACGCGAAGGGGAAGAAGATGGGGAACGGGAAGGAGACGGAGAACGCGAGGGAGAGACACTGGTCGAAGGAGTGGGAGAACGGGAAGGAGTCGACGAGGCTGAGATTGAGGGAGTAGGACTGTTCGAAGGAGTGGTAGAAGGAGTAGGACTGTTCGAAGGAGTGGTAGAAGGAGTAGGACTGTTCGAAGGAGTGGTAGAAGGAGTAACCGACGGGGCAACGTATTCGTAATACTTAATGGTTAGAATGCCTGATCCACCCGAACCAGCAAGATTTTGCCAAGAACTGGCGCACGAATAACTGGTCGCTCCTCCAGCACCACTTCCACTGGCGGCACTGTACAATGACTGACGTTTCTTCTCACCACCATTATAACCAGAGGCTCCATTTCCATTGAAACCGGCAGCTCCGCCCGCCGATCTACAGCTCAACGCGGACCAACCTTCACCTCCCGACCATTGAGTTCCCCAATCGGCACCGTTTCGGGAGTTCGCATTACCTCCGCTTCCTCCAGCCTTGAAACTTCCAACTTGAGCTCCTTGAGTAGGAGACGAACCACTGGCACCGGAAGGATTTCCGCTACCTCCGGTCGAACCAGAACCGGCTGAAGAAGCGCCACCACCACCTCCACCGAGACAACCGCTGGCACCACCGCCACCACCGAAAGCGGCTCCAATGAAAAGCAAACTTCCATCAGCTCCAGTCACAGCAAGCAAAGTTCTTCCTCCAGGTTGACCGGTCGGCGACCCACCAGCACCGCCTTGACCGATAGTAATCTGCCATTGGCTTCCCGCCCAGTTGCTACCTCCGATAACCTTACCAGTCTCGGCTGAGCCACTTCCGCCGCCACCAACACAACCTCCGGAGGAGATACCGCCCCCTCCACCTCCTCCACTGTAACTCACGTTGAAAGACGTTACTCCGGAAGGAGGAGTCCAATATCCATCTGACAAGAAAGTGACCGTACGGAGGACATTTTGTCCGTTAGTCAAAGCCAGAAAGAGAAGAAACACAGCTATCAGACTTGAACTCCTAGCGTTTGACATTTTCTAAGGAAAATTCTTTTTCTTGTTTAAACACAATTTTAGAAAACTTATGAAATAACGTGAGAATTTAACTTTTTGAATAAGGAGGAAATTCCGACTAAATAATTAGGAATTAAATTTCGAAAAAAATACCTGAGTTCGTCAAGAAGAAAATTCGCAGATTGTTTGAGGAAGCGATTAAAATTTAATCGAAAGAGAGGGAGGTTTCCATTAAAGAGGCATTGGGCTAAAATTAAATTTGCTTTGAAAGCAAATTTAATCGCTATCGGAATTTCCTGAAGGGTATCCGAATTCGTATTGTAGATAATATTCAACTTTTCGAACCAGTCGATCAACAGAATTTCCCTCTTCTTTCATTTTCAATAGACGTTCGTGGACTTTATCAAGACGTCTGATGTTGAAGTCAATGTTGGTCCAGCAGACATCTTTTATGAACTTTCGGTGAATTTCGTTCTGATCGTCAAAATCTGAACAAGCTTTGAACATGAAGTAAGTTTCATCTCCCCAACTGTTATTCAAACCTTGACAACTGAGCCATTTTGAGGCCAGAACTGTTCTATCTGAATCAAGATAATTGATGAACTCTTTGTTCAATGTTCGATATTCATTCAAGGGCCAAAAACTACCCCAGGCTCGTTTGTCAACTGCTTCTTCATCCTCAACAAGTTTAAGAAGAATTTTAGACTTTTTCAGCAAATTAGCTCGTTTAAACTTCAACGCTATTTTCCAAAATTCAATTGAATGGAACTTGAAGGAATCTGACTCAAGATACTCAACTATTCTTTTACACTCAAACTCGATTGCCAGTTTGTAAAGTCGGGGGTAATCGGAATGGTAAGGTTCGATTCCGCTCTCAATTTGGTCAATGAAATCGACCAAATCATTGAATTGTTCGATTGAGATTTTGAATTCTCTTTTCTCGCCGAAATTTTTCTCAATGAATTCTTGAGATATAAAATTTACCTTTTCGCCCCAAAATTTAATTTGTTTGCCTTCCATCTTAGGGTTTATTTAAAAAATTTGTTTCTTTACTCAGAAACAAATTTATTTATCATTTAAGATTGACGAACCCAAACCTCGTTATGGACTTCCAAATCTTGATCAGGGTTGGAGAACAGTTTCCTCAGCCGACTAGGATTAAAAGATGAACAGTGATCGGGACCATCATAATCAAGATCAAAATGAATTTCCGTCAAGATGATTGCGGCCCATTCGAAGTCCAACTTCTTCCTCTCTTGAATCTCTTCCTCACTAATTTTCTCCTCGACTTCTTCTTCCTCTGCACTCAAAGAATACCCAAGTCTTTGCTTCAAGTAAAAGTAGTCTTCTCTGTCAAAAATGAATCTGCCATTGCTTACACCTTTTATCACTTTCATCCCTAGAGAATTATCCTCGATCCATTCACGCAACCATTTATGGAGAGATTCGTCAGCTTCCAATGAAGACACAAGATCTTTGTTGATCATATTCCTGTGAATTAGCACATAAGAAACGCTGGTAACATAAGTATCAACTCCCATTTTAGAAATTTCAAAATTTTCATCGATTTCTGTTTCAGAATTTGCTTTAAACTCAAAATATTGGGAATTTAAATCTCCGACAGAAGGATGAAAATTTGCCTTAATTTGATCGTAAAGAATGAAAGCCATGTCATCGAGAGATGTCTGGACAGCTTGAACAATCTTTATTTCTCGTCTCCATCCGGCGATCTGCGTCATGCGGTCGAAGCGGTAGCCATTCTAGACACTGGTTCAACAGACACGACAATCTCGCAAATTTCGACCTGGATTGAAAAGAATGGCAAGAAGGGCGGAGTGAAAAGCCAACCTTGGACCGAGCCTTTCTTCAACTTTTCAATCAATCGAAATCATGCCCTTGATTACGCCTACGAAGTTTTGGAGAAAATTTCGAAGAAGAAGGACGATTGGTACATTCTGATCACCGATGCTGATAATCTAATTTTTTCGATGGAGGGAGACGAGAAGAAAATTATTCTGCCTGAATTGAAGGCTGATAATTATCTTGCTCAACTTCGACGAGGAGTGGCTCATTATGACGGAACTTTCCTAATTCGTTTCAAGCCCGAACAAGGTTGGGAGTGGCATTGCGGATTGCATGAGTTTGTTTCAGCCAAAGAGGACGTGACCACTGAGCGTTTATCGTGCCTTTGGGTCAGTTCAGGTTGTGAAGGATTCCGTTCTCAAGATTCTCTAAAATACGTCCGTGATGTGAAGCTTCTTCGCGGTCTAATCGAGAGGATTGAAAAGTTCAAGAAAAGAGAAGTTCGTGGAGCCTATGAAGAGGATGAAATTGCTCAACACGATCGTTATTGTTTTTACTTGGCTCAAAGTCTAAGGGATTCCGGGTCAGACCTTGGTTCTGAGAAAGAAGCCGAGAAAGCCTACCTTAAAAGAGCGAAACTTGGGGGATGGAAACAAGAAGTTTATGTTTGCTACGTTGAAGCTTTCAAACTTCGGGAGAAAAGAAAGGGAAAACCCGATCCGATCGGATTGGACTATTTGGGTCAAGCATTCAACATTGATCCGGAACGCCTCGAAGCTCCCTATTATCTAATTAAAGCTCTGAATTCTGAGTCTTTCAAACGGTTTCATCAGTCCTGGCACTTTGCCAAACCCCTTCTCTCCAAAAAGAAACCCGAAGGTTGTTTGTTCATCGAGGCTCATGTTTACGAATATGCCTTCTTTGACGAGGCTTCAGTCTCCTGCTTCTATACTGGTGAAAAGAAACTCGCAAAGGCGATGTTCGAGAAACAACTTCAAAACCCAAAACTTCCATCACATCACCAAGACAGAATTCGAAACAACATTCGCTTCTGCGATTAAACCCAATATCTAATTTAATTATTTTGTAGATTAACTTCTACAAAATAAAAACAACATTCAAAAAACCGAATTATTTTCAACTAATATCGAATTTTATATGATGTTACAAAAAAGTAACTTGGGTTTTTCATATTTGTAATTTCTTGTTTTGAAAAATTTTTTAGATTTTAGAGATGTTACAAAATCGAAAAACCCAAGTTACTTTTTTGTAACATCATATAAAATTCGATATTAGTTCAAACAACCTTAAAAATAACTTATTTTCAAGTTATTTTTAAATCCAAAATGGGAAAATTCTACCCAAATCTAAAAATAGTTAAAAATAACTTGAAAATAAGTTATTTTTAAGGTTGTTTGAACTAATATCGAATTTTATATGATGTTACAAAAAAGTAACTTGGGTTTTTCATATTTGTAATTTCTTGTTTTGAAAAATTTTTTAGATTTTAGAGATGTTACAAAATCGAAAAACCCAAGTTACTTTTTTGTAACATCATATAAAATTCGATAATGGTTGAAAATAACTTAAAGATAACTTGAAAATAAGTTATCTTTAATCCAAATAGAATAAATATACCCAAATCTAAAAATAGTTAAAAATAACTTGAAAATAAGTTATTTTTAAGGTTGTTTGAACTAATATCGAATTTTATATGATGTTACAAAAAAGTAACTTGGGTTTTTCGATTTTGTAACTTTTCTAAAATCTAAAAAATTTTTCAAAACAAGAAATTACAAATCTGAAAAACCCAAGTTACTTTTTTGTAACATCATATAAAATTTGGAATTCCAAAATTATCCAAAAGAGTTCAACTTGAATGAAAATCCCAGAATATCAATTCACCAAAATAAAAGGAGATGGATTTAAAATCCAATTTGGATAAAAACCGTGTAAAATATTTAGCCGAGTTAATTAGCTAAATATTTTAATTAATTAGGTACTTGAAGTAAATTCGAATGGGAATAAAGAAATAAGAAAATTTCATTTTGACCTAAAGAATGTTACAAAAAAGTAACTCGGGTTTTTCAGATTTGTAACATCTGTAGATTCTTAATTTTTTTCTAGATCCATAAATTACAAATATGAAAAACCCGAGTTACTTTTTTGTAACATTCTTTAGGTCAAAATGAAATTTTCTTATTTACTTATCCCAATTCGAATTTACTTCAAGTACCAACTTGAGTTAAAAATTATGGAGGTTAAGAAGCACAAATTTCTAAATTTAAATTTTTCTAAAACAAATTTAAATTTAACCCACAACCATCGAAATAAAATTTGTATTCTGCCATGCGCAATACAAATTTATGTCATCTTCAGAAAAACACAATTCACTTGTAATGTTGCATAGAATATCGGATAGAAATTTCGACACTCGAAATTTCTATTACGGGATTGTTTTTTTACATATCGCCATTCTCAAGAGATTTGTTTGGGAAAGGAACGTTGATAGGAGGAGTGTTACCTAGAGAAAGACCGGCGAATGATGAGGAAAAGGAGCTAGTGGACGAATTTCCCAGACCCATCGGAACGCCAAGGTTGAGAGGTGAGCTCAAATTTCCGGGGAGGCCGAGAGTCAAAGGAGATCCAAGATTAGAAGGAATTCCGAGGTTGGTGGGAAGGTTTAGGTTGCTTGGGGGAGCTCCAAGAGCTGAAGATCCCATTGATCCGAGCGAAGGAAGAGAAACCTTCTGTTGAGCTGGAGAAGAAGATTCAAGAGTTCTTAGGCCCAAATTGTAAGCCTTCTGTTTCTCCATCTCTGACAATTCCCTGTCAACTTCAGTCTCTCCAGAACCAAGAACGACGAATGTCTCGTTTGGTTCCTTTCGGATGATGAAATGATGTTCAGGAAGATAGTAATGGTTTTCCTTTCCTTCGACCGGTTCGGCGCGAAGACGAACAAGTAGAGATTGAGACCCGCCAACATTTTCAGTTGGGGCATCAACCTTCGTCACTCCGGAGAATTGGAAAATTGGTGGTTGGGAGGAAGGGTTCAAAGAGGATGGCAAAGCCGAAAGAACGGGAGGCTTGCTAACCACCGAACTTTCGCGAGCCTTCTTAACGGTGGCCTTCTTGACACAAGTCTTACAATATTCATCACCGGGGATTGCTGGCTTGCCGCATTCCTTACCGGCATCCTTACCCTTTCGGGGCTTGTAGACGCAAGTTCCTCCCCTTGAAAGAGAGGCACCAGTGCCCGTCAAATGAGAAGGCAGACTGAACATCGGATTTTGAACGGGAACCGAGACCGAAGAAGTCGCCTTGGGAGTCGAAATGTTCAAAGCTTCGGCAAGTTCTTCAACTGAAACAGAAACACCCTTGGCGGAGCGAAGCCAATCAGAAAGAGGGCGCAAAATTGCAGTCACGGCCAAATTCGCAACCGATGTCTGGAAAACGTTCATCTGGCTCGACATTTCCGCCTATAGAATTGTATCTTGCGATTTTAGAAATTCGAATTTTCGAAAACTTAAATTCAATAAAAAGTTGAAAATTTCTGTTATTAGCTTTTGTTAATTAACTGCACTAAATTAGCAGAATAAGAGTTAAATTATTCAAGATATACTTCTCTGGATGCTTTCTTCTGCAAATAAGGATAATTAAGAATTTAATTTAAAATTGGAAATCGGTGAAGTGAATTTTAAGACTGAATAATCTTCAGAATTGATAGAATGAAGCCTGGAGAATTTAATGGGCAAGGTTTGTTTCGGTATTAGGTTCAGATTTCCCTTTTTGTAATTCGACTTAGAAAATGAGACTCTTCAACAAAAAAGTTTGATTCAACAAGTTTGTTTTATTCTCTTGAATAGAAAAATGAGGCGAACCAAAGCTGGAAAACAAAAGCAAGCGGTGTTTCCTTTGTTCGAGGAATGTGCTTCTTTAACGGATGATCCTTTTTGGAAGGAACTTTTTTCAAAAGCAAGCATGGGAAAATTTCCTTCTGGTTTTATGTACAAGGAGGGATATCTAACTCATCGTCGCGGAACTCGAACTTGCAAAATTCTCATCTCATCTGACCCCATAATAGCTTCGGGAGAAGTAATCGCTTTTTTGAAAGAGAAAGACCATATCCAATCAGATATCGATAGAAAAATCGAAGATGAAAATTTGCAAGAAGAACTCATTCCAATTCCCGAAATCTCAGAATGGAATCAGTTGAAGAAACACAAAAAGCTACTTGGTCTCATATTGGGAGAATATGTTGACCTAGTAGTTGAGCAAATGGGGCTTGACCGAAAACAGAAAGACCAACTTATTACAGTTATTAACGCTTCGAATTTGCAAGGATATTTGACAAATGAAACGGTTTCGGTTTCAGCAGGTAAAATTCTGGCTATTGAAGGGCTATACTTTGATAGTGCGTTGGGTTTGTTTGCGATGACCCCACCATCACGAATTAAAATAGCCCGAAATTCTCGAAGCGCATCGAGAAGAACGGATAATAAGGAACAAAAGGGGAAAATTAAAAATTCGGTTAATTTTTATTCCTTGTGGATGGAATTTCTTAGAGTTTATACCGATGTTTAATTTAAAACTTAATCTTAAGTTTTAAATAGATTAATACAAAGACTATTTTTAAGATAAGAAAAATATTAAAATTTATATCGATATAAATTTTAATGTATCTATGACTCTCCTATTTAATTTTAATTCGGATTATTTTACAAAAACAAGGCAAAAAACCTTCAAACTTAAAGACAAAACAAAACGAAAAAAGAGCCGAACTTCAGTTTTTGATTTTTTAATTTTCTGTTTTTGATAATTAAATGCAGCCTCCCGTGCCCGCATCAAGTGCTTCTTTTGAACTCAAGCCCCGTCAAGTTGCCCACTATGAAAGGATTGAGAAGATACTTTCTACCAACTATGCGGCTCTTGATTCATCTCCTACCGGAGCGGGTAAGTCATTCATTGTCCTTGAGTACGCCCGCAGAAATGGTCTAGCTATTTGTGTCATTTGCCCCCTTGCCGTGGTCCAAAACTGGAAGAACTATTGTGCAATGTATGGCATCACTTTGATCACAGCCATCACATATCAGTCTCTTCGTGGTACTAAAGGCAAAACCAACAATCCTCTGTTGAAGGTTGTGGGCGACACTTACCTTCCTTCCGATTACTTCCGCTCCTGGGCAGCTCACGGTATGCTTTTGGTGTATGATGAGGCACAGAACCTGATGAATGAAAGCCTTCAGTCTCGGGCCGCTCATTGCTTGACACGCACCATTATGCAAGATGGACCTTGTTCACGTATCCTGGCTTTGTCAGCGGCTCCTGCCTCACGCGAAAAGAACTGCTTTCCCCTGATGAAAGCGCTGGGAATCTGCAAACACTTTGAGCTCTATTATTATGACAAAGGAACCGCACAGTACGAAGACCTTGGTTACGCTGAGATCAAGAAGAAAGCAAACGAAATCAACCCGGCGTTGGCCCGTGAAATTGCCGATTCTCTGCCCTTGAAGAGAAGCACAGCCAACCAACTTTGTTTTGCCTTCTTCTCCAAGATACTTCTGCCTCCTATCCGCTCCTCAATGCCCAAACCGGAACTTGATGTTGAGCTTGACGCCAAGCTTTGCCGTTATCACTTTCCCCCCAATGATGTGGAAGACTTGAAGTCAGCTTATGCCGCTATCCGAGCCGCGGTGAGCTACGGACCCAATGGTGGGATGACTTTGAAGGGAAACATCACCGGGCCTTGCCGTCGGATTGGTTTGGCCAGTGCACCAACCATCGCCCGTTTGGTAAGGAAAGATATGGCCCAAGGTTTTAAGGTGGTGATTTTTTCTGAGTATGATGACGTGACTCGCCTTCTTTGCGAGTTGTTGGGTGATTTCTTCCCGACTCCCCTCAATGGTAAAGTGAAGCAAGCTGACCGGACTACAATAGTTGAGAAGTTTCAGCAGCCAAACTGGGATTCACGCATCATTGTCTCCCATCCCAAAGTTGGAGGAGTTGGCGTCAACCTTGATGACCAGCACGGCAGTTTTCCACGCAAGTGTTACCTCATCCCCAGTTACTACTTCCTTGACACAATTCAAGCCTCCGGCCGCATCTACAGAACACTTACTAAATCCCGTGCAGTGGTGAGGATTGTTGAATGCGCCGAGTTCTCTGAGAACACCAAAATCATTGACTCCATCTTGCGCAAGACCGATGTCTTGAAGTCTCTACTTGACAACGGCCAAGGTATGCTCCTTCCTGGTGACTACCCTTCTATTGTTGAAGACCAGGACAATTAAAAAAGCCATCTTAATCCAAATTTTAGAGTTGAAAAACTCAGCTCTAAAAATATCCAAAAAACCATCAACCACGTTCTTTGATAGTGCAAACAAAGCCGCAAGTTTATTTAATTACTTCATATTTCAATCTAACTGTGTATCTCAAAAAAGAATTTAAACTCGTTTCAAGATTCCCAAATTGTATATGATGTTACAAAAAAGTAACTTGGGTTTTTCAGATTTGTAACTTTTCTAAAATCTAAAAAATTTTTCAAAACAAGAAATTACAAAATCGAAAAACCCAAGTTACTTTTTTGTAACATCATATAAAATTCGGATATTCGAACAAAAAATTATTTCTGCTAGTTTTAGGAGAAATAATTGTAACTAACTCTGAGTTTTCGTTGAAACTTAAGTGAGAAAATTGCTATTTGGTTGGTAAGTTTTCGTTGAAACTTAAGTGAGAAAATTGCTATTTGGTCGGTAATTTTCGTCGAAACTTAAGTGAGAAAATTGTAACTAACTCTAAGTTTTCGTTGAAACTTAAGTGAGAAAATTGCTATTTGGTCGGTAAGTTTTCGTTGAAATTTAAGTGAGAAAATTGTAACTAACTCTAAGTTTTCGTTGAAACTTAAGTGAGAAAATTGCTATTTGGTCGGTAAGTTTTCGTTGAAATTTAAGTGAGAAAATTGCTATTTGGTCGGTAAGTTTTCTGTTCCATTTTCAATTATTTCTCTTAAATCTAGCAGAAATAATTTTTGTTCGAATATCCGATTTTATATGATGTTACAAAAAAGTAACTTGGGTTTTTCGATTTTGTAATTTCTTGTTTTGAAAAATTTTTTAGATTTTAGAAAAGTTACAAATCTGAAAAACCCAAGTTACTTTTTTGTAACATCATATACAATTTGGGAATATCGAAATTTTCAACTTAAGATAAAAGTAAGTTGAAAATCAAACTTTAATTTTATCGTGGGAATTTAGTCGATTAAATTTAAATTTACTTTTGGAAAAATTTAAATTTTAAATTCTGTCTTTTCTTTTGTAGGGAAAATAATAAATAATTAGGTACTTGAAGTAAATCCGAATCCCACTCATAAATAAGAAAATTTCATTTTGGTCTAAAGAATGTTACAAAAAAGTAACTCGGGTTTTTCAGATTTGTAATTTATGGATCTAGAAAAATTTTAAGAATCTACAAATGTTACAAATCTGAAAAACCCGAGTTACTTTTTTGTAACATTCTTTAGACCAAAATGAAATTTTCTTATTTATGAGTTGGGATTCGGATTTACTTCAAGTACCTAATTATTTATTATTTTCCCTACAAAAGAAAAGACAGAATTTAAAATTTAAATTTTTCCAAAAGTAAATTTAAATTTAATCGACTAAATTCCCACGATAAAATTAAAGTTTGATTTTCAACTTACTTTTATCTTAAGTTGAAAATTTCGATATTCCCAAATTGTATATGATGTTACAAAAAAGTAACTTGGGTTTTTCAGATTTGTAACTTTTCTAAAATCTAAAAAATTTTTCAAAACAAGAAATTACAAAATCGAAAAACCCAAGTTACTTTTTTGTAACATCATATACAATTTGGGAATATCGAAATTTGGGTAAAGTTACAACAGAAATTTAGTTGAAATTCCACTCCCGATGGTTGAATTTTTCGCCCTAATACTCACGAAAATTTAAATTAATAGAGTTGTTCGTTAGTAAATATCGCAGATTGTTTCTGCGATATTTTAAATTGTTATTGGTACCAAAATTTGTTCAAATAGGCAGTATGTCCCTCTTTCAATGAAAATTTATTGGTACCAAATTAGGGTGAGTTATTTTTAGTTCAAATAGGCATTATGTCCCTCTTTTAATGAAAATTTATTGGTACCAAAATTTGTTCAAATAGGCATTATGTCCCTCTTTTAATGAAAATTTATTGGTACCAAAATTTGTTCAAATAGGCAGTATGTCCCTCTTTCAATGAAAATTTATTGGTACCAAATTAGGGTGAGTTATTTTTAGTTCAAATAGGCAGTATGTCCCTCTTTCAATGAAAATTTATTGGTACCAAATTAAGGTGAGTTATTTTTAGTTCAAATAGGCAGTATGTCCCTCTTTCAATGAAAATTTATTGGTACCAAATTAAGGTGAGTTATTTTTAGTTCAAATAGGCAGTATGTCCCTCTTTAATGAAAATTTATTGGTACCAAATTAAGGATGACTTATTTTAACCAAAGCTTCAAGAGGAGATTTCAAAGGAGCCAGGAAGGAAGTTTTCTTTCGGGGTATATCCATCGGACGATCACAGGGAATGTCATCTTCGTAATCAAACGCCTTTCGAATGAGTTTAGTCGAATCAACGGTTGCTTCATCGGCCATAGGAGGATGGAAAATTCCCGCAGAAATATTTCTTCTCAGAAGTTTATAATCGTAAGGAGTTTGGTCCTTCTTTTCGGAAATCATTTGACGAAGCTCGTTTTCTTTACGCAATTCTTCGTCTTTCTGGAGGAGAAGTTGCTTTCGAGCCTTTCGTCGCTTTTTCTCCTCTTCTTTCTCCCTGAGAACAAGTTCGTCTTCTTCGTCGGATTCGTCTTCTTCGGGTTCAGGTTGTTGAGATTTAATCTTTTCCTGTTCTGCGTCATAAATTCGAGCCTTCTCACGGGCTGACATAACAACTTCAAGATAAGAAGAGAAGTCATTACCGCTGTTCACAATCGAGACGTGAAGGTTCCCATTGTTTGTGTGGAAAGTCCGGAAAGGTTTCTCTTCCTTCTCACGGCGATATAACCACTCGTCAAGATGAATAGGACAAATACATCCACCTCGAATGGCTACTTGATGGCAAGGGTGTCCACGGGAAGTGTAGAAAATACAGCTTCCAGGAACGCAAGTGAAACCTTCTACTGTTCCTCGAGTTACACAACCAAAGACACGAGCTGCCTTGGAGAGATTATGTTTAGAACGAGTTTTGTATGACAAGTTAGCAAAATCGAGTGGAATTGACATTATTGACTTTGAGAGTTCGTTACTGACCGGAAACTCGGCCAGTGGCAATTGTTCAGATTCTTCAGCCTCGGCCGCCTCACGAATAATATCCTCATCATCCTCTTCTTGCTGTTTGGGAGAAATTTCTTGATCGGTCGGTTCAGGACTCAGACCAACAATCCAATTTCGAATCTTTTCGCGAATTTTCAACACTGATACAATTCTTTCAACACCAGTAGTGTTCTCAGCAATTAACATCAGGCAATTTTTATCCTCGTAGTCAGTACGACATTGTTCCTTGATAACGGTAGAAAAACTTTGAGGTTCGCGAAGTCTCATCATTCCAACAGGACAGTCGTGCTGAATTCGATCAAGGAGTTTCATAATGTGAACGGGACAGAGAACGTTCCCTTGGAGGGGAGTTGAACGACAACAACGAGATTCAGGATCGCGATCGTTGTAGTTCAGACCGTAAATACATTTACCTTCGGGAAGCTGCCTGTTCTCGCCATCACAGAAATAGACAAACGTCTGAGCATTCTTCGGAGGTTCAATACCAAAAGAATTTCGAATCGCGCGAGGAATTTTGGTGAAACAGTTCGGAACAGGTTGAATGAACTCAGGGACAGACACGACTTGGCAGGAAGACAGACCGCAATCAGGTTCAACTTCCAGAATGCTCGTCAGAGACTCATTCGGAAACTTTTGGGAAAGGGCAGCCAGAACAGGAACCAAAGGAATGTGGTTCAACTCGGGAATTGGCTGAAAGAAGGCCGGAATTTCAGACTCCGGAAGGGTCTTTTCAGGAGACGACTCAGAGAGAATCTTCTCAAGGGATAAAGTGAGTCCGCTAACCAAAGTAGTCAACCACTCAATCTTCTGTTTCGGTGTGATCTTCTTTCGATAAGAAGTGTCGGGATGGTGTAATTTACACTTTCCCTTTCCATCTCTCACAACCTTACGATTGCAGAACTTACTGTTCACAATCATCATACATTTGTCGGAAGGAGTTTTGTTTTTGCTGGAAGTTTGGTCGATAATCATCTCAACCGCACGGGGGCTCAGTTTGCTCGGGGAGCTCTTAGGGGAAGGAGGCGGAGTAGCCAGCTTCTTTTCCAACCGAGGATTCAAAGTCGGATGGTGAAGAGTGCACTTTCCTTCAAGAAGCGCAAACTTACCACACTTCTTGCCATTTTGACAGGAAGCGTTGCAAAGATTTCGAAGTTTCTTTTGTTCAGATAGAACTGGGTGATGAAGAGGACACATACCTTCATAAATCGCCACTCGAGAACATCTTTTACCCGAGTGAAGAATTTTGGAACAGTCTCCTCGCTGCATTTTACTTTATAAATAGGAGGAATACAATACACCCGAATTAACAATCGTTTTGACCCGGAGATCAACTATTGTTTACTTTACGGTATATACCTTTATGGATTTTCGTCCCTCTTTACTGATCAATAGAAGAAACGGCTAAAATCGATTTTTATCTTCAATTTCAACATTCAAGAAGAAATGTTGAAATTTTACTCTGAAAGGTCAATATTCTTTGCTGATTATCGGGTAGGTTTAGGAAGAGAGATGAGAATTCGAATAAGTTAAACTCACAATAAAGAATGGAAATCGAGAAATCAGAATAATAAAATTTTATATGATGTTACAAAAAAGTAACTTGGGTTTTTCATATTTGTAATTTCTTGTTTTGAAAAAATTTTTAGATTTTAGAAAAGTTACAAAATCGAAAAACCCAAGTTACTTTTTTGTAACATCATATAAAATTCGATATGAGTTCAAAGTAACTTAAAGATAACTTGAAAATTAAGTTATCTTTAATCCAAAATGGCAAAATTCTAAAAGTAACCTAAAGATAACTTGAAAATTAAGTTATCTTTAATCCAAAATGGCAAAATTCTAAAAGTAACTTAAAGATAACTTAATTTTCAAGTTATCTTTAAGTTACTTTCAAGATTACAAAATTTTATATGATGTTACAAAAAAGTAACTTGGGTTTTTCATATTTGTAATTTCTTGTTTTGAAAAAATTTTTAGATTTTAGAAAAGTTACAAAATCGAAAAACCCAAGTTACTTTTTTGTAACATCATATAAAATTTTATTAACTTTAAATCTTTAATCCAAACCCAAAAATAATCTTTACGAGTTAGGATAATCATTAATTAAAATTCTAATTCTATTAATAATTATGTCTAGAAGTTGTCTAGACATAATCATTCAAATAATACAATATTCTTCACAAACTATTTGTATTTTGTTTCATTCACGATTTTACTTCGACAGGATTGCCATTTGTCTTTAGGTTTATTGACCGGTTGATTGTAGGCAAACTAAAAACTAGGTTGGTAACCTAGTTACAAAATTTTATATGATGTTACAAAAAAGTAACTTGGGTTTTTCATATTTGTAATTTCTTGTTTTGAAAAAATTTTTAGATTTTATAGATGTTACAAAATCGAAAAACCCAAGTTACTTTTTTGTAACATCATATAAAATTCGATATTAGTTCAAAGTAACTTAAAGATAACTACTTTTCAAGTTATCTTTAATCCAAAATGGGAAAATTCTACCCAAGTCTAAAATTAGTTAAAGATAACTTATTTTCAAGTTATCTTTGAGGTTGTTTGAACTAATATCGAATTTTATATGATGTTACAAAAAAGTAACTTGGGTTTTTCGATTTTGTAACTTTTATAAAATCTAAAAATTTTTTCAAAACAAGAAATTACAAATATGAAAAACCCAAGTTACTTTTTTGTAACATCATATAAAATTCGATATTAGTTCAAACAACCTTAAAGATAACTACTTTTCAAGTTATCTTTAATTAAAAATGGAAAAATTCTACCCAAATCTAAAAGTAGTTAAAGATAACTACTTTTCAAGTTATCTTTAAATAAAAATGGGAAAATTCTACCCAAATCTAAAATTAATTAAAGATAACTTGAAAAGTAGTTATCTTTAAGGTTGTTTCAAGATTACCAAATTTTATATGATGTTACAAAAAAGTAACTTGGGTTTTTCGATTTTGTAACTTTTATAAAATCTAAAAATTTTTTCAAAACAAGAAATTACAAATATGAAAAACCCAAGTTATTTTTTTGTAACATCATATAAAATTTGGTAATATTTCAAAGTAACTTAAAGATAACTTGAAAATAAATTATCTTTAACGAATTTTGGATTTGGATAGAATTTTCCCATTTTGGATTAAAGATAACTTGAAAAGTAGTTATCTTTAAGGTTGTTTCAAGATTACCAAATTTTATATGATGTTACAAAAAAGTAACTTGGGTTTTTCGATTTTGTAACTTTTATAAAATCTAAAAATTTTTTCAAAACAAGAAATTACAAATATGAAAAACCCAAGTTATTTTTTTGTAACATCATATAAAATTTGGTAATATTTCAAAGTAACTTAAAGATAACTTGAAAATAAATTATCTTTAACGAATTTTGGATTTGGATAGAATTTTCCCATTTTGGATTAAAGATAACTTGAAAAGTAGTTATCTTTAAGGTTGTTTCAAGATTACCAAATTTTATATGATGTTACAAAAAAGTAACTTGGGTTTTTCGATTTTGTAATTTCTTGTTTTGAAAAAAAAATTAGATTTTATAAAAGTTACAAAATCGAAAAACCCAAGTTACTTTTTTGTAACATCATATAAAATTCGATATTAGTTCAAACAACCTTAAAGATAACTACTTTTCAAGTTATCTTTAACTAATTTTGGATTTGGATAGAATTTTCCCATTTTGGATTAAAGATAACTTGAAAAGTAGTTATCTTTAAGTTACTTTGAAATATTACCAAATTTTATGTGATGTTACAAAAAAGTAACTTGGGTTTTTCAGATTTGTAACTTTTATAAAATCTAAAAATTTTTTCAAAACAAGAAATTACAAATATGAAAAACCCAAGTTACTTTTTTGTAACATCATATAAAATTTGGTAATATGACTAACTAAAAATTAGAAAATTCGATTTAAATTTTCTAACTTATTGGAAATTTATTTATCCTTCTTTGAAGAATTGTGCTTCTTCCATCCCTTTGAATGGCATTTAAGTTTAGTAACACAAGCTTCTTCTCCTCGAATAGAGAACTTCCTTTTATGTTTGATATCGTAAAGGAAAATGGGATGAGAACCATGATGAATTTTATGGATGGTAATTTCTCTTCCCTTTTGGAAAGGAAGGTCGATGATAACGGGAGCTGATCGAGTATCAGCCAAAATTTCTTCCTCGTCATCAAGTTCATGACTAAACGAGTTCAGGTAATCTTTGTAACGACCAGAAATTTCCCTCTTTTTGGGATCGACCAATTCTTCCTTCCAATCGACCCGTTTGAAGTCTTCCCGTTCGGAGTATCCTTCCTTCCGGGGATGATTATCTCCCCAATTTGACTTCCCCTTTTTCGGATGTTTCTTTCCAACTGAAACTTCGTCGCCGTTGAGTCTGACCTTTTCGAAAGTGACACGAGCCTGAGAGTCAAGAGAAAGGTTACTCACAGTCAAGTCGCGACCCGATTCAACGGTGAAATCTGAGAAACGGATGGTCGACATCAATCCCTTAGCCAATTGAAGCTGGACATTGTTTGTCTTAATACTCAAAGAAGAAGATTCGACCACTGCACGATTATCACCAACGAGATCAATAAAGATAAAGTGAAGAGGGTTTCTGCAAAGTGAAATGGCCGAAAAGTTACTCTTGACATCGAAAAGGAAAATGTCGCTAGAAACGGCCTTGAATAGAACGGCTCCCTTCTGTCCCTCTCCGACGGCGAACCATTCAAGATGAACATCCTTCAAGTCCAAACGGGAGTTATGAAGTTCGAATCCGATCAAGTAAGGCGCAAGATCGGAATTTCCGGCACAAGCCTCCATCACTTGCCCGAGAGGGATTGAAGGATTCGTCTGTTGGGTAATGTTGACGAAAGAATTCTCGAAAGAGACAATACAGTTATCGAAAACAAGTCCTGAAGAACGGACAATGCAATTTCGGAAGTTGATTTTCGAAGAAACTTCAGGAGTGAAGTTGTTCAGGTCAACCTCGATACCTTCAAGGTTGAGAGTGAAATTCTCTCCCGTTACCTCTCCGACAAGAATAACTCCACGAGAACCGGAGATATTCAACGTTTGATTCGAGAGGGGAGGCAAAAGGTAATATCCCCTCTCGTCAAGGCGGACGTTTTCTTGACGAATATCGATCTCTCTTGTCTGATCTTCCATTTTATCCTTTCCAAAAAAATCTTCTGTTAAAAGAAAAATCGTTGGAAAGGATTTTTCTTTTCGGTTTTCGAATTGGATCTTTCTTTGCTTGAATTAAAAGCCTCAATAGAGAATTTGAACTCAAAACAAAACGGTCTGAGACCAGAAAACAATTCGAATAAAATGACCTCTTTTTCGGGAAAGATTTCGATTTCGCTTCCTTCCTTGATTCCTGTTGCCTTTTTGTTTATTTGTGCATTTGGTACTCGTTTGATCACTGATGTGAGTTTGAGTCAGCTTGCGTTGGTTTGCTGTTCATCTGCTTTCATCGGTTATGTTTTGGCCGGAAGTTCGATAGCAGTTCGAATTGGACACAAGCAGGCCGAAATTGAAGAAGAGAAGATCGTTGAGCAACAAAACGACCAATATTCAGATGATGATGAAGACGATCAAGAGGAAGAGCAACAAGAAGAGTCAGAAAACGACTCGACGGATGATTCGGATTAACAACTTAATTTTTGTCTTTTTGACCAAAAAAGACAAAAACATTTTCGTTCGAGCTTTTATTCGATTCCAGCGTAAGGGTTTGGCTTATCCGCAATGAACGAACCAGCATTACCAAGAGCATCTTCAGGGTTCTCTTCAGGGTTTTCGCGGAAACGCCCATCGAGACGAACGTAGGGATCACCATCAAGCTTGACAAGTCGAATGTTACTTACGTTAAACATTGTTCCCCATTCAGCTCCCATCGTTAGCTTATTGTTATAGAAATATGGTTCAGCATCCCTCGGATTCAGATTGATACCTGCTTCAGAAGAGGCGGCCGAATTGTAGAATCCGTTTAGGGCGACAATGTTTTCAATGAAGCGGGCAGCTGGAATGTGAACTGATCCTCCGGAAGTCACTCGAACGGCAGTTTGGTTTCGGAAGAAATCGGAGCCGTCGAAATGGGCATTTCCTGAATTTAGGGCTTCCATTCCGACGGGTGTCAACGAGATTGTCGAACTAATGAAACCAGCACCGGGGTTTCCGTTAAAGATTACCCGAGCGTTTTGTCCTAAAATTCCTTGGAAAGCCGCATATCCGATTCCTGTGAAACTCCAAATGAAAGTTCCCGTAATAATGTTCGGAATACTCGAATTCATCCATCCGTGATGAAAGTAGTAACCTTCAATGACGCAATTTCTTAAACTTGTGTAGCCTCCGAAAGCTCCAACAACAAACATTGGAGTTGTGTTGAACAAAATTCCGGTAAATTCGATTCTTTCGGTTGCGAAAATTTTCCTTGAACAAGCAGTCTCGATAGTTGTGTTTGGATAAATGAAAAATCCTTCACCGGGAATGAGAGGACGATTCAATCCGAAATCCGAATCCATGGTAATTGTATTTCCTCGAGCTTCCCGAACTGAATACCTTGTGATGACTCCAAGTTCGGTGACTGGATCTTGCAAAAGAAGTCCAATTTGATCACCGGCGCACACACTTGAGAAATCGGGATTACACCTTGCCGATACTGTCAAAGTTCGAGAGTTGATGCTTACCGAGTAAGGTCCCTTTCCAATTCTTGTGTCGTAACGAGGAACGATGGCAATGTTGTCTGAAGACAAACGTTGTCCATTGATAAAAGGAACTCCCTTCACCGGAGAAGTGTCTCCGATAATGGAAAGGTAGTCGACCGTTTGTTCGACGTTAGTATTTAGTCGATGAATTCCTGGAGAAAGCTTAATTACGTAACCGCCGTGATTAACTTTCAACGATTTTAGAGCCTCATCCAAACAGGCAAAGCAATTCGGATCGTTAAGTTGACCGGAACGGAACTTTGGGTTGACGTACAAGAGCCTCGGTTTCCATTTGATTAAACAGGTGTCAACTTCGTAGGAACAGATCGTTCCATATTGCTTGTTTTTTCCATTTTTCTTTCGATTCTCACATTCTGCTCTCGGTCCACATTGATTTAAAATACCTTTATCGGGATTCTTACCTCGGCAAGCCATTCTTTTTAGTTTTGAAGTATTTTCAACCACTAAAAATCGTTTTTTAAGCTGGAAATTCCTTTTTGGTAAGTTTAACTTTTGTTTGAGAGATAACCGTTCGTTAAAGTTAAAAATTCCCCTCTAAATAAATGTCGGTGTGGATAATTGTGATTATAATTGTGGTGATTTTTATTGTTATTGCAGCAGGAGTTGGAATTGCGCTTTACCTTCGCTCGGGAGGCGAAGAATCCTCTTGTGTTGTTGCCGGTTGTCCTGAAGGTAAAACTTGCTCAACTTCAACCGGAGAATGCATTGATGCCGGAAAATGCAACACAAACACTGATTGTCTCTCCGGTGTTTGTGATCAAGGACAGTGTGTGACTCCACCCCCTCCACCTCCGACAGGGTGTGTTGCAGATGGAGATTGTGCTGCGGGATTTTATTGTTCTCAATCGGTTTGCCGAAGAAGTTGCGGTTCGGATTCAGAATGTCCGGGAACAAGCTCAATTTGTCGAGAAGGGAATTGCGTTTTGAAAGCTTGTTCTTCGGCGATTGATTGTGGTGAGAATGAGTCCTGTTTGAATATTGGAGGTTCACAAAGAGTTTGCGTTGGGGGTCAAGAATGTTCGGGAACCCGGTGCCCTGAAGGTTTGAGCTGTATTGCAGGAATCTGTCGACAATGTTCTGACTTAAATCCTTCTCTTTGTGGTCCAACCTCAGTTTGTCATCGGGGAAGTTGTCTCGATTGTGGCTCGACCGGACCGGGCTCTCCCAACCTTGAATGTTCAACTTCGAGAACTTGCAGTCGTACAGGGGCTTGTTGTCCTTCTTCCGATTACGGTAAAGGTTGTCGTACCTCGGCAGATTGTTCGGCCGAAAACCCTCATTGTATATCTTTCCAAGGTTTGGGCTACTGTTCTTGTCAACTTACCCCTGAAGGTGGTACTTGCGGAAGAGATTCAGATTGTCAAGGTGGGTCATGCAAGCAAGGTTATTGTGCCATTTCAGAATGCTTTACCGATTCAGCGTGCGGTGAAGGAAGATTTTGCTCAAATGGGGCTTGTTCTTCAAGTATTTTGGGGTCTCGCTGTAATTTGGGAAGAGAGGGAGTGATTGTCACTCCTTGTGAACAGGCGGGCTTCTTTTGTGTTAATGGAGTTTGCTCAAGCGAAGCCGGAGGATACGGAATTGCTTGTGATTCGAACCGAAATTGTCAAGCGGGGTTAGTTTGTCGGAACATTCCCTCTATTAATACTACTCGAAAATATTGCGCTCCCCCATCGACTTAACCTAAAAACACAATTTAAGATTCGACTAAAATCTTAAATTTACTGTTGAGACAAAGTGCGGATTTTTAGCTCTTCAAGAGCCTTCTCAATCTTCTTGCCATTGGGATAAAGGAAGCGGTTCCACATCCAACTCGATGACAAATAAACTCCAATAAAGATAATGAAAATTACCACAATCCATTCAATTAAAGTGGGAAGACGAGACAAAAGAAGATAAACCAGAATTGGAGTTAGTACGATCGCGACTAATAAGGCCTGACGCCAAGCGACAAAATTGTAATTGTTACGGACGGCGTAGCGGATCTTTTCAAGATAAACGTCAATTGGATCATCCTGGTCAGGTAAGGGGGCTGTATGTGTGCAAGTTTTGTACTCTACACAATCATGGGCTACATACTCGGCATATAAAATACCAATGATTAAAACAACGAATATGAGTAAGATAACAATTTCTCGACTCATTTGTCCATGAGCTCTTTTAACTTGAAGTAAAGTTTGAAATTTTCAAAGTCTTTTTTGGATCGAATAAAAAACTCTTTTAAATTTTCGATCTTTTATCCCTAAAAATTTAAAAGAGTTTTTCGATTTTTTGACAGTTTCGATCTCCTTCAAAATCTTATTTTGATAATTCAAACAAAATCAATGCTTGAGGTTGAAATTTGGCCTTTAGTAATTATTGTGATAATTGTCATCTTGGTTTATATTGAGTTGACGCGACCTTTGAGAAAATGTAAAACTTTTGACCAAATTCTCGATTGTATCGACGATAATCATAATCAAGTCGACTGGGTGCGTTCGCTGATTGTTTCTTTATCGCTTTCCTTGATTCTGCTTTTCGTACTTAGAGGTCCTTTTCCGAATTTCTTCACTTTTTTCGTCGTGGCGATGATTCTATTCGTCGTGATTTACTTCAGTTCTGCTTGGGTTCAGGCTCATTGGTGGAGAAATAACGATTATAAGATTGAAAAATCACTCCATGATTTAAGGGAGAGGATGGCAAAAAACGGGAAAAGGATCAATTAAGTTTTATATCTTACTTTCATAAGGTATAAAATTAGGCCGAGGTTAGGCTCTTTTCAAACCAATCTCTTACAGTTGGCATTAGGTCGCGTGTTAGCTTCCACATTGCTTCAGCCACATCACGGGACTCTTTTTGAGAGGCCCCATCAAGACGGAGTCTCAACATCTTAAGGAAATTGTTCAAATCAATGGTGAAGTTAATTGTTGTCCAAGTTGACAAAGGAAGGCAGAAACGAGCAACTTCTCGCGCAACGCCAAGTTCGACGAGCTGCAAATATTTTTGGTGTGCATTTTCAGCAGCCTCCTCGGCCTCTTGAAAAGCTGAAAGAATTTCTTCAGAAAGTTCACCGACTTCCGAAGACTGTTTATTACGGCGAGCCTGAAGGCGAATTCCTTCAGGATCGGAAGAAGGACGATAAAAGCCTTTATCAACACGAGAATAACGTTGGGAAAATTCATTTACGTTGGCAGTGCGATGACGAAGAAAATGTCTTGCGACGAAAATGGGACAATCGATGATGAATGAAAATTTGACAGTTTCAAGAGGGGAAGTGTGAAAGTTCTTAAGAAGGTAAAGAATGAGTTTTGCATCCTCTTCAGCAGATTTCATATTCATCGTGGTAGAAGTCCGAGCAGAACGAATGACTGAATCTTCAACGGTTCGCAAAACCTTACGAGGCATCACGTCGATCAAAGTAACTTTACAACTATTTGTTTCGACTGTCAGAGGAATGTTCTCCATCACGTCAATCTCAACAGGGGAATCCGAATGCATTTTCGAGACAACAAGTGAAAACTAACATTAAGTTTTCATTTTTATATTGATCATAAAGATCGCCAATTTTAGAATTTCCCATTGGAAGATTTCCTTTCCCTACCAGAAGGTAAAGAGCTTGAGATTGTTTCAAATTCTCATGACCAAAACTTTTCCGAATTTGGAACATAAATTCGGAAAGAGTCTGAAATCTGGGAACAATAAACTGAGTTTTGGTTAAAATTTTTTCTTTTTGTGTGATAATAATTGGCACCCTTTCAGGACAATCTCTTAAAATTTGCAAAGCTCGATCTTTTTGCATTCTTGTCATTTTACTTTTCTAATTTGAGATTTTTTTTCTCACAAGTTGTCTATAAGTTCTGAAAAAACAGGACGAAGAAGTTCAGACACTCTTTCATAAACAAGGTTACCGGTTTGGTCGAAAAGAGTCGAGCGAAATCTTTCTACTGTCATCCAAGCTAAAGAGGAAACTTCAGCACTCCTTTCTGCCCTAAATCTTTTCATAAATCGGTCAGTAACTTCTTCAATGTCACAATCTAAATGAAGGAAAAGAATTGCCATGTAGTCGTTGTAAGCGACTACACCGTCAAGAACTTTCTCTTCTTCAAAACTTCCAAAAACGCCCAAGCTCTCTTCATTAAATTCTCGAAGGGCTCCTTTAACCAAAGTTTTATCTTTTCGGTAACTAATTCCACCACCAAAATCAGTTAGTTCGCGAGTTTTGCGGTCGACTCCCATGCAAAATAAGAGTTGACCTTGATAAATTTTGTACACAATCACTCCTGCTCGAATTGGTTTCTTTTCTTCCCAGTTTGCGTCTTGAATCTTTGAGATATGAGATCCACCAACCGAGGAAAAGCCGTGAAATCCTATCACCGTTTGGGAGGAGGGCTTTTCCAATTCTGTACCAGGAGTCAATTTCTCTAAGCCATCCTTTTCTTCCATCTTCGTTTTTTTCGAAGGAGTTGTTTCGTTTAAAACTTTCATTACCCAATATTTCGTCCTCCACCATCTCTATTTTTAAAAATCAAAGATGTTTCTTATACGCTCTTTGATTTTTAGGAAGATAAAAGCTTTTTTAAATTGAAATTTTAGGCCTGGCCTCTATTGCGCAGTTCGGTCATAATTCTATCGTAAAGTTCTTGTTTGGTTCCGGTAACACGAATTCCCAGTTGCCGAGCAATTTCCTTCATCTCAGGAACCGTGTACATAACTGAACCACGGGCAGATCTGCCAACTCCCAAACGGGAAATGTCAATACCTGGAATGGGAGAAGATACTGAAGGAGTCGGTGCAGCGGAAGGTTGAACCCGCCCAAACACTGACGAAGATTGAACTGAAGGTACTGGCTGGCGAACGGGAGAAGCGACAGGCAAATTTGGCTGCAAAGGTTGAACAATTGTACGAGGAGGCAAGACCGTTGGCATACGGAAAGTTGTTTGAGGAGTCTGCGACGTTACCACACGAGGTGATGAAGTTTGAGAGGAAACTACGGATGGCAAAGTCACTCTCGGAGCAGGAACTTGAGCTGTTTGACTGAATGAAGTCTGGGGAGTAATTGACACTCGGGGAGCGGTGAAAGAGGTCTGAGGCACCATTGGAACGGCAAAGGACGTTTGGGGAGTGATACTCGAAATGAAAGACGAGGGTATTTCCTCACCTTCATCTTCGTCTTCTTGTTCAGGAGAAGAATATTCATCTTCATATTCGTCTTGTTCAGGGGAAGTAAGATAATCCTCCTCTTCCTCTTCAGGAGACGACTGATATTGCTGTGAAGGAGCAGGAGTGATTGAAGTTACTGGAGTGATTGAAGTTACTGGAGTGATTGAAGTTACTGGGGCAAATCCTTCGTCGCCGTACTCTTCCTCTTCTTCCCCTTCCTCGACGGGAGTCTCTTCAACGCGAGAAGGCAACATCGAAGAAGAAAAGGTCGGAAGCATCAAGTTTTGGGGAATATTCGAAATTGATGGGAGAGAAGCGGTCACTCCTTGAGCCAAGGAAGCCGATTGAGGAACCGAAATGGTTGACATTGGAGGGAGAGTCTTCATTGCTTCAACAAACTTTTTACGCGAAATTCTTCCCTGAGTTTGAGGAGTTTGTTTGGGTGCAGTAGTGCGGGGAACAGCAACAGGTTGAGCTACAGGCAGAGAGGTCTGAACTGGACGAGGGGCAACGGCAGGAAGCTGAGCAAGAGGAACTGGGGCAGCGGAAGTTGGCAAAGCAAAAGTTTGGGCAGGAATCCTTTGTTGGAAAGTAGCCGAAGGATTGGTCAGAGGAGCCGACTGAGCAGTCGCAGATACAGCCGACAAAGTTTCACCAGGACCTGATGGCAATACAATGTTGCCAGCTTGAGAGCTTGAACGTACTGGAATCGGAGCAATTCCGGGCAATCCCAACTTTCCGGTGACTGGAGGAAGACTTACCGTTGAGCGTTGACCTTGAAATCCAAGTTGGCTTGGAGTTCGCAAAGTCGGTTGGGTCAAAGTTGGGGTCCTCAAGGGAGAGGGTTGGGTCAAAGTCGGTTGGGCCAAAGTTGGAGTCCTCAAGGGAGAGGGTTGGGTCAAAGTCGGTTGGGCCAAAGTTGGAGTCCTCAAGGGAGAGGGTTGAGTCAAAGTCGGTTGGGCCAAAGTTGGAGTCCTCAAGGGAGAGGGTTGAGTGAAGGAAGTTGCCGGTTGAATTGGAGTTACGGTTCTTTGAATGTTTGGGGAGAAACTAGGAGGAGTCGAGATTCTAGGAGAAACCGACGGCAAAGTTGGGGGAATTACCGAAGCTCTAGGAGAAGAAACTTGAGAAGTCAAAGGAAGAGTTTGAGAAGTCAAAGGAAGAGTTTGAGAAATATTGGGGGATGAAATCGAAGGAGATGGGACGCGGGCAAGAGTCGAAGGTTGAGTTAAAGTTGGAAGACGAACAGGAGTTACTGAAGGTGAACCCCCAATTGTCGTTCTTGAAGGCAGAATTCCCGGAGTTGAGAAAGTGTTCAGACGAGGCAAAGACTGGGAAAAAGAACTCGAAGGACTTGGCGAAGAAGACGGAACCTCACCGGGACGGGAAGGGGCCAAAGGAAGCGACGGTATCGAAACCGGCGTTTGAGTTACATTTGGGCTGACAGTCTGGGGCAAAGACAAACCTCCAAGATTTAAGGAAGGCAAAGTTGACGTCATCGCGGGAGGCATTCCTGTCGGAACTAGAAAAGAGCTTCCTCCCAAAGAAGGCAACCCAACACCACCAGAAAGACTGGGAAGAGAAGCCGAAAAGGAAGTTTGTCCAGAAGGATTTTGCATTTCCGTTTTACTTCGGGACAAAAAATCCAAATTCTTTTTTCAGTGATTGAAAACCTAAAACAGTTTAAGCGTTTAAAATTTTGAATTCAAAATCGAAAAACGTTTCTTTAAAACTCCTCAAATCAGTAATGTCAATTAGCTGAACTTGGCCTAAAATAAATACTACTGATTTCAAACTTCTTCTTGAGAAAAGGGATTCTAAAAATCCAATCTTCAAAAACCAATGAAAAAGGCTGGTAAACTGGGCAAGGGAGCCTACGGAATTATCTACGGCGCCGACTATCAAAATGAGAAGCTTGCGGTCAAGAGAAATCTCATCGAGAATTGCGTTGACTTTTCAGGCAGTTTGCGCGAACTTGACCTTCTTTTTCGCCTTGAGTATCACCCCTTTATCGTTCGACTTCGAGGAGTTTGTTACGACTCACCTTTCACTGAGGCATTATCACCAATTCGTCAGTCTCAACTGAAAGAGGATTCAATCCATTTCGTTTTCGATCGTGCCATCTGTGATGGTCATCGTCTCATTTACAGTAAGAGACCCAGCTTCGACAAAATCAAACTGATGATGGTTCAATTGTTGCTTGGACTTGAATATATGCACGCTAAAGGAATTCTTCATCGAGATATCAAACCTTCCAACATCCTTTTTGACGGTAAAGCAGTTAAGTTCTGTGACTTTGGCCTTTCAAAAAAATACACTTCCCAAGGTCCCCAAACCCCCAGAGTTGTTACCGCTTGGTATCGCTCACCAGAAATTTGTCGCTTCGAACCTTACGATGAAAAATGTGACATTTGGTCGCTAGGTTGCGTCTTTTTTGAATTTATTGCAAAAAAGGCGCTTTTTTCAGGGCTAAATGACGACGCGGCTATCTTGAATCAGGTTGCGAACTTTACCTCCAATGACCGAAGAAGGAGAGGAGGAAGACCTCGCACGATGAGAGAATCGATTAAGCAATGTTTGGCCTTGAATGATCAAGCTTTAACCCAATTCGATTCAACTCCCGGAACTTACTCTTCTTTTCTGAATTTAGTGTCTAAGATGCTTGAACCCGACCCAAGGAAGAGAATCTCAGCCACTGAAGCTCTTCATATGGATTTCTGTCTCGAATATCGGGATTTGATTTCTCATACACGTTCCCTTTTTCGTCCCACTCCTGAACCAGAAATTAAAACTAACATTTACAAAGTCTTCGAAAGAAAGGAGATGATCAACATTGCCTTTTATATCTACAACAAGAGATTAGAAGTAAAAAATAATCGAGAAAGAGAGATCGGTTGGTACAGTCATCGAATTTTATTTCAAGCAATAAGTCTTTTCGATCGTTACCTTGAATACATGCACACTAAAAATCCTGAAGGATTAAAGAAAGAAGGGGAAGGAAAGTATCATTCACGTGATGGTGTAATACTTCGATTTTTGGCATGTTTGTACATTTCAATTAAGTATTTCGCCTCGCTTTTCGTTCCTTTACCTTTTCTTCAAATTGCGCCTTCGTCGATTGCGGACATCTTTAAAAATAATTACTCTGAACAAGAATGTCTTCAATCAATGGAAGAATTCGAAAAATTTATGGTGAAGCAAGTTTGCAAATACAAAGTTTATTCACCGACACCTTACGAAGCAGCCGATTTTTTCTCTCACACTTTGCAAGAAGATCACATTCGACTTTTGCTTTATTACTATGGTTCAATTGGCAATTGTTCAGGAACTCCGAAAGAAATTTACTCTTCTTGGCTAGATTGGCTAGAAAGTTCGAAAAAAATTTAAGCAATAATTTTAATGGGGTGAAATCCATTAAAATTTGTTAACAATCTTCATTCGGTTTGTCCACCATACAAACTTTCGATACACTAAGTTTGAGAAAAGATCTCAAATCCTCCGGCTTAATTAGGGAGTGAATTCGAGGAACCTGAAGTAATTGCTGGAAAGTGTCGGCGAAAGTTAGAAACCCGTAGTCGTGTCGATTATCAATATACTGAGGAATCTTCTTTTTTCTCAAATTGTCACTGAAAATAACATATTCGTGACGAGAAGAATCATCATCGTAAACAATTTCGGACAAAACTTCCTTACGAATAAAGTATGTACAATGAATAACATCGACTTCAATCAAACCCTTAACTTCGCGAAAGTAAATCGACTTGTATTGAGGATGATCAGCATAGTAACCTCTCGGATCAACTTTGAAATGGTAGTTCGCGTACAAAGTCTCTGATGGAAGAAAAGGACCAACCACTGAAAGATTTGACCAGTACATTCTCTCCAAAGTTTCGGGAGTAATAAAATTGTCACAATCGACAACAAAATAATGGCCGTCTCGATTTCGAGCCCATTCAATACTCTCCTGGCGAATTTTTCCCAAAACTCGAAACCTCAAGCTATTCCATTCATGAGGAGCATATTGTTCAACTTTCTCTTCGACATCGGAAGAATCGAAATAAATTTCAAGGTAGGAATCCTTCTTTCTTGAAACCCAATCTGACAAAATTTCGGCAGTTTCATCCTTATTATTGTTTGTGCGGATGTAAATTCGAGTTTTCTCTTTTGGCCAAGTTTGGTTTTCGATGCAACGAAGGAAAATTGGCAAACAATGGGCTTTTTCCTTCGCTAAAATTGCGATTGTAATTGTTTCATTCTCAGGAATTGTCTGCTCCATTTTGTCTTTTTATTTTTAGCTTTAGTTTGTTCTCGTGTTGTTTTAGAATTCGATTTTGGAAATTTGCTTTGTTTTATCTTGAGCTTTATTATTTTAGTGCCAATATAGCCCTGAAATAATAAACGAGTGTTCGAATTTTATTTAGTGTTGATTGGGATTAATAAATTAAATTTACTTTCAAATCATATGAAATTTTATATGATGTTACAAAAAAGTAACTTGGGTTTTTCATATTTGTAATTTCTTGTTTTGAAAAATTTTTTAGATTTTAGAAAAGTTACAAAATCGAAAAACCCAAGTTACTTTTTTGTAACATCATATAAAATTTTGTAATATTTCAAAGTAGTTTAAAGATAACTTGAAAATTAGTTATCTTTAATCCAAAATGCCAATATTCCATCCAAATCTAAGAATAGTTAAAGATAACTTTACTTCCAAGCTATCTTTAAGTTACTTTGAAATATTACCAAATTTTATATGATGTTACAAAAAAGTAACTTGGGTTTTTCGATTTTGTAACTTTTCTAAAATCTAAAAAATTTTTCAAAACAAAAAATTACAAATCTGAAAAACCCAAGTTACTTTTTTGTAACATCATATAAAATTTTGTAATATTTCAAAATAACCTAAAGATAACTTTATTTTCAAGTTATCTTTAACTATTTTTAGATTTGGGTAGAATATTGGCATTTTGGATTAAAGATAACTTGAAAATAAATTATCTTTAGGTTATTTTGAAATATTACAAAATTTTATATGATGTTACAAAAAAGTAACTTGGGTTTTTCGATTTTGTAACTTTTCTAAAATCTAAAAAATTTTTCAAAACAAGAAATTACAAATATGAAAAACCCAAGTTACTTTTTTGTAACATCATATAAAATTTCATATTAGTTCAAAGTAACTTAAAGATAACTTGAAATTAGAGTTATCTTTAAGTTACTTTTCAAATTGGGTAAAATATCGGCATTTTGGATTAAAGATAACCTGAAATTAGAGTTATCTTTAAGCTACTTTTCAAATTGGGTAGAATATCGTCATTTTGGATTAAAGATAACTTGAAAATAAAGTTATCTTTAAGGTTGTTTGAACTAATATCGAATTTTATATGATGTTACAAAAAAGTAACTTGGGTTTTTCATATTTGTAATTTCTTGTTTTGAAAAATTTTTTAGATTTTAGAAAAGTTACAAAATCGAAAAACCCAAGTTACTTTTTTGTAACATCATATAAAATTTTATAATATTTCAAAGTAGCTTAAAGATAACTTGAAAGTAAAGTTATCTTTAACTATTTTTGGATTTGGGTAGATTTATTCTACTTCTTATTAAAGATAACTCGGAAATAAGTTATCTTTAAGTACCTTTTAAATATTACAAAATTTTATATGATGTTACAAAAAAGTAACTTGGGTTTTTCATATTTGTAATTTCTTGTTTTGAAAAATTTTTTAGATTTTAGAAAAGTTACAAAATCGAAAAACCCAAGTTACTTTTTTGTAACATCATATAAAATTTTGTAATATTTCAAAGTAGTTTAAAGATAATTTTTACACTGATTGTTCGAAGTAAAAGTATAATCTATATATAAAAAAGTCATGGAATTCAACGATGATTACTATGAAGTTTTCAATAAAGATGACTACAACTCTCTTTTAGATAAACATGGAAGAGACGGAATCTTTCCCATTAGTGCTATATTCACTAAAGATTTTGATGAACTTGAACGAGCTTGGAAAGATGTTTGTTCACGTATAGGATTCAAAAAGATATTTGAGAACACTCCGGAAGATAGAGATATACTGATCGAATACCTTAACTAAAAATATTTTTATTCGCCTCTTGGTAGGCGAATAAAAATCCAATTCAAGTTATCTTTAATCCAAAATGCCGATATTCCATCTAAATCTAAAAGTAGCTTAAAGATAACTTTACTTTCAAGTTATCTTTAAGCTACTTTGAAATATTACAAAATTTTATATGATGTTACAAAAAAGTAACTTGGGTTTTTCGATTTTGTAACTTTTCTAAAATCTAAAAAATTTTTCAAAACAAGAAATTACAAAATCGAAAAACCCAAGTTACTTTTTTGTAACATCATATAAAATTTGGTAATATTTTAAAGTAGCTTAAAGATAACTCTAATTTCAAGTTATCTTTAATTAAAAATGGGAAAATTCCACACAAATCCAAAATTAGTTAAAGATAACTTGAAAATAAAGTTATCTTTAAGGTTCTTTGAACTAATATCGAATTTTATATGATGTTACAAAAAAGTAACTTGGGTTTTTCATATTTGTAATTTCTTGTTTTGAAAAATTTTTTAGATTTTAGAAAAGTTACAAAATCGAAAAACCCAAGTTACTTTTTTGTAACATCATATAAAATTTTATAATATTTCAAAGTAGCTTAAAGATAACTTGAAAATAAAGTTATATTTAACTAATTTTGGATTTGGATGGAATATCGGCATTTTGGATTAAAGATAACTTGAAATTAGAGTTATCTTTAAGCTACTTTAAAATATTACAAAATTTTATATGATGTTACAAAAAAGTAACTTGGGTTTTTCGATTTTGTAATTTCTTGTTTTGAAAAATTTTTTAGATTTTAGAAAAGTTACAAATCTGAAAAACCCAAGTTACTTTTTTTGTAACATCATATAAAATTCGATATTAGTTCAAACAACCTTAAAGATAACTTTATTTTCAAGTTATCTTTAATCCAAAATGCCGATATTCCATCCAAATCTAAAAATAGTTAAAGATAACTTTACTTTCAAGTTATCTTTAAGCTACTTTGAAATATTACAAAATTTTATATGATGTTACAAAAAAGTAACTTGGGTTTTTCATATTTGTAATTTCTTGTTTTGAAAAATTTTTTAGATTTTAGAAAAGTTACAAATCTGAAAAACCCAAGTTACTTTTTTGTAACATCATATAAAATTTGGTAAAATCCAATTTTTATCTTTTTCTTATCCCAATCCAGAAAAGAACAGATTTCTATGTTAACTAAACTTTTTCCTTGATATTAAAGCAAGGAAAAAGGGACACAGATTAAAAATTAAGAAAGAATTTCAATCAAGTCTTCATAATCTCTCGAACGAATATTTTCGGGATCGACTACTCTTACACGATCCATATAGCGACGGATCTTACCCTTGAAATTGGCACGGGCATCAGCATCCTTCCTTCCTTTCTTCAAGTTGCGAAGGCCGTTCATCGTATAGCCAAGTTCGATTAGATCATGCTTGGCTGTAGTGACTTGTTCACTTTTGTGAGGCTTCTGGGAAGTCCAATGTTTACTCCAAATCCAGCGACGGAAGCCGTGTTCAAGACGTTCCTGAGCAACACCGCCATAATCAATCAAATAGTAGGTTGTTTCTCCCCGCGAAACCTTCTTCATCACGTTGCCAATTTTAATGTCGTTGTGGATGGCGAACGAGTGAAGGTAACGAAGCTGATCGAGAACCTCACGGCCCATTTGGTAATAATCTTCATCGGGACCCAATTCATCTAGTTTCTCCATTACAAGAACGGGATCATTCCAAAAGCGGTAACTCTTAGAAAAGTAGGGCAAGGGACAGCCGAGATGTTTAAGTTTACGATAGACTTGAATTTCGTAGTCAGCCGAACGAGACCCTGATCGATACCATTTGGCAACCAAAGCGCGACCTCGGTGATCTTTTGTATGGAAGAGACGAACATGCTTACCACTGGTAAAGGGTTTGCTCAAGGTCAGAGTTTTGTCCCTCTTGTAGTGATAACAACACAACTTACGGAGCCACTTTTCATTCATGAGTTCGGTCGGAGGAATTCGGGTTAGGACCGCAACTGCAAGCAAAACTTCCTTCTTTTGCTTTCCGTGTTTGCTCCGAAGTTTCTCCAGTTCGGAACGGACCCTTTCATCTTTCGAAAAGTCGTCGCAAACATCCATCAACTGCTCACGCAGAGCTTCCGGAAGATTACGAAACCAGGAAAGATTGGACATTTTCCTTCTTTTATCCTTTTCTAGGAAACGAGAAAAATCAACAAAATTCGAAAAAAACATCATCGAATTTTGAGTCGGAAATCGAGCTTAAAGCAATTTTATTGTTTTAATATCGCAATTTTGTCGGTTTTGCCGACAAAACAACATTTTAATATTCATCTTCATCTTCAAGGTTTTCTTCGTTGATATCCTCGTCTTCTTGGTCGAATTCTTCATCTTCTTCCTCTTCAGGAGATGAATACGGACTGGCGAAGAAGTCAGATTCAGAGAGAGGACTTAGCAAAACTCCTGTTGACAAAGGTGAAACTTGGGGAGAAATCCGAGGGAACAAAGTCAAAGAGTTTAGCTGAGGCGAGGATCGGAGCTGACTGGAAGGTGAAGTTTGGTTTGATGTCGTATTGTAAGGCAGAGTGCGGATTGTTGTAGAGTCGTAACTTCCTCGATCATCACCCCTTCTTTCAATACCTTGTTGAGGCCAGATTAGGTCGTATTGCAGATGAACATCATTATAGCGACCAGTTGCCTTCAAGGCTTTAAGGGCTTGAATCAAATCGAATTCAAGTTCATCTATGCTCATTCCAGTGGCATAAATGGCCGTTGAGGGGTTTGAAAGGTAATCTCCGGTTTGAGCTCTCGGAGGGAACTTTTGGTGACGAACAAACACATACAGTTCTCCCGTTCGAGGATCTTGTTGAACCGGAAACTCCAAAGTCAAATCTTGCATTTTATTTCTCTGATAAGAAAAAAAAGTAAAGAGATTTTTAAATGGAAGACGCCCATCTTTTGAAAATTTTATCTGAACTTCTTCCAGGAGAGAAGATTTGCTTTCGAGCGAGGGAGGGAATGACGGTTGTCAATTCATCTTCTTGGTCGGGAACTTTCTTTCGATATTGGAATGATGAGTCAAGAAAGGAAACTTTGCAAGTTATCACGAATATGGTCGATCGACTTTGTTCGAAAAAGGAAATGACTGAATTCGAAGAAGAAATTCTTCCCTCAGTTCGGGTTGGAATTCAAAATTTGATTTCAACTTACGCTTACGATCACCCTTCCTGCTTAATCCTTCAGGAAGCCGATTTTCGACTTCATCAAATGTTGATCCGAAAGAAACCAACTTTGCTCATCTCTTCAGAATAAAATTTCGTTCGAACTTAAAAAGAGATTTCGAAAAAAAGACTTCCTTAAAAGAAAAATGGAAACTCCGGAAGGCTCTCCCACTTACCTTTCCCCTCGTTCTCCAATGGTGATCAGTTCTCCTTATTTTAGTCCAATGGCTTTGAGTCCTGTTGGAGTTGGCGCTTTGGGTTCTGGTTCGACAAGTCCAGTTTATTCCCCTACCTCTTCTCCTCTCGGAACTCCACCCAGAGCCCGTCGAGGACGTTCGGTTGGTTTTGTGGACCAAACTTCTTTTCCTTCAAGTCCTCCCGAAGAGGATGGTCCTTATTCTTCTCGATTTTCTTCTCCTGATCTTAGCTATTCCCCTTCAGGTGGAGAGTCTGAAGCTTCTTACAATCCGTCCCCTTTGTCTCCTCGATCTCCTTTGTCTCCTCGATCTCCTTTGTCTCCTCGACGCACAATTGTGAGTGATGTGTCTCGAACTGGAACTGGTTCCCTCGATTTGCTTCGCGTCGGTGAGGAAACTCAACGAAATTTCCGTGATCGAGTGGCCGTTCTTCACCTTTCGAACGATGTTTTGACTTCTCGCACTCGTGGTGGTCAATCAACTTCCCGAACGACCGCAGCCAACTTCACTTTCTTTAATTCGATCGATGAGGTGATTCAGTACATTTCTGATCGCGATATTGTTCCCTTCAGCGACAACTTTCCAATTTTCGATGATCAACGTCTTGACATCAGCTTCGAACATGTTACCGGATTGCCTACGGGAGTTGAAAGAATTCGAGCCAGTTACCTTTTCTTTGACCGAGCCTATTACATTCAGGTTCGTGACGCTCTTCGAAGGAGGTTTTACGAGAGACCCTTAAGCCCCATTACCAGTCGCCGTCGTTAAATTCCAATAAAATGTGAAGGAGATTCACATTTTATTTTCTCTGCGTTACTCAACCCTCATTCGGAAGGCCTTGAGATGATTGGCTTCAAGGTAGAAAGAAGGACTAAACCCTTTCTTTTGGTTGAAAGTTCGAGATTCAATGCTGAAATCAATCAACTGAGCTAAATTTTCAAAAGAGGAACCGTGAATTTGATACTCTTGACAGAATGACAGCAACAAATCTACAAAGTTTTTGTGAGGGGACCGGAACCTCAAACAAAGGGAGGAATAGGAAAGATCATCTTCAAGTTCGAAATCGAACTCTGAATTTTCCCCCTCAGAAATGTTAGATAAAGAATAAGGAAAAGCTTCCAAATCCTCCTCAGCTTCAACGTCAATCACAAGCAAAAAACAAGGAGGAAGATTCTTCAACCGTTCAGCCAAATTGGTAAATTTTCCCACAATTAAAATTTGGTCAAATTTACCAATTTGAATCTCTTCACATTTAAGAATTTTTTCAACCGTTTCAAACCCAAGTTCTGAACACAAGGCTGAAGCTTGTTCGGAGTTTTGTTCGCCAACTAAGTAAGCTATTTTACGACATTGAGAATTTCCCATTTTAAAATGCAATCTGCCCCTTATTTAAGTCCAATAATCAGCTTTTCAAACAGGGAAGAAAACGATCTTTCGGAATTCGACAACTCGATCAGTTCTTTAGGAGCTTTTGTACCTAAAGAATATGAGGAAGATCGAAGAAAAAATCTTTCAATTGCCTCCAGAGACAGTTTGCCTTCAGTTGGTGCTTTTCCCGAAAGTGCTGATTTCAGTTCGGCGCTGCTTTCAGACCCTGTTACCTCCGCCTTGCTTTGTTCTCCTCAAACTTACGCAGCTGAAACGATTGCTCGAACTCCAAACTTCAATTCTTCGCTTGGACGAGCGGCCAAGTTTGAAACAGCCTCTCCTTTAATTAAAGAGATTTTGGTGGTTTTGTTTGGAAGTCGAGAAAATTTCATTGTTGCCACCGGAAACCCCCTCGAACCCTTCCTGTTCGAATTCGATAAAAATTTGGAAAACGAGGAAAGTGTGAGAGCGATTGGTTCGGCAGTTGGAATCTTTATTGAACTCAATCCCGAATTGCACGCTTACGAAATCTTCATCGACAAGTTGATGGCTTGCATTCTTGAACTTGAAGTCAATCGAATTAACGATGCCAAGTATTCAAATCGGCCTAAAATGGAAGATATTCTTTACATGACCCGGAAAGAATTTGCTCGTTACGTTAAAGAAGAAGGGTGGGAGGAAAGTGAAAATCTTTATCAAGATCGTCTGAATTTCTTCCGTTACCTTTCCCAAACAGAACGAGAAAAAGCTGAAGAAGCTTCAATTATTCAGGTCGACACTCAGCCCAATCTGAAAACTTTTTCATCAGGATTTTAAATGAGTTTGTTGAACATCCGAAGAACAGTTCGGGAGGTTCCACCAGATCCCAATTTGGTCGGAATTTTTGGAGCCGCAGCTCCAACGGTTGAAGTTGAAGAAACTTCAGTCTCTCCAACTTTTTTCGGCTTAGTGATCGTTCTAATTGTCATTACCTTAGCTCGAGTGATTGCCGACCCATGGACTTCAGCAAGTTCAACTTTGTTCTACAATAGCACAGGACTTTCTCCCGATTCATCTTCATCCTCAATTCTTTTTGCAATCCTGTTGACTTTGGTAGTCATAAACTTTCTTTTCATCGTTGATTACTTCGCCCTCATTCCTGGAGGTTCAGCTGATCGTTTGGTCTTTTAATTCTCTTTGGCTCTACGATTGAAGATTCGAAGCTTGCTTTAAAGTTTTCTGACTTTAAAGCAAAGGTTGTTCAAATGGCTCGACGAGAAAATCTTAAAGCTGAATTGCGTAAAGTTGAGGCCGAAAGAAAGAGGTATCATTCCGATATACAACAAATCCAAAGCAACCTCCAAAACATTCAACAAATTACTTTGATTTCAACCATTTCAAATTTCATCTTCCAAAGGAAACTTTGCGAAGTTCTTGACCAAGCTTTGAACGTTCAACTCAGGAAAGAAATGGAACAAAAAATTCGAAACCTTGAGGAAGAAAAATTGGAAGCTGAGATTAAAATCGAAGGTATGAGCAAAATTCGAATCAACCAAGAAGATGAACTCAATCTTCTTAGGGAAAGGAAGAAGAATTCAGACAAGGAAATCCGAAAACTCACTCAGGAAAACTCCGAACTCACTTCGAAAGTCAACGTTTTGAAGTTGAAATGCGAAAAGAAATCGACCGAATCTTCCGATGAGGAAGACTAAACTATTGCCAATTATTTCTGCATAAGATAGTAGAAATAATCCTCACTCAAGTTTTTCAAAAATCTATTCGAATGCTTGTTTTGAACTATACCCAAATTTTATATGATGTTACAAAAAAGTAACTTGGGTTTTTCAGATTTGTAATTTCTTGTTTTGAAAAATTTTTTAGATTTTAGAGATGTTACAAAATCGAAAAACCCAAGTTACTTTTTTGTAACATCATATAAAATTCGATAACTTAAGTTGAAATTTTCATAGTTTCTCAGATAGGAAGCACAAATAATTTATTTTTGGGTTTTTGGAATTAATTTAAGAGATAATATTGTCTGATTTTATTTCAAGAAAATCGATTTTGTTTCGAAACGAAATCGATTTTCTGAGACTTTTTCGATTGTTCTGACCATTTGGCGGTCCCAGAGAAAAGGTTAAATTTACTAAAGAGTATTGCTTTTTTTTGTCTTTGGTTGACTTATTCAAAAACAAAAAAATCTTCTTGAACTTATATGAAATTTTATATGATGTTACAAAAAAGTAACTTGGGTTTTTCAGATTTGTAACTTTTCTAAAATCTAAAAAATTTTTCAAAACAAGAAATTACAAATCTGAAAAACCCAAGTTACTTTTTTGTAACATCATATAAATTTTGGGTATCTTGATTTAACCTTAAAGATAACTTATTTTCAGGTTATCTTTAAGTTATTTTTGGATTTGGGTCGAATTTTCCCTCTTTGGATTAAAGATAACCTGAAAATAAGTTATCTTTAAGGTTAAATCAAGATACCCAAATTTTATATGATGTTACAAAAAAGTAACTTGGGTTTTTCGATTTTGTAACTTTTCTAAAATCTAAAAAATTTTTCAAAACAAGAAATTACAAATATGAAAAACCCAAGTTACTTTTTTGTAACATCATATAAAATTTGGTAACGTCGTTGGTTTGGATATTGCGAAAATAAAATATGTTTCGATTCTAGATATCGATATCTAGAATCGAAACAGAAGAATAAGTTAGGAGAAAAATTGGCTGACTTTTTGTTCTGAGCTGACATCGAAAGTTAAATCGAGTTAACCAAGAATTTCTTCCAATGAGGTTTTCAGTCGACTTGATTCATTGAACTAGAAAACAAAATATGACTTGGACTAAAATTTTTCTCTATTAGATTGGTACAGAATTAGCATTCGAATTCGAATGCTAATTGTATTTTTCTTTTGGTTGTGAGTTGGGATTCAGAGTTGAAATTTCAACTCAAGTTCCCAAATTTTATATGATGTTACAAAAAAGTAACTTGGGTTTTTCGATTTTGTAATTTCTTGTTTTGAAAAATTTTTTAGATTTTAGAAAAGTTACAAATCTGAAAAACCCAAGTTACTTTTTTGTAACATCATATAAAATCCAATAACTTAAGTTGAAATTTTCATACTTTCTCAGATAGGAAGCACAAATATTTTATTCTACCGTTAAGTTTTATTATCCTGGACAAATTTTAGGAAGATAAACCAAAATTAAAAACAAGTTTTCGAACAAATTTTTCCAAATTCAAGGTTTTTCTTCCTGGTTTTTGAGAGCGACAATAAAGAAGAATTCTAATTTGCTTTTGGTTTTTCCAACCATTTGATAACGATGACTCAAAACAAAATTTCTCTTTTCCTTAATACATTTGCACTAAATTTTGAGGTTAATTTATTCAGTCAAGGAAAGAATTTTTAAGTTGGAATAATTCAACTTGAAAATTTAATACCGAATTTTATATGATGTTACAAAAAAGTAACTTGGGTTTTTCAGATTTGTAACTTTTCTAAAATCTAAAAAATTTTTCAAAACCAAAAGTTACAAATCTGAAAAACCCAAGTTACTTTTTTGTAACATCATATAAAATTTTGTAGTTTTGAAAATAAGCTTAAAGATAACTTCAAGTTCAAGTTATCTTTAATTTGTGGAAATATTCCACCCAAATCCAAAAATAACTTTGAGATCAAAATTCATCCCAACAGTTTTTAGATTTCAATCGAACATCTCCACTCTGAATTAAAGATAACTTGAACTTGAAGTTATCTTTAAGTATCTTTGAACTATACCTAAATTTTATATGATGTTACAAAAAAGTAACTTGGGTTTTTCGATTTTGTAATTTTAAGAATCTAGAAAAAAATTGTAGATTCTTAAAATTACAAAATCGAAAAACCCAAGTTACTTTTTTGTAACATCATATAAAATTTAGGTATAGTTCAAAGATACTTAAAGATAACTTCAAGTTCAAGTTATCTGGCTAATTTTGAATTTCGACCGAAGATCTCCACTCTGAATTAAAGGTAACTTAAACTCGAAGTTACCTTTAGGTACTTTCTAATTTAGGTAGAATATTTGCATTTCGGACCGAAGATAACTTGAACTCGAAGTTATCTTTAGTTACTTTCTAATTTGGATAGAATATTTGTATTCTGAATTAAAGATAACTTCGAGTTCAAGTTATCTTTAAGTATCTTTGAACTATACCCAAATTTTATATGATGTTACAAAAAAGTAACTTGGGTTTTTCGATTTTGTAATTTTAAGAATCTACAATTTTTTTCTAGATTCTTAAAATTACAAAATCGAAAAACCCAAGTTACTTTTTTGTAACATCATATACAATTCGATAATTCAAGTTGAGATTTTGATTCTGAGTCCCAACTCAAAAGAGATCGAATTCTCATTGATCTCATCTTTATTTTCTCCTCAATCAGGAGAAAATAAATTACTTAATTTGAAGAATAAAGTTGAATGTTTTGGATTTCGGCCGCTCGGTGTTCGCTCCATTCGAGACTTGATGGATCGTAACTATAGATATCTTCTGGATTTCCTCCCACTTGAATTTTTCCACGAAGTTTTCCACCAAGTTTATCCAGTGTTTCAAATTCCAACGTGAAACGATATTTCCAGTAAGACACGAACCTAATGGATTTCAGTTGATGAGAGAAGGTAAAATCTTCAATCTCGTCTTCGTTCTCAAAATAAAGTTCATAATTGGACATTTTTTCATTTGCAGTTTCAAGCAAACGAAAAATCATTTTAGTTTAGATTCCAATCGATTGGAGTCATTCCCATTTCAACCAGCAAAGCGTTACATTGATCAAAACAAGCGCTACCGTTGAAACCAAGGTAAGCTGACCGACCACTCGGATGAGAAGTTTCAACGATCTTCACATTACTTTTCAAATGTTTAGAGAAAGCCTGAGCTTTCGATCCAAGCAAAAGAGCGACGCAAGGTTTTTCACTAATCTTTTCAAGGACGTAAACGATGAAATTTTTCCAAATTTCGGTGTGATCTTTCTCGCTGTTTGGGTCAAAGGTCAAAGCTGAGTTGAGAAGAAGAACTCCCTGTTGAGCCCAACGAATTAGGCTTCCGTGAGAAGGTCGAAATTCAGGTGAGGTGCGTGCAATTTCTTTGAACATATTCTTTAGAGAAACTGGAATGTCTTTATCATTGTAGTCGATGCTGAAAGAAAGTCCAATAGCTTTTGGTCTTCCAGATTCCAAAATTTGAGGATAAGGATCTTGTCCCAGAATGAGAAGCTTAACTTCAGGCAATGGAGTCAGCTCAAAAGCTCGAAAAGTATGTTTGCGAAGAGGGTACAAAGTCTTACCTGCCAAAACATTGTCGATGTGATTAAAACAATTTTGGGATTCTTCAAATACTTTCTCCCAAGTGGGAGGAGGTCTCTCTTTGGCAATGCGAGAGAAACTCCAGTCTTGTCCAATTGGTTGAAGAAGAGTCAACTCCATCTTTCGGATTCTTTGATCAAACTTCAATTTGTTTTCTCAAAATTGAAGTTAGCAGGATAATTAAGATATTGATTTAATGGCTTGAGGAAGGCCTTCGAAGTACCATTGAGCTGCGCGAGGAACGTTTCCTCGACGAATTGACCTAACGTAGGACAAATCTTGTTTTAGACTTTGTTTTTGTTGTTCAACCCTTTCGAAATATGGGGTAAGGAAGCGAGTGAGGTCGACGATACGAGATATTTCATTCTCCGAGATTTGTTGAGGGAAAAATTTTGCCATGTACAGAAGAATCGTTTCATAAAGGTTGAAATCGCGAACCCAAGTTGTGGATTGAACAATCCGATTAACATATTGACGATATTCGTTGACCGTTTGGGGACGGAATAGAACTGAAGTGGGAAGTCCAACCAGGGACTGAGTTTCAGGAATCGAACTGGCAAGTATTGAAGCCAAAGTCTCAAATTCACGCGCTCCTGACGCAATCATTTCAGGATTCACTTTGGCAAGAACTGCACGAGCGTCATCATTCCTTCCTTGAGTCTGATAGGTTGTCAAAAGATCGTAAAGTTCGAACAAATCTCTTGCTTGAGGGTCACGATTCATGCCCAACTGTTGATCAATTTCTTCCGGAGTCCGGCATGAATCTCCCGAACAACTGAAAGTCTCACCCCAAGGAATTGGTACAACTGCTGTCGGATTGAGAGAAAGAACAAATTCGACAAAATCGTCAAGGGGAACGTTTGCTCTTTGAGGCAATGAGAAGAAATTTTTCAACCCAAAGTCAACAAATCCTTTCGGATTTTCAGGGCTGAAGTAGCGGAAAAGTTGTCTTGAAACATCGAAAACTTGCTGATTTTTGGTATCGTTAGCGGTGACATACCCCCAAAGCAACAATTTGTAAATGTCGTACATTGGGAAACTACCGGTAAAGTTTCCGAGAAATTTTCTCAAACCTCCGAATTTCGCCGGGTGATCTCTTCCCCCGTAGGTACAGAAAGAAAACCCGTAATCAATCAACATCGGAATTGTGTCAGTTTCGACAAAAATTGTTCTACCTTGAAATTGATAGGGGACATTGACCCGTCTCCCAAGCTGACGAATTAGCACATTTTCATTGTGAAGATCGAAGTGAGTGAAATTAATTTCCTTTGAGGAGGTGTAAAGAGCCAAAGTAACTTGCAAGAACCAATTCAGGTACTGTTCACCAGTACAATTTTCAATTCTTTTGCGAAGGTCCACCGCTGGAGTTACATTTTCATACAACGCGTACGAAACTTCTGAGCAAGTACCCTGACGAATCTGGTCAGGACTGCAATTGTTGCTGCACCAACTCAGCACATTCTTCTCAGAAATAAAAGGAGGCGAACAGGCAAATCCTCCATAAACGAAAGAGAAGTTTGGAACTTGAGCCCGAAGGAAGTTCGTTCCGAAAAGCCCAATAAAAATCTCATGAATCAAAGAGCCGCCAAAGGGAGCTTTCATTACAATCTCTTTGTTTGCCATTCCCTCTAGAGCCGCTGTGATTGCGGTTCCATTCGTGCCTGAAGACAATTCCTTCAATTGAACCAACCAGTGGCGAACTCTTTCACGAGGCAAGATACCTTCCGATGAAGCACGGGGAGACTGATAAGAAAGAGATTGGAGAAGGCAGGAAAAGAATTGCATGACCGCCGGATCGTAAAACTTCTCTCCAAGCAGGCGACTTAGTTCCCGTTCGTCCAAATCACCCAAATGTTCCTGGTAGTATTCTTTGTCCTGAACGGAACAACCTCCCCTTGAAATGAGTTCAGCCTCAAGAGCCTTTTGTTCACCCTCAGCGGGAACGAAACCTAGGTTGAAAACTCTCTCATTCCGAGTAATTTCTTCCCGTACTTCGGTAAGAGTCAAATTCAATCCTGACATCATCTTTCTCTTTTCGAATAAAAAGTTAAAGAAAAACCTTCTTTAAGTAAAATGTTTGACAATCTGTTTGTTCTTTTGTTTGGTTTGGCGATTCTCATCTTCACTCGGGCAAGCTCTTATCTCCTTCAACTTTCTCAGCTGTCCAAAAAGACGAAAGTTAAGTCGAAAAAGAAGAAGTCTCGCCGTGTTCTTTCTCGAAGTAAACTGAATAAATTGGACCTTGAGCAAATCGAGAAACTGTTGCTCGAAGTTCAAAGAAAGAAGAAGGAAAAAGAGGAAGAGATTGAGGAAGCCGAGAAGGAAATTCACAAGGCTCGTCAAGAAGCCAAGGTTGAAAATTCTGAAGAGGGTGGGTCGGAATCTTCAAGTGAACAATCAGATCCTTCTAAGTGGAAATGGGAGGCAGACAGTGAGGAGAAACCCAAAAGTGAGAAATCACCAAACCTGATTCAAGCGTTCACGGAAATGGTCAACGGGCAAGAAAAAGGTTTTTGCGCCGATGCAGCCAAAGAATTTCTAAATTGTTGCAATCAAATTAACCCTCCTAAAACGAAAGAAGAATTTCAGAAACTAACCTCAGAGTTTCAAAAGATTTTCATTGACAGTGCCACTCCTTTGTTGACATCATTCATGGAGGGAAAAAAGACCTCTGAAAAGAGTGAAAAAAAACAACAATCTGAATCAAGTGAACATTCTGACGAAGATCAAAAAAGAATCAACCTTGACTCAATCGGAGATTTGCTAGAATTTGTTCTAACTTAAAATGGTAAACGGAATCGCAATCGCAGCAATCATCATAACAATTTTGATTGTTTTGTGGTTAATTTTCCTTGCGGTTGATTATTCAACCTCATTGTTCATCTTTGCCCCTTACAATCCACCACCACTCGAAAATGCTTTTCAACCGGCTGGACCTCGAAATCCTCAAGCCACAATCAATTAAAAATTAAACTTAAAAACTAAGTTGAATTTGTTACCTTGGAATTAAGAAGGAGCAAGAATCTCCTCAATTTCGTAATTTTTACTGCGGTAGTAATTTTCTCGAATTTTCCAATGTTTAGCAATGCTTCCGTGATTATCGACCATATCAATCATCAATGGAAATTCGCTTCGAAAAACTCTTCCAAAAAGCTGGGCCAAAAGAGAAACACTTTTGGTGCTAAAGGCTAAAATCAACAAGTCGAATTTTTCTCCTTGGAAGTCTTTACAAGCGGCAGCCTCGTCGAAACCGGTTCCAAGCTTACCCGCAGTACCAATTAGAACTCTCGAATCAGAATAATTTTTAATTCCACCAATCATCAAGGCAACTTTCTCTCCAGTTTGAGCAACGAGTTGAGAAAGTTCGGTAGCATGAGCCTTACGGGAAGTGAGAACTAAAATCTTATGTTGCGAGTTAGCGGCAATTAAACGAAGAATTTGCTGATTTCGAACATCTGAGGCCGCCAAATCGTTTAACAGTGCGTTCCAATCAAGTTTACCATTCTTTTGCTTCTTACTCACCGGAGAAATCTGAGTGTAGCACTTATAAACACGTGCTTTCTTTTGTGTTAGAGTCCGTACAAAGTTCTTAAACATGAGAATGAGTGCCTTACCCATTCCATCTTCACGATCGGGGGTGGCAGTCAGTCCAATAAGAAATTCGGGCTGAATTTTCAACAACCTTGCATACCTTTTAGTGGTACAGAAAGCGTGAGCTTCATCAACAATCAAGCAGCCAATCTTTGCCAAAATCTGTTCGGGAATTTTGTCTAGCTTCCCTTGCATTGAGAGAATAACCTGAACTTTGTCCCAGTCTTCAGGAGGGCGAGTTCCATTGACCCAAATTACTGCGTTGGTTAAAGTTGAGAAAGTTTTTAACCATTGATCTTCCAGAATAACCAATGGGTATGTCACGCAGGTTATTGAGGCACAAAGGGGAGCCAAATAGGTGGCACAAACGGTTTTGCCAAATCCGGTGGGAAGTTCAAGCAAAACCGAACCAGATAATGACAAATGGTAAATTGCTTCCTGTAAAGGACGAACTTGTTCGGGTTTTGGTTGACCCAGAAAACTAAAACAAGTTCGGGGTTTCGAATGAGCTTTCGGAAAGGCTTTCCTCCCATAAGCGAAAGGCAAAAGAGCTTGCTTCTCAGTCGACGCCAAACAAAGCAACGGCTGACCCTCTTGACCAGAATAAGAAACTTTCGGAGGAAAGTAGAGCTCCTTCCGTAACATTTCTCCAGTTTCTCGACTTAGTGAACTTCTTTCGACAGACCAAGCCATTATAACTCCAAATAATTATAAATTGAAAATTAAGCTTCTTGACTAAAATTGTTTAAAAAACTACAAAATTGACATCAAAAGTTTCAATAAAGAGTAAACAGTTCCTTTTTTTCGAAAAATGCCAAAAGTTCGCCAACAAAGCAATATTCTTTCTGAGCTTTCTCAGCTTGAAATTCCCGACGAAATTCGTTTGGAGGCGAACCGAGTTTATCAACAATTGGAGATTCCCGTAAAGAGGAATAAAAATCGTAAGCGTATGATTTTCTTTTGCATTTATCGCGCTTATGACAATCTCTACCAATTGAAAGATTCCCGTTCAATTGCTGATCTAGTAGGTTTGCCCTACAACGAGATAAACAAAGCTTTCTCGATTTGTTCGAAAGTTCAGACCGGTCATTCCATTCCCATCATTCATAAGACAGCAGCTGAATTCATTCCAGTCATTTTGAAAGATTTGGGAGTTGAACTTGAATTGAGCGACATTCTCGCTGTGTTGGAAGAAGTGATTGAAAAGGACAAATCACTCAAAGATGATTTTCCTCAGACGGTTGCGGCGGCGGTGATTTGCTACTATCTGTGCATTAACGGTATTGTTTTCCAAAGGAAAGAGATTGCAGAAGTAACAAGAAGGTCCGAAATGACCATTCAGAAAATCTACAAAAAGGTTTCAAACGCACACAACAGTTGTTAAGGCTTGATTTGATCTAAAGTCAAATCAAGACGAAATATCGCATTTAGAAGAAGCGAGGAGGAATTCCTCCCCCAACTCCGGGATAACAGTCGCCGCCCCGACCGAAGTTCGGACAATCTCCCTGACCATAATTCGGCCACCTTCCCTTATCACAACCCCTTTCACGCTCACCGCGGTGGTGCTTCTTCCTCTTGTCGCAATACTTTTCTCCCAAAAGAGGCAGAAGGGCGCCAATCATCAGCTTAGCATCGAAAGTTGGGCTGATGTCTGTAGGAAGACTCGTAATGACAGCAATCTTATCGAGGAGGAAGTAACGGTTAATTAGGAATCCTGAACCTTCAATGTAAGCAATGATGGTCTGCTGAATGAAGGCATCGGGACGGTGACGGAAGACAACAATCAAAGCATCTTGAATGCTAATGTTGGTGACGGTAGTGTCGATGGTTCCGGGAGGGAAAAGGTTAACCAATGGAGCGAAGCCGGGAATAGACGAGAGAGGCACACCATTAATGGGAGAAGTGCCAATAATCTGCTGGAAACAAGCAAGCTTGTCAGGGAAAATCAGAAAACCGAAAAGAAAACCATCTGGGGTCAAAGTGAACTGAATTCCCTTCGGGTTAATTCCAGCATTCGACAGAATATTCAGAAGAGTCGGTAGAATAGCAGCCGAAGGATAGTCTGCCGGAAGACCAGTCACAGTAATTACGATACTGAAGCCGGTCTTCAACGCCTTGATATTTCTACGGTTACGATCTTTGCAATCACGTGACATTTTAGCTTTAAGGGAAATTTTAAAGGTGAATTATTTTTCTTTTCTCATTCTGATTTCAACAATTCGTTTTTGAGTTAAAAGAGAGAATCTAACAAAAGGTCAAGAATGTTGCATTTGAGCTGAAAACCTTTCAGAAGATCGAGAATTTCTCCTGTCGAATTCGGGTTTTTATTACCTTGAGCTGAGTAAAGACTTTGGTAGATTCGAGAACTTTCCTCGGGAAGGAACAAAGGGTCCCAAATTCTTCTTTTGAGCTCCGAATTGCTGAAAACGGGAATGAAAAAAGAAGGTGTTAAAAGAAAAGAGATAAATACGGTGTAGATGTCGAAATTTTGATAGAAAGGAGTTGCTCGGTGACGACTCGCAGCATAAATTTGAGAAGTTGTGAAACCGGGTAGAGTGTAGGATTCATACAAATCCTGTGTTGAAGTTTGGACATCTCCAGCTTCCGCAAAGAGCCTTTTTGAAATTTGTGGCTCGAAAGGGCGAAACCGAAGATAATTATCAGCAAGGGAGGATCGGTTATAAATTCGATGATCTCTTCCGGCCAAATTAACTGTAATAGCCGACTTTTCAAAATCGATGATTTTTAACGTGAATTCTGATGTAATTTTCCTTTCTTGATAACTTGCAAAATATCTTTCAGGAAAGAAGACAACATTCCCAACTTTTAGGTCTCCGTGAGAGAAGTTAAAAGTTTTCTCCAGAAATCCCAAAATAAAAACAAGTTGGCGAAAACAATCCAAAATAAATCGTTGATCAAATACGGGCACAAATTGTCCTTGCCAATTAATTTCTCTTTGAAATGGGGTAAATACCGATGAGAAAGGATGATCAAAGGAAGACAAACCTTTTTCCATCAACAAAACGCCCAAATTCTCTCTTGTTCGAAAGAAAACTCCTGGGTTCACAACATTGCATATCGTTGAATCAAAAGTGTTAGCCAAATTGGAAAGTCCAGCTTTTAACGCTCCAGTTTCTTCCATCAAATATTCGAGCAAATAAGAAATTAGAATTTCATTGGTGAAATCATCTGATCCGATTGAGGCTTGAGCAAATTCTGGTGGGAAGCCACATTCTCCAGAGAATCTTTTCACTCTTCTTTCAGAGTTTGATAAAATGGGGGAATATTCAATGAAAAGTTTTCCAACTTTTCGAACTTTCAAAGCGTAGTTTTGGTCAAAAGAACCAATAGAGTAAACAGTTCCATGGGAACCAGTTGCAATCTGCGAAATTGGCGAGTAACAGATCGGAGCTTCTTGACCGGTCGGTAAATTCCTTCTACCGACCAAACAACAAAGATCGGGGTTGTTTAACTTTAGGTACGGACTGAAATATTTGTCTGAAACTTGTGAGTAAAAAGTCTTAACAAAATTTTCAGGATCTTGGTTTAGTCGAACTAACAAATTCGTCCTTCTTTCTTTCAGTTCTTGGAAGTTAAGATTTGGTTGCATCTTGTCGAGTTTTAATTAGAGAAAGAGTTTTCGAGACGAGAAAAACTCAAGTTGAAAAAAAAGACCAACTTGAGTTTTGATAATTTTGCTCAGAATTTGGAGGTTTTTTTTTGCAAATTCCAAAACAAATACCGAATTTTATATGATGTTACAAAAAAGTAACTTGGGTTTTTCGATTTTGTAATTTTAAGAATCTAGAAAAAAATTGTAGATTCTTAAAATTACAAAATCGAAAAACCCAAGTTACTTTTTTGTAACATCATATAAAATTCGGTATTTATTCAAACAAGTTTAAAGATAACTTCAAGTATAAGTTATCTTTAATCCGTGTGAATGTTGAGTCGATATTCAAAAGTAACTTGAATATAACGTCAAGCTCAAAGTGCCTCAACGTCTTTCTAATTTCAGCCCAACATTCACACGGCCCAAAGATAACTTGAACTTGAAATTATCTTTAACTATTTTCAGATTTCAGCCCAACATTCACACGGTTCAAAGATAACTTATACTTGAAGTTATCTTTAAACTTGTTTGAACATATACCGAATTTTATATGATGTTACAAAAAAGTAACTTGGGTTTTTCAGATTTGTAATTTCTTGTTTTGAAAAATTTTTTAGATTTTAGAAAAGTTACAAAATCGAAAAACCCAAGTTACTTTTTTGTAACATCATGTACAATTTGATAATCTTGAAATAACCTTAAAGATAACTTCAAGTATAAGTTATCTTTAATCCGTGTGAATGTTGGGCTGAAATCTGAAAATAGTTAAAGATAACTTGAAAATAACTTATCTTTGAACCGTGTGAATGTTGGGCTAAAATCTAGAAGACTATGAGATATTTTAAACTTGGAGTCATCTTTGATTACTTTCAGATTTTGGTCCAATATTTCCATTTTGAATTAAAGATAACTTATACTTGAAGTTATCTTTAAGGTTATTTCAAGATTACCAAATTGTACATGATGTTACAAAAAAGTAACTTGGGTTTTTCAGATTTGTAACTTTTCTAAAATCTAAAAAATTTTTCAAAACCAAAAGTTACAAATCTGAAAAACCCAAGTTACTTTTTTGTAACATCATGTACAATTTGGTAATCTTGAAATAACCTTAAAGATAACTTCAAGTATAAGTTATCTTTAATTCAAAATGGAAATATTGGACCAAAATCTGAACGTGATTTCAAGTTCAAATCATCTTTAATCCAAAATGGGAATTTTCTACCCAAATCTAAAAGTAGCTTAAAGATAACTTGAATTTGAAGTTATCTTTAAGTATCTTTGAACTATTATCGAATTGTATATGATGTTACAAAAAGTAACTTGGGTTTTTCGATTTTGTAATTTTAAGAATCTAGAAAAAAATTGTAGATTCTTAAAATTACAAAATCGAAAAACCCAAGTTACTTTTTTGTAACATCATATAAAATTTGGCATTGCAATTAGATCCAATTATAAATATTCTTTGTGAATCGGAACTCACAAAGAATAAATTTCTATTTCTCCTATTTAATATAGTCCCTTTTCACCGACTAAAATTAAAGGTATACTCATTAACTTCAAAGTAATCTCAGTTAAATTAACTGAGATTACTTTTGGAAATCGAATTATTTTCTTGTCATCTTGGACAAAATTTCACAAGCTTCATCAGAATTCTTTTCTTCGGTTGAATCAAAGGTCGAAATTCCTTCAACTTCTGGATTTGAGGCAAGATGAAAAATTTGTTCGGATGTCAAATTTCCCTTGTCTGAAAGAAGCTTGCCGAAAGAAGTTTCTGAATAATCAAGAGTCAGACCTACCTCATGCTTCGAGAAAAATCGCGAAATTTCGACCATTGCTTCGAGAGGTCCGGCTGATCCATGAACTCCATTATTGCTCATATCAACAATCGGCAATTGGAACTTTGTTTTCTTCTTTAGAAACAAGTTCCGAAGGCTACCCTCTTCAGCATTCTGAGGATTTGTCACTCCGATTAGTTTTTGTCGAAGTTCTGACCATGGAAGTCGAGAGCGAATTTCAAAAAGAATGATCGAATCTTCTTTCTTGCTGTATGGAACAAGTTGCAAAGGATGAAAAGGATTTAGGATAATCATTGAACATCCCGCGATTTTGGCTTTCATCGCGTAAGTTCCTCCGGCAAGTCGAACAGTTCCAAGATTATCATTGAGGGCCTTCAATGATTGCGGATTGAAGAAGGGAGCATGTTCAAGAAATTGGTGAGCACCAAGAACACAATCTGTTCTCTCATCCTTGAATTTCTGTTTAAAATTCTCCACGGCTTGAGTGGATAAAACAGGAAAACCTTTCTTTGAGATCGAAGAGATTACCCCGTAATGTTCCTCCATCAAGTTGTGCTTTTGGAGATATTCTCCAGAAACAACCCGTAGAGCTCCGATTTCAACTCCGAAATTGTCTAGGGTTGATAGGGTCAAGTCAATAACTTGATCTACTCGGATACCCGACTTAACAGAAGTTACTTCAGGTTTAAGGAACAGAACCATTTGATGAATATCTTTACCGACAGGTTCATATCCTTGAACCCAAACATCAGTGAACGTATTATCTGACGAAGTAACACGGGTCAAACCTGCGATAATTCTATCTCTGAGAAACATCTTGTTTTTTGGATCAGAAAATCGAAACGTTTCGCTTTTCAAATTTTCTAATCGGCCTTATCGAAAAACAAAATCTGGTAAATTTGGAATGCTAAATTTTATATGATGTTACAAAAAAGTAACTTGGGTTTTTCGATTTTGTAACTTTTCTAAAATCTAAAAAATTTTTCAAAACAAGAAATTACAAATATGAAAAACCCAAGTTACTTTTTTTGTAACATCATATAAAATTTGGTAATATTTCAAATAGGCTTAAAGATAATTTATTTTAGAGTTATCTTTAAATAGAAATGGAAATAATCCATCCAAATTTAAAATTAGTTAAAGATAACTTGAAAATAAGTTATCTTTAAGGTTGTTTCAACTCATATCGAATTTTATATGATGTTACAAAAAAGTAACTTGGGTTTTTCATATTTGTAATTTCTTGTTTTGAAAAAATTTTTAGATTTTAGAAAAGTTACAAAATCGAAAAACCCAAGTTACTTTTTTGTAACATCATATAAAATTTCATATTAGTTCAAACAACCTTAAAGATAATTTATTTTCAAGTTATCTTTAAGTTCTTTTAGATTTGGATGCTATATTTCCATTTTGGATTAAAGATAACTCTAAAATAAATTATCTTTAAGTTACTTTGAAATATTACCAAATTTTATATGATGTTACAAAAAAGTAACTTGGGTTTTTCATATTTGTAATTTCTTGTTTTGAAAAATTTTTTAGATTTTAGAAAAGTTACAAAATCGAAAAACCCAAGTTACTTTTTTGTAACATCATATAAAATTTCATATGAGTTGAAGAGAACTTAAAGATAACTTGAAATTTAGTTATCTTTAATCCAAAATGGAAATATAGCATCCAAATCTAAAATTAGTTAAAGATAACTAAATTTCAAGTTATCTTTAAGGTTGTTTGAACTAATATCGAATTTTATATGATGTTACAAAAAAGTAACTTGGGTTTTTCGATTTTGTAACTTTTCTAAAATCTAAAAAATTTTTCAAAACAAGAAATTACAAATATGAAAAACCCAAGTTACTTTTTTGTAACATCATATAAAATTTTGTAATAGTTCAAAGTAACCTAAAGATAACTTGAAAATAAGTCATCTTTAAATAGAAATGGAAATAATCCATCCAAATCTAAAAGAACTTAAAGATAACTTGAAATTTAGTTATCTTTAAGGTTGTTTGAACTATTACAAAATTTTATATGATGTTACAAAAAAGTAACTTGGGTTTTTCATATTTGTAATTTCTTGTTTTGAAAAATTTTTTAGATTTTAGAAAAGTTACAAAATCGAAAAACCCAAGTTACTTTTTTGTAACATCATATAAAATTTTGTAATAGTTCAAAGTAACCTAAAGATAACTTGAAAATAACTTATCTTTAAGTTATTTTAGATTTGGATGGATTATTTCCATTTCTATTTAAAGATAACTTGAAAATAAGTTATCTTTAAGTTACTTTGAACTAATATCGAATTTTATATGATGTTACAAAAAAGTAACTTGGGTTTTTCGATTTTGTAACTTTTCTAAAATCTAAAAAATTTTTCAAAACAAGAAATTACAAATATGAAAAACCCAAGTTACTTTTTTGTAACATCATATAAAATTTTGTAATAGTTCAAACAACCTTAAAGATAACTTGAAATTTAGTTATCTTTAAGTTCTTTTAGATTTGGATGGATTATTTCCATTTCTATTTAAAGATGACTTATTTTCAAGTTATCTTTAGGTTACTTTGAACTATTACAAAATTTTATATGATGTTACAAAAAAGTAACTTGGGTTTTTCGATTTTGTAACTTTTCTAAAATCTAAAAAATTTTTCAAAACAAGAAATTACAAATATGAAAAACCCAAGTTACTTTTTTGTAACATCATATAAAATTTTGTAATAGTTCAAACTCTTTCTAATTAATATTTCTTATGATTCAATCAAAAGAAATATTTCCATTTTCGTTAGGCGATTTTAGAACCAAAGAAGATACACTTATCGGGAATGAGTTGAATAATTCCCTGACCATTATTGCTGATCGAACAAGAAATTTGGTCTCCTGAGTTAAATTCTCCCAGATAATCTAAATCGAAAGATGAATCGATAATCAAAGTTCCATTACTGTACTTGAATTGGAAATCCCTTTGCCAAATTTGGACTCCGTTAACCAAAAGACTCAAAGAGAATGCTTCCGGTATGTTGTTCAATGTACGAGAAGAAATTTGTAAAGATATTTTGAAAGAATAACCTCCTGGAACTGTAATTGAATAATTACCAATGCTTGGCTGATAAGTTGTGCCTTGTATTTTCGAGGTTTGAAATACAATCTGGCCAGATTGTCCAGGATTAATTGTGTTTGTTCCGTTGACATAACCTGAGCTTGCTGAAAAATAAGGTTTATACATTGGTCCCGGTGGGGGTATAGCTTGTTCAATGACTCTTGTTTGGATGAGAGGCCAAGGAGAGGGAGAAAGTACAATCTTTACTTGAGAATTCATCAAGTTTGTCTTTCTTTTCAAGAAGAACAAAATAAGTTTTTCGATGAGCTTAACAGTAAAACAAATTAAAATATAGAATATTATTTAAATAATTATATGCAAATTTTGCCCTAATAATTAACACCAGATACGAAGTTCAGTGTTAAATCCAGTTGGGATCAACATTAGATTTTTCTTAATTTTAGTATAAAGAAAAATCTAATGTTGAAATTTATATGATGTTACAAAAAAGTAACTTGGGTTTTTCATATTTGTAATTTCTTGTTTTGAAAAATTTTTTAGATTTTAGAGATGTTACAAAATCGAAAAACCCAAGTTACTTTTTTGTAACATCATATAAAATTTCATATGAGTTGAAGAGAACTTAAAGATAACTTGAAAATTAGTTATCTTTAATCCAAAATGGGAATATTCTACCCAAATCTAAAATAACTTAAAGATAACTAAATTTCAAGTTATCTTTAAATAGAAATGGAAATAATCCATCCAAATCTAAAATTAGTTAAAGATAACTTATATTTCAAGTTATCTTTAAGGTTGTTTGAAATATTACCAAATTTTATATGATGTTACAAAAAAGTAACTTGGGTTTTTCATATTTGTAATTTCTTGTTTTGAAAAATTTTTTAGATTTTAGAAAAGTTACAAAATCGAAAAACCCAAGTTACTTTTTTGTAACATCATATAAAATTTTGTAATATTTCAAAGTAGCTTAAAGATAACTTCAAGTATAACTTATCTTTAAGTTATTTTAGATTTGGATGGATTATTTCCATTTCTATTTAAAGATAACTTGAAAATAAGTTATCTTTAAGTTACTTTGAAATATTACAAAATTTTATATGATGTTACAAAAAAGTAACTTGGGTTTTTCAGATTTGTAATTTCTTGTTTTGAAAAATTTTTTAGATTTTAGAAAAGTTACAAATATGAAAAACCCAAGTTACTTTTTTGTAACATCATATAAAATTCGATATTAGTTCAGAAAATTTAATCTGAAATTCTCAGATTAAATTTGGAAAAATTAAGAAATTCTTTGAATAGTGAGAGAAGAACCGAGCAATTCGAATTGATAACTTGTCCCAGATCCATCAACGTATCCAACCGTAATGATATCTCCGGCGTCAAGTTGAAGGATAGCATTGATAACTATCGGGAAACTAATGATTTCGCTTACCGGAGCTGTTCCTGTGATGGTACTGAGAGTGTTGAAACGAACAGGAATTCCGTTAACTGCGATCGTGTAGAAGGTGTTGATAGATGAGAGAGGAGGAAGAAGGGCATTCAGAGCGACAGTGACTTCATAATTTCCTGACTGCGAAGGGGAATAACCAGTGATTAAATTACCGAAACTGACGTAATTGAAAGTTGCTCCATCTGTTGGTCCGACCAGAGGATTGGTGAACCACAATTGACCTTCAGTTCCTACAGGAAGGGTAGTAACTCCGATGAAACTTCCGTTAACTCGAAACTGAGGTGAATCAGCGTCAAGTAGTTGAGTGCCGGAAATTCCTGTTACGCCAGTCGGCCCAGTGATTCCGGTCAACCCAGTGCTTCCTGTCGGCCCCGTAATTCCGGTCAATCCGGTGCTTCCTGTCGGCCCGGTCGTTCCAGTCCCTCCTGTCGGCCCCGTAATTCCGGTCAATCCGGTCGTTCCAGTTGAACCGACATTAATCACCAAAGGAAACGCGTTCGGTGTAACGATAATTGAAGTTTGAGGATAGTGATGGCGGTGATATCTTGAGCTACTCATTTTAGAAGATAACTTTTTTTATTACGAAAAGTTTTCTGCTTTCCTTTAAGCTTAAAAAATTCGTTTTGGAGAATTTTTTAAGCTTTTTCTCAATCATGCAATTCGCAATCCTCTGAATTCGAGAGTGTTGAACCCTAGGCTTGTCGTTGAGCTTATCCTAACCGAAATTTCATTCCCCGGAGGGAGAAATCCCACATAAGTTAAAATAGGATTTTGGGTATAGAACCGATTCACATCCGGTACTCCAATTCTGTCAATAGATGTATAGATAGGTGTGTCGGACGTTTCATCATAGAAAGAAATTTCGACCACTGTTCCGATTGTGTTAGTAGTGTAAAGTGCAGTAAAGTTCAAATAATAAATTCCGGAAGTTCCCGTTGGAATCTCTGGTACGTCAAAGATTCCTGTCACGGGATCAAAATTTGGGTCGGAAGAACGGTTTACATAACCTGTGACGATTGTTGGAGTTGGAGTCACTGAGAAGAGAAACACGCTGCCGTAGAAATTTAATGGTTCGATTGAAGTTCTTTCTCCAGTTGACCCCGTTGGACCTCCAGAGCCCGTCTCTCCAACGGGTCCAACTAATCCTGTTGGTCCAGTCGGCCCGGTTAACCCGATCGGTCCTGTGTCTCCCTGTGGCCCAGTTCCTCCAGAGATTCCTGTCGCCCCCGTCTCCCCCACCGGTCCAGTTGAACCCATCGGGCCAGTCGGACCAACATCCCCCATTTCTCCAGTGGCTCCAACTGGGCCAATTGAACCCATCGGGCCAGTCGGACCAACATCCCCCATTTCTCCAGTGGCTCCAATTCCTCCTTGAAATCCAATTTCGCCTTCGATTCCCATGGCTCCCGTCCAACCTTGTGGCCCGGTTGGCCCGACATTACCCATCGGCCCGGTTGGGCCAACTTCACCCCTTTCTCCAGTGCTTCCAGTTGGTCCGACATCACCCGTCGGACCAATTACTTCTTCAGAAATCTGCGTGGTTCGAACTTGAGAGAATGCATTCCGTGGAACGGAAATTTCAATAAAATTCATTGTTTTATTGAAATTCGAAATTAAGCAACCAAAAATCCTTGGAAGGAAATTCGATTTATTGTACAAGAAGCTCCAGCGTTCAAGACTACGGAAACTCTGACTGAGATATTTGTTCCTGGGGTTAATGGTCCAAGATAAAACACTTGACCTTCAGTTTCTGTCACGTTTGCCGAACGGAAAACAATTCGATTTTGACCAAGAGTTGGATTTAGGTTTTCGGCTAATTCAACGATGAAGTTTACTTGCCCAGTTCCAATTACCGCGGAGGCTTCGTAACTTGAAACGAGAAAATAACTCCCTTGAGTTCCAGGTATTGAGGGAACAAGAAAAATTCCGCTGGCTGGATCAAAGTTGGAATTTGGAATTGTGGTTTGGTAGTCCGTCACGAACACAATATTGCTTGCCTGTGTCAACACGATTGGATCTTCACGAAAGGCCGAAAACCCAATTGAGAAGAAATCGATTCCTGACGGCCCGGTCGGACCCTCGATTCCAGTCGCTCCAGTTGGCCCAACTGGTCCTTGTGGTCCGTCGGGGCCAGTTTGACCGGTGGCTCCCATGATGCCAGTTGGCCCAATCGTTCCAACATTTCCATTGGCTCCAGTCTCTCCTACCGGTCCAGTCAACCCAACTGAGCCAGTTGGACCAATTTCTCCCGTCACTCCGGTGGGTCCAGTTGGCCCTATTGCTCCAATTTCTCCATCGGGGCCAGTTTCTCCCATCATTCCAGTTGGTCCAGTGACACCAATTGCTCCAGTCGCTCCCTTTCTCCCTTCTTGTCCTTGAGGTCCAATCGGACCAGTCGCCCCACCCATACCTGTCACTCCTGTACTTCCAACCTCTCCCATTGTCCCCATCGGCCCAGTTGGTCCTGTTGGCCCCGTCACTCCAGTCGCCATTTTAAAAACTTTTAGAAAATCTTCTTATGAGAAGAATTCTATCTGACCAGAAATCCTGAAAATTGGATTACTGTGAACTCAACCGATGAAATTCCACCGAGGGGGATAACTCGAATTCCATAAATATTTCCTGGAACTAAGGGTAAGAATTCATTAATGCTGAGAGTTCTTGAAATATTAGTCAGGTTTGAATCACTGGTGAAAGATTCAGCGATAACTACCGTGTTTGCTGTAAAGTTGTAAATTTCTAAAGTGTACCCTTGACCCACCAAAACATCAGAAACAAAGACACTCTCAGCGTTCAAAAAATAGTAATTCAGAACTCCTGGTACGATAGGTACTTGAAATCCCGATGGTGAAAAATTGGAATTGGGAAATCTCGCTGTGAAACTTGAGATTGATGTGATTCCAGTTGCGGTGAAGTCCGTGACAAGGCCTGAAAAAGCTTCGGGCTCGACTCCTTGACCAGTCAACCCAGTCGCTCCGGGGGGTCCTTGTGGTCCAACAGGACCCGTTTCGCCGCCAATTCCCTGGGTACCAGTAGCGCCAATTTCTCCGATGTTTCCAGTTGGTCCGGTTGGTCCCACGAACCCAACGTTCCCAGTTTGGCCAATTTCCCCAGTGGCTCCTGTCATTCCTGTCGGCCCGGTTAAGCCCATTGCCCCAGTTGGCCCGGTGAATCCGGTCATTCCCGTCTGCCCAGTTGCACCCATCGGGCCAATTTCTCCTTTCTGTCCAGTGGCCCCTATTGGTCCCGTGTTTCCCCTCTGACCCGTTACCCCCGTTTCCCCAATCGGACCAATCAATCCAACAGTTCCATCAGGGCCAGTTGGACCGGTAAATCCTATCGGGCCGGTCTCTCCCTTCGGTCCTTCGGGTCCAGTCGGGCCAGTTGGACCACTCACCAATTCTCTTTCGACAATGTTCAATTGGGGAGAAGAAGGGCAAGTTTGGATAAAGACTTTACGAAAACTCATTATGTTTCTTTCTTTTCTTGAAAAAAGGAAAGAAACTTTGTTTGATAAATTAAGGCTGATAATCGAGAAGAGACCCTCGGAAACTCAAATTTCTGAGCGTTGCGGTTGTTGTCGTACCAAACTCTGAGACTCGAACCACAACTTGATTGCCTGGAGTTAAAGGTCCAATGTAAGTCAGATTTAGATCGGGCTCGTATACAAACCCTCCTGTATCTCCACTTCCCGATCCGTAAGTTGAGGCGGCGATTTCAGTTGCCGTGCTCAAATTAAAGAAAGAGATGCGTGGGGTAGCTAAAGCGATTGCATCCGTATTTCTGTAGGTTCCGGCAAAATTAAGATAATAGATTGTGCCGGTAGCTCCAACTGGAACGGTGGGTACTGTAAAAATACCGCTTGATGGATCAAAACCCGAACCCGCTAAAACTGTTGCATAATTGTCGATGTCTTCAGGTGCTCCCGTAGCCGGCGATGGAATCGGACCAGGAATGTAACCTGCGAAGTTGTTAGGTGAAACTCCGGGTCCGGGGTTTCCAGTAGGGCCAACTTCCCCAGCGGGACCGGTTGCTCCCGCTGGACCAGTGTTTCCTTGGGGACCCGTCGGCCCCACCACCCCCGTCGGCCCCGTGTTTCCAATTGGTCCGGTTGGCCCCGTGTCTCCGATAGCTCCAATCTCCCCAACTTCTCCAGTAGCTCCAATTGGCCCAGTTGGCCCCGTGAAACCTATTGGGCCAGTGGCTCCAATCGGACCCGTGTCCCCAACGGCTCCAACTTCCCCTGTCGCACCCGTTGCTCCGATTGGCCCAATTGGCCCCGTGAAACCTGTTGAGCCAGTTGGCCCAACCTCTCCAATCTCTCCGGTGGCTCCAGTTGGGCCAACCGGCCCAGTGTTTCCATTTGGGCCAATTGGCCCGGTTGGCCCATCTTCCCCAGTCGAGCCCGAAACTCCGGTGGCTCCGGTGTTTCCTACTGGGCCGCTCTGCCCAGTTGGCCCCGTTGGTCCGGTGGCTCCAACCTCACCAGTCGCTCCGGTTTGCCCCGTTGGCCCAGTCGGCCCAGTAATTCCTGTCGCACCTCCAATATTTAACCTTGTTGGAGAAAAAGGGTTTGGTGAAACTTCGATTCGAACCCCTCGAAAAAATCTGTTAGTGTCTGAAGAGCTCATTTTTAAAAAGTATTAAAAATAATCTGAAATTTGTGAAATTACCTGTCTAATTAACCGATAAGAAATCCTCCATAGGAGAAAGTTGAGTTAAGAATTGTCGAGGAGGCTACGTTAATGTTCGTAAAGCGGGCAACGTAAGAATGTAAATCCTCAAGAGGACCAATGTAATTTAGAGTCAACGCAATTTGCAAAGGTGATATTATGCTCGCTTGTTGAAAGATAAATTCTTGAAAAGCGATTACAATCGAGTCAGTCTGGTCGAAAATGTCAATTCGAATTCCTTGACCGAAGGCGTAGTTCGATTCAGATCGAACATTGACCAAAAGATGGTAGTTTCCCGTTGCCCCTTCAACCGAAAAGGGAGCAAAAATTCCAGTCGATGGGTCAAAATCGGGATTTGGAATGTAAATTCCATAACCTGTAATGACTGTCGGAGTGTTTCCATTTACGACGAAATCTCCACCATCCCGAATTCCCGAGAATGAAGAAGCGAAAAACCCTGATCCGACCGGGCCAGTTCCGCCAGGATCTCCTGTTGCTCCCACCGGACCGGTCGCACCAACAATTCCCGTTGCTCCTGTTGCGCCAATCGGGCCTGTTGGGCCAACTTCTCCAATCGGGCCGGTCGGCCCAGAAATGCCAGTGGCTCCTGTTGAGCCGATGGCTCCCGTGTCACCGATCGGGCCAGTTGGTCCAGTGTCCCCGGTCGCGCCAGTGCTTCCAATCGCTCCTGTTGGGCCAGTGCTTCCAATCTCTCCGCTCGGCCCAGTCGACCCAGTGTTTCCATTTGGACCGACAGACCCAACTTCTCCAGTGTTTCCAACTGGGCCGGTCGATCCAGTGAATCCTATCGGCCCAGTTGGCCCAGAAATGCCAGTGGCTCCTGTTGCGCCAATTGCTCCAGTGCTTCCAATCGGGCCGGTGGGTCCAGTTGGCCCAGAAATGCCAGTGGCTCCTGTTGCGCCAATTGCTCCAGTGCTTCCAATCGGGCCGTTCGGCCCAGTTGGCCCAGTAGGACCGGTTGGCCCTTCAAATTGAGATAAATTCATTTATCCGACCCACTTTTTATCACTGAGAAAAAATTCATCTCAGTGATAATTTTAAGAAAATTTATCGAACTAAAAATCCCGCAAATCGAATTTGGGTGACAGCGATTCCAGTGGTAGGAGTAAATCCAATTGATATGACTCTCAACAAGTATGTGTTTCCGACGGTTAAAGGTCCGAAAAAATTCAAACTGAGAGTGTCAATGTATCCTCCGGTTGGAGTTACCGCAGAAATGTAAACGTCGGAAGCAAGAACAACCGCACCTGTTTGATCGTAAAATTGAATTTCGATTCCTTGACCCGCAGACAAAACTCGTTGGAAAGTCAACTCAGCATTGACAAAATAATATTCGAAAGCTGATGAGGCAGGAGGAATGAAAGTTCCTGCTACTTCTGAGAAGTTCGGACTTGCGACGCGAGTTGTGTAGTTCGTTACGATGAAGGGGGAAGTGGTTATCAATTGAGTTCCTGTTCGAAATCCTGAAAACACGTCAGGTTCCACTCCAGGACCGTCGGGGCCAGTTGCTCCTATCGCTCCAGTCGGGCCAACAGCTCCAGTTGCTCCTATTGGCCCTACGGGGCCAGTTTCTCCAATTGGGCCAGTCTCTCCAACAATCCCTTGAGGTCCTGTTTCTCCAACCGACCCGGTCGGTCCAGTGAATCCAGTCGGTCCGATCACACCCCCTTCCCCGATGGCTCCAACGGCACCTATTTCTCCAGTTGCGCCAGTGCTTCCAATTGGCCCAGTTGGCCCGGTCGGTCCAGTGTTCCCAACGGCACCTATTTCTCCAGTTGCGCCAGTGCTTCCAATTGGCCCAGTTGGCCCGGTCGGTCCAGTGTTCCCAACGGCACCTATTTCTCCAATTTCTCCAATCGGGCCTGTCGCTCCCGTAAAACCTATTGGTCCGGTTGGCCCCGTGATACCTACCCCGCCAATTTCTCCAACAATTCCAATTTCTCCGGTTGGTCCCGTCGGTCCAGTGAAACCTGTCAACCCAGTCTGCCCTGTTGGGCCAGTTGGCCCTGTCGGTCCGGGGTTACCAGTCACTCCTGAGTGAATAAAAACATTCAAAGAATTGACATGACAACCAGTTAAAATTCTCGCCTCAGCTAGACAGGCCTTAGAATTCCAGTATGACATTTTTAATCTTTTTATCTGAGGAAAAAAGATTAAAATTTGGGAGAAATTTAGATTGAAGAAAAATTTAACCAATTAGTGTTCCGTTGAATGTAACATTGTCCACACTGACTGAAAGGCCAAGGCCGGTACCTTCAACGCGAACGTAAATTTGATTTCCGGGAGTCAAAGGTCCGATGTAAGTTGCTGTCAAAGTTTCGGTGTTGAGAGCCGCAATGAGAACGTCGGTGGTGAATATGTTTTGGGCCAGAACAGTCGCGGTAGTCGAATCGTAGATCTGAAGAGTGACAGTGCCGAGAACTGGAAGAGCCACGGCAAGAACATCAGCCGAAGCGGTCAGAAGGTAATTGGAATCGGTTCCTGGAGGCAGAACGGGAGGAGTGAAAATTCCGCTGACCGGATCAAGCACAGTGTCAATGTTAACAAGAACGTCGACCAAATCATCGACGATTTCGAACACTCCATTGATAAGGCCGATGGGAGTATCAGTGCTAGCCGAAAAGGCAATGGGAGTTGTAATTCCGGGTCCAGTGGGTCCGGTGACTCCAACGGGACCAGTTGCTCCCGTGTCCCCAATGGGTCCGGTAAAACCAACGTCGCCAGTTGGGCCGGTGATTCCAGTTACCCCGGCAATGCCAGTCGGCCCGGTGAATCCCGTGGCTCCAGTTGCGCCAGTGGCTCCCGTGTCGCCAATCGGTCCAGTTGGCCCATCAATGACCACGCCAGTGGCTCCAGTCGGCCCGGTAAATCCCGTCTCACCAGTCGCTCCCGTTGCGCCGGTAGCTCCAATCGGTCCCAAAATACCAACTCCAGTCGGGCCAGTCACCCCAGTGGGTCCAGTCGCTCCCGTTGCGCCGGTAGCTCCAATCGGTCCAACCTCACCGGTCGCCCCAGTGGCACCAGTAATTCCTGCAATTTGGTTAAAACTCATTTTAATAAGAGTTATCTTTTAATAGACAAAGCCTAAAAAAATTCACAGATGGAAATTCTGTGAATTTTTATGAAGTGATGAAAAATTCGAAAAAAAGCTTACGCGACGAGGAAGGCACCAAAGTTGACAGGACCAGCAGTAGCAGTGGTGGCAGAAGTCGAGGTAATACGGAGTTGAAGGACGTCTCCGGGAGTCAGGTTTGCCAAATGGTTTAGGGTCAAGGTTTCAGTGATGGCAACTCCGCCAGTTCCAAGAGTGGATGTGAAATTATCGGAAGCGAGCACAGTTGCCGTTGTGGTGTTAAACAACTCCAACGTCCAACCTTCACCAATGCCAAGGATACCGGTTACGGTGGCGTCTCCATTAATGAAATAACTGCCGATGGAACCGGGAGGAGTGGGAGGAACGGTAGCGAGACCAGTGGCGGGATCGAGGATGGTTCCGGGAATGAGCAATGTGTAAGCCGTGAAAGGGGTGGTGTCGGTAGCGGCAATTGCACCAGCATCAGTAGTGGTGATTCCTGAAAAAGCAACTGGAGCGAAACCAGGGCCAGTTGGACCAACATCACCGGCTGGACCAGTCGGACCAACGTCACCGGTTGCGCCTGTCGCACCAGCCAATCCAGTCGGGCCAGTAAAACCAATGTCGCCCGTTGCTCCGGTGGCTCCAGTAAATCCGAGCAAGCCAGCCAATCCAGTCGGCCCAATCAATCCAGTCGGCCCAGTCGCCCCGGTGGCTCCCGTCACACCCGTCGCTCCAGCAGGACCGGTTGGGCCAATCAATCCAGTCGGCCCAGTGAACCCGGTCGGTCCGGTTGCTCCAGTCGGTCCGCTGGCTCCAGTTGCGCCTGTCGCACCAGCGGGACCGGTCGGGCCTGTCGGGCCTGTCGGGCCAGTGGCTCCGGTTCCACCTGTCGCTCCGGTGACTCCAGCAGGACCGGAAATGATCAAACTTCCAAAATTGGGAGTTACGTAGATCGGAGTTGTGTGTCCTGGTCTACGGTAATGGGTAGTGGACGAGCTGCTTGACGTAGACATTTTATTCTTCCGGATAAAATATCTTTTTTTTCTCTTTTTTTTGGGAAGTTAGAAATAGTCGTTTTCTTCAGTCTGATTGAAAATGTCTGATCTTTCGACAGTTCTCGGGTCAAGGCTGTATCGGACTTTAGGAGAAGAAAACCAGGCCATCAATTGTCTCAATGAGAGATCATCTGCCATAATAGACTCAATGGAGGTCGAAGGATTGTAACGAGGAATAATAATTGCGTTATTCGGATTATAGGCACAAACATCATCTCGGTCGTCGAGGCAAAAGACGTTTCGAACGTCAATGTGATGCGAAATTGTCGTTTCGTGAAACAGTTTGTCAAGAGGTTTTACCATATTTCCCTGATCAGAATGGCAGTCATCGAAGGTGTAGATGAAATGAGGTTTGGAAATGTCCCTGAAAAGAAGTTCAACAATTGCGTGAACATACTCTTTCTTTCCCGCAGACCAAACTCCTACAATCTTAAAATAAGAGAAACAAAATTGCAAAAATTCTCTCACATGAGGACGGACGACTCCCCACATTGCAATTTTCTGACCCTCACCTTTTGCTATCGAAACATCAGTCAACTCCATGAAGTAAGTTCTGCCTCGAATTCTCGGATCTTCTCGAACATTTAATTCTAAAGCTTTGTTCAAATCAGTGTAAGTATGTACTAAAGTCTCATCGAGATCAAGGACAATCGCATGTTGAGAAATTGTTCGATGAGGGATGTTACTAAAATCGACGTAAGCCATGCTTTATTTGAAACTTTTAATTTGAAAAAGCCTTTTCGATTTCGAAGCTTTTCTTTTTCTTTTTCAGTCTTCGAAATAACCCTTCTATTCTTAGGTCAACATCAGGAGGAAATATTTTGAAGTTTTCGTTTCATCAAAAATCATAGAATTTCTTTGATGAAATGAGTGCAAAGTTTGTAGCTTTTTTAGATTAAGGGTTTCTTTTCTTTCCAAGAACTTCCTCTGCCGCGAGATGAACCACGTCCTCTTTCTGAAGAACCGCGGAAGGAACCACGTCCTCTTTCTCCACGTCCACGAGATGAAAAACCTCGGAAAGACGGTTGAGGAGTACGAAAAGATCGAGTGGCAACCGGACCAGTTTTCCGGACCAAAATTTCATTCTTTTCAGCAAACACTTCAGCTCTCTCGGGGGTAAAAGAGGGGGTGGCGAGAAGGAGACGCCATTCCGAAAAGAAAGGTAGCAAAACTGTCGAATGCCATTCCGCACCTTCGGACTTATTTTCAATGATTGAAACGGCCGGAAATTCGTCAAAAATTGGACTTTGGGGCGATGAGAGAAATCTCATTTCAGGAGGCAAAAGCATTGCCGAACTAGCCGGAAGAATTGCGGTTAACTGTTGGACCACATTCAAATAAGTGAAACTCGTCGGATCAGGAGAAGGGTCAGTTGAACGAACTTGGTTTGGGGTTCCTTGCGCTAAGTCAACCAACAAAGGGGCGTAATGATAAGGGTAAAACCAAGCCAGGTCAAGAGAACGACCGGTGTAATATTTCCAAATCCAACTTAAGCCAGCAAGGTAAGAGTCAGCCATCTGGGAAACGCGATTATCGGTGACCGGAAAAGCCTCTCGTTCCAATAGGAAAGCCGCCACGTCGGCCAAAGAACGAGAACCCAAGGCTGATTGATACCAGCTCCGGCGATACTTCTCAAGGTCAAACTCAGTCACTGTACGTGTTCCCTCACGAGTGACCAAATTTCGAACTCTTGTTGCTTCCCTCATTTCTGAAGGGGGGTTCCTCAACCTCGAAAGTTCAGCCGCGAACAGTTTTTCCTCTCCAGCCGCCAACTGGACCAGTATCGCCTTCAAATTATTGTATGAAATTTTACCTCCCACAACCAATGGTTGATTTAGTTTAACGTAAGTGTCGAGAAGAAGTTCAATCGCATTCGGCAAATCGTCCAGAGAAGGAGGTGCCGGTAGAAAATCGTTACCGAGAAAGTAAGACAAAATGATGAAGTCTTCAATTGCCGTTTTACTCCTTAAGCGACCTGAGATGTACTGACGAAAATTTGTCACATTAATAATGTTCGATATATCCTCACGAATGATCAAAATGTCACGAGACAAAGTCAAACTCAAGACGACCAAATCAGCGTCAAGACTGTAAATGCAATGAGAACCGAAAGAGGGAATCACTCCACTTCGGTAAAGGTCAAAAATTTTGTGTTCACCTTCACCAGGAACCAAATGGGAAGAATAAATTACATTTTGAGGCAAGCTAGCAGAGTTTTCAGTGATCCAAACCTTAAGAAATTCATCAACCGAAAACATGAACTCGGTACCCGGACTGATCACATTCGAATTGAAAAAAGGAGATGAGACGCTCATGTCGGCGCGAAATCTTCGCGCCCGTTGTTGGTTAATTTTGGCTACGGGGGCAACTCCATCCACTGCCAAAACCAGAAAATCTTGAGGAGAAACCTCAGTCAGAATGGTCAGTAGGCGGGTTCCTAACGCGGCAAAGTAATCGGAGAAAAGTTGGTCTTGAGACATTGTCGGCAAACGTTGAAGTCTCTCGGCACTCGGATACTTTCCATAAGCAAAAACCAACTGAGCAACATCATGAAGAATTCCATTCATATCAATAGAAATCGAAGAAACTGTTGAGGGTACCTCATATTGGAGAATTCCCTTGTACTCTCGATTTTTCTGCCTTAACCACGAATAGAATTTCGGTACTCCCATTTTCTTTTCGAACAAAATTCCACTTCTTCAGCCTTTGATAACCAGTTCGCAAATCAGAAAACGTTAGGCGAAAAACCCTTTTTCTGATTTGTTTCTTTTCATTTTTTAACTCGACATTCTGTTTTGAAGGTCTGAATTTGTCAGATGAGGCAAAGGACTTTTCAGAACTTGCCGATGAAGCGGTGAACCGAGGGTAAGAACAAGGTCTTGTTCGGCCAAAACCAAATCCATCTCAGATAAAGCACCCCCAGTGCAAGTAATTAGACTTCGATAATCGAGAGTAATTTCCTCCTCCAATTGAATGCTCAGTTTCATGGCCGCTAGTGAATAAGCCAACAGTTTCGAACGACTCGTAATATCCTGTTTGTGATCGGTAAACTCTTCCAATAACGTCATTGCGTTCAGATAGGTCGACCATTGAGTCTGAAAAGACCTACACAATTTCTCTATCCAATCATAACAAAAAATCAACTTCTCACGGTAAGAATATAGAACGTTTCTTTCAACGCCAACTTTTTCAACAGGAAAGAAAGAACAAATGCTTTTCCGAGTTGCGGGATTTGGATCGAGAAGACTTTCCAGAATTTCAAGGTAAGCAATTGCCTGCTCCGGGTAAGGGGAAGAAGAAAGCAACGAAGTTAAAGTCGTCCGGCGGTTCTGGTCCGAAAACATCTTCTGAATTTCAGAATAAGCGGCAGGACCGCTCCGACTTCTCAAATGAAATCCTGTCAAAATTTCAAGAATAACAATTCCCATTGACCAGCTGTCAATCTTATCGGAAAGTTGAACAAGTTGATTATTTGCCTGAAACAGAAGCTCTGGAGGTCTCGAAGTTATCGTTACAACCTCCTTGCGTACACCCCAGAAAGTTTTGGGCAAGCTTAAACTAAAATCACAAATAACAGCACGATCGTCAAAAACAAGTACGTTGTCCGATTTAAAATCAAGATGATAAAACCCCGAACAATGAAGAGCTGCCATGCCTGAAAAAATATTAGAAATTATTGTTTCCATCGCCGAAAATGTTGGACGTGCTTGAAGAAACTGTCTCAAAGTGACCTTAGCCAAAGGAAGAACGATAGCAATACCATTCCCATGTTTAATTGTCGAAATGGAATGAAGAAGATACGGACTTCTCTCCTTCGATAAAATTTCAAGTTCCCAAGGAGTTTCGAGACCGTATTTCGAATCCAAACATTTAACCGCAACTTGCATTTTTTCATTTCCTTCGGTTAACTCGGCAAGATAAACGGAGCTATAACTACCCTGGCCAATTTTCGAAAGATAAGAAATCATGTCGAAAAAGTTAAATATTAAGATCGAAATTTTGCAAATTTAGAAATTTTTTTTCATCATTTTTAAGAGCTCGAAGTTTATTTTTGTCTAGAAATTAGGAGACAAAATTCTATTTTTTTTGAACGTTTCCACTTTAGTCGAAACGAAGCAAAAAAATTATTTTCGATAAAAGATCGATGAGTTTGTTCATTCTCGCTTTGAATTTCGTGTTGGGATTTTGTTTGAGTTTTGTATTTGCATTTTGGGGGAAAGGTCTTTTTCCCTTTCTCGTATACTCATTGGCTTACGAGGTTGGTTTGTCTTTGATTTATTTCTGTTCTGATAAGGTCTTCGGAACTTCTTGGTCTCTCACCACAAGGTTTCTCTTTTTCATCGCATCTCTACTGGGATGGATTTGTGGAACTCTAATTATTTTTGGCGAAATTTCAATCGAAAAGGAACCATCTAAGAAATGTCGAAACTGGAGAGATATCTTTTTTGGCGAAGATGATGATTAAAAATACGAATTTATTCGCAGAATTTATCTGGGTGATTAAATTCGTATTTTATGATTTCTGATAAGATGTGGATTGGGATAAAGGATGAATTAAATTTTAGATCGAAAATTTATTATCCAAATTTTATATGATATTACAAAAAAGTAACTTGGGTTTTTCATATTTGTAATTTCTTGTTTTGAAAAAATTTTTAGATTTTAGAGATGTTACAAAATCGAAAAACCCAAGTTACTTTTTTGTAATATCATATAAAATTTGGTAATGTATTAGAATAACTTAAAGATAACTTAATTTTGAAATTATCTTTAACTATTTTTGGATTTGGATAGAATAATCCCATTTTTATTTAAAGATAACTTGAACTTGAAGTTATCTTTAAGGTTGTTTGAACTAATACCAAATTTTATATGATATTACAAAAAAGTAACTTGGGTTTTTCGATTTTGTAACTTTTCTAAAATCTAAAAAATTTTTCAAAACAAGAAATTACAAATATGAAAAACCCAAGTTACTTTTTTTGTAATATCATATAAAATTTGGGTATTCGAACAAAAATTATTTCTGCTAGATTTAGGACAAATAATTACAAATAATACTGAGTTTTCGGTGAAACTTGGATAGGAAAATCGCAATTTGGTTACAAGTTTTCGGTAGAACTCAAGTGGGAAAATCGCAATTTGGTTACAAGTTTTCAGGCAAACTCAAACGAGAAATTGCAATTTGGTTACAAGTTTTCGGTAGAACTCAAACGAGAAAATCGCAATTTGGTTACAAGTTTTCGGTAGAACTCAAACGAGAAAATCGCAATTTGGTTACAAGTTTTCGGTAGAACTTCATCGAAAACTCAGTATTATTTGTAATTATTTGTCGTAAATCTAGCAGAAATAATTTTTGTTCGAATACCCAAATTTTATATGATATTACAAAAAAGTAACTTGGGTTTTTCATATTTGTAATTTCTTGTTTTGAAAAATTTTTTAGATTTTAGAAAAGTTACAAATATGAAAAACCCAAGTTACTTTTTTGTAATATCATATAAAATTTGGTATTAGTTCAAACAACCTTAAAGATAACTTCAAGTTCAAGTTATCTTTAAATAAAAATGGAATTATTCTACCAAAATCCAAAATAACCTAAAGATAACTTGGATTTGAAATTATCTTTAAGGTTGTTTGATACTAATATGAAATTTTATATGATATTACAAAAAAGTAACTTGGGTTTTTCGATTTTGTAACTTTTCTAAAATCTAAAAAATTTTTCAAAACAAGAAATTACAAAATCGAAAAACCCAAGTTACTTTTTTGTAATATCATATAAAATTTGGGTATTCTAACAAAAATTATTTCTGCTAGATTTAGGACAAATAATTACAAATAATACTGAGTTTTTGGTAAGTTTGCCTGAAAACTTGTAACCAAATTGCAATTTTCTCGTTTGAGTTTGCCTGAAAACTTGTAACCAAATTGCAATTTTCTCGTTTGAGTTTGCCTGAAAACTTGTAACCAAATTGCAATTTTCTCGTTTGAGTTTGCCTGAAAACTTGTAACCAAATTGCAATTTTCTCACTTGAGTTCTACCGAAAACTTGTAACCAAATTGCAATTTTCTCGTTTGAGTTTGCCTGAAGACTCAGTATTATTTGTAATTATTTGTCCTAAATCTAGCAGAAATAATTTTTGTTCGAATACCCAAATTTTATATGATATTACAAAAAAGTAACTTGGGTTTTTCGATTTTGTAATTTCTTGTTTTGAAAAATTTTTTAGATTTTAGAAAAGTTACAAAATCGAAAAACCCAAGTTACTTTTTTGTAATATCATATAAAATTTCATATTAGTATCAAACAACCTTAAAGATAATTTCAAATCCAAGTTATCTTTAATCCAAAATGCCAATATTCCATCCAAATCCAAAAGTAGTTAAAGAGTATTTATTTTCAAGTTATCTTTAATCCAAAACGCCAATATTCCATCCAAATCTAATAATGGTTAAAGGTAACTTGAAAATAAATACTCTTTAAGGTTGTTTGATGTATTACCAAATTTTATATGATATTACAAAAAAGTAACTTGGGTTTTTCGATTTTGTAACTTTTCTAAAATCTAAAAAATTTTTCAAAACAAGAAATTACAAATATGAAAAACCCAAGTTACTTTTTTGTAATATCATATAAAATTTCATATTAGTATCAAACAACCTTAAAGATAACTTATTTTCAAGTTATCTTTAATCCAAAACGTCAATATTCTACCCAAATCTAATAATAGTTAAAGATAACTTGAAAATAAATTATCTTTAAGGTTGTTTAATATATTACCAAATTTTATATGATATTACAAAAAAGTAACTTGGGTTTTTCGATTTTGTAATTTCTTGTTTTGAAAAAATTTTTAGATTTTAGAAAAGTTACAAAATCGAAAAACCCAAGTTACTTTTTTGTAATATCATATAAAATTTCATATTAGTATCAAACAACCTTAAAGAGTATTTATTTTCAAGTTATCTTTAACTATTATTAGATTTGGATGGAACATCTCCATTTTGGATTAAAGATAACTTGAAAATAAGTTATCTTTAAGGTTGTTTGATACTAATATGAAATTTTATATGATATTACAAAAAAGTAACTTGGGTTTTTCGATTTTGTAACTTTTATAAAATCTAAAAATTTTTTCAAAACAAGAAATTACAAAATCGAAAAACCCAAGTTACTTTTTTGTAATATCATATAAAATTCGAATATCCAAAATATCGAAAAAAAAGTTTATTGGGACTCACATCCATTAAAAATTAAGTTTTTGGATGAAATATTTCATCCAAAACCAGGGCTGTAATCTTATCTAAGTTCCTATTCAACCTTTCGAAAAACTAAATTTACAGCCAACGAAGTTTTCCTTTGTTCGAACTCTTCATTTGAAACTAAAATTCCAGCACTAAACTTGCCTTCCGAAATCAGAAGCTTTAGCGGATCTTTCTGATTCGAGAAATAACCTTCATCGGCACCTTTTTCCCTTTCGAGTCGCTGTTTTTCTTTCTGTTCGATCTGCCACTTCTCTGGCAGAACGCAAACTCTTTCTGAAACTGTTCCCGAATCTGAAGTAGATCTTTCCCAGAAAAACAAAAGGGGTTCAAGTAAAGAAAAAGACAATTCAAAACAGATTTCTGATTCTTTTTCCGTTAAAGGACGAGAAAGAGACTGAGAAATCTGTTTCGAAAGACAGATCTGAGCTGACCACAAAATATCTACAAGAATAGCTTTCGACACTCCAAAGATTTCGGCGGGGTGAGAAGCTTGAAAAGTAAAACAGCAAAGATCTCCAACCAAATTTTTCTCGTATTTGTTTTCATCCCATTTAAGCTGAGGACAATTGAATTTCTGTCCCCGAATTTGATAAAGAAGTTGCTCGCGGTTAAATATTTGTGAGCATTCTTTCTGCCAGCTCTTTTTACAAACAGAAATACTGTCCCGAAGAATTCGATTCCGTAAGGAGGAATTCAGCCTACTTAAACGAACTCTTAAAGAAATTTCAACATTTTCAAGTTTGAGTCTTAAGGTTTTCCTTTGAGAAATTACTCCATTTTTTCTCAAACAACGAAATTGTTTCTTTTCTACCTCTTCATTCGTTTGTGCGATTTTTTGGATTTGTTCGTCTTGCCATGTCGATATCCATATCCATTCATCATGAATATGGATATCTTTTGATTGAAACAAATCAAACGGAATTAACTCCCACATTTACTTTTGGACCAAAAATTTCATTGCGAATTTTTTCATCAACCAAATTAAATTCTTAACGAAATATCCGTTAAGAATTTACTACTTTTGAAGACCCATTAGAAGTCTGTGCAATCATCGTAATCAGCAGAAACGTTCTGAGTTTCTTGATTATTTACTCCTCGGGAACGATAATTTCCACCATCAACTTCATAAAGGTTGCTCTTTTGTTGCATGGCAAGGTCATTCATCCAGCTTGGAAGATCACCTTCCTCATAATTTGAGGAATGTCCGAGATTATAAAGAAGGCTATTCGCAAGACGATAAATGTAAGACTTTGATTGTTCACGAGTCAAATCATCGGCTTCTTCCCGAAGAACTTCATTAACAAAATCGACCTCGATATCAACAGCTTCTTGGACAATTTCAAGAACTTTTGCCTCTTCAATTGAACTGCCCCGAGTTTTGCGGTAAAGATGACAGGCAAAATCTCTATGCAAAGTTTCATCCTTCGACACCTGCTCATTTAGAAAAATGAAGTTTGGCAATTTGCCCTTCGATCGAAACCAGAAAACGAACAGAAAGGCGCTAATGAAGAAAATTCCTTCAGCGCACGCGAAAGCAACAAGGCGGTAGGGACGTTCAATATCCGAAAGAAGGTATTTTTCCATAAATTCATTCTTTCGGATGATTGATGGGTGGTTGTTGGCTGCTTCGAAAAGTTCGTTACGTTTATCAATATCACCAATCATCGAGTTAATTGCTAGAGAATATCCTTCGGAGTGAATCAACTCCATGAACTGTTGCACGATGTAAAATGCCCTTTCTTCCAAAGTTTCAGCCTCAAGAATAAATCGGAAAGCCAAATTGTTCAAAATCACTCCGTCAGCTGAAGAAAAGAAAGCCAAAATAAGACTCACCATTCTTTGCTGAACTGGAGGTAATTGGTCAAAATCTTCTCTGTCATCATGAAAATTCATTTCAGTGTTAGTCCAGACCGTCGCGACATGACGATTAAAATAGGAATAAGTTGCCTCATCACGAATGGGAAAAAGACTGTAACGTTCAGCTGGTTGGATTGTTGAGCAAACTGCCGAAAGTTGAGAAACCAATTGGCAAATTTGAGAGGCACGGCTAGGCTGAATCTGCATTTTGAAGATTTACAATTTTACAGAAAGGAATTTCCGGAATCAACTTTTTGAAGTTCGTGTTGAAACTTCAAAAATTAAAGAGAGAAATTGTGAAAGAAATGATGAGTTCGTTTCAACGACAAGTCGTGATTTTCTCCCACTCTCATCGAGAAAGTTTGGCGAAAAGCTTTGCGCAAAGCTGAAACTTCAATTAGAGATTGTTCAATCGAGGCTTCTCCGGGTTCAGGATGAAAAATCTTCCTACTTAATTCTTCAATTACAGCCTTCTTTGAAATTTCTAGAGTTTGTTTTACCGATTCTCTTTCTTCCTCATCCTCAATATCTTCAAGACAAATTTTTATTTGTTCTGGCGAGTCAAGCAAATCGAAATTCTCAGCAATTTGGTTAAAAATGTCGAAAAAGCTTAGGAAGAAACGATAAATTGCAGGAGAGAGACAAGAAGTTGGAGAAACAACCAAACTTCCATCGGAAAGGGAAAAAGTTTGATATTGAGCCACCGAGCCCGAATCAACGACCGAAATTTCCATTTTTCAATTATGGAGAATTATTTAAAGCTGAATTGAGATTCACCCAATTCAGATTTTAACTCAATTAATTTTCAGTCAGGGACAAGATTTCGAATGCACTTAGAAGGGAAAGAACACTTTGTTCATGAGAAGCTTCATCAGAGGAAGAGAAAACCGCCTTAAAGATCTTTCTCTTTTCCCGAATTGCCTTCCTTCCAGCGACCAATTTATAATTTGAAGATGCGAAACATTTGCTTGCTACACGAGCCTCTTGGAGAATCTCCGAAGTTTGGATTTGAATTTTCCTGACAACTTCTTCGGGAGACAATTTGTTGAGAGAAATTTCACTCAAAGTGCTGAGAGGAATTGGGAATGGGAATTCAGATGCAAAAACGCATCCAAACTCTTCTTCGATTTGGCAAAGCTGATCCAGAACCCCAATCAGCCAATTATAGATTGGGGTGCATAGAGAATAAGAAAGTTTACGAGTTGAAATGCTTCCATCAGCCGCAACAGTTACAACCAAATTACCAACCACAGCAACCGATGAATCGGAAACGGGCTTAGGAAGTGCTTCTCTGGCGTGTTCACTAGTCATTTTAAAATACAAATCCTATCTTTAAGTTTGTTCAATTCTCGGCAACAAAAAAGATCCCTTAAAAACAAATTTGAAATCGTCGAATTCAAAGGAAAAAGATGAGTTTGTATCGTACCTTTACGGAAGATGATTTCCTTCTTCAGGAAGAGAAGATGGGTTATCAACGGGGCAAGAAACCTTCAACGTTTGCCTGGAATGCCCGAAGATTGTTTCTGTCAGAGCTTGAATTTTTGACTCGTTTTTGGAATCCGCAAATTTCAAATCCGCAAGTGGTTTATCTCGGTCATTCGGTTGATCATTTGAAATATCTGTCCGATCTTCTACCTCAATTGAAATTTCACATTTACACGGCCAATTCTGCCGTTAAAATTTCTCCCTCATCTTCGCTTATCTTTCATAATGAAGATTTCAGTGATGAAGTTGCCTCTTCTTGGAAACGGGTCCGAAGCTCAAATACATCAGTCTACTTTATTTCCAACTTACTGACTTTTACTTCAGAGGAATCATCACGTGAAGAAGTCAACATTTCCGATCTTCGTGACCAAGAAAGATGGTTTTCATTGATGAATCCAAATTCGGCTTTTCTAAGATTTCGCCTGCCTTATCCGGATGTGAGTAAAGTGTCCGAATTCGAATATCTTGACGGATTTGTTTTCAAACAGCCTTGGTCATTGCCAGATTCGGCAGAAACTCGCCTCGTCCCTTTCGGAACACAAAGAAAGATTTGGTCAACTTCAGATTACGATGAAAGAATGGTATTTCATAACGTAGAAATCCGTCAGAAGTATCGCTACTTCAATCTTCTAGACGGAACCGAAAATCCGATATCCCCTCAACTTAATAACTCATTCGATCCAACTTGCGAAGTTGCGATCTTTCGCGATTACTTGAATAAAGTTTCCGGACCAGAAGTGGTCAACAAAGAAAACATTCTCTATTTGAGTAATCTTCTCTCCTCCACTCTTAATCAAGGTGTTGCTCCGGAAAAACAACGAACTTTGCCTTGAAGATTTCATTATTTTTCGACTTAACGAGGTCGAAAAATAAACTTTTCGATGTTACAAAATTTTATATGATATTACAAAAAAGTAACTTGGGTTTTTCGATTTTGTAATTTCTTGTTTTGAAAAAAAATTAGATTTTAGAGATGTTACAAAATCGAAAAACCCAAGTTACTTTTTTGTAATATCATATAAAATTTCATATTAGTATCAAACAACCTTAAAGATAACTCGAAAATTAGTTATCTTTAATCCAAAATGCTAATATTCCATCCAAATCCAAAATTGGTTAAAAATAACTAATTTTCGAGTTATCTTTAAGGTTGTTTGATACTAATATGAAATTTTATATGATATTACAAAAAAGTAACTTGGGTTTTTCATATTTGTAATTTCTTGTTTTGAAAAATTTTTTAGATTTTAGAAAAGTTACAAAATCGAAAAACCCAAGTTACTTTTTTGTAATATCATATAAAATTTTGTAATATATCAAACAACCTTAAAGATAACTAATTTTCAAGTTATCTTTAATCCAAAATGGAGATATTCTACCCAAATCTAAAATTAGTTAAAGATAACTTGAAATTAGTTATCCTTTAAGGTTGTTTGATATATTACAAAATTTTATATGATATTACAAAAAAGTAACTTGGGTTTTTCGATTTTGTAACTTTTCTAAAATCTAAAAAATTTTTCAAAACAAGAAATTACAAATATGAAAAACCCAAGTTACTTTTTTGTAATATCATATAAAATTTTGTAATGTATCAAACAACCTTAAAGGATAACTAATTTCAAGTTATCTTTAACTAATTTTAGATTTGGGTAGAATATCTCCATTTTGGATTAAAGATAACTTGAAAATTAGTTATCTTTAAGGTTGTTTGATATATTACAAAATTTTATATGATATTACAAAAAAGTAACTTGGGTTTTTCATATTTGTAATTTCTTGTTTTGAAAAAAATTTTAGATTTTATAAAAGTTACAAAATCGAAAAACCCAAGTTACTTTTTTGTAATATCATATAAAATTTTGTAATGTATCAAACAACCTTAAAGATAACTTGAAAAGTAGTTATTTTAAACCAATTTTGGATTTGGGTAGAGTAATTCCATTTTGGATTAAAGATAACTCAAAAAGTAGTTATCTTTAAGGTTGTTTGATACATTACAAAATTTTATATGATATTACAAAAAAGTAACTTGGGTTTTTCATATTTGTAATTTCTTGTTTTGAAAAAAATTTTAGATTTTATAAAAGTTACAAAATCGAAAAACCCAAGTTACTTTTTTGTAATATCATATAAAATTTTGTAATGTATCAAACAACCTTAAAGATAACTCGAAAATTAGTTATCTTTAATCCAAAATGCTAATATTCCAACCAAATCCAAAATTAGTTAAAGATAACTACTTTTCAAGTTATCTTTAAGGTTGTTTGATAAATTACAAAATTTTATATGATATTACAAAAAAGTAACTTGGGTTTTTCGATTTTGTAACTTTTATAAAATCTAAAATTTTTTTCAAAACAAGAAATTACAAATATGAAAAACCCAAGTTACTTTTTTGTAATATCATATAAAATTTTGTAATATATCAAACAACCTTAAAGATAACTAATTTTCAAGTTATCTTTAATCCAAAATGCTAATATTCCAACCAAATCCAAAATTAGTTAAAGATAACTACTTTTCAAGTTATCTTTAAGGTTGTTTGATAAATTACAAAATTTTATATGATATTACAAAAAAGTAACTTGGGTTTTTCGATTTTGTAACTTTTATAAAATCTAAAATTTTTTTTCAAAACAAGAAATTACAAATATGAAAAACCCAAGTTACTTTTTTGTAATATCATATAAAATTTTGTAATCTTACATCTTTTAATTAAAAACCAAATAAATTTATTCGTTTGTTAGGATAAATAAATATCGAAATTCTATTTGCAAATAAGTTACTTACCACTAATTATTCTACTGAAAAGTAAAATAATTACATTATATTTCTTTGTGAATTAGAAGTTTCTTCAATACCAAGATATTTAACAATAGCCTCAGCCATCAAAGTAACATCAGCCCGATCATCCCTTTTCTTTTCTGAGAGTAAAAGATGCAATCCTAATTGATCTCCTCGTTGCTGAAAAATCTCAATAGCTTTCTCAGGAGCCCATTTTTTCAAATCGCAACCTTTCGGAGCTCCAAGAATATTTCCCTTGAGTTTAGAGTTGACGTCCATAATTAAAGGCAAATGGGGCAAATTTTTCATTCTCATTAGAAAATAAGTCAAGATATGTTGTTGAACCCTTGCCACAATAGGGTTAAAATATAATTGGATTTCAATTCCAATGATGTGACTCTTGGAGAAAAGTTCGAAATTCATGTTTAAAATTTCCGTCAATGCAACAAAGATTTCCTCATAACGGGTTAAATCGACTCTTTCCAGAATCATCGTTTCGACTTTATTTTCGTATCTTCTTTCGACCCGAATTCCCAAATTTTTCTTAGCCGGATCGAAAGTGCAAATTTGTAGGTATGGTTCTTTACTCCAATCTCTTTGAGTCAAAGGAATCGAATGAGGATTGTAAAAAACCAACATTGGAAATTGTGCCTCATCTTCAGTTTTATTTTTTTCAGCCTTCTTTTTTCTGGCAGCTTGAATCTTTCTGCCTTTACCGTACATTTTCGATTTAAAGTAGAACCAGTTTGTTTTAAGTTACTTTTATGTAAAAGTAAAAAGAAATTCTACATTTAGATTAATTACAAAATTTTATATGATATTACAAAAAAGTAACTTGGGTTTTTCATATTTGTAACTTTTCTAAAATCTAAAAAATTTTTCAAAACAAGAAATTACAAATATGAAAAACCCAAGTTACTTTTTTGTAATATCATATAAAATTTCATATTAGTATCAAACAACCTTAAAGATAACTTGAAAATTAGTTATCTTTAATCCAAAATGCCAATATTCCATCCAAATCCAAAATTAGTTAAAGATAACTAATTTTCAAGTTATCTTTAAGGTTGTTTGATACTAATATGAAATTTTATATGATATTACAAAAAAGTAACTTGGGTTTTTCGATTTTGTAACTTTTCTAAAATCTAAAAAATTTTTCAAAACAAGAAATTACAAATATGAAAAACCCAAGTTACTTTTTTGTAATATCATATAAAATTTCATATTAGTATCAAACAACCTTAAAGATAACTTGAAAATTAGTTATCTTTAATCCAAAATGCCAATATTCCATCCAAATCCAAAATTAGTTAAAGATAACTAATTTTCAAGTTATCTTTAAGGTTGTTTGATACTAATATGAAATTTTATATGATATTACAAAAAAGTAACTTGGGTTTTTCGATTTTGTAACTTTTCTAAAATCTAAAAAATTTTTCAAAACAAGAAATTACAAATATGAAAAACCCAAGTTACTTTTTTGTAATATCATATAAAATTTCATATTAGTATCAAACAACCTTAAAGATAACTTGAAAATTAGTTATCTTTAATCCAAAATGCCAATATTCCATCCAAATCCAAAATTAGTTAAAGATAACTAATTTTCAAGTTATCTTTAAGGTTGTTTGATACTAATATGAAATTTTATATGATATTACAAAAAAGTAACTTGGGTTTTTCATATTTGTAATTTCTTGTTTTGAAAAATTTTTTAGATTTTAGAAAAGTTACAAAATCGAAAAACCCAAGTTACTTTTTTGTAATATCATATAAAATTTCATATTAGTATCAAACAACCTTAAAGATAACTTGAAAATTAGTTATCTTTAATCCAAAATGCCAATATTCCATCCAAATCCAAAATTAGTTAAAGATAACTAATTTTCAAGTTATCTTTAAGGTTGTTTGATACTAATATGAAATTTTATATGATATTACAAAAAAGTAACTTGGGTTTTTCATATTTGTAATTTCTTGTTTTGAAAAATTTTTTAGATTTTAGAAAAGTTACAAAATCGAAAAACCCAAGTTACTTTTTTGTAATATCATATAAAATTTCATATTAGTATCAAACAACCTTAAAGATAACTTGAAAATTAGTTATTTTTTAACTACTTTTGGATTGTGTAGATTTATTCCATTTTGGATTAAAGATAACTAATTTTCAAGTTATCTTTAAGGTTGTTTGATACTAATATGAAATTTTATATGATATTACAAAAAAGTAACTTGGGTTTTTCATATTTGTAATTTCTTGTTTTGAAAAATTTTTTAGATTTTAGAGATGTTACAAAATCGAAAAACCCAAGTTACTTTTTTGTAATATCATATAAAATTCTAGAATTGTACAATTCTAGAAATTCGTCCAAAAGAAGCGAATATTTCAATTCAAAGGAAGAAGAGCAGCGTATTTACCTCCTCCATAATCAACAAACTCAATGAAAGAGTCCGAACCTTCTGATTTGTCTTGTAAAATGGCAAGTTTTCCGTCTGCTTTAATATAATAAAGCCTGTAAGGTGGGTAATCACCTTGGAAAGTTTCGGCCAAAAACCCCGGATTAACGTGTTGATTTTGCCAGGTAATCGCAACATTCAAAGTCGGTCCTAAAGTTGAATCTTTGACATTCTGGACCAAATACAGTTTACCTGAAAGATAGTAGAAAGGTTCAGAGTTACCTGACAATGAAACACTAAGACTGTTACGAACTTGAGAAGCCACATTTCCGGAGGTTTCTCTATTCCATTTTTGCAATTGCTCCCAATTTTCGAACAAAGATGTAAAAGGTTGTCTTTGGAAAGGAATCGATGTAATTTGCTGAGGGAGGGCCAAAGATTCGATTGAATAAGTCGATACAATCCCCTTCAAGAAGTAAAGAATTCCTTCGGCAAATTTGCCGTTGTATAGATAAATTCTCTTGTTTCGAATCATACCTGGGAAAGAATTTAAGAATTCGGTAGCTTGATCGATCGTTGAAATAGTCGGCAGAATTCGACTAATTGAGTCAAAAGAATAATTACTTTGACTATCATTGCCGATCGAGATGAAGTTTTGACGGAACCAACCTACTTGATCATCGAGGCCTTCTTGGGGCCAGGCCCGACGGGTCAAAAGGAAAAACCAAGAGATTAGTTGGAGGAAAATGTCTCTCTTTAATCTCAAGTCATCGTAGGAGGTTACAAGATTGGAAGTTATTTGTTGGGATGATGGAAAGGGACTGGGTGGTCCAACTTTTAGCGGAGGATTGAAAGTCTCCGTTGGAACCGGAGCAATAGGAAAGTAGAAAGTAAACTCGGAACCAAAGGCCGGAAACCAAATTCCCGTCACCCGACCGGTACTTTGTTCACTAACCCCTTCATAAGAGGCCCCACTCGCACCTGGAAATAGAGTCAACACGACTGTCGGATCGTTAAGTCTTCCTTGTCCGGACAGTAGGTTTAAAGGTTGAGAAGGAGGAAAGTAAACCGTCAGCAAATTTCCTGAATATTCGAAGTTTAACCCACGAAGTTTTCCATAATCATCCACAATTTGACTCGAAGCTTGAGGAAGTCCACTTACCGGATCAGAATAATTCAAAATCGATGACAAAATTCCTTTTTCTTCGCTTCCAATTGGGGGAGGAGACCAAATTGAAACTGAGTGAAACGATGTAAAAGTGCGGAACAATTCGGCATTTAGCTCCTCACCGAAAACCGAAGATCCTGATAATTCATCGCGAATAAGTTCACATTGAGGATAAACTAAAGCGTCCGATTCAGAACCAACATTTTTGTAAATTAAAACCACCGGTCGAGACCGGAAGATTCTTGCATGAAAGAGACGATGACGAGGAACATCAAAGACCGCAACAAAATTGTTCTTGCTGGTGGTTCGAATGGTAAAAGTGTAAATGTTCACTGCAAAAACTTCCTCAAGAGCCCGGTAGAACAAAGCCGGGTCGAAAAACAAAGTGTTTGAAGTCAATCGAAAAGAAATTTCTTCGGGGGTCAGGTCGTAAAGTTCCTGTTTGAGGAGGAAAGGGGACACGGCCAAATTTCTCCGAATATTTCGAGAAAAGTTCTCAATCTCAATGTCGGACAAGGAAGAAACTCCTTGTTGAGTCGCCAACAGAAGACAACTGATCATTGAATTAATTGAACGAGGAACTCCAATTCGGGCAAAGTCGGTACGAGAGTTGAAGAATGAGCTGAGGAAAGAGGTTAAAGCGGCAGGTAGAGAACCATCGCGACCGAAACTGACAATTTTCGATGTGGTAATTCGGCCTTTCCTTGCTTGTTCCCTTCGAGTTTTCGGAACTCCTTGGTAATATTCACGAAAGTAAGAGTTTGAAGTTGGGGCCATCTGGTCTGAGCCTTCACAACAGGGAATGTAAGGATACTCTTCAAAGTTTGGCAAAGTGCGATTAGCTTTAACTCCTGGATAAGGAAAGGCATCATTAGGACAGACAAAGTTAAATCGAGGATTGTCGCGAGGGTAACGTAACACTTGACGACGGTAAACCTGACCTTTCCTTTCGAAAGTTTTGTTCTGCCAATCTTCGACCTCTTCGTTAGGGATGATGATCGGTTGATACTTACATTGACATTTTCGAGCGTAACCGTCAACGAAAATGTCAGGAGCGAGTTGCCTCAAGATTGTAATTTTACCACCGCCGTCAGCCCTTTCCTTCCTTCTCCTCTTAACCTGATTTTGGTAGGAAGCTTCAGGAAAGATAAGTGTGTAAACTTGACGAACTTCAGCCACATTGTCAAGGTAGAATCGAATGAGACGATTAATCACTTGCTGAAATTGCTGAGCCGCTTGACGATTATCAGCACGTAAGATGTTGAAGGAAAGATAAGAGGTTCCAACCGGTAAAGTTTGCTCCTCGACACCTTGAGGGGTGCGAATGTTCACCTTTTCACCGATCGATTCAAATTGAGTCACACTAGCCACCACTGACGAGGCCAGCGTACTTTTCTGATTCGGAACTTCGAAAGAGGCTTCATCGGTTGTGGTAACTGAACGGAAGTGAAGGATAAGCTTCTTCTTCTCATAAGACGGTTTGTAACTTTCTTCAACATAAACATAGGAGTAAAAGATCGGTTGATTGAGCACCATGTCAAGAAACAAAGAAGGGACAACCTCAGCTCCATAAATTCGAAACCCTCCTCCCAAACGGAAGATTGACGTTTCACCGATTTGTATCGGCAACGAAGCAGAGATTCTTCCCAGAATGACGGACTCATTTCTTCCACCTCGGATCGGCGACTCTGCCAAAAGTTGATGATTGCTTAGATCGTAGCGAACTCGTGAGAATGACTCTTTCGTCACTTTCTCTTGACCTTGTCCTGACCAGACGAGAAGAAAGAATGAGTTCGTTTCGGGGGGTTCCGAAGGCAGAACTGTCTTCATGTCAAAACTTCCACCGTTCCAAAGTTTGGTAGAAGTTTTTCCCTCCGAATTCGTGAATGAAAGAAAAGGCACCTCACGAGAAACGATCGCTTGGTCAAAAATCTCATCGGCAAGGTCTTGAGAAGGTTCGGTCCCGTTGAATGAACTTGAGATGGCCGCTCTTCGACTCAGGAAAGTTGGGCGAGCAGCTACAGTCACCCGATCAAATCCAAGATCTGAATCAGGTAGAGGAGCCTGTTCAGCCAACAACTTTTGCAACTCAATCAAATAATCCAAATAATCAGCGTCTCGGATCAATTGTGCTGAATAGCCTTCACTCCATTGAAGATAAGAGAATTGCAAATCTTCAACGGTTCGGATTTCGCTCAACCCCTCTGAGACTAGAAGAGCATTAATTTGAGGAAGTGAATTTTCGAGAGCTGTGAAGATTGAAGGTAGAAGTCCCGTTCTTGGATTCGGTTGCTCTTCAGGCACGGCGACGACTGAGTTTAGATTAAAGACCAGGAAAGACATGGCCAAGTCAGTCGGGGACAAACCTAAAGGAGAAAGGTTTGAAATTTGTGAATAAATGGCTGCTAAATCGGAAGTTTGAGAGAGGAGCAGTGGAATCAAGTCACGAATCGAAAGATATGAGTTTAAGTCTTGATCTTCAATTGAATTTCTTTCGCCTCGAACTACTCGAATCATCAGCCGAGCTGGAGAGTTTGATTTTCGGGCAGCCTTGTAAATTAAAGAAATCTCATTGTCAAACGGAGAAACGGTCAACGCTTCTTCCAAAGTTGAGCTTGAAGTCTCCATTCTCCTTTTGAAAGAAAGCAAATTTAAGATGAATTGAAAAAGCAATTCGAATGGAATTTGTTTTCTAAAAGAATGGAAGTTCAACGTCTGTCTCCCGATGCTAAGTTGCCCACAAAGGCAACTCCTTTTTCTGCCGGATGGGATCTTTTTATCTCTGAAGAAGCGGTTGTTGAAGCCGGAACGAGGAAATTGCTTCCGACCTCAATTGCTGTTAAGATTCCTGTCGGTTACTGTGGTCAACTTTGGACGAAGTCAGGACTGGCTTCCAAAAAGTCAGTCGAAATTGGGGCTGGAATCATTGACTCAGATTACCGCGGTGAAGTGAAAGTTCTTTTCCTTAATGATTCAAAGGAGAACATCTCCCTTAAGAAGGGAGATCCAATTGCTCAGATGGTAATTGTTTCGATCTACGCTGATCCCATAATCGAAGTGAGTTCATTGGACTCAACACAACGAGGTTCGATGGGGTTTGGAATGGCGGATGAGGTTGGCTATTAACTCTGCTCAATTCGAATTGCTTGGCTCAAAATTTGTTGTGAGAATTTCTCACAACAAACCGTTTATATCTTATTTTTTTCCATGAGAAAGGAAAATGGAAATCACATCCTTTGAGCAACTTGGAGTTGACCTTCAAAATGAAAATCAGGAGAAAGTTATCTTGTTTCGCTTCCGCGTTCCAATTAAGGGAATTTCCGACATGTCTTTGATCAGCATTGACTCATCGAATTTGGCGAAAGTGTTTGAACCACACCTTCCTTTTCAGATTCTATTTTTCGACCCTGAGAAGAGAGTGCAACTACTCCCTCTCAATTTGGTGGCTGAAGAGAAATCTTGTTTGATTCGACCGGTAATTAACGAAAAAGCTGAAAGGTTGGATTACATTTTCTTTCGTCAAGATTTCTATGACCAACTCAAGCGAACTATTGAGAATCGTTTGAGATCGGAAATTGGAAGATTCTAAAAAGGAAAAAGAAAAAAAAAGAAAAAATCTAACTTAACCCCAGTAAAGAAGATGTCAGCCAACCTTTATTCTCAAGCTGCCAGCCCCCTGAGCCCCCGCCGATTCTTCGGTTCTCCTTCGCTTCTCGATCAGCTTTCGCCTTCCAGCGGTGGTTATGCCGGAACTGGAACTACCGCGAGCAAGGCCGACGCTTATAAGTTTCCCGGTACCATTCTGAGCTACGTTGGCGGTACTGAGAGGGCTCGCCAGAACATTTTCAAGAGTGCTCCTGGTGCTCCTCCTCCTATTAAGGAGCTTGGTCCTTATGGTGAGTGGAAGGGTAACCGTTTCGGTTATCTCTTGGCCATTTCCAACGCGAATTCCGTCCGTGCCATTCAGGCTGCTGGATATCGATTGCCTTCTCCCGAGGAGGCGAGGGCCGCCGTTGAGCGTTACTATGCCACTCTTTCTCAGCAGGAGCTTCAGAACATTCAGGCTCAGCTCGGAGCTCTGGCCGAGCAGCAGGGTTACGACCCTTCGCTGGCTGGTAACTCGCAATCTGGTTCCTACCGTAGCCCCCGTTCGGTGAGCTCGGGTGGTCGTGCTCTCTCGCCTGTTGAGATTCTTGAACAGGGTGTCGATGAGGGTATTACTGGTTCGTATGCCCAGCAGTATGGCGGTCAGCAGAATGGTGGCTCTTACCGTTCTCCTCGCCAGAATGGTTCGTTCAGGTCGCCTGTTAGGAGGAACGGAAACATTGCCGGTTATCAGTCTTATTCCAACATTCTCTAAACTTGGGTTAAGTTAGATTTTTTAAATTTAATTGTTAAAAGACAATTAAATTGTGACAGTATGAGTGCGATGTGGTTAATAATTCTTGCGATTCTGATCATCGCTTTGATCATTGGGGGCATTTTCGCTTACCTTTACTTTCGAAATCGCAAACCAACAAATTAAATAATTTTTCTTTACGGCAATCTTTGCTGAATGTAAAGAGGAATTTGATCATGAGAGACTGTGTAAGGGACAGTAATTAGATAAACTCCATTTCGGTCGCAAGTTTCGATTTTGAAACGATCTCTTCGGACCTGATTTAAAAATTCTTGTTTTGATTGACCGGTGAAGTTTGGCCAAACATAGTGTTGCCTTCCGTTATACTCGACGCCAATTCGGAGATCTTTGTTAAAACAGTCGATTTCCAACTTTCTTCCAGTTTCTGGATTGCGGAGAAACCCAGGCCGTACTCGATAGAAAGGCTTTGAGTAAATCTTTTCCAAAGTGTCACAGCAAATTTGTTCACCTTTACTTCTTTTTCCCGGTTGCAATGGTTCACAGTCTTCAATCGGAGGATAGGACAAATTTCGAGGCGTGGGGCGAGGACTTTCAGTTGGGAGAGAAATCGTGACCTCTTCTTTATCGACTGATTGCGTTGATGGCTTTTTGTCGACAATTGAAGCACCAATCGATGAAAGAAATTTCGTATCTTCCAAAGAAATTCCGACAAATTCTTGTTCTTTACCCCCATAAATTAACCACAGAATTGCAATTGCAACAAGAATAAAGAGAATGCAAACTATGGGAGACATTAAATAAAAAAATTCGTTTTTACAGAGTGGAAGTTGCTTTTTGCAAAAACTCTGTAAAAATTAATCTGAAACAATTTTCAGATTAAAACTGTGCGCACAGTTTCATTCGGAATTTCAGAGACTGAAGAAAGCATTGCTGGTAAGGTGTCAAGCCAATGGGAGATTCTCATGTCCCGAAGAGTTTCAGTATCAGCCTCCCTCGGATTTAGAACCATTTCACCATCAACAAATTCTAGACTTGGCTTTTGTGCGAAAAGTTCTCGACAGACAACATAGTTTAGAACGGAGGTGTCTAAAACCTTTTTCTGGTAAGTCTCGGGTAAATTTTCAATTCTTTCATATTTTTTCATTAGGTCGTAAGAGCGACCAATACCGATACCTTTCATGTTATTATTGTAATCACAACCCGACATAATACAGAAATCGACAAAGGTCGAAAATTTCATTCCGGTAGATTCAAGCAAAGCTGTCAGACTAAAACTTTCGGAAAATTCTCCATTTTCTGAGTCGCTAAGAATTTTAGTCAAAAGCATCAGACAACCATGAGTCAAATTGTCTGAATCGGAAGAAAGAACTGCTTCAACTTTTCCATCAAGGCAGAGCTGGGAGCAAAGCTTTTCAGCTTCCACAGTTGACTGGATGCAGGGAATTCCTGAAGCGAACAAAGCTGCCTTCATAGTTTCGAGTTCTTGCTCAGGTCCCTCAGTCTGCAACAGGAGTTTGCGTTTTGATTCAAGGAGGCCTTGACCTCGGTCGAAAGGTGAAGTCAATTGAATCTCTTTCTCAAGGTCCTCGAGGCGGGAACGAGCCCGATCTTTAACTGCTTTCCTGCGAATGTGAGCATACTGCCTCTTCTCTTCAGGGTATTCTCCATCAAAAACAAAGACTGGAAGAACCTCGGCGGATAAAATACGCCGAATTAAATCAAAAAGGCGATTCAAACATTTATCCGAAACTGCAAACCGATCAACCTCTCCGGATACAACGTCAGAAAAGCGCACAACGTCTCGAAAGCAAGCAGCCCAAATTTCATAGCAAACATTAGTAGCGTCAACGGCAATTCTTCTTCCGGCCAGTTTCGAAAGTGAAATTTGACGGACCGCCGAGGGATGTTTCTCTCGAATCCAGCGTGTCAACCCTTCAATACCCATTGAAAATTTCGATAAGTCAAAATCTCAGAGAGTTTTAAAAGTTGTCACCTGACTTTTCAAATTCAATGTTTCGAAAGCAAAATAAACACAAAAATAAAAAATCGGTTTGGAAGCCCTCTGACTCCCCTATCGATCTTCTTAAAGAAGAACAATCCTCGGAGATTTCGAGTCGGAGAAGAAATTCTGTTGATTTTCAACCCCAGGAAGATTTACTTTCTTCATTTAAGGATTTTGGAACAAAACAAAGAAGTCCAATTTTGTTCGACTACCAACCTTCAATTTCGAGAGAATCGACTAATTTGCCTCTTCCGAAAGAAGCCGAAAATCTTCTCGATAGCCTCGTTCCTAGAACTCCGCTTCGTTCCTCTCTTCACCCAAAGGAGGAAAGTCCCGGAAAAGAAAATTTCCACTCACAATTGAGAAATGAAGAACTTCGAAACACGTTACTTTACTTGGCTTCGCTAATTCCTTCGAATCAAGGAAAGTGGAATTGCCACTTTATCGACGGCGCTAAAAAGGAAAGCAACGTAACTTTGGCTCAAAACTCTCGGATTTCAATTCGAGCCGAATTAACTTCGGAAATCGAACAGTTTATTTTGCTTCCTTTTGGGAACGAGATGGTATGGTGTCAATTTGCGCCCGAAGTTGAGTTCGAATTTTCGTCTCTTTCTGGGAATGGTAAGATCGTCGCGGTTCACACTTGTGAAAATGCCATCCACAAGCTAATTTTCCCAGAAGAGGTTTCCGTTTCGGGTAAAGAGTGTTCTTTGAGGTCAATTCTACCGGTGATTTTGACTCACGGTTAATTTTTTTGTGAAGTTTGAGTTTCAGCTTCACAAAAAACAGTTTTTTTGAAGGTTAAGTTAATGGAAGAATTTTCTAGAAATTAGGGGAAAATTACGTCCATTTTAGGGCAGTAGGAGCTGCAACAGCACCAATAATTAGACCGATGATCGCCATGATGATAAAGAAGAGGATCAACCCCAACGCAATACCGAGAGCAATTGTTCCAGCGCTTGTCATTTTTATTCTAGGAGAGGTTTTTTTCTTCGCTTTTAACTTTTGAAGTTGTTTTGGATGGTTTTTTTTAATTTTTTAATTTGCATTTTAAGTCTGTAAATTTCGAGAAAAAAGGAACTTGGGAAAATTCAGAATTTATCGAAAATGGAAGCTGGTAAGATTCGACCTTATTAAGAGGAACGGGAAAGTTTGGAATGAACTCCGCAATAATCTCCATTTTTAACGGTGTTGCCACATCTTTCTCCCTTTCTTTTTCCGGTCTGAATTTGGCAAGGACAGGTCTTGCCAGTTACTCCAATTTGAACAGGGTCGCAAATTCTTTCCAATGGGTATTGTTCCAAATTCCAAACATCGATTGAGTCTAAATGACTGGGCCAAATATATCCGTGGTTCAAATATTCAGCCGGAAAAGTCAAATCTTTGTAGTATTCGGGGTTCTTCCGGAATAAAGAGGCCCGATGGGAAAAATGGAAAGGTTTCGAAACCGCAAACCATGGAAGATCGAAAGTTTGAGGAATCGGGTAAATCGTCATCACTTTGACGTTCCATCTTCCTCTTCGAAAAACCTCATCGAGATGACAATTGAAGTAGTATTTGAGCCCGTCAAGGTATCCAATCCATTGTTTAGTTGCTGGATGATTCGAGAAACCCTTTTTCGAAAGGTTGCTTTCTTCCAAAATGGAGATAATTTGGCGGGCTTCAACACACTGTTTAAAAAGTCTCTTATCGTCAAGAAGGGATGCACTCTCTGAAAAGTCGGAACATAAAATGAAAGTGTTGACCATTTTTCAACTCAAAAGAAGATTTTCGTTTTTCATTTTGCTAATTATTTATTCTTTTCTTTCCAATAACAAGGAGAGAAAAGCTAACCTTATTTCGGAATTCTTATTCTGTCTTGTTGTGAGTCACAAAGATTAATTGTTCTTTTGAAGTTAAAGGTATTTTGTTACCAAATTTTATATGATGTTACAAAAAAGTAACTTGGGTTTTTCGATTTTGTAATTTTAAGAATCTAGAAAAAAATTGTAGATTCTTAAAATTACAAAATCGAAAAACCCAAGTTACTTTTTTGTAACATCATATAAAATTTGGCAATAGTTAGAACAACCTTAAAGATAATTTGAACTTGAAGTTATCTTTAACCATTTTTGGATTTGGGTAGAATAATTCCATTTTGAGTTAAAGATAATTTGAACTTGAAGTTATCTTTAACCATTTTTGGATTTGGGTAGAATATTTCCATTTTGAGTTAAAGATAATTTGAACTTGAAGTTATCTTTAAGTACCTTTGAACTCATATCGAATTTTATATGATGTTACAAAAAAGTAACTTGGGTTTTTCGATTTTGTAATTTTAAGAATCTACAATTTTTTTCTAGATTCTTAAAATTACAAAATCGAAAAACCCAAGTTACTTTTTTGTAACATCATATAAAATTCGATATGAGTTCAAAGTAGAAATCCAAAATTGTTCTAATTGGCTTTCGGATTTCGAATACACTCGAAAGCAATTTTCTCGACCAATTTCACTCGAACTTCACAACCAAAATTGCAATTTTCTCGACCAATTTCACTCGAACTTCACAACCAAAATTGCAATTTTCTCGACCAATTTCACTCGAACTTCACAACCAAAATTGCAATTTTCTCGACCAATTTCACTCGAACTTCACAACCAAAATTGCAATTTTCTCGACCAATTTCACTCGAACTTCACAACCAAAATTGCAATTTTCTCACTTAAGTCTCGGTCGAAAATTTTATTTTTCGGTGTAGCCACGTTACCAAATTTTATATGATGTTACAAAAAAGTAACTTGGGTTTTTCGATTTTGTAATTTTAAGAATCTACAATTTTTTTCTAGATTCTTAAAATTACAAAATCGAAAAACCCAAGTTACTTTTTTGTAACATCATATAAAATTCGATATGAGTTCAAAGGTACTTAAAGATAACTTCAAATTCAAATTATCTTTAACTCAAAATGGAATTATTCTACCCAAATCCAAAAATAGTTAAAGATAACTTCAAGTTCAAATTATCTTTAAGGTTGTTCCAACTATTACCAAATTTTATATGATGTTACAAAAAAGTAACTTGGGTTTTTCGATTTTGTAATTTTAAGAATCTACAATTTTTTTCTAGATTCTTAAAATTACAAAATCGAAAAACCCAAGTTACTTTTTTGTAACATCATATAAAATTTGGTATTTCCATTTCCGATCTAAATCTATTTCTTTTGTGACTGACACAATTCACAAAAGAAAGAATTCTTAACTTGGTTAGCCATTTTCCCTACTTTAGTTGTGGGTATTAAATTTACCAACAAGAATAATCCAAGGTCAAGAGAAAATTAAGAGTTGAAGAAGTTGAGAGAAGCAATGGCGAAAGGATCGGAAGGTTCAAACAAAGTCTGAAAGTTTGCTCCGTTATCAAGGGCGATGAGTTCAAGTTGAGTTTGGACCTGACACATTACGATCAGCCTCCGTGAACTTCCTTCTTCGGCTGTAGACAAAACTGGCAGAAGATCTGAGCTTGTTGCATCAAAGATTACAATATCAATACCAATCGTCTCTGAGACAAATCGAAAGACTTCCGCATCAACTTCTGAAGAAGAGTTCAACAACCTCGACATATGAGTCGGTGAAACAAGCGACAAGTCTCGCCGGGTCATACTGACCAATTCTGTTCGAAGTTTCGAAGAACCATTCTGGTTGTACAAAGGATAAAAAGCCTTCAGTAACGCATGGAAGAAACTTGACCCGAAATCAAGGCAAGCAACACGGACCAAGTTTGAAAACCAAGTTGAAGTTAATGGGGCGAATGTATCATCTCCTGAAGCCTTCTCACCAGAGATTTGGGTTGAAACTGGCAAAGCCTGTAACAAAACTCTTTCAGGAGATTGATCCAATAAAGTGGATATTTCTCCTCTTCGCCTTCCTGTTCCATATGAGTAAAGATTGGTGAAAATTCTCTCATCAGGAGTGAGAAACTTCTCCTTGTCGGCTCTTGAGACTGTCAACGAAAAACGTTGCATTAAATCGGCCAGATGAACCAACGGCTCTGTTTGTTTCTCAACAATCGTTCCTGGAAGGTCAACTGTCAAGGTCGGATAAGGATTCTGCTCACTAGCTGAATTGTAAATCAGAGAATTTTTACCAAAGTCAAGCCTTTCAAGTGCAAGACCGTTGAAGGGGGTGAAAGTTTGCTGCACACAATCCCCATCTACAGTGAGGAAAAGGATGATTCCGCCGGGACGAAGATTTCGATCAATTGTTTCGATCACCTGAGACAGAAACTGGGGAGATTGCCAAAAGAAACTCATCGACAACATCATCGAGACTGCGTCAACCTTTCTTCCTCCCAGAGTTGAGGAAACAAACTCCGAGACGCGAGCTGTGTCTTCGGCGCCCGCTTGAAGGATCGCGACGTTTCGGATGTCTGAATTTGTCAGACGATTCCTCAACTCTACCAGGTTTTCTCCTGATGGTTCAATAGCAATCACTTGGGAAAGGTGTCTCCATTTGTCAACGTCCCCTCCCCTTCCTGATCCAAGATCGAGTAAAGTGCTCCCTTCAGGCAGTGAGCTTAACAATTCGGACTTAATGCGGTTATGATAGCGTCGGACAAGGTCTAAAGTGTCGCCTTCCATTGTTTCACGAGTCAAAGGAGAGTGAATGTCTTGCCAAACGTCAAGAGCAATCTCTCTTCGATTGGGCCAAGGTTTATCGTAACGGATACGGGTTGGTACCAAAACTCCTTCGCCTGAATTGAAGTCTATACGAAACTCAACTACGGTACCGGACTCCAATCCGGCCAGTAAAGGATTATCCGAATCGATTCTTCCAGAAAAAGGAAAGCGGCGACTACCTCGAAAGACTGAATTCACTCGCTCACCTGAATCTCTTCGATCGCTAGTCAAGAGTTCGAGTACAGGCGATCTTCCTGGACTGGTCTTCCAAGAAAGAGCGAAATCAATCGTCAGTTCTTCACGAGGCTTCCATTTGCAATTATCTGGTATTTGGGTCAGAATTCTTTCATGAAGGGGAAACTTATCAGAGCCGGGATTGTAAGGTACATTATTCGGGCTGAAGATGAATCCGTCTTGACGATAAGGCAATGAAGGTTGTTGAGCAAACATCTCCCTCATGATTTGGAAAAACTTCTCGGCTCCAGTAAAATTCTTGAACTCTTTAGTGTGAATGGTCAGCAAATCTCCTTCGGGAATTAAGTTCTTGACAGTCTGGCAAGTTTGCATTCTTTGAACTAAAGTCTGATCTTGCACTCCTCGGTCAAAAGGGCGAGGAGAAGAAGTCATTCCAGTGTAACTTAAGCAATCGAAGGTTAGATACCAGTAAGTCGAAGTCGGTGCTCCGGCTAGCCGATTCTTCCTCGGGACCAACTCACCATCGAGGATAGTTCCATTCAACTTTTCGAACTGTTTAGAAGGAGGAGAGACCAGAATGACGTCTTCAGGCGGTGAAACAAACCAAATTCCAGTTTGGTGAAACACTAACAGTTTACGCACTCCGTCGGCCTTGTGAGTCACAGAATAAGAGGTTGATGGGTTTCCGACCAACCCACCCCAAACTAAGTCTCTTAACTTCAAGTTTCGCGACTGCATCAAAGAAGCTGGATCAATACCAGTTCCTTGTCTTCCGCCGAGCACGGAGGCCACGAAAGACAACACCGATCTCTTCATACTCTCGGTGTAAAGAGAAAGGGACGATTTTCTCGTGATCTCTTCGGGAACATATTCGCTGTTCAACAATGCGTTCAAAATCAAAAAGCACGCGGATTGAAGACTGTCATGAGAGAATTGAGGAGTCAAAACTTCAAGCTCAATTTCATAACGAATTTGTTCCCCGTCTCTCTTTCTCTGTTGAATTGTTTGGACTGAGGTTAGATCGAGACGAAATTGTCGGCTGTAAAGATAATAACTTGATCGATTCTTCTTACGGACAATCGTGTAGGGAAAATCACTTATCGGGTCAATCTTTTGTTCCCTTGAAGTTGAGACTCGAACAGGAAACAATTCGGATGTGAAAGTTGAAATTGGAGTCTTTCGAGTCCATTCTTCCTCACCTGAAGAGAAAACACTGTGACGATCTGAAGGGGAAAGACCTCCTCCAGGAACCCTCGGTCCCGGTAAAATAAAATCATCCTGAACAGTTCGAATTGGCGCTAAACCTGAGAAAATCCTAGCCACTCGATCAAAAGTTCTTCTAGAAACTCCTGGTTGATAAGAACCTCGTACAAAAGAACCAAAACGAATCTCAGCTTCTGCCTCCTCTTGGTATGAGGAAAAGGCGTTAACAATTTGGAGGATTTGCCCTTGAGGAATGATTTTGAAATCTGAACTCATCTCACCTTTTTCTACGTGAGACGAATTTCAATTCAGAAAAATCACCCTTGATGTTTTTTCTGAATTACTGTTTATGTTTCATCGTTCAAAGTCCGATCGAAAGTTGAGTTCAACGTCAACGGCTTGATTTTTCATTTCTTCCACCTTTGACGACTCCTTCGAGTTAGACTTTCGATTCATTAATGGGATTGAACTCAAACTATTTTTGTTTTGAGTTCAATCTATACCCAAATTTTATATGATATTACAAAAAAGTAACTTGGGTTTTTCATATTTGTAATTTCTTGTTTTGAAAAATTTTTTAGATTTTAGAAAAGTTACAAAATCGAAAAACCCAAGTTACTTTTTTGTAATATCATATAAAATTTGGTATTAGTTTGGAGATACTTAAAGATAACTTGAACTTGAAATTATCTTTAAACTACTTTTAGATTTGGTTGCGATATTTCCACGGACTAAAGATAACTCCAAGTTCAAGTTATCTTTAAACTACTTTTAGATTTGGGTAGAATTATCCCATTTTGGATTAAAGATAACTTGAAAATAAGTTATCTTTAAGGTTGTTTGAACTAATATGAAATTTTATATGATATTACAAAAAAGTAACTTGGGTTTTTCGATTTTGTAACTTTTCTAAAATCTAAAAAATTTTTCAAAACAAGAAATTACAAATATGAAAAACCCAAGTTACTTTTTTGTAATATCATATAAAATTTCATATTAGTATCAAACAACCTTAAAGATAACTTATTTTCAAGTTATCTTTAATCCAAAATGGGAATATAGTATCCAAATCTAAAAGTAGTTTAAAGATAACTTATTTTCAAGTTATCTTTAAGGTGATTTGATACTAATATGAAATTTTATATGATATTACAAAAAAGTAACTTGGGTTTTTCGATTTTGTAACTTTTCTAAAATCTAAAAAATTTTTCAAAACAAGAAATTACAAAATCGAAAAACCCAAGTTACTTTTTTGTAATATCATATAAAATTTCATATTAGTATCAAACAACCTTAAAGATAACTTCAAGTTCAAGTTATCTTTAACTATTTTTGGATTTGGATACTATATTCCCATTTTGAATTAAAGATAACTTGAAAATAAGTTATCTTTAAGGTTGTTTGAACTAATATGAAATTTTATATGATATTACAAAAAAGTAACTTGGGTTTTTCATATTTGTAATTTCTTGTTTTGAAAAATTTTTTAGATTTTAGAAAAGTTACAAAATCGAAAAACCCAAGTTACTTTTTTGTAATATCATATAAAATTTCATATTAGTTCAAACAACCTTAAAAATTATCAAGCAAAATTAAATTTCCATTTATGAAGTTAAACATCATTCTTATTTCTTAGTAATTATCTACTTGAAATTTATAAAATAAACAAAAAACTAAACGTTGTGGATCAGAATAGATATAGAAATATTTTTCAACTCAAGCTAAAGATATTCCAATTACTAAATTTTATATGATATTACAAAAAAGTAACTTGGGTTTTTCGATTTTGTAACTTTTCTAAAATCTAAAAAATTTTTCAAAACAAGAAATTACAAATATGAAAAACCCAAGTTACTTTTTTTGTAATATCATATAAAATTTAGCAATCTTTATTTTCGAGTCTGGAAACTCGAAAATAAACTTTTGAGAAATTAGAGGTAAAGATGGCGAAATTGGGGATAAATAACGTCGATGGGAAGTCTAAACTTATTTCCGAGGTTAACAACCAAATCTTCTTTAGGAATCTCGATCACCGATCGGCGTTTGTTTTGCTCCTCGGAACACTTTTCAGGATCATTGGAAGTTTTGGTAAACTTGTAAACGGTCAGAGTATCAACCGAGGCTTCATCGGGTTTGAAACGGAACAAATAGTTAACCGAAGTCAAACCGGGAACATTTTCAGCCAAAGGTTTCCCGAAAAAGAATTCGAATCCTTCAATCAATCCAAAGAGGGGATTTCCGAAATCATTATAGTAGTAAGCGACAGTAAAGAAATTATCAGCAACGGGAATTGTTCGAGAGAACTGAGGAGCTAGATCAGTAGGTTCATAGACAGAACAAGATTCGTCCAGGCGAGTGAATTCATCAGGTTTGAGGGGAACTTGATAAATAGTTGCAGCCAAAAGTTCCGCCCCTTGATACAAAATGTAAAATTTGGAAACAAAGGTTGAAAGAATATGACTGTACGAACGAACAAATTCTCCGGACACTTCACCTTGAGGCTCCAGGAAGGTGTCATTGATAACTTTATAGATCACACCCTTTGCGTCGGTTCTACCGATGTACATCTCCTCGCCCTTCCAAAGAAGTCTCAAATAAGCTTCGGGATAATAAGAACTTGAAAGGCGACATTGCAAATCAGAAGGAGTGGCAGTTACAGTAATTGTAAACAAGGCCAATAGAGCGGCCAAAATCACCAAATTAATCTTCATCCTTTTACTATAGAATATAAAATCTTTTCGAAAAGTTCTAAAACTCAGGTTGAAATTTCAACCTAAATTTCGAGATTTCTACCCACGACAAAGGAATTCATCACCGAAACAAATTTCTATCGTTAGTTAATTCGGGATTTTAGTTCGGGTTTTGAATGTTTGTTCGAAAGTTGAGTTTTAGACAGAATTATTCTCCATAAATATTTAGGGATTTTTAAACCATTCAATACGGTTACCAAATTTTATATGATGTTACAAAAAAGTAACTTGGGTTTTTCATATTTGTAACTTTTCTAAAATCTAAAAAATTTTTCAAAACAAGAAATTACAAATATGAAAAACCCAAGTTACTTTTTTGTAACATCATATAAAATTCAGCATTAGTTGAAACAACCTTAAAGATAACTTGAAAATAAGTTATCTTTAATCCAAAATGGGAAAATTCTACCCAAATCCAGAAATAGTTAAAGATAGCTTATTTTCAAGTTATCTTTAAGGTTGTTTCAACTCATATGAAATTTTATATGATGTTACAAAAAAGTAACTTGGGTTTTTCATATTTGTAATTTCTTGTTTTGAAAAATTTTTTAGATTTTAGAAAAGTTACAAATATGAAAAACCCAAGTTACTTTTTTGTAACATCATATAAAATTCAGCATTAGTTGAAACAACCTTAAAGATAACTTGAAAATAAGTTATCTTTAATCCAAAATGGGAAAATTCTACCCAAATCCAGAAATAGTTAAAGATAGCTTATTTTCAAGTTATCTTTAAGGTTGTTTCAACTAATGCTGAATTTTATATGATGTTACAAAAAAGTAACTTGGGTTTTTCATATTTGTAACTTTTCTAAAATCTAAAAAATTTTTCAAAACAAGAAATTACAAATATGAAAAACCCAAGTTACTTTTTTGTAACATCATATAAAATTCAGCATTAGTTGAAACAACCTTAAAGATAACTTGAAAATAAGTTATCTTTAACTATTTCTGGATTTGGGTAGAATTTTCCCATTTTGGATTAAAGATAACTTATTTTCAAGTTATCTTTAAGGTTGTTTGAACTAATACCAAATTTTATATGATGTTACAAAAAAGTAACTTGGGTTTTTCATATTTGTAACTTTTCTAAAATCTAAAAAATTTTTCAAAACAAGAAATTACAAATATGAAAAACCCAAGTTACTTTTTTGTAACATCATATAAAATTTGGTCATTGGAATATCTTTAACTCTAATTTAAAAATATTTCTTTATTTATCCCAATCGATAAAGCCCAATTTCCAGTTGGACTCGATATATTATTGGTGAATAAATAGCGGACAAATAATTTAATAGCTCAGTTTAAAAACCGTAACAGCCTTCTTTTTTTTGAGTTATACCCAATAATTTTTGGAAGACAATGAAGGTGAACGAAAATCAACCGAAGTTTAAATTTCGCTTTTAATTCGGTCGAATTAGCCAGAAAACTCGTGAAATTAAATTAAGAATTTCAGGCTAACTCAGCTTGAAATTTGGACAATTTTAAATCGGACAAGAATTCGAACACAGTTCAACCGGGATTTTGGATGAGCCAAACAGAAAAATTGCAATTTCGGATAGCATTAAGTTAAATTATTTGTGCAAATTTATTCTCCTGGATAGAAAATTTTAGTAGAATTTAATTTTTCAGTGCTAATTTCTTACTAATAAATTAAAATTAGGTATTGGTTACCAAATTTTATATGATGTTACAAAAAAGTAACTTGGGTTTTTCGATTTTGTAATTTCTTGTTTTGAAAATTTTTTTAGATTTTAGAAAAGTTACAAATCTGAAAAACCCAAGTTACTTTTTTGTAACATCATATAAAATTTTGTAACCGATATCTAATTTTAATTTATTAGTAAGAAATTAGCACTGATAAATTAAATTCTACTAGAATTTTCTATCTAGGAGAATAAATTTGCACAAATAATTTAAATTAATACCATTCGAAATTGCAATTTTCCTTTCGAAAACCAATTTAAAATTCTCGACTAGGCAAGATTTTTTGCGCCAAAAACCGCTCAAATTTGATTAAGAAGCTATATTTTTCCGGTTGAGTTCATTCGACATTTTTCAAGCAAATTACAAGTTTTTCTTCTGAATTCACTCGAGAATTGGATGGGAATTGCAATTTCGAATAGTAGTAAGTTAAATTATTTGTGCAAATTTATTCTCCTGGATAGAAAATTCTAGTAGAATTTAATTTATCAGTGCTAATTTCTTACTAATAAATTAAAATTAGATATTGGTTACAAAATTTTATATGATGTTACAAAAAAGTAACTTGGGTTTTTCAGATTTGTAACTTTTCTAAAATCTAAAAAATTTTTCAAAACAAGAAATTACAAAATCGAAAAACCCAAGTTACTTTTTTGTAACATCATATAAAATTTTGTAACCAATATCGAGAAAAATCGTTTATGAGTTGGGATCAAACTCACTAAAATTTCCAAACCTGGGAAATATATTTCCCGCTAAAATGTCTGTTGATTGAAAAGAAATCAACAGAAATTTAAAATTTCTAAACTTTAACGATACCAAATTCTCCAAGCAGCAAAAAGAAGAATGAGAATGATTACGATGAAGAGAATGACGAAAGCAACGTTGTAGGGCTGACGAGATTTAGCGGTTTGAATAGCGACCGCATCGGCGACAGCCCCATTGGTAACTACTGCATTGGCCCTTTCAGTTTGAATAGTCGCTGTTGATGTTCCAACATTGGTCGTAACTTCTCGAGTCTTCAATTGAGCGACAGGAACGTAACCATCAGTCAAATCGGAATAATTACCTGAACTGTGCCCGACGATCTGAGCCTCGTTTACACCAAGATTGGCCAGAGCGACTTTCTCTTCAGAAGTGAATCCAGGAAATTGGGTGTAAGACAGCTCCGGAATGTAAATGATAGCTCTTTGTGAGTCAATTTGGTTCAGTGAACTGAAAGTATAACCTCCAGCAATAGGCAAGGCAACGATAACTCGATTAGTACAAGGTTGCCAATTCGGTTGAGCCGGTGGAGCTGAACCTGCACAAAGTGGTGAACAACTGTTTTCATCAGAAAGGCACCCAGCCATGTAAGCCCCAACAGTTCCCGGTTGAAGATTTACTGCGGGAAACCTTTCGACAATCGCCGCGTGGAAAATGTCATAATATCGAGTGCTGTGGAAAATCTTAACCAAACCGACAATCTCATTAAATTCTTCCTTGGGTTTGCCCGTCAAGGCTCGAATTGGAGTTTGAGAATAAGGAACCAAATTATCAAGAACAACCGTGATATCATTGATATCAACTTCGAAGGTGTCGGTCACTCCCTTCGAAGTGACAGCATCTCCGTCAAGAACCTTACCGGTAGAGATCGAATAATCCTTGGGTTTGAAGGTTCGTCTTCTCATTTCTAAGTTGTGTTTTTTTCTAGTTTGATGGAAAAAACCTCTGAAAAAAAATGTTTGAATTGTATGTTTACATCGGAATATTTTTGCTTTTTATAATCATCACGTATGTAGGTTTGAAATTGCAGGCAGGATCGTCGATAGTTTTATCTTTACTGATTGCCTCGATCTTCACCGCTGTTTTCTATCCGGGGATAACTGTTTCGGGACCTCAATGGTGGATGATTGTTGAATTTTTGACGACTTTCGTTGTTGTCTTTTATGTCACATATAAAGCACTTGGAGATGTCAGGTATTAATATTCTAATTGGAGTATTGGCCGTAATAAACATCGTCCTTTTTGTTATCGCAATAGTTTACCAAATTCAACTTAGTCGCTGTGAACAAACTGAAAGCATTTTTTGTCTTCAATGGGTTTGCCCTGACGATAAACCGGCTGTTCGAATTCACAAAGGACAGGTTGTTGAAAGTGGACCTTATGGAATTATTGTCCCTCGTGACGGCAGACCGGGAAGAGAGGCACCTTCTTCACTTTGCCAGTAATTTTTGGAGAGAATGAAAGTTAATCTCCCCAAAAAAGAAATGAGTGCGATTCAAATTGGCGCTCTATTATTTCTCTCAGTGGTTTTCATCATTTTAATCACTGTTATTGTCTACTTGTTCCGAAGAAAAGTTTTCTGTTACAATGGAATCAACCCTTGGTGTTGGAAAGACTGGACTTGTCCAAGCGTACCGGTAGGTGAACCTGAACGTTGTCCGGTAGCGAATGCCCAATCTCAAGCACAAAATTGCCTTCCTCTACCGAATGGACAACCAGGATGTAGTTATGCATGGAATTAATTAATAATAAGTTTGAAATTTTTCAAACTTATTTGTTATTAGATCTAATCGGCCTTCTTGGGGATGTCAGAAAAGTCGTTAACTTTCAGTTCTCCGTCATCACCATAAGTCAGCCTTTTGATGTAGACAACATAGACGTGAATTCGGAAATTGTGGCGAAGAGATTTAACTTTTCCTCCGGCTGAAGACTTATCCTTGAGAAGCTCAGTAAATTTTGAGAAATTTGGTCCTTCTTCTTTACCTTCTTCCTCTTCGGGATTTTCGACAGCATCTGAAAGCTGAAAGGTGATGGAGGTGTCACCTTGAAAGCTTTTGAATCCATCGTGAGCCGGATCAGCCATCGAATAAGCGATGGGAATTGCTGCGTAACCAGGATCTTGAGGAAAACCGGGAAAATAACGGAGAGCCGAATTTGACTGATAATAGGCTGCAAGAACTTCTCCGGTGAATTCGGAACTGAAAGGGATGAGACGAGTAGAACCGTTGATTTTTGGCTCCACTGAACAAATTGGCGACACTCCTTCGGACATATCCTCCGCACAAGTGCTGAAATTCGAGAAGTTGTTCAGACGAGTCGCGTCGACATTCTCGGCCACATAGAAAATACCTTTCAGAGGGTATTTGGTTTTGATTTGGACCTGAGCCAGAGGCGTGACTTTGTCGACCAATTCGGTTTTGAAGGAAAGAATGTCCTCAACGGCGCAATGTTTATCGTTATTTTTGATTGCCTGTTCCTCTTCGATGGTGATTTTGGAATATTCGCCGATCATAATTGGAGGAGACAAAATTCCTCCATCGGCTACAGAGACAAATTCGATAAAATTCTTGTGAAAGGGAACCTCTTCCCAATCTTCGCCTTCTGCCCGTATCTTAAAGCGAAGAAGGTCAAAAATCGACTTCTTAAAAGTGTACTCGAACTGGACGGATTCCTTGACTCGAAAAAGAGGAAATGGGAATCCTTCACGAGTGAAGAACCAAGGTTGCTGGACTTGAAGTTGGTGAGAGGGCAAACTATACCCCCAATCGGTCAAAGTGGGAATATGCCCACAAAAACGATTAAAATGTTCGGTCTTCTTATTGTAAAACTGGTTGTAGATGTTAAACCAGGTTTGATCGAACTGGTAAGGGGACTTCTTTTTACCGCAGTACATCGCAGCTTGGGTAACAACATTGATTCCAGGGTAAGAACACATCGCAATTTGCACATTGTCGCGGTATTTCTTTTTGACCACTACTTTCGGAAGCTTTAGATACATTTGCATATCATAAAGAAAGCTGTATTCGGAATCAGCAGCGTACATGAAGGAACCTGAAGTGTCAGCCCTTTTCATCTCACGAGGGAAGTGATGGTTACGGGAAGGCTTTCGGACAGCATAATCGAACAAGGATTGACAACCTTCCTCAGAATAGCGAAGGGCTTTTTCGTATTCGGTCTCATCCTCGGTCACCATTTGGGAAAGAACATCTCGTTGATCTCCGTCCATTTTTAGGATCAATGAAACAATGTTTAAGGAACTTCAGGTTGAAATCTCTGAAAAATTCTAAGAGTTTTCTCGAATTTGAGTTTTCAATCAATGAACTGATTTCAGGGCTAAAAGGAGGACATCCTTAGTCAAATTGAAAGTTTCTGGCCAAACTCGACAGTTTCAAATCGAAACAAAATCGAATTTAGAAAAATTTCGATTTTCCCAACTAAAACTTTCCATATCTCCGAGAAAGAATTGAGTAATCTTAAAAAGATTCTTTTGGCCAGTAAAACAATGCAAGCTCCTACCACTTACGGAATTACCCCCCTCACCGGTCTGCCCGCTCCCTCTGCCGCCACTCCTACTCCTTCGCGGAGGAGGAAGCCTGCGGTTGAATCCGTCACTGCTGCCGATTTCCGAAAGAAGTTGGAAGAGTTGGTCGGTTACAGTCGCGATCTGAAGGTTCTTAACGATTATGTCTACCAACTTCCTCGTGGTCAGAAGAAGCAAATTCCTCCTTCCAACCAGTACCCTGACGGTTTCCAAATTGGCCGCCCTGAAGTGAAGAGTCTTTACACTCAGTTCCACCACCGTCTGCTTGGTTTGAACGATTACTTCAAGTCTTCGACTAGCCGAAGGAGGAGGACAACCGGAACTCGCACTGGTACTTTCCGTCGTAAGTTGATTGTGACCGATAGCATTCGCGGTTTCTTCAACGAGGCTAACCTTGGTCCCGCTTTCACTCGTGAGAATGGACAAATTGTTCAGGTGGCTGACAGCTTGGCCGAACAGATGGTTCTTCTCCGTCAAAACGGTCTCTCTTTCTACGAGACTTTGACCACTCTGTTTGTGATTTATCTTCGCGTCAACAATCTTCGCAACCCCGGAACTGGTGTCTTCTATCATGCCGACGATTTGATGTTGAAGTATTTCGACACCACTTTCGACCTTCTGACTCAGCTTGACCTCCAAAATCCCCGAACTAAGACTACCACTGTCAGGGGTGCTGCCGGACCCGAGGAAGTGACCACCGTCGTTCCTCCCTTTAATCCCCAGGCCTTCCTTTACACTGATGTTCAGAGGATTGTTCGTTTCAACCGTTACTTCCGTCCCGATGCTCCCAAGAAGCCTGAAGGTGCTTTGATTCTGAACGAGGATCAGATGCGCCTTCTCACCGATGCCAGTCTTGACGATGAACTTAACCGTGAGGCTGACCTTGCTAAGAGCACGAACAGCGTAATTGGTGGACGTGAAGCTGAAGCGGAAGCTCAGCAAATTGCCGAGGGCACTGAACAGTAAATCCAAAACATACAATTTATTTGAGAATTTATCTCAAATAAACTCGAAAATTTATTTTTGTACAGCTTCAACGTAATGGATGGTTCTTCCACCAACATCTTTCTTTGAGACTGGGTTACCTTGAGGGTCGAAAGCTTGCCCGTAAACTTGGCATGGAAAAACTCCAGCTTTGCCTTCAGGGTCCCAGTAATCTCTCAAAGTTAGACCACCGTAAGAGAAAGAACTGACTAAAACTTCGGCAGCAAAATGATTCAACCTTAACAAATCTTGCTCAGATAACGAGGAAAGAATTCGAAAAGGTGAAATTTGAGCTCGGTACAGAACTTCTGCTCGAACGTAGTTTCCGATTCCAGAAACGTATTTTTGATCGAGGAGAAAGACGCAAATTTGTTGTCTTTGAGAAGCGGATCGAACTTTCTTCAACCATTCTGAATCATCCAACCTTCCCACAGGAGAAACCAATGCTGATTGAAGTAGATCAACCCCAATCGTTGCAAGTTTCTTATCCAGACTTTCCAGGTCGAAATGGAAAGTTAAACGGCCAAATTTACGCACATCGTCATAATAAACATTCCCTTGGTCAGTGGCCAAAGAACAGGAAGTGTATTTGCCTTGCTCAAATAGCCACGCACCAGTCATTCCCAATGAACTGGTTAAATACCATTGACAACCTTCGAAAGATTGAAAAATAAACACGATTAATTTTCCCTTGCAACACACTGCAAGAATTTTAGAAGGGAGAAGAGATAAAGCTCGGGGCAGACCGGTTAACCCTTCAGCTTGATATCTCGAATAAAGACCAACTTCAATGGAAATTAGGGAACTTTCTGAAAGCTTGTGGTCTAATTTGCAAGTAATGGTTCTTACCTCTGGACCTTCAGGCATGTTTAATTGAATTCAACTTTGAATTCAATTTGAAAAATCGCCAATTCGAAAATTGGGCTAAATAATCTAAGAAGTTGTTAAATTTACTTCTTAGATTGGAACGGGAATTTAAGCACGGCTAGTGGCGGAACGGATCAGCCAGATGATACCGACAATGATCAGGGAAAGGACAATCGCCGCAATAATTGCCTTTGCTTGGTCAATTTCGCCATTGGGTTTTCCGAGAACGTCCAACTTCTGAACGAAGGCAGGTTTAGTGGCCCAAAGAATCAACCAAATAACAATGGCAATAATTACGAACCAGATAATGTAGCTAACAAAGCTGCCTCCACCAAACATTTTCGATGGGGCATTATAGGTAGCAACGTCAGGAGACTCCTGAGCAAGAGAACTGAGAGGCTGCTTCAAACTCGACATTTTAATCAGAGGGATTTTTTATTCGGAGACAAAATTTTCAAAATCTCTTTCTTTCATCCAAATCGTGAAATTTTCAAACTGAGTTTGAGTTGAGTTTATTCATAATCTCGAATCGCAATTCCGACGGGGAAGCGAGGAACTCCCTTCTCAGTCTTACCAAAGAAGCGGATTGTGTAACGCTTACCAATCACTAAAGAGGGGTTTTCGAACCATTGCCTACGAGTTTCAAAGTTTCCACGAGGGCGAACTTCAAGCACGTTACCTGTTGCGTCCTGCACTTGAAGAATTGCCAATCCCTCTTCCGTTCCAGCTCCTTGAGTTACTCCGATAATCCATACCTCCTCATCATCAAAAGATTTGAATTTTAGAAGGTTGTTACAACGGTCTGCCTTATACAAAGCCAAAGCTTTACCTTTCTCAGTGCTTGATGCGGTGGAAACACGGCGAAGAATGCAACCTTCATAGCCCAAACTGACCCAGTGCTGGTGATGGTCAAGAACTTGTTGATGAGAGGAAATGAGGAAAGTCGGCACCAAATGAATTTTCGTTCCTTGAAATTGACGGAAAGCTTCGTTCATCATTTGGATGCGAACTTCAAAATAAGAGTTTGAGGGTTCAATGATGTCAAAAACGTGATAGTGAAGTTTGTCTTCGTCAACTCTCTTTCCCTTAGTTGTTCGCATTGTTCCTGACAATTTATCAAAGGAAATTTCTGAAGAGTAGACCTCACCATCAAGATGAGTTCCCGGAGGAAGGAAGTCAAGAAGTAAAGCCGCTTCTTCTCTTAGATGAGCCAAGTGAGTCCAATCTCGATTGGTTCTTGAGCGAATTTCAACTCCGGAAGGAGAGAGAAAGATTCGAGCCCGAATTCCATCCAATTTAGGTTGAATTGCGGCAGGCCATTCTTTGATTGAACCTTCTTTGTACTTATTGGCCAACATCGGTTTATGAATTACCACTTCACCTTGAGCTGGGCGATATCCCTTATGATAATTTTTCTTGTATCGATTGCGAGCTTCAAGAAAAGCTTGTTGTTGAATTGTTCTTCCCGATGAATTGGTCGAAATTTGACGAGTTTTCAACTGAGGAACTGAGATCATCAAGCCATGTAAAACCCAAATTCTTTCACTCGAAGCATCAAACCCAACCTGCCAAATACTTTGCTTTCCTTCCAAGGTAGTTTTGTAAAGAGGAATCAAGGCCCAATTTTCACGAGTTGGTGTTTGATCATAAGTTAAAACCTCATCGACCGGAAAGCGAAAGTGTGGAGTCGAAGTTTCTTCGAACACTAATCCATCATATTGACTCTGCGGTGATTGAAAAGTTAAACCAGACGAAGAATTCTTTACCTGTTCATCTGCAGAATTGACCGAGAGGGGAGAAGAGTTCAAAAAGGCTTCTAAGTTCATTCTTGTTTACTTAGAATTCTTTTAAGCCCCAACTTCTCAATTTTCAAAGGAGGATATGGAAGCTCCAAGCCTTTCTTCACCAGATCAAAATTCAGAATCAAAAGCCAAAGTTAGTCAAAACGAGGCTGAGGTGGGAAAATCTGATTCGAAAACAAATCCATCGCCCTCGCCGATTGAGACAAATCGAGTTTTACCTTCAGTTTCGACAAGATCTCATCCTCTTTCCCCAAGGGATGGCACTCCTGTCAGCGTCGGAGGGGAAGAAATTGACATCACGAGTTTGCCCCCTATTCGTCAGCCAAGTTCGAGACCTCCTTCTGAAAGGAGAAGTCCGGTGGCGAAGAGTCCATCTCTCCGAAGTTCTCCAGTTCGTAAGCTAACTCCCATTTCTCCTCCCCCTCTTGACCCAGGAAAGAGTCTTCCAGCGACAAGTCCCCGATTGCAAGTTTCTCGAAATTCAGTGAAAGAGCTTCCACCAATCTTTCATTCAAGAAAGACTTCTCCAGTTCCCTCTCCACAAGAGACACAATCTTTGAGGGTGAACCAAAACTCTAAGCCTTCACGACCGGTTGTCTTTTCAGAAAGGGAGGTTCAAGGAGTTCCGAGAACGATTGTTGTGAGAAGATCGCAAGTTTCGACTTCCCCGAAGTCTACACAAGTTGTCTCTCCTAAATCGTCTGCACGAGTTGTCTCTCCTAAATCGTCTGCACGAGTTGTCTCTCAAGAGAAGAGAGCTTTAAGTCCTCTTGTTCGAAGCCCAACTCCTCAAGTTGGTCCTTCTCCCACTCATCAGTCTCCCAAAAGACCAGATTTTATCTCTCCGGTTTCGAGTCCTGTGGCTTATGTAAAAACTCCCACTCGAACTCCGCCCTTGAGCGCAACTCGCAACTCACAAATTGCGGTTTCAACTCGGCAAGTGAACTCTCCGGGAAGAGTTTTGATAAGCTCAAGATCACCTTCAATTACTCATCAAAGCATCAAAGGTGCGGGAGTCTTCCGTTCCGATTCCGAACGTCCCACCCACACATTGGAAGAAGTCTATGATGAAATTGGAGAAACTGAAGTTGATGAAGAGGAAAGGTTTATTCGTGTTATTCGAGCCGCTCCAAAAGGGTTTTTAAACATTCCCGTAATTCCGGACTATAGTTTGTTTAGTGAAGTTCAACAAGCAGCAATTCGAGCCAAATTCGATATGAACTTGGCAGTAATTCACAAGACTCATCCCGGTATTCCCAAATTTGAGAAAGACGAACCTTTACACATTATTCATGTAAAGTACGATAGATACGTTCGCCAAATCTACACCGAGAAAACAGTAATTAAATATAAACTTTATTTAACAGTTTTTTTTCTGATCATCGAGGCTCTTGGAACTCGGGTTCTCGGCTTACCTGTAGCAGGATTTACAAAGGACCAACTCGATCAGATGATCTTCTACGATCAACTTCTTCTAGAAATGGGGGAGAAATCTACTTCAGGTATTGGAGAAGAATGGCCAGTTGAAATTCGAATTATTTTCTTCGCCATGGTCCAGGCCGTTATCTTCATCCTCGTGAACGTCCTCGCCTCATTTATCGATCCTTCAATGATTAAGGGAATTCGATATCAAATTAACGAAATGATAATTGGGGGGAATAAACCGCCACCTGTTGATTCTGACGGAATTGCCATTCCTCCCCCTCAAGGTGGTCTTGACCTATCGAGCATCGTCGGAACTTTGGGAAGTTTGTTCGCCGCAGGTGGAGCTCCTAAGCCCGCTGCCCGTCCCATTGATGGAAGGGCTGGTCCTCCTAACCTTGATTAAATTTATCTTTGAAGATGTTTTCGATCTTCAGAGAAATTACCAAATTTTATATGATGTTACAAAAAAGTAACTTGGGTTTTTCGATTTTGTAACTTTTCTAAAATCTAAAAAATTTTTCAAAACAAGAAATTACAAAATCGAAAAACCCAAGTTACTTTTTTGTAACATCATATAAAATTTGGTAATATATTAAATAACCTTAAAGATAACTTATTTTCAAGTTATCTTTAACTACTTTTAGATTTGGATGGAATATTGGCATTTTGGATTAAAGATAATTTATTTTCAAGTTATCTTTAAGTTACTTTCAACTCATATCGAATTTTATATGATGTTACAAAAAAGTAACTTGGGTTTTTCAGATTTGTAATTTCTTGTTTTGAAAAATTTTTTAGATTTTAGAAAAGTTACAAATTTGAAAAACCCAAGTTACTTTTTTGTAACATCATATAAAATTTGGTAATATATTAAATAACCTTAAAGATAACTTATTTTCAAGTTATCTTTAATCCAAAATGCCAATATTCCATCCAAATCCAAAAGTAGTTAAAGATAACTTGAAAATAAGTTATCTTTAAGGTTATTTAATATATTACCAAATTTTATATGATGTTACAAAAAAGTAACTTGGGTTTTTCAGATTTGTAATTTCTTGTTTTGAAAAAATTTTTAGAATTTAGAAAAGTTACAAAATCGAAAAACCCAAGTTACTTTTTTGTAACATCATATAAAATTTGGTAATATATTAAATAACCTTAAAGATAACTTATTTTCAAGTTATCTTTAACTACTTTTGGATTTGGATGGAATATTGGCATTTTGGATTAAAGATAACTTGAAAAGTAGTTATCTTTAAGGTTATTTAATATATTACCAAATTTTATATGATGTTACAAAAAAGTAACTTGGGTTTTTCGATTTTGTAACTTTTCTAAAATCTAAAAAATTTTTCAAAACAAGAAATTACAAATCTGAAAAACCCAAGTTACTTTTTTGTAACATCATATAAAATTTGGTAATAATTATCGCCTTAAGATAGTTTGATTTTAATACCAAATTAGTCATAAGAATTGGTGTTCTTGAATAAAATTCTCAACCTAGTAAGAACTTAAAGTGGATTTTTAAACAGAAAAATGTCGAATCCTCCTGAAGAACGTTTCAAAACTAACCTGATTTCTTTGGCTGAATATATCGTCGATGTAAATCAAGATGCTATCAACCGCGGACACAAACTCATGGAAAGTTCCGTTCTGAATTTGGGAGTTGGAATTCTGAAAGTTATTACGGGGCCTTCGATGGTCGAAACTTTCGTTCGTAACTCATCACCTCATTGGGATAAAATCCGTTCCCGAGATCAAGATTACTTTAATTCGAAAGCTCTTGACTTTTTTGAAGGAATTCCTGAAGGTCAGATTGTTGCTATCCGCCTTCTTTTGACCGGAAAGAATGACAAAGGAGAATTTTACGTTAAGGATGAAGTCCGAGAGATGATTTGGAAATATCTGGAATCTTTCGTTCGAATTAGCATTCGTTATCTGGCCCCAAACGGGAAGGGTTTGCTTCCCGAATCCAAATTTCAACTTGAGGTACAAAACTGGAATATTAAAATTTAAAGAAGAAAAAAGAAATGCAATCATCTCGTCTTTCGACAAGTTCTTCTTCAAATTATCCTGGAAGAATTCATTCCATTCCTAAAGGTCCGATGATAAACTCCACCAGAAAAAATATTATTCCTACCCCTGCTTTACCTTCATCGCCTGTTGAACAATTTCCTTCTGATCCTACAGTTTCGGGTCAAGGTTTGTGGTATATTATCCATACTCTAGCTAAAGAAGCTACAACCGAAGAAAAGAAACAACATTTTCTTTATGTAATGAATCATATCCGTGACAAACACCCTTGTCAAGGAGAATGTCGTCCTCACATTCGGCAATACATGAAAGATCATCCTCTCGAAAATTATTGGAACATTCTCACTGACAATGGAGAAGAAATTGGGCCTTTTCTCTGGGCCTTCCAATTTCATAACACGGTTAACCAACGTTTAGGAAAAAGACAACTTGATTGGGCGACAGTCTACCATATGTATTCAGAATCGGGAATCATCCCTTGTACTTCAACATGTGGTGGAGAAAATAAAGAAACTCCAAAAATCGAAACGACCAAACTCACCTCTAAACCCAAATTTCTCAGGCGTGAATTCTAAACTCTCTTATTTTGTCGGATTTTGTCCGACAAAATATTGCAATAAATTAAAAAAATTCTCTTACTGGAATTCCGAAGAAACTTAGTCGATAAACTAAATTCCAAAGATCGTTGAGAGAAATTTCGTATGAATAATTTTCCACACGCCACCTTGTATTTTCTTCTTGAGATTGAATTTGTAGAGCGACTTCATACTGTCCGATTTGCCTCTTTCTCCAAATTTTGCAAGTTGTTAGGCGAGCTCTCTCAACAGAGCCAAAGGTTCGAACTTCGAAAAAAGGAAAATTTGAAGCATTGATCTCAGGAGTGTGTAGTTTGGCCTCTACGAAATCCTTTCTCATTCCCTCTTGAAAACTAAATCTCCAGGCCTGAGTTAGAAATTCGATAATTTTAGAACGAACAGCATTCCCGAGAAGGAGAATGTTCGGGTCTTTAATATCTTCCAAGTAAATCTGCAAGAATGGAAAGAAAAATACTCCCGAATCTTCATCTGTCAAGTTGAAATTTCCTGAATGTCTTTGAACGAAATCATCCGCATAATCTTTAGAAAATTTTGCGAGTTCGTAAATTCTTATCCAACCGAAATAACTTTCGCCTTCAAGTAACAAAGGTATACCTTCGAGTTCAAATTTCCTCTTCCAGAAAGAAGAATCTGAACAGACCGCTCGGGTTCTAGAATCTGTTACACAAACCTCACTTAACTGCTCTCCTGGAACTTCAAGTAAAGTCTGAAAAAGAATTTCGTTTGGAAGAGAAAGGAAGTCCATTTTTACATCGATATTTATTTTTTTTGAAATTCTTTCTAAATTTCAAGAGAGTTCATCTCCGAAAAAGTAATAATATTCATGGAAAAATTCGTTTTGTGACTTGGGATAAATAAAAGTTAATTTCCGATTTGGAATTAAAAGAAACAAGATTACCAAATTTTATATGATGTTACAAAAAAGTAACTTGGGTTTTTCATATTTGTAATTTCTTGTTTTGAAAAATTTTTTAGATTTTAGAAAAGTTACAAATCTGAAAAACCCAAGTTACTTTTTTGTAACATCATATAAAATTTGGTAATATATTAAATAACCTTAAAGATAACTTGAAAATAAACTTATCTTTAACTAATTTTGGATTTGGATGGAATATTGGCATTTTGGATTAAAGATAACTTGAAAATAAATTATCTTTAAGGTTATTTAATATATTACCAAATTTTATATGATGTTACAAAAAAGTAACTTGGGTTTTTCATATTTGTAACTTTTCTAAAATCTAAAAAATTTTTCAAAACAAGAAATTACAAATATGAAAAACCCAAGTTACTTTTTTGTAACATCATATAAAATTTGGTAATATATCAAACAACCTTAAAGATAACTTCAAGTTCAAGTTATCTTTAATCCAAAATGCCAATATTCCATCCAAATCCAAAAGTAGTTAAAGATAACTTGAAAATAAATTATCTTTAGGTTATTTTCAACTCATATCGAATTTTATATGATGTTACAAAAAAGTAACTTGGGTTTTTCATATTTGTAATTTCTTGTTTTGAAAAATTTTTTAGATTTTAGAAAAGTTACAAATATGAAAAACCCAAGTTACTTTTTTGTAACATCATATAAAATTCGATATGAGTTGAAAATAACCTTAAAGATAATTTATTTTCAAGTTATCTTTAATCCAAAATGCCAATATTCCATCCAAATCCAAAAGTAGTTAAAGATAACTTGAAAATAAATTATCTTTAGGTTATTTTCAACTCATATCGAATTTTATATGATGTTACAAAAAAGTAACTTGGGTTTTTCATATTTGTAATTTCTTGTTTTGAAAAATTTTTTAGATT